CAATACCAAGACGAATATTAGTTTTGTCATAGATAAAGTTAGTTTGTCCACCAAACAGGCCATTGTCGTTGAACTGAACACTTTGGTTTACACCGCCTATTGCAGTACCAGTAGTTTGGAATGAGCCGTCTGGGAAGTAAATGCCGCTGCCGCCTGCCGCAGTATTTGCAATAACTAGGTTACCAAATATATTTTCACTACCATATACAGACAATACGTTAGCACGAGCACCTGTTACAGTACTAGTACCAATACCTACCTGATTAGTGAATAGGTTATTTGCGCCACCCACATTGAGATTGCCACTGATACCTACACCACCGGCAACTTGTAGAGCACCTGTTGTTGTGCTAGTTGATGCGTTGGTTGAGTTAACAGTTACGTTTTGTCCAAATATACCGTAGACATTTGCAACCAATGCATTAACAGTTTCGGTACCGCTGTTCTGCAACGAAGTTACAGTTGCAGTAGTTCCAGTGATTGCACCATTGCTGATTAAACTGTTTACCTGTGCAGTACCTGCAATATTCAGTGTACTTGCACTGTAGATTTGACCACCTGCATGTATTGCACCAGCAGCACCTATTCCACCGCTGACTACAAATGCACCTGTTGTAGTGCTAGTACTGGCATTAGATGATCTAACAGTTAGGTTTTGTCCAAATACACCATAGACATTGCTTATTAACGCATTAACAGTTTCTGTACCACTGTTTTGTAGACTTGTCACTGTTGCACTGGTACCATTTATTGTAGTACCGGTAATTGCACCATTACTTGTTAGACTTGCAACTGTAGCAGCGCCAGTTGATTGTATGTTAGTAGCAACGACATTGGTGTTACTGTTTAAGCTGTTAACTGTAGCACCATTTGATTGGAAGGTTGTAACCGTTGTTATGCCACCATTGATAGTTGTATTACTAATCAATGCATTAACAGTTGCAGTACCGCCAGCATTTACAGCGCCTGCGAACCAAGCACTGCTGCCTACGTTGAGTCTACCGCCTACACCTAATCCACCAGTACCATTAATAACCATAGCACCGGTGGTAGTACCGATACTAGCAGTATTGCCTGCAACAACAATGTTACCGGCTTTGAACGGACCATAGGTAAGTGTGCTGTCTGTCCAATCAATATTACCTGTAATGACATTGGGAGTTGCAGTTAGTGTATCAAACACAGTCCAGAAATTGTCAATGTGATTACGAACAATACCTGTATTGTAATAACTGCCTTCTGTGTATGCACCTACTATACCCAGATCATAGAGATCACTTGGGTTATTTTGACCTACATAGATAAGTGGGTCTTGTACTACAAGTATATTAGATGCCGTGGAATTAATCGAACCAGTAACATTAACGTTGCCTGTGATGTTGACATTACCAGTAAAGCTACTAGTACCTGTTACGGTCATGCCGCCACTGGTAACTGTGAGTCCTGTTCCGGCTGTAACAGTTGTGTTACTTGAAATCGCCTGGCCGGTGACAGTACCTGCGCTTTGTACAAATCCATTGCTGTAAATGTTAGCACCAACTATAGTACTTGATGCGTTCACTGTTGCAGTTTTAACATCAGTGTTGCTTACTAGTGCATTAACAGTAGCAGTGCCTGCTGTATTAAAGTTACCGCCATACAATGCGCCAGTAAACGTACCACTAGTGCCACTGACTGCACCGTTGCTTGCTACGCTACCTGCTTGCAATGCACCGTTGATATTTGCAGTTCCAGAATATAGATTGTTAGTGATAGTAGCACTTGCGCCGCTTATGCCAGCATTGCTGGTAATTGATGCAGCAGTAAGAGCACCTGCACTTTGAATAGTACTGTTGCTAGTTAAACTGCTTACTATTGCAGCACCGCTTGTAGTCAATGTTTGTGTGGTAATACCTGCGTTTACATTGAGACTTGCAACACTGGTTAATCCAGTTGATTGCAGGTTAGTAGCTACTACGTTGGTATTGCTGTTTAGGCTTTGAACCGTAGTAGTTCCGCTGTTTTGTATACTTGTTACAGTGAGTGCGGTACCAGAGATAGTTGTAGCCGAAATCGCACCATTGCTTACCAGTGTGTTAACTGTAACTGTACCTGCACTGTTGAAACTACCACCGTACAATGCACCAGTAAATGTACCACTTGTGCCACTTACAGCCCCGTTACTTACAAGACTTGCAACTGTTGCAGTACCACTACTCTGTAGTGATGTAAATGTACCTGTTGTACCACTTATTGAACCATTGCTAGTCAATGAGTTAACTATAGCAACACCCGCGGTATTAAAACTACCACTATACAGAGCACCAGTAAATGTACCAGAGGTGCCACTTACAGAACTATTGCTTACCAATGAGTTAACTGTAGCAACACCCGCGGTATTAAAACTACCACTATATAGTGCACCGGTAAATGTACCAGAGGTGCCACTTACAGAACTGTTGCTCACTAAACTGTTCACAGTAGCAACACCAGCAGTGTTGAAGCTAGCACTATAAAGTGCCGAAGTAAACGTACCAGTTGTACCACTAACAGCACCGTTACTGATCAAACTGTTGACCTGTGCAGTGCCTGCTATGTTTAGCGTACTTGCGCCGTAGATCAATCCGCCTATGTGAACTGCACCTTGAATACCTGCACCGCCGCCCAAGAGTAATGCACCAGTGAGTGTGCTAGTACTTGCTGTGGTGTTAACAATACTTAGGTTGCCAACTCTGACAGGCCCGCTTAGGTAACTAGCAACGTTGGTATTGCTATACGGTGTTGTAGAACCAGCAGCACTGGTTTGATATGTACCATCACTGAAGTAAATGCCACTAGTACCACCAGCAGGATTAGCAAGATCGATATTGCCGTAAATGTCTGCGTTGCCGTAAACAGCAAGTACGTTTGCTCTTGCGCCTGTAACCGTGCTGGTACCAATACCAACTTTATTTGTGAATAAGTTATTCGCACCGCCGACATTGATGTTGCCGCCGATACCTGCACCACCTGCAAGTATCAGTGCACCGGTTGTTGTGCTAGTTGATGCGTTGGTTGAGTTAACAGTTACGTTTTGACCAAACAACCCATAAACGTTTGAAACAAGTGCGTTTACAGTTGCAGTACCGCTATTCTGTAAACTTGTAACAATTGCAGCGGTACCTGTTATGGTAGTCGCAGTAATTGCACCATTGCTCACTAAACTGTTTACCGTTGCAGTGCCTGCACTATTAAAACTACCACTGTATAAAGCGCCAGTGAACGTACCACTAGTACCACTAACAGCACCGTTACTGGTTAACAATGCAACAGTTGCAGCACCAGTTGATTGCAGGTTAGTAGCTACTACGTTGGTATTGCTATTCAAACTCTGTACTGTAGTTGTGCCACTGTTTTGTATACTGGTAACAGTGAGTGCGGTACCAGATATAGTTGTAGCCGAAATGGCACCGTTGCTTACTAAACTGTTAACAGTGGCAACGCCGGCAGTGTTAAAACTGCCGCTGTATAAACTGCCAGTAAATGTACCACTGGTACCACTGACAGCACCATTGCTTACAAGACTTGCAACGGTTGCAGTACTTGTACTTTGTAGATTGGTTGCAACCACATTGGTATTGCTGTTTAAACTCTGCACTGTGGTAGTGCCGCTATTTTGTATACTTGTTACAGTGAGTGCAGTACCAGAGATAGTTGTAGCAGTTATTGAACTGTTGCTTACCAGTGAGTTTACTGTTGCTGTGCCACTGCTTTGAAGTGATGTAACAGTTGCCGCAGTACCATTGATTGTAGTACCAGTTATTGCACCATTGCTTATCAATGCATTTACTGTAGCTGTACCAGCAGTGTTGAAACTACCGGCATAAAGTGCACCAGTAAATGTACCGTTAGTACCACTAACAGCACCGTTGCTAGTTAATGATGCAACAGTTGCCGTACCACTGCTTTGAAGTGATGTAACAGTTGCAGCAGTGCCGTTTATAGTAGTACCAGTTATAGAACCATTGCTAACCAACGATGCAACAGTTGCAGTGCCGGTTGATTGCAGATTGGTAGCAACAACATTGGTGTTACTGTTTAAGCTGTTGACAGTAGCGCCGTTTGATTGGAATGTTGTAACGGTTGTAACACCGCCGTTTATAGTTGTGTTACTAATCAATGCGTTAACAGTTGCAGTACCTCCGGCATTTACAGCACCTGCAAACCAAGCACTGCCGCCAACATTGATTCTGCCACCTACGCCTAATCCACCAGTGCCGTTGATTATCATAGCACCACTGTTAGTGCCGGTGCTGGCTGTGTTACCAGCAACAACAATGTTGCCAGCTTTGAATGGGCCGTAGGTTAATGTACTATCTGTCCAGTCGATATTACCTGTAATGACATTGGGAGTTGCTGTTAATGTGTCAAACACGGTCCAGAAATTGTCAATGTGATTACGAACAATACCAGTGTTATAGTACGATCCTTCGGTGTATGCACCTACTATACCTAGATCGTATAGGTCGCCGGGATTATTTTGACCTACATAGATAAGTGGATCTTGTACTACAAGTATGTTGGATTCTGTAGAGTTAATAGAACCAGTGACATTAACGTTGCCTGTGATATTAACGTTACCAGTAAAGCTACTAGTACCTGTTACTGTCATACCGCCAGCAGTTACACTAAGTCCTGTACTAGCTGTTACAGTGCTATTACTTACAACTGCCTGACCTGTAACAGTACCTGCGCTTTGTACAAATCCATTACTGTAGAGATTTGCACCAACGATAGTACTAGATGCATTTACGGTTGCAGTTCTCACAAATGTATTACTGGTAACAGAATTTGCAGATAACGCACCGCCTGCACTTACAGCACCGGTAAATGCAGCACCACCTATGACATCTAGTTTACTAATAGGTGCTGATGATCCTACACCAATAGTCCCTTGTACTAATAGACCATTTGATGGTGCTGTAATTGAACCAGCATAGGTGAATCCTATTGCAACACCGCCGCCAACATCCAGTGTATTCTGAGGTATGGTTATACCACCAATACCTGTGCCTGTCTTAGTAAGAGATATGTTCTTAGCTGCGGCACCTACTGCGCTCAAATAACCATAGGTGTTTACACCAGTACCACTGCTGCTGTTAAATCCTAGAACAATACCAGTTGTTTCAGTGTTACCGACTATTAACTGTTGATCTGCGCCATTGGTAGTGTTAAACAGTGCAGGTGTTGCAGAAAATACCATCAAACTGTTGGTTAGATTTGTAGTACCTATACCTAAACGAATGTTGGTTTTATCGAATATAAAGTTGGTTTGTCCAGCAAATAATCCGCCATTGTTAAACTGAACTGCTTTGTCTGTTCCTGCGGCTGAACTACCAGCTGAACTCTGTTGGAAACTGCCATCTGGGAACAGTATACCCGTGCCAGATACTGCAACATTGATGTTACCGCCCACTACTCTCAGTGCATCACCTGTATAAAGTACAGTTGTGCCAATTCCAACATTACTAGCGAATACACCTGTTTGACTGGTAATATTAGTGTTACTTGTTAAACTGCTGACCTGTGCTGCACCTGTAGAATTAAGAGTTGCAGTGGTTATGTTTGTGTTAACTACTAGACTTTGAACTGTAGTCTGTGCAGTTGATTGTAGATTAGTAGCAACTACATTGGTGTTGCTGTTTAGACTTTGAACAGTAGTAGTACCGCTGTTTTGTATAGATGTAAATGTACTAGCAGTACCAGAAATAGTTGTAGCCGAAATAGCACCGTTGCTTACTAATGATGCGACCGATGCCTGACCAGTTGATTGTAAATTAGTCGCAACTACATTGGTGTTACTATTCAAACTTTGAACAGTAGCAGTACCGCTGTTTTGCAGAGATGTAAATGTACCAACAGTACCGTTTATACTAGTTCCGCTGATTGCTCCATTACTAGTCAATGCATTTACTGTAGCAGTGCCAGTTGATTGTAGATTGGTTGCAACAACATTAGTGTTGCTATTCAAACTTGAAACTGTTGCTGCACCACTCTGCAATCCTGCACCAAATGTGCCAGTTGTACCACTAACTGCACCGTTACTAATAAGAGTTGAAACCGATGCTTGACCGGTTGATTGTAAATTAGTCGCAACTATATTGGTGTTACTATTCAAACTTTGAACCGTAGTAGATCCACTGTTTTGTAGACTTGTAAACGTTGCCGCAGTACCGCTTATTGTACTGTTGCTTACTAACGACGCTACTGTTGCCTGACCAGTACTTTGAATATTTGTAGCAACAACGTTTGTGTTGCTGTTCAAGCTTTGAACTGTTGCAGTGCTATTAACTTTTAGTCTGTTAACATTTAATTGTGTGTTTGCAGTATCCCAGAAGAAGTTATCAGTATTGCCACTGAATGCATTCGCAGCACCTGCAAATTGCACTGTGCCTTGTGCACCAAAACTTGGTGTATTTCTTGCAGCAGTGGTTTGGAAACTACCGTCTGGGAATACTAAACCACTAGCTGTAGCAGTGTTGCCGATATGAATATTGCCGTAGACATCAATAGGATATGCTGCAACTGTGGTACCAACACCCAGAGTCAGGTTAGCAATAAGGTTGTTGCCTTGTACAGTTGTTGCAGCTTGAACAGTAGTGTTACTGGTTAAACTTGTAACCACAAGGTTCTGAATACCACCTACGTTGGAAAAGTTAACCTGGCCACCTACAGTAAAGTTGCCACCGATATAAAGGTTGCCACCAATGCTTGCACCACCTGCTGTGGTAAGAGAACCAGTACCAAACGTAGTTGCAGGAGTAGTTCCTGTTACTGCGATATTATTTGCTTGCAGAGTAGCAGTTGTGTTGTTCCAGACAAGGTTTGTACTATCACCGCTAAATGTATTTGCAGCACCAGCAAACTGTATGGTATAAGGGAGACCGTAGCTAGGAGTGTTGGTTGCAGCAGTAGTTTGTAGGGTACCATCCTGGAATAAAATGCCGGTATTCGCAGAAGAAATCCTTAGATTTCCGTTGGTTACTTGCAGACGAGTGCCGGCTATTACTGTTGATGTACCAATACCAACATTTCCGCTGATTATCGCACCGTTGTTGATTTGCTGACTTGATGCAAAGCCAGTATACGCACCTACCACAAGGTTGCTTGAAACTTGTAGTCCATGTTTGACTACAAAGTCTTGACTCTTGGCGACCATTAGGTTCCCTTTCCGCTAATGTCACATAATATGTTGTGATATTTAGCGGAAAGGCTGTTTGTTATTATTTGCTTTTTAGCTGATCAATTTCAGCTTTCAAACTGTCAACTTCTGTTTTCAATTCTTTCACAGCTTCGATTAACAATGCTGTGAGTTTTTCGTATTGAACAGTTAGATAGTTCTCGCCACTCTTACTTACACCTTCAGCAGGATCAAAGTCAAATGGTGCTTGCTTAACTGCTTCCGGTAGTACACGCTGTACGTCTTGTGCAATAACACCGACGTCTTTGTCTTTGCGTGGGAAGAAGTCTAGCTTAGCTGCTTTGTCTTGATCCCAATCAAATGTTACACCGCGCAGTGTTAGAACTTTGTCAAGCGCATTTGGTATACGTTCTACATTGATCTTAAGACGTTCGTCTGAACTGTATGCAGTGACTTCGCCTGTAACAGCAAATGCACCAGCGCCGCTTAGTGTACCGACTAGTGTAGTACCACCATACCAACCAAATCCGTGTGCAGTAGTTGGTACCGAATACCATAGTCTTGAAGATGCGTTTAGCACACCTACTGCATAATCTGCAGATGCTACACCTAATGCATCCCAATAAACTACTTTGGTACCAGCACTTCTAGTACTAAATGCAGGTGCCGCAGTACCATTCGCAGCCATCAATATGAAGTTGCTTGTACCGCCAGATAGTGTTAGTTCTGGACCAGTTGCATTGTTCAGAGTCAATGTTGCAAATGTAGGAGTACTTGTAGTTGCAATTGCCTGTGGCAATGACAGTGTAATTGAACCTGCACCAGGTGTTACTGTTACTTGGTTTGCAGTGCCAGTGATACTTGCTAGGGTATAGCCTGTACCGTTACCTATCAATACCTGACCATTGGTTGGTACACCTGTTACACCAGTACCACCGTTACCTACAGCAAGTGTACCTGCAACTGTTATTGCACCGCTTGTTGCTGCGGATGGGGTAAGGCCTGTAGTACCAAAACTTACACTGGTTACACCAGCAGTTGTTGGCAGTGTACTACTCCAAGTTGGTATACCACTTGCGTTGGCAGTTAGTATTTGACCACTAGTACCAGCAGCAGTAGTAGTCATTGTGGTAGTGTTTGCTGCGTAGATCACACCATTGGTTGTGAGTGCAGCAGTTCTACCAGTACCGCCACTAGTTACAGGCAATGCAGTGCCACTTAGCGAAACTGCAAATGTACCACTCGTAGTAATACTTGCAGGTGTCACGCTTAAGAATGCCGGTACTGTCATACCTACATCTGTAACTGTACCCGAACCTGTACCAATCGGTGTACCGTTAATGCGATATGTACCAGTTACGTTAACATCACCTGCAACATCTATCTTATAGTTTGGAACAGTTACGTTAAATCCGACGTTACCAGATGTGTTGAATAGCAGCACACTCTTAATATCAGAGCCAGTGCCAATTTCCAATGTGGTATACAAGCTGCTGAAACCGCCGTTATACCATTTCACCCAAGCAGATCCACTTGCACCACCTGGGTTACTTGCCCAGATTATGCCTTTTGTATTATCTGCTGAGTTGGCACTGTTGCTTGGTTGTATTGCACCGCTTGCATAGAAGTCACCGCGTGCTGCAATTTGGTTAGTTGCACCAACTGATGTGTTACCAGTGTTTGGACCTATACGCAGTGCATCGATGCCATTTGCAGTAGCACCGATAGTATTAGATGCAACAACGTATAGACCTGTTGTTGGTGATCCCAACCATGAATAGCTAGGCGATGTCACTGTATCGCTTGCGTTGGCGAAATACTGTCTACGTACATAAACGTTACCGCCAACTGACAGGTTATTACTACCGCCAACTGATGTAGTTACACTGGTACCAATGCCAACGTTACCACTGATCTGAGTCAGCGGTGGATAATAAATGTCTAGTCCGCTACCGCCAACTGTGGTATTTGTAGTCCACTGCCCTGCAACGCTTGAACCTGCACTCCATGTTAGGTTACCAGCACCATCGGTAGTTAGAACATAGTTTGTTAAACCCCCTGTGATCTTTACGTTGGTTACTGCACCGAGACTTGTTACACCGGTTACATTGAGGTTTGTACCAATGTTTACACTGCCACCGATACCAACACCACCATTTACAGTAATAGCACCTGTTGTAGTGCTTGTACTTACAGTTGCGTTATTGACATTGAGTGCATTGGTAATTGTACCGCCGTTGAAGCTTGTAACAAACGAGTTACCTGCACCCCAACTTAGATTACCTGCACCGTCAGTAGTTAGAACATATCCTGGAACACCGCCTGTGATAGTAACAGCACTGACTGGTCCAAGGAATACTTCACTACCGCCCAAATACAAGTTACCACTAATACCAACACCGCCTGCAACTCGCAATGCACCAGTTACAGAACTGGTACTGGTTGTAGTGTTATTGATGAACAGTGCATTGGTGATTGTACCACCGTTGAATGTACTTACAAGTGCATTACCTGCACCCCAACTTAGGTTACCTGCACCATCGGTAGTTAGAACGTAACCGCTTATACCACCACTGATTCTTAAGTTGTTAACCGCACCTAGGTTGGTTTGACCGCCGACGTTTAGGTTTCCGCCTACACCAACACCGCCGGTGGTTACAATTGCACCAGTTGATGTACTGGTACTTACTGTGCTGTTGCTTACAATCAGTGCGTTACCGATCGTACCACCGTTAAAGGCGTTTAGCGAACTTGCTGCACTCCAAGACAAGTTACCAGCGCCATCTGTAGTCATTACATAGCCATTTATACCGCCAGTAATTCTTACGTTTGTAACAGCGCCAAGGTTTGATACGCCGCCTACAAATAGAGCACCCTGTATACCTACACCGCCTGCGACTTGTATAGCACCTGTAGTTGTGCTTGTAGCAGCAGTGGTGTTGCTTTGTATCAGTATGTTACCAATTGTGCCGCCGTTAAACTGTTGTTGCAATGCTGCAACAGACGACCATGTTAGGTTACCTGCACCATCAGTGGTTAATACTTGGTTAGTAGAACCACCACTGATTTTCAAGTTAGTTACGGAACCAAGGTTAGCACCGCCGCCCACATTAAGGGCACCGCCAATACCTGCACCACCTGTGACAATCAATGCACCAGTACTAGTGTTTGTACTTACTGTGCTATTGCTAATATTCAATGCATTGGTAATAGAACCGCCATTGAAGCCGCTTGGCAAGCTAGACACTGCGCTCCAAGTTAGGTTGCCGCTGCCATCTGTGCTTAGAACATAGCCGCTAACACCACCGGTGATCTTCAATGTTGATACAGAACCGAGGCTTGCACCACCGCCTACAAACAGAGCACCCTGTATACCAACACCGCCTGCAACCTGTATAGCACCAGTAGTTGTACTTGTGGCAGCAGTAGTATTGTTTTGTATCAATACGTTAGTAATAGTGCCGCCATTGAACGGACTTAGAGAGCTTACTGGAGCCCATGACAGGTTACCGCTGCCATCAGTGGTAATAACCTGACCAGTTGCACCGCCAGTAATATTAACATTTCCAACAGGACCCAATGATACTCTAGATCCTGTGATATACAAGTTACCACCAATACCAACACCGCCGGTAACAACTAATGCACCAGTTGTTGCACTTACACTGGCATTGGTACCTGCTACTACTAGGTTACCGCCAATGTAATTGGTCTGACCGCCTACATATAAGTTACCACCTATACCAACACCACCAGTGGTTTGGAATGCACCTGTGGTTGTACTTGTACTAAGTGTGTTGTTGGAAACAACAAGTGCGTTAGTAATAGTGCCGCCGTTGAACGATCCTGGCAATGCACCAATGCTGTTCCATGCAAGGTTACCACTACCGTCTGTGGTCAATACGTAACCACTTAGACCGCCAGTTATTTTTACGTTACCTGCTGCACCCAATAGCGACTGCGATGTTACAATAAGGTTACCACCAACACTGAGGTTACCAGCAGTACTTACAACACCTGCTGTGTCGATCTGCATACGCTGTATACCACCAGTATGGAATCGCAATGGCAAATATGTACCAGTACCAGTAGTTGCCGCGGCAATTCTTGCTTCTGCGTTGTTGTTGATAAGCGACAACATTGCTGCGTTAGCAGGGTTAGAGTTGTTAAACAAGTGTACAGCAGATTCGACACCTGTGCCACTTGGTAACATCTGTACATGAGTATAGTTGTTAGCCTGTGCAGTTTGGAAACTCAGTCTATTTGCAAATACTAAATCACTGAAGTTACCAGTTATTCTTGCACCGCTAGTTGCAACGTTGACATATGTACCGCCTATGTTGACGTTACCTGCAACACCTAATCCACCAGTGGTAATAAGAGCACCAGTTGAAGTACTGGTACTGACAGTTGTGTTACTTACGAGTAATACGTTGCCAATTGTACCACCATTGAATTGTTGCTGCAACGCTGCAACAGCTACCCAACTTAGGTTACCTGCACCGTCGGTTGATATAACAAAGTTAGTTGATCCGCCTGTGATTTTGACGTTGCTGATAGAACCAAGTGATGTTATACCACTTACAGTAGCATTACCGCTAACAGTTAGGTTACCTAATACAGCAACGTTACCAGCAGTATCGAGTTGTAGTCTAGTCTGGCCACCAGTTTTAAGAGCCAATGGCAGGAATGTACCAGTTCCTGATCTGTTAGAATCAAGATCTGCTGAGGTATTTGACGCACTTATTGCAATATAACCACTATTGGTTGCATCGCTTGTATTAAATGCTATGAATGCGCCAGAGTTGCCAGTACCACTTGGTATAAGTCCAACATTAGTACTGCTATTAGCAGTTCTAGTTTGGAACATTGCTCTACCATTGATAGTAGCGTTGGTAAAATCACCAATGATTCGAGCACCGGATGCAGCAACATTTATTACAGTACCGCCAACATTGAGGTTACCTACAATGCCAGCGCCGCCAGCAACTGTTAATGCGCCTGTAGTTGTGCTTGTACTGATTGCAGAATTGTTAATGTTTAGAGCCGCAGTGATTGTACCGCCATTGAAACCGCCAGGTAATGCACCTACTGAAACCCAACTTAATGTTCCAGAGCCGTCTGTAGTTAATACATAACCGCTTGTGCCGCCTGTGATATGTACGTTTGCAACATCGCCTAGGTTACTTTGACCAAGCACAGTTAAATCACTGCCAACAAACGCATTGCCGCCAATACCAACACCGCCAGTTACGACCAGCGCACCTGTTGTTGTACTTGTGCTAACAGTGCTATTGGAAATTACCAATGCATTAGTAATAGTACCGCCGTTAAATGATCCAGTTGGACCTGTGGCACCTGTAGCACCAGTTATACCTGTAGGGCCCGTAATAGTACTATCATTACCTGTAGGACCAGTTGCACCTGTTGCACCTGTAGGGCCTTGTGTACCAACATCACCGCCTGGACCAGTTGCGCCAGTTGCACCACTTGCACCTGTAGCACCTGTAGGACCCACTGCACCTGTACTACCAATATCACCAGTAGCACCAGTTGCACCTGTTGCGCCTGTAGCACCTGTAGGACCTGTACCGAGTGGGCCTGTAGGTCCAACAATCTTACCTACGTTTAAGAATCCATTGATGTTACCTGGATCGCCAGAGTTAGAATAAACCCAAAGATCGCCTGTGTCGCTAGCAATAATACCATCACCTAGTATCGGCGACGGATCAAGTGCGCTGAAGTTACCCGATGTTGCTGTTGGCACACTACCAATAATAAGAACAGATGTACCTGCAGAACCTGTAGCGCCAGTGGATCCTGTTACACCTGTAGGACCTGTTACCGTACTAGCTGCACCTGTTGCACCTGTTGCACCAGTTGGGCCAGTAGCACCTGTAGCACCTGTAGCGCCAGTGGCACCTGTAACACCTGTAGGACCTGGTGTACCTACACCGCCTGTGGCACCAGTAGGACCGGGTATTGTAGAAGTTGCACCAGTTGGACCAGTTGCGCCAGTTTCGCCTGTAGCACCGGTTGGACCTGTAGCACCGGTTACACCGGTTGGACCAGTAACACCAGTTGAACCTGTAGTGCCAGTATGGCCAGTTGGACCGGTTGCACCAGTTGGACCTTGTGTACCTACACCACCTGTAGCGCCAGTTGGACCAGTTGCACCAGTTTCGCCAATGTTACCAGTAGGTCCTGTAGCGCCTGTAGCACCAGTGACGCCAGTTGCACCTGTAGCACCAGTTGGACCTGTAGGACCTATAGCACCTGTAGAACCGGTTGGACCCGGTGCACCTGTAGTACCGGTTGAGCCTTGAAGACCTGTAGGGCCTGTGGCGCCAGTTGGGCCACTACCACCTGTCGGACCAGTTATAACACTTGCAGGACCAGTTGGACCTGTACCTAATGGGCCCGTGTAACCAGTTGGACCAGTTACTGTACTTGGTGCACCCGTAGAACCTGTAGCACCTGTAGGACCTGTTGCGCCTGTGCGACCTATTGGGCCTGTAGGACCTAGGTTACCTGTAGGACCGCTACCGCCTGTCGGACCAGTTATGACACTTGCAGGACCAGTTGGACCTTGAGGACCAACAACACCAGTAGGACCTGTTACTACGCTTGTGGGACCAGTTGGACCTGTACCCAATGGACCTGTAGCACCAGTGGGACCTGGTACAGTGCTAGTTGGACCAGTTGGACCTGTACCCAATGGACCAGTTGCACCAGTAGGACCCGGAATTGTACTTGTAGCACCAGTTGGACCGAACGGACCTGTTGGACCCGTAGCACCTGTGTTTGCTGCGGTACCTGGAGCACCAGTTGGACCAGATCGGCCAGTAGGACCTGTGGCGCCTGTGTTTGCTGCTGTACCCGGAGCACCAGTTGGACCGCTAGAACCAGTAGGACCTGTAGCACCTGTATTTGCTGCTGTACCAGGGATACCAGTAGGACCTTGAGGACCTGTAACACCAGTTGGACCTGTAAAGCCTGTAGCACCACTAGGTCCAGTGCCTTGAGGACCTGTTGGGCCTGTTACGCCACTACCGCCAGTTGGACCAGTTGGACCAGTTGGACCGCTTGCACCTGTAACTCCTTCTCCGGTAGGACCAGTATAACCTGTTGGGCCTGTTTCACCGCTTGGGCCTGTAGGACCTGTATAACCTGTAGGACCAGTTGTACCAGACTGTCCTGTAGGACCAGTTGGGCCAGTATATCCTGTAGGACCAGTTGGACCTGTTGCACCAGATTCCCCAGTTGGGCCTGTATATCCAGTTGGACCGGTTACACCAGTTGGGCCTGTATAGCCTGTCGGTCCAGTTTCGCCAGTAGGTCCAGTTGGACCGCCTAATGGACCTGTCGGACCTGTCGGACCCGGAGGACCGCCGCTAGGACCTGTTGGACCAGTAGATCCAACCCCGGTTGCACCAGTTTCACCAGTTGGACCAGTTGGGCCGCTAGGACCTGTTTGACCACTAGGACCTGTTGCACCTGTTGCACCACTACCACCAGTAGGGCCAGTTGGGCCAGTAGGACCACTAGCACCTGTTGCGCCTGTACCACCTGTATAACCTGTTGGCCCTGTTGGGCCTGTAGCACCACTAGCACCGCTTGCACCTGTAGATCCGCTTGGACCTGTTGGACCTGTTGGACCGCTAGCACCTGTTGCGCCTGTGCCGCCTGTATAACCTGTTGGTCCTGTAGGACCTGTACCGCCGGACTGACCTGTAGCACCTGTAGCACCACTAGGGCCAGTTGGACCAGTAGGACCACTAGCACCTGTGACACCTGCACCAGTAGGACCTGTAATTTGTGTTGACCAATATCTGTAACCGTCTACTGTTGACAACAATACGCTGTCGCCGCCCGTCGGATTACCGAGGTTTGGTTCTGCGTCTTGTAGGCCAAGTAAGACATAACGATCACTGGGTACCGCCCAATTCGGCGTTTTTACAACTCTACCAGAAAGCAGTCGTGCCATGCTCTAACCAACCTAATTTATTTGAATATTTATGTAACTAGATTGCTTACTGGTTAGCACTTTCTAGCAAACTCACAATCAATTGCAAATATTGTTCATATGGATCACTTCCACTTACGTATAACTGATCGTTTGTCTGTAGAACCAATTTGCCGCCTAGCATTATTCTAGTATCATTGATTGGTGCTATGATGTTTTTTACAATACAGGTCCATGTATTAGTGCTTGGTCTGTAATGCCAAGCACTGGTTGTAAAATCTTCAGCAGTACCAACGTTTGCAACCTGCATGTATAACACAATACCTGTAGTGCCAGGTGGTGCAGTATATATGTAGGCTGGATTACTTGGCCCAGGAGGAGTTGGATTCGCCTGTAATGGGTTAAGATATTTTACTGTAGCAGTAACGGTTCTAAATGTGTTTAATGGAATACCAGCCATTTATCTTCTCTCTTATCCTTCTAGTGCCAGAATATATGGCGTCATAATAGCAAATAGTGATTTTTGGAATGTACGACCGCTAAGTGTACCAGTGTTTTGGTTAATCTGTAGTTGATCGCCGATTCTAAAGTTACCAAGATGGTCAGTGCTGGTAAATGCAACACGGCCGCCATTGGTTTGTACAACTTCATTGAATTGCTTAGGTACATTACCAGCTAAGCTACTGGTACGAGCAGGAATACACTTGGCAATGTCAGTACCAGATCCAACATATTCCATACAGTGACTACTTGCAATAATTCTACTAACTTGGAACATGTAGACATTGCTTTCGTCGGCAGGTGTATATGGTAAAATCTCGTCAATTTCTACGGTACCAAAACCTCCGCCTGTGCTAGTACCAACTGTTACAGTGTAATATGTAGGATAGCCAATAGCATACCCAGCAGCTCTTGGACCCATATATCTCAATACAGCAGTGCCATTTGTTTGACTACCACTGGTGTGTACAGGAGGTGTAACGCCTAGTGTACCAGCAGTAGTTACTAGATAGTGATTGTTTCCATAGGAAATATCGTTATTCAATTGTACGCTAGCACCAGCAGTCCACTCTGTACCAATTACCATAAATCCAGTATCAACATCGCGATCTGCTAGCTGTTCAGCAACAAACTGCGCACCACTTACCAGTATCTGTACAGCAGCTACTTTGTAAGTTGGATTGCCGAGATATGTACCACCGTCTGGTACCATAATAGGCACAGCCTGTGCTTCGGTACCACCTGGGTTAAGTATTGGGTCATATTGGAATGTAATAGCCGGGCCAGTAGATGATGTATATCCACTGCCCTCTATAGTTACGTTTGCAGCTTGTACGGTGTAATACAATGTATCAATAAAGCAAACTTGTCCAACGTATGGTCTTACATAACCCTGTGATGGTGCAGCACTGTTAAACAATGGTAGATCTTTAACAAACCACAGTCCTGCGGTACCATTTGTTATACCTGCAGATGTAGCACCTGCGTTGTCGATCTTACAGATATACTGTAAATCGCTCATGCCGTCTGCCCAGAGACCATAGTTACCAAAGTCTGTGTTAGAGTTAGTAATAGAACAAGTACCGCCACTTTGGCAAAGCACACCTATGTTACAGCAGATTTCAAAGATAGAAACCAACTGTGCATATCCGCCATTTTTAATAACAATACCATTACCACCATGTGTTAATGCTGTTATATCATATGTGCCATCTGGTACTGGTTGTGGTGTATAACCTATTTCATTATACTGAGTAAATGCGTCAAGAACCATACTGTTAAGTCCTTGACCTCTATAGGGTAAAACACTCTTAAACGGTACAAATGTCATCGGACCGCCAACTGTAGTGAATATTAAGTTTGTCAACGGCAATGGATATTTCAATTCGAAATCCCAACTACTACCAGGTAACGGATTTGCAAATTCTATAAGCCATGCATTGTTACCAGTCATGCAGTCGTAATCTGGTATGTAGGTCACACTACTGATCAGTGTACCCGGTCCAGGTGTGTTCCACATTATAGGTGCAACTGTTGGGCCATTTTGTACAATGTTAGCTACTACATCAAAGAGATTGCTAGCTTTTTGTACTACAACTGTACCACCAGTTAATTTGGTATCTATTACCTGTGTAACGTCGGTTTGATACAGCGGTGCAGTTTGTGTATTGGTTAATACGTTGATTGCCAATTGTTTAGCATATTGAATTGCTGCAACAGTCTGCGGAATTTCTCCTGGAATACGAGTATTGTTATTTGCATCCCAGTAAAATAATCCATCTACTACACTTTGCGCATTTCCACCATCGAATGTGTCATATGTAATAGCGTCCCAGAGATAACCTACATCTCTGTAGCAGAGATTAGTCAGCATATCTGTGTTAAGCGTACCTGGGAATTCTGCGTTTACATATGCAACAACTTCATTTTGTGCAAATCTGCGGTTGCTAATCATCAATCTCTGAGCATTTTCAAGCGGTAGATTGTCTGGGCAATTGGTGATTATTTCATCAACTAAATTGAAGCAAGTTGCAACCTGATCTACTGCAATGCTGCCACCACCTAGTTGGAATTTATATACCTGTGTTACAAATGGATCGTATATAACATCCCAACCAGTATTAGTAATTACAGTCTGTGCAATTTGATTTGCAAATTGAATAGCTGCAACAGTTGCAGGCACAGTGTTTGACGGTAATACCAATGTTACGCCATTGTAATATGCATACCCTGCTTCGGTACTCTTTTTGTAATTGCCTGCTAGTATGTCGATACATACTGCATCAACAATATAGCCTATGTCTCTTGCACAGATGTCAACATCAAAAATTACACCTGGGAATTCTGCTAACACATATGCAACAGTCTGTGCTTGTATAAATGGTATATTATAACGCAGTATAGTGGATGCGTTAACAAATCCCGGTCTTGCAGGATTTTCTAAATACCATCCACTTGATACAGTGTCACCAAAACCAGGACTGGTGTTGTCATAGATCAATGCACTGGTGGATGTAAGAACATTGTCAAACTCGTCAACCGTTACAAGGTTATATAAGAATTCATTATCAAATGAAACTTGGAATGCAGGATAACCGTTTAGTGTTGTGCTCGATGTAGATGTTACAACTACCGGAGTACCTTCTATACCACTTTGCAACAGCCATCCAACTGCAACATTGCCTGCGTAGGTTGGTGCATAGTCACTATAGAACACTGCGGTATTACCGCTAGTCCATGTGTTAAATGTTGCAACTTGTACGTTACCAAAATCCGGTGTACTTAATTTACGACCGCGGACCCCGTCAACGATCATACCAGTACCAGCTTCGTATTCTAGTTCTCCGCTGTTACCACTTACGTATTTTCCCAGAGTAATAGAACTACAGTTCTGAACATAAGGTGATGCCCAATCGTGTAGATCATTGATGATCGCTGTGCCATTTTCTGGGAATTGCACAGCAGCAGCAGGATAACGGTGACCTCTGAATGTCATACCGTAGAGATATGTTTTTGGATTGAGCCAGAAGATATCATTATAGGGATTCATTGGCTCAACAGTAACACTACGCAGGTTGTCGCCAAATATTGTGACACCGCTGTGTACAGTTATTGGGTTTGGTTCTACATATACACCCGCTCTTACATAGATAGTTACATAAACCCAAGGTGTGCTGGGATCTGCAATCAGGAATGCCGCAGCCGATGCAGCACTGGCTATAGTGCGTTTTGCACGGTCTTCTGACAACCCGCTGTTGTTGTCGTCGCCGTCCATAGTTACATACATAACACCTGTTACAAAAGGTGCAGTACCATGTGGCATACCGTTAACATAGAGATCGTTGCTTACAAGTACGCCGCCGTCGGCATCTGTTTGCAATATAACGTTTGCACTGCTTATTCTATTGCGAATAATGTTGTTTGCAATTTCTAAATTATTACTGCGCAAACTGTTGACATTGAATACGTTATCGTAGCCAAATGTCATTAAGCTGCTGCCGCCAAACACATTACCGCCAGCATTAAATTGGACTGAGCGAACCGGTTCTGCAGGAATACCAATACCAGTTGGACCCGTTACACCCGTAGGTCCTGTTACACCAGTCGGTCCAGTTGGACCTGTTGCGCCAGTGGGACCTGTAAATCCTGTTGGTCCAGTTGGTCCAGTAAATCCAGTGGGACCAGTGAATCCAGTTGGACCTGTAGCACCAGTTGGACCAGTGTCGCCAGTAGGACCTGTAGGGCCTGTTTCGCCAGTCGGTCCTGTAGGCCCAGGAATACCTGGCATACCCATTTGTCCTGGTACACCTTGCGGACCTAGTGGACCTGTTGCACCAGTTATACCGTTTGCTGGACCTGTAGGACCAGTTACTGTACTAGCAGGGCCAATTGGACCAGTAGGACCAACTGGATACCAGTTTACACCATTATAATATTCTATCTGATTGTTATCAGTATTGTAACGTATCTGACCAAGTGCAGGTGCAGGACGTTGACTACTGTTACCAACTGGAATTTTTATAGCACTTGTACCTGGGAAGGTAAGCGTAAAATCACCGGTGCTTTCTTTAAACTGCGTGACAAGAGTTACACTGCTAGCTTCCAAGTTACCAGGAATAGCAGTATAGACAGGTCCTGTCATACCTATAGTGGTAGCTTGTAAACCGCTTATCGCAACGTTTGCCGCAGCAAAATTCTGCTGTATAGCTAAGAAATTATCACGAAACCCCTGACTGTCATTGTCTTGATTGGCAACAGGAAATTGTGTGTTAATGGTATTTGGGTCTATTGTCATGGCGATCGCTGATCTAAAATGTCCAGTTATTTAGCCGGTCTCTTTATATTAACATTCGATACAATTTTCATGCCATGCGCCATAAATATTTGTAGGTCACAACAATGGAGGACCATTTGGGTAAACGTATACGTCGTTCGAACAGAACTGATTTTGATATGCCTTTTAATAGAAATATGGAGATACAACCACAAGGGAACATTGTACGAGTAGAACAGTTCCAAAAACCCCAAAAAACTAAAATTAGACTAGTACCAAAAAACTTAGCGCAGGAAGAATATATTGATGCGCTTGAAAACTCCAATGTAAACATAGTATTTGCAATGGGATACGCAGGTAGCGGTAAGACATACCTAGCAACACTTTACGCAATCCAACAACTTAGACAAGGCAATGTTCAAAAGATCGTAATCACACGACCAAACATTGCAGTTGATGATAAAGATATTGGTTTCTTACCAGGTGATATTCTTAAAAAGATGGCACCGTGGACTAAGCCAGTACTTGATGTTTTTGAAGAATATTACAGTGTCAAAGACATCACAGCTATGATCGAAGATGGCGTAATAGAATTGGTACCAATGGCATATATTCGTGGCCGCACGTTTAAAAACGCCATAGTCCTCCTAGACGAAGCACAAAACACAACTCCGACTAGCATGCTAAGTGCATTGACTAGAATCGGCGAAGGTAGCAAGATGGTTGTTACCGGCGATATCAAACAAAGCGATAGAGGTATGAACAATAATGGACTTGCAGACTTTGTTAATCGCTTCGACGGATCGTCCCGTATACGAATCTGTAAGTTTGATAAAGACAGTGTAGAACGCCATCCTGTGATAACAGATATTCTTCGCATGTACGGCGAAGAATGATATAACGAAACTTGTGTGCCATGTATAAATATCTACATGGCACACGAAGAATTTAACACATCAAAAGCAGCAGAAGTAGTCCGTAGAATTACGGACTCTGAAGATCTTGTAGATATACTAATTGACATTGAGGATTACCTCGATGGTAACAACCTGTACGTTTACAAAAATTGGAAACTTGGTGAAGTTGTAGCTGGCCCTTATACCAAACAGTATTGGGTAAAGATCACACTGAAATATCCATACGAAAAAATGCCAGACCCCGAAGGCGGTCTAAGACTTCTTATGCACGGTACAAAAATTTCATATCGTGTTGCACTGGAAAAATATCCTGTCAAGGTAAAAAGCGAAGCTGACTACCAACCAGGTACTAAAAAGCCAAAGATGAAAAAACGTAAGATTTGGCTGATAGATATGCTTATACCTCGTAAGTTTGTTCAAAACATTGATAATAAAATCATGGACCAATACGAAGAAGAAGTTGACGTTGAAACACTTGACGACGCAGCAGCAGCAGGTGTTGATGCTGATGGAGCGCCACAGCAATGAAAAGAATAAACGAAGGTCTTGATCGAGGTGCATTAGAACATCTAGTATTGCCGTTGATTTCAGTTGACGAATATGAAAGCAAGATCGATGATCGCAGAGTAATTGTTACCGGATTTTATGTAAAAGATAAAAATCCAGCAGCTGATCTAAGTGTGTTTGTAGAAAAAAGCAGCATACGACCGCTGGACACAGAAGTTAGTCCTGCACCAACAGATGACGGATTCTACATGGTGTTCGTGGAAATGTCCAGAAACGAAGATTATCCGTCACGTTTAATAGACATGGCAAATCAACTGAAAAATCTAACATTTGTCAACAAATGGAAATTCAAGCCTTATGGTCTCGGCGACGACGAGTTTTTAGATCTAACCGAAGACAACGTTAGAGAATACGTTAATCTAAATCCAGACAAAATTGAGATTGAAGGCGACACAACTGAGCCGCCGGTTGAATCACCAGAAGATAAACTTGAAGTTGCACCAGCAGGTGAAGTAAAAATCTACGAACAAGTTGGTGAGTTTTTAAAGCATTCGCTAGTAGAAAGTGTCGAAATCAAAGGCGACTGGATTTGTATTTCTGACAGAGGCCGCGACAGAGTGTATCAAATCACTGATTGGCGCAAAGGCACATCTCCGATGCCAGTATTCGGACTTACTATAGGTAACTCTGCACTAAGAGAAAGCATTGCATTGCAATCGCTGCTAGGTCCTTCTTATCATGTCGAATGTGGCGACGGGCATGTTGTTGTTACAGACGGTACTTTCAACTTAACATTGGCAGTTGACAACTAACAACACTGTGTTATACTGCGGCATAGATTGGAGACACTATGGCCGCAACAGCATTTACATATAAAGATGTTCATGCACAATGTTTAGACATTGTTCAACAGATGCACTGCAACAACTGGAAACCAGACTACGTCGTAGGTCTTGTTAAGAACGGTACATTACCTGCTGCGCTCATCAGTGAATGGTTTGATGTACCTTGTTACACTCTCAACACACAGCTACATATCGATTCGGCTGAATCTAACCTATGGATGGCAGAGGATGCATTTGGTTTAGATTGCAACAATAATTGGAAACCTTGTACACCAAAAAATATTCTCATTGTCAATCATGTAAATGATCCAACTGTTTTTAATTGGATCAAAAAAGATTGGCAAAGTGGCTGCATGCCTATGTCAAACATCTGGGACGATGTTTGGTATAAATCTACAAAATTTGCAGTATTGGTTGACAACGTCGAAAGTGACTTTATAGTTAACTACAGCGCAACTGAATCAACCGATACAGAAATTAGCTTTCCTTGGGACAAATGGTGGAGCAAGACTACACCATAACGAAATTATTGCATAATAACATGCAATAATATTAGCCGCGTAGTAATACGCATAACACTAACTCAAAATATGAGGCAATTAAGATAATGGAAAAATCCCGACACGAAATTACGCAGCGTCCTTTTGATGGTAAGTGGACAGTTTGGGCTCAGGTAGATGATCCCGATGCTGATCTAGACTATTACCGCAAGAGCGGCCTTGCTATTCCGCAACGGTGGGTTCCTATCGCAATTGAGCGTACAAAAGAAGACGCAGAAGCTGCAAGTCGACGCAGTCGTATCTAACTAAAAAGGGCGCTTAGGCGCCCTTTTTTATTATTCAATTTTCCCATCAGTTCTAGCAATAGGCGGTCTACCGTCTCTATCAGTTTTCATACCTAGCTTTGCAGCTTGCTTTGGTATTTCATCCGGTCCAACATCAGGTGTGGTATTCACACCTGGCACAACGCGGCCTGCTCCGCCTGACTCATTTATGAATTCAGTTGCTCTCATAGTGATATTTAGTGATCAACTGTCACTGAGATTCTTAGCTATAAATTCTTCAATGAGCTTGACATTGTTTTGCAGCCTTACATCATGTGTAGCATGTGACAATGCCAGTTTAGCATGTTCGAGACTTTCTTTGTACAGCTTGAGATTCCATGCTGCAATGCTTAACAAATCGTGTGGTTGCCATCCCCATGCTTCCGGTGTGCAGGTATAATCCATAGGATGTCTGGTAATTGCCAAAGCCTTGTGTGCATATTCATAACACTTTTGCCATTCACTTTTGTCGTAATAGTGTTGTGCAAGATATACTAGAGGTTCTCTGTGTGTTGGTACTTCATACGCAGCTTGCCTTAACCAGTAGATTTTATTTTCTGGTTCTGCTTGTGCCAGTGATGTCATTGCCTGACAGCGTTCGGCAGTGTCCCAGCTCATTCCTAGGAATTCTTTGTAGGTTTCTGCTGCTTTCTCGTAGTTTCTAGCATACATGTATTCTCTAGCAAGGTAAGCACGGATTCTAGCATCATGCGGCCACTCTTTTACAGATTCTAACAGCAATGGCAAATCGCCCGATTTGTTTTTTACATCCGGGAAATGATGTATCTTCACAGTGTCTGTATAGGTTTGAATTTCCGGCAACCTGCTAACAAGCCCTTCGTGTGTTGCACCCATCCATCTGTAACCAACTCGCTTGTGGATACGATCGCCATACCATGTACGGCCTGGTGTGCCATCTGGGTTCCAATTCCATACATAAGGGTAACGTAAACGTGTTGTTTCAGGTGTCCATGCTGCTTCTAACGCTGCTCTCCAACCTTCTACAAGACGCTCGTCTGTGTCTAATCGAATACAAACATCGACCCAATCGGGCACCAGATACATTGCTGTATTAAATGCATCATCAAATCGCCAAGGTGATATACGTACATCTGTAACTTGTACACCAAGTTGTCGCATTAATTCTGGTGTACCATCTGTACTACCAGTGTCTGCAACGCAGATAATGTCTGCATCTTTGCAACTGTCATACCATGCTTCGACATGTTTGAATTCGTTTTTTGCCGGACCGTATATAGCTATTTTCATTTTGAAATCTCTCCTAGTTTGCTTTGCATCCAATTTAAGTTTGCACGCAATCTATCATCAGTTGGTTGTATGTTTATCGCTAATTGGCACCATTCCACAGCTTTTTCGTACCATTTTAAGTTAGCTGCTGCAATGCTTCCAAAATCGTGTAGTTGATTGCCCCAGGCATCTGCATGATCAAGATAGCTGTTGTCCCTGCGGCTGTGTTCAAGCCCGCTACCACAGGCCCATAGCAATCCATGCCAGTCTTGTTTACTGTAATAATATCTAGCAAGTTCTAACCATACCTGTCTGCGTTCTGGCGCACAGATCAATGCCCTGTGCAAATAGTCAAATTTGCTGCTGTCTGTTAGTCTAGACAGATAAATCATAGCTTCGCTACGTTCTACTGGCCAACGACTGGTTTCTAGATCAAGATAGCGTTTCAATTCTGTGATAGCAGCTTCATGTTGATTTGCGTACATTAACTCGCGTCCATACCAAAAGCTCAATTGGCTGTCATTGGGATTTTCTGCTGTGGCCATAGCCATCAATGGCAAATAGTTGCTGCGAGTTGTTTTGTTTCTGTCTTGTATTTGATTCAATACAATAGACAGATCTTCTGCAATGTTTTCGTAACTCAGTGTGCTCCATACAGTTTCATGCACTGGCCTGCGCCATTCGTAACCCTGTCTAGCATGAATCTTATCCATACGATAGCCGTCATTCTTACCACCTGGTCTATAATCAAATACATAGGTGTAAGCCAATCTAGTAGTTTGACCTTTCTGCCAAACTGCTTCCATTTTTGCACGCCATCCCGGCTCTAAAAATTCATCCATGTCTTGGCTTATACAGATATCAGCATCTTCTGGTACACAATTCAATGCAGCATTGCGTGCAACATCAAAACGCCAAGGTGTAAACTGCTGTTCGTATACAGTTACACCTAGTTCGCGCAGTTTTTCTACTGTACCATCTGTACTACCAGTGTCTAAAACGATTCGATAGTCTGCATCTTTTACAGATTCTGCCCAGCGTTCACAGTGTTTTATTTCATTAAGTGCAATTGTATATACAGCTATTTTCATTCGCGTACCATCCTATAAACCCATCCCTTTTGTAATTTTACAGGAATTTTTTTTGTAATCATATTTGTTGTAAGGAATAATTCACTGCAAAAGTCTATTTTGTCGATTTGATATAACCATGGTATGCGATAAAAGGTCTCACCATAATCGCGCATGACATTCATGCTGCCATAGCCAAATTGATCGTTATGTGCAACATACCAGTGGCCTCTATGTTGAAAATGATGTCCACTTAAACCGGGATCATCTGGTACTGTTAAGCCATCAAATGGTTGCAAATCAAATTGATTACAGTGCCAGTCAAATCTAGCACGACAAACATAATCATATGTGATGTTGTATTTTGCAGCATATCTATCAGCCATCTGTAGGCTCTGTGCTATGCTGTACCACATGCTCAATACATTGTTGGGAAAACTACGGTATGCCCATATGCGATCAGTATAGATAGCTGTATCAAATTGACGTTGTTGTTCAACAATCAATTCTTTTGGTGCATAGGTTGCAGCAATAGATTGCTGTAGCTGTTGCGGATCATTATCAGCCCAAGTATGTACAAAAACATCTGTATGGTGTTGAGATATTAATCTACGCCAGCTATCTGTGCTGATTGTAGACATTCTTGGTAGACCTGCAAAGCAAAGTGCTACGCGAGACATTCCTTGAGCTTTCTTGGGTAATCCGTACAAATGGCAAACCATTGATTGTTTGTTGCCATTTGTACTATTTCTTCCCACTCATAACTAACTTCCGGCATTACACATACACTGCTGCGATGCATGGTTTCGCGTTTACCAAAATATGTCCAAACGTGGTTTTTAGCTGTTAACACAACTGCGTCACTGTCGTGATAAAAGTAATTTAACTGATGTGATCTATCAGTTTTTAGCTCAAAGAACGCATTTAGATTTTTACAGTGTATCCAAAGGTCATTGCTGTGATCAGCTAGAAACTGCCAATCTATACTATGCTCAGGTCCGTCGTGTCCTAAAAACCATTTGCCATCTATATACCACACATCAACTTCAACTTGAAAGCCTAAGCCAATTGCTTTCTTCACCTGATCTGGACGATTCTGCAGATTTACATCTGGTCCCTCCAACAACCCTCTATGTGCAATTATTACAGATGGCAAAATCCTATACCTTTCTATCAGAATTCCAATACCCATTCCGGCATTGAACCACCGTTGGTTTCATAACCCCATTTGTCAATTGCAGTTTTGAATTCTGGACCCGGAGTCTTATCTATTGCTTGACGCATAGCCTTAGCGCCAGCAAGTGTACCACCTGGGTGTCCGTGAATAGCACCGCCAACGTTAGCAAGGAAATCTACACCAAATTTCTCAGATGTTGCGTTAACAATACCAGGATGCATACCACAGCTTAGTGCAGGTAATACGTTTCTATCATGCAGTACAGCAAGTGTTTTACGCAGTTCCTCTTCGTCGTCGCTGAGATATCCGCCCCACATACCTGCATGAATAGTGTCTACACCACACATTGCAGCCAGTTTACAAAGCACTGTCCACTCAATACCAAAGGGATTTTGTTTACCTGTAATTACTTTGTCGCCGCTCTTTTGATAGTGTATAAACAGACCGAGGTCTGCGTTGCGTATACTGCGATAGCTGCCTAATCCGCTCCAAATATTAACATGCACACCATTACCGCCATTCTGTGCAACAAAGCGTGCGCGGTCTACTACGTATGCAGGATCACTGTTGATACAGAAACAGTATACTACGTTCTTACCTTGTATGTAATTGCTGATAAGTTCTACTCGATCTTGCAATCTACATACAGCAGGGTTGCTGAGAATTTCATCTTCTTTGATAAAGTTAACACCACCCTCTACAAGTTCTTTGGTCATGTCCAACAGTACCTGAGGAGTAATACCTGTTTTTGGTTTTACGATACCGCCGAACATTGGTTTACCATAGGTGTTAGTGAACTCGCGCATACCTGTTATACCATGCGCAGGCTTTTTAAAGTGGCTGTCTATTATTTGAGGATGTATTTCTATATCCAACACTCTGCATTTTTTAATGCTGTCAATATCAACCTGACCACCTTGTACTATACACAATAGCTGTGCAATACCATCGGTGTCCCAGTCAATATTAGCATTGGGGTATGCAATTACAACTTTGCCTTTTTTCTTTTCAAAATTACTATTGCGTAAAATCTTAGCACTGTATGCTTCGATCATATCGTCAGTTTCCCAAATACTGCGAGTATTTGGATTACCTATACTTTGTCCGACTGCAATATTCCAGGCAGCATCGTATACGCTTTTTGTACTTTCAACGTCGTATGTTACATAAAAATATTTTGCAAGATTTTTTTCGTCTCTCACAATGTCAATTGCGCTCATGTTTTATCTCCAATTAAAACTTTATCTCCGGGTACAGACGGAGTTTTTATTATGAATACCTTGCAGTCTGTTATAAATTCGGGGTCAGCGATTTCATTACGGCCTATTAAAAATATAATAGGACCAGTTATGGTCTGATTGCAAATTTGCATTGTACCTTCTAGAAGAAAAGTAACTTCGTCCATGTGTTCATGGTAGTGTGCAGGCCATGCTTCGCCTGCAATATGATGTTTATAACCTATTTCAAAACCAGTTGTACGCCAAATACTAGGTTCAAAATCTCCTATAAACCATCCGCCTTTAAATTCGTCAGGATCAAACAGTTTCATAGTGTGCCTTTATGTAGATGTCCAGGTCTTCTGGTGTTCCAATAGGCCAATGCTCAGTTGGATAGTAGATGCCTATACGATCACCTCTTGCAATGTTTTCATTGTATACAGGACACACATAGAATTCGTTGTTTACACGTATATCATCTGCAATCATCTTTTCGGCTGCCCAGACAAAGTCGCCTGCACGTTTCCATACATAGATGCCGTTGGTAGCATAGGGACTGATAACCTGTTTCTCAGCAGTTCTAACAGCAATACCGTTGCTATCTAATTCTACATAACTGTTTTTTGTACTGTCGCTGTCAAACACAAACATAACACCATCCAGGTTCTCTGCTGCAAACCAATTTTCAAAATGTGTTTGATCCCATACCATCATTTGATCACAGTTGGCAATGAACAACGGTTTATCTAGATCCAATAGCTGTTTTGCAAGCAGACAGGTTTCTGCTGCACCCTGTGTTACACCGTTTACTAGAACTATAGATAAACTTTTAACTTTGGTTTTTAATCTTTCGAACAGAGTTGGGTCTGCATCATAGTGTGCTTTTTGCACACAGAGAATGTAATCGTTGTCTGCACCTAGATTTTCCAACACATGTTCTATCATAGGTTTACCAAAAAACTCTATTAAAGGTTTTGGTTTTTGATAACCCATATCGGCAAATCTCTTGCCGGCTCCGCTCATTGGTATAAGAATCTGCATGTTAATCCATCCGTTATGTACATATTTAATGGCATAAACGGCGGATTACCTAAAAAAATCACTTGGCAGTAGTAGCGAATAATCTACCTATATCTTTAGCAGTGTTTTTGATTTCATCTACAGTTTTCTTAGTATCAGAAGGAATATGATCTGCAAAGTCAACTCCAACAAATCCAAACAAATCACCATTTTCCATATAAATTGGACAACGTATCAATGACTTAGCGTTCTTGCTTTGATAGAAGTAATAGTTTTGGCTGCTTGGATCTTTATCTGCATTTTCGATAATAGCACATTTATCTTCTACAAAATCATTGTTAATTGCCATATGTATGCTTGCTGGTATACGCTGTTCAAATTGTATAATACGAGTTGCACCATTGGCGATTACTTCGTGTGTCATAGTTTGAAAGAAAAAAGGCACACCTGAAATTGCAGCTAGTCCGTTGTGATAGCGATATACATAAGCACGCATACCTCCAGAATTGCTGATAATAGTATTGAGGTGTCCGTAGATTTTGTTGTCGTTTTCTACAGATGTTTTCAAATTGGCAGAAAATGATTGTATATCGTGTGCTTCTTCGTATAGTCGTACTAGACTTTCCCAATGGAAACTAACAACATATGCCATGCTTATGAATATACTAGCAGTGCTGATATAAATTAAATGCACTGCTAACATCAATGGAGAAGTTCTAGTTAGATACTTTAACAATGCATCCAGAATAGGTACTGCTCTTGAAAATGTTGGTATTTTTCTCGATTCTGCCACTTTATGCACCTTTTTTCGCAAGTCGCAATATTTATAGAAATCTAATACCTTGACAAACGTTAGAAAATTTATAAACTTATGATATGACAGACCATTATAGTACTTTAGGATTATCAGACTCTGCGTCGCAGGATGAAATAAAAACTGCGTATCGCAATCTCGCAAAAAAATGGCATCCGGATCTCAACAAAGATAATCCCGATGCTGAAGCTAAGTTTAAACAAATAAACGAAGCCAATGATATATTAAGCGACCCGCAAAAACGTGCTCAATATGACCAACAGCGCAAGTTTGGTAATATGAATGGCGGATCGCCGTTTGGACCAGGTGGGTTTACATTTGATTTTGGTCATGGTAACCCATTTGACGACATGATCAATCAGTTCTTTGGACAGGCATTTAGACAACAACATCCTGTAAAAAACAAAGACTATCAATTTACTCTGAATATCACATTAGAAGAAGCATTTGCAGGTAAAAGTTTACCGATAAACTTTGAAGTAAATGGCCAATCTAGAAACATAGTTGTCAACATACCAGCAGGTGTGCAACATGGTACACGATTGCGCTATCAAGGTTACGGTGACAAGTCTATCAACAATTTACCACCAGGTGATTTGTTTGTAACAGTGAGTATCAACGATCATCCTGTTTTTAGGAGAGATGGACCGCATCTGCACATGGCATTGAAGTTAGATGCACTATCTGCAATAGTTGGAACAAAGCGTGAGCTAACAGCTATAGATGGTACACATCTGTCTATTAACATTCCGGCAGGCACACAGACTGGTGCAATTTTACGAGTAGCCGGAAACGGTATGCCTGTACACAACAATGCAAGACAACGCGGTGATTTGTTTATCACTGTTAACATCAGTATACCAAAAGATTTAAATGTTGAACAGTTTGAGCAAATCAAAACAATAGCACAACAAAGAGGCGAACCAACTTTATGATATTAGATATCGTTAAAAAACCAAATGCCATACTTAGGCAAAAGACCACTGTCATTGAACCGGAAGATATTGTCAATCATCAAACACTGATTCGCGACATGTTTGATACACTTAAAAAACATGGCGGAGTTGGTTTAGCTGCACCGCAGGTTGGTAGTGATCTCAGTTTGTTTGTAATCAGTCTCGAAGGACAAGACTACGTTTTTATTAATCCTGTGGTAATAGAAGCCAGCGACGAAATGTCTGTACAACCAGAAGGCTGTTTGAGCATACCAGGGCTTGTGTTAGATATACCACGTAGCAAACGTATCAAAGCCATGTATCGAGATGAACACGGTAATCAACAGGTAACTGACTTTGATGAATGGTGGGCAAGAATATTCTTGCACGAATTTGACCATTTGCAAGGAATACTGATTGACGATCGTGTAGGACCAGTTAAGCTTATGCTAGCAAAGAAAAAAGCCGCTAAGAACGCTAGGCTTAAAGCTATTTTGACAAAGGGACGCTAATGGAAAACAGCTTCGAACAGACTATTCAACGTGCATACCAATTGGCTGCAAGCATGAATCACGAATTAGTGACTCTTGAACATCTATTGGCTGGACTGCTTGAAAATGGTATTATTCAAAAACTAATCAAACGCACAGGCGGCGATCTTGATGCAATGATCAAAGATACTAGCGATTGGTTAAACGATGATCGCAATCATGTAATTGTTAAACAGGGTTCATATCAACCAAGACACACTACATTGCTTGCACAGGTTATTAAAAAAGCCAAAACACACAGCATGTTTAGTGGCAGAAAAGAAATTGGTCCAGAAGACATCTACCTTGCACTGTATGGCATTCAAGATAGTCCTGCAAGTTGGATCATTCAACAGCACTCTGCATCAAAAGACAAAATAGTTGCACAGATAAATCAGGTTGCAGCAGAAGAACAATCAACAATGGATGAAAATTCTGCTATAGAAATATTGCAGACATATTGTATCAATCTTAATTCAAAAGCCGAAGCGGGTCGTATTGACCCATTGATCGGACGTGAACGCGAAGTTGAACAAATCTGTCAAATACTTGCAAGACGCAACAAACACAATGTCATTATGACAGGTGACCCTGGTGTTGGTAAAACTGTTATTGTCGAAGGTCTTGCAAAACGCATTGTTGAAGGCGATGTACCAGAAAGTCTTGCTAACTGCACAATTTGGAATCTAGATATTGCAAGCCTAGTAGCAGGTACAAAATTCCGCGGTGACTTTGAAGAACGCATGAAGCATATCATTGCTGCGTTTACAGCACTACCTGAACACATTATGTTCATTGATGAAATACATATGATCATGGGTGCAGGTAGCAGTGGCGGTGGTTCAGGCAGTATGGATGCTGCCAACATGCTTAAACCGGCTCTGAGTCGAGGCGACATTCGCTGCATAGGTAGTACAACTGCTGAAGAATATCGCAAGCATTTTGAAAAAGACCGTGCAATGGTACGACGTTTCCAAAAACTTGATATTTTTGAACCCAGCATCGAGGACAGCAAGCGTATTCTCAGAGGTATTGCCAAATACTACGAAGAATTCCATGGCGTGCAATATGAAACCGCGGCACTGGATGCAGCAGTTGAACTTACTAGCCGTCATATGCATGATAAATTTTTGCCAGACAAAGCAATTGATGTAATTGACAGTGCAGCAGCATGGCAAAAAATACGCCCAGAAGAACTACGTATTAAAACTATTACTAAAACTGAAATCGAAGCAGAAGTAAGCCGTGTTGCCAAAGTGCCAGTGACTTCAGTTAAGAGTAAAGAAGCAGATCGTCTAGAACGTTTAGAGTCTGATCTTAAAACAGTGATCTTCGGACAAGACGAAGCAATTAATCGTGTAACTGATGCAATCTACATGAGCCGTAGCGGTCTACGTGAAAATGACAAAACTATAGGTAGTTTCCTGTTTAGTGGGCCAAGTGGTGTAGGTAAAACAGAAGTTGCTAAACAATTGGCAAAGAGTCTGGGAATTCACTTTACTAAATTTGATATGAGCGAATTCCAAGAACGACACACTGTCAGTAAATTCCTAGGTAGCCCTCCGGGTTATGTAGGATACAGCGACGGTGGAGCAGGTGGCGGTCTTCTTATCAATGAATTAGAAACACATCCGCATTGTGTGTTGCTGTTTGATGAAATCGAAAAAGCACACCCCGATGTTTATAACGTGTTCCTTGCTATGATGGATAGCGGTACTGTGACAGGTAGTCAAGGTAAGAGTGCAAGTGCAAGAAATGCAATTGTTATCTTTACCAGTAACCTAGGTGCAGCAGATATGGAAAAAGACCGTATCGGGTTTGGTAGTGAGAATGCGTTGAGAGACGAAGATACTCAAGCAATCAATAGATACTTTACTCCCGAATTCCGTAACCGTCTTGATGCAATAGTACGGTTTGGTAGCCTTGCTAAAGAAAATATGGAACACATTGTTGACAAGTTTATCAATCAAATGAATGAACTGTCTGCTAAAAAGAATGTTAACATAATTTGTGATCCTGCTGCTAAACAGTGGCTTATTGACAAGGGCTTTGACAAAAAGATGGGTGCTAGACCGCTGTCGAGAGTCATTGCAGAAAATGTTAAAAAGCCTATCAGTAAAGAAATACTGTTTGGTAAATTGAAAAACGGTGGTGCAGTGATGATCACTGTAAAGGATTCGCAGTTGGTTTTTGACTATCTTAGCAATCCGGAATTCACTAATGAAACAGAATTGCTATTGTTAGATTCTACCAGTATTACTGAGGTCAATGAATGACAGCAGTTATAGAACGATTGATTCTATCAGGAGTATTAGTTGAAGACACTGTGGTTACAGCAAAAATACCACAGCATTCTAAATATGGAACAGTCACTCATCATTATCGAGATATGGTAATAGATAAAATCGACGGTGCTGTAGATGGATACATTTTGCTGCTGAGGGACCCGTATACCTCAGCAGCAATAAAAATATCAATGGATCTAATTACCAGTATAGAAGGCATGAGTTTAGACAGATACGCAGAAGTCTACAACATAAATGCAGATGGCAGTAACAGATCAACTGGCCGCAAACGTGGTAGAAAACCAAAACCTCGTGTATAATTAACTACTAATTTAATAAATATCAAGTATTGCCTAACATAAGGTGTTTAAAATGGCCAAACTTGTTGAAGAAATTGTAGTTTTAAAACTCAGTAAATTAGTAAAAGATCACAGTGGTAACAACAGTGTCTTAAGCGATGAGCAAAAAGCACTGTTGCTTGCCACGGTTCCAGCTCTTGTAGACGAAGTATTGAACGACTCTTCGGTTATAGTGGAACTTGCAGAATTAGAGTAATGCGCTGCCGCTAAATAATTCAAGTATTAGGCGGCATCATGATCAGTGTAATTCTTTTATCAACTACCAACGAACAAATCAATGTAACAGGCCAGAAACAAAAAGGCGCTGGCTACAATAACACTATCGGTAACAATCATACCGTTAGTATATCGCTTAGCAATTTTACTGGTCGTATATACATTCAGGGCAGTCTAGCTAGAGACCCGGGTGAACTCGACTGGTTTGATATACCAATTGGTACAACTGCACCATATGTACAATATCCACTAGACCCTGCATATCCCACAGGACAAACTGGTGATACAGGTAACTATGCATATAGTTTCTCTGGCAACTATGTTTGGGTTCGTGCAAAAATTGACAGAACCTATTTGGTGCCACCACCAAGTAATTCCTATCTAGTAGGCGAAGTTCTTCAAATACTTTTAAATTATGGCGCAATTGCTCCTAGCAATCCATTACCATCCGGTGGTAGCGGCGGTGGTGCAATGGGCCCACCTGGTCCGTTAGGTCCAACTGGTCCTACTGGCGTAACTGGTCCTCAAGGTGCAGATAGTACTGTAACTGGTCCTACTGGTCCTTTAGGCGGTCCAACTGGTCCTACTGGTAGTCAAGGTGATCAAGGTGCTACAGGACCACAGGGAGATCAAGGCCCAACTGGTGCAGCTAGCACAATTACAGGTCCAACTGGTGCAACTGGTTCTAGTGTTGTAGGACCAACTGGTGCAACAGGCCCTGCTGCAACATCGCTTATCAATTTCAGATTGCTGTTTGCAGACGGTGTAATATTGCCATCTGACTATGTTGACAATTTAACAAATATCACATTAGGTCAAATCACAAGACTGGGCGATACACAGATCACTGTAAATCACAACAGAAATCTCTATCCTGTTATGATATCTTGTCAAGGCGGGCCGGGTGTATTACCAGCCGGAGCATTTAGACAAACAATACCATCTGGTGCTACAACTGGTAGCTATTCTGCGCTGAGTACTACTGTTAACAGTACAAGTTTATATGCATTGTCACCTGGTAATACAGGTGTACCTGCATCCGGCAATGGATATCTCTGGGTGACGCTGATATTCACAGCATGATAGGATTTAACTGATGGCATCTATACTTCCTATCATTACGTTATATGTAGACAATATCAGTATTGTACCTGATGGGTATTGGCCTGTAGACGAAGGTCCTATATACGGAGAAGATCAATGGTGGGCTGGCGGGCCAGCACCGCAACCATATCGTTTTATTATGACTGCTGCTGTAACTCAACAAAACCACAGCAGTTTCAGTACCGAACAACTCTATGTTTATAATGCATTAGATATCAAAGTAGGCATGTGGTATGCGGAAGCATCCACTGGTAAATGCTGCCAGATCATTGCAATAGACCCACTATTAACTAACAGCACAACACTGGTTTGTACAATAGAAGATACCGGAAGATATGAGCAGTTTTCTGCTCCAGACGGTGTTGCAGCAACAGGTGAGCCTGGTTTTATTTTTGCGTTAGACGAAGATGGCATTCCAGTATTCCATACACTAACCTTATACAACAGTTTTCTTCAACCCTATCCGGGATTTTTAGAAGATGTTATTAGCAAATTCAATGCTAGAAACATTAAACAGAATCTGTTAACTGTTTTACAACCCAGCAATGGATTTGATATAGGCGATCAGATCTATCTTAAATCTGATGGCACCTATGCGCTGGCAATTGCTGATGACATTTCAACTGTTAATGTAATTGGTACTGTAAGACAATTAGGCATTCCTGGATATGATTACTTTAGCTGGGAACCAAAAGGCAAAGTACTTTATGATTTACCTACACTGCCTGGTAATCCAGGTGATGTCCTATATCTAAGTACCACTGTACCGGGAAAACTAACCGCAGTTAAACCAAATAATTTTGCTATGCCATTGTTTATAAAAATAAACAATACCAGCGCAGTAAAATTATCACAAGGCAGTTTATCAGGACCTCTAAACAATTTTACCAGTGTAGTACCGCCTACTATCTACGATGATGAAGCATTTGGTTACAGTTACGGTAGTCTTTGGATAGACATCGGCACAAACACTGCATACATTTGTATTAACCCTACACTTGGTAATGCAAATTGGCAACGTCTAGGCGTAGGTGGTGCAGCAGGTCCTACTGGACCAACTGGTGCTACGGGAGCAACAGGAGTAGGTGCTACAGGTCCCACTGGTCCGTTAGGCGGTCCTACTGGTCCTATTGGCCCGACTGGCGCAGACAGCGTAGTAACTGGTCCTACTGGTCCACAGGGTTTTATAGGTCCAACTGGTGCTGCCAGCGATGTAACAGGTCCAACTGGTCCGGCCGCAGTTGGTGCATACCAAGAATATAACTACACCGCTACAAGCGGCCAGACTATATTCAATGCTCTATATACAGCACCATATATAGATGTGTATGTAAATGGACTCAAATTACCGCCAACTGAGTACACAGCAGATGATGGTATAACTGTTACATTAAATGCACCGTCTGTTGCAGGTGATCAGGTTGACCTTATCGCATGGTCAATATCAAGTCTAAGCCAATTAACAGGTCCAACAGGTCCAACTGGTGTTGCGTTTGGATACTTTGTACAAGATATTGCAGCTAGAAATGCACTAACACCCACACGAGGTGCTATTGCGTTTGTTTATAACGACGGTGCTGGTCACAACCAAGCATATGTAGCAGTTGATACCGGTCCGACTGTATGGATGCAACTAGGGCTAAGTCAGAATGGTCAAAACGTTGGCAACACTACATCTGGTGATACAACACTAGTGAATAGTTTTACTGCAACCGGCAGTTATCTCAGTACTAGTCCTGTTACAGTTGGTATACTAGCGCCGACTAAAACTTTGACTAGATTAAACATCGAAATCATACAGGCATTCAACGACAACAGCAGCAACATTGAAATTGGCACTGACACTGTGCATGGTTTATTAATGGACGGTGCATTAATTGATCCAACAACAGTGGGTCTATACACAACAACATTGTCATATCCAGTATTATCTACAACCAGTGTCAAAGCATTTATAAATCCAGGGTCTAGTACCTCTGGAGAATTTAAAATCGTATTAGATTACAATTGACCAACCCGGTTTTACAAAAACAGGTTCAACTAAATATCGTCGTAGGTATTTACACCGGCCGGAAACATAATGACTTTACCAACTAACCCAACTTTTGATTTTAGACAGAGTGGCGTTTCTGGAGACCTGAGCTTTGGCAAAGGCGGACCTCGCTTAGTCAATTCTGGCGGCGACCTTCAACTGCTAACTGCATCCGGATTACCAGGCAACGTAATAATAAACCAAGGTAATTTTACAGCTATTGGCATAGGCACATCTCAAATCGTCTATCCATTAGATGTTTGGGGTAATGTGCATATCAGCAATACTGCAACTTCAAGCGGTATAATATTTCCAGACGGAACATTTCAAAGCACTGCTACTAAAAATACACCAAGCTTTGGTATTCAAGGTACTATACAGTTTGCCGGTGTTGGCAACGCATTTGCCGGCGATTCGTCGCACTTATTTTGGGATTACACCAGCAATAACCTTGTGTTAGACAACGGTGCGAATCTAATTGTAAATGGTTATGCTGCTGCACTTAATATCATCGGCAACGACTTAACTGTTTCAAACACTGCAACCGTTAACAATTTTGTATCAAATACTGCAATCTATAGTGCTGAGCTCAACACTGCGGGTGTTGCTACTGTCAACTCGTTAGCAAGCAACACTGCGGTTAGCGGTTTAACTGGTATATTTGCCAGTGATGCCTACGCTGGCCAGTTAAATGTTTCTGGTACTGCAACAGTAAATGCGCTTGCGAGTAATGGTGCAATCAATGGCACAAGTATAAATGGCACTGATGGTACATTTAACAGTTTACAAAGCAGCGGAACAGCAACAGTAAACGCACTTGTAAGCAATACCACTATTAGTGGCAATGTAATCAATTTTAACACTGGTACATTTACCAATCTGCAGGTAAGTGGTAATGCAGTTGTCAACGCATTTACAAGCAATACCTATGTAGACGCAGTCAACGGCACATTTACTAACACGCTGTATAGCGGTGATTTTAATACCGCCGGAGTTGCTACTGTAAATTCATTGAATAGCAACGGCGCAATTGTTGGTACTACTATAAACGGTACTGCTGGCACATTTACATCGCTGCAAAATAGTGGAACTACCACTGTTCAAAGTTTGAATAGCAATACCAATGTAGTTGCTACCAATCTACAATCAACTGGTTTAACTAGTGTAGACAGTTTAAACACTAATAATACCATTACGTCAAATAATCTACAGGTGTTGAGTGACACTACGCTTAACACATTAGAAGTAACTGGTAGTACCACAACTCAGAGAATAACCGTACATTTTCACGCAAATGTAGATTCTCTATCAAGTAATACTGTGATCTATGCTGCCGGTAGAATACTAGGCGGGGCAGTTGACAGTTTGTCTACTATGACCGCCGCAGATTTAATAATAGGCAACGATATTCGCAGTAATGGATTTGTAGAAGCATCTACTATAAAATCTGTCGGTGTTGCACAGTTAAATTCTGTAATTACCAACACTGAGATAACTGCAAACACTGTAAACGTAATTACCGGTATAGTATCGCAACAAATTGTCAGTAATACTACCATTCAATCTGCTGATGTAATAGCCGATCAAATATACGCAAATCTCAACGTAACTTCTGAAAACATCAATGCATTTAATCAAATAAGTGCAAATATCATAACTGCAAATACCACAGTTGTCACAGCAGATTTAAATGTATCCGGTATCGTTAACGTTACAAACACTGCACAGAGCTATGGTACAGCAAGCGGTGCATTGACTGTTACAGGCGGTGTGGGAATTGGCGGCAACCTTAACGTAGGAGGTGCTGCATTTATAGCTGGTAACCTGCGTGTTGCCGGTAACTTAATCGTCACTGGTAACAGTTCTATTATCAACAGTAACGTAGTTTCTATACTAGGTCCAACTATCATAGTTGGTAACGAATCGATTAACAATGACCCATTAACTGTTAACGATGGTTATGATCGTGGCATGATAATGAATTATTATGTCATTGATGATAATAATGCATTCTTAGGTTGGCAAAACAGCACAGGTGATCTCATTTACATCACCAATGTGCAACCAAATTCTAGTAATGTATATAACCCATTTGAAGCGATAGCCGGATATGTCTATGGTAGAGCTCACTTTGGTAGTCAATATCTCAGCAATACTACTGTAAGTACTAATACTACCACAGGTGCATTAATTGTTGCAGGTGGTGTTGGTATCGGAGATTCTCTGAACACCGGCGGTCAAATTTCTTCGCTAGACGGTATACGAGCTGTAAACGACATACAATCAAACGGTATAAGAAGCAACAGTTTTGTCAGCGCCGCAGGTACTATCACAGGTAATAATATACAGAGTAACACTGCAATCAGTGCTACCAACATGTCTGCTACAAACACAATAACTGGATTGTTGTTGGCAGCAAATGATTCGGTTACTAGTAACAATATTACAGCATTAAACTATATTACTGGTAATGTTCTAGTTGGTAACATTTCAGTATTTTCACCAGTAGTTAATGCATCTGACAGAATAATAGCCAATGCTATTATCAGCAATTCCTTTGTACAAGCATCTGTGTTAAATGCAACACAAGGTAATTTTTCTCAAACTGTATCAAATTATACCTATACACATTTAGGTACACAGACTGGATATTTAGACTCCAATACCTATGTGAATGCAGACAGCATTTCTGCTCGCAGTGATATAACTGCAAATAGAATTTTTAGCAATTCTACAATTCAAGCTGCTACTGTAATTTTAGGGGACAGCATTTACAGCAACGTTGACATGAAAACTGGTAGTTTGAATGCTACTGGTATTGTAATTGTTGACACATTTTCAAGTAATTCCACTGTACGAGCAGCATCTTTTGTATATGCCAATGGATATTATAGTAATAACTTTGTTCAGGCTGATAGTTACGTATTAGGTAACAAACTAACAAGTAATACTACAATACAGGCCAATGGTACACTGTGGGCTGGCGAAATTTACAGTAACAGTTTTATACAATCCACCGGCCAGATTGTTGCACAGAATCTCTATTCTAATATTGCCATACAGGCCAACGATAAAATCGTAGGTGATTCTCTACGCAGTAATACATTTATACAAGCAAACGGTACTATCACCGGTCAACGATTAGTAAGCAACGGTGATATTCAATCAAGTGGCACGTTACAAGCAAATTATGTTGTTGCAAATATAGGATTTACTGCTAACAATATAACTGTTGGCGGTAGTTCGCAGTTCAATGTGTTGGTTAGCAACACCAGTATTACTGCTGGTACTTACATTATTGCCAATGTTGCAATCGGTATAGGCACTGCAACTTACAATTATCCATTGGACGTATACGGAAATATACATATAGGTAATTCCAATACAGCCAGCGGCATAATATTCCCAGACGGCAGTTTCCAAACTACATCTGCTACCAGCACACTGAGTTATGGTATTCCAGGTACAGTGCAATTTGCGGGCGCAGCAAACAGCTTCTCAGGTAACGGTGACAACTTATTCTGGGACAACAATGCAACAAGACTGACTGTCAACGAATTAAAAGTCATCGGTCACACATCTGTTAACAGTTTATCAAGTAATACCAATGTTGTAGCAACTAACATACAATCAGTTGGTAGAGCCAGTGTAAGTTCTCTAGCTAGTAACGGCACAGTTACGGGTACACATGCCGGATTTACATCTATACAAAGCAGCACCACAACCTTAACAGACGTATTGATTTCAAACGTCTATGGTTTGTTTGGTCAAAACGTAACTGTTAACAGTACCAATCCTAGTATCAGTACAACTACCGGTGCGTTGGTTGTAGGCGGCGGTATTGGTATAGGTGGCAACATTGTCACTGGTGGTAGTGTAAACTATTTCGCAGGTCGTGTTGGTATCGGCACTAATAATCCAGCTACACAACTTGAAGTTATGGGCGGTGCAATCTTAGCAGACGGACCGGGTACTGGATTATATGTAAGCAACGTTGCTAGTTTTAGAGGCAGTATCAATAACGATACAGGTGCTTATCTAGATATAACCGGTGGCCTGAGTGGTTATACTGCATTCACTGGCAGTATTGGTATAAACACTACAACACCAAACAGTAACTTGGATGTACGCGGCGGTGTTGGTGTTACCGGTGCATCCAATTTTAACAGCAGTCTCTCAGTAGGCAGTTTGATATCAAATGGTGCTATTAGCGGCACTGCATTTACAGTTACATCACTACAGAGTAGTGGTACTGCAACAGTAAATGCATTGGTAAGCAACGTCTATGGTCAGTTTGGACAGAATGTAACAGTTAACTCAACTAATGCAAGCACAAACACTGCCACAGGTGCATTGGTAGTAGGTGGTGGCATAGGTCTTGGCGGTGATGTTAATGCGGGCGGTAACATTGCTGTTGCCGGTCATGCTAACGTCAGTGCATTGACTTCTAGAGGTACTGTTACTGTAGAAAAACTCAACAGCAATTCTACTGTAAGCGGTAACACCTGGGTACTAGATGGTAATTCATATACTAGTTCTAGCACGTTCCAACAGGTAGTAGACTCATGGCCTGCAACAGAATACAGAACTGCTCACTACTTTATACAGATTACAGATCAAACCAATAGCACTTATCAATCCGGACAGGTTATGTTAATACATGACGGTACTGATGTGTACATTACCGAATACAACTACATCTATACCAGTGGCAGCTTAGGCGAGTTTGATGCAGACATTGTAGGCGGAGTTGTGGAATTAATATTCACTCCTGCTAATAGTGGTACTATGGTTATTAAAACCGTTAGAACTACTATCGATCTTTGATACTAGCTGATTTGCGGTATTGACGCTATACTGTAGAATCACAGTATAGGAGACTTCTAATGGTTGATGCTACAAGCAAAATGATCTGGGTAAAGTTTACCCAGGAAGGTATTCACAGATATCCTGCGGCATTAACTGATCCAAAACTTGCAACTGGTGACAAATATGATGTTAGTTTTCTAGGGCATCCGCATCGTCACATTTTTCACTTTCAAGTTTGGATCAGTGTAACACACGACGACAGGGACATTGAATTTATTCAGTTCAAACGTTGGCTGCAAAATCTCTATGGCGACAACATACTCAATCTAGATTACAAAAGCTGCGAGATGATTGCAGATGATTTGTATGCAGAAATTTCTGCTCGTTATCCAAATCGCAGTGTGTGGATCGAAGTTAGCGAAGACAATGAAAACGGCGCACTAATCAAGTGGGACCGTGCTGAACACATTAAAGGACTAGCATAATGAATGACGCCACACTTGCTAATTTGGTAAACCGATTAGAATCGCATATGGCTGATAGTAAAGTACATCTTTTGATCAAAGAAGCCATTGACACTATCGTCGATCAACAAAAACGTATTCAAGACTTAGAAAGTATTGTTAATCTAATGGATAGCGGATTGTGCAACTATATCAATGGTTGTGACGATCCCTATGAGCCAGTTAGCATGTGGGACGAAGAAAGCAAACGCAACTTTGATGAATTAGTTCGCGTTTACAATGAATGGCATTCTAACAGCAATGACATTGGTAAAATATCTATGGATCGATACATAGAAAATCAAGAAATTATGCGCAAGCATATGATACGGTCGTTGAAGAATGCTATTCACACTACCAAAGCCAATAAAGATGCACAAGATATAATCGAACGTGTGATACGTCGATACGAAGACAACATGTGGGGAATGTAACATGACTATATACGTAGTACCAATTGAACCAATTGACACTCGCTATACCAGACAATGGTATGATCATATTCCCAAACTGCTAGACGCAGCAGGTGCAGAAACCGTTGCAGTCATAGAAGGTGAAGATGTACCGGCACAACCAACACCGGGTGCATTTCTAGATTTTGGTGCAACAAACATCTATAAAGGTTCGCAACTAAGTGTAATTGCACAGCTATTCAGAGACGGCAAAATACAAGATGGTGACAAATTTTTGTATACAGATGCATGGAACCCAACTGTAATTCAGCTACGCTACATGGCTGAATTACTTGGGAAAAATATTGAAATACATGGCATGTGGCATGCTGGCAGCTATGACCCGCAAGACTTCTTAGGTAGGCTGATTGGCAACAAACCCTGGGTTCGCAATGCAGAAGGCACAATGTTCTACACCTATGATGTAAATTGGTTTGCAACTGATTTTCATGCCGAACTGTTTTTGAATACACTGTTTGATGACAACGGCAGTATCGAAGAATGGAACAAATGGCATGAGAATTCTCAAGGCCGCGTACAGCTAACAGGCTGGCCAATGGAATATCTACATGATATTATGCCTGCGTATGCACAACCAGTTAAGAAGCCACAGATTGTATTCCCACACAGACTAGCACCAGAAAAGCAACTAGTGATTTTCAAAGACCTTGCAGAGTCAATGCCCGAGTATGAATGGATAGTGTGTCAAGAACGTACCCTAACAAAGGATCAATATCATGAGATACTGGGATCTGCTGCAATAGTGTTCAGTGCTAATTTGCAAGAGACCTATGGCATTAGTGTTATCGAAGGTCTGCTTGCAGGTGCTGTGCCAATGGTACCAGATAGGCTAAGCTATAAAGAAATGTGGAATGATCGTTTTAAGTATCCTAGCGAATGGACAATTAATTTTGACAATTACCTCAAAAATAAAGATAATCTAATTGCTCGTATAAAAGCAGACGTAAACGCTGTACTAAATCGAGACAACCAATTGCAACAGGATATTGCAGAACAAGTTAACAAAATATCACAGTTTACTGATGCGACGCCATTGGTAAACAGTTTAGTAAAATCAGCTTGACAATATAATAACCAGTGACCATACTTAGACATGACAAACACATTTAAACGATTTCAATTCACAACAGACGGATTAAACCTAAATCCCGCTGCTAAAAATCTTGCTGATCCGCAAAAAGACTATGCATGTTTCTTGCCTAGTATCAGTGCTATCTATGCTAGAATTGCCAGCATGAAAAACTACAACATGAGAGAATCGTTGCCACCAGGTATGGTCAACGGACTCAAGGATCTAGATTTTCTAGATCCTGCAAACAGCATGTTTTATTATCCTGTTGCACTGTATTCGGCAGGACATGCAATACTTGATCCAGAACAGAGTTGGGAACAAGAAAGCCTAGTTCAACAGCGTGACAGAAGTCGCACTGTGATGATTGGTGACAGTGGTGGTTTCCAAGCTGCAACAGGTGTGCTAAAATACCCATGGCATCCTAAGCCAAATCAAACACCCGAACAGCATCTAAATGATAAAGATGATGTTCGTATGAAACTGCTGCGCTGGTTAGAAGCAACTAGTGACTACAGTATGGTACTAGACTGGCCTACCTATGCACTGGTTAAGTTTGGTCTTGATCCAGTAACTGGTGCAAGTCTACATCCAAGTTTGAAAAACTTCGGCGACTGCCTACGTGGTAGTTTAGAAAATCACGAGTTCTTTATTAAGAATCGCAAAGAAGGTGCTACTAAATTCCTAAACGTTCTTCAAGGTCGTAACCAAGAAGAAGGCGATATATGGTGGGAAGCAACCAAAGACTTGCCATTTGAAAGCTGGGCATTCTCAAACGTACAGGCCAGTAACTTTAGCATCAATCTACGTCGACTGATTATCATGCGCGACGATGGTTATCTACAAGGTCGTGAATGGCTGCATTATCTTGGTAACGGTAAGATCAAAGCAGGCTGTGCATTAACCACTGTACAGCGTGCATTGAGAAAATATGTAGATCCGGAACTTACTGTAAGCTTTGATGCTGCATCACCTTTTGTTATGACAGCTAAAGGTCAGATGTACTATGGATACGAACTAAGTCCAACCAGTGTAGGATTCAAAGGTGGACCAATTGTTGATAAAAAAGAACTCAAGGGCGGTATGCAGAGTCTAAATGACTGGTTAATTGAAAACCGTATTAAAAGTTGCTATCCCTATCGTTCGCGTATCGGCGATGCTTGTACAGTTGGTGATATCTGTGTTCGCGGCTATGATGATCTCGAATACAAGAAAGTACAGTTTACAAAGAAAGAAATTGAAAACGGCGAATGGAGTAAAACACCCGAAGGTCGTGCAGGTGACAAGTTCCGTTGGACTAAAGAATACAAAGAGTATCTGTTGCACAGTCACGAAAATGGTGGCTTGTTTGATATGGGTAATGTAGACTATAACAATGACCGCAACAAGTATCAGCTCAAGTGGCCAAGCAGCATGGATGGGTTCAGTTATCTGTTGGCAATGAATCACAATGTGGAAGTACACATTGATGCAATTCAAACTGCAAACAAATATCAAGACATGGCAATCGAAGAAGCTAGGCATCATCTAACACCAGACCTATTAGAGTTTAGAGATCTCTGTCCGGAAATATTCACTAGCGAGCGTCCAATGGATTTGATCAATAAACATGCAAAAATGCTACAGCAGATCACAGGCATGGATGCCAACAACGATGTCAGTATGGACATAGAGGATATGTAATGGAACGAGATTATGCAGACGGCGTAAAAAACAATGTGGTATTTTTTGTTGGTACAGAAATAGAACGCACACCGGCATATGGTCAACGCACACTGTTTGTGGTAGATATTCAAAGTCCAATTGCTATTGTAGATTATGCAAACAAGCATGATTGTAAGCACATATTTGTTGGTGCAAATCAGTGTTTTGATCCTGCTGCAACAATGTCAAAATACAACGTGGATTTGTACGATGCTATGCAAAAATGGGATAGTATGATCAAACCATTGTTGAAGCTGGATTATCTAGTAACATTGGATTTTGATGTAACGCATTGCAACACAGTGTTAGAATCTGGATGGTGCGAGTATGATAATTTCATTCCACAGATCAGTGTCAAAATACCCTATATCAAACAGTTCAACTACAACACAATGTTGAAAATAGATGACACTGATTTCAAAGCATCTAACCCAGGTGTTTGGTGTCATAGTCTACACGAATTGATGACACGTGATACATTTACATCATGGCAAGAATATGGAAAGGACCAACCTATATGACCAACGAAGAACGAGTTGCTGCTAGAGAACAGTATTTTGAAGAATACCGTCAAGCTGCTGAACAATTTGCAAATATTAAAACACGAATAAAAGACGAAGAAGAACGATTTAATCATTTAATGAGTGATCTACAAGAGTCTAGTGAAGAACTATACCAACGACTTAACAGAATGCGCAGAATCGTTACATTTATGCTAGATACTGGCTGTGATCCAGTAGAAGCTAAACTAAAGACTGAAGAACATCAACAACAAACACTGTGGCATGACAGACACTATAACTTAGCATCAATTGGTGCAATGGGTGCAGTTGGTGCATCTAGCAGTATTACCAACGGTGGCACAGGCTCGTATAATGGCATGATCAGTGTGTCGTCTGCCAGCGCAAAATTAAGAGTGTAGTCAATGTTGCATTGACTACTATTTTAGACTATAATCATTTTAAGTAACTTAAGAAGTTCTTAGCAATCCACTGCTTACCATCGGAGACAATATTGACAAACTATCCCGTTAGCGCGAAAATTCGCGAACAACTCAAATCATCTGGTACAAGATACTGGGCAGGTGATAACATTTCTCAATTCATTACAGAAGACATAAAAAAGAAACTGATTGACGAAGCCGAACTGGCATTTGAAGCAGTGTTAGATACTCTGTTAATCGACAAAGAAACAGATCCAAACAGCAAAGGCACAGCACGCAGGCTTGCTAAGATGTATTATAACGAACTGATGTCAGGACGTTATGATAAGTCTCCCAATCCAACTGCATTTCCCAACGACAGCGAAGACCGTTACGAAGGTATGTTGGTAGTACGCAGTGAAATCAAAAGCGTTTGCAGCCATCATCATCAACCAGTAACTGGTGTTGCATATATCGGTATTATTGCTGCACAAAAACTAATTGGACTTAGCAAATATACTCGTATTGCACAGTGGTGTGCTCGACGTGGTACACTACAAGAAGAACTCTGTAACGATATAGCCAGGGAGATTATGAAAGCCACCGGCAGTAAAGACGTAGGTGTGTATATTCAGGCAACACATGGCTGTTGCGAAAATCGTGGTATTATGGCACACAGCAGCCTAACACAAACCACAGTGTTGAAAGGTGCATTTAATCACGACACCGGTACTAAGAAAGAATTCTTTGATAATATCAAATTGCAACAGGAGTTTGCACCTAGATGAATTTTCTAAAAAAACTAGTGATTAAATGGATACGCGAAGACTGGGACAATCAGCGTCTTACTAACAGCAGATCATCTGGCATTGTTAAGGCATCTGCTGTTGATGATGACCTCAGTACCAGAAGCAGTGCAAATTTTAAATTTCACACTGCAAACGGTGGTACTGTTGCACAGGTTAGTTGGTATGATTCAAAACGTGATAGATATGAATCAGAACTTTACATTATCAGCGAAGATAAAGATCTGGGACAAGAAGTTTCCAGTATCATAATGCAGCATCATCTGAGGAACGGATGACTAGCGTAATAACAGTACCCGCTAATCTAATAGAAGGTTCTATTCTCACAACCAATGGCTGGGAACCTGCACTTACCACAGTTGATATAACTCGCAGTGGTATTACTTTACAAGATGGAGACATCTATAGAATGACAACAGGTAATCAAGTCAAAGACGGTGTGTTCGATAGATTAGAACGCATTGAACGCATGATGGGAATACTGCGTAGAGACAAAGCTCTAGAAAATGCCTACGAACCCCTGAGAGAAGCTGGCGATAAGTATGACGCAGTGTTGGACGATGCCATTGCAGATATTATGAACATTGCGATTAACACTATGAAACAACATGCAGATGATTACGAACGTTTAAAAAACGAAGCCAAAGTATATCATGCATTAACCAAGGATTCAGATCAATGCCCGAGACCCTAAACCAAGACGCAGTGACATTTATTGGCACAGTAGAAGAAGATGAACACGGCGAACTGTATATCACATTTCCAGAAGAAATGATTGCACATCTTGGATGGCAAGAAGGTGATGTCATTGAATGGGACACAGACGACCACGGTAGAGTAGTTGCTCGCAAGGCTAAGACAGAAGGCCCTGTTGGACCTAATGCCTAAGATCTACGAAAGTCCAGATGGTGGCAAAACAGTATACTCTAGAGAGTTTGGGTTTCTACCAGGGCCACTACTAGACCGATTCAAATCAACATCGCCTAAACAGGAAGAACCGCAGTGGCGCGATATTCTTGCTGCCGCTGAAACCAATACTGCATTGGCTGAAATGATCGCACAAGTTAAACTGTTATATATTTTGAGTAAAGATGATGAAAACATATCCACATAAACTTGAAGACGGACGTTGGGTAATACAGGTCAAAGACGGTAATGATCTGGTAGAATTAGTTGTATCTTTAGACTCAATGGACCAAGTTGGATGGGATTCTATAGATACACTTGATATATCAGACGATGTAGCACATAATCATACAATAGATAACAAAGGTTAAAACATGTTTGGTACAAACGAAATCATTGGTAAAAAATACTTTAAAGACGCAAGCAAAGATCAACTGTTTGTAACTAGTATGTTTATGACACTGCAAGGTGAAGGACCCTTTCGTGGAGAACCTGCGTTCTTTATTCGTCTTGCAAAATGTAACTTAGATTGTCAATTCTGTGATACATTCTTCGACGACGGTGATTGGCTAACATTTGATCAGATCGCAGAACGTGTAGAACAGACAATCGAGCAATTCTACACAGATAAAAAACTAGATAGGCCTGCATGGACACATCATAGCGACGTTGCTCGTAAAAAAATGGTGCTTGTTATGACAGGTGGGGAACCAATGCTGCAAGACAACATTGGTCCGTTTTTAGAATACATGGACAGAATTTTTACTAAAACTCAGATTGAATCAAACGGTACACAGAATACAGCTATACCAGCGTCCACTGTGTTAGTATGTTCACCAAAATGTTTAGAAAAGAATAAGATTGCAGTGCGGTATTTGAAACCGCGTCCAGAAATACTCGAACGTGCAGACTGTTTGAAATTTGTTATGGAAGCTACAGAAGGTTCTCCATATGCAGAGGTACCGGATTGGGCGCATGAGTGGCGCAACAAGACAGGCAAAGAAATCTATGTAAGTCCAATGAATGTCTATAACGAAGTACCACTTGCATCAAAGAAACTGCGACTAACTTCTAACCAGACAACTATGCAAGAGCGCAGCACTATTGACGAAGTAGTTTCATTCTGGACCCCGGGCCTGCTTAACGCAGAATCTAATCAACGCAACCATGAATATGCAGCAGAATATTGTGTCAAGTATGGATTTACTCTAAACTTGCAAATACACTTGTATGCTAGTCTGGCATAAGGATACTCATAATGAAAATACCGTTTAAATATTTGCCTGCAAGTTGGGGCTTAAAAGGCAAATCAAGATTGATTGCCGAAGCAGAATACAATCTCAGTGGCTACGATCTTGCTGTGGAACTTGCAAAGATTGAGCACGGTGAAGACAGTAGAGAATTTACAAGGTCAGTGATTAAAATTGATCTGCAATACGGTCGTATTGATCAATATCTAGCAGAATTGAAACTGTTAGAACTTGATAATGCAGATAATCCAAATGCCACAGAACTTGCAAAGCTAGATCTTGATCTCAAGCATAGTCGCATTGCACAACAAGAGTATGATCGTAAACGTGCTGATCTGTTAAACGAACCCTATATGGCAATGCCAAAAATCAGTTGGGATCCCACTGATCCAAGCAAGACATTTTTTGAGTTAGATTACAATCCTGCGTTTGTAGAATATCTACAAAGTAATGGCTACACTGGTGCCGAAGATGACATTATTTCTCGTTGGTTGAACGATGTATGCAACAGTATTCTCAGTGAAATGGAACCTGTTGATACTGATTTTGTCACCACAGTGAGAAAAATACGTCGCGACGATGGCAAGATAGAACACAGTTAAATACACCATTAACAGGATAGGTTAATGGAACACTTTTATAACAAAATCGAAGGATGGTTTGACTATCCCGGTATCTACGACGATATGATTGCACAGGTATCAGACTCTGCACATTTTGTAGAGGTCGGTTCTTACATGGGCAGAAGTGCAGCATACATGCTTGTAGAGATTATTAATAGCGGCAAGAACATCAAGTTAGACTGTGTTGACGTAGGCTATCAAACTGAATTTAACAACAATTTGATTCAAGTCTGTGGACGCTATACTCACAAACAGATTCCTAGCACAGAAGCTGCAACTGAATACGAAGATCACAGTTTAGACTTTGTATGGATAGATGGTGATCATTCGTACGAAGCTGTTGTACAAGACATCACTGCGTGGTTGCCAAAAGTAAAACCCGGAGGATGGATGGGCGGACATGACTACAATCATCCGCAACATGAAGGCGTCAAACAGGCCTGTTGTGAATTGATACCCGATCATAGGGAAGTTGATCCGTCTGTACCAAATCAAGGTTATGGCATAGTTACCAGTTGGTTATGGCAAAAACCAATATAAATACTATGTGAACGACAAATCTATTAACTCATTATTAGAAAGTGCCGATTGGCCTGCGATATACAAACAGCAGGCTGCTCGTGGCATTGTGAAAGAACTTAAGAAATTACCTTATCCAGCAATTGGCATAGAAATAGGTGTCAATCGAGGTATAAACAGTTGGTATATGTTGCAGGAATGTCCGAATATCAGTTCTCTGATAGGTGTTGACCATTACCAACCATACATTGATTGGGATAGACCAATTACCAAACTTGAACAAGAGTTGAACTACCGTGTGTTGTTGAAAAACATACCGTTGATGGGCGATCGCTTTAAGTTGATAAAAGAAGATAGTCAAACTGCTGCTAGTATGTTAGATGACGATGTATACGACTTTGTGTTTATAGATGGTGGACACAGCATGAAGCAGGTGTTGTCCGACCTTGACAGTTGGTATCCAAAGGTACGAACTGGCGGCATTATTGCAGGGCATGACAGCAATTTGTTCAGTGTGAATTTTGCAGTTTCAAGTTGGTACAAAAGCAAAGGTTGGGATCTTTCCCTTTTAAAGCAAGCACCTAACGAATGCTGGTTTTGGTATAAAACCGACAATTAAAACAGTTGCACATCTATTGTTAATGTGCTACAGTATACGTTAGCAATCAGGATTCTATAACATGGCAACTTACATTGTAATCGATACACAAAATCTGTTTATGCGTGTTCGTCACGGTATTCGAGCACCCGATATCGACCAACAAATTGGTATGGCGCTTCACATTATTTTCAACAGTGTTAAAAAAGTGTGGAACGAGTTCAATGGCACACATACAGTGTTTTGCCTTGAAGGTCGCAGTTGGCGTAAAGACTTTTATCCGCCATACAAGGCCAACAGAAAAGTTGCCGCAGCAAAGCGATCAGAACGTGAAGTCGAAGAAGACAAAGTATTCTTTGAAAGCATGGACGAATTTATAAAGTTTGTTACTGATCAAACTAATTGTACTGTGCTACGACATCCCAATGCAGAAGCAGACGATATGATTGCAAGATGGATTGCATTGCATCCAGATGATCAGCATGTTGTTATCAGCAGCGACAGCGACTTCCAGCAGTTGATTGCTAAAAATGTTGTCATCTATAACGGCATTGCAGGTCTACTATACACACACGAAGGTATCTTCGATAAAGATGGGAAGATTGCTAAAAACAAACAGGGCGCAGATCTTGCAGTACCTAATCCAGAATGGTTGCTGTTTGAAAAGTGCATGCGCGGTGACGACAGTGACAATGTGATGAGTGCATTCCCAGGTGTTCGCAAAACTAAACTAGAAGCAGCATTTCAAGACCGACATACCAAAGGCTATGTGTGGAATAATCTCATGCTTAGCAAATGGCTAGATCATGAAAATGTTGAACATCGAGTTCGCGATGATTACGAACGCAACCGTCAACTGATTGATCTAACTCAACAGCCAATTGACCTAATTGAAAAGTTTGACAGAGTTATTATTGAGAGTACAAATAAAGAACCTCGTAAGCAAATCGGTATCAATCTCATGCGTTTCTGTAATGTACACGGGTTGGTAAGAATTGAAAAGCAAGTAGGTGAATTTTCGTCTACACTGAGTTCGCTATACGAAGGCAATCTTAAAATGGAGTCTCAATGATACATTGGCAATTAAAAGACGTATCTGAAAACAGTTGGATATTGTCAAAAGACGGTACTATGTCTGCATTGGTTGTTGCAACAGCAGACGGCTTAAAAGTCATCGGCAATGTTGAACGCAAACTGTTTGAAAGTGCTGACGAACTAGGTTCTTATCTAGGTGGCACACTAACTATCGAATCTCGCGATGCTGACAATGAAGATGGTGATGAAATAGGTGAGGTAAACGGCTATCCTATCAAACATCGTGTAGCATTTGACATTGTAGAAGATGAAATTGTTACCTATACCAAAGCAACTAAAAGCAAAGCTAGATATGCTGCTGGTTATTTTGCTATTGAGTTTGATCATGGATGGACACCTAGCTACTGTCCGAGAATACAAACTGTATTAAACAACACATACATTGGACCATTCCGCAGTAAACTAGAAATGCAGAATGCTATGTCGCAGAAAAAGAGAGTCAGTAAACTATGAATAACGACACATTACAAATACGCAGTTTTCTCGACAAGGTACGTGTTGCAAAATCTGCAAACAGTAAAGAAATACGTGTTACCATACAAGAAGCAGAACAGTTGGGCATTGCACTGGGAATCTTGTTAAGTAAAGAATTGGACATGGCCAATCAGATAATTGAGTTGCAATCACAGATTGCCAGTGCAGAAGTTCAACAGGATGGCGGAGGGTTTTAAACCCTGTAATTGATAAATATCGTGCTGTCTAGGAGTTACGATATTGTCAAGACCAAAGCCAAATGTGTTACTTTCTTACACAGATCCAAAGACTTACAAAGCTGAAGAAATATTAGAAGCCACTGGTATATACGCAGTTTTTTATGAGAATAAACCGATCAATCTTCGCACTCTAAACAGTTTGATCAGTTACCCAGGTCCAAAATATCGCAAAGTCAGTTTTAGTAATCCGGGACATGCGTTTAATCTTTGCACAAAGTTAAACAGCCTGTTTAAGACTGACAAATTCACTGTTGTACTGTTAACTAGCGGTCAGCAGATAGATGAAAAATAATCTAACAGATTGGATACCATGCAGTGATCCAATGACATGGATCAAACAATACGGGCTGCGGTCGCCGCAGCCTGAATTGGTCTTTACAGAAGAACAAGATCCCACATACAAACAACACATACTGTTGAGACAGCAGTTGTTTGTTAACCAAGGATGGCGACTGTCACGACGCGGTGTAAACCTCTTTACTAGCATGTATAACCATTACACTAGCACACATGAAGATAATCGTATCATGACAGGTAAAGTATTGTTAAACATGGACAATGCTGTGAAAGGTCCATGGGGTTATAAAGACGCTACTATTATAGTGTTTGACCATACCATACATTTCGAGTTGCAAATGTGCAACGGTAGCGCACAACAGTACATAGGCTTTAAAAACTAGCTTGCTTTGTTAGGTGCAATAGCTGTATAGTTCAATTGTTAACTAAGAAAGCGAACTGCACATGACTGACGAATTCCCTTGCAATGAACCCTGCTATAGCTGCAATCCGCAGTTGTGGGCACAGTTTGTTGCCAGCTACAAGCGTCGGTTTGGTATCGGTCCTAATCCCAATGCTGATTACACCGAAGCATTCTGCGCTCAATGGATTGACACAGAAACACTGCAACCCACAGAGAAAAAAGTGGTTGACAGTATCTAATAATGTGCTAAATGTAACTCATCGACAACAACACTACGGAGACACACAAGATGGCTAACGCTAACACTGCTACTAAGAATCGTATGCTTGAAACTGCAAGCGTCACTCCCTCCCGCCTTAAGATGGCTATGCGCCATAGCTTGAATCGCAAGCGTCCGCTGTTCGTTTGGGGTCCTCCGGGCATTGGTAAATCGGACATTGTTGCCGAAGTTGCTCGCGAACAAAATCGTCCGCTGATCGACATTCGTCTGCCGCTGATGGAACCCACTGACATGCGCGGTATCCCGTATCTGGCAGATGTGAAAATCTACGACAAGGACGGTAACCTTGTTAAAGATGAATCTGGTGTGCCGCTGACTGACAAGGTTTTCCGCTGGTCCACTCCGTCGGACTTGCCAACTGATCCCAACAGCCGTGCGCTGGTGTTCTTCGACGAAATGAGCGCGGCTCCGCCCAGCGTTCAAGCTGCAACCTATCAGATCATCCTTAACCGTAAGATTGGTACTTACACGCTGCCTAAGGATGTGGTTATCGTTGCTGCTGGTAACCGTGTTAAGGACAAGGGTGTTGCATACAACATGCCGATGCCGCTGGCTAACCGCTTCACTCACGTGACGCTGGACGTTAGCTTCGACGATTGGCAAGAATGGGCTGTGCTGAATCGTGTCCACAAGGACATTGTTGGCTACCTCAGCTTCCAACCGAACGACCTGAACCAGTTCAAACCCAGCGGCGACAGCTATGCGTTTGCAACTCCGCGTTCGTGGTACTTTGCTAGCGAACTGCTGCAAGAACCCGACGACAACGGTGACTTGGTTGACACCGATCTTCCGACCGAAGTGCTGGGTGACTTGATCAAAGGTACCGTTGGGGAAGGTCCGGGCGTTAAGTTTATGACTTATCGCAAACAGGCTGCTAACCTGCCGGCTGCTAAAGACATTCTTAGCGGTAAGGTCACCAAGCTGAACAGCAAGCAGATCGACATCATGTATGCGCTGACCACTGCGCTGTGCTACGAACTGCAAGATGCTAGCCGCGACGTGAAGACCAACCCCAAGGCGTTCACTGAGTTCCACGAGATGACCGACCGGTTCTTCCGGTTCATCATGGACAACTTTGAGGACGAACTGGCTGTTATGGCTGCTAAGACTGTGCTCGGTCTTTACAAGCTGCCGATCAACGCACCGAAACTCAAGAATTGGGTTGAGTTCACCAAGCGTTACACCGATCTTATCCCGAGCATGTAAGATCAACGACAACAAAACGAGCGTCATTGTGATTGACGCTCGTTTAATCTATGCTATTATGCGGTGTATAGGAGGACTAAAACATGGCAATGACTGTTAACAAAGAAGCTGTTAAGAAGAAGATCAGCCAGGCACGGCTTAAACTGCTGTTCTCGCAGCCGTTCTTTGGTACGCTGACTATGCAACTGCCGCTCGTTGATGCAACTGATTCGGGTTGGTGTAAGACTGCTGCGGTTGATGGCCGTAACATCTACTTCAACCGTGAGTTTTTCGCAGAACTGGATGTCGATGAGATCGTGTTCGTTCTGTGTCACGAAGTGCTGCACGTTGCACTTGATCACTTTGGTCGTCGTACACATCGTGATCCCAGCTGGTGGAACATGGCCAACGACTACATTATCAACGGTATGCTGACTACTGACAAGATCGGTAAGATGCCTACTAAGAAGGTAATGGACGTTGATGAAAACGGCGAAACTAACCAGCGTGTTGGTCTTTACGACGAACGCTATCTTGGTTGGACGTCAGAAGCTGTGTATGACGATCTTGAAAAGCGCAAGGTCAAGAAGCAGATGACACTCGACGTTCACCTTGAAATGGGTAAGGACGGTAACAACAAGAACGGTAAAGGTGGTAAGCAGCCTGTTGATGGCAATGGCAATCCCATTAAGATCAGCGAAGAAGATCTCAAGAAGATCCGTGACGAATTCAAGAACAAGGTTCTGCAAGCTGCGCAGGCTGCTGCGGGTAAGATGCCTGCTAGCATGCAGCGACTGATTGACGATCTTGTTGAGCCTAAGATCAGCTGGCGCGATCTGCTGCAACAAAACATCCAAAGCTGCATCACTGATGACTTTACTTGGATGCGTCCTAACCGTAAGCACATGTATTCAGGTGTGTTCCTTCCTGTGCTTGACAAGGATGAGACTATTGACATTGCAGTTGCAATTGACATGTCGGGGTCTATCAGCGATCGTATGGCCAAGGATTTCCTTAGCGAAGTCTACGGTATGATGAGCTGCTACAACGACTTTACTATCAGCATCATCTGCTTCGATACGCAGACCTACAACTATCAGGTGTTTACCAAGGACACTGCTGATGATCTGCTTAGCTACGAATGCAAAGGTGGCGGCGGCACTGACTTCATGGCGTTCTGGAATTACTGGATGGAGAACGACATTGAGCCTAAGAAGGCTGTGGTGTTCACCGACGGTTATCCGTTTGGTACTTGGGGTCCCGAAAACTACTGCGACACGCTGTGGGTTATCACAGAAGGTGCTAAGACTCGTGTTAAGCCGCCGTTCGGCGAGTATGCTTACTACGATCACGCAGAAGGTGTTAGTGAAATCGGTGCAGTCTCGTAAGAGACTGCACTATTACCAATTGGGGTTATCATGAAGTGTAATATGCACAGCAAGACCAGTTTAGGTCGCGGTCATGATGTAGTCAACAGCATACTTGAAAACATGATTGCAGACTTTTGTAGCGATCATGACATTAAGATCTCCCACACATTTAAAAAATATCTAGCAGATTATCGCAGAGGTTTGCCATATTTGATCAAATGGGCAAAGACTAAAAATTGGAAAGTAGATCTATGGTCGCTACCCGATCTAGGTGATGGATCTGGTAGTGCTGCATACGGTTTAGACTTCGACGATAACTGCCCTCTTTTTATGGAAGCGCGACTGAAATATTCGTGATTCTCTATTTCTGCGGTTATACTTTGATAGCTGTTAAAGGAGAATCTCAGCATGAGTATAGAAGGTCATCTAGATCGTCTTGTAAAAGAACACAAGGTGTTAGACGAACAGATCAAACATCTAACTGCACACCCTGGTTATGACACTATTGAAGTTCATGAGTTAAAAAAACAAAAACTCATGCTCAAAGATCGGATAGATATACTATGTAAGAACAATGGCTTTGTTCACAACCGATCAGGAGAATCACGTTGACACCGGGAGAATTTAAACCGCAGCTTATGCAACTCACTGCTCAGCTCAGTGTAATGGTAGCAGAAAGACTTGCGCACTGGAGTAAAGATATCAATAGCGCAGAACGAAAGCGTGTTATGGATATGATAGAAGGACAGTTGCCAGCAGTTATTGCAAACACCATTGCTAAAACACCTAGCTTGCACAGCGCACAGGGAGTACAGTACTTAGAAGAACACCTAGACGAATGGGCCGATACATGGGCCAAGAAATTCATAAGTCTGGATTGATACTAGGTACAAAGTTACAAGGCAATGACGTGGTGGTAGAGCTTGTTAACTGCGACAGCTTCGCTATGGCTATTTTAGAAATGCACTTGCAAATGGAATACCCAGATGCTGCAATACTAACAGAGTCAAACGATACAAAATACAAAAAGAAGAATTACGATACTGTTAAGATAAGATTTTCTAAACAGGAAGATGCATTGAGATTTGTACTTAGCCACTAGGAGATGAAAATGGACCATATGAATCTAGGTAGAGAAATGATGATAGCAAGCGGCGATCTGCAAGATGATAAGCAGTGCTGCGATTGGGCAAGGATTGGTCAAATACTGACACAGCTAGGTGCACCAAGAATGCCTAAATCTATCAATGACATGCGTCCAGACGATCAACGTGTCATTGCTGATGCTATTAAAGCCCTACAGCAACGATCTGCATTGTCGCAAAAACAGTAACTAGATGTACCGCCACATTAGGCGGTACATTTAACTCGTACTATAAATAGTTTAATACCATATGTTAATGGGGCGAGTTATGCGATGCGTAAAATGTTGAAGTACCTCGGTATGTTTGCTTTGTTATTTGCTGTGTTCATCGTAGCCGGCTGCGTTGGTATATTATGTGAAAAATTTCACAACGATTTAGTTGTCAGCACTGTGTCGTTTCTAGGATCTTTTGGTTTTTTAGGCCATTATGCGATGCATATCTATAATAGTATAGTATAATTCCGATAAATTAATTTGACCTCCGACTAGATTATAGTCAATAATTTTTAGACTCGGTGTGTCAAGGAGAATTATATGAACGATCAACCAGTAACTGAACAGCAATCAGAAGAAGCATCTATCACGCTAACTGATTTGCAAAACATCATTTCAGTATTGGATCTAGCTAGCAGCCGAGGTGCATTCCGTGGACCCGAGCTAGAACCAGTAGGACAACTTTACAACAAATTTAAACGCTTTGTAGACAATGCTATTGCATTGAACGCAGCACAACAGGAAGGTCAACAAGTCAATGGCTGATATGCTTAAACATATAGGCATGCTCGAAAATACAGGCAAGAACGTTGTAGTTGTGTTCATGAGTTTGCCACAAGACGAAGAAAATGCATTGGTAATTGATACCGACGCATTACCAGATCAATACAACGAAGCACTGCGTCGTATTGTTGAAAGTGTAGAAGGTCAACAAGCAAAGGATCTAGGCGACATTCTTGGTCGTAGACCTAGTCCAGATGGCAGTGGACAAACTATGCTACAAAAGCTTCATGTAAGTCAGCGACTAATGAAAGTGCCGGTTGATCTAGTACACATGACCCCGCGTCGTGGTATGAAGTTCCCACTTCGTCAGATACTTGAAACTATGAAACAAGTTGAAACGGAAACACCCGCAGACCTTAATGATCTAGATCCCGTGACTAGAGCACAGGTCATTGCAGAAATGGGCAAGTTCAATGTGCATAAGACCAACATGGAAGGCACTACCGCAGAAGGTCAGGCTGAATCAGCAAGGAATCTAATACGTATGGCAGAAATGCTAGAAGCAGATGCTGTTAGTAAACGTGCAGAAGCATACAGAATAGACCCCACGTTAAACCCTGCAAATAAGTCTGTTAAAGCCGAGGAAACTGTTGCAGTACCCACAGTGACCAAAGCTGCTGCAAAGGCTGCTACTAAAGCTGCTACGCCTGCAAAAGCACCTGCTGTACAACGCAAAACATCTGTATTAGCTAAAAAATAAATCTTTGAAATAGTTAGGAAAAAAGGACGGTTTTACCGTCCTTTTTCTTATACCGCCATCTCTGCTTGTATAGCAGGATGATGCTGATAATCAACTAGTGTAAAGTCATCAAGTTTAGAGTTCCATACTGTTGCAGAGTCTGCAATATGCAGTTTTGGCAATGCATATGGTGTCCTTGATAACTGTGTAGTCACTGCATCAAAGTGATTGTTATAGATATGCACATCGCCAAGCGTGATGATGAGTTCATTAACTTCTGCACCTATGGTTTTTGCAATCAAATGAGTAAGCAGTGCGTAGCTGGCAATGTTAAAGGGCAATCCCAAAAATGCATCACAGCTACGCTGATACATTTGGCAACTTAGCTGATTGTTCCTAATGTAGAACTGTGCCATCATATGACACGGAGGCAATGCCATTTGATCAATTTCACCTGGGTTCCATGCACTTATAATATGTCTGCGGCCAGTTGGGTCGTTCTGCAAGCCTTCGATCAAGTTCTTAAGTTGATCGACAGTTTTCCAACCATCAACTTTGCGCCAGTTGCGCCACTGTACACCGTAGACACGACCAAGGTCACCTTCATAGCGTGCTTTGGGTTTCCAGTAGTCTGCATTGGCATTTGCAGTCCATATTGTGGTCTTTTCTGGCTTACGTGTACCGTGTTGTATTTCAGCAAGTCTGCGTTCGTCGCCTGTGCCTTCGAGGAACCATAGCAGTTCTGCTACCATTGATTTCCATGCTAACTTTTTAGTAGTTACAGCAGGAAATCCCTGTTTAAGATCAAAGCGTAGCTGTTCAGCAAACAGGCTTCTAGTACCTACACCTGTACGATCGGCACTGTCTATACCACGGTCTAATATTTTTTGCAATAAGTCTAAGTAATTTTGCATGTTATCTCCTAACCCATCGTGTTATGTTTAATTCAGTATTATGTTGTGCAACATCTGCTTGCACAAACTGTCTCATTATTAACTCGCTTGGCAAAAAGGTATCACAGTCAAAGTTACCAGCGATTCGATTTAACCAAAGTTCATCCATAATATCTATCATGCTTTCAACTAATTTTGCACCACCGATGATCCAAACTGGTTGTAGTTTACTCATAGACACAATATGGTCTTTGGCATTTTCAAACTTAACAAAATGATACGGGCCATCTTTATCTTTAATAGATGATGTAACCACAATGTTATTTCTGTTCGGCAATGGTTTACTTTTTTCTGGTAAACTGTCCCAGGTAGTTTTACCCATAACAACAACGCCACCTGTTGTTGATTCTTTAAACCATTTGAGATCTGCACTGTTATGTGGCCAAGGCAGTGTGCCATTTTTACCAATGCCCCAGTTGTCGTCGCAGGCTAGTATTGCACGTATCATAGCTTAGTCCTTGTGATGTTGCCAAAGTTTATCAGTGCCACCTAGATGACCCCAATCGCTGTCTACTACCATTTTACTGCTGATGCCACCGCGCGGCCTAAACGCAATTTCCATACGCAATCTAAACGGAGCATAGGCTTCCATTAGATGTTTATACATTACATCTGTTGCACGTTCGTAGCTGATAACAGTGTCTCGATATTGCAGCAGATATTCTTTTAGGCTTTTGAGTTCAATGGTTTTTTCTTTGCCATGAAACCATATTTTAATATGTCCAAAATCTGGCTGATTCTTTACACCAAGAAATGTAAATTCAGGTATGTCTATTTGCTGCTCATAGCCTTCTGCTGCGTTTGGTAGAGACTTTAAAGTATTTTCGATGGATTGCCATAATTTCATTAATTTGCCTGCTGATTTTTATAAACTAGTTTATAACGACATACATAATATATCAATCAATTCGGATATCAAATATCAGCATGACTCCAAAAATCTGTGCATATGCATTAGGACATCTAAACCATCAACTACAACAAGACCGCGTATCGTCGTGTTTTAGATGTGTCGCCAAACTAGGTGATCATAAACAACAATTAATGAGTGAAATTGTTAATTCGCAAGAAGCAAGAACTCATAGACAGACATTGATGAACGGTGAGTGGCCAGAAGGCTGCGGGTCGTGCAGAGATTTTGAAGCCAGTGGTCTTATTAGTACAAGACTTGAAGGGTTGCAGCATCCTGAATTTGGATTAAATCTCAATGACTATGACCATACTACTGGCGAAATATCGCATTTAAAAACTATCGAAATTAGATTTGGCAACGAATGCAATTTGTCATGCAGGCATTGCAGCCCTGCATACAGCAGCAAATGGGCAGCATTGCTAAAGCGCAATCCGACGCTATGGCAACCGTTATTATGGCAGGATGCAGAACCAGTTGACGGAAAAAATCTACGACAGGAATACATAGACGACATTTTAAAAAATCTAGTTCCTAATCTCATGCACATATCATTTGCAGGAGGTGAAACACTGTATCAGCAACAGCATTATGAATTTATCGCAGCAATACCAGAAGAGCATGCTGCACACATACAACTGTTATATGTAACCAATGGCACAGTTACAGAGTATAAAAAATACAACGTGTTTGATCTTTGGAAAAAATTCAAAAAGGTTGTAGTAGTTGTTAGCACCGATGGGGTGTTAGAACGTTACAATTATTTCAGACAAGGTGCCAATTGGTCAGTTGTTGAAAAAAACATGAGAGCATTTCGTGCAGCAGGGTATGATGTATACTCTGAGATAACCTGTAGTGTGTATCAATTGTTTTATCTATCTGAAACTATAGACTATCTCTATGATAACAATTTGTCAATAGATCTAAGCAGTGCAATAGTACAGTCACCATTGATAATAAGCCCAAGAGTTGCACCGGACGAAGTTAAACAGGAGATTTTGTCAAAGTGGAATGATTATCTTGCTAGTATAAACGACCCTGTGAAATATGCACGGGCTAAAGCAGTGGGTAGTCATCCAATTAATTACATGTTGGGTGACATAAACGAATTACCTTATGGCTTACCTTCAATGGGTATACCAACATGGCAGGATTTTGCTAACAGTGTCTATTTAGAAGACAAACTATTCAAACGTGACGTACACGAATCAATGCCATTGCTGGCAAAATGGTTACCTAAGCCGTTACTCTGACGGCTTAGGTTTATTACGACGTGTTTTTGTCGGTTGTTCTTCGGCAGTCTCAGGTTTTGATTTAACTGCTCTAGGTTTTCTCGTAGGTTTAACTGGCTGTTCTTTTTCAAACGGCACACCTTCTAAATCACTCAAAAGCTGGCCTGCCCAATTTTCTACATCATATCGCAGTTTGTTATAGTCTATGCTCATTTTACAACTGCGTATTTCACTTTCATCTGGATGCAAGTGTTTTTCGTGTTCAATTATTTGAGCAAAATGTTGAGCACTTACTTTGTACTGATTGCCATCTTTTGTTACGATTATTACCCTTTTAATGTATTCAATTGGAGGTTCGTTTTCAATTACTAAACTATCGAATATCTCGTTCCAGTATTCGTCAGCAGCAGTGGTCTTTTTTTGAGAAGTTGCCATAACAGTTACCCCTTGCGAGCTTACACTACTATTTATGGTACCTGGTAGTCCAAATTGCATGTTTTTCCTCAATCTAATAATCCGGCCATCTCCGGAAATATCTGTTTAAAATCAAGATTTCGCTGTTTGTCTATAAGACATATCCACTCTTGCAATTCAGGCATGCGTTCACTCCAATCTTCACTATCCATAAAGTCTAGTAGACTTCGTAAACGCTTTATACCATACCCAGCAGACATGAATGTGTCCTTACTGACTGTTTCATCTAATCCTGTTGTTTGTTTCCAATTTTCATCAAGCCATGTAAAAAATTCTTCAAATTTTTCTCTAACCATTTGTTTTGCCCACTTAGGCAAAACCTTAACATTTAATTGTGGCGGCCAATACGCTAAATGCCAATTTATCATTCCTGCACCATTGGGCCATGCGTTGAATTTTTTAAAATTCTTTTGCATTTTCCACTTTATCATGTCTGGTATGTAATAGATGTTCAATGCCATAACTGTTACCGCAGTGGTCACCGTTATGTTGTCAGCAGTGCTGTCTAATAATTCCATATTGGTAACCAGTTGGTCCCAGTTACTGGGATATCTGATATAATCGTTTTTTGCACCGATCGAATCAATACTGAAATGAAACTTTACTTCTCTAAACTGATCCCAAAGCATAAACAATTTGTTTGGTAGTTCAACTGCGTTGCTGTTGTAACGCAATTCTATTTTATCGGCATAGCCTCTGCGAATTACTTCTTCTAGCAGTGTATAGTGCTTGTCGATGATAGTACTTTCGCCGCCTGCAAAATAAAGCTGCTTCATATGCGGTATTTGGTCATAAAGCTGTTCCCAAAACACAGGATTATTCAAATGCCAATTGTAACTGGCACCATGGGCTTTGCCTTTGTTTTCCCAACTCCAACTTTCTTTGAGACGTTGATTTTGAATCTGAGGATGCATCTGTGTCCATTCCTTGACCCACCCACTGGAATCATGGGGACTACACATTACACATGCCAGCTGACACTTGCTACCAAGTCTGAGATCTATATAACGTATTCTAGGACTTACAGATCCATCTTCGGCAGTGTCTCCTATAATATCATCCAAACCAAGCTGACCTATCCAATAAGCAGTTTCCCAATTGCGTTTGCTTTGTACTCCTGCGGCTTCTTCTTTATAGCACTTTAAACAGCTAGGTGGTTTTTCGCCTCGCAACATCATCTTTCTAACATTGCGCATGTAATCGTTGTTCCACGCTTCCATTAGTGTAGTGTTGTTGAGATTGGCTGGTGTACCATCAGCAGTGCGTAGTACACCTATCTGACCGCCGCCGCTTTTTTTAGTACTGTCAGGATCTTGAACACTGCTGGCATTGGCTGTGCAGCAAACACGCATAGCACCGTCTGGTCTACTGCTTAGGTGTATCCAAGGTAATACACAAAAAGTTGGACTTGGTAAATCGTTTGTCATAGTGTTCACTTTTTAAATTGGCTTGCAAATTGGTCAAAGCCTGTACCACAGGTTTTAGCACAGACTTTTAGTTTACCGTCACTAGTGTTAGACTTCGACCAGCTACTAGCTATGTCATTGAAAAACTTACCCTCTATTATAGATTTCAGGTCATTTTCTAATGCACTTATCTGTGTAGTATCACCGTCTAACAACGACCATATTTCATTCTTCTTAAACGGCGTATACCATATGTACATTTGATTGGCAGTCCAGCAGCATGGGAACACCAATCCTTCAGCAGATATGTAAATGCTATGATCTTCAGCAACTTTACACTTAACACAGGTTTGATCTACATAATTTTGCATACTGCCGAAGGTGTCTACAAGCTGTTGTTCTTTTTCTAAACTGTCATTAGTATACACAGGATTAGTTGGTTTTTCGATATAGTATTCTACGTCGCCGTTTCTATTCCATACTTCTTGACGGTCTTTACCTTCTAATCGCGTATTACTGAAAAACCTGCCAGTCTTCTTAACTCTGAACTGTTGAAAACCCATAGATTTACTCAGTTGTTCAGCTTCTTCGATTTGATGTTCGTTGTGTTTAAAAACAATAAATTCCCATTGCGCAATACCACCAGCGTTGATAAATGCCTGTGCGTTATTCATAAGCTTTTGCCAATAGGTGCCTCTGCGATAGATATGGTTTGTGTCTTGTAAGCCATCTATACCAAATTTTACATAATCACCTTTTTTACAAAGCAATTTGCCAAGTTGTTTCCACCACCCCTCGGTTTTTGCACTACCATTTGTGTGTATGCCTAATTTTATTCCAGGGTTTATAGACCTTAGCCATTCGCACACTTCTAACATGTCAGCGGCAACAATAGGGTCACCATAGTTACCACACATATAAAGTCTGGTTAATTGCTGTACAAACTCAATTGGCATGATACGCTGTATATCAATGAGACTGAGTTCAGTTAGTGGCAACAGATCATTTACAGGTCCGCCGAATTTATTTCTTGCGCACATCGGACAACTGGCATTGCACTTAGATGTGATTTCAAGATGTACTACACTGATTTTATCATAGGGATATATCTGTGAAACAGGTTGCTGCACAGTCGGTGTGTTTTGTAATAGCAACTTAACCTGTTTACCTGGTCCTGCAACACTTGGCAAATTGCCATACTGCTCTATGTACCATGCGATAACAGCACGATACCAATCATGACTGTTATGGTTAGCAACTTTATTGAATTTTACCAATTCATTGTTGCCAAAGCCATCTCCTGCGGCAAGTACTCTTGCAGATTCTTCTTGTAATTGCCTAATTGTTAAAGTTGACAAATCCACTGTCATTTATAGCCTATCAACATAAATCTATTGTATATTGTGCAATCAAGAGCACCTTCATATAGAATTTGTTGCATAGGATATTTTAACTTAAATTGCTCTAACGAAAAACAACAATTGCTGTGTTCGTCATGTTCAAAGAAATCGTTGTTTTGTAATATAACCAATTTACCACTTGGAATATTGTTCCACCAAACGTCCGAGTTGCCCATATGGTCACAACTGGTGTTGATTATAGTGTCAGCCGAATCAAACACAGGCTGAACAGTACCATTGCGTCTCATAGTGTTAAATGTAAAGTCGTCATATTGCAATAGATTCACGTCTAATGTAGATGCTTTAAAATCCCAACCTTCTACTACCTGCTCTCTGTTCATTGTATCTGCTAATTCGTGACAGTTATCATCTATATCAAAACTGCGAATATGAGTTATGTCAAGACTCTGTCTACGAATAAACATCAAATAGGCCAATGTGCCTATCCACCCACACAGCGTCCATACTCTGTTCAACGATATGTTCAATGACTCAACAGTATCAATTAACCATAGTTTGCTATTAAGCTGTCCATTACTAAAGGCATCCATCATTTCTTTATTGTTGAAGTTTGGATGCGTGTATACTGCAAAATAGGTTTTAAGGAACCGTGGCATGTCGGGTACGATATCCCACATACGATGTATTACGGTAACGTGTTCTGGTGTGTCACGCAGCGTTTTCAACAGTACTGGCGACCATTCTAATATTTGTTCAATGCTAAAACGTTCAGTATCAGAAATCCTATTTAGAAACTTCAGTACTTTGTTATTGTTTTTTGTCAATAGTGCAAACAGTGTTTGAGGCCACGACACTATGTCTTTTACATATACCATTTCATCTTGAGTACATTTGTTTAAAAATTCAATAACATTAGTGTCACTTTTAGACATCATACTAATCAATGATCGAGGCCAAACCAATAACTGTTTGAATGCAACTTTATCGCTGTCAGTTAATTTAAGAATGAAACTTAATATTGCAGGATCATTATGTAACTGAACTAAAATATTTTTATCGTGTAATTGCATTGTCATTTCATTAGCCCCTGTCTTGCAGGATTGATATAGGTGTTCTTAAACCATTTGCTGCTCTTAACATCAAGTTCTGGTATATAAAAATCATAATGTGTGTCGAGAGTAGCTGCATATTGTATTGCCAAAGATTCTGGATTGCCGTCTTGTACGGTTTGCCATTTAGTATTGAACCAGTCGTAGTCATTGATAACAGTAGTATCTAGCTCAGACCCTAATGTTTCACACAGTCCTTGTCTAGCACCTAGTATTGCCCAGATTCCGTTTTCTATATCACGACCAACTGAGCACCACACTGACAATTTACTCAAATTGCCTTTCCATAGTTTTTTGCGATCACTGTTCCAGTTGTTAATGGGTTTACCGTTTAGGTATGTTAATTTAACACCTTCGCGGTAACCTGCCCGCCATGCTTGATATGGGCTAGCGTTTTGAACGGTAGTACCACTTATTTGGTCAATTTGATAATATGGTATATCCCAGCAAAAGTCTGTTGTATTCGATGATTCGTGTGTATTGGAATCTAACAGTGTGTTCTTGTCCCAGATTTTTATACCACCGTTGCCGTATTCCAGACCATTGATAAAATTAATGCTTTTAAAACTAAAACATGCAGTCTTGTGTTCGGCATCGTCTAACGTGACATCTAAGATGTTGGAATTTACCCAACTGTCACCGTCTACAATAACGAGGCGCCGTGTGGTACTTGATTTAGCACAGAGTTTATGTACTTTGTCGAAACCTTTTACATTATGAATACGCTTTGCTCGGTTATTGGTAATTTCTTGTAGATGTTTCCAATTGGTTTCTGCATTAGGTTCGTCATAGCTGATAAAAAATATATCAAGAGTGTTAACAGTGAAGCTATCAGTTAAAGGTGCAGTGTTCATATTACACCAACTTGTATCTATCATAGAGTAGACGCATTGTGTCTACGTTGTTAATCATCATCATACGATCAACATCGTTTCTATAGGTTAATCCGAAATTTTTACCTGCTTGCGCACCCAAAATAGACCATTCACCAAAGGGTCGATCAGACCCAACATTACACCAGATTTTCAAACGATGTTCTGTTTCTGTGTCTACTTGTTCTGGTATTATTTTACTAGCAAGTTTAGCACATTCTCTAAATGCACTTCTCCAAGTGTTAAATTCATTGGTATTGAATCTGGTTATGTTAGATATTTTATGAATTATTTCATAACGTCGATTGATGCTTGTGGTAACATCTGGTTTGAGTTTAGTTGACGTAATAGATAACACATCTTTAGTAGGCAGTAGTTTTACTGCACCGTACCCATACACAAGATCGTTTACTGGATTTTTAGCTCTGAACACATGGACACACTGTTTTTTGTGATCATCTACATTATAGTCAAAATCAAAATTATCCAGTATTTCTGCATCGCCGTCAACAACATAAAACATGTCAGTAGATACCATAGCTGCGGCAGTTGCGTGTGCAGCATGTAAACCTTTTATACCATGCAATCTCATAGCTCTAGGCATTCTACGTTTTAGCAGTTCCCAGTTTTCTTCTGCATTGGTTTCGTTGTAGCTTATAAAAACAATATCATACAAGACAATGGGCCTTTAATTTTTCAACAAGCTTGTCTAACGGTGTATCAAAAACCACAGTTGTTTTTCTATTATTGAATATGGGTTTTAGTTTATCAAAATCATTGATTACTAATAGATCAGATAGAGATGTAGCAGACAAAAAGAATTCAACCCCTTCTATTGCACCGTTTCTTGTATCATTAGCATACGGTACCGATTTTGCAACAGTCAACCAGGTTATGAGTCTGTATAGACTTTCTTCGTGATCACCATTGGATACATTAACACAGAGTTTGATTGTTTCTCTAAATCCACTTCGCCAGGATGTCCACGCATCGATATTAAATGCACTGGTTGCAACAACTTCTGGCATCATACGAATGTTGCCCACAGTTGTAGTAAAATCTAACCAATTGCCGTCGAAATCTAAAACCAGTTTGGTAGGCCATAACTTAACTGCACCCCAGCCATATTCTAATCCGTTAACAGGATTCAAACTGTGCCATATGTATAGATACGGTCGTTCTTTTATGTCAGGAACATAATCAAAATTAAAGTCGTCATGTATCACAGCATCGGCATCGATTGTCCAAAACATACCAGACCGACTAAGTTCAGCACAGCGCCTGTGTGCCTTGTCAATACCTTTAATACCATGTACTCGTCTAGCGTAAGGAAATCTATCAACGACACGCTGCCAATTTTCATCTGCATTTGGTTCGTTATAGCTAACAAAAAATATGTCAAAGGGTAACGACCCAGGACTGTTGCCGCTGATAATTGCAATATCTAACAGTCTGTGGTTTTTAATTTCTTCACTGTTGAACTGATAATCCAACGGTAAGAGATATGCACCCTGTGTTAATGTGTTGTTGCCTGTCTTGACATCATCTAAGTTGGCATCACTGTGTTTGCTGTTTTTCCAAAAATATGGTACCAGTTTATCACAATCCCAGGGCCGCCATTGCAATATAGTATTTAGGTTGTCATCGTCGCAGTCTGATACCAACCAATACATATTAGTAAAACACAATGATTTTACTCTATGCATAGTGTCTATTAAGTCTGTATAACCGTCAAGCAATATAATATGTGGGTACTGTTGTTTTAACGAATTATACCCATCTAAATTGTCTGACAGTTTTACATATACTATATCGTACATTAAACTGCTCAATTTTGTAAATGATTTAAATTATGTTGCAGATATATGAGAAATCATATCGTAGCCAATTAGTGGTCTTGGCGGATTGATATACACACTCTTAAAAAATTTACTTTGTTGTGCATCAAAATCTGCAATGTCGATGTTTAACCCTTTTCTTAGGTCCTTACCAAACTCCATTGCTTTAGCAGCAGGATCACAGTCTTTTATCGTATCCCATTTAGACTTGAACCAATTGTAGTCATGTATCTGAGTATAATCCCAATCAGTTAAATTGCAATCGTATGCACCCTGTCTAGCACCTAAAATACTCCATATGCCGTTGGTAACGTCTGCACCTACACTGCACCAAATTAAAAGTTTGTGTAGGTTGTATACCCATATAGTTCTTGCAAAGTCCGGCGGGTTTACTCGTTTGCCGTTATTGAGGCTCATTTTGACACCTTCGCGGTATCCTGCTCTCCATGCTTGATAGGCACTGCCATTTGCCATAGTAGTACTGTACGTACCGAACACATCATGGTATTTGTGATTCCAACAGAAATCTACCTTACCAGCATCTGTACTGCTATTTTCATGGCTTTTCATGTTGTACACAAACGATTTACTCCATAATTTTAAACCGCCATTGCCATATACCAATCCGTTTATGTGATTGCGACTAGCCCAAGTCCATGCATGGTCATTCTGATAATCTTCAATTTCGATAGAAATGTCTAAAAATTTTGGATCTATGCGATTGTCACCATCAACTGTTACAAAAAAATCAGTGTCGGACGCATCTGCGCATGCAATGTGCGCAGCATCAAATCCTTTGACTCCGTGTACTCTCTTTGCCCACGGTACAACGTTTAACAGTTCTGCATATAGCATTTCTGCGTTTGGTTCATCGTAACTTAAAAATACAAAATCAAATTCAATAATATTACGCTGCATCTTGCCTCACATATACACTGTAATTTCTACTCATGTCTAATGAAATTGGTATTGGTCCTAAACCATTATTAGCTACAGCAGATGAAATGTCTACAGTTTTTACTAACCAACTTGGGTCTTCTTTAATGGTAATATAAAGTTTACCGTTTTGTACATAAGATACTACATACATGTCGTATCCGGTTTCAGTAGTCACTAATCTAATAGGACTTTCGGGTTCAGTAAATAGTAACCATTTTCGATCAAATGGTTTAAGTTCTTTCAATGACCAAAAAACTGAAATCATACTCAGTAGGTTAGACGCTATGTAAATTGCAACATATTCATTGTTTTTTTGTACAACTTTGTAATGTGAGAAATTGCTAACACCTGTGATAATGTCAGTTGCAGTTTTAGGGTCAATTTTAATCTTAGTTAGACCGCTATCTTCCGATAACTGGTTGTCAATAAAACTCACGTGTTTTATTAAACCAGTGTCTTTTTCAAACCAGGCCCAGGCATTGGTTAAATCAGGTATTAAGTTGTTGTTCATAATAGCTCAATATGTTATCGGTGACAAAAGTTTTATTGTGATAATGCAACGGGAAAAATTGCAAATGATTTCCTATTCTACATTGCAATTCTGGTGTAAAAAATACAGGAATTTTAGATTGCCAATTTTTTACATCTGCTATATTCCATCCTTGCAATTTTGGTTTCATATGTGTAAAGGTTGGAATAGATCTGCGTTTGTATAGCGTCTGATCTATATCAAAAATTTTAAGAACCAATGCAAATATCACATCTGTACTTGGGTATTTTGGTCGGTCTTCTGGCAACAGATACTGTTCAAAAAATCGTTCCCAGTTAAAATAAACAATTTTAGCGAGACTAAAGAGGTCATAACAGATTGGTGTTTTTTTGAAAAACATAAAAGCTGTGTATATATTTGGTAGGTTATTAGAAGTAAAAGTTTTTCTATAATAATCACTGTTAACAACTTCGGCCCTATAAGACAACACTTGATTGCAGAATGTAAAATCTTCTATTGCCATTTTATCCCACCATAGATTAATATCGTTGAAAAACAGCATATCTGCATCAAGTTTTACAGTTTCATCATAGGGACTCATATGAATGGTTTTCCATTCATTTTCCAATTTCCATTCGCTATTGGCAGCGTGGTCGCCCCAGGGAATTTCTACAATGTGATCAAATGCCCAGGCATACTCATCTGGCACAGTAGTACCGGGTGTAATTCCAATGCTGAGATTTTTAACCTTAGATTGACTTGCTTTTAAACTCAACGACAATGCATATGCCATTCTAACATAATCATTGTCACCACTGTTTTGCGCAATAGTAAAAAACCCTCTGGTAGGATCAGGTGTTTTATAAACAGGCATAATTTATAATCTCATCTTTGTATCGAAGTATTGCACGTTTATTCATGACATGAACGTTATTAAATGTGTTGTGCAATTTGAATTGACCGGGATCTGGTTCAGATGTTATATGGAATCTACCATTTTTAAAAGAATGTATTTCATCTACATCTAAACTTACTAGAATATAATCAATTGGAAATGGTTTAACTGAGTTGTATTCCATACAATTGTCAATCATATGTATAGCAATACTCAATGCAAAATCATTACGGAAATATCCGCATGGTTGAAAACTATACAAATAGCCGTAATATTCGTAATTTTCTTTGATAAAATTAATAAGTTCAAAGACAGATCTACTGCGTTCAGATTTTTTAAAATATATTGCTGTTGCCCAATACAGCGGTATGCTCATTTCATTGAAACGATTATTAAAACCAAATGAGTTTTTTTCATGATCCAATGTAACAGTTTTTCTATTACACATAAAATCTTCTTCACAATCCCAAACCAGGTCCATGCTAGAATCTAACATGAGATAATCTGTGTCTAATACAACAGTTTGTTCAAACGGTGTTATATTGTAGGCATTTATTCTGTTTATATTTTGGTACTTGTCTCTAAATTCGGTATAACGAGTATCTTTAAAAACTCTAATTGCGTTGTTACCATCTTTTATATCATCATAGATTACAATATCAAATGCACGTTCAATTAATTCGTCATTGGTTATTGATTTTAAATAGGTCATAGAATATTCGTTGGTAACCAATGCAACGTTGTTGTGTTTTAAATGTTTCTTGATAAGCAATGCATTGCATAGTGCCATTGATATATAATCAATGCTGGTGTTATTATACGCAAACATTAGATAACCTTTGTCCACGTTATTCTTCCTCTATGAAATCATGTAAACTGCCCACAGTGCGGCTTTTTTTAAGTTTAGTGTATTCAGTGTGGTAGAGATTAGTTGCTTCGAAATATCTATTGAATATTTCATTGTAAAATTCTTTAATGTCGGTAACAACAATGGGATTTTCGTTTGAATCGATCAATACAATACGTTCTTTGCCTTGATCGATAATAGCTTTTACAAAACATATCAATGACTGATCTATTTTAAATATACCACCATTGTTTGCATATGTAAGCATGTTAGACAAGTTGAGTTTAAGGTCTTCTTTTTTCTGAAAAAGACTTATTCTGTAGTTAGAAAACTCCAACGCTTTCTTTAATCGTTCATCCATATATACACCCGTGCGAAGTACTCACACTACAGCATGATGCATTTTTAAACAGATGTCAAATTTATAGATTAACTACAGTTGTGTAGGTAGGTGACGCTATTGTTAGTACACCGCTTGCTTTGTATTGGTCAATTTGACTAACAATGGTACCATCTACTGTATTACCATAATAAGTGTACGCAGATGAATCGTTGAATGTGACTACGAATCGAATTGTTGATCCATTGCCGCCATTAGCACCAACATAGTTTTCTCTACGAGCTTGTATAATATAGCTGATGCTAGAGTAATATGGACCGGCACCATTATGGGAAAATACCTGCTGATATGTATCAGTTAGATCATAATATCCTATAGTAGTTGGGAATCCACCCGATCCAGTATAGGTAGTAGATGTTGCACCAAATTTCACAGTACCCACTAGTATCAACAATGCTGTCCATGCAGCGTTTATAGTACTGGCTGTTCCACCTGTTCTAAATCCAGAAAAACGAATTTCCCCACTGGAGTTAAAAAAGTATCTAGCTGCGTTTTCATCTAAGAACGCAACTGTAAATTCATGCCTGATAATTGTACCCCAGGCTGTGGTACGAGTACTGGTTAATGCACTTGATACTGCCATTTGTAAAATACTGGCATTCAGTCTATTGGTATCCAAGGTACTTAACAGTGTTGCAATATCTGGTCTACCTAGTGTACCGTTTTGTGCTTCTATTAATGTAGTTGTTGAAACCGCAGGTTGTAATGTCAACGCAGAACCAGTATGCGTGTTCACAGTACTCATTGCATTGCGCAGGTTGTTCCACTGCCCCGCAGTGATTACTAGTCCAGTTGATGTAGGTGATACGTTAGTAGAAGTTTGTCCATAACCTCTGTCACCATATCCAACACCAATCAGTGCAGAAATTTTATTCTGTGCAGCAGCACTACTGGCATATGCAGTATTAACAGCAGTGTTACCAACAAAACTGTTGTAATCTGATGCCTGTGCTATACTACCAACGGAATAAGTCATATTACGAACGTCCTATAACAATCTCAACTAATTCGATACCATCAGTAGTTTTTGCTTCTAATGACCTGCCTAAAATAGATAGCGAAGGTTCATTACCATGTGCTGCTCGAGCAACACCAGGTATACTACTTGCTACTAAACGTTGACCTTTGCCTACAGGTCCTAGCACTTTACAAGGTGTTCTACCCAACAGTGCAACAAGTGGATGTGTTTTGTCGTTGCCTGCTTTATCGTTCATCTTTAATGCAGGTTTATCAGATATTACGCCAAATACATTAACGTCGCAGTCAATTGTAGATTTGGTAATTTCTTTTTCGCCGCCTATGACAACAACATCGCCTACTTCTAAAACAGCATCAGATTCATAACGTTCTGCAACGTCTGCATATCTAGCAGATGTTGCAACACCGTAGAACACATCTGCATACATGCCACCAGTAGTTGATACAACATTGCCTGTAACAGTTAAATTACCGGCCACTGATGCATTGTACAGCATCTCAGTTGAACCATCACTGTTGAGGTTAAGCACTGTTGTTATTGAACCGTTTTTCTGCACAGCAAATTGCAAAGTGCTTTGTTCATTGCCGCCAGTTGGACTTACAATTTTATTTTTTATGCGACCGTATACAATTTCACTATTGGAAGAATTGTTACCGCTGAAAACTATTCTACCAATATCATCATTGGCTGCGGGCGAAGGACTATTTCTAAACAGCGCAACGTCTGGACCAGCAGCACCTGTAGCTTCTTCAGATTGTGCAATTAAAGTATTAGCTACAACATCACTGAATTTAAATGTAGGTGATCCTAAAGAATACGTACCGTCGGCAGCCGGTAAATTGTTTTGGTTATCTTTGAAAACACTATTCCAAGTGCTGCCTGTATAGAGTTTTAAGCTACTGCTACCAGTGTCATACCAAAACATCCCTTGCATTGCAGGAGTAGGTGTTACTGCACCTGCAAAATTTTGCATCACCCAAAGAATGTCTTGCATTACGGGTGCGCCGTAGTTACTATATCCCTTACCAGGGAATGCTATTGGTGCCGCAGAAGTGTTAAGCGTGCCATCTGCCACGGTCGCCAACAAAGTTCCGTTAAATTGATATATGTTAGTTGCCATGTTGTTTACCTGTGAAATATGCTGGCATATTTAATCCCTTCTTACACTGTTTGAATACGTATTGTATAAACTACTTGAATTTGTCTATTTAGACTTTTTTGTACAGGACTGAATATAACGTGACTTAATAGTCGTCCTGTATTCGGGCCATTAGAACTGTAAGCCTTTAGACCTAATTCATTGAATACGTAATCTCCAGATAAATTTGTTGCAGTATCAAATGCATCTTGTCCAGATGGTTCGGATAATCCAAGGGTACAAGTTACTATTACATCAGTAAATGTAGCGCCATCGATGTGAGAAACGCTAATATAATTCTGTGCCGGGTCTACGTCCAATGGACTTTGATCGTCAACAACTTTATAATAGGTTTGATTGTATAACTCTGCTGTTTGTCCTACTACGTTAGGAGGTAGATATGTTATAGTACCAGTTTCGCTAACTTGAGCGCCACCGTTACCAAAACACATTTCCTGTATCCAACTATCAGGTCTGTTTGCAATAGTTCTTGCTAAACTGATACTGAAATTTTCGTAGTTGATAGCATTAAACTTGTCTACTAATATTTCATTTGTAGACAAGTCTTTAATCAGGACATGTCCTGTAATCCATTGATCTGACGAATCTATCATTGCCATGTATTAAGACCTCACATTCACAATAACTTCGCCCGTGTCCAAATCTTTGATTTGAACAAAGCCATACACCATGACAGTGCCATCTTCGTCAGGTAACGGTTTATTAGCTGTTTCATCTGGTACATTTTGTTTATCTATCATGAGTTATTTAGTTCCTTGTACCAGAGTTCTCTAATAGGAAGTTTGCCATAGCTGTTTTATTGTATTGCAAACCATTTGGTGCAGGTTGCCATCCGTATCCGCCTGGTATTTCTACGTCATACCCGCCATCCAATACAGTCGAATTTACTGGATGGCTAACAAAACTAGTGATTTTTGCTTCTAATGTAGGAGCACACAGTCTAACGTTTCTCCAACCAGATGGTGGTGCAGTTTCAAATTTAACATATCTGCCAGCTGGATATCCGTCGGGATTAATCACAATACTGTATGTACCTATATCAGAATCGACAGTAACGTCCACTTGTATTGCATTTCCTACATAAACTACTTCGGGTCCGCCTAATGGCTGTGTACCTTCCGCTGTTGCAAAGTATGTGGTCTGACCATCGCCATCGTAAAATATCGTGTTATACAATGTGCTTACATTACCACTTGGTGTGTTGTACGTACCGCGCTGTAATGTTTTTAAGAATGCACGATTTGGATATTCAATAGTAGGTGCATAGTCAACTGTCCAGAATGCAATTCGTTCGTTGTTGATCCACACTGCACCAGGTTGAGATTCAGTTGGCATGCTCAATACTGTATAGTCCGATACTTCTATTGCATCAGCTAGCACAGACATATTTGATAGCAGTACGGTGCTTCTAGCATTGTTAATTGCAATGCTGTTGACGGTTGTATTGCCAGTATTCACGGTTCTGAATGCGGTTGCAACCTTCTGTGGCATACCACTCATGTATTGTACATAAACGGTGTCGCTTGAACTATGTGCAATATTGTCACCAAATATAATTACACCGTCGCCTGCAAATTCAGCATTCCAACCATATGTGTCCCAAGGTGTTACGTCCCAACCAGATATACCATCTGTTATTTCATATCTATAGTCGTACATTAGGGTTTGTATCGTGTTGTTAACCCAGACCATCAAGGCATTGTCGTTCCACGGTCTATCTGCTAATAGATATGTACCGGGCGCATTGCCAGGTACTATAGGATACATAGGACCAGCAAAAGTCTGTGTTCTAAACTTATAACTAGTATCTTCGCTGTAAGTTACTATTTTAAGTTCGTCGCCGTTCACAAACGGTACAGTTGTTGCCAATCGTATAAAGTTACCTTCTATAGTATAATCATATGGATATGTTGGGTCTGTTACTAGAAGCACAACAATTGCACCTGCTGTTGGTGCAACATAGAATATTACCTTATTACCAGAAATTGTGTATTCTGTGTTCTCTGTTAACAGATAACCATTGAGCCATACTTGCAAATATGCAGTATTAGATGGCATGTATGTTGCAGTGTATTCGTTTACATATCCGTTTGCTTTAAACAGGTCGCTGTATGGTGCAGTTAATTCATTACCATTCAGTGTTACTGTAGTGCTCAAGTATGGAGGTGTTGTACTGTATGGCAAACTAGACAATGCATAAGCATAAATGCCAGTTTGTAAAATAACTGTCTGGTCATTTACAACACTGAAATTGTTACTTGTAAACAATGTGATGCTAACAATACTGTTTGCAGGCGGTACGTTTATTACTGTTATGTCACGACCGTTTGCATTTACAAAGTTAGTTACCACACCGTCAACTGTTACCAGTAACATACTAGTGTCGTTGTTTGGAACAGGGAAATCTATTTCAAATTGATTTACCGAACCATTTGCTTTGAACACATTTTGGCATCGTACAAATGTATACAACGAAGAGAATGTTGCATCTACACCGTTACCAGTTGTAGTCAATTGTTGAATTGGTGTTTCCGGATGATTTATATAAAGACCAGTGTTAACGCTTGATACACTTTCAATACCCCAAAGTATATCAATTACTGCACCGGTTCCGTTACCGGAAGTGCGCCATACGTTTGATAACGGTGTATATTGATATTCACCAGATTGAGTAATCTCCACAGTTGTTATTGCGCCATTGGTTGCAACACCTGTAACAGTTAATTCTACAGCATAGGTTTTTGCTGTTGCAAAATCGTCTTCTAATATCAGAACATCGCCAACTGCATAACCGTTACCACTGCTTACAATTTCTAATTGCGATGCCATTACAGCAGTTACTTGTACAGATGCAAAATTATAATCTACAACGTTGCCGCCTGCAAATGTAACAATATCACCAGTAGCATAGCCTATACCGTTGTTAACAACTATTGGATTGTAAATTCCGGTTCCAGTACCACCGGAGGATATAGTCATTATCTGTAGTGATGTACCAGTTGGCGGTAGTAAGAACACCACACGGTTACTTTCCCAATTGATAATGTAATCATTTGCTAAACCGTATGTTAACACCACACCGTCTTTTTGTACAATAACACTGCTGGTATTCATAGGACGTAGGCCCATATCAAATTGGTCCTGTAAACCATTCAACTGGTACACTCTCATGTAAATGACTGGTGCACCACCTGCAGGCTCTGTGTAGGTGTCCATTCTGATATTTTCTAGAATATTTGTAGTGTAGAGTTCCTCAGCATGATCTTCTGCAATATATGGTTGTACAAATTGATTGCCATCTGTAATGATATCAAGCGAACCAGTAGGTGCTTCAATAAATGTAGTACCAACATACAGTACATACACATTAGGTGAAGCATTACTGCTTGGTGGATTTCTAAATACCAGTGTGTTACTGCCCCATACAGGTTTAACAATAGCACCTGTACCACTACCATAGTAATATGGTCTGTAAATCAATGGCAGTTCTGTACCAGTGAATATGTCATATTGACCTTTAGTGTCAATAGATACTGAAACGATTGCACCATTGACATCAACTTCAGTTACTGTAACACAGGTAGGTGAATTGTATGGTTCGAAATCAAGTTGTAGCTTGTCTCCTACACTATACAGAGAACCACCTTGTACTATTAACATAGATGTAACGTGGTTTGGTATTATCCAATCCACACCATAGTCTCGCAGTACCTGATCCGACCATACTACAACACTTGCTGGGTCCTGTGGTATTCTCGATAGCTTGAACGACACTTTGGTACCTGTGCCGTAGTAGTAATCATATTGAGGCGCAACACCACCTTCAATGATTAAATCAAGATAGTTGTCAAAACTGCGTTGGTCTGCTTGCCAACCAGTTATCGAATCCCATGGTGCAAGATCCCAGCCTGGTCTGAATCTAAAACCTATACTGTCAATGATGATGCCTCTGTAATCACTATTAGTGATCAAGTTTGGATCATCTTTTCTTATCATATCCGGACCAGGTGCATAGTATTCTTGAATACGAGTCCAGGCACCCCAATCAATCAATTCTGGGTTCAATGCACCAGATTCAAGCTGCCAACCAACAGAGGCCCAAGGTTTAGTATCCCAGCCTTCTGGGAATGAAGCTACTCGGTCAAATATCAATTTGGTTTTTAGTGTACGTATAAGCTGCGGATTTGTAAGATAATTGTTTTGCCAGTCTACATTGCTATATGCAATGTTTGTTGAGACTGATACGTTTGCAGGATTATCAAAATCGGTAGAATGTACATAGGCATTGTCTTGCCAAGTGCGACCTGTAACAAAATCGCGCACCTTGGCATGGTATGGTTTGACTTCATTGATGTAGGCCAACAACGAACTTGTACTATCTGGCTTATAAAGAGTACTTGTACTTAGAGGTATATTGAAACCTTTAAGGACAATGTAACTGGTTTTGATTATCCAATCAACAAATCCTTGCTCTACCAACACATAGTTTATCATAGTAAAGAATAGATTGTTAAGTGGTGCGCTGCCAGATGAGTTATGAGGATCAATGTCTTCGAACACTGAATATCTCAAACCGTCAATGATGTAACCAAATTCTATATATGGATAGATGTCAAATGTAACACTGTCAAACGGTGTAGTATCCCACATCATAGTGTTGATAGTGCCGTTGTAGATGCCATCATTGATTTGAATTGTACCATCTTGGTAACCAACAGTTACCCACCCATTAATGCCGTCAAAACTACCCCAGCGATATATAGCCCAACGGCCATCACCAATGTTGAGTACTTTAACCGTGATGTTTTGCATTCCAGCATAGGTAATTCTGCTTGCCAAGTCGGGTACTGTATATGTAGGAATAGTGTTAGCAGTTACACCAGATCCTGGCATATACCAGTCAACAAACGACCAGTAGTTCGGAGTGTTGTATTCTTGTACACGAATCGCAGTCCACAGATAGTTACCGCCATTGTATGAATATTCATACAGTATCCAAAGATTTGCAGTATCTGCGCCGCCAAGTACCAACACTGTGCTACCATCACTGATAGTACCGCCTAGTGCATTTCTACTGCTGATTGTACCTACAGTGTAATCTGCCTCAGGTGGTGGTTCAGCAGCGTAGAAATAATCAACCCAGGTGCTGCGGTTTGAATCTGGTACTAGCAATATATCAAGAAGCAACTGGTTTGCTTTGGTAACATATGTTGCAGCAGCAGCAGTACGGTCTTTAAACCAACTTTGTCTTGGACGTATAAGTGTACCATATCTCATCAAATCACTGAGATATGGATCTGGTACAATATTACTGAGACCATCTTTACCAGTTAAACTGTTTTTCAGTTTAGTCCAATAATAGTCAGCAGGCATGCTAGTGGGATCATTTTCTCTTACCAGATCCCACTCTTTAAAGTCCACTTGCTCGTTTGCTTTATGTGTATAGAGCAAACTAAGAACTGTACTATCGGCAACCAGCATGCTACCGACATTTGCAACTATTATGTTTCTATCATCTATAGCAGCATACCACGGAACCCCATATGCAGTTGGATCAGCTATAAGGTTTGATATTTCTATGGTAGTTACGGCTCTTCCGGGTGGGAATGGTATTGTGTATGCATTTTTTACCCAGAAGTAATAGTAGGTAGTAGGAGTACCAGCAGCAGTGTATGTTGTTGCAGTAGTCCATGCTGGATTATCTGCATTAAGAACTGTGCCACTTGGAGTATAGTCTATACCATATTGATTAAAATTTGATCCATTTTTTACAAATTCTGCCCATTTAGTTGGAAGCACTGGACTTTGCACCCATTCGTACACATCTACGGTTGTGTCAGTTGCAATTTCTCCCCAATGCTGCCAACGATATGCAGTATCACCTATTTCATAATCATAATAGCGAACAGCATTTAGATCCCACCATGTTTGGCCAACATGTTCTGGACCCCATGCTCTTGAAGAGTTTATAGGATACAGCATTGGATCACCATCTGTGTATGATGCTGGATCATATAGAGATGAAAAGTTTATATTATTTCTTGCTTGCTTAGGTATAAAGCCTTTGGCTGGATCATAGTATTCTAAATCACCATAGACGTTTAATTGATTTTTATTGTATAGTTTAGCTTGAAGCATCAATGCCGCATCAACTTTTGGTTGTTCAAGTCGCTTAGGCATCCATGCATTGTTTACATACTCATAAACTGCCCAACCTTGCAGACCAATATTTGTCTTGTCGACCCAGGCTAGATCACCTTGCTTCCATCCACCAAACGGTGGATATGCATCTCTAGCAGCAGTGTCGTCAAAACGCACTTTTTTATATGCATAATATTCACCACCAGATCCAACTGTGAATGTAGTAGTGTCAACTGTAAAGCTATTACCATCGCCTATGATGTTACCAACAGTCCATGTACCTTCCAACGCATTGACGTTGCTTATACCTGTCAATACTACAATATCGCCCGGCGACACACCTACATTACCGCTTGCGTTGATAACAGTAGATTGACCGGACAATATAATCGGTGATGTGTTGACAATGTTTACATTGGCTTTTGAATATTGCCACACTGTCCAACTGTTTTGATCATCAACAAATTGCCATATGGTGTCGCCGTCTTTAAGTCTGACATTGGACTCTAATTGTGTACTATACAAACTGGTAAGAGCAGCAGTGTTTGTTACTGTGTAGTCAGTTTCTCCGATTAAAACGTAACCAGTAGTTGGATAGTCATTGTCTCGGTATTCGTCATTTTGTGGTCGTGTAGGGAATAACGGATTGGTTACACTACTATAACTCTGCGGCGGTACTACAATTCTTGGATCATTAGGTATAAGCACTATGATACCATCAAGGTCTCTATCAGTTCCTTGAGTACCGTACACTGTTATCTGTTGCGGGTCATTGACATATAGCGACTGTGGTATGATAAAATCAATACCAATGTTAAGAGCAGTGTCACCAAATCTTGCAATACGTAACGCATATTCTTCATAATACACAAAGTCACTTGTGACAGGTATTACACTGTCATTACGTAGTATTTTGTCAATGGCACCTCGTGTACCTTTTTGTCTAATAAACCCTTGATAGAATTGAAACTCAGTGCTATCTTCTAATAATAGATTTTGTAGGTATCCTCTTTGCTGGTAACCTATGAGATGTTTGCTTATTTCTGATATAGGCTGATTATCAATAACTGCAAGACTTGTGCTTGCTTGTACCAAATTACCAGATACCGGATCAAACGTAACATAGTTTTTAGGTTGTTCTATGTTGAAGTATTTTCTGAAATCGTTAGCAGTTTTTTCAAAGTTAGCAACTAGATTCCACTGGTTATCTGTACCATTTTGGTACAAGAAATATCCGGGTGCATCTACTCGGCCGTTCCAATCATTGGTACGATATGCATAGAGTTTTAATCTCGGTTGCGCTTGATTATATAATGGATCGTAAATTATATCTCCAAACGCTGTCTGATTGTCTATGACAACAATACTTTCTAGCGTGGTTGCAAACAGTCGTATTCCATAGATGCTTTGTATGTTTGTTGTAGCAACTACAATTTCATCATCGTATCGCAATACTTCTACGTTTTGACCTTGTATAGGACTACCAGTTTTATCTAGCAGCGGATATGTACCGCCAACAATACCGTTGACAAACTGTATATTGCCAAAACGTTGTAGGAATTTTACACGATTAGCAAGCGGACTGAGTGCAATAAAATTGCCATTTGCCCAGTTACCTTGACTCCAGAACAGGAATTCTTTAGCACTTTGTTGCCAATCATATACATAGTTTCCGTCGTTATTATATGTGTCAAATACCCAACCTTCTAGCTCTTGGAAACGCTGTAAACCAATTAAGAAGTCAAAAACTTCTTGTTTAGTACCAAACACATAACCATATGGTATCTGTTGAACAGTGTCAACACCCTGTTTAAACCATACTACACGTTCGTTGCCTACAACAACATAGCTCTTTGGCCCAAACGCATTGCTTGGTATGATTTCAAAATACTGCTTAACACCGTCGTATCCTACAACACGATAACCATTTTTTAACTGTGTAATGATTACACCAGTGTAGAACGCTGTTTTAATGCTGGAACTTTTATACAGATATGTTTTTACGTTTTCTGCTGGTACTATCTGACTCTTATAACCAATTTGACCAAAACTATCAGCAGTTAAGTAAAGATTACTACTGACAAAACTGCCCATTTGGTGAGCAAGTTGTACATTAGTACCTCTTATAATATTACCGAAATATTGAGTTACACTGAGATTTCTATTAACAAGGTACTCGCTTATCCAGTGTTGAACACCACAACTACCAAAGTAGCTTAACGTACTTTCGTTTGGTATATGTATGTTACCGCCTATTGCTAACGGATTTTCTCTGTGTACATAAAATTCTCCGTTTGGTCGACGGTTGTTGGTATCAATGTAAACCCACTGTCCAGTAGGTTGATCACCAAACACTAATTTACTGCGTATTGTGTCCCAGTTGTATTCGATGAACTGTGCAGGTTTCATCAAGTAACTGTATTCTGCTATAGAGAAATTATAGTCGTTGCTGTATATCCATACAGATTCTACCGGAGACCCATCCCCAAATACCCACTCAGCTTGTGCTTGTTGACTGCTAGGCAAACTTGTTACTGTGCCTGCTGCAAGCGGCGGCAATAGATTTCCTTGGTTGTCAACTGGTATACATGACATAAGACCAGGTCTTGCCCAAGTAGGATGGTAACCTGCTCTTGGTCCTTGTCTTATATAGCCATCTCTTAGGTCTTCCCACATAACTGCGTTGCCTGCGGTGTAAGGTGCTGCACCGTATTCAACTGTCCACCAATCTGGTTCTTGTGTGAAACCTAACATTTCCCAAGGATGTGTATGTGGTCTGTCTGTGTCGTAGAACCAGCGATAAATTCCCTGATAATATCCAGGCACAGGCAGTCCATCTTTATCTGCACTGTTATGGTAGTTCCAGGTGAATGGATCATTTGCGTCGTAGGTAGTGTTTGCTCGATAATCAACTTGATTGGTAATTACCCACTTATCAAACATAGGAGACAGGATTTGTTTAAATTCGTCTACTGTGTAATCACCTTGACGCCATTTTCCAGGTGTGTATTCTCTGATATCCAATGCAAGTGTTGCCTGCGGATTTCTATATCTTGATGGTAAGTTAAAATACAGATCTATTTCAAACTGCAACCATGCTGCTGCAACAGGATTGGTCAACAGTGCAGGACTAATTGTACTAGCCAAGCCATTTGCAATACCGCCCAATGGTAAGCCATCTTTTGCCATTACAATTCTTGCACCATCATGGCATTGTATTACTAGATTGTCACGGTCGTAATAAACAGTTGGAAGATATGCAGGAGCACAACCCAGACGAGTAGCTGTTGGAGGTACATATGTAGGATCAGTACTCTTAACATCGCAGTACGCACCCTGTGTTGTACTTGGTCCACTATTAGCAAATGCACTAGCAGGAGTTTTGCCAAGGTTAATTTGTTTAAGCGCAACACTTACCCAGTCGCTAGGCGATTGATTAAGAGTATAACCGTTAGAATACAAATTGAACAGTGCAGATATAAATCTGTTGTAAAAACGCAAATACTCTCGCTGAGTAAATTGCATTGCAAGCATAGGGTCGGTATCGCTCTGTACTGTGTTAATACCAACTGTTACGTTTCCGCTACTCAGTATCATTGGTTTTAGCATCGGCGCTCTGTGTTGCAATATACTAAAACCAAGGCTTCTAATTCTGGCAGTGTCTCGCCAGTTGTTGTTACCAATAGCCGATCCTTCGAACCCAGGCTGGTTGGCAATAATTTCTTCAAATTGTGATATGTATTGACTCTGTGCAATACTGCTTATCTGTAGGTTATCTGGGTTAGCAGTGAGATTCAAAGGCAATTCATAATAGCCAAGACTACCTTCTGGAACACCTTTACTCCAACTACGAATTACTATTCTATCGCCAGAGACAGCATCTTGTGCTAGTGTAACTACTCTTCCATTTACAGTGTATTCAACTCCATTTTTTAATAAAGTTGCTGTTTCATTTCTAATAAGAGTTACATAAATGCTTGGCAATATACCAGGATTAGGATCTGGCTTTTGATCTATAGTAAATGATGAAGTTGGTGTAACTACAGAAAAGTCGTTGACAATGTACTGTCTACTTAGAGTAGGTGCCTTGTACCACGAGTTATCATAGGATTCTACACCATTATCTCTAGTCAAATAATAGTAGTATCCATTGATCTCTGTTATCACAGTGTTATTTTGATAAGTGTATATTTGAGAAACCATTGCATTGTTGAATACATAGTTTCCGTATTGATTGGTTTTTGGTCTGAACCCCAATTCACTGTCAACAGAGGCATACTGGTCTGTTGCATAGGTGAATATTGTGTTGCCTGCAAACGTACTACCTGGGTATATACTAGGATCATCTAGTCTATTACCATCACTGTCATACAGCACAAACAATGGTGGTACATATGGTATACGCTGTTGAGCCAGTATCCAAGCAGTGCCATTATACCAAAGTTGTTTGTTGCCAAATGTAACACCAGATGTGCAAAGCACAGTGTCGCCATTTAACGGTATTGAACCAATTTGAGTTAGCGATATTACACCGTAGGTATCAATGCCAGTTACTTCAAATACAAAACCGTTAGTAGTGATGCTAGGATTGTCTGTTACTAGAATAGTATCTCCATCTTGCAATAGGACATTGTCTATTTTAACAGAAGTTTTACCAACTATGTTGTTTATATCAGTACCGTCAAGTTGTACAAGATTGTTGCCAACAACTTCATACACGTTTGATGCAGTAGAAACCACTGTCACAGCCGGCCGACCATTCCACCCACTGTTATACAGTTGTAATGTTGCATCAAATTCTATAATTGGTCTAGCTGCACGGAATTGAAAACTGTTGCTTATAACTGTTTTCGAAATCACAAACACATCTTCGTGATACCAACAATTGTTTGAACTCCATGTATTAGTCGGATGTTCAGCTACTGCAATTGTTGTGTAGTCTTTTATTTCTGCTAATTCGCTGTTAACAGGCGGAGGTGTTATCAGTTGTATTGATCGTCCGACATTGTTGATGTACAATGGTTTGTTATTGTAATTTACAGATACATCATCAACAAATTCAACAATGAGACCTGTTGTAAATTTAAGTGTACCTTCTACAATTTCACCAGTGCTGGTAAGTTGGTAAACACCCGTGTATGTGTATGAAGTTTTACCTAAAACGTTAGCAGCTACATCTGTTTGAGATAGTAACTTTATAGGAGCCGGACCACTTGGTGCCCAGTAATATTTGGTATAGTTTAGTATCTTGTCGAGATCAATCGGCGGAGACCAACTGTAATATTCTTGATCAAACAATCTACTGTGGTTCTGTGTATTTGCACCGTGAAACTTTAAAACGTTTACAAAATCATCATAAAACATTACGTTAGTTAAAGATCCACTGCTTGGATTTTTACTAACTGCGGTAGCAGGTAATTGATAATCTATTCTACTTTTAGTAGGTTCGCCTACATAAAAATCAGTAGCAGGATCGTAATAAGAAGGTTTACTTCCTATATAAGCACTGACAAATTCTACACTTTCTGGTTGGAAAAGATGATCAACGGTTGCTGCAAAAAACTTTGTCAGCGTCTCGGTTTGGTTAACCGGTGGTAATAATTTAATAGGGCGACGACGTTCAACCATTTGACAATCCTAATTGTGCTTCAGTAAGGCTTTGTACTATAACTATGTTATTAACTGTTGCGCTGCTAATAAAAATTTCATTAGGCTGCGCAGTAATTTCAAATAAATCACCAAATCTTGCTCTACCGTTAACAGGTACAGGTACAATACTTGCTACGATTGTAGCAAGATTTACTTGAATGTATGTTGCCATTTCAGTAAAGAAGAAGCTTTGACCAAAATCCCAGTTTCCTATAGCAAAGTACGAATCAATTTGTGACTTAACTAGACTTTTTACTTCGTTATCACTATATGTGGTTCCTGGTACTTTAACTACTTTGAATGTGACTTGATACTCTGGATCTGCCTGTGAACCAAACAGTATTTTATATGTCACAGGATGCCATATGATTTGATCAGTCATCATTTTGTATTGTTCAAAATAGCTAAACAGACCTTTTAATTCTTCTGTAGTCGGAGGCAATGGTTTAACAGATTCGCTACCACCCACACTGATCCAGTTTCTAAGATCTGCATTGTATGTTGCAGTGAGAACATAGATGTCTATTATGTTCATCAGTGCAGGATTTATGCGCTGATTATAAGACGCATAGTGTTTCCACATGTAGTCTATGTCAGATCTACCTATTCTAACTTTGTATTCGGATGTGACATTGACTAAACTACCGTTGCGATATTGATAGAACAAGCTACCACTGATAACGTATGCAACTTCCCCTTCTACCCAATCTCCTGCTGGAGGTTGTGGTACAGAGATCTGTGTTGCGTATATTCTGCTTTCTGGTATATTAATTGGTTGGTAATATTGATAACCTTCAGAACTAGTATATCGTACCCAGAACACATACTTAGACGGCGGTGTTACGTCTGGGTTAACAATTGTTACAAATTCGTCAGGATCGTCTGGTAACGGGTAGTTTCTATCTCTCCAGAATGTTACTCGCACACTAGCTGGATTTGAATACCCATCCGGATAAGTTTCTTGACCATAAATTTGCCATAGGTAATCTTTACCTAATGCGGGTGCTGGTGCAGGTGGTAACGGAGCACTGTTTACGCCAAGTACGTTGATGTAGTCGAATTTAGGTTTACCGGAAACTTGATCAATAACGTTGGTAGTATTTGATACGTAAAAACGAGTTTCACTTACACTTTCAAATACATAACGTTCTGCACGTTGTTGAATTACCCAACTTGTTGTGTTGTATATTACTTTAATCAACCAACTCGCATCTAGATTTGTGTTGCTAGTATCTTGTGCAAATGCCAAGCTAAAAGTAGAATCAGTGCTTAAATTACTGTTTGTGATAACATACCAACGTTTAGCTAACTGATCATAGCCTATACCAAAGGTCTGTTTACTATTCATTGCCGCAGCAATTTCACTGATTTCTGTAGAAGTAAAGGTTGTTTCAAATGCTGCACATATACTACTTACTACAGAACCCGATGCCGGTGCAGCAGATGTAGTTACTGCGCCAAGTTGCGTTATTAACACACCTGTGTTGTTTATACCAGTGCCATCACCGACTACTTTAAGTATACTGTTCCACTGCGATGTAGTGTTATCGGTGAAATAAATCAAGCAGCCTTCTGTAATATAAGATTCACCTGTACCTGCTACTGCATAATCGCCGAGTCTAACAGCGTATTTGTTTTGGTCACTTACTAAACTGAACCAACCAGTACTGCTTCCTGTTATAACTGTCTGCCTATTCCATTGAATAGGTGCAGTAGTAGTGTATCTTGGAAAACGCTCATAGTAAAAATTTTGCAATTCGGCTGCCATTGCATCGTAACTGCTGCTACCACCGTTGACCATTGGTTGTATCTTGTTAATAACAATGTCTTGATTTGGCTGTCCTATGACAATTGCAACTTCTTGGCGATTTAAATCATATTCTTCATAGAGAATACCATCGTTGGCAAACACATTGAGATTTTGGTATGTACCAGTTGGATCATTGATATCTATATAACGACTTTGTCCGCTATAGGTTCTGTTAACAGCTTTGACTTTTAGTGCCTGACTGCTTTGCAGCGGGAACAAATTGTAATCTTCGCCGTTTACCATACGGTCTTGTGTATAATAAACCTGCTCAGCATTTAACGCAATTTGTGCATTGGTTTGCGCAGATTGACTGTTTGCAACTGTGTACTGCAATGAAGTATTGAACGCAACACTGTATGTGTTATTGAGGTTGTCAGTGTATGCAAAGTTGAACTTGATATTAGACATATCAGTCGGTCTGATCTGATATTGCAAGTTGTTACTAACACGATACCAAGTGCGTAGCAGGCCAGTTGGCACGTTGCCGAAATTACCGTCAGCGAATCGCAAACTGATTTGATCTGCACCACCGTTGTCTCTGGTTATAACAGAGTAGATGTTTCTTATACTTTTATCCAAACTGTTGTAGATAACGTTAAATCCGTTAACACTGGGAACCTGTGTCCAGTCGGTAGTGACCAATCCTGCTGTATTGATATTTTGTACCCATACATCAGTTTGGTTGATATTATCAACGTTTATGTCAATGATTCTATTTGATATAGGCAATTCTAAAAGGTAATCACTGTAGTTCATTGTACCTTGTTTAAAGAACAAGAAGAATCCAGTGTTTGCACTACCGCTGCCATTGCCATCGTTTCTATAGATAACATACCAACTGTTAATTGGATTTGGTGCTCGTTCGTAAAAGTAACCTGTACTACCTAGTGTGGTGTTTGTTATTTCGTTTGCATTGTAAAAATCTGGGTTAGCTAATTCAAAATTCATTGAATTGCCACCAACTACAGCTTGGAACGGCAACACACTAGTTGGTATTGCTACGTTGTTCAGTGCATACAGTTCAGTTGGTATACCATTAACAGTGCCACTTTTAGAAGGGTTGCCAAAGTAGTTTGTGTTATTCAATGCTGCGTTTAAAACCAGTATGAATTGTTCTTGCCAGTCTGGATTGTTTTGGTCATTCCAATTTATAGGTGTGTTTTGTAAGTTAACACCATTGGCATCATACACTGGCTGGTTACTTATAATCTGTGTTATCTTGAGCAAGCCTGTAGCCGGTATACAACGCTGAGGTTGATAACTCAACATACGAGATAATCTAAAAATACTTTCTCTACGCTGTGCAGTATCTAAAAAGTTTTCTCTAGTGTTGAGGTCCATTCTCAACGCTAAACTCTGTCCAAGATATGCCAATAGATCTATAATTGATACAAATTCACTTGATTCGATCCAGTCATTGAAATCTTCTGGATAATTCAAACGAATGTATTCTACCATTGCATTGCGAATGGTATTAAAGTCGTATGCATTAAAGTTTACTTGCGTGAATGCGGTATAGATTACTTGCCAATCTTCTGCTGCAAATAATTGTTTTTGTCGTTGCTGTTGACTTACTGCCATTTTATTCCCCTATCACGCCATCGAAACCGCTCTGCGGTCAAATTCAATGCTAAATGTATCCATCACATTGTATGGTTGGTATAATAGTTCCATTTGTACCACCAAACCCTGATTGAATTCGTTTACAGTTATGCTTTGTAAAATCAAACGGCTATCAGACATCACTACTTTAGTACATTCTGCTACAACTGCATCCTTTACAGCTTCGTCAAATGGTTCAAATAGCAAATTCCACACTGCACAGCCATAGGTTGGCATCATGACACGTTGTCCCGGTATAGTATTAAAATGATTATATAAATCTCTTTTAATCAATGGGATATCTGCAAACTGTTGTTGTTTGCTGTTAGTATCTAATGTGCTGTAACCAACGAAGATTTTTGACTGTTGTAAAATTGCCATGTGCGGATGTACCAGATCTATCTAAGCTATATTTAGTTGATAAAAATCTGGCTGGTTTTTAAACCTTTTAACATCTGCACATATTATTATGAATATCTTCCAGTTGCTGGATCTATAGTACCACCATTGCTGAAATTTGCGTATTCTCGCTGGCGTCTATTGAACAATGCTTGGTTAAATTGTCCCTTAACGGTGTTGTGACTTAGCCATTCTCTACTGACATTGTAGTCACCTGCGTTCAATTTACTAAACACGTCTCTAGACCAGCCGCAGTTATATACAAGAGAGAACAACATGTCGAATTGTGTTTGGCTAATAGGCACTTTGACTTTTCTGATATAGTTCTCACGTTCTACTGCATCTGTTCTGAACAGTGCATCAATTTCAGCATCTGTTAACGGTCCTTGGTTGAGAGGTCTGTTTTGTCCTTGAATTCGCACATAGTTACCAGCAACTTCATCTGGTAACAGCAAGTGACCGTAGCCTATTGTAGGTTTACCGCCTACATCAAGATACACTTCGCGTTCCTTGCCTTCTTCACCTACTATGAAGTATACGCCCGCTGGACTCAATGACAATGTACTTGCTGCAACCTGTGTACCATCTGGCGGTCCTCTGTATTCGTATTGTGGAATACCTTTTGAATCATACCCTGTACCTGCATAAAAACCAGGCGCACTGGTAGTATTAGGTGTACCCAGCAAGTCAAGTGGTCTTTCTGCACCAGAAGTTGCTGCACCAGATGGTATCGACCTACCACTTTGATCAACCACTGGACCAATTTCAACGTAGCCGTTTGTACCTCTAGTGCTACCACCGTGACCGGCATAGGGTTCGTGATATGGTAATGCACTGAGAATAGTGTTACGCATTACAAATCTAAACTGTCCAGGACCCAACACATCATTATCTTGCAAGAACCCATCAATTGGTTGTTTTGCAAGTGGCGCAGCTAAAGCACCAGCAGCACTCGGTCCGTTTATATCGACTTTTGCACCTTGTAATATCATATTGGCAGTTGTGCCAAGACTCATTACACCGTTGCTTTGCATAGTCATGTAACCACCTGCACCTTGGTCATAGCTACCATAACTATAGTCGAACATATTGCCTTTTGCACTTCTAGCAGTTCTACCATCGCTGGTTTGATACATATCTCCGTTGGCATAGAGATGCATGTCTCTAGCAGAGTTTATCATAATCATACCACCATCTGTACTGTTGTAATTGGTAGTAGGCTGTTCAGAATTGTCTGTTGGATTTTGTAATGTACCTGTGATTACACTGGAATTACTAGCATTTGATTGGTTCCCAGGTGGGAAAGATACATTGAGATATGTAAAGTCGCCGTCAACTGTAACACTTGATAGTGTTACACCTGTCGTAGGGTTGTTTAATGCTGCTGTGCTATTTGTATTAGGTGTGTTGCTAGGAGGCTTAAGTTGAGTAGATATAGTTTCATTAACGTTAGACGCAGTTTCTGTATAATTCTTTGGAGTTACACCGTCTGTACTTGCACCAATGTCTACAACGTTATCGCCTTTACCTCTAGCAAAGCCGTACACTACATCTCGTTTAACAGAATCTTTTGGAAGTATCCATGTGTAATTCTGGGCATTCAAAATCGAACGTATGTTTGTTAAGTTAGAAGTAAGTTGTCCTCTGCCTTCATTTGTAGTAACAGTGTCGTAACTACCTGCACTAACCACTGCCCATTGTGCGTTTGATACAGAACTGTTGTTTTTAATAGCAGAAAGTATAGCAGATGCAGTTGCACCAACTGATGCACTGGTTACAACACCTTCTCTGAGTTTTGCCAGTTCTGGGCCTGTACCTAATGCAATAGTGTCACCTACTACAACAGCAGGCTGACCGCTGCCTGCTAACTGATTAGGAGGTGTTGCAACATCTACTGGTTGAGAATTGTAAGGATTCGGAGTAGTGTTTACGTTGTTTACAGGTCTTGCACCGTTTAAACCTTGAAAATCAGATATGCCTGCATTTGCAGCACCATACCACTGACCCCAGCCAGACGTTGCAGCTTGATTCAATGCAAATCTAATTTGATTTGTGATACCGTCTTTTGTGTTATCAGTAAGCAAATTACGTCCAGTAGTTGTTTCGTAGGTATTACCAAGGCCGCCGCCTGTGTAAAGCTGATACGGACCATATGATGCTTCTCTGCCATTGTACGATCCTGCACCAGTACGAGGCACCAATGATTGATAAGATCCTGCACCTTCACTTCTATAAACAGCAACGGCAACTTCTGGATCAATACCTCTAAGGGTAGCTTCTTCTCGAATAATGTTTTCAATTTCAGGTTGAGTCATATCGCTAGGATATCCGGGACTCGGGCCCGATTGCACAGGAGGTGCGGTATTTGTAATGGGATTAGCCCACGGTATACCGCTTATGATCATACCTTGCACAAATGTACCAGTTATAGCGGTACTTGGTACTTTTATGGTTGTAGACGCATCATTGACACCAATTGCTGGTACCTGTGCAGTGTTTGTTGTTCTAGCTGTTTGTATTTGACCAGACTGGCTAGCCGCTGTACCTTGAATAGGTCGTGTACCAACTTCGCCACGAGCCTTCATATAGATGCTGCGACCAGCTTCCATTCTAATATCGCCATCTGCACGTAGATTCATAGTACCATTACAGCGCATGCTTATACTAGCAGCAGAGAACACTGTTACACGACCGTCTGCACTGAGTTCCATCCAGTTTGCACCATCTCTGGTGTTGAGATAGATCATACCTTGAGAATCGTTAAGAAGAACCTGTGTACCCGATTGCGTTCGTAAACGAACATATCTATCACCTGCTTCGTCGCTGAATACAAACTGAGTACCACCAGGTGTTAAAATACCCGAATAGGAGTTTACAGCTTCATTCGACCGCACAGTTGCAGTGGTAGTACCTCTAATAGGATCCTCAGACAAACCCTGTGTTATCAGTGCCTCTGACAATGGGGTGTACAAAGGTCTAGTTGGATTTCTACTATTATAGGTTGGATCAAGTTTATTGTATTCTGCAACAGGTAACTGTTTACTTTCTGGTGTACCTGCTATACCAGGAATCATGTGGTTCATATATTGCTGGAATAAACATCCAAACCATATACCTCGACCAGGGTCGCCATTGATAAAACAGCAAAGTACTTCATTTTCTAAATTAGGTGGTACAAACCAAAAACCATAGCTTCTCTGTGTATCTGTCCAGGTTTTACCAGGTGTAAGTGTATATGGGTTTGTTGCGCCTGCAAATGGACTAGCATAGTTCATTGTGAACCATTGACTTGTATCATTTGGATCACCACCTAGTTCTGGTATCCATACTCTGAGTCTGCCCATTCTCTGTTGGTCGTCAGTGTCTTTAACAAAACCTACGTAAATTTTGTCAAGTTGAGTAGCACGACCTGCCGGTTCGAGGTTATACGAATTTGGACTATGAACCGATCTAATAGAATTATTCACGAATAAAACCCACTTTCACTATTAATAATTTAATTATTAACTATTACGAATGTATTTTTAAATTAAAAATCACTGCCTGTCTCTAGATACTGTAGGCGCCACGGTGTTGTTACCAATTGACGCAGTTGGTACTAGTGCTGTATCCTGTCTATCGCGAGATGTAGAAACCGACATTGGTGTAAAATCTTGACGGTCTCTAGACGTAGTAGGACTACCAGATGTAGCTAATACCTCTGTGTTAAACAACACATCCTTTTTGCAATATAGAGTTTGAGTAAATTTACCTCGGTTGAAGTTGCTTACAACATTAGACACATAATACAATCCAGAAAAGAAATCAGATCCAGTATTACTGAATTCGCCTAATCCAGTATCTTCATTAATAGTTACGCCAGTTCTGAACTCTAACAGAATTTCGTTATCACCGCCTAAAAAGTTTGCGCTTTGTGTATCTGTGTTAGCAACAGCTGAACCCCCAACAATGTTTTTTACAATGTTGTTTTGTATTAAATTGCTTTTTGAAACCCACCATGGGTCACCTCTGATTATTAATTCGATATTTGCAAATGCTTTGTTTGGCTCAAACACGTTGTTTAAAATACTGCCCATTATACCAGTACCGGGTTCGTATTTGTTAGGATCCGGATTTGATACAACTTTGTTTTGATCTGTGTTTTGTCTGGCCTGCTGTTGAGTTGGCGCTGTGTCGAATTGACCAACAACAGGCACCAATGGTGTAACAAGAGTACCAGAAGGTCTGATTAAATCTTCGGCATACTTGACATTCGACAACTGCAATTGAGTTGACACAGTATTAGGTAAAGTATTGTTTACTAAATTTGCAACAGTTGATTTAGTAATATCGCCGGTGTTGAAATTCAAAAACAGTGTGTTATTGCTTAATAATTTAGATATATCAGCAGTTGTAGATGGTATATTATTGATTAAATTCGCAACATTGTTTATGGTAGGTATAATCTGCTGAGCACCATTTATTAACGAATTGATGTTTAGATTAGTACCAATAGTTAATATTGATGACAGGTTGTCTACAGCTTGAATTAGGCTGGATGGATTTAGTTTAGTTCTGTTAAGAACCTGTTTTATTTGTTGCCAGCCAATACTTTCTGTTGCTGCAACAGGCCCGACAGTATATTGGTCATAGCTGTTACTTTGTAACCAATTTGGCTGTGTAATCTTCCATAAATTGTTAATGGTAAAATCAAATTTAATTACTTCTGTATTTTTGCCTGTGTAAATGTACTCGTATTTTTTAGCTAATCTGTTATTGGATATCATGTATCTCAATTTGTTTTCAGCTACAGTTGGTGTACTTGCACGTTTAACAGTTTCCATATCTACATATGCTTTAACTGTTTCAGTTGGTATAAGAGAATATGTGATATTTCTAATGTAATCCAATGTCACAGGGTCATGAGGTGTCGCTGCAACTATTTCACTTTGAGGATAAATGGTAATGTATCTAATCAACCCGTGACTTTTTAAACTTGGTGCACCAGGCGACGGTGAATCACTACCAGTCATCCATAGTTGGGCTTCTTGACATAGATACAGTATAAATTCAATTACAACTTCTATACTTTGACCTCGAGAAATAGTAACAGTGGTTTTGTTACTGTTCAGTTCGGCGTACATCGGAGTACCGCGGGAGTTTTGTTTCAGTGCGTCTGGGTTTTTCAGTGTCCATGATCGCCATTCGGCCGGATATTCAATTTTGTAGTTGTTACGTTGTATACCATCAGCGTTTATATTACTTGACATTGTATTCCAAGCAACTTGCAACTGATCAAAAAATTCACCTAGTGTTGCAGCAGGAATGATAATGTTAGACGGTGGTGTAGCCATTGTGTTTAATTCTGCATAACCATTGTCATTTATCATTGTCACTACATATCGTGTGCCAACATTGTCAGAATTTGCATTGATATCTCTTATGATCACTCTGTACAAATTATAAAACAAATTATTAGCTATGATATTACCGTTTTCGTCATAGCCATTATACCACACTTCTAAAAAGTAAGGACATGTGACATAGTTGATAGCGCCTAATTCTCTTGCTGAATTATAGAGTTTATCAATTAATGTTATGCCTAACGGTTCTAGAATTTCCATTGTATATGTAGCATTGGTCCACATGCCTCTACTACGGCCATCGCTTGTAGCTTTGGTAGTTATATTAAGAGATTGAATGTTAAAACCAGCAGTGACACCAGATTCTGCAATTATTACTTTTGTTAAATTATCAGTATTAGGTGATAATTTGTTAATGTTGTTGTATGCTTGTACTTCATTTGACATACTAAATCTAATATGATATGTGTAATTTGCATAATCATTTAGTGGATTCGGTTTTGCATTAAACAAATCACCCAATGATGTGTAGGTTTTATTTTTGTTAATGAATGGAAAATTATCAGCTTGAAGCTGCAACGGTGTTAATAATTTTTTAAATGGATCTATTGCCGCTTGTGCTGATTGTGTAAATTCATCAATTACAGGCGTTAAAATATTATTAACCGTAATGTTGGTATCCAATTTAATTGGTAAAATTGGTTTGATAGTGTTAATAAGATTTAATAGATTGTTAGACATTTATTTTATACCAATCCAATTAACGAACTCTTTTGTGGCACATATATAGAAATGTTTGCAACAAAATCCCAAACCGGATCTTTAATCACGTTTGGATTTCGTAGCATGAATATCCACCACAATTGTGGTGTGCCGTATTGTGCATAAGATAATAGATCTGGCCTATATTGATATTGCGCATCAAGTTGCATAAACAAATCTGTGTCTTTTGGAAAAATGTACGTACCATTCCAAAAATCTAAATAATTGACATATTGATTGACTTGTGGTGTATTAAAATACGGACTAGTCTTTTGATAAATGACAGCACTCATATCCATCGTCCTTGTTTCATAAGTTCTCCAGATCTAAAACTGTTTAGATTAAATGCACGCAGTCGAGTCGCAGTGTTTTGTACTGCAATATCCACGTTTACTGTAAACACTGCTGGTAACCATATATAGCGATTATTTTCAGTTGACAAATCTGACCTGTACATTCTAGTCGAAATTAATGTAGAGTTAGCAGAATTTAAAAAACTATCTATAGACGGAGTTGTTTGTAATTGACTAAACCCTGGTATGTTAGTTGCAGTCTGCGCAGACGTATATGATTGTACGTATTTTAAATCAACTGGTACATAATCAACATCTTGTGGTAATCCAATTGAAAAGTTAGTAACAATCACAGGCAATTGATTGAACATGTACTGTCCGTATGCATCAAACAGTAACACAGGTGGTGGTGTACCAGCATTTGGGTCAGACGAACCAAAATGCATCTTAGTAACAGTACGTAAAAAATGTATAGCTGCTAATGCATATACACCTTCTTGTTGATTCTGTACACTAAAATCTCCAGCGACATTGAATTTAGGTGTCGGTGTCGCAACATATGCCATGATATCCTGGTTGGTATGAACCAATTCCATCCCACTATATGTAACAGGCTGGTTCCATGTTATAGTAGGTTGATACGGCCATACCATTCCATTGGTTTGTCTCAAAGGCTGTAATAAACCATTTGATCCGTATATTTGCATCGCAGCAGCAGGTTTGGGTCGCAACCTTACTCGACGACCCTGTGCATCACTGTTGTTGCTTGTGTCAGGTGATTGCATACCTGTGAAAGGTACTAACCCTCCGCCCATTTGTGAATACATGTCTGCCATTGATAAAACTCCGTACTTACTATTTATGGTGGCATTTTTTCTTCAAAAATAGAAAGAAATGTAAAATAAATATGCCTAATTTGTGTTGTTATTTGACTTCATTGGTAAAAATTATGCAAAGTTATATGTTTACAGTAAACAATTGGATAATCTAATATGGCAGCAATACCAAAAATAAAATACCTAACTAATAAAGAGTTGCTAGAAGAAATTCATCGCAGTAAAACCACGTACTGTGAATATTTAGAATCTAAGTATTCCAATTACGATTTCATAGTATCTGATATAAATGACGTTACTGTTGAACGTATTGATGAAGCAAGACAACGCAAAGTAGATTTATACATTGCAGCAGAGAAAAAAGCGCAAATTGCGGCTGGTATAAGAAATCCTGTTATCAATTATACATTAGACGATGTACAACGATCAGACATTGTAATTCGAGTAATGACATTTGATCATATACCTATAAATGAAGAAAAATTAGCCAAAGCCAAAACTGAAGCAGATAGGCATGTAAAGTGTAATTTTCCACCTTTTCAGCATTTTATCTACGGTGACAGCGAATTTATATGTGTAGGTAAAAGCCATTGGACAGGTGGATTACATAACGGACATTTTTCTAACTCGCACGGAAAAATGACTAATAGACTGGCTATGATGTTTATGAAATTAGTAGAACGCTATGGTCACAGAGGCAACTGGCGAGGTTACACATACATAGACGAAATGAAAAGCCAGGCACTGCTTCAACTAAGCCAAATTGGGTTACAATTTGATGAAAGCCGTTCTGATACTCCAAATCCATTTGCGTATTACACCGCCGCAATAACCAACAGCTTTACAAGAGTGCTTAACATAGAAAAGCGCAATCAAAACATCAGAGACGACATACTGATTATGAACGGTGCAACTCCTAGCTACACAAGACAAACCGAACATGACATGATTCGTATGGCTGCACAGCATGCAGAATCACTTGCCAAAGAACAGGCTAAAGAAGATAGTGTAGACAAAGACTAACTACATGGTTGATTGCAAGCATGCTGTACCGTATGCTGTTGTATGACAAAAGATATAGATTTCTCAAATACAATAGTCTTTACTGACATTCACTACGGCATGCGCAACAACAGTCGAGATCACAACGACAGTTGCGAACGTTTTATCAAATGGATGATTGAACAAGCAGAAGAACGCAATATTAAAAATTGCATCTTTGGCGGGGATTGGCATCATGTTCGCAGTGCGATCAACGTTAGCACGTTGAACTATTCTGTTAGTGGTCTCAAATTACTGAATAGTTATTTTGATCACACTTGGTTCATATTAGGTAACCACGATCAATTTTATCGTGATAAAAACGAAATACACAGTATTCCCTACATAAAAGAATTTTCAAACATTCATCTCATTGAATCTATAACCGAAGTAGACGGTGTTAGTTTTGTGCCCTGGATGGTAGGCGATGACTGGAAACATGTACAAAAAGTCAAAGCACCTTACATGTTTGGACATTTCGAATTACCGCATTTCAAAATGAACGCAATGGTTGAAATGCCAGACCACGGTCAGCTTAACGAAAACCACTTTGTAAATCAAAAACAAGTGTTTAGCGGGCATTTCCATAAAAGACAAAACCGCGGAAAAATATGGTACACTGGTAACTGTTTCCCGCACAATTATGCAGATGCCTGGGATGACGAACGCGGTATAATGATTTGGTCGCCCGGTGACGACCCCAAGTTTATGTCATGGCCTGACGCACCTAAATATAGAACAATAAACATGAGTCACTTGTTAGAAGATCCCGAACAGTTTTTAGACGACAAAACCTTTGCACGTATTGCAGTAGATGTAGACGTTACTTACGAAGAAGCAAATTTCTTAAAAGAACTGTTTGAGCAGGAATTCAATGCTAGAGAAATAAACCTACAGGTATCTAAAACTGATGCAATAGGTGAAATATCGGCAGATGATATTAACTTTGAAAGTGTTGATACTATTGTGATCAGCCACCTTAAAAGTATCGAAAGCAATACTATCAATAAGCAACAGCTAATTGAAATCTATCAGAGCATTTAATCATGTTAAAAATCAAAAATGTTTCAATGAAAAACTTTCTGTCTGTTGGTGCAGTTACACAGGCAGTTGAATTAGATCGCAATGGTCTTACGTTGGTACTAGGTGATAACCTCGACCTAGGCGGCAATGGATCTAGAAACGGTGTCGGTAAAAGCACTATATTGCAGGCTATTAGTTTTGGGCTTTATGGAGATGCACTTACCAATATTAAGAAAGACAACCTTGTAAACAAGATTAACAGCAAGAACATGGCTGTTAGTATTGAGTTTGAAATTGACGGTAAATTGCATAGAATAGAACGCGGTCGCAAGCCGCAATTCTTTCGTTGGATAGTTGATGACGTAAACAAAGCAGATGAAAATGCTACCGATGAAGCACAAGGCGAAATAAAAGATACTCAAAAAGAAATCAACAGAATCATTGGTATGAGTCATGCACTGTTTAAACACATTGTTGCACTCAATACCTATACTGAACCATTTCTATCAATGGGTGCAGGTAAACAGCGAGAAATTATTGAAGAATTGCTAGGCATTACCATGCTTAGTCAAAAAGCTGAAAACCTGAAAGAGTTAATTAAAACTACAAAAACACAGATTGATCAAGAAGAGTTCCGTATCAAAACTGTTAAAACTGCAAATGAAAAAATAGAAAAAACTGTTTTAGAATTGCAACAGCGTATTGAAAACTGGGATAACAAAAACCAACGAGATATAGAAGAGTTGAAACTGGCTATCGGCCAGTTAGAGACGTTGGATATCGAAGCTGAACTTGCTGCACACAATGACATTGATGTGTATAAAGAACTCAATGCAGGTATTACACAGTTTAACAAGGACATCAATACCAAAACTAGACACGCATCTCAACTTGAAACACAGCTTAATGGGCTATTGAATCAATACACTACTGCACAAGGTAAACAATGCCCTATGTGTGGTAGCGGTATCAAAGGTCACACACATGAAGATATTGTCAGTGACTTGGAAAAGCGTATAGGTGATTTAGATGCTCAAATTGCAGTTGAACGAAAAGAGATAGATACGCTAACTGATCAACTGAATCAAATGTTGCCAGTGTTTGAAAGTATGACTAAACCTCAAACTTTTTACCCAACACTGAAAGAAGCATTGAATCATAAAAACACTGTAGACACGCTGTATAAAGATCTACAGCGGGAACAAAATTCAGTGAATCCCTATTTAGATCAGGTAGACAGTTTGCAAAACACTGTTCAACCTGTTAGCTACGAACATCTGAACAGTCTTAATAAGTCTCGAGAACATCAGGAGTTCTTGCTAAAACTGCTAACGAACAAAGACAGTTTTATACGTAAACGTATTATTGATCAAAACCTGTCATATCTTAATAGCAGACTAAATGACTACCTAGACAAATTGGGATTGCCACACAACGTTAAATTCCTAAACGATCTAAGCACTGAAATAACACTGTTAGGTCAAGATCTAGATTTCGACAATCTAAGTCGAGGTGAACGCACAAGACTAATACTTGGACTAAGCTGGAGTTTTAGAGACATATTTGAAAATACTAACCAAGCAGTCAATCTATTGTTTGTTGACGAATTACTCGACAGCGGGTTAGACCCTGCTGGTTTAGAAGGTTCAGTTGCAGTACTTAAAAAGATGGAGCGAGAACGAAACAAAAATGTATTTGTAATTTCACATAGAGAAGAATTAATAACACGAGTTAGTAATGTTCTAAGTGTTATAAAAGAAAATTCATTTACCTCATTCAGCTATGACCACGAGATTGCTATATAATTTAATATAGCAAAGGAACGGTGATGGCTGTAAATGGTAAAGCAAAAGGCAATTCATTTGAAAGAAAAATTGCAAACATATTAAGTGCAAGATTTGAATCGCATCTAGGTGTTAAAAATGGTTTTAGACGCAATCCAGATAGTGGTAGCTTCTTCGGAGGCAGCAATAAAACTAGAACTGAAAACTACAGTTTAGACTATGCAATTTTTGGAGATTTAATTTGTCCAAGAGACTTTACTTACAGTATCGAGTGTAAACATTACAAAAAAGCACCAAGTGTACAGAGTTGGCTTAATCACAGCGTTCAACAATGGGACACTTGGCTTTCACAGGCAGAACAAGATGCAGCAGCAAGCGGCAAAGCAATGGTGCTTGTTGTAAAATACAACAACGTTGATATTATGACATTTTTAAAGTCGCCTATAACAGGTAAATTTCATAATAGATACAAAGAATACTACATTCACAGTTTTGACGATTACTTGGCTCAACCAGAAAATCACTTTTTTAACAAATCTAATTTGACAGATACCACCACAGCAAGCAATGCTATAACAGTAACAGAGAATGAGAATGGCAATTAAAAAGACTACAAAGGCAACTAAAGACGCAGTTACTGAATCAGCTGATAAACACTGGTTCCCCGCTGATGCTAAACCCGCAGCAGCACCAGCAGCTAAAAAAAGTCCATGGCAACGCAAACCAGTAATGGTAAACTACGGTACTATAGCTGGGCCATGCTATAATATGAAAGAAGAATTTCATAAGATACTCGATAATAAGTATAAGAAATTAACTGACGAACAACGTCAAGCGTTGTGGTCAGTTGTAGGCATAGCAATGATTACTTTAGAACGCACAAAACTCTCAGAAGTTATAGATCAAGAGATTCAAAAAACACTAGGCTCAATTTAATATCTCACTTAGTATTCACTGCTTTATTTCCCATTAACTAAAACTTTCGCGTATATTGGCTTCATAATGATGGTGTTTTCCATCCAGTGAAAGGATAACGGCAAGGTTATCACACTCACTGACAGGGATTCTACTGCAAAGCCCTGGCCAAGTAAATCAGAAAAAGGACTACAGTAGCCGTCTGACTGGCTTTCTGTAGTGCAGTAATGGTCTGGCCGTTTGACCTTACTGTAGCTTGGGTAAACTCCCATAACCGAGTATTGAGGTATAGACTCCTCAGAGGATCACATCTGTAAGCTGGAATTAGGTACTCCGCCAGCTGTTCACGCAGAACAAGGATGAAAGGGCAGGTCGTCATTCGAACCAGAAAGACAATCTTATTACTCCCTGGGTAAGGGAGTGATATGATCCCAAACTCGACCAGAAATACTTAATAAATTGATAGTTTTTAATTATTAAAAATGTTATTTGATCTTTAGATCAAATAACTGATGAGCTTTAGCTCATCACAAAACATAGAATTATAACATAGACTTGTTTTTAGGATTAATCGCATTGAAGTGTTTCTGAATGACATTATACATGTTCTTGCGTTGATCAGATGTCAGTAACCAGGCATCATTATAATCCAATCCGCCATTCATGTAATAAACCAATGTGTTAATGTCATTTTCGATAACATCTCTATTGCTAGATAACAGTCTTAACATGTTATCTATTTTTTCTACATCAGAGTCTGTTATCGTTGCGTAAAAAAAACAGTTGGATCAAAATTAAGGCTTTCTTCCCAGGTGTGACTGCAATTTTGACACACAGCAGTAGTGGACCTTTGGGGACCTAATGCGTTCAATGCATTAACTGCCTCTATGATTGAACTAGCAGTTTGCTTATTAACATTTAACATCCATTCTGATATATGGTCTTTGTCAGTGACGTATTGTGCATCTCTGCCTAGAATTTCTACTGCAACAATAGACTCGGACATCAACCTAAATGTCAATTTAGTCATTTCTTCTAAGCTTTTTGCATATTTGCTAGCTTTCAATAAATTATCGTCTATCTCTGTGTCATTTTCTATTAATGAAAGAGTTTTTCTTTCTTCTAGTTGTCGTTTAATGAATAAACTGCGCATGTCGAAATCGTAAGGTTTTACATGCACCTTAATATCATTACCTACATTGACTACAGCATCTGAATCTTCTAGATATCTCATGCTATCTAAAAGATGATTGCAATTTAAATCAAATGTATTTTCATGTGTACATTTTTTGCAAGTCCTAGTGATTTCATATTTTCCGTTACTTGATGCAGATTTGATTCCTAAAAACAGTGCTTCTAAGTCTGGCTGTAATAGACTCTTAATGTCATATACTTCTGGTATACAACTTCTAATAACGCTTTCTAATGCATGCCCATTAAACAGTGCGTCGGGTGTATTGATTAAGATTTCGTCTATTGCAGTTATGCCATAGACCTGTACTTCGAAATTTTCATTGTAACGCACTTCATTGTTTTGGTACCATTTGCCTAGTGTTGGTAATTTTACCCATAATGCAGGTCTGCGAAAATACCGTTGAAGTGGATTAGCTGACATGATTTAATCTCCAATAAATATCTAGTATTTAATGCAGTTTTAATTGGGTTTAAAGAAATTATGGCAGATCCTATCATGACCCCCGAGATGAAAAAATTTATCGAGGATGAAGTCGCAAAGCGTCTTAAAGCAGAAAGTAAAGTTGGCAGTGCTACTACGTCATCGATGTTGTCAACTTTCTCGGGTCTTGATTCTGGCTTTAAAAACCTTGGTATAGCAATGACTGCTACAGTTGATTTAATTGTAAAAGCTCGTGATAGAGCTCAGCAAGCAACTGACAGCATAGCTGACTTATACAAAACTGGTATTGTTATTAGTTCTAATCAAATTCTACAAACTGCTGATGAATTTGGTGTTACATTTCCAAAGTTAACAGAACTTTTAACTAAACATTCGACAACTGTTGCAAAACTTGGAATACCAACAGTAACCGAATTTGCAGCGAGCCTTAAACGCTTATCTTCACAGGGTGCTACATTTGGTCTGACCCTTGAAGAGTTACAAGATGGCGGTCTGCAATATTTAGATATTTTAACATTAACAGGTGCAACACAACGTTACACTACACAAGAGCTAGCCGACAGTTCTGTACGTTTTACAAAATCTCTCAATGAAGCAGCACAAGTAACAGGTAAAAGCACTGAACAAATAGCAGCTAGCATTAAAGCAAAAACTGAAGAAGCACAGAGTGCATTTTTATATGCCACAATGAGCAGAGCGCAACAGGAAAATCTAAATGAAACCTTTAGAGCACTGTCTAGATTTAATGTCGGAACAGGTGAAGCATTTAATTTGTTAACTAACGAAGCCAGAGGTTTTGCTGCGTTAGGTATATCTGGTCTAAGTGACGATTTTTCTACAATGTTAACACTCACGGGTACACTTGACGAATTTGCAGCGGCTGTATCTGAAACTGACCCTGCTGAAAAAGTAAGAAAATTTGACGAATTTAGTACAACCCTTGCTGATACATTATCAGCTAGTCCTGAACTACAAATATATCAGGACGAAACATGGGCAAAAATGGCAGGTACAATCACTCAGGCTACTAATCAGATGGCCGATGATATAACCAAACCATTGGCACCAATCGATCAAGCAACCAAAGACTTTATCGAAAATATGAATAAAATTGACAACAGTGTTAATACTCTTACTAATAGTATTGATATTGGTGCACTTGCTGCATTTAACAATTTCAAAGACAACATCGCAATAATAGCTGATGGTGCGGCTGAAATAAAAACCAATGTACTCATACCACTGAGTAATGGTCTATTAGAAATGTCTAATTCGGCTGGTATATTGACCACGGCCTTTAACACTGCTTACAAATCATTACAAGACACATTTGGTACTGATGTATTGCCAAATTTAACACCAACTCCGCCTGCTACATCACGTGATAGACAAGATGTAACACCTACAACAGCACCTCCTGCACCAGTTGAAACTACTCCACAGCCAATTGAATACGAACCTGCTGTTCCAACTAATCAAGGATTTGAAGTAATACCAACAGTTGTACCAGTAGAAATAGATCTAAGAGATTACATCATACCTGCCGTTGAACCAGTGCCTATTAATCTCAATGATTATATTTTGCCTATCAATTATGAATTACCAAGAACAGTTGCACCTGCTGCACCTACAATAGAATCATCTATAGTAACTATACCGCCCGCAGGAGACATTAATAAAACACAGACTGATAATACAGAAACATTAGTAGCAACACTTAGAGATACACATGATATGTCGTATCAGCAAATGTCAGAAATGTTGCTTAATATAGGCAAAATGATTGCAGAATTAAAAAATCTCAATACCAATATCGATAATCAAACTTCAACATTAAAACACGCTATCAATGATAATAGCGGTGTTCTTATATAATAATTTGATTTGTTAGATAATTTAAGCATACAATAAATATCCTACTAACACAAGGCAATAATATGGCATCCTGGAAGAAATATTTCTCAGCAGTTCCTACTCAAGCAAGGTTACAAGCCAAACTTGATCAGTGGAACAGTGGCGATGACGGCAAGCCTAGTAGTACTAGCAAATATGCCAGTTACTTACCAGAAGTTTACAGTGGTGCACCAAACCGTATTGAACGCTATGTACAATACGAACAAATGGATCTTGATAGTGAAATAAGTCGCGCACTAGACACTATCAGTGATTTTAGCACTCAGAGTTTTGAATCAGACGAAGAGCCATTTAAAATTTCCTATAAAGGCAAGCTAACTGAAACAGAAATAAAACTGTTAACTGACACACTAAGCCAGTGGTGTAGCCTTAATAAATGGCAACAGCGCATATGGCGTATGTTCCGAAATGTGATCAAGTACGGTGATCAGATCTACGTTAGAGATCCCGAAACATTTAGATTGATTTGGATAGATCCGACCAAAGTTGAAAAAATCATTGTCAACGAAGACAAAGGTAAAAGCATCGAACAATACGTAATCCGTGACATGGATTTCAATTTGAATAGTCTGGTTGGTTCTAACATGCTGGTACATGACCAGTATAGTTTCCCGGGAGGCTATCCTCGCAGTGGGAACCCCGCAGCAGGTGCAGGCACTATCAACTACGGTCTTAGCAATAGTCCGGGTTCTAGACAAAGTCGTTTTGATAACTTGCCACAGGACACAGCAGTTGATGCAACTCACGTTGTTCATCTTAGCCTTAGTGAAGGTATGGATAACCAATGGCCATTTGGTACTAGTATTCTTGAAAGCATCTACAAGGTTTACAAGCAAAAAGACCTGTTAGAAGATTGTATACTGATTTACCGCATTGTTAGAGCGCCAGATCGTCGTGTGTTTTATATTGACGTTGGTTCATTAAGCGGCCCTCGTGCTATGCAATATGTTGAACGTATTAAAAACGAAATCTATCAACGACGTATTCCTAACCGTACTGGCGGTGGTGCAAACGTAATTGATGCTAGTTACAATCCTATTAGCATTAACGAAGACTTTTTCCTTGCAACTAACGCAGAAGGCAAAGGTTCTAAAGTTGAACAGCTAGGTGGCGGCGAAAATCTAGGTCAAATTGACGACTTGAAATACTTCAACAACAAAATGATCAGAGGTTTAGGTATTCCAAGTAGCTATTTGCCAACTGGTCCAGAAGATGGTACTGCTGTTTATAATGATGGTCAAGTTGGTATTGCGTTTGTACAAGAATATCGTTTTAGCAAATATTGCCAACGTTTACAAAATCTAATGGCTCCGGTACTTGATAAGGAATTTAAAATGTTCCTTAAGTATCGCGGTATAGAAATACAAAGTAATCTGTTTGAATTGCAATTCTGTCCGCCACAGAGCTTTAGCCAATATCGTCAAATGAAAATGGATGCTGAACAGATACAGTTGTTTAGTGGACTTATGTCAACTGAAGCAAATCGTTATATTAGTAAACGTTTTGCACTTGAACGTTATCTTGGTTGGTCACAAGAAGAAATTGCAGATAACGAACGTATGTGGCGAGAAGAAAACGCAGAAAAAGTTCGTAGTAAGACTGGATCAAAATCTGTTGCAGAACCGCCAGGTATATCATCTATTGGTATACGTCCAGATGCATCTATGCCAGGATTGGAAGGCGGCCCAGAAGAAGAAGTACCGCCAGAAGGTGAATTGCCACCAGGTGCTGGCGAATTACCGCCAGCAGCAGGCACGGGTGCTGGATTTGCTGCACCCGGTACACCGGCAGCAGGAGGACCTACAGTTGGTGGGTAATACTCATAAATATCTCAGTTGGAGTTAATCATGCGAGCAGAAGAATTCGAAGGCGCTTACTATACACCTGAAGATGATAAGTTTAATCAGGCAAATCTGCATGATACTCGTAGAACACGGCTTACATTGATTCAGCTTAACAAACTTAAAAAAATGAGAGCAGCAAAGGATTTAGAAGATCTTGTGCATGCTGACCATTTAGAAATACAATATGCACCTCCTGCAGAAGGAGCACCTACTATATGAGTTATAACCTTACTAAGGCAGACGGTAGTAATCTTATAATACTACCAACTAGCACCATTAACACTACTGCTACTAGCCTTGCTCTTATTGGGCAAAATGCTGTTAACTTTGGTTATTTTGTTAATGAAAATTTCATATACCTAATGCAGAATTTTGCTAACAATTCTGCACCTACTAATCCGTTAATTGGTCAGCTATGGTATGATACTGTTAATGCTACATTAAAGTATTTCAACGGTACAGTATGGAAAGTACTGACTCCGCCTTTCACTGGAATGGCTGGTACTGCAACTATAAGCATTCCGCCTGGTTTAGCAGTTGCATTAACTCTTGCTGGTAACCAGATTGTGTTTGCTACTAGCGAAGTCTACATACCGGCAGCTAATCTTCCTTCGAGTGTTTCTATAAATGACACAGACTATGCATTAGCGTCTAGATTCCCACAGGGTATATCTGCTGGTGTAACAATGGCAACCAGCACTACAGGCTTACAGTTTGTCGGTACTGCTACAACTGCAAATGCATTTGCAAGCAATATGACGTTGAGTGTTAGCAACAGTGCAACGGGTACAGTTAGTTTTGATGGTAGTAGCGACGTTACATTGAATCTAAGTCTAACACCTATTGTTGCATCTGGTACCTATTCAAAGGTAACAGTTGGAAGCAACGGTATTGTTACTTCTGGTAACGTAATTAACAGCACAGACGTTGTTAATGCATTGGGTTATACACCCGCTATATACAATGGTGCAGCAAATTCATTAATATTTGGTTCTAATATTATCTTAGACGGTGTTGTTGGCGGTAGTAATATTTTCTACGGTAATGCTAACATTGTTATTACAACAACGTTCTTAGATAATCCTATGCCTACAAACGGCATAATTGCATTGCCAACATCGTCAGTAATTCCAACTGGATGGTATGTAGCAAATGGACAAAGCGTTACATTACCAAATGGCGGTGGTACTGTAGTAACATTAGATTTAACAGCTAATAATTTACCAGGCTGTTATTGGATACAAAAAGTCTATTAATAGAAAAATGCGTGAAATATGCCGTTTTTTATGCCATATTTCACGCATTCTGATATTTGCTGTTAAATAACCCAGAGTCTGCTACAACTTTTACCTAAGGAGAACTACAAAATGTCTAAAAATAAACTTGAGCAAGTCCTCGAGTACCTTGTCAATGGTAACGAAGACCGCGCTAAAGAATTACTACACCAAGTATTCATTGAAAAGGCTCGTGCAATTCACGAAGAACTGATCAGTGACGACGAAGAATTCGACGAAGATGTTCTTGGTGGTGACGAAGGCGAACAGCTACGTCATGAACTAATGCGCCACGATGATCATATTGATGACCTTAGCGACGAAATTGACGCTGAAGAAATCATGGGCGAAGCTGAAGATGATGAAATGGATGATCTTGGCGATGCTGAAATGGACATGGATGACGCTGAAATGGACATGGATGATGCCGATATGGATCTCGACGATGCTGACATGGACATGGACAATGCTGACATGGACATGGGCGACGACAGTGACATTCTTGGCAACATTGATGACACAATGGGCGATTTGGAATCTGCACTTGAACAACTCAAAGCAGAATTTGAAAAGCTAGAAGGTGGCGACGAGTTCAGTGACGAAGATCTTGGATCAGAAGATGACATGAGCGGCGACGAAAACTTTGGCCAAGGCGGCGAAGAAGAAATGGACTTCGAGCAAGGCGAAGAAGGCGACGAAGGCGAAGAAGAAATGGACGAAATGTTCACTGAAGAAGACTTCGACGATCTCGCAGAAGCAATTGAACTTGAAAAAGTATCAATTCCAACTAGTGGCGAAGTAGGCGTTGGTAAGTACTCACCACGTGATGCTAACGAACGTAGCCGTAGTCCACTACCACCAAGTCAAACACAGCGTTTTGGTGCCGAGCCAATTAAGACTGGCAAAGGTCCAACAGCAAGTGGCTACAACCGCGAAACACCACCGGCAAGTCAAAAGACAAAAATCCTTCCAAAGGACAACCGTCGTAAGACTGATACCCAAGACATGGAAAATGAACAGTCCGGCAGCTATGGTGCCAAGGAAGATTCAAGAAGTGCATTGGATTCAACTGAACGCACATTCGGAAAAGGAAACCAAACTAGCCCATTAACTCGTGCACCGCGCAAGTAATTGAACTAGTTTATATAGAATAAAAAATACCGCAGATTAAGGTCTGCGGTATTTTTAAAGAAAAAACCACCATTTTAAACCATAATACAAAATATTCACTAAATATTTCACCCAAACAACAGGTAGTGTGATGAAAAATTCTTTACTAGTCGAACATCTTACATACGACACTGCTAAAGCTGAAGTCATCACCGAAGCCACAGGTGAAGGTCAACCTAAGAATGTCTATATGAAAGGCATTTTTATACAGGGTGGATTACGCAACCATAACGGTCGTGTTTATCCTGTCAGTGAAATCCGCAAAGCAGTTGAACAGTTGAACGAATCTATTAGACAAGATTCTGGAGTACTTGGTGAGTGTGATCACCCACAAGAACTACAGATCCATCTTGATAGAGTAAGTCACAAGATAACTGAAATGTGGATGGACGGCGGTAATGGCTATGGTAAGCTTCAAGTGTTACCAACACCATGTGGAAACATTGTTACTACACTATTAACAAACGGCGTAAAGCTAGGTGTTAGTAGCCGCGGTTCAGGCAATGTTAATGACAACGGTGAGGTCAGCGACTTCGACATGTTGACTGTTGATATCGTTGCTAAGCCAAGCGCACCTAATGCTTACCCTGTACCAATGTACGAGTCAATATTAGGTCGCAGACATGGTTACAAAACCATCGAATTGGCCGAAGCAGTTCGTTACGATGCATCTGCACAGAAGCATCTAACGAAGATACTGCTAAATTGGGTCGACGAGTTGAAACTACGATAAGGAGTCGGTTTGATGACAAACAAAATAGAAGAACTCCTGGAGAACGAAGTACTTGGCCCTGATGTCAAGGCAGCTCTTCAGGAAGCGTTCGAAGCTAAAGTAAAACAGACCGAAGCCCAACTGCACGAAGAATATGCAGCTAGATATGCCGCAGACAAGACTCAACTTGTCGAAGCTATGGATTCGATGCTGAATGATGCAATCAAGAGTGAATTGGAGGAGTTCGCAGAAGACCGCGCTGCTCTTATATCACAGAAAGCAAAACTCAGCAAAGAAACACTTGCTGCTAAACGTCTTGCAGAAAACAAGGTTTCGGGACACCTGAAACTGCTTAACGCATTCATTGCTAAGCAGATGAAGGAAGAAATACGCGAGTTTGTAGAGGATCGTAAGACCCTTGAAGCTCAGCGCAAGAAGATGGCACGAGAAGTCGAAGCCATCCGTGAATCTGCTAAAAAGCAGACACAAGATCGCATTAACAAACTCGAAGGTTTTGTTGTTTCAAAACTTTCAGAAGAGATTGCAGAATTCGAAATTGATAAGAAAGCTCTTGTCGAGCAGCGTGCAAAACTAGCTGCCGAGGGCAAAAAGAAAATTAACGAATCACGTAGTGCTTTCATTAGTAAAGCAACAGCTACACTAGACAAAACTCTTAACGAAGTAATTCGTAACGAACTAGTACAGTGGCGTGATGATATCAAAGTTGCTCGTGAGAACAATTTTGGTCGTAGAATTTTCGAAGCTGTAGCAGCGGAATACATGGCTAGTTACCTTTCCGAAGGTACCGAAGTTAAAAAGTTGCAAAAGCAATTGGCTGAAAGCCAAAAGAGAATTGATGAGGCAGCAAAGAAGCTAGCAGCTAAAGATAAGCTAGTAGAAAGTGTGAACGCCGAAGTCAAAACTGCTAAAGAACGTGCAGAAAGATTAGAGCTTCTCGGTGAGATGCTTGCACCTCTAAGCCGTGACAAAAAAGCAGTAATGGAAGAAATGTTGAGAGACATTAAGACGTCAAATCTTAAAGAAGCTTTCAACAGATATCTACCAACCGTGATGAACGGTGAAACTAAGAGTGTTGCGAAGCAGCAACTTGCAGAAGGCACTCAAAACAAGTCCGTGGCATTCACGGGTGACAGGCCAAACAAGCTGTCAGAAGCGGTAAGAGAAGAAAATAACCAGGACATTGGTACTATTCTCTATCTCGCAGGCATTAAACAATAAGGAAAAGGAAGTCTTTAAAATGAGCAAAAATTTGTTTGAAACTCATTGGACGGCAACCAAGACCGCTCTCTGCGAAGGTCTTACTGGCAATCGCAAGAAGGTCATGGACGTTGTCCTTGAGAATACTAAGAGAGACTTGCAAAGCAAGTCAGGTATACTGTTTGAAAGTGCAACACCAGGCAGTACAAGTGCTGGTAACATTGCAACTCTCAACAAGGTAATCCTACCGGTTATCCGTCGAGTTATGCCAACTGTTATTGCTAACGAAATCATCGGTGTACAGCCAATGACTGGTCCAGTAGGCCAGATTCACACTCTACGTGTTCGTTACGCTGACACATTTGGTAGCCCACAAGCTGTTGCAGCAAACACAGAAGCACTAAGCCCATTCCAAATAGCTTCGTTCTATTCAGGTAACGGTAACAGTGCTGCTCCTGCAGGCGCTCCTGTTAGCGTACTTGAAGGTGTTGCTGGTAAGCGTTTGAACATCCAAATTCTAAAAGAAGTTGTTGAAGCAAAGACACGCAAGCTAAGTGCTCGCTGGACCTTTGAAGCAGCACAGGATGCTCAAGCACAGCAAGGCATCGATATCGAAGCTGAAATTATGGCTGCACTAGCACAAGAAATTACAGCAGAAATCGACCAAGAAATCCTTACTTCACTTGGCGCATTGGCAGGTACAACCCTAACATACGACCAAGCTGCTGTAAGTGGTACTGCAACATTCGTTGGTGACGAACACGCTGCATTAGCGATCCTCATCAACCGTGGTGCAAACTTGATTGCTGCTCGTACACGTCGCGGCGCAGGTAACTGGGTTGTTGTTTCCCCAACAGCACTCACAATCCTACAGTCAGCAACAACATCAGCATTCGCACGTACAACTGAAGGTACATTCGAAGCACCAACAAACACTAAGTTCGTAGGTACTTTGAACAACAGTATGCGTGTTTATGTAAACCAGTACGCAGCAGACGACACTAACGTACTCGTAGGCTATAAGGGTCCAGGCGAAATCGACGCAGCAGCTTACTACTGCCCATACGTTCCGCTAACATCATCCGGTGTTATCATTGATCCAAATACCTTCGAACCAGTAGTCAGCTTCATGTCACGTTACGGCTACCTAGAGCTCAGCAACACTGCAAGCAGCTTGGGTAACGCAGCAGACTACCTCGCTGGTATTAGTATCAACACTGCACACCTCAAGTTCCTCTAATAATATTAGAGTTGCTTACAAAAAGCCTCGGGAGAAATCCCGAGGCTTTTCTTTACTATAAATATCACACAGGAGAAATGCAATGATTTATGAATGGAAGCTAGGCCCTGCGCACATTATTCATAGTACAGAACTTTTGAAAAATGTAATAACAGGTGTAGAATGGTATTGCATTGCAACTGCAACAACTGGTGCAGTTTTTAAAGCTAGTGGAATGGTAGACGTACCGCCTGCAGATCCAAATAACTTTGTAGATTTTGCAAATATATCATCTGACACTGTTAATAGCTGGGTTTTTAGCAAAATCAATAAAAGCGAGATTGAATCTAACCTTTATAAGCAATACGAAACATCAACAATGTCTAGCACAAAAACTTTCAATTTCTAAAGTGACATAATATGCGAAATTTTATATCTATCGTAGAAGCAGACATTGAGTTTGAACGCGGCGCAGACAAAGTTGTAGCCACATTAAAAAGCTATAACAGTCAGTCTTATACTAAACTTGCTCAAAAAGTTGAACGCATAGAAGCTCTTGAAGAAGAAATCAAGGCGCTGAAATTGCAAGTTAAGAGTGAAGCAAAAGAACATGTGCATTCGCTGTTTGAAGCAGAAGACACTGTTAGAACTCGTGTTGTAGATACTATCAGTTTTATTATCACATTGAGTAAAGATCCTAAGCCAACTGAAACTGTACAGTATGCTAAAGTAATAGCAGAATTAGAAAAGCATCTAACACCTGAATTGATAGTATTGTTAGAAAATCTAAAAGCACAGTTCAAAACTGTTACTCAAAAAGAACCTAGTCTCAAAATAGCAAAAAAAGACCTCAAAGAAAGCGCAAATGCTTTTGTGCGATACACAGATAAGTTCAACAACTTTGTTGATAAATGGGCTGTGCGTTACGACGATAAACTAGATACGCTTAAGCAATATGCACAGGCTGCATAATTAATTCTAGTATAGATTTAGCTGCATCTACATCATTTTCGTTTTGTGAAGTGTCACGTAGCATTGTTAGATATGCAATATGTATCATATTGTTTTTAATAGAAGAAATTATTGTTTCTACGCTGTTTGCATCTGATCTGGTACAACCCTTACCTAATACGATTTCTGCAATCTTATCGGGGTCTTTAGTAATGATTGTATTGGTATCTGTGTTCACTAATCCACGTTGCCAGCTAAATTTCATGTTAGCAGAAACTGATTTAGCAAGGTGGTGCAATAGAAAATTTCGTATTGCACCTGTAAACTTACTAGCATCGCCGGCTGAAAACAATCCAAATTTTGCAAACTCTATGTCGTCTACAAACATAAAGTCTACCTGAACATATCCGTTAACAGCATCGCCTTTAATCGGAGATTTAAAATGTACAGATATACCACTTTTCTTCACAGAAGCGTTATCTGAAACTGCAACAAGTTTTGCAATCAACTCATCTTTGGTAATGGTGTTTTGATCAACTGCGATATCTATATCGCCGCTTGATGCTTTTTTACCAGCAGATCCGAGCAAATTGTTTAGTAGTTTCAACCCTGTGATTGATTCTAACCATTCCACAGTGGGAGTAATGTCTTGTAACACAATGCGCTTGACCTGAGGTGTACCATCTGCACTTTTAAAGACATTGCCTACTTTGTTAGCAGATGAGTACACTTTATATGTCATGGAATTTTTCGCCAGCTTAGAATTGACAGGATGTCGTCAACTGTGTGTTTGATCAAATGATTTTTTAACACATATTCCTGTGCGTTGTCAAGCTCTTCTATGGTTGGCATGTTGTTACTCATAATATATCGCAGTTCGTCGTCTGTGCGATAGGTTTTGCCAAAACGTCTAAGCATAGCAGCACCTGCTATTTCTCTGGCTACCCAGGGTGTGCGGTTTAACATTGCTTCCAAAATAACAAGACCAAAGCCTTCTTGACTACTGTGCATATAGTAGATGTCGGCTTCTCTGATTGCACTGAGTACATCGGCTTTATCTTCTATCAACAACGGTATGATTCGGCCAGGTACAGGATCTGGCATGAGATTCATTCGGTTGTCGTAACCTGTTGTTACTAACACTGTGTCTTCTATATTGGCATTGAGAAACACATCTGCGAGCTCTCTCATCTTTTTATTGGGCCAATACCCACCGCAGCTCAATACCATAGCTTTGTCTTCTGGTATCCCGTATTTGGCTTTGAACCCTAGTGAACCAATGCTGTCTTCAAGTTTAATGCCATGCCGTATTCTAACAGCCTTGTGTTCATATCCGTATTGTTTTATATGCGCAAGATCTTCCGGTGTACTCCATCCAAGATATGCACAATCTTTCATAGCTTGTACACATACCTGACTGTGACTTGGTAAAATCAGCATGTATAGTATTGGACTAGGTATGTTTGTTGCATTGCTTAACACAAAGTTTTGAACAGCAACATCGCCTCCGTGTACAACTATAAGATCCCATGGCTCCATTAACACCTGAGCCTGATTAGTTACTGTAACTCCGTTTTGATCACCTTGGTGCTCACCTGCTAACACAGCAACCTGATGACCTCTAGCCAGTGCTTCTTCTGCCATTGCCTGAACATAATACTCACTACCGCCAGGGAACGGATAATATCTGTGAACTACGAATAATAATTTCATTGTTGTGCCATTTTGTTTAATGCTGTAAACAACCAAGGTTCTGGCCTTAGGTTGTCGACATTGCCTTTATACTCATCTCGTTTCCAACTCCAGTTGGTGTTCATAGCAAGGTAATGTCCATAATAGAGGTCTGTACTCTGACCAGCAGGTCCTGCAATGTGATGCACTCTCCATTGGTATTGCATATTGTGTTTAGGTACCAACATCCATTTGTTACCTATGCCTGTTTTGTTGTTTGAGTCTGTGCAGCAATAGTCTTTGAATTTGCGTTTGTGCTGTTCAACTAAATGCGCACTGGTTCTATTTGGTATGTCGTAGGGTTCGATCCACTTGCCTAGATAATACAAGCAATGATGCGGACCTGTGTCTAATTGTTGTTGTATCTGATCTAGTGTTGGACCCTGTGTTACTATCAATTCGTCAATATCATTGTTCAATACTAATGCAGCATTGCTGAGATAACGATACTTTGCATGTTCTAACATGCAGTATTGTCCGTAATCACTATCCCAAGGTGCATAATCACTGCCTTGTGGTCCATATGGATATGGCCATGGTACTATTTTTAATTTAAAATAGGGTCTGCTAAGTTGATGATCCAATTCACCAGGTGTGTAGGTTTTGCTACTGTTATCGTAAATGAGGAATGCATCTATACCATGTACTTTGTAGTGATATTCCATCCATTGTTCTATCCATTCAATTGGATTGTCACGTTGTAATGTTACCATTACTTTGTGTCCGTTGAAATAACCGTCATTGTGACGTACTTCGATAGGCACAGGTGCAGTGTCTTTGCTTAATAACACAATGTCTGTGTCAATTCGGTTAGTCATTACAAGTGTATAGCTGACACGGTCAAGATCGTAGAACTGATAGTTTAGAAAATTACCATCTCTATCAGCAAATCCTGCGTTTTTGATAAACCAGTCTTTAGCGTCATACAGTGGCGGTCCTATTAGTATAGTCTGTGTTTCGTTTAATTGAATACAGTCATACCAAATATTATGCCAATCAAAATTGTCGTTGAATTTCATACCACCGCAGTAATCTAATCTTAGATTTTCCGGTCTTGCAGGCTCTCGTTTCATATTCCATTCGGCTGGAAACGTAACTGTGCTTACATTGTCTATCATACCAGTTTCCTTAAATCTTCTATGTGCTTGTGGTATAGTTCTTCATTTTGTATATCACGATAAAATGGATTATCACCTAGAGTGAATTTTTCCATATTACGATGATTGAACAATTCTGCGCCATTGCGGTCACGCTGTACCATTACAGTACCACCACCCCATTTGCGATACTGATTAGCATGTCCTTTGTGAAACGGACCAAATGGCATAAAGCCATAGGGTACATTTGGGTCTGTATGATAGTTAATGTACTGCAACGTGTTACCTGCTCGCAAATGCATGTGCTGCCATGCCATACGAAATGTCTCGGCATCACCTCCAAAGTTGTAATAGACTTCACAGTTGTCTGCGTAGTGTTTTACTAGATTAAGCTGCGACCAGCAGCGAATTTTATCTATCAACAACTGACCTGTTTCAAACGGTTCGCCGTCGTTTGGACTAACGTCGAAAACTCGCCACATTGGTGCAGCATCATGATAGCGATTTGCACGATCTGTACTAAACACATCGCGCCAAAACACACTGCCTTTTTGACGGTATTCAACGTCATCAAATAAAAATTCAGGTTTTTGTATTGGAAAACTGTCTGCATCTAACCATAGATTTTCTGCATATTCGCTTTCCCACAGTGCATAAATTTTTGTACTCCATCCAGCTTTAGTGCCATATGGTGTTGTAAAATCTTTAGCGTTGCCTTGTATTTCTCTAACAGTGATAGTGCTTGGTGATGGGCGTTTTAAAATCTCAGCTTGTTCGCTAGTAATCTCACCAGGCCTATGAAATATTTCAATTGGTATTTCAACTCCAAGTCGTACCAGTTCTCGCATAAGAACATAACCGCTTGCAATTTCTTTGCCGTATACGCTGGTTACAATACTACGTCCTGGCTTAAAATTTGGTGGTTGTATAGATGCAAGCATTTGTGCTGTTGCACGATATAAGTCATCTAAATTAATTTGCATATTTTGCTTCTACTATTGATTTCCATGTGGGTATTCTATCGTACTGATGTAACACTGCGTGAATTTTACCAGTGCTAGTTGTTGCACAATCGCCGTTCCATAGAGGTTGTGCTTCGAGTAGATGCGGCTTGAACTGATTTATTTTAGACGGGTCAACTGTTGTACCAGCTTGGCAAGCCCAACCATTTTCGCTCATTGAAAACTTAGTAATGCTTTTGTATGGTTCCAAATTTAACAACACATTATATGCAGCCTGGTCTGGATTTGGTACACGATTACCTTTACACAACGAATAGATGTTTATCCAAAGATCTTTCATTGTTTCAGGTACACCAGCTTGTACTCCGCAATTCCAGATTGGCTGTGATTTCATTTTGTCATAGAGCCATGGGAAACTGTAATACATGTTTTCATTGCCCCAAGGCTCATGTTGATATTGCAGGCTTTCGCAGCTTGCAAGTATTTTAGCATCGCCCATGTTTGCAGATAACCAATCGCTTGGATTAGTTTGGAATACAACGTCCTTAACGTCTGTGTGTATTACATACCTGTAAGCAGTTTCTTCCGTTAATCTGCTTATGAATTGCCACAGGTGCAGAAATCTCTCTACAACAATTATCAATTGCTGATCATAGAATAAGTTACCTGTATTTTTATCTTGATTAAAAGCCATGATTTTAAAATTGCGATTTGCTAGTGTTTGCGCAGTTTGTATATCGCAATTATAAACAATCATAGCTTTGTCGCCAGTGAATCCACTAGCGTCTATGCTGTTAACCCAGAATTTTATTTTATTCCAGTTGTAGTTGGTAAAACAACCGATTATGAGGTCTTTTGACATGCACAAATTGTGCTGTGTCTTATCACAGATTGCAATCTATTCCGAGATATTTGCCTACACCCATTTTACACATCAATTCTAAAATGCGCAAGCCGTGTTTAGTAGTCATAATACCACTTAGTTCTCTGTCGGTTTTTTCTTCGTCTTTGATTTTTTCCAATGCTGGAATGTTTGCTTTGATAGCATTGAAATCTTCTTTAGGCCATTTGGCTTTTGGAAACTGTCCTAGTGCTTTAAACCAGCGCATGATCAAATGCGGATCTTCTGATAAACGGCTTCTAGTTATTTCATTCATCTGCACTGTGTTGTTGCGAATGTCGCGAAGACCATCTGTATAATCATATAGAGTACCGTTGCGATCTATACTCATACTGTTCATAGTTAGGTCGCGATGCAGTGCATCTTGTTCCCAATCCTGACCGCGTATGATCCTAACCTTGCCGTCTTTAACTTCTAGTTTGTATGCAATACTGGTTACATCTACTTTGTCGTCGCCAAACACTGCTTTTACTGTGCCATGACCGATTCCCCAGTCGTCGTGCTCGATACCTTCTAAATTAAAAATATAGATGATTTCACTGGGATCTGCATCAGTTGCGAAATCTATATCTCTAGGCTGTTTACCCATGATAAAATCTCTAACTGCTCCGCCGACTACTCGTATTTCAAATCCATATTTTTCAAGTGTGTCTGCGACTTTGCGTACTTCAGGTGTAAACACCTGTTCAAACTGTTGTTTGTCTATGTTTAATTTTTCGAGTTTCTCGGTTATCATGATGACATATTTATAGAACAAGTCGCCAGTATGCAGGACGGTACGCTGGCAGTATATACTCGCTCCATTGTGTGCCATCCCATATTAACAGTTTTCCTGTGAATAGATTTGTAACAAAATAAACTTTGTCTTTAGCATTTGCTGAATTAAACGATACTGACCACACAGTACCGTCGAACTCTATAATATCATCCGCTTCAGCATTTACAATATCCCAAGCAACACTGGATTCTGCTGGCTTTTCTGTTAACAGATATCGCTGGCCGACGTTTGTTTCTGGTAGGCCTGCGTTCGGTCCTTTTGTCAACGGATTTACTATAGCATTGATTGGTGTTAACGTAGTTTTAGGTAAACTTTCTGGATCTACATGCCACAATAAGAGATTTTGATTAGTTGGATGATAGTCTAACCAACCTATAGCTTGGTCGGTAGTGTTATCAAGTGTCAGTTTAACTGCTAGCTGACTTGCGTTGATACCGTACTGCGAATACGGCTGTAGTGTACCATAGGTTAGTAACAACCTCCACCAAGCTAGATCACCACCTGGATATGTACCAGACAATAGACCCATTTGAGATAAAGGTGTACCGTTTACATTTTCAAACTTATTGTCACCACCGGTGTTGTTGATAAACATGATCTGATTGTAATTTTGCAATTGTATGTTGTAGCTAGTACCCGCCATTTGTGCTGCGGTTTGATCTACGAACGTTGATACATTGCTGGTTGTTACGTTAATTACAATGTCATTAAATTTAAAACTGGTTCCTGGTGTCAATATTGGGTTAACTGATGAAAATGTAACAGTGGCCTGATTGCTGTAATCTTTTGGATCCCCTGCGCGACTGGTTAAGCTCAATGCATAGGTATTATTACCTTGCCATGATAACTCGATACTGTAGTCGCCGGGCGACCAGGTTTTTCTATTTAGAAATTCGTATTCGCTCCATTCTACGATTGCAGGATCTTTTGGATTTGCATCAATGATAGTTGCAATAATATTTTCAATGATCTGTTGTCTTTTGACTTTTGCAGGTGGGTTAATCCATATTGGGAAATTGAAAGTCATAGTCAACACATCAATTGGATTTTCAGTTCCGATTGGTATACTGCGACTGGTCCATGTGATGTTGTCTTGCATTTCGATATAACTTAACACAGTCCAGTCTAATGGGTTGTTACTGGTCTGTATTTCAATAGCAGGGTTATAAAGTACCATTATCTGTTCGATAATTTGTTCTTTAACACTTTCGTTATTAGACCATAGATCTACAAGCATTGTCATTACATACGGTACTGGCATGTAACGTTCTATTGTATAACGGTTACCCGGCGTGTTTAGATACTGCTGATTGTTTTCGTCATATTCACGTTCATCTACTTGAATAAGTTCAGTTAGTTGAGGTGCTTGTCTACGATTAGCACTCATGCTCATTCCGCCGATGTAACAAGTCAGAAATGGCACAGTGAGAACTTTGTTTTCACTATTGCCTCTGACTACCATTTCGGCAATACGTGTCGGGTCGCCGTATCGACACGGAACTCGTACCAATGCTTCGGTACCATCTGCATTTTTTCCAGTTTTATAATAGAAATTGCTAAATGCACGTATGAATTGCAATCTATAATTTCGTAATTGTTCTGTATACCAATATTCCATGCGACATCCTCTGTCTGATATTTATGGTAATAAATACTCAGTAATACAATGGAGTACTACACTGACTGCTAAATTGATATTATTAAACGATATCTATAACATGCGCCGACGCAAGGAAGAAGAGTTGGCGTTTTATCATGCAGAATTAGAAAAGCTAATGTCTAAGTTAAAAACAGTACAGCATGAAATAACAGTTACTAACAAAATAATAGAAATTATAGAACAAGAACGTGTATTAGACATTGCTGAGATTGTAAAAAACAAATCAAATCAAGACTGATTTTGCAATTTTATACAGTTCGATTCTTTCTTCTAACCCAATGGTTCCACCATTTATACGTTTAGTAGCACCTAGAATATCACCTGCGTCTGCAAATTTATTAAGTCCGTTATGCGACCAAAACCATGCTGCTGATCGACTAGCACCCACAGCAGTTTCTAAGTATTCTGGTGTTTTGATTAGATCTATATTAAGACCTTTGCTACACTCGGTGTAGTTGTTTTTACCAGTAAGCTGTATAAGGCCACGACCTCTATAACGATAACCGTCACCAGAATTAGCATCGCCGTTGCCCATTCTACTGCTGTAAACTCGGTTGGCAATTCGTTCAGGTTTTCTAGCATCTGCAACAGCTTCGTTTAGAGTTTTGTAATATTTTGGGAATACTTTGAGTAGTGTTTCTGCTCTGTAATTTAAGTTTTCTGTCACCCTACTAAACATAGCACTTTCATGTGCGCACTGTGCAAGAAACATTGCTTTTCTTGCAGGAGTGTCTATACCAAATTCAGCCATTGCATCATTTAGAGGTTGCCATATTTCATCAAGAGTTGCTTTGGTGATTTTAGGAAACATCTTAAGAAGTTGTTCTTTTGTTACCATTGTGCGAACTCCGATTAAATGATGTCAGGATCTAGTTTTGCTTTAACTACAGTTCTTATGTTTTGACGCTGTGGTACAACTGATCCGTCTTGCAGGGTAGTTTCAGTTGTTGCGTTATTTATAAATCCGGTTAGAACAGTATTAGCTGGATGCCAACTGGTTCTATAATCTATTTCATGCAATTTCCAAACGTATCTGTCATTTGGTCTTGGTGTATTATCAGTCGGTGAACTGTCGTTTGGCAATCTAATTCTCTCATATAACTGTGGCGGATTATAGTCTATTCTCAATAGCCACGAACCAGCAGGTGCACCTGGTGGGAATGTAACTCCAGTTGCAACAGGTTTGCTTTGGTTAGGTGGTATACCGTCGCCTGCCCAGATTGTAACAGGGTCGTTTAAATCTCCTGCAAGCACATAGAACTGTTGACCCTGTAGGTTTTTAAACGGTACTTCTTTTTCTGCTTGTGCAAGAATTTGATCGTTGATTTGTATTTCTCTGTTGTATGTACTGAGAATGTCTGCAAGTGTAAGAGTACCAGTACCATTGGGATTTACCAACGGATCACCATTGAGATCTGTAGCAGGTTTTTGCAATATGTCTCTAAACTCCTCACTGTCTGGCATAGGATCACATTTAACACGCCAAATGTGAGGCCACCATGTTGGACTATAACCTTCTGCAGGTCTTGAACCTTCTTGCACAATGTAATACTTAGATAAACTGAAATCACCTAATGCTAGGTCATCTCTTCGGTGAGGTATTTCTATAACATCACCACTCATAAGTGTGCGACCTATGCTGTTAACCATGTCATTTAAATGAAAGGTTATAAACACTGTGCTGTTAGATAAGAACAAACCAAACTGTCGTAAATCAAATTCAGTGTCACTGATTTGATAGTGTCCCATTAGACTGAATACGTCGTCACTGTATTTTCTGTTACGTATTTCCATATTAAGCACATCTTGAATTTCAAGAACGTTGCTTTCATTGTTATTTGCAGCATTTAGTGCAGTGTTTGGTTGTGATAAGTCACCCGTGTTACCTTGAGGTATCGGTCCTAGATATTTGTGAATGTAGAATTCTGTACCACCTATACGATATCGTTCTCCTATAAGTCTATCAAACAGCTTATAGTCGTTTGTTCGTACAGCCGGACCTTTCCATAACATCAATGGTGGCACGTTATTATTCCTCCGAAGTATACCAATTATTTAGTGGTGCATCGGTATAGATCTTATCCATTGAATTTAAAGTAGAAAATTTTACAAAACCCCATTAAATGCGTTGACAATCGCTGTGTTGATGTTAGTATGTAACTATGGATGATATAATTGAAACACCTCGCAATGCTGTTCGGGCCAAGCCCAAAGGCCCCGATTACAGTCATGTAACACCAGACAATCCGCATTACATGCGTGCATGGCAACTGTGCATGGATGATGCAAGACTTGATGTTGATTATACAACACTTAAAGAAAGTTTTGTTAATTGGGCATCTGTAAACAGGCCACAAGAAGAACTTGGTCACTGGCAACTGCTCGACACATGGCAATATGCTACAATTGGCAAAATTGCATGGGCAGTTGAACATGGTGCAGTGATGCCCGATTCTGTATCTACATGGTTCAACAACAAACTTCTAGAGCTACTTGAAGTAGATGCAGGTGACGACGACGAAGAACTAGAACGTAAACTTGGTATTACACAAAAGCGCAACATTGAATATATGCAGCTTTACAGTAACATCGAAGCAATCTGGTGGAAGTTCAAGGACAATCAAGAAGAAATTGAAACACGAGTAACCAAACTGCTTAAGCAGTCAACACCTAATCAGCAGATGCTAAAGCGTCTTTATGATCATTTCAAAGGTAACTTTGATGATGCGTCAAAAGACAGGCTTAATCCTTTCTCGGCAGAGAAACTAGAACCGCTTATCACTGTGGTAAACATACTTGCTACCAGCACAGGCAACGCTAAGGCTATCAGAGATAGCAGGGGTGCATCTAACAAAAGTGTCAGGCAAGCGTCAAAGGTGAAACTTAAGACAGTTGATATGGACACTGGTGTTGCAAGTCTTAGCCCTGCTATGATTCCAAGTTCTACTATTGCAATTATCTATAATGCAAAAGACAGAAAGGTTATGGTCTACTATGCCAAACCTAACAGTGTGCTTGGTATCAAAAACACAAAAATTGTAGACTATGACGAACAGCGCAGTTTTGCTAAAACACTTCGTAAACCAAACGATATACTGCCTTCGCTGCGTAGTGCAGTAACTACCAGACGTATAGATGTAATCTTTGAGGACATCAAAGGTAAAAATCACGAAGTAAATGGTAGAATGAGCAAAGACATGCTGTTGCTCAAAGTGTTTAAATAAATTTCTGTTACCTTACTCAATAAATATGAGTGAGGTAACAACTATGACAACTCCGTTAAGACAGCAAATTATTAAAGAAGTTCAACTCATGCTGGGTGGTGGCATGGTTGATATAGAACTTGATCCTGATCACTACACAACTGCACTTAATCTTGCATTTGACAGATACAGACAACGCTCTGGTAATGCACAAGAAGAATCTTATATGTTTCTTCGCTTAGAAGAAAACATCACTGACTATTATTTGCCAGACAACGTTACTTCTGTGCGTCAATTGTTTAGACGCGGTCTAGGCGGTATAACAGGTGGTACACAGATTGACCCATTCAGTTTAGCATATACTAACCTTTATTTGTTGCAAGCTGGTGCTGGCGGTGGATACACAGCGGGTCTATTAACTTATGAATTGTTTTACGAATATCTAGATCAAGCAGGCCGTATGTTTGGTCGTGATATTAACTTTACCTATGACGTTGTTACAAAACGTCTAAGCATAGTTCGTAGACCTAGCGGCAATGAAATGATATTGATTTGGTGCTACAACTATAGACCAGATGACGTTATCATTTCAGATCCATTTGCAAGACCTTGGATACGCGATTACACACTGGCATGGTGTAAACGCATGTTAGGTGAAGCATACAGCAAATATCAAAGCATTGTAGGTCCACAGGGCGGTACTACTCTCAAGGGTGATGCACTGAAAACCGAAGCTGCTGCTGCAATGGAAAAGCTAGAACGCGATCTAGATCTCTACATCGACAATTCTATGCCGCTTGGAATTATTATCGGTTAATATCGGGCCAAAGGTCTTTTATTGCAATTTTAGTAGCAGTAGTTGGTTTATCATAACCAAGTACAGTATACACACCTGCGGCATGAGGAACACTAGAAACTCTCGACCATTGTTTTTCCCAACGCCACCATGCTTCACTTTTGCTGTCAAACATGTAGAGTTGGCATAGCTCTAGTGGTTCTTGATCGTAGATAAACCTATCTACATACATCTGTGCTGCCCATGCAACATCTGTATTGATTTTCAATAGACTTGCATCTTGCGTAAAAACCCCTGTTATATAAACAGTGTGTACCCATTTGACAATCCAGTGATCTCTACGTAGTGCATTGTCCTGTGCCATTTGTTGTCTAGGTAATGACCTATGCATGCTTTTGTTTGCTCTCATAAGATATTTGTTTGAATCTTTGAGGTTATCTAAATCTAATTCGTACACATTTGGAATAGAATCACTTAGTCCAATACCTGGATACGTTAGTAAGCCAACTTCGTGCCCTGCAATTTTTGCATTTTCAATAGCTAGTGCGTTAACAGTACCAGTTGTACCGTCTCCTAATATAATATGATTATTTTGTGTCATTGTTTTATATTTTGTTTCACTATGTGTCGTAGATCTTCGATAGATCCGTTATTTGATAATACAGTGTCAAAATTACTGAGCGTCCACATGTATTCACTTGGGTGAATGTTGATTGGTTCTACATGTGTTAGTTGATAATTGATCAACCAGTCTGGATCTTCGCCGCGTTTAATTTTCCACACTTTGCCGCCCAATCTCTGTATAATTTCTATTTCGTTTGGAAATCTAGTATCCGGTATAACATAGTTACCCGGTTCGCTTAATATTTTGCGTTCAAGACTAGCGATCCAAATGTCCTGATGAAATCCATTACGACAAACATCTGTCCCCCAATATTGCAGAACCCACCTTGGAGAAAGATGTGGGATGTTTAACCTATTTGCCCACCATTTATCAATTTTTTCTCGCCATTCTCTGCTTTCGGGGGTATCGCCTTCTAAGAGATGTCTAGGCCAATTGAAAACTAATGACACTGCATCCTTCAAACTGTCTGCGAAACTTACTTTTTTAAAGCCTTGCTCGTCAATTAGAATGTCTGCAACTGTGCCTTTTCCACTGCCGATGAGGCCACATATACCGATTATCATGCTCACTCCACTTTGTCTAATGATAAGGTATTAATGTCATTATATCAACTGTTAATAACGCTATTACAAACGTTTCAAGACGTGGTTTTTTGCTGGCAACCGCTAAATAAACCAGCACACAACAAATCAAAGGATTTGACATATGGCAATTTTAGTTTCACCTGGCGTAAGCGTTACCGTTACAGACGAAAGCCAGTATGCCAGCGCAGGAACTGGCACAATACCTCTTATAGCAATAGCAACTGCTGCTAATAAATTTGTACCTGGTAGTGCTACTACCTATGCACAAGGTACACTGGCAGCTAATGCTAACCAATTGTACCTAGTAACAAGTCAAAGAGATCTGTTACAGACATTTGGTACTCCTGTATTTTATTCTGCTGCTGGTACTCCGCAATACGACAACCAACTAAACGAACTAGGTTTGTTTACAGCATATCAATATCTTGGCATTGCAAACACTGCATATATTCTAAGAGCAGATGTTGATTTAGGTCAGATGGTACCTAGTTCAACTGTACCAACCGGTGAACCAAGTACTAACCAATACTGGTTAGACACTGCTGCATCTACTTTTGGTATTTTCCAAAGCAACGGTAATGTAAACAGTGCATTAGCATGGGCTAACAAGACACCTACTGTATTAGACACTGCTACCAATCTTAGAAGAATGGTACAAAGTGGTGATATCAGCATTAGCGGTAGTTCAGACATCATTACAACTGCCGGTACACTTGTTATCAACGGTGCATCGGTTGCAATCGCAGCTAACATGAGCGTTACAGATGTAGCAAGCGCAATCAACAACACTCAAACAGTGGCATTGTTAGGTATAAGTGCATCAGTCTATGTACGAGAAGGCAAACCAGATGTAACTGTTAGTGCAATATACGATATGTACTATCTGCGTATAGTCTGCACAAATCCAGATACTGCAATTAGTCTTAGCGGTTCAACTACTAGCGTTCTAACAGATCTTGCTCTTGTTGCAAATCCTACTAACTTTGTAGTACCAGCAGCATCATATGGCAATCCGGGTGATTATGTAGTTGTATCATATGCAGATGCCTCAGGTGTAAACCAGAACAGCATATGGCAAAAAATCACACAGACTACAACATACACCAGTGCAGATGATTGGTTCAAAGTTGGCGGTACTGACAGTTCATTCCCAGGATGGGGATGGAGAGAAGCAGAACCACGTGTTATAACAGGTACTGTAGCAAATCCAACATTCACAGCAGCTGAACAATGCACTATTGCAATTGGTAATAGTTCACCTGTTATTATCACATTGTCTGGTACATCACTTGATAGTTTTATTTCTGATATCAATGATGTGTTAGATGCAAACAGCTTTAATGCATTCGCAAGCAAATACACAGTTGGTAGTTCTAGTTACTTGAGAATTACAAACTATGATGGTACAAACACACAGTTTAATGACATCAGTACTCAAGCTGGTACACAAACACCTTGGTTAGATGCAGGTATTTCAACATCTACAACATATTATGGTTCTATAACTGGCACAGTTTCTAACCCAACATTTGTTGCAGCAACTACCAAAGTTAACTCTGCAACTGTAGTAGCACCTGGTACAGGATATGCAGTTGGTGATTTGTTAACACTGTTTGGCAGCGGTACATATTCAGTTGCAGGACAATTAACTGTCACTGCAATCCAAGTTGTTGGTACACCAACAGTAAGTGCCGGTGGTTCAAACTATCAGCTTAACGACACATTGACATTCACAGGTCCAAACTACACTAGTCCGATTATATTGCGTGTAAACGGTGTGAGTGGTACAGTTATTACTTCTGTTGCGTTGGTATCAGGTGGCCAGTACACAGGTGTTACACCTAGTAACCCTGTTGCACCAACTAGTACAAGTGGTAGTGGTAGTAATGCAAACTTCACATTTGTATGGGGTGTTGCTACTACCAGTGTTACTACTCCAGGTAATTATACTGGTAACCCAACTAACCCTATTGCTGTAAGCGGCGGTTCTGGTAGTAATGCTACATTTAACGTAGCAATGGGCTTCTTAACCAGTAACACATTTACAATAGATCCTGGTACTGGTATTGCTACTACAATTAACGTACCTGTAGCACCAAACAACACACTTCAAGGTGTTGTAAACGCAATCAATGCTGCATTCCCACAGGGACCAATTGTAGCATCTATAACAAACACCAGTTATCTAACTATAACAAACACTAATGGTACACAGTTCACAGTTAACGATGTAAGTGGTACTCCGCTTAACAGTGCAGGTATTGATGTTGGTTATGTATACGGTCGTAGATTGACTTATTACGGCTACTACCCAACATTAACAGTGCCTAGTGCATTAACACAACTTGCACCAAATAACGTTTGGATAAACACTACATACCAAGATCGTGGTGCAAACTTCGTAGTTAAAAAGTACAACGGTACAAATTGGGTAAGACAGAACACTGTGCCAAACCAAGGTTATGTACCTATGTATAGTAGTGATGCTGTTGCAAATGCTGCATTTGGTAGCAACAAGTCAACTAACACACTTTACATTCGCTATGACAACAGCAACCCACCAGTAGCAAATCACATGATTTATCGCTGGGATGGTACAGCATGGACACTGTTAGATTACACAGCATCAACTTCGGCTCCAGCAGGTCCGCCAGCAAATGGCACCCTTTGGTACAGTACCGATCTTCGTGTTGATATAATGGTAGGCAATGGACAAATATGGCAGGGTTATAAGAACCGTTATCCTGCAACAGATCCTAATGGTCCTATTATTAGCGGTGTTGAACCAACCACACAAAGCGATGGTACTGATCTTGTAGACAACGACATTTGGATTGACAGTGCATCAACACCATATCCTGTAATTTACAGATATGATGCAGTAAGTGGTGCTTGGGTACTAGTTGATAACACAGATCACAGCAGTCCGGGCGGAATTATATTCACTGATGCAAGATGGAACGACGACGGTCTAATCAACGGCAGTCAATTGCCAAGCGATATGGTAACTAGCAACTATGTAGACAGCGATGCACCTAATGCAGAACTATATCCAAGCGGTATGTTGCTGTTTAACACTCGTTACAGCACATACAACGTAAAACGCTATGTAGTAGATTACTTCCCTAACTTGCAAGCACCATATGATTCAAATGCATGGGTAACCGCAAGTGGTAATGCACCAGATGGTACTCCATATATGGGTTCTGCTGCACAGCGACAGATCATTGTAACTGCATTGCAAGCTGCATTAACAAGTAACGAAGAAATTCGTGCTGAAGCTGTTAACTACAACTTGATTGCAACACCTGGCTATATTGAATGTATCGACGAAATGATCACACTCAATACAGACCGTAAGGAAACTGCGTTCATTGTTGCTGATCCGCCAGCCGAACTAGCCGCAGATGGTACTAGCTTGCAAGCATGGGCAACTAATATCAACAATGCTAACCAAAATGGTATAAACGGTTTGATTAGTAGTAGTCCATACGCTGGTCTATACTATCCATGGGCACTTGCAACTAACCTCGACGGTGCTCAGGTACTTGTACCACCAAGTGAAATGGCGCTGCGTACTATTGCATACAATGACCAAGTAGCATATCCGTGGTTTGCACCAGCTGGCTTCAATCGTGGTCTTGTTACAGGCGTAACCAGCGTAGGCTATCTCAAAACAGATGGTACATTCCAACCTGTTAGCTTAAACCAAGGTCAACGTGATGTACTTTACGTAAATCGTATTAACCCAATTGCATTCATACCTGGACGCGGTTTGGTTATATACGGACAGAAGACATTGAGTCCTGTTGCATCTGCAATGGATAGAATCAACGTGGCACGTTTGATTAACTACATGAAGTATCAACTCGACAACTTGGCTAAGCCGTTCTTGTTTGAACCGAACGATCAGCAGACACGTCAGAGTGTGACTAACACATTCAACAGCTTCATGGGTAACCTAGTAGGACTTCGTGCGCTGTATGACTTTGCTGTAGTTTGTGACGAAAGCAACAACACACCTGCACGTATAGATGCTAACGAATTGTGGATTGACATTGCAATTAAACCAGAAAAAGCAATCGAATTTATCTACATACCGATACGTATCCTTAACACAGGCGATCCAATGCCTGGTGGTAACAGAACTATATAAGATTAAAAAACCGGGCTTGTCCCGGTTTTTTATTGACAGTTGTTTATACAAAATACTCTACAAAGGCTTTAAACTATTGTGATACATTAGTTTAAGGTCTTTGCAGTGTCTGAAGAATCTAAAAGCACATTTTGTCCATTACCATGGAACAGCATAAACATACGTAACAATGGCGATCTTAGAGTTTGTTGTAATGCAAACTCATACAGTCCTAATAAAGGTATAATTCGTAAATCAGATGGCACTGCTTACAATGCAAGCAAAGATGATTTCAACGATGCTAGAAATGCTGCATTACTAAAAGACGTCAGATCAACTATGCTTAACAACGAGTGGCATTCTGAATGCGAACGTTGCAGACAAGAAGAAAAAAATGGCGTATTATCTCGACGACAGATGGAACTTAACGATTGGGAGATAACAAAAGAGTATGCTGCATCTATTACTGAAGCTGACGGTACTATAGATACTGCTAAACAAGATATTGAATATTTTGATATACGCTACGGTAACTTCTGCAATTTGAAATGTAGAATGTGTGGTCCTACAGATAGTCATCAATGGTATGATGACTTTGTAAAGCTATGGGGATCTACATCGTACAAAGACACTCATGAACGAGTACAACTAGTAAAAAATGAAAAAGGTCGATGGACAACTGATCAATATGATTGGTTTAAGAATTCCAACATGTATTGGAGTAATTTTGAGCAGCATACTAAAAATGCCAAGAAGCTTTACATTGTAGGTGGTGAGCCTCTTATAATTGATGAGCATATAGAATCGTTAGAACGACTGGTAGCCAACGGTAGAGCAAGTGAGATTCAAATTGAATACAACACAAATCTCACTAACGTTACAGATAAAATATTAGACCTGTGGAAGCATTTTAAAGAAATACGCATAGGTGCAAGTATAGATGCCTGCAACGAAATATTTGATTATCAGCGGGCTCCGGCAAAATGGACTCATGTCTATGAAAATCTAAAAAAGATAGATGCAAGAACCGATATTAATCTCAAGTGCTGGTTTGCATTTACTATAACACCGTTTAATGTTTTCCATTTTCCTGAATTCATGAAATGGAAATTAACAGAAAGCAATCTGTTAAAATTCAATCCAGTTGAATCATATAGACCTATTGTTTCTTATCATATGTGTCATAGCCCAAAATACTATAACATTAAAGTATTACCAGCTGACATCAAGCAGCAGGTAGTAGAACATTACAAGCAATATAAAGCCTGGATAGTTGCAACTAACTTTTCGACACATGTTAAAAAGCACTTTGTCAAACACTTAGATAGTGTAGAAAAGTTTATGTTAAGCGAAGATTATTCTGCTGAATGGTTACCGCAATTTGTTAAAATTACTAAAGATCTAGACAAAATTAGAAACCAAAATGTATTAGATATAATACCGCAATATCGTGAATTGTTTAATGATAATTGATAAAAATCTATTAGTATCTTCTATTAATTATGCAAGATTATGTCAACGTAATTTTGACGATAAGTCGGTTAAACCTGATGATGTTGAGTTATTTAAAACACTGATAGAATTTGCACCTAGGAAGCAAGGTGTGGTTTGGCATAAAACACTGTTTATTGAAAATAGAGAACTGATACATGATATGTACATGTCGTCGAGAGATCACGGGTATCATTCTCCGCATAATGCACAAATGTCTGCACCGTTATTGGTAATTGCATTACCGTACAGTGAATACAAATCCCAGCATTATGAAGAAACAGTTGCTACAAATTTTAATAACGAAAACAGAGAAAAAACTTCGTACAGATTTATATCAGAAGATATGCATACGTCAGTTGGGATACACATGGGCATGCTGGCATTAGCAGCTAATCAACTTGGGTATCGTACTGGGTTTTGTACATGTTTTGATGACAATTTTAGATCTATATTGTACAGATTATTAAAAGAAGAATACGACAAAGAATTAATTGATGATAGAGTTGTAACTGCTCTAGGAATCGGATACCCTATTGAAACCATACCCCACAACTACGATGTTAAAATCAACACGGCAATGTATAGACATAAATCTATGTGGGTTGACAACGATCTTGTTCATATAAAATAAACATGCATATCACAAATGAAAATTTAAATTGCTGTGTTTTAACACTGTTCATACATAACGTATGTAATTACAGTTGTTCATATTGCAACGATTATCATAGATCGGGATCTTACAGATGGCCAGACGATTGGACTCCTTATATTAAATTAATAACTGAACTTAAACAACGAAATCGTTATTTGTATATAGAAGTTTTGGGCGGCGAACCTACAGTATGGCCTAGGTTCCAAGAATTTGTGGATACAATTAGTGACGATAATGTTTTTGTAGAATACGCTACCAACGCATCTCGCACAATAAACTATTGGACTCAATTTAAGACACAGCGAGCATTTGTGTTTTTAAGCTGGCATCATGAATTTGCAGACGACGATCATTTTTATGCAGTAGCTGATATAATGCAACACAAAGCCAGTTTAAGTGTACCACTTATGGTAGTACCTGACAATTTTGAACGTGCTAAAAAACTCTATGATAGACTAACAACTCTTGATATAGAGTGTACCCCTAAATTTACTCGAACCAGTATTAACGGCACTTCTTATTTTGAATATACAGATGAACAACGACAATGGATACAAACTAATCATCATAATAAAATGAAACCGTTTGGTATAGATTGGGAAATACCTAGGAATTTGCATTTCGATGGTAAAAAGATAAAGTTCATGAATGTACTTGATCAAGGACTTCATCAATTTAAGGGATATACTTGTACTGCTGGTATTAAGCGTTTAATGGTTGAACCAAACGGCAATATAAAGCGTTGTACTAAAAATGTCGGTGGCAGTTTAGGTAATATTTTAACAGGTCAATATACATTACCAACTGATCCAATTGTGTGTGATTATTCTGCATGCCCGTGTAAGTTAGATGCAATAGTTGAAAAGTGGATATAACATGGTAGATGGTTGGATCTCCGTAGCTGAAATGGAATTAGTTGCTAGACAAATGGAGTCGAAAGGCAAAGTAGGATCTATATTAGAAGTTGGTGCGGCTGCTGGCAGACTGTTTGATTTTTTACATAAACGATTCCCACTATGGACATACGTTGCAGTTGATCCCTGGGAACAGGAAAAAGTCAGATTACAAATAGATTGGGCCGCAGATTATTTTGCTCCTAATAACCTAAGCGATGTGATTACTAAGGATATGTTTACAAAAAATTGTCCATTTGCAATTGCACAAGAAGCATATTTTGAAAATTGGAACACTGATCAAAAATTTGATGTTATCAGTATGGGACTTGTTAGTAAAAAAATCAATTGGGTTACAGTATATCAACATGCAGCAACTATGTTAAAAAATGACGGTGTTATTATCGCTAGAAATTTAAAACACAAAATCTACGGTGAATATATAAATCAAGCTGTGAATGCATTAAATTTTAAAAGTATAGAATCTGTTAATGGGTCCTATGCATATGGAAACAAATGATGACTTATGACGACATTACATTTGAAATGCTAGGTACTAAGAGACAGCGCCCGATGTATCTTAGCAAGTTTACTAAATTTCGGGCCGGTCTTGATATGTCTACATATCCAAAAGATCCACACGAATACACCAGACATTTCATTGCTAGTATTGACAAGTGGATCAATGCACACAAACTGGTTCATTATAGCGGATTAGACACGTTTACACGCCGTGACGCAATATTAGGTACTACGCATCAACTAGATGAACTACACATGCTGCATAACGGTCGTATAGCCACTATGCAAGGCGAATACAAGTATCATAGACGCTTAACAGATTTTACCGTTAAGCAGATAGAACATTTCACTGAATTAGTACCAGGTGATGTATTTGTTGCAAGCTATCCAAGCTGCATTACAACAGGACATTTGGATGATTTCGATCTACTTTTAGATCACTGTGAGCATAGAAATATTCCAGTTCATATTGATGGTGCATGGTTTGGACAATGCAGAAATTTTGAATTTGATGTGTCTCATCCTGCTATCGCAAGTGTTAGTGTTAGTCTCAGCAAAGCACTGGGAATGGGTAGTCAGCGTATTGGTATCAGATATACCAGGGAACGAGTAAACGGTCCAATAGCTATTATGAATGATTTTGACTATTGCAATGTCAGTGACATGTGGATAGGTGTAGAAATGATGAATCATTTTGGTGTAGATTATTGGTGGTCTAACTATAGTGAGTTGTACAGCAAAGTCTGCAATGATTTTGGATTAACAGAAGGCAACAGTATACATGTCGGCTTTAAGACTCAAGGTCATAATACTGTGCAATACGGCATACGCACTCCTTTACGATATCTCATTGAAGGCGTGTTTGATGCAAGAGGTACCGACGCTGGTCTTAATTCTATAGAAAAAGAAGAACGAAAATAATGGGCAAAAGTCTAATATATCCTGAAGAAATGCAATTAGTGGCACAACAAATGTCTACATTTGGCCAACATGGACGTATTTTGGAAATAGGTGAAGCAGATGGACAGCTAATAGATTTTACAAAAACACAATTTCCAGAATGGGCCTACAGTGAGATTTATGCACCAACGGCATTGTCATTTAACAGCGAATTCAAATATGATATTATAACAATTGGTGTCACAGAAGAACATGTCAACTGGCATGCATTGTATAAACACATTAGACAGTATCTGTCGGATTCTGGTGTGTTAATTGCTAGGAATATACGTCATACCATTTATGCATCTGTAATCAAACAAGCTGTAAAAAATCTCAATTTTATAAAATTAGATGAAGTTAAACAGTGCGTGGCACTAAAAAACAACGTAATACGCTATGGCAGTAATAAAATTGATTTGGACATTTACAAATATAATTTAGAATCTAACAGTTTGTTAGAATCACAAACTGTTAAAATAAGTGGATCTAAGGGACACAATAGATTTGTGTCTACACCGGCTGATACTAAAACCTATCTCTCTACGTATATAAACAATTACCTTAACGTTAAGTTAGATTGGAATTTTGAATATTTTAAATCTGGTGAGCCTGCGGGGTTGCACACCGATTATGTTTCATTACCAAACACATGGCGAGTAGTAGATAATAATTTGATAACACATGATTGCCATATTGTTATGGGTGTTATTATACCGTTAATGTGGTCGTGTCATCAGCCATATACTGTAAACTATGACCGTGTCAGCACTGTGCCACGTAAGTTGATTTATCGCAAAGGTGAAATGCGATACATGGACAACGACGAAGTTTTCAAATATAGACCAGACGATGAACGTGATTGGTGGTATGATTCTGATGTAATGCAATACAATCCACCAAACACACAGTATTACAAAGAATATGCTTGTTTAAAAACACACAGCGTATACGAATGGCAGCTAGGCACAATGATGGTGTTTGACACTGCCAGGTGGCACAGTTCGTCTTGGTTTTTAACAGACAACAAACTACCAGATGTGTCTAGAGAATTCAAAAAGTCTATTATTGGATTCGGTTCTATTGATATTGATAGAGATGAGATACCAAAATGAACAATGATACATGGTGCGTATTGCCGTGGATACATCAATGTGTACGACCAGATAACAGCTTAAAACCCTGTTGTAGATTTCAAAACCCAAAGGATGAAACACGCATAGACATTACACTCGACCAGTTAGAACAACAGGGGTTAGCTGTAATGGAAACTCCCAACATGGTTGCCTTAAGGCAGAATATGTTAATGGGTATAAAATCACCTGGATGTACTAAATGTTATGATCAAGAAGGTGACGGTACAGCAACGTCTCTTAGAACATATATCAATGGTAGATTTTCTCACGTAGATAAAAACAATTGCACTACACAGTTTGAAAAACTGCGATACATTGAAATGTCTATAGACAATATCTGTAATTTACAATGTAAAATGTGCGACAGTAAATTTAGCACTCGATTGATGAACAGAGACGAGTTTCTAGGTGAAGAAGTTTTTAAAAAGTTGGAACCTAATTTTCGCAAATTTAACAACACTGATCTATCCAATTTAGAACTTGTTAAAATTTTAGGCGGCGAACCTTTTATGACTCCCAACTTTGTAAAGTTCATTGACTATCTAATAGAACGCTCCGATCCAACACAGATAACTATAGAAATTGCAACCAATGGCACAGTTATACCATCATATGCAGTCATAGAAAAACTCAATAAATTTAAAATGCTAGACATACACGTGAGTCTAGATGCATTTGATCTATCTAATGATTATCAACGCTACGGTAGTTCTTATATAGACACTTTTAACAACACTAAAATGTACGAAACTATTTTTCAAAATGTACAGACATCATTCCACACTGTGGTATCACTGTTAAATGCAAACACACTTGCTAATACAGTAAACGTATTAATGGAACAACATGGATATCATATGTCTGTTGATTTTGTTAGGTATCCTTATCATCTATCACTGTTGTATGCACCAGAAGATTATGTGCAATGGGTCTTAGATAAAAACAAACACAATGAAACTGCACATAGACTTATATCTACATTTTTGAATGTAAACAGCTACAATGAAAAACATTGGTCAGATTTTTTATATTACACTAAAAAACTGGATGGGTATTATAATACTAGATTAGAAGATTACAATTTAGAACTGTGCAATTTTTTAAAAGCTTGGAATAATTAAAATATATGTTAATGGAGAATGAAATGACAGTGCGTCATTTAGCGTATGAAAATGTCATACCACTTGAAGTATGCAGTTATATAAAAGACTTTTTTGATACACATCCAGAATTACATGTTAAAAAACCGAATAATCCAGATGTGGTAAAAATCAATGCGCCTTGGACGCATCTAAGAGATGTACTAGAACCATATCTTTCAAAATACTTTGTGTGTAACAAAGGACAAGGTGGTAACATCTATAAACATTCCAATCTCTATACGACACATGTTGATTCTGCAGAACCATATCAACTAATCAACTGCTTGATACCTATATATCTGCATGAGCCGCAGGCTACACAGCATTTTGTAGTGTTTGATCAGTGGGTAGACAATGGGTTTGGACAAACATGGTACGGGGACAGAGCAGATAATATTGCAAACTATGATTTTGATTTTAACAAGAAAACAAATCTAATACCATTCAATGATCCGCGAGTATATGATAAAACAACGGATGATATAGATTTGGATTTTTACACAAATTATTTAGAGTATTATAATCATAAACACTCATATTTTAAGGGTTTAACTGGTGTAGCATACGAGTTTAAACCCGGAAATCTCATATTGTTCAACAGTAATAATCTGCATTCAACTGGTAAGCTAGTTGGAAAATGGAAAATTGGTTTGCATATAAACTTTGAAGGTACAGTTGAAGATCTATTAGTAGACAGGAATTTAATTAATGGATAATCAACTAGATATTATTATCTGTATAATACCTAAAATAAATCCAGATGCACCGACTGTTGGGCCTGCATTGTTAAAATCTCATTTAATGGATGAAGGTTTTACATGTGAGGTTGTAGATTTAAATATAAAGCTTTTTAATGCACTAAAAAAGATCAATAAACACGAACATTATTTTTTCAATAATGATGCATTGTTTAGAACTCATCACAACGAAATAGAAAATGATTCTCTCGAACTAAACAGAGAATTTCAAGAATTTTACAAAGAAAACGAATCTGTTTTTCTAGAATGGATAGGGTTCTTTAAACGTAAGAATCCAAAATGGATAGGATTGAGTATTCTATCAATATACAGCCAATCAGTTGCAGTAAAACTTAGTCAGCTGATTAGACAATATTTGCCGCACACTAAAATTGTGTGGGGCGGTGCACAAATAGAATGGGGCATTCAAAAGTTTAAAGAAATTGGTCTTATGGACCATTATATCTGTGGTGACGGTGAACAGGCAATTATTGAATTGCTAAAGGGTAATACTACATACAAAGGTATTGATACTCTTACACCTGTTCAAGTATTGGATTTAAATTCTGTTAAAATACCAAATTACGATGATATCAATTGGGATGAATACCATATTATGGACTATGATCGACCTGTGTATATCACTGGTAGTCGTGGTTGTGTAAAACGCTGCACATTCTGCAATGTTTATCAAATATGGCCAGAGTATAGATTTAGATCTGGCAAGCATATAGCAGAAGAAATTATAGCAATACGTAAAAAGTATAATAGACACTTCTTTAAATTTACAGACAGTTTAATCAACGGCAGTATGAAAGCATTTAGAGAATTACTGCACGAATTAAAAGAATATAGAAAAACAGATCCGGATTTTAAATGGTCTAGTCAATGGATAGTTAGATCAAAAGCACAGTCACCGGAAGCTGATTATCAATTAATGGTAGACAGCGGGTGTGTTGAATTAGATATAGGTATAGAATCATTTAGTCAACATGTTCGTTATCACATGGGTAAAAAATTCACTGATGAAGACATGTGGTGGTGTTTTGAAATGTTACAAAAATACAAAATACAACACACACTGTTGATGATAGTAGGTTATCCAACTGAAACTGAAGAAGACCATCAACATACATTAAACACCATACAGCACTTGTATGATACTGGATATGCTCATAACACCAACGAATGGGGCAATAAATTATTGTATTTGAGTTTCGGTAATACGTTGATGTTGTCAGAAGATCATCCTATTTGGGAATTGGTTAAAGATGAACTTACTTCATATACTGACATTTTTGACTGGGATTATAAAGGTAATACTCTACAAGTCAGAGCAAGACGATTTAAAGAAATAAACGAATTCATTATGAAACTTAATAACACAGATTATTCTGGTTGGATAATAGATAAAGAATTACGCAGGTATGATAACGTATTAGGTGTAAAGAATGACGATGATTGACGACGTTATATCTGTAGATCCTTTGGATAAAAACATCGCAGTAAGATTATCTGGGGGACCAGACAGCAGTATCATTTATTATGCATTGTGCAATTTTTTTAAAGACTACACAGATGTTAACATATACCCTTATACATTGAATACTGCATTACGACCACATTCTGTAAACAAAGCCAAAGGTGTTATTGAGTTAGTTGGAAAATTAACTGGAAAATATCCGGCTAAACATTACGAATCGTGTAATTTAAATCATCGCATCGACAATTCAGTTGAATCAAATTCACAAGAATACACAATAGGTCAAGATAACTTGGAACATGAGGTTATAGAAAATCATTCAATTGATTCTAATTATACCGGGTTGTCAATTAATTGTCCGATAGATGAACTTCAAGCAATGGTTGAATCTGACAACTTCAAATATGATAAAGTTGAATGCAAAAAATGGCTGTCAGAAAGAGATGTTAATAGAACTTATCCGTTGTATTCAACTGTGGGAAAATTAGGCAATGTAACCTATTACATGCCTTTTGCACGTTCTGATAAACGAACAGTTTTTAAACTGTACAACTATTACAACTTACTTGAGGACCTTTATCCCATTACTTGGTCTTGCGAAAATCATATGCAAATGTATACCGACACACCGACACATTGCGGTGTCTGTTACTTTTGCTTAGAACGTTTATATGCATTTGGTAAATTATGAGAGTATGTATTACAGGTAATCCCAACTACGGCTTGGCAAAAGAAATAGCAAGTATATTTCCCAATGCAACATTTTTAAGTAGGTCATCTGGATTTGATCTAGCTAAAAAGGACGACCAAGAACGTGCTGCATTGATTGCAGCAGGGCATGATGTGTTTGTAAATTGTGCAGCACTATGGAAATTCAATCAAACAGTATTACTCGATGCAGTATTTAAAGTTGCAGTTGAAAAAAATCCAACGATGCACATTATCTGTATTGGTAGCACAACTGATAAAGTTAACAACAGCAAGCCTTGGTTATACAATGCAGAAAAGAAAGCACTTAGGGATTATTGTAATACACTATCAATAGGCAGTGTTTGGTCAACTTATCCTAAAATCAGTTATGTCAGTTTTGGTACACTGACAAACAATCAATCTAAGCATCCGGATCGTAAATGTCTAGACATTATCACTGCTGCACATTATATTAAATGGTTAATAGATCAACCGAAGCATATTAACATTAATGAAATTAGTATAGATCCGATGCAAGATGACAGATGGTATAAAGAATAAGGTAGAATGGAGTCAATACGATTTCACTAAAATACCGTTTAATGACATAGTTAAATTCGGTCAACGAACCCTTCTCTATAGAGATATATTTTGTGTAAGCTGGCTGTTAGGGCGTTATTGCAACTATCGCTGTAGTTACTGTTGGCCATATGCACGAAGTGATGTAAAAGATTATCGTCCATATGAATTAAATCGTATGACAATTGATGAAATAAAACGACAAAGTAGAGAACGTGGTTTTAACAGTTTTCATTTTAGTTTTAGCGGCGGCGAACCTACAGTATATCCTGACTACTTGAAACTTCTCAATCACTACGCAACCGATACTGATAATTGCAATTATCAAAGTGTGCATATGACCAGTAACATAAGCCAAAGTCTCAATTGGTTCGAAAAATATGTAGATGTAACACGCAATTTGCACAGAGTAAGTGTCACTGCCAGTTGGCATCGCGAACAAGGTATAAAACAAGGTGACTTAGTTGGGCATACTGAGAAGTTTGCAGACAAACTGGTTTATCTACAAGAAAACGATGTTCAGGTAACCATCAACACTGTTATGGTACCAGAATGGTTTGATGTACTGTATAAAGAAACAGAATACTTCTTGAGTCGAGGAATAAACGTCACGCTGAAGGCTCAAAGCGACCCTACAGCAAGCCGGATAGTGGAAGGGTATACTACAGAGCAGTTAGCAGTATTACACAATGGTATGCCGCAACGAGATTTCACTGCGGTCAAAAGCAAAGTCAATAGGCCTAAGCCAAAAATCAGTATGCAGACTATGAGTGTATCAAACGGTGACGATGCATCAGTACCACAATTAATGCAAGTTGAATTTGAAGACAACACAGGTAAAAAATGGTATATGGATCAGGCTGAACGATTTAATGCCTTTAATTTCAATCAGTTTAACGGCTGGAATTGTGAAAGTGGTTACAGAAGCATTATAATAAGAGAACCAGATGGTGCAATTAAACGCAGCTACAGTTGTTGCGATAAACCTCTAGGGTACATAGAAACTGGATTTAAACTATTTGATACTCCGATGCCTTGCATCACTAATGCATGTGTTAGCAGTGCTGACAGTAAAATACCAAAATATAAACCGAAATGAAAACATATTCTATAACAAACAATGTGGAATTTAACGTATATCCTGGTAACCTGGGAGTGTGTGTGAGTGGAGGTGCAGACAGCGCACTGATGCTGTATTTTCTGTTAAAATATTCGGATCAACCACTGCATGTTTTTTCTGTAGCCAGTCAAGAAAAACTGATTAGAAATACACATGCTGCTGTTAATGTTATTAGTAGATGCACTGAGTTAACTAAGAATTACAATTTAACGCATCACATTTCATATGTCACTGCGCAAACAAAACAGAATTTATTTCTAGTACCAATGGAATTTCTTGATAACAACATTGTATCAACGGTTTACACCGGTGTAACAAAAAATCCTCCATTTGATGTAATTGAAAAATTCACATTAGAAACATTAGAAAACCACGAACGCGATCCAACAGTAATACGGCAACCTAAACAAGGCAATTGGTATATGCCGTGGACAAATTTAGATAAACAAGATTTATGTGCTATATATAAACAGTACAACCTAATGGATGACCTGTTTACTGTTACAAGAAGTTGTGAATGGATCAACCATGAATGGGATGACCCGGGAATGGGGCATTGTGGAAAATGTTGGTGGTGTGAAGAAAGATTTTGGGGATTTGGTAGATTATGAATAGCAATGAAAATGTGTTTAAAGAGTTGCGATCAGATGTTGATGTTGATTTAATTTTAGGTGAACTGCGTGAAATATTAAAACTCACTTCATATCACAGCAATCAAATTGCATTGCAGTACAGTACAGAAAACAGTTGGCACGACGGTATACCAAACATGGAACATCATATAAGTTCCGAAGAATATACCTACACTAAATGGCATTCTGCATTAGATGGTACATACATTAAAACATATTTGGAAAGCTTGGATTTTCCAGTGGCACATACAAGAATAATGAAGCTGCCAGCAAAAACCTGCTACACAACGCATGTGGACTACTACACTAGATATCACATACCTGTAATTACTAAACCATTACAAACATTTATGATTTTTCCTGATAAAGACATAACTGCACGAATGTATCCGGGTAAGCTGTATTGGACAAATACACATGAACTTCATAACTTTGTCAATGGTACATTCGAAGATCGAATACACATTGTTTTCAACAACGCAAACGAACCTAAGAATTTAGACAACGAGTATCTGTACAAATGAATAACATATTCAAAGAAATTGCCGACATTGATTCGGATAGATTTGTAGCAGAATCATTGGATATCATAGAACGTGTTGGATGGGAAAACACACAAATATGTTTGCAGTATTCGACTGATGTATCTTGGCACAGTGACGTAGATCACTACGGTAAAGCCAGACGAGAAGAACAATGTGTTAACTTCCATCCAGAATTAGAAGGCACTTACATAAAAGAAATACTAACCAGTTTGGATTTTCCTGTAGCTAGTGCCAGATTTATGTGGTTAGACAAACGTGCATGTTACAGCACACATGTTGATCTGTATACTAGATATCATATACCAGTTGTAACAAATTCTCTTATGGCATACATGGTATTTCCAGATTTAGCATACATTGCTAGAATGCCATTGGGTAAAGTGTATTGGACAAATACACATGAACTGCACAATTTTGTCAATGGTGATCATAGCCCAAGAATACACATGATTTTTAATTCGGCGAATGAATTACCTAATTTAGAAAACCCTTATTTGGAGAAACTCGGTGTCCTTGAATTTGCACAAAAACTTGTTAGACATTGAAAATGCACCTGCATTTGATCCCACATGTAGTCCACGCTGTGCATCAGACCGTGCAGAATCACCTGTTGCTAAAAAATTACTCTACGTGCCGCACTATAAAGTTGCAGACAACTTAGATTTTAATCAAGATCTCATTAAACAAGAATTAAGCATTGTTGAATCAACACCGTGGCATGGATACAACAACGATGTAAAAGGACGTAGAGGCGCTGGTATTAGTACCTATTGGTGTGCAAAATTTTTAAGAAATTTTGTAGAAGACAGTAATTTTGGTTTTGGCGAAACGCTAGACTATATGGAAATCATTGGTAAACAAGATTTAATTGTAGACGGGCGAGTGCCACCGGAACATCTTGTTAAAACTGACCTGTATCACAAAGTTCCATACATTGTAAGCATTGTAAAACAGTTTGTTACATGGGAAATGTGCGATAGGGTATTGATATCTAGAGTTGATAACAATCAGCGAATCAATTGGCACAGCCACAATTATTACGAACCTAAATACACACATGCATACTTACATATACCATTGGTTACATCTGAACATGCATCTATGTTAGTATACATGGATAAAACATTGCATGTTCAACATTATGGTTTTAATGAAGCATGGATAATAAACACACAACATAACCATGCTGTAAATAATACAGCAGGCGATGCACGTTACCACATACTAGTATTAGCAAACTTTGAGGATCCTAAATTTAATGCATTATTTTTGGATTAATAAAAATACCGAAGTAAAAGAAAGTGCAGTACATGGTTTGTGTAGATGTGCAACTTCTGTAATTAATAAAGACGATGTGATATTTGTTGCAGGCGGCATAGCAATAAACAACCAAGAAACCACTTGGTATAAAGGATTGCTGATTGATAAAGACTTTGTATTAGATTTGCCTGCTGGCAGTGAATACGAAGCATATGTTAATCACAGTTGTGATCCAAATTGCTATATAGATGGGCAAATTGTATTTAGAGCATTGCGCGATATACAACAAGGCGAATTCATCACAGTAGACTACGGAACTTTTTTCTTAACCAAAAAGAATCCGATAGAAGTTTGCAAGTGCGGATCACCCAAGTGCAGAGGCAAAGTAACCGGCGAAGATTATAAAACATTGAATTTGCCTCTTAGTTGGTATGCTAGAAAACGTTTACTACAAGGATAATAAATGTTACCATATTATCAAATAGAACCAAATTTACCAAAAATACCAGAAGGTCTTGCAATAACAGATCCTGCTATTATACGCAAAGGTAAAAACATGTTTTCCGATGATCCGTCGGGCGATCATTGGTACTTTACACATGCTATAAGCGACGAGTTGCATGATTTTTTGCAACAGCATTTTAGCTTCAAAATCAAAGCAAACTATCAATTAATCGGTGTGCAGCTAACGCCTCATCGCGATGTTGGTAGAACATTTTGTTACAACTATTTGTTTTTAACTGGTGGCGACAATGTGAGAACTCGCTGGTACAATGACGACTCTACCGAAATAGTTTACGAAGCAACTGCACCACTGCATACGTGGCATCGTATACAAGTTGACATAATACATGATATAAGTGAAATTTCTAGTCAAAGGTTAGGATTATCAATATGGCCGGACAACCAGTAACACATATTCTAACAACGGGTAATCCATCGTACGGCCTTGCTGCTGGAATTAATACACTGCTAAAAAGCAGTTTTGCTAGTAGATCAAATGGCTATGATTTATCTACTGACGAAGGTATGGATAAATTCTGTCACATTGCATGTCATTATGACGTGGTGATTTTAAATTGCTATACTGAAAAAATGAACAACTATAGTCAAGTTAGATTGTTGCACAAACTCTATGTTGATTGGGAACAAAGCAACAAGTCTGGACATGTTATATGCATTGGCAGCATTAGTGATCACATTAATACTGCACAGCCTTGGTTAAAATACATAAGCTACAGCAGTGAAAAAATTGCATTAAAGCAACTGTGTCAAACTATCAATCATAACAGAACAACTATAACGCCTAACATAAAGTGTACATATATGAGCCTCGGACATATGCATACACCATACGTTGACAAATTGCACCCAGATGAACCTAAATTAAATACAGAGTATGTTGCATCTGTTATCAAATGGATAATCGATGCACCGGAATGCGTTGAAGATATAACATTAACAAAGAATATGAAACATGGATGACTACATCTATCCGATAACTCTTGATTATGACAGAGAATTTTTATACGAGACCATTTCTGATATAAAACATTGGCCGCAATACACTGCTGATAGAGGTAAAACCTTTTTCAGCACACATAGAGATATTGTGTTTCCAGTTAGCATAGAAGCTATACGTATTAAAAATCGTCTGTTAGATTCTACCACCTATAGTTTTAGCTACGTACCACCTGGTCATGAAACTGGCTGGCACACTGATTTTACTAGAGGTTGCACACTAATTGTACCAATTGATACTACTCCTCATTTGATACGATTTAAAGTAAATGATGAAGAAGTTGATTACTATTACAGCAATCCAGTTGTAACAAATGCCAAGACTTGGCACAATGGTATTAACTATTCAGATAAACCTAGATATAATCTGTTATTTCATTTTGACAAATCCTATGACGAAATTGTCAACATGGAAAAAACAGATACGCTTGTTACGAAATGGACACAAGACTATAACATATGTCAGACCTTTGACAATGCTGTATTAAAAGCATACTTTAACACACATTCAAATGCAGATGCCTGTGACATACTAATAACCGATAACATATTTTTTGCAAAACAGCATAAAAACAAGTTTGTCATTTACATAGGCGATCATCCGTCAGACGAATTTACTACTGTAAAAATAACTCAAAATGTTAAAAGTAGAGACATAGTAAATGCAGTTAAGTATATATTAGACAGTCCGTGTAATATACGCTGCATTTCTATTGGAGAATAATATGGAACTATATTGCAAACTCCCTGAATTAAAAATAGACAAGGCACATTTGCAAACTGTAATAAACGATAGGACTGGATGGTCTGAGATTACACCCGAACATGAGAATCACGGGTATGTGCAGTATTACAAAAAATACGAGCCTGATTGGTTAAAAGATCAACTGTTACCAATTTGGAGTTACATGGGTATTTTAATAGCCTGTAGAGCAGGTGAATTGCTAATTCCGCATGTTGATAATGGCAGAAGTGCTGCAATACTAATACCATGTACAGACAGCTATGAGCAACATACTTTAGACTTTTGGCATATACCAGAATGGGAAGGTCAAGTTGGCAAGCAACAAAAGTTTCATGATTACTCAAATGGGCATATCATAGACAGTGTGCTTTATACAGAACCCATTTTGTTTAGAAATGTACCACACGGTGTAGACAATAGAAAAAGCAGCAGTCCTAGAATAAACCTTAGTGTTTGTTTCATGGAGCCTTACACATATGACGTATTAAAAGATCTTTATACACGAGGTCTGTTAATCAAATGAACGAATATGTACCAACACGCTATCCCTGCACAACTTCTAGATACGATGAGTTTTTAAGTACACTGCAAAGCGATAGATTTATTAACCTATTAATGTCTAGTGATTTTGAAACATCGACATATGAAAGCAATGATCAAAATGCGTCACTTTTTAACTTAGCTGTTTCTTTTTCTAAAAAAGACAAAAAACTTTCATGGAGTACATATCCAGAACATATAGAATATAAAAATATCATTGCTGATATTAAATTTCAAATGATTAGAGATAATTCGTTGACTGTTAATATTGATGATATGGGTACTGCATTTTTGTTGTTAGTACCTGGTGCGCATTTACAAGAGCACATTGATAAAGGAAACTTTGGCGGAACAACACTGGTATTTCCTATTTTAGGGACAGGTGTTTTTACCTATGATAATGCTACAACTCAATTTGAGATTACTAAACCTACGTTTGCATCAAATACTGTTTGGCATAACTTTGTCAATATGTCTAATAAATTAGTTGCAATAATGACAATTGCTATGCCAATTGACATCGCTGAATTAAAAGATCCTAGTTTAGTTTCTGTACCAAAACGTAAATGAACTATTTAGAACCAAACGCTTTTTTACCTGGGCCGTTCCCTTTGGTATTACCGAACGAATTAAAATATGGTAAACTCCTACCTGATTTTTTATCAGTAGAAGAAAAAGCGGCCTATTATGAAAACCTAAAAAATCAACCAGCTGATTGGCCCTATAGAACAAAGGAAGTGAAGTATAACCTCAATCAAAACTATTATAGAGCACCGGAATGGGACACAGTTGATTGGAAAGAAAGCATAGTAGTATTTGGGTGTTCGCATGTGTTTGGAGAAGGATTAGCTGAAACAGAAACACTTTGCTATCACTTGTCTAGATTAACAGATAGGCCAGTTATAAACATTGGTCAATCTGGCACAAGTCCGATGTTTAGTTGGCATAACAGTTTATTATTAGACAAATGGTATCCAACTCCCTATGCAGTTGTGCAAGTATGGAGCGACATTGGCAGATTCCTATATTATGAGGAAAACAAAGTATCAAGGGTTGGATACTGGAGTGGTGGTCGCTGGGACAATTTTGATAAACGCCTCAAATCTCTATTTGAAATCTGGAACGGCAATGACACTAACTCGCAAGCACAGATGTATTTTACTGGTATGGCGTGCGAAGGATTTTGGAAAACACGAACCAGATATGCACAGGTTAGTTTTTTTGAAGAAACAGCTAAAGTGCTAGGCATACAGCAGCTATATAAATTAGACAGTGCTAGAGACCTAATACACTACGGAACACTGAGTCATCGCACTGCTGCGCAGATAATTGAGTCTAACCTAAAATGAAAATCGGTATATACGGTGACAGTTTCGGATCTGGGTTTGCGTTCAATGTTTCAGAATCTGGTAAACAATATCTCAGTTACATAGGTTTAGATTGGACAGAAATACTAGCTAGTAAGTACGCTGTAACAAACTATTCTGCATTTAGTTCTAGTCTTGTTTACAGTGCAGACCTGTTAAAGTCCACGCATCATTTGTACGACAAGGTAATTTTATTAGTTACGCATCCTGGTCGTGTAACAATGGGCTTTCCTAGCGACAACCAACCAACTCCGCATTTCGTTAATTACGAATACAGTAAATTATGGTATGATAGAGCAAAAAAAGAAAAATGGTTAACAGAATTAAACAGCGTATTAGATTATTACATTTACATATATCAAGAAGATCATGTAAACTTAATACACAATAGTCTAGTAGATTACTGTAAAAAGCTGAGACCGGATATAATGCTAGTTCCCAATTTCAATAACAGTTTCGAAAATATAGTTGGCAATACATTGACTGATGTGTTTGCTATGGAAAACACAGCATGGAATATAGAATATCCTATTTTTGAATATGATATGAGAAAATGCCATATGACAAAAGAAAATAATGAAATACTAGCAAACTTAGCAGTAAAATGGTTAAACGGTGATTCGGTAATTTTAGATGTTAACGATTTTGTAAAACCTGTGTTGTCAAAAGAATTTTATATATTTGAGGAATTGTTATAATGACTTTGTTAGTAGATGGGATGAACTATAACAAACCCTGGGGTGTCGAATATAATTTCTCAAAAGAAATTGTTACTAAATCAGTAAATCCGCATTGGGATATTATCAGTGGTGCACAGTCGTTAATACATATGCCTATATTTGATAGTCTTACAGCAGACGAATTACAACGTGCAAAAGATCATTTTATAGTGCTAGACTATACTTGGGAATCGTTTGATATTGGACATTTGTATTATAGCATACATATGGACTGTATAAAGTATGACATACCAGAACCAAATGTAATTTTGTTAACTGCAAATCTTGATAGAGAAATATCAACCTACAACAATTGGTTTTTGACTACCGATTTCAAAAATAAAATAGCAACATTTCCTGTTGCAACGTTTGTTGAAATAAATCACATGTTCAAAGATAGAATAGGAACCGATCCCGATAAAGTAGTACCAGGATTTATCACATTTTCTAGAAATCCTCGGGCTCATAGAAACGCAATGAATTACCTTATTATCGAGAATGATTTAAATGCAGCTATAAGTCAAAGCATTGTAGAGCCGCACGTATTAAAAGATCATCTGACTAGATTTAATATAGAATGCAAATCTGACAGCGTGTTTTTAAAGAATTATGAAATTGATAGAACAGATTTTGACACAGACATGCCAGTGCAATGGACAGAAGATATCTGCACATCTGCAATCAATTACAGTTTTATATTAGTGCAAGATACTATATTAGATGACATTGGTTTTTATATCACTGAAAAGACTTTCAAGTATCTGTTGTTCAATCGACCTATTATAATATGGGGACAGCCCGGTGTTAATCATTACTTAAAAGATTTAGGATTTAAACTGTACGATAACTATTTCGATTTATCATTTGATTTTATAAAAAATGATGCAGATAGATTGCACGGTTTGCTCAATGAATTAAAGCGTGTTAATTCATTATTGCAATCTATAGACGATCCCTACTCTTGGATCTATAAAGATAAAAACACACTGCAACTGAATAAGCAAACGTCGTTGGACAGATCTGTTAACGCAAAATTTGTACTAGATATACACAATTATATGAAAGAAATAAAATGAAGTTGGCAATAACTGGACACACATCTGGACTAGGTAAGAGCATTTACAACTATTCAATTGAACAAGATATTGATGTGATTGGGTTCAGCAGATCAAACGGATTTGATATAACCAATCGCGATGATAGGAAACGTTTGATTGACACTGTGACACATTGTGACGTTTTTATAAACAATGCGTATGACAGATATGGGCAGTTAGATCTTCTTTATGAACTGTACGATGAATGGAAGAACAGTAAAAAACTCATAGTTACTGTAGGTAGTATGGCTAGCAATGCAGCAGAGTGGCGTTTAAGACCTTGCCTATATAGCACGGTTAAAAAAGCACTTGACGTTGCAACATATCAACTTGTTAACAGCCACGATCGACATGGTTGTAAATTAATGATATTTAAACCTGGATATTTAGGTGATGGTGCAGGAAAGATATCGCATGCATATGCATCTAAATTTCTGTTAGATGCAATACACAACAATCAATATGAGATAACTGAATTGGTATTACGACCCTAGGCTTAGTACTGCGGATTTTATAGTTTCTGTTATTTCGCCGTTGTGTTCATAATAGATAATAGTCGGATGCTCTGGTCTCCAGACAAATCCTTCGACTAACATATTAGCATAAACGTATTGTAAGAAATCACTTTTTGGACTTACTTTGAATATCATATCGGGCTGTAAAACAAATGCTTTATATGTATCAGTCATAAAATACGGTACACTTTCACCTCTGAATGGCATTGTGCGTTTATGTTGATACATTGCGTTCAGTGCTTTGTTGTTTACATTATGAGTCCAGTACAGTGTTTTTAGACCGACTTCTTTAGCCCATTGTACTTGGTCGTTTAACATTCTAAATCCGGCATTGCTATGTCTGTATTTTTTCAGTATGTGGTACCTACAAACTCGCCCGGCTATGTCAGGGTCACCAGTATAATGACTACGTTCTACTGCACTGATACTGGCCAGGTCGCCATCAACAAATGTCATCCACGTTTGACCGTCAATATTGTCCGGATGAAAATTGCTGCTTTTGTACGAGTCGTTGCCTTCGTTAATTGCAAGTTCTAAAAACTCGTCTATTTGCGTTTTGTAAGATTTATCGTATGGTTTTACATATACATTTTCAAACACTGTTATCTCCAACACTGGATCGGTTTCTACGTTGCTCATTTGAAATCTACTTTTACAATAGGTGGATTACTATCGTTCCATCCCTGTGTTAGCATGCTGACAAATTTTAGATCTGTTATCGCTACAAATGCATGTGCAATACCCGCAGGGATTCGTACACTACTGCCTGTTTTAAGAAGAATCTCGTTTGTTTCACCGTTGTGATGTTCCTTAAATAAGCATTCGCCGTCAACAATCATTATATATTCATAGAAATGCGGATGGTAATGATAACCTCTTTCGTCGCCTTTGAATGTTACCATGAGGTTGTATTCTTTTATATCAACGTCTGGAAAAAAACTGAATATGGAACCTCTGTGATCTGTAAAAGTATCAGGATTCATTATTTGGCAATATTTCATAGTGTTTCTTTCCATTTGATACTGCAACCAAAGCTAGCAGCAGGTTGCCATGTGATTTTTTGTCCGACTACGGTTAATTCAATTGCATGACGTAGACTGCTGCCAGTGGATTTTAATTGATTAGTTTTCCTGCTGGGATCTAATTCACCGTGATAGACAATGATACCGTTTTTATCAGTTAAAACAAATTCTGGTGTACATTGTATATTGTATTGTTTGGCTAGAGATTGGTCTGCATCAAAAATATACTCGCAATTGAGATTGTGTTTTATTTTAAATGCCGGCATGTACTCTGGGGCGTCTTCAGGATGACTATCATAGGTAGATGGACTACTATCATTGCTGTTGATTGCAACAATGTTTATAGCATCCTTGTAGTCGTCGACTAACTGTGAAATAGCAGGCATTCTATACAATACATAAGGACAGTGATTGCAGATAAACATGATTAGATTTATCTGATTCTGTTTAAACTGCGCAAACTGATATGCTTGATTACCTACAGTGCTAACACTTTCTTTTATCATTGAATTGCGAAATCCATAAGGTCATCTTGACCATCTAAACTGAACATAAGTGCAATTCTTGGTTTATCGCTCATGTTGATAACAGCATGCGGATATGCAATATTCAAGAAATATGCATTACCTGGCTCAAACGTGTATGCTTCAAGCTGGTCGTCTCTTCTAAATAGATTGATTACGTTTCTGTCGCTGTAAATTGGACATATACATCTTACAGCATAGTTTACGTCATAATCCACATGGAACGGAATAGTTTTACCTGGTGCAAGTTTAGTAATACGTACACGGCTTGCAGGTGCTTTTAATTGGCTGATTATCTCTTGGAAGTAACTACCTTCGTAATGTTCAGTTGGCACATTATATAAATGTTCTTCTTTTCTGCGTAGTCTTTCTTTAACGCTGTCTGTATACGGAAGTATTTTACTAGGAGTGGTTAAATTTATCTGTTCGAAATTGTCGTAGACCTGTTCAACCAGTGTCATGTGATTGTCGCATAGCATGGGATTTGCAGTTCGAACATCGACAAACTTTTCTGCCAGTTTGTCAGTTTCTTTTTGCAAACGTTCTAGATCTATTTTTAGATTGAAGTTACTGATTGTTGGTAACTGATGTTTTTTTAACATAATTCATATGCTCCTGATAAACAAATTCTTGCTGTGTTTTGGTTACGCCTAAATTTTGCATAGTCTTCATGTTCACTGGTTGCTAACCAAACACTGTCACTAGGAGTTAAATCTAACATGTCGCAGACTTGCAATTGTTTGTGTTTAAGGCGGCTATGCACATATCCAATATCGTAGTTCTCTATTATGCGCTCAGCTATATCGACTGCAAAATAATTATAGTATTTTGCACTATGCGTAAGTGCATCTAATGCAGGGTCTGGTTGTTTTGTAAAAATCCATCCAGTTCTCACATTTCTTACACCAAACGCTTTACTAAGACTATAAAACACTACATCTACATTTTGATGCAACTCTATACGCATAGGCACTGTGCTGCCAACATAGGCTAAGTCTAATGCCATTGCAGCGTCGGTATGTAGTGCTGTGTAGTTGCCATCTATGCTACTAGGTAAACTTTGATAGACAATTGCAGGACCGCCATTCATTCTGGTAGTTACCCATTGGTAATCACCCGGCTTAACCCATACTGCTCTTTTTTCTCTATTATACCACCAATTCAAACCTTCGGTAATACCATTGGTTGGATAAACGCTGTATCCTGATAGATCTACAACAGGTTTTAACCAATCTACTATAGCTGTTTTGTAGGGTCTTACACTGTCGAAATCTGGTTTAACTGTGCTGATTAAATTGTTAACTTCGGGTAGCACACTGGTACGTACAGCAGTTGATTGCGACAATATTAAGTCTTTGATGCTGTTATTCATGTCTCATACCCGGAAATACAGTTTTATCAAATTTTTCATTGTCGTTGTGTATTGATTCTATTAACTCGTAATCGAGATCCAATTGTTTAATCAACACACTCAATGCTTTTGTGTCTTTTGGCAAACATGTACCACTATACCCACGTAATTGTGGATTTACATCTAGATATAGATCTTTAGCTTTTCCCGTCATGATGTATGAATTTTTAATTGTAGTATAATTGCAATTCAGTTTATTCGAAACTTCGTACATTATATTAGCAAATGAAATACGCAATGCAGCATACACGTTGTTGAAATATTTTAATAACTCTGCTTCGGTGGGGGTTAATTGTGCTGTTTGTTTTGGAAAATATCCATGTGCTTGCACAATTTTATTGTACACGTTAGAGTCGTGTGTTCCTACTGCTAATAAACTGTGTTGATTTATAAAATCATCAATGGCACAGCGTTCTCTTAAAAATTCGGGAACAAAACATACGATTAATTTATTATAGTGTTTGATAATGCTTTCTGTAAAGCCTGGTACAACTGTGGTTTTTATTGCAACTATTCCTGCATAGTTGTAACTGTTTAATTCGTCTATTACACTTTCTATAATAGTTGTATCGCATTCGCCGTTTGCAGTTGACGGGCTAGGTACACATATAAATGCAATTTCTGTATCTAACACGTCTGTGATAGCTGTTGGTAATTTTATATCATGAACACGAACTTCATGTCCTAATTGTTCAAACCCATATTTTAATGCATTACCAACTATCCCTACACCTATTATTCCTATTTTCATAATAAACTTTCTATGGTTTTTCTAAGACCTGATTTCAAATCAGTGTATTGAGTAAACCCTGTTAATTCTTTAACCAGAGTAGTATCGGGACATCTTTTAGATACACTGCCCACTGCACCTGGTAGTATTTTCAGTTTCTCTGGATCTACTCCCATTAAATCCATTATTAGTCTAGCAACATCACTGATTAATACCATCTCTGGCTTACCTATATTTACAATGCAACCTTGGTGATGTTTTATCAGGGTATGTGTCATATCAACAGCATCATCTACATAACAGAAGCTTCTATAATCGTTGCCTTTTATATAATATTCGCCTGCTGCAACTCTTGAAATGAATTCGTCAAGGAAGTGATATCGCTGACCTGGACCGTAGACATTAAAGTACCTGATTATTAGCCAAGGTGCACCGGAGTTAATTATTAGATTTTCACCTAATGCCTTTGGTAGACTGTAACTCCATCGTGGATTGGCAATGTTGTTGAACACTATTGGAGTGTTTTCATTGGTTGGCACAGCTGATAATCCGCTATCGACTGCACCATTGACAATTTCGCAACTGCTACTAAACACTATTTTAGTATTGGTTGTTCTATAGTAATCAACTAAATTCAATGTAGCTTGTGTGTCATTAATGGTTATGTCGGCAGGCGTTTCGTAGAACAGTTTGGTTCCATTGGTTGCAGCTAAATGCAAAACAACATCGCATTTGCCAAATCTGTCAAAAATAGATCGGTCTTTAGATATATCTATACCAGATTGTTTGTCAGCTTTTAGCACAGTTGAATCGCGCTCTGCATGAGAGCAATAATGTTTTCCTATAAAACCGTCACTTCCTGTTACTAGTATTTTCATGTGTTTGATTTCCCAATCAGTTTTATAAATTTGTCGCCCATGTCAAATTCCCACCATTTTTCCCCAAATGTTGAATTGGTTGGTTGATTGTGGTGGTTATTATGCCAGCCTTCACCCCACATTAAATACCCTAAGAATAATATGTTAGTACTATCATCTCTTGTTTCGTAATTTCTATATCCAACCATATGTGTAAGTGTGTTTATTAATGAACCTGCGTTCCATAATATTGCAGCAGGCGCCAAATATAGCGATAACAACAGCATTGGGTTTATCAATGCCAATACTACAAATATAGCAGCGTGAATAACAAAATAGTATTTGTGTAAATTCAAATGAAATGGTGATTTAATTAAATGCAATGCATATTTTGGGTTTGGTTTTTCGAACATGCTTAACCATTGTACTGATGCAAAACCTTTGTGTTTTGGACTATGTGGGTCTTGCTCTTTATCTGTGTGATGGTGATGCTCACGGTGAATTGCAACCCAACCTATACTGCTGCCTACTAATCCATAGGTGCCACAAAGTGTTCCAAATTTTTCAAACCAACTTGGTGCATTCCAACTTTTATGACTTAACAGTCTGTGGTATGTCATTGTCATACCAAAACAACCTGTTACAAAGTAAACTGAAAAACTCATAAGCCAATGATACCAATCGCCATAAACAACAAGTAACACCAACCCTACATGAGCAATGACTTGAAATATAAACAGTAACCAACTGTCGGGTATTCTTTTGATTTGCATATTAGACTCCATATTTTAATTATAGTCTATCTTTGATAGACTATCAATTTGCATAGAAAATTATACCTCACCGGTTGATATAAATAATATTGCAAACAAGGAGACACTAACATGGCGTTCCAGCCCACACTGAGCAAGTTTGGCGTACCAATTGTACCGGGCACTAGCGGTCTTGGCATATTGATGCCTAAGCTGAAATATCGCTTTAGAATTAGTATGCAAAACTTTGGCCCTACTGGTGCAGCCATTGAAATGACACGGCAAGTTGCAGAATGCGGTAGACCATCTATTTCAACATCTGCAACAAAAGTACACAGCTATAACAACGTAATGTATCTACCAAGTAAACCGGAATGGGATACAATTGAACTCAAAGTTCGTGACGATGTTAATAGCAGTGCAAGTAGATTGGTTGCAACACAGTTGCAAAAGCAAATGAACCACTTCGACCAAACCAGTGCATTAGCAGGTATTAACTACAAGTTCACTACACAGATTGAAACACTGGATGGTAGTAACAGTGGTGTATTAGAAAATTGGTATCTAGAAGGTTGCTATCTAGAAAAAGTAGGTTACGATAGTTTCAGTTATGAAAGTAGTGATCAGGTAATGATTACTATGACAATACGTTACGACAACGCTACACAAGACAATACTATCATGCCACAGGTTGCACCTATCACTGGTGTTGGTATACAAGTCGGTTAATAATTACCGATACAACTCAGAATCAAAAAAAGCTGCCATTACGGCAGCTTTTTTATTGGTATAAATATTTTCATGGCTATAGCACAGATTACATCATTTAGAAACAAGCAATATGCTGCATGGATGTTTGGGGCACAGAGTCCTGGACAATACATGTATGCAGTTCCACGTTACCAGTGGATGTATTATGCAAACTTTGTTGTTAATAGCCAAGCTGCTGCAATATATCCATGGTTGCGAGAACTTGGCGGCGTAAACGGTATAAGTTTTAAAATCAAAAAAGTTGACAAACCCAACGTCGATTTAAAGGTTAAAACTCTTAATCAATACAATCGCCACAGACCTGTCTATACCAACATTGATTATAAACCAGTAAACTTAACTATATGGGACACAGTAGACAACAAGCCACTTGACATGTGGCGACAGTATTTTACTTACTATTTTGGTGATGCTAGACAAAAGTCTGCGTTGACAATGAATCAGAGTCCAGTGTCGCCTACATTCAGTGATGGCACTGGCTGGGGATTAAGACCTCTCACTGAAGAAATAAACTTTTTTACCAGACTAGAAGTCTATGCAATATTTGGATTAAAGTACACACGATTCAGTTATCTAAATCCTAGAATAACAAACGTAAACTTTAACTCATATCAAAGCGATGGGGAACAATTAACTGACATAGGTATGCAGGTTACATATGAGACAGTTAATTACGATCCTAGTCAAAATATTACTCCGTCGTTAGCAGCGCAATTTGGATTTGATCTTGGCCCGCCAGCAGTAGAACCCGATGTTAGTGTAGCAGGCGTAATACGCGATGCATTGGCAAATGTAGCTGATACTATGATTAGTCAGTATATTGCCAATTCAAACCAGCCAGAAGCTAGTATTATAGGCACAGCCGCTGCCGCAGTTGCCAACTTTGGATTATCTAAGGTCAGTTACAACGCATTTACTAAAACAACTAATCCAAAATCTGGTATGGGTATAACATCTGGCACACCGGGTGCTATAACATATACCAATGCAACAAATGCATTTGATAACGTCTATTATACAACTGCACCTGTATCAAGAACCTACAGCAATAACACTATTGCTAGCACTATAGCTGGTGCTGTGTTGTCTGGATTACCGTTTGGATCGTTACCAGCAGCAACATCTGCGATTGCTGCACCGTTCTTAACAACATTTTCTGTAGCGTTGAATCCATCTAACAGTACTCTTAGTACCTACGGAAATTACAATTTTGGTACTGGCGGGTTGCAACCACCTTCTGCAAAAAATGCATTGAACAATAACAGTGGTGGCAGCGGTTATCCGTATAATCCAAGAGGTACCTACTAATGGCTCTTAACAAAGATGTAATATTAAACAACATACGAAAGCAACTTGCATTAAACAGCGGTCAGTTACAAGTTGTTAATAGAAACGGTAATTGGCAATTTGCCGATGGTAGTGGAAATCCTGTTTCATCTGCAAGTGATGCAACAAATTATGGTTTATCGCAAGCACCTGCTGTATACGTAACAGGTATGCAAGCACAGACCTATAATTTAGCAAAGGGTTTGTTTGGCGGGCAAGGTGTACCGGACGATCTAATCGAAGTGTTAGCAAACCTAGCAACATATTATGCAACACAAACAGGGCAGCCAGTACAAAACCTGTTTAAACAAGGTGTACTATTAAACGACTTCTTATATACCATTAACAGTATACGAGATCCCAGTAGTCAAATTGGATATGTTGGTCTAAACCTAACACCGAATTGGAGTAACAACCCAACTCTTGGTCCCACAATAGCAGCAGCAATAGGTAGATAATATGGCCAAATACAGTCAAGGTATATTTGTACCAAAGAATCCACAAAAACTAATAGGTAATGCACAGCCTACATTTAGATCTAGTTGGGAATTAACTGTGATGAATTTCCTTGACAGCCATCCAAGTGTGTTGCAATGGGCAAGCGAAAGCATAAGCATACCGTATATAAATCCGTTAACTGGTGAGCAGCGTCGTTATATACCAGACTTTATGGTACTGTATCAAGACAAGAATGGTCAACGCCGAGCAGAAATAGTAGAAGTAAAACCAACTAAAGAAGCTATTTTAGAAAACGCAAAAAGTAAAAGAGACAAGGCAGTATTGCTAATTAATAGTGCGAAGTGGGCGGCTGCAATGGCATGGTGCAAAAAGAACGGCATGACATTCAGAGTTCTCACTGAAAACGACATTTATATTACTAAACCAACCACGAGGCGAAAATGAGCAAAAGGTTTAGAACTTTAGAAAGTACATTTGAATTAGACAGTATAGATGATACTGATGCATTTGACGATGATGATACTGTTGCTGACGAACAAACAAATTTACCAGAAACAGAAATTCGTGCTGCATTAGAACTAGCTGATCAAATTGATAAACAATTAAGTGAAGCCAGAGGTCGTGATGTACACGATGAAGAAATGGATGAATTAGCAGAACTTGCTATTCAAGCACACAAAGATCTTCAAGACCTTGGTATGAACGTTGAAATACGACACGCAGGTGAAATATTCAGCAGTAGTAGCCAAATGTTAAAAATTGCTGTTGATGCTAAAAACAGTAAAGTTGATAAAAAACTCAAAATGTTAAAGCTTCAATTAGACAAATTAAAGATGGACAGATCATATAAACCAACCACTACAGATACAGTAGAAGGCAAAGCTACTATGCTGGATCGTAACGAACTGCTTAAACAGCTCGGTGAATTGCAAAACCCTGCTAAATAATGTCACATTGGAGCATTTTGTATCATGAAGTCATTTAAGCAATATCTGGCAGAAAACGCTAGAGAATACGGCTATGTAATAAAATTAGTTGTAGAACCAACTGATGAGCAATGTGCTGCTATAGCTAGTTATTTGCAGCAATTTAATCTGCTAGATATTACTGCACCTCAAAAAATTACAGGTGACAATCTAGATTTTATTGACATACCAAACCATATAGTACACCAAATTAATTTTGTAACAGGCCAGCCTCTCAGCAGTTATGTAACAATGGAAGGCTTGAGAGAAGTCTTAAATGTTGCTGAAAAATTAATAGTTGTGCGTACTGCAACCGAACCTGTCGAAACCAACGCTGATCGCGGCATGATCGAAAAAGGTTTCAAAATTGCAGCATTTGACAAAGGGTTAACACCTGCTGCCAGATTAAGCACTGACCGTTTATACCAAGATGTTGAACAGCCTGTTACAACAGATATATTCGGTGATGCATACAACAAACGCTTTTTAGATTATCTTGCATCTGTAAAACAACATCGCCCTAGCGACGAGTACAATGCTCCTACTCCGTTGTTTAGTTGGCTTGATATGAGCAAGGTTAAATCTGCAGAACCAACACAAGATACAGCCGATTTTAATGCAAGATATGATACACCTAAACCAGTATCAAAAGCCTCTAATAATACACAACCTCCAACACCTCGCAGTGGTTTAGGCCCAGAGGGCAATTTTGATGATGGTGCAGCACATCTTTACAAGTTTTACAAAGATGCAGACGGAAACAGAGTAAATCTTGCAGCACCCAAAGCACCTAACAAACCAGAATTCATAAAGAAGGGATAAACCAATGGATTTCCATAGCATGATAGGAAAGCTCAGGGCTATAGAAAGCCTTGGCGTTACAAAAAATTACGTAGCAGAAGAAGAAGCTACAACTGAAGGCAGCACATGTTCTATGACCGCAGAAGGCGAATCTTGCCCTGTACATGGTCTTAAAGAATGCCCAACTGTTCCAATGGAAGAGGGCGATATAGATACTCTAAAAGGTATGCTAAAGAATTCCGGGCAGATGGACGAAGGCGACCCGATGGGATTTGGCAATGAATGGACAGACGATACAAATTATCAAGGTACTGAACCAGAATCTGGTCAATTCCCAACAGCGCAAGCATCTACTGGTTGGCAAATTGGCGGTGCACGCCCTGCGCCGACTCCGACAGGTATGCCTGCTGCTTCTAAAACTTCGTCTGGTGCAATCGCCGGCGGTGATACCCGTATGGGTGCAGCAAGCACTGGTAAATTACCACCAGACACAAGTGGCGGTGTAACAAGTGATCCGACTTATAGACCAAAAACTGCAACTTCGCCTGTAACAGCATCATCTGGAAGTATGACTGGTGCAGTTGTACCAACTAAGACAACTACTAACAAACCTGCAACTGCGTCTCCGCAAAGTCCGCAAAGCTATGACAATTTGTCGTTTGGTAAAGCATTTGCTGCTGCAAGAAAAGCAGCAGGCGGTGGTGGCGGAGTCTTTATGTGGAGAGGTAAACCTTATCAGACTAACGTCAAAGGTGAAAAAGGACTAGCATGGAATAGTCCGAAACTAAAACGAGTTGGCGGTGGCTGGGAAACTAACGAGTCTATAAACGAAGCAGATCCAATGGGATTTGGTAATGAATGGCTGGATAGAATTGATGTTCCAGCGGCTACTTCGCCTACCGAAGTAGGTAAGAGAGTTCTTAGAGCTGCAAACAATATTCGAGCAAGAAATGCTAAACCTAAAACTGGTTTAGAAGATCCATCTGTATTGCCTAGGTCAATTGGCGGTACATATGGTGTACCTGGTGCAGTTCCTAAATCAAACACTGGTCGAGAATCACCGGCAGTTCTACCTAAATCGCTTGATGGTAGATACGGTGTACCAGGTGCAACTGCTGCTACCGCAGCAACTGGTGCAGCACCTGCTGGTTACAAATACATAGATACACCTGCTGGTAAGAAACTAGTAGCAGCAAACGCAGCAACTCCTGCTGCAACTGATAGTTATGCTGCTAGAGTAGCTAAAACAAAAGCCACAATGGATGCAATGGCAGCAGAACGTGGCAATGCACCATTGGGATACAGTTATGTAGATACTCCAGCTGGTAAGAAACTAGTTGCAAATAAGCCGGGACAAACTGGTGCTAAGCCTGCTACAGCAGCAGGAACAGGTGCAGCAAGTACTGGCGCAGCAGCAGGAACAGGTGCAGTAGCCGGCGGTGATACACGCATGGGTGCAGCAAGTACTGGTAAACTACCAGGTGTCCCGGCTAACATAGGTAAACCTACAGGACTGTCAGTTGAATATAACGACGAAGAATGGTATCAGTTCGTTGGTGCTGATGGTAGAACTCGTTATGTTGGTAGTGATTCGGGTCTGGCTGATAAAGCAACTAGAGCTAGAATACGTGGTATAATGAAAGCTGATCCAGTTCAGTACAACAAAAATAATTCAGAGGAAGCTCAGCTAGCTCTTGCTGCAATAGCACAAGGTGTTATGGGAGAATCGGTTGACCGTATAATGGAATTAGCAGGCCTTAAAAATGCTGATGACATACAAGACATAGAAGATACTGCAAAAGTTGATGACATGTCAACTGATATGAGTATAGAAGATCTAATGCACAAATACGGTGTTAGCGACGAAGTGAGTGAAGATGCACCTTTAGTGGGAGCACCTTTTACACCTCTTGGTGCTACTAATAATGGCCCAGAAGAATGGGGCATGGTTGTAACAGGTGGCACCGATGTGAATCATTTTGAAGAAAGTGTTACTGTTAACAGTAACATGGATGTTAGAGACGGTCGTGTAACTAAATCGTTGAGTATTAGTGCAACTGACGAAGATGTTGATAGACTTGCTGCTATGCTACGCAATGCCGGAATTGGTGATCAAATCAGTGTAAAACGTATTGACATTTGTGACGGATGCGGCAGACCTGTAGATGCCTGCACATGTGATCATCATGGCAGTGATTGCGGATGCGGTGCACCAGAAGGTGAATGCCAGTGTGGAATGGCACTTGAAAATGCTGATCACGACTATGGTAACAAAGAAAACAGCAGCGAAGGTGAACCTTTAGATACTGAAGAATATGTATGGGACGGCCCACACTTGAATCAACGCTTTGGTAAAATCGGCGACAATACGCTAATGGCAGAACGTGCAATTTCTATATTCAAAAATTACAGTAAAGAATATTCACAAGTTTTAGCAGAAGCTGATTTAGAACCAAGTAATGCAGGATTTGATAGTCCACTAACTGCTAACAATCGTGATGAATTTGACAAAGATCCGTTTGTTGATGAAACACCTGTAGATGACGGTAGTCGCAGTCCACTTAGTACTGTCAAGCGTCAAGATGTAATGAATTAATTACATTGGTAAAAAATATAATAAGTAAAAGCAGCGCAATTTGCGCTGCTTTTCTTTCTGAGGATAAACATGGGAAGCGACATAGATTTTAAACTGGTAAAGGCGGCGGGTACTAAAACTACCTATACACCCGAACAAGTTCGAGAAATGGCTAAATGCTCATTAGATCCATTGTACTTTATGGAAAACTACATGTGGATTCAGCACCCTGTAAAAGGCAAAATACCATTTGTTGCATACGAATATCAAAAACGTTTAGTTGATGCATATTGGAAGAATATATCAGTTGTAGCATTGTTACCTAGACAGACTGGTAAAACTACTACCGCAGCAGGGTATTTGCTTTGGTATGCAATGTTTAATCCAAACGTAACCATATTGATTGCAGCTAACAAGTTTCGTGCTGCTACAGAAATTATGGACCGTGTTAAATTTGCCTACGAAGAATTACCAGACTGGCTAAGAGCAGGTGTTGCAACCTACAACGTGCAAGACATACGTTTTGACAACGGATCGAGAATTAAAAGTACAACCACTACTCCGGACAGTGGTCGAGGCATGTCAATTTCACTGCTTTACCTAGACGAATTTGCGTTCGTTAAACCGCGTATTGCAGAAGAGTTTTGGACAGCTATGAGTCCAACACTTGCAACAGGCGGACGTTGTATTATTACTTCTACTCCTAACAGTGATGAAGACAAGTTTGCTGAAATATGGTTTGGTGCTAATAAAACTATAGACGAATTTGGTAACACGCTTGAGAATGGTCTGGGCATAAACGGATTTAAAGCAGTAACAGCACATTATAGCGAAGTACCTGGCAGAGATGAAGTATGGGCAGCAACTGAACGTGCAAAAATTGGATCAGATAAGTTTGATCGCGAATATGATTGTAAATTCTTAACTGCTGACGAAACACTTATCAATGCTGTTACATTGCTTAAAATGCAAGGCATTGAACCGATATTCAAAACTGGTAATGTACGCTGGTATGACAAAATATATCCTAACAAAACCTATGTAGTTGGATTAGATCCCAGTGCAGGTGTGGGTCAGGATTATGCTGCGATTGAAGTGTTCAGTTTACCTGATATGAAACAGGTAGCCGAATGGAGTCATAATAGAACCAGTATACCAAATCAAGTAAAAACTATGCAGAGTATACTGAAATATATTCACGACGAAATGAAGTCACACAGAGAACAAAAATCCGAACCCGATATATACTTCACATTGGAGAACAACAGTTGGGGTGAAGCTGCTGTTTTAACGATAGACGAGATTGGAGAAGAAAGGTTTGCTGGTATCTGGGTGCATGAACCCAAAGCCAGAGGTGTTGCTAGATTGCGTAGAGGTTTTAATACCAACGTTAGATCCAAGGCATTGGCCTGTATGAAACTAAAAAATCTTTTAGAATCTAATAGATTAACATTCCTGAGTAAACAACTTGTGCGACAGATAAAATTCTTTGTTGCCAAAGGTAATAGTTTTGCTGCTAAAGTCGGAGAAAATGACGATTGTGTAATGGCAACCCTGTTGTGTATTAGAATGATGCAATTGGTTACAACCTGGGACGAAAACATCAGTAACCTTATTAAGGATGAGTTTGACGACGATGACAACGTAGAACCTATGCCATTCAGCATGGGTTATTAATGATAAATATTTCACTATGAATTATAACTGGGACATAATAGGCGACAAGCTCTTTGGCATATTGCGAGGACGGGGTTACCGTCTGCAGATGTTTGACAAAGAAGGCAACAAAACAATGGATCCGCATGAAGCCACTAGGTATTTTGCTACAATACCTAGTAAAGATCCGTCGTTGAAAGATTTCAGCATACTGATAAGTCTGCATGATGAAGACAGTAGCAGTCATTTAGATATTAAAACACCAAATCTACCAAATGATAAAGATTTTGATACAGTAGTTAATCTAAAGAAAAGTATAGAAAACAACATCGGTGATTCCGAGGGTCTTAGTATAAACTGGTACAAGTTTGACCATGATATCGATCCTAGAGAAGATGCTATAAACAACATACAAGAAAACATCAGCTCGGTTCAATCTGATATCGAAGAAGACTTAAACAGTCAATTTGATTTAATTGAATGGTTTGTAGAACAGTTGGCTATACAACACAATGTCGACAGTGAATTGATCTGGGAAGATTTTGAACACGTTGATGATGCAACACTGTTAGAAGTTGCAACTTGGCAGAAAAAAGCTGGCAAGAGTAAAACTGGTGGTTTGAATAAAAAAGGTGTAGCATCGTACCGTAGAGCTCACCCTGGTAGCAAATTACAAACTGCTGTAACTACTAAACCTAGTAAACTTAAAAAAGGTAGCAAAGCTGCAAAACGTCGTAAATCTTTCTGCGCTCGCATGAGTGGGGTAAAAGGCCCAATGAAAGATGAAAATGGCAAGCCTACTAGAAAAGCATTGGCACTGCGCAAATGGAATTGCAATGAAAGTGCAGTGTTTGAAGCAACAGTGAATGAAAGTAAAGACATCAGTAAACCCTATGGCAGCACTAAAAGCAGCTACCAACAGATTGCTGATAGCAAACTGATAATCAGACACACTGATCCGATAGACGAATCTAAAAAAGGTAGTCGTTGGCGCAGAATTCGCAACATATTCATCGAAACAAAATTAGGTGAACGTTTTGCATATCCACATGCACATATTGCAGGTGCAAGAGCAATGGCTAGGCATTTGTCTAACAATGGTCGTATGAACGACACTATTGGTGAAGCTATTTTACGTATGAGTGAAGAATATATTGAACTCAAGCGTGCAAATAAATTGCTATCACGTGCAGGCGATGTTGACAACGGATTAAAAGTAAAAGATGCTATAAAACGTCTAAGCAAAGACAGCAAACGACTCAGTGGATCTCGAGGTTACACCAAAGGTATTGAGGATCTTTCTAATCTATCGGAAGTAGATCAACAAGCGTATATAGATTTTGCAAATGACCTTATTGAAGCTTGTAGCTGTGAAGAAGACGAAGACGCAGTTAAAGCATTGAACACCGCCGCTAGATATATTATTAATATACCTGTTGGTACGGTTGCACAAGACGATGACGAACTTTATAATGATGAAGATGACGATGAATTTGATATCGTCCGTCTAAGTGAATTAGCTGGTTTAACGTCTCAGGAATAAAATGATATTGATATGTGATGTAGTTGGTTTAGATGATACCCAACTACATCACATAACAACCTGTTTTGATCAGTATGAACTATTAACAGTTCGCAGCGATAAAACAGACGTTTACAACAAACTGTTTGATGCAAGTATTCATTTAGAATCATGTGTGTTAACTTCTAACACATATACAGCTAATACCAAATATACGTCAATTCTCTTGATATTTGATAACTTTATCAATGATATAGCAAATATAAATTTGTATTTGCATCACATACGCACAGATGAACTGATATTCCCATCTAGAGATCCTGCATATCACTGCGGATGGGTTGCAGGCCACCCTTTAGCAATAGTTAAATTTTTGTCTGGTATATTAGAACTTGGAAATTTTGAATGGACTAGTACTGCGCAATCAGGATGGGGTAATCCATTTCCAACTATAGAAACCAATTATACTAATATGTTCTTGCATTGGGCAAATCGCATCAAATTAAAAGTTGGTGCATTGCAATGAAAACTGCAATATTTTTGCGTGGACATGTACGCACATGGAATCTTGTAAAATATCAAAATTTAGCTTTCTTAAACAACTGCTACGATAACATCGATTGGTATATGTGTTTCCCCAAGTCTGATACGGTTACGATCGATAGTCTACATAGAGATTTTTACAAAAGTAATCTAATATCCTGCAAATTTGTAAATGAAGAAAATTACAAATGTCCTTATACACATAGACAGAGCTGGGACGGATATGCACCAGATTATTGGAAATTAGCCTGGCTAGATTACCAACTTGGCATAGAGTTAAGAAAACAAGAAATACTGTCAGGTACACGATATGAGCAAATTGTATTTGCCAGACCAGACTGCAAATATGGTTTTTTTCAAACTGCAACGTCTACAAAAATTGCAGGTACTATGGAAGTTGTTGCTACTCTAAACACTGTTGCAGAATCTGTTACAGTTGACCAATCTGACATCGAATTAGCAGACGATCTTTGTTATGTTGCAGGCAGAAGTGCAGCAGGCCTGTTGATGTTGCGATATCTTGAAAGTCAGTGGGCTGACTTACCAAACCAATTAATTCATCCGAACCCCTGTGCATTGTTAGCATCCTACTGCATGCGACATTCTGTGGTAATAGATGCAACCAAAAGATTTATATCGGCGACTCTTGTAAGACCTCAATACATAGGTTACACTGAGTGGTCGAAGCTAGACAACGTATCAAAGATACATGCCTGCGGTGAATTTAACATTGATCCTAGAGATTATCAATTATTATTTTGACTTTTGATGATATCTGTGGCATAAATAACACTGTCAGCATACAGCGATCTTTGTATGTTGTCTTAATACACATTTAGGCACATGAAAAAAACACATATAGGAGGCACATATCATGGCACTTAATCTTAAAGAAATACAAGCTAAACTCTTAGAGCAACAAGCACGTAAAGAACGTGGTCGCGGTGGAAACTTTACAAGCGACAATAGCATTTATCCGTTCTGGAACAACCCAGAAGGCAGCACTGCAACTCTAAGATTTCTCCCAGACGGTGATGATACCAATGACTTTTTCTGGGTAGAACGACTGATTATCAAAATTCCATTCCCAGGTGTTAAAGGTCAAAATGACGCTAGGCCAGTTGAAGTGCAAGTTCCTTGCATGGATATGTGGAAACCTGGTACCTGTCCTATCGCAGCAGAAACACGTTCATGGTGGAAAGATCCGTCATTGGAAGACATGGCTCGTAAATACTGGCGTAAAAAGAGCTATCTGTTCCAGGGCTTTGTTACACAAAATCCAAACAAGGATGACAACACACCGGAAAATCCAATCCGCAGGTTTATCATTAACCCAAGTGTGTTTGACGTGGTTAAAGGCATTCTTATGCGACAGGACCTCGAGAATAGTCCTACTGACTATGCAAATGGGCGTGACTTCTACCTCACTAAAACCAGTAAGGGAGGTTATGCTAACTATGCTAGCTCTAGTTGGTCTATGAAAGAACGTCCGCTTAACGATGGTGAAATGGAAAGCATTGAAAAGTTTGGATTGTACAATCTAAGTCAATTCTTGCCAAAGAAGCCAGATGATGATCATCTCAACGCAATCGTTGAACTGTTCCATGCAAGTGTTAATGAAGAACTCTATGACACTGAACGTTGGGGACAATTCTACAAGCCAAACGGTATGCGTTCAGATGGCGGTGATGCTGATGTTGCACCAGCAGTAGCACCAGTTACTAAACCTGTTACAGCTAGTAGCATACTAGAACGTGCATCTGCAAAATCTGCAGAAACTACACATGATACTGGTTGGGTTGACCCTAAGCCGCAAACAGAAACACCTGCGGCACCAGCAGGCGATAAGCCAAAGATGTCTACACCTGAAGACATTCTTGAAGCAATCCGTCGCCGTAAGATGGGCAACTAATACTACACACAATGATATAGGCAGAGGGTTTAGCTCTCTGCCTACTTTAAATTCACAGGAGAAGTGACTTGAAACCGTTTGACATAAGCAAATTTAGAAAAGACATTACCAAATCTATTCCTACACTGAGTATGGGATTTCACGATCCTAACACTTGGATTCACAGTGGCAACTATGCATTAAACTACGCGATCAGTGGTAACTTTAAAAAAGGTATTCCGCTTGGCAAAGTTACAATGTTTGCAGGACAATCAGGTTCTGGCAAAAGCTACATTTGCAGCGGCAACATTGTACGTAATGCGCAGAAAGCTGGTATATTCCCGATTGTAATTGATACTGAAAACGCACTTGATGAAAAATGGCTACAGCCATTGGGTGTTGACACTAGCGAAGATAAGCTGCTCAAATGCAACCTTGCAATGATTGATGACGTTGCTAAACTCATCAGTGACTTTATGAAAGATTACAAGTCAAAGTACGAAAAAGAAGATCCGGAGAACCGTCCTAAAATTTTGTTCATACTTGATAGTCTTGGTATGTTGCTAACACCGACCGATGTTAATCAGTTTGAAGCAGGCGACTTAAAAGGCGATATGGGCCGTAAACCCAAAGCACTTACTGCGCTAGTCCGTAACTGTGTTAATATGTTTGGCGAGTTCGACGTGGGTCTTGTAGTAACTAACCACAGCTACGCAAGTCAGGATATGTTTGATCCAGACGACAAGATCAGTGGCGGCCAGGGTTTTATCTACGCAAGTTCTATCGTTGTGGCAATGCGTAAGTTGAAACTCAAAGAAGATGAAGATGGTAAGAAAGTAACTGATGTACGTGGTATTCGTGCAGCATGTAAGATTATGAAGACTCGTTACAACAAACCATTTGAGTCAGTTGAAATCAAAATTCCGTGGGATACTGGTATGGATGAATACAGCGGTCTCATTGATCTATTTGAAAAGAAAGGTGTACTGGTCAAAGAAGGTAACAAATTAAAATATACCGACAAGACCGGTAAAGAACATAAGTACTTCCGTTCTGGGATAACCGATGAATTACTTGATCTGATCATGGCAGAGTGGGACGAATCTAAAATTGTCATGGACGACGTTTCTGATCAAGATGATTCTATGTTTGACACTGATAAAAATAATGAGGATAACGAATGAACATAGGCGCTAATTTGTTTTTGGAAGTTTGGGAAGTGGTGTCTGAATCACTTCCTAACAACAAACGCGAAGACATGGCTAGAAAACTAGTACATATCTTTGCAGATAAAGGTATGGATTACGACGATTTCGAAGTACTGATAGGCGAGGATGATCACCTTGACATCGCAATAGAATCGCAATACAATGGTGAGTCAGTTGACAAGTATTCCATCGATTATGATGAAGATCTGGATGAATAACGAGATATAAATGGCTAAATCACCTGTAACAGTAGTTAAAGACGAACCAGCGTCAACAAAAACAGTTAAAACTAAAACTGCTAGTAATGATCCTGCGGCTTCATTACTAGAAGCCGAAGTAGAAGCTGCATTAAAAAGTGACAACCCTGCTGAAATGTCAAAAGTTCAGTTGAAGTTGTTGTTGTCTATTGCTACCAATCTTAATAAGATTGACTGGAAACTGTGGGAATTTTACAACAGACTTGGAAAGTAATAAACACCTATGTGGTACAATCGAGTAGCTACGGACATTAGCGTGTTACCAGACGCTATAGATTGGTTTCAAAAACAACTTGAAACGGCGTGGGTAGAAACTAAAATAATTGGTAGTATAGAAAAAAACTCACAAGAACTTAGTGGCATTATGGCCTATAGGTTTGGGCAGCTTCAGGAGTTAGAAGCAATACTTAAATTTTTGAATATACGCTATGACAAAATCAGGTCTGATCATTATAGACGTTATTTAGAACGTTATCAGCGAGAACTATCTGATCGCAGTATTGAAAAATACATTGATGGCGAAGACGATGTTATCACAATGAGTACGTTGATTAACGAAGTTGCATTGGTTCGTAACAAGTATCTTGCGTTGATTAAAGGTTTAGATGTTAAACAGTTTCAAATTAGTAACATAGTACGATTGCGTATTCAAGGTATGGAAGATGCACATCTTGATACCAGAGGTTAATAAAAATCATCTCTAATACTGTAAAACTGTCAACTGAAAGGTTGACAGTTTTCTTTTATCTGCTATGCTGAAAAAATCTATCTATTGAGTTGATTTGCAGTATATCTCCGATTATATTTTTTAAGAGGCCGGTAAGTTACCGGTGCTTTTTGTTTTATATAGGAGAAAACGATGTCAGATCTAAGACCGCTTAATGATAGGGTCATAGTAAAAAGAGTGGACAGCGATAATGTCACTAAAGGTGGTCTCGTTATCCCAGATTCTGTCGCTGAAAAACCAAATGTAGGTGTTGTGCTAGCAGTCGGTCCGGGCAAGAAAGACCGCAATGGCAACTATCTTCCAATTGACGTTACAGTTAGTAACCGTGTGCTGTTTGGTAAGCATTCTGGTACGCAGATTCGCCACCAAGGTGAGGATCTGTTGATTCTTAAAGAAGACGAAATCTTTGCAGTGCTTGATTAATAGGAGAATAATACATGGCTAAAGAAGTAATTTTTGGTAACGATAGTCGCAAACGCCTTTTCGAAGGTATCGACATTCTTGCAAGTGCAGTTAAAAGCACGCTTGGCCCCAAGGGTCGCAATGTAGCATTTGAACGTTCATATGGCGGTCCACTTGTTACAAAAGATGGTGTAACTGTTGCAAAACAAATTGACCTAAAAGACAAATTCCAAAATATGGGCGCACAAATGGTGCGTGAAGTTGCAAGTAAAACTGCTGATAATGCAGGTGATGGTACTACCACTGCAACAGTTCTTGCACACAGCTTGATCCGCGAAGGCCTGAAACTAGTTGCTACTGGTATGAATGCAATGGATCTTAAGCGCGGCATTGACAAAGCTGTAATTGCTGCAACTGCTGAGCTTGATAAGCTAAGCAAAGCATGTAACACGCCAACTGAAATTGAACAGGTTGCTACACTGTCTGCGAACAGTGATCCTGAAATTGGCAGGCTAATTGCACAGGCAGTTCAAAAGGTTGGCAAAGAAGGCGTTATCACTGTAGAAGAAAACAAGAGCCTCGATACCGAACTTGATATTGTAGAAGGTATGCAATTTGATCGTGGTTACATCAGTCACTTGTTTGTAACCAATCAAGAAAAAATGCAAGTTCAACTTGACGATCCCTATGTGTTGATTCATGATAAGAAGCTAAGCAATCTGCAAAGCATTATTCCTGTACTTGAAGGCGTAATCCAAACAGGCAAGCCACTGCTTATCATTGCTGAAGACATTGAAGGTGAAGCACTTGCAACGCTAGTAGTTAACAAACTGCGCGGTACAATCAAAGTTGCTGCTGTGAAAGCACCTGGCTTTGGTGATCGTCGTAAGGCAATGCTGGATGATATTGCAATTCTAACTGGTGGTACCGTTGTAAGCGAAGACATTGGTCTTAAGCTTGAAAAAACTACACTTGAACATCTTGGTCGTGCTAAGAGCATTAAGATCGACAAGGACAACACCACTATCATCGACGGTTACGGCGACAAGGACGCTATTCAAGAACGTGTTGCACAGCTTCGTGTTCAAGTTGAAGATGCTACTAGCGAGTATGATAAAGAAAAGCTGCAAGAACGTCTGGCTAAACTGTCTGGCGGTGTAGCAGTTATCAAAGTCGGCGGTGCAACTGAAGTTGAAGTCAAAGAACGCAAAGACCGTGTTGATGATGCTCTTCATGCTACCCGTGCAGCAGTTGAAGAAGGTATCGTACCAGGTGGCGGTGTTGCATTAATTCGTGTTCGCAATGCAATCAAAGAACTCAAAGGCATCAACCACGATCAAGACGCTGGTATCAGCATAGTACTTCGTGCAATGGAAGAACCAATTCGTACTATTGCATTTAACGCAGGCGATGCAGCAGATGTTGTTGTAAATGAAGTTGCCAAAGGTTCTGGTGCATTTGGCTACAATGCTGCAACAGGACAATACGGTGATCTTATTGCACAGGGTGTCATTGACCCAACTAAGGTTACAAAAACCGCATTGGTAAATGCTGCTAGTGTTGCTGGTATGATTCTTACCACAGACACCATCATTGCAGAACTACCAAAAGATCCTGCAAATGCACAGCCTGACAATGGAATGGGCGGCATGATGTAATCCTAAACAGATTACTGACGATAATTAAAAGGGAGGGTATTATACCCTCCCTTTTTGCTTGTAAAAATGCAACATATGCAGTAAAATTTTAGATGATTAAAGAATGTATAATAACAATAGAAGACGAAGTTAACATCAAGATGGGCGGTCTTGACTTATCTACACGGCGTGCATGTGTGAATGCAGTTAAGTATTTCTTACCTAGTGCAAGATACAGTGCTGCATTTAAGTTAGGTAGATGGGATGGTACTCAAAGCTTTTGTACAATGGGCGGACGCACATATCTAAATCTATTAGATCGCATGTTGCCTATAATCAAAGAAAATGGTTATGAGATAGATATTGTCGACGAACGAATGCAATATCACATTGATTTAAAACCAATTGATTCAAATGCACATCATCCAAAAGTTTGGCCCGCTAAACATGAACGTGCAGGGCAACCAATTGTACTGCGAGATTATCAAGTAGAATTAGTTAACAGATACGCAGAAAATCTACAGTGTATTCAACAGATTGCAACCGGTGCAGGCAAAACACTGCTAACTGCTACACTAAGTCAATTAGTAGAGCCTTTTGGACGCAGTATTATTATTGTACCTAACAAAAGTCTAGTTGAACAAACCGAAGCCGATTACATTAACTTAGGTTTAGATGTTGGTGTACTTTATGGCGACCGTAAAGAATACAACAAAACGCATACAATATGCACTTGGCAAAGTCTTAACATACTTGATAAGAAACACAAAGAAGCACTAGACGATAACCAGCTTGAAGAATTTATGAACAATCTGGTATGTGTCATTGTTGATGAGTGTCACATTCTTCAAGCTGAAGTTGTTACACGTTTGATGACTACTGTGTTTAGACATGTTCCAATCAGATGGGGTATGACTGGTACCATTCCAGAAGAAGAACAAAATCAGTTGTGCTTACTGTCGAGCGTTGGGCCTAACGTGGGCGATTTGTTTGCAAGTGATCTACAAGAAAAAGGCGTACTTGCCAAGTGTCATGTCAATGTGTTACAGACAAAAGAACTTATGAAGTACAACAACTACCAAGAAGAATTAAAATTTCTTGTGACAGACAAAGATCGAGTCAAATGGATGTCTAGTATGATATCTGCTATTGCAAAAACTGGTAACACTCTTGTGTTATGCGATAGACTAGAAACTGGTAAAGCACTAGAAGCATTGATAGAAGGAAGTACGTTTATCAGCGGTGCAGTAAAGACTAAAGACAGAAAGGCAGAATATGAAAACATCGCGACTAATGATGATCAAACGCTTATCGCTACTTATGGCGTTGCTGCTGTTGGTATTAACGTACCTCGACTCTTTAACCTAGTACTAATCGAACCTGGTAAAAGTTTTGTTCGTGTTATTCAAAGTATTGGACGAGGGTTACGTAAAGCAGAAGACAAAGACTTTGTGCAAATCTGGGATATGACAAGTAACTGTAAATTCAGTGCAAGACATTTAACTAAACGAAAACAGTTTTATAATCAAGCAAAATACCCTTTTTCTATAGAGAAAATAGACAGATTTAGCTGATAATTATTTTGTTCATGTGCATTTTACTACTAAGTAATTTGCACATGAAAATACTTACAAACTACAACAAAACATTTAATTTAAATCAAATACCAGACAACGCCGGAGATGTACGATTCGGCGTTCTTGATTATTCTGACCAAGCAAATGTTGACTATTATTTCATACCTCTTATTTTTCTTGAGAGTTTTAATAGTCCCTGTGTTGATCTAAAAATTGGCAACTTGAATATCCAAATGCCATTGGATTGGAGTGTTGTAATTGGAGATAAGAACAGCGGCGAAATAGAAATAATGCCTTTGATATACCTTAACGATAAAGATTTCGATGTGTTTTGCTATAACCCTATCAATGGTTATATGCCACACTTTTTAAAATTAGAAGTGTTAAATCTATGGCCAGATGTTAACTGGTATTTTCCTAAATTAAAAAATGGACAGCTATTAGCTGTGCCACTCAGTGATGGTGATCAGCCGTTGTGTGCGTATTTTCTCAAAGACATTGGTAAAATACCAGAGAGTCTTGATATACGCAAATTAGTTTAAAAATTTAGTCAAAACAAAACCCTTAGATCGCTCCGGCTTTCTAAGGGTTTTGCTCGAGTCTGCCTGCTACCGCGGACAATAATTATTCAGTATTTAGGTGTGCCCAAGTTGGATCAGGTAGTGTATTACCCTGTGTTAGCCACTTGTAATTCTGACCAGCAAAGTTAGTTACAGTGCCATCGAATATCTTAGCTGCTGAACTTGGTGTATCAAGTGGAGCAATAGCCACTGTTGGAATCGCAGTAAATCCTGAACCAGCAGTAGTTACACTAACACTTGTAACAGAACCAGCAGTGTTAACACTACCTACAGCAACCGCACCATTTGCAGGTGTAAATGTTACGCCAGCTTCTAAGCCTGAATCGAAGCCCGAACCGCCGTTAGTAACTTGTACACTGCTTACTTGATATGTAAGGTTAGCTGTTGCACCACCGCCACCACCTGTTAGAGACACAGGGTTAGCTGGTAACACACGATAGTCGCCTGCATTTGCAACTGTTAGAGTGTTGATACCCCAACCTATGTTGAAAGTTGCACCACTTGCTGATACGTTTGTTTTAGTTGTTGATGTTGGAGATACTGGATCAGCTGGTAGTGTTGCGCCAGTGTATACACCTGCATTGGTAATAGATACACCAGTTACTGCACCTGTACCGTCTGCTGCTGTAACAGTTAGTACAGCATTGGTGCTAAAGCCAGCAGTGCTAAATGTGAATGTGTCACCTACTGTGTAGTTTGAACCACCTACTGCTGCTGCAACAGTGCGTACCTTTACAGATGCAACTGTTACGTTGGCTTGTTGGTTACCAGTATATGTACCACCAGATACACTCAGTACGTTACCTACACCATAATCTGCATCAACAGTGCCAGTACCACTTACAATCACAGTACCACCGTTTACGCCTAGGTTTGCAATACCTGTTGCACCGCCACCTTGTGCGCCATATGGATAAAGTGTGATATTTGCCTGTCCTGGGCCAGTGATTGCACCATTGACAAGGTATGCTTGGCCACCAGATGCCGGACCTGTGCCGTCAACTGAGAACCAGTAGAAACTATCTGTAGAAAGCTGTTTGTAAATCCAGCATGGTCGTGCCACAGTGTCGCCTGCTACCCAGGCGTTGCCAACTATTGTTTGGCCGTTAGCTGTGACGTTGCCAAAATATTGCTTTTTAAGCGGGCGTCCCATTGTTTACTCCTTAATTTGCCGTTCTAAGGCTACGCGGCGGGTAACCGCATAATCATTAGCTGTTGTGTAATCTATTTATCAGTATGGTTACTATTGTCGTACACATACACTTCAAAATCTGTTATATTGAAAATGCTCCAATTGTGGCTATTTCCGTGAAAATCTCTAAGTCTATAATCATTAAGATTTTTTACAAACCCTGCGGATTTACCAGTAAATCTCAAACACATCTGACCATCCATGTGTAATTGATCAGTGTTTACTAATTTACAAATGCTTTTTATACTAGACACAGCAGATTCTACTAGGAATTTGTCTGCACCAGTTTGTTTCAATATATAGCCGCGAGATATTTCGCCGTTTATCCTAACCAACGGATACAGCACAGGAGACTGATCATTTTTATAACCTATCCATTTAGATGTAAGCGGTCTTCCCATACACTAATTATTGGGTCAAAACTAACACTTGAAGAATTAATCTGTTTAAGGTACAATGTGTGATGACAAAAGCAACAACATCAACAAAGAAACGACTAGATCTAAAGGTGGTATTACCTGCTATAGATCGAAAAGATTTAGACTATTACAATCGTCTAAGTGATGACGATAAAAAACTATATGTACCATTGGTTTTAATGCGTTGCATGAGCAGCCTTGGTCCTCAAAATGAATCGGCTGCGTATGCAGTCATGATAACCAATGAAATTGTTAACAAATTACTGTTTCAGCTAGGTAAACATCCTGAACTGCTGCATATGTTACTGTGTTTAACTGGTACTGGTAAAACGCAATATAGGCCTTACATTGGAGCATCTAGTAAAACTACATCGTCTAAAGTAATTGATGATTTTTTAATAGGACTGTATCCTACTATCAATGAAACAGAGTTAAACATATTAAAAAGTCAACACAATAAAGACACATTACAGAAATTAGGCGAAGATGCAGGACTTAGTAAAGCAGAAATCAAAGAGCTTGTCGAAGATGCCAAAAAGTTCTACAACAAAACCACGGCAGTATAAGTGCGAATTTTGTGAACGTCAGTTCACAGATGAAATGCGATTAATTAATCATATCTGTGAGAAGAAACGTCGGTGGTTTCAAAAAGATCAGCCTCAAGGCAGAATTGCATTTCTAGGTTGGAGCAGATTTTATGAATTAAATTCAAGACTCAAAAAACAAGGCGAAAAGAAAACCTATAGAGAATTTATAGATAGCAGGTATTATCTTGCATTTAGTAAATTTTCAAGACATATACTAGATCTTGCAGTACCTGAACCAACTAAGTTCATAGATTATGTGATTAAAAACAATTTACCAATTGACAATTGGACACATGATATTGTGTTCGAACAATACATCAAAGAACTTATACGAACAGAACCACCCGAACAAGCATTGGAACGTGCAATCATTTTAATGCGTGAATGGGGACAACAACACGATAAACCCTGGAACGACTTCTTCAGAGAAGTCAACACCAACCAAATTGCAAATTGGGTTAAAATGGGTCGTATATCACCGTGGGTACTGTATAATGCAGACAGTGCAGCAGACATGCTAACACGCTGTACACCAGAACAGGTTGGCATAATTATGACAGCAGCACCAGTGGCACAATGGTCATTGAAATTCAAAAATGATAAAGAAAGTGCTAATTTTGTCAAAGACACTTTAAAAAAGGCAGGTATGTAATGGACGACATGATAGACATGTACGGTGCTGACAACGACGATGAATATAAATCTGACTCTAATCAACAAAAAATATCTTTAATTTCAAAGCCTGCACATACAGAAATTGTCATAGACGGTCAAAGTATTAAAATTATAGATCCGGACTATGTGAATATGTTAGAACAGCGTTTGCGTAATACTGAACGCATGATGGCAAATATGCAAAATGCAATTGCACGGTTAGACGACAACTATAGAAATAGAGTTAGAGATATAGAAAAACTTAGGACAACCTTAAACAATAAAATTGACAAGGCGTCATAATGAACAGAATTCATCGGCGTGGTGACATTGATATAGATTTTGCCAACAGAGATGCAGCACTAGCAGAACTAAACTATGTCCCTGCAAGTATCATCAAAGATGGCAAAATTACCAAACACAATACAGGTGTTTATTTTCATGATGTGCCACAGGATCCGATCAGTGGGTTGTGCAGTATAGATTACGAATCTGCTGAAGAACGAGGATTCTTCAAGATCGATTTTCTAAACGTTGGTGTGTATGAACAGGTACGAAACGAAGCACATCTGCTCGAACTAATGCACAAACCAATTGATTGGGCAGTATTTCGTAATCCAGTGTTTGTATCTAAGCTGTTTCACTTGGGAAACTACGGAGATCTAACAGCTAGACTTAAACCCACCAGCATAGAACATTTGGCAATGATATTAGCATTGATACGACCTGGTAAACGTCATTTGCAAGGACAGTGTGAACGCTATGGATTTGACAGCATTCGCAATGAGATTTGGGCAAAAGGTGACGCAGGTTACGAGTTCAAAAAAGCACATGCTGTGAGTTATGCTATGCTAGTGTATGTTCATGCAAATTTGCTACTTGACCAATCTGTTAAATCTGCTATAGTAGGTACACATCAACAAGGAGTGTCGGTATGACTCGCACCAAATGTAAACTTATTTGCACTGGCGACATGTTTGGTCGCGATATTAAACTCAAATACAAAAACAATCAAATGATCGTAGGACACGACTTGTCGTATGATCCAATTGCACAATTGTCACCTGATCTTAGCGAAGGTTATTTGTTCCGCAGTCCAAAGCTTGATCCAGCACGTCTTGTAGAGATTTGGGACACTATGGAACAGTTTACCGAACCCTATAATGTTTGGGTTGAAGCTGAAGACAAAGAAGATGATGCAGTTGAATTTACAGCATTTGCACGTATTTTTGATCGCAGCGAAGCTACAATGTTTGCATATAGGCACAGCCTATTTGAAAAATGGAGCAACGAAAAAGAAGCTGAAGATGCTGCTGAGCGTGGCAAACCTAAACAAGAAGTTCTCAAAGTCAACGATGACGGTACTATTACCGTTACCCTTGACGTGACAGGACTGCGTGATTAATTAAAGGGCCTACGGGCCCTTTAAAAATCTATACCTAAACGTTTATAGCCTTCTGCTGCCATGCTTTTTTTGATAGCAGTTAATTCTGGCCATTCGATTCTTGCAGTATCTAATGCATTAACTGCACCTGTTACGAGATTGTCATCTAACCCGTAACGATTAATCTTTTCAAGAATATGTTTGATAATTGCAGCTTTGTTATCTTCTAACATTGGTTTAAAGTGGTGTGCAAATGTCCTTGGCATATTATCAACTATCCATAATATGGCACCGAAGTCTTTCATTTTTAACATGTTGTTAATAGCAAGGGTGTATTCTCTAAGTTCTGCAAGATCGTTACTGTTCATCAGCTGGTCCTCACTAATTGAATAGTTCTACGCTTTACTCGCTTGTTCATTGTGTCTTTTAGATTAACTATAGGACCTTGTACAATTTCTGTATCTTTACTGGCAAATACACGAAGGTACGGTTTAAACTGTGCAAATTTTGTTTTGACGAACATGTTGATTGGTATTTGTCTATTGCTTTCCCACCACCATGTGTCACCACATTCTAGGAAATCTCTTTTCATGTCTGGGGTAAAAGTATTGTCCATTACATAAATGCTGACAAATAATTGATCGGCATTTTGTATAATGCCTAGGTGATCTTGATTTAAATGTCTAACAATTGTCAGGAATGGAAACTTTTCCTGCAATAATTTTTTTGTGTCTGTCATGTTCGCTATGTCCTGTTGATAGGTATTTATAAATACAATAGGAGTTTATTAGATAAATGGAATGCCATGCCAACAGTTTTCCTATTCAATTTCAAGGAATATGTACAGCTGGTATCCTGGGACGCTAATCCTGCATATGTGAATTGGCCAATGATACAGTATGACATTAAATGCTACAAGGGTGTCACTAACACAATAGATTTCGTTATAAGAAATAACGAACGTAGACCGGTTAACTTAGTTGGTCTAGATATCGAATGTGTTATTCAAAACCAAAACAACGGACAGATCGTTCTTAGAAAACCAGTTGAAGTCACAGTTGCAGTTGAGGGTAAAGCACGCTTAATTCTTACTCCGTATGATTTGCAAGATTGGCCAGCAAACTATTATGATTACGTAGTCAAATACGTTGATGTTAATGGCATAGAGCAACTATACTACACTGATATTAACAAAACAACAACAGGTAGTTTTCAACTATTTGACGGTGTATTATCAGCCGAAGCACCTGCAACAGAAATATTAGCAGCTCAGTTTACTGAAACACCGTTAGGCAATGCCAACGACATAATGTTTATAAGTGGTGCATATGCTGGTGCTGCACAAAGTCAACGTGCAAATGGTATGCACACAGTTGCAGTATATCAAACCAAATGGGTTGGTTCTTTCTTTATACAAGCAAGTTTACAAAGTGATTCACCACTTCCGCAAGAATGGTTTTATATTCCAATAGGACAAAACAACAACCCGTTCTATATATTTGACAATAGCAACAATACCAATCCTGGACCGACACTGTTCAATTTCACATGTAATGCCTATTGGGTCCGATTTGGTTTCATACCTGTTTGGGCAGGTGACCAAAATCCGTTGAATGTTAGAGCACTTGGTACACTGATAGTAAATGATGGCGTTTTCCACAAAGTACTCTATAAAAATTAACCTGTAGATCATATAATGGTAGATGGCACTCGTACATCAGTTGATAGCGGAACATCTACCACAAAAACGTAAATCTAGTCCACGCGGCTGGGTTATGTTTAATGCACCTTGTTGTCATCATCGCGGCCATAATCAAGACAATAGAATGCGCGGCAACCTTCTTATGGCTGAAGGCGGATATGTTGCATATAATTGTTATAACTGTGGTTTTAAAACTGTTTATGACAATCAAAATATCAGCAAGAAATTTGATAATCTGTTAAAATGGCTTGGTGTGTCAGATGATGATGTTAAACGAGTCAAGCTAGAATTATTGCATAACAAAATAAATGGTGTTGATGTAGCAGTAACTACTAGCGATGTAAAAATCATAACAGATTTTACAGAAGTTAAATTGCCAGAAAATGCAAGGCCGTTTCAAGTTGTTATGGAAGATGACAACGTCACAGACGAGTTTGTTCAATGCTGTAACTATCTTGCATCGCGTGGCTCGGCAATTGCCAATGGTTGGGATTATTATTGGTCGTCAAGCGAAAAATGGGATCTCAACAAGCGATTTATTATTCCATTTTATTACAAAAATAAAATTGTAGGGTGGACCGCACGCTATGCAGGCAAACCGCCAACTGATACTCCTAGATATTATAACAGTGATCTCCAGCTTGGCTATTTGTTTAACAGCGATGTAATTCATAAAACAAATAGAAAATATGTAATATTAGTCGAAGGGCCACTAGATGCTATTGCAATAGATGGTGTTGCTGCTTTAGGTAGCAAATTGAACAAACAACAATTATCATTGCTAAAAAGCACAGACAAAGAAATAATTGTGTTGCCAGACAGGCAGCGTAAAAATCAAGGTCTCATAGATGTTGCATTAGAAGAGAACTGGGCAGTTAGTTTTCCAGAATGGGAAGATGATGTTAAAGATGCCGCAGATGCATCTTGCAAATACGGTAAACTTTTCACGTTGCAAACTATAATAGACAATAGAACACATAATAAATTGCAAATCAATATCAAAAGAAGGATGTTCAAATCATGAAAATTGTATTGTGTACAGGCGGATTTGATCCGATACACAGCGGCCACATCGCGTACCTAATTGCTGCAAAATCTCTAGGTGATAAATTAATAGTCGGGCTTAATTCAGATGCATGGCTTACTAGAAAAAAAGAACGTCCTTTTATGTCTATGCCAGAACGTAAAAGTGTAATTGCTAATTTGGAAGTAGTAGATGATGTAATTGAATTCGATGATAGTGACGGATCTGCATGTGACGCTATTAAAAAAGTTAGAATGCAATATCCAGATGACATTATAATTTTTGCAAACGGCGGCGATAGAGGCAGCACTAACACACCAGAGATGCGGATGTCTATGATCGACGATGATTTAAAATTTGTCTGGGCAGTTGGAGGTAATAACAAAGCCAACTCTAGCTCGTGGTTATTAGAAGATTGGAAAAACGCCAAAACAGAAAGGCAATGGGGGTATTACAGAGTGCTACATCAAGACGGTAAAAGTGTAAAACTAAAAGAATTAACGGTAGAACCGGGTAAACGTCTAAGCATGCAAAAGCATGACAAGCGGTCTGAGTTTTGGTTCGTTACACACGGTAAAGCAACTGTATATACCCTGAATGTCAGCAGCGATGTAGAATTAGCTGGTGTCTTTAGTGAACACGAACACCTTTGGATACACACAGGCGACTGGCATCAGTTAGCCAACGAAGGTACTGAAGAATTAAGAATGGTAGAAATACAGTTTGGCGAAAACTGTGTCGAAGATGATATTATAAGGAAGTAAGATGGCAAGGCGCGAAGAACAAGAATCGATACAATATGGTGAAGAAAAACAAAAGTTGCTTATAAGCGTGTTGCTGAGCAGTGAGGATATATTTGCTCGCTGTGTCAACATTTTAAATGCAAAGTATTTTGTTAATAAACTGCGACCTGCTATGCGGTATATTCTCAAACATGCAGATGAATATCGAGTATTGCCTAAGTTTATACAGGTAAAAGCAGAAACTGGTATTGAGTTTGATTTTATCGAAAATATAACAGACGGTCACCAAGATGCGTTTTTGAAAGAAATTGAAGAATTTTGTAAAAATCGTGCATTGGCAGAAGCAGTGTTGGCAAGTACTGAACTCATCGACAAAGGTAACTATGGCGAAGTTGAAAAACTAGTTAGAGATGCAATCTTAATAAGTCTGCAAAGTGATATAGGTACTAACTACTTTGAAAATCCGCGCGAACGTCTATTGAAAATTAAAGACAAAAACGGACAGGTAACCACTGGCTGGAAATCAGTTGACGACAAGCTCTATGGCGGTATCAATCGAGGCGAGATAACCATATGGGCAGCAGGTTCTGGTGTTGGTAAAAGTCTGTTCTTGCAAAACATGAGTATAAACCTTGCTAAGCAAAAGCTAAACGTGGTTTATATCACATTAGAACTTAGCGAAGGTCTGACAAGTATGCGTATGGACAGTATGCTTACTGAAGTTGGCAGTAAAGAAATCTTTAGGAATCTAGACACTGTTGAACTCAAAGTTAAGCAAGCACAACGATCAAGTGGTTTACTACATGTTAGACAATTGCCACAGGGTAGCACCTGTAATGATCTCAAAGCATATCTCAAAAACTATGAAATTGAAACCCAACAACGTTGCGATGTGTTGATAGTAGATTATCTTGATCTTCTTTATCCAAACAACAAAGCAATTGATCCGAGTAACTTGAATATCAAAGACAAGTTTGTTACAGAAGAGTTCAGAGGGCTTTGTACAGATCGCAATATGATTGGGATCACAGCATCTCAGTTAAACAGATCAGCAGTGCAAGAACAAGAACATGACCACAGTCATATTGCAGGTGGTTTGAGTAAAGTTCAAACAGCAGACAACGTGATCAGTATCTTTGCTAGTGCAGCAATGAAAGAGCGCGGTCAGTATCAAATACAGTTCTTAAAAACTCGTAGTTCAAGTGGTGTTGGAAGCAAAGTATTCTTAGGATTTGATCCAAATACACTGCGTATATTTGATTTGGACGAAGAACAGCAAAATCAGTTACAGGCCAGTGCTGCTGGTGCAGATATGTTTGATGCATTGCGTAGAAAAAACACTGCTGATCAAACAGATACACCAGCAGCAGCACGACAGGTTGCAACGGCTAAACCCACATCGGATTTAGCTAAGAACATGCAGAATTTGCAGTCGTTGACTAGTTTAATTAGACGTTAGGTTTAGAAGATTTACGATAAATGGATCGCAGACGATTTATTACTCTTTGTGTGGTAGATGCGTCTGCGGTCATTATTTTAAAAAATGCATCGCCCAATTCGCGCATTTCATCTTCGTCGTCTGGTAATTCGCCTTTGCGAAGTTGTCTAAATGCAGATTTGAATATGTCAGGATTTTCAAGACCTAAATCAGATGCAAGTGTACCAATAGATATCTTTTTAGTTTCAGACTTTGGAGATGTCATTACATCTTCAATTTCTTTGTCGTCTTGTTCTTGGTCAACTGTATCTGCTTCTGGTGCAGCAGCAGGCTCTTCTTCCGGCGGGGGTGTAACAGCAGGCTCTTCTGCTGGTGGTGTAACAGCAGGCTCTTCTTCAGCCTCATTTAACCGACTGATCAAGTCTTTATATGATTTAATAGATTCAATGTTATCCATAATATTTTTACCTCTGCTAAAGGTATTTATCTGATTAAGATTTACCGCTAAATAATCTGCAACGAGTGAGGATCATAATGGTCGATAAGATCAACAGTTTACTTGATGAGCTTGACAAGTTCGTACCTGCTAAGAGTAAACACACGGTTATTGAAAGCCGTGCTAGTCATATTATTGCCAGTGCTATCAATTTAGTGCAGCTTATCAAAGAAACCTATCCTGACGAAGTTGCTCAAGACTTGGTAAAAAGATTACACAGAAGTATCGTAAGTGAAGATAACAAGAAGTTTCTTCGCAAGATAAAAGAACTCAAAAACGAAAAGTAAAGTCTTGCATTGTTTTTGAAATTTTGCTATTATACCAACTTAGATATCACGGACAGATAACAATGCGGCACCTAGATATTGTAGTACCACAACGTTGGTTTATAACAGAAGCAAAAGCACGAATTGATCATCCAGAAGATCTTGTGTTCGACGAAGGGACTTTAGGTGCTAAAAAAGCACTTGCTGCAATGATTCATGCAGCAGAAGAGCCTAGAAGTGTAAGCATTAAGTGGGATGGTAGTCCTGCAATCATATTCGGTAGAGATTATTCTCCTGGTATGGTATTGACCGATAAGAGCGGATTTAACAGCAAAAAACCGGGCGGCATGCCACGCAGCCAAGCTGAAGTCCAACAAATGCTGTTTATGCGTAAACCAAACGAAGTTGGTAGAGAAGTATACGCAGACAGCATAGCAAAATTGTATCCATTACTAGATAGTGCAGTACCAGACGACTACAAAGGTTATCTGCAAGGTGACGTACTTTGGACGTCTAAACCTCAAATAATCAATGGCAACTACGTATTCAAACCAAACAAAATTACCTATTCAATACCGGTTGACAGTTTGCTCGGTAACAAAATAAGCAACAGCATTGCCGGCATTGTTGTACACAGCGAGTTCGACGATCAATCAGTTGACGATTCTCGTGCAATAGGCAATGTTAGTAAATTGGGTCTCAAAGACATTGCAGGTTTAGTCATAATGGGCCCTGAAATACATGATCTAGAAGTTGTACATGTCCCAAACAATATAAAAACTGCAATAGACACTTTAATAACTAGATCTAGGTCTGAAATAGATACGTTTTTAGATATTGATCAACTGCGTGCCGCTAAACTGTCAGACCTAAGTGCTAAACTAAAACAGTATCTAGCACAGAGAGCATCTCATGGAATTCGAGGGGTGTCTGATGCTAAGCACGGATTTATCACCTGGATAAGTAGTCCTGAAAGTAAACTGACAGAAAACAAACGTGCAAATATGCTAGACTGGATCAGTCAGCATGAACACGGGTATAATGCACTTTGGACAATAGTAGAACAATTAGTGAAGCTTAAAGACTATATACGTAGCAATGTTGATAAACAAGTTGGTAATACAATAGGTGCAATATTGCACGGACAGCAAGGGCATGAAGGGTACGTAGCAGATACTCCAACTGCTAAAATTAAACTAGTAGATAGACCACATTTTATGCGTAAGGAATGATTATCGTGAAACTCAAAGAATTTGCAAACGACAGAGACAAAAAAATTATAGATATCATAGAAAGTGCATCTGGCGGTGCAACTTCTGCAGGTAGTATAGCTAGTGTAGCAAATCCCATGAGCGCGATAAACAGACGTCCTAGTTTGTTTGGCTATATTCCACAACCAACCGAAACTAAGCGTAAAAAGAGCCGCAAATCTAAATAATTTGCCTCTAGGTATAAATATCTCAGCAAAGCAGTTTTGCATAAATTCTCAGGAGAGATATAATGACAGACCTAGTAAATGGCAACAGAAAAGCTGGTTCGTTCCTTAGCGGTCAACCACAGTGGTTCTCGTTTGCTACAGTTGTGCCAGTTGCACAAACCAACGTAGATACACCAGTAACTAGTCTACCTGGTTACCAAGTATATGCTACACTTGGCATCTGGACAAACGTAACAGTTGTTAACGGTGCAGGTACAGCAATCACATACAGTACACTTAACAGCTACCTTGATGCTTTCTATAAGCAGCGCAACATGGACAACTTGATCAGCACATTCGCTGGTCGTGGTAACCCAGTTCAAATCGGTATCAAAGTTCTTCCAAGTAGTATCAACGGTACTACAATCAATGCTAACACAAGTACATACTTCGCAGAAGCTGGCTACTACAACAACAACGGTACAGTTTCTAGTGTATTTGGTTCTGCATACACAACTGGTAAGACAATTACCATTGTTAACGTCAGTACTGAAAAGAACAACGAGTGGGAAACATACGGTAACGGCAACTACGCAGGTACCAGCTATGACAACACTAACCTAAATGGTTATGGTATTCTTAGCAGCAACACACTCTACGGCGGCCTAGACGGCTTGCTCGCATACGACACTCAGAGCGCACAGGTTCTAAGTGGTTCAAGCAACAGCACTGCTGCTGCAACAAACAGCCAGTATGCGACATCAAACACTGTTGCTCCATACGTAAGTACTTGGAACACTTCAAGTGCAACACTAACCAACACTATGGTAGCAATGAGCACCATGATGTCAGGTACACTAGTCGTATAATAGATACGCTATTATGCTACAGGAAAAGGGCACCTTGTGTGCCCTTTTTCTTTTATGTTAATTGTCTTCAAATTTTCAATAAATATCAAACAAGGAGCATGTTATGCTACTAGACGAAGTATTCGACAGTATTGTTAGAACAAAAAAAGTTTGGGTTCGTAAAGATGGCACATTGAAAAAAGTGTCAAAGGATCTTGAACCACAACCTGATATGCATAAACAGCACAAACCGATGTTTCCTATTAAATCACCAAGATATGAATAATATGAATAGTAGTTAACATCATTCTATCTCAAAGGAGAATGTCATGAGAAAGCTTAAAAAATTTGCACAAGTTGATCTCGATGGTGAAGAAGGCCTATATGGTACAACTGATGATCGTTGGAGTAGACGTGCAAAACATCATTTTAGTCAAAGTGAAGTAGCAGGAGCAGGCATTCAACCTAGATATGAAATAGGCGAAACTGTAATATACGAAAATATAGAAACAACAATAAAAATACCCCAAGGCCCACGTAATTCAGTAGGAATTATGTTAAACGGACATTTAACAATGGTACACGAAAGTAAATTAACTAAATCATCAGTAAACGAAGGCGTTATGGGTGGTGTGACTGCTATGCCAGCAATTAATCGCATGATGCAATTAGCAGGTCTTGAACATAGTGGTACTGTTGTCACAAACGAAGATCAGTACATTGTAGAAGATGCAAGCGATGATATGCTAAATCGTATGGTACAACAAGCTTCTAATTTGCCACAATTCAAAGGCAACGACGAAGCTGCAAGAATGTATACTATCGGTGCAATACTTTCTACTATAGGTAAAACTATAAATGATAATCCGCCACAAACAGTTGCGGGTAGACAAAAGGTGCAAGCACTCAATACCATCGCAGTTATGGGTGCAGACTTGATTAAAACTGCACAAGATATGACCAATCCAAACGTACAGAAAAACGTATCTGGTGTTACAACTATACCGGGGGCAACAGAATGAGATTTGTTGAAATAACTGGTGGCTTGATGGTTCCTATTAGCAATGATGAAATGCTAGTTATGGAACGTGTTAAAGGCAACGGTGAACCTCTTCCCAAACGACAACTCAATGAACGCGAACAAGAACTTGCTAGACAATTAGTTTTTCGAGGAGTTTTGGATCGTGTGATGATTGAAGGTAAACTGTGTTACTCTTATAATGATATAGAATACATGGAGAGAGACTGATGGTAGTTAGTAACGAAGAACGCGAAGCAATGGCCAGAATGATGGCTATTATGAACGGCGAAACACCGCCGGCTATGTCTACTTCTGGATCTGCACCAATAACAGAAGGTGTTGAGCTAGCAGGTCCGGGTGTTGTAACACAGCGTGAAATTAACGCAATGGCAGATGTGCTTAGCAAACTCAATCAAGTTACTCATCAGGTTATGCTAGAAAGCAACGGCGACGTTAACACCAAGATGGACATAATGACTACTCGTAGCGACCGTGCAGTAAATGTAGGTGGTTATAAGATAGAAATAATGACCGACGAACGTAGAATTGCTGGTAAACAATATTACAGAATAGAACACGCAACATCCGGTACTGTGATCGCAGATGACATTACTCTATACGAAGTTGCGTTGGGTGTTGTTAAACTGTTAAACAACAACAAATTTGTTAACGATATCAAAGTTCGTAATCTATTTGAAATTGATGCACGTTATACTAGCCATAGAGTTGACGCAATATCTGCAAAGTTAGCACACAGAAAAGCAGAAAAAACCGGCAACATGATTAAAGAAGACATCTATGCTACCAAGTATCAAAAGGCACTTGATTTAGCAATGTCTGCTAAAGCTGAACTAAAGCGAGCATTGAACAATGCCAATTAATATTACTGAACGTGCTGCATTGCGCTTTGGTGAATTACGTAAAACTTCAAACGGCAATCCTCGTATTGAAATCAAAGCAGGTGGCTGCAATGGTTTTGAAAAAACGTTTAGCTGGACAACCGCAGTTGCAGATGATGACATTCTTGTAGAAACTGCCACCGGTCCTGTTGTAATCGACAGCATGAGCTATCAAATGTTAGATACTGCTACAGTTGATTATAAACATGACCTTGCAGGTGCATATTTTACAATAGAGATTCCAGAAGCAACTAGCACATGCGGTTGCGGTACTAGCTTTAGTTTATAATATCGACTTAAAATTCTCTTATCTTCCGCTAAATAAACCTAGCAAATCAATATTCGGCGGTCCCTGCCAGGAGAGTTTTTTATCATGTTCGTAGACGACGTTAACACATCAGCGACGCACAGATTAAATCAAATTGTGCATACTCTTAAACATGTACACGGGTTTGATCTGAATTTAGATGAGTCATCCGATGATCAAATTGAAACTTTGAGCACCAGCAGCGAACTTCTTAAAAACAGCATAGTAAATGAATCTGCATTTAATTCGTGGTATTCAAATCCGGATTATGCTAAACATATGCTTATCATAGAAGCTACACGTTTGTATCTCAAAGAAATTGCGCCAAGACGTCGGCCTAGACACCTTAAAGAAGGTACTTTGCATACTGTAGACAACAAAGCAGCCAGAGTGGGACGCTGGCTGATTGATTTTGCAGAACGTGCATCAACAAATGACGACAAAATGCTGAAAATATTAAATGGATTTGGTCGTATTGGTGATGATCTCATCAATGTAGGAGATCAGGGTCGTTGGCAATCTGTAAAAGATCTCATTGCCGATTACGAATCTCGTGCTAACAACGAATTAAATGATGAAGATGACCGCCAGCTTGCAAAAGACAACATACATGTAATGCGAGTTGGGTTTAAGCTCTACGACAAACATCATTCAAACAGAGAACCTGTTGAGGTAGATTTATTGTCAACTGATAAAGTTGATGAAATGTCTATGGGCGATGTAGATAGCACATCAGAATTTGCTTCTAAATTCCCAGATCTTGTAAACATGGCACAGAAATACGGAGTTGACATTTCCGATGCCGATGTAGAAGAAGGTAACGAGTTTTCGGGTGCATTGGCTTCTGCAAGAGCTGCACACAAAGATTCGTTCACAGTTGGCGGCAAAACATATCAAGTACACGAATCAGTTAAATCTAAATTGTCAGAAAATCATATGCAACACCACGATTACCAGGCCAGTATGGCTCGTAGCGAACTGTATCGCAATGCAAAGTATGCAATGGACATGCTTAAGATGATACATCCCGAAGATGATGTTGAGCCGTGGATAGCTGCAAACTTAACTAAAGACGCAATGTATCTTGACAAGATATTCCATTACTTGGATTATTATACTAAGTTTGAACCAGAACAACTACCTGGATCTACAGTACAACCAGACCTGTCTGCATTAGATGAAGATGCAGACGAGTTAGAAGATACAACTGGTACAATTGCTAGACAAAACCTAATTCAAATTTTTGAATACAGTGTTAAATTGTTCCACATGATTCAACCCGGTGATAAGTTAGAAGGCTGGGTAGCAATGAAACTCACCACCGCTAGTGAAGGTATCAGCAGTGCAAAGCACTATTTAGATTACAAAAACTTTGAACGTCATGCTGCTGATAGATTCAGTCTAGAAGAAAGCAGAAAGTATGGATTGAAGGAAGAAATCTCAAAACGAGATTTTAAACTCGTTGCAGATTTAATAAAAAAACATCCAGATCCAATTGCAAGACATCATATGGCTAAACACCATGCTGAAGTATTTGCTAAAACAAATCCAAAATTTAACCGCGGCATGTTTTTTGCTGCCGCAAACGCAAAAGAACATCAAAAGGATGCAGACATGAGCCAATTTGCAGGTAGTAAAAAGAAAACAGTTAAAGAAGCATTAGATTCTGCAGATCAGGATCTACAGCAAGCAGAAACACTGATTGCAGCAAAAAGCATCAGTGATGATCTACAATCAATGGCAGAAAAAATCGCACGTATGGGTGTTGATGAATTAATGCCATTGGTTGACACAATGAAATCACAGTTTGGCCCAGAAGCTGCTGATGCATATAACGAAGTAATGAAAGCACAATTAGATACATTACTTGCTGCAACACAGGAAGCAAAAGAACAAAGCGACAACGCCGTACTAGCTATTCAAAATGGCGGTATACCTGGTGCAGGTACTACAGATATTGAAAATGTACCAGCAGTAGCAGGTCCAGGCGAAGAGCCAGAAATTGAAGAACCAGAAGGGTTTGGTACAACACCAGCGGCAGCAGGCGGTGAAGAACCACTAGGTCGTGCTAAAAAGCCTGTACCGGGCGAGGAACTTGCAGAAGGCCGCAAGCGCCTAGGTGAAAAGTGGGACACCGAAATGAAAACTGCTGAAAAAGATAAAGGCAAGTGGGACGGTTGGACACTTGCTAAACTTCGTGCTCGTCGTAAATCCCTAATGGACAAAGAAACTCGTACTGCTGCTGAGCAAAAAGAAGTCAAGCAAATTGACTTTGCAATCCGTGCTAAGCAAAAAGACAAGTTTGGCGATGTTAAGAAAGAAGGCGTAGAAGAAGCTAAAAAAGCCAAGCCAGATTTTCTTGATATGGACAAAGATGGCAACAAAAAAGAGTCAATGAAGAAAGCAGTTGCTGACAAAGCAAAAGCTAAGAAAGTTGCTGAGGCTAAGAAAGAAAAGAATCCCTATGCTATAGGCATGTGGCAAGCTAAGAAAGAAGCTGGTTTGGATCCAAACAAACCAGCTAAGGATCTACCAAAGAAAATAATCACTCGTGGACATAAAATAGCCAGAGGCATTGAAAAAGTAGACGAAAGCATCAGTCGTCTAAACACATTGCTGTTGAGAGCTGAAAAAGGTAAAAAAATCTTAGAAGGCCAGCTAGCTGATCACCGTGCTGAATTTACCAGAATGGTAGTCGAAGGTAGAACTAAAGACGTACTTGCACATGGCCAAGGTCTAGAAGGCGACATTATCGAAAAGAAGATAATGGAAATGCAAAAAATGATCAAAGGACTTGAGAACAAAATCAGTTCAATCAATGCAGAAAGTAATCGTCGTATGCAAGCTGTAGTTGAGCAAGAACAAAAAGCATATCGTTTTGCGCAAATTAAAGCTACTACTCCGTGGGGCGTTATAGTTGAAAGTGCTAATGGTGCAAAAAATTATAAGTTCTTTAAGGACCAACAAGCACGCGACTATTGGGTTCAACTCAATGACGTTAAAAACGCAAAACTAATCGGGCCTGAACATTTCGACATTGCAGCATCAAAGTAATAGGATGCTGCAATGCGTTATAAAGAAATAGTTAGTTTACCTAGTACACCAGAAGAGGCAAAAAATGCTATATTAGATCTTGTGACGGTGTATAAAAGTAAAAACGCCGCTAGTATTCCAATGGATGAAATTTTAAGTGTATTACATAATCAAGGATTTGATGCAGACAAGCGTTGGGTCATGGATGCACTTAAAGACAAAGCTGGTATACAACGTATTGCTAAAGATGAAGTGATATTACAACCAGAAGAAACGCCTGAAACTGCATCTGATGAAGAAGCAATGTTCAGTCAAGACAAAGTTGCCCAAATGGCAAGTAGCGCAGCGAAAAAGAGTATAAAGAATGGCTAATAGTATTTTCATTACTGCGGCAGAAGCCCGTCAGAATCCAATACGTGAACGTGTAGTATTTGATGAGGGTACTGCAATCAGTAGTGCAATACTAGATGCAGTGCGTATAGGATACTATAATGCACTGGTAAACAATGGGTCACCTATGACTCAGAGTTCGGCTATTACTACACCTGTTTATACTATTGATGACACGGCAAATACTTTTACAGTTGCCGGTCATGGATACAACACAGGCGACGAAGTGTTTGTTAGTAGTACTGGACAATTACCAAGTCCATTAACTACTGGTGTCATCTATTATATAATATATGTTGACGTTGATACTGTTAAGTTAGCTGCAACTAAACAAGATGCTCTTGCAAAACGTCCCATTAGTATTGATTTAGTATCGGGTGTTAACAGTATAACAGTTACCAATAACGGTAGTGGATACACTGCAACACCAACTGTTACATTTACAGGCGGTAATGCAACAGTTGAAGCAACTGCAATGGCATACCTTGCACCTTACGGTAACATTTCATATATCACAGTCGGCTACCAGGGTACTGGATATCACTATGTACCAAGTGTGTCTATCGTAGCACAAGGTAGCGGTGCAGTAGCAGGCACTGTGTCATTTAGAGCAGTTTCTGTACAGGTTAATGCAGGCGGACAATATTATAACATTGGGGACGTTTTAAGTGTAGTTGGCGGTGTTGGTTCGGCAACCACAGCAGTTGTAACTTCAATTGGCAGTAACGGAGAAGTTGTTACTGTAAGTCTATTCAATTACGGCAATTATACCACTCTTCCTACACTTATAGCTGTGTCTACATCAGTAGCACCTGGAGGCGGCACTGGCTGTACCCTTAATCTAACAATGGGTATATCTGCAATTGCAGTTAGTAACAGTGGGGGTCAATATACTGCACCTCCTAGAGTTTTATTGTCAGGTGGAGGTACTGGTGCAACTGCAACAGCAGTTTTAACAGCCGGTACAGTAACAAGTATTGTAGTTACTAATCCAGGATCTAACTATACATCGGCACCAACAGTGACGATCACTAGCGGAAGCAGTGCAACAGCAACGCCCTACTTGGTGCCAACAGGAGTTGGTAACATTACATTGCTAAACAATGGTGGTGCAACTTACATAAGCCCGCCCGGTGTTAGTATAAATGCTGCCGGCGGCGGTGCTGCGGTATCTGCGGTTTATATGAATATCATCGGTGCTAATCTGGTAACAGGCGGTGCAGGCAGTCAATACAGTGTCGGCGATGTACTGATAGTTGCAGGTGGGTCTGGTACCAGTACTGCAACTATACGAGTAGACGAAGTTGGCCTACAAGGACAGATTGTACTGTACACACTACAAACCAGTGGTTCGTACAATGTATTGCCTGTAATGACATACAATGCTGTATACGGCGGCACAGGTCAAGCAGCAAGTTTTAACCTAACTGCTGGTATTGGTAGTGTTGTGTTGTCAAACGGTGGTAGTGGATATACTGCACCCCCGACTGTAGTAATTACATCTAACGATCTAACTGGTTACGGTGCCAGTGCATATTCGTTATTATCAAGCGGTTCTGTTAGTAATGTAGTAGTTACTGCTCCTGGTACTGGATACACTGCTGTACCAACTGTGACAATTACCAGCGGTAGCGGAGCAACTGCAACTGCTACATTGTCAGCAACTAGTGTACAATATGTTAATGTTAGCAACACAGGTTCTGGATACACAACTGCTACTGTAACCTTTGTTACCAATCACGGTGTAAATGCCTATGCAACACCTAACATAGTTGGCGGTGAAATTGTCAGTATAGATGTTGTAAATGAAGGTAGTGGTTATATCTTAGCACCAACAGTTATCATTGACGGCGACGGGTCCGGTGCTGTTGCATCTGCACAATTGAGACCTACAACAGTTGATTATCTATCACTTACTAATTACGGCGAAAACTATACCAGTGTACCAACTGTGTCAATTGGCGGTGCGGCAACAGCGAATGTCAGTTTGTACAGTACAGGTATTGAGCAGATTGTAGTTACAAACGGTGGGCAGAATTATACCAGTGACCCACAGGTAAACATAATACCAGGTGCAGGCGAAACAGTTTCGCCAATACAGCCTACGACTAGTGTAATCAGAGGCTTTAGTATAGACACAGTTGTTATCACAAATAGCGGCGACGGTTATGATTCTGCGCCCGCAGTTACCATTAGTGCGCCTAGTAATTTAACAGGTAATACTGCAACTGCAACTGCAACTATCGGCTATGGTACAGGTACTATGAGTATACAACCATATCCTGCAAGTAGAGATTATTGGGCAGTATGGCAAAATCAAACACCTAGTGATCCCAATCTAACTCGCCCGTATGCAGAACGCATGGACACTGTTATTGCGTACTTTACTAACTTGGGCTACACAATAAACCGTCAAACTAATCCAATCACTGGCAATACATTGCAGTGGAATATCAAGTGGTGATGCAATGAGAGCTAGTGAGTTTATAGTCGAAACATCTAAAAAGTATGATCAACAAACAATTGATCTAATAAAATCTAAAAGAGACAGTGGTAAAAGCTCTAGTACAATTGCAGATGAACTTGGATTAAGTGTAAGCCAAGTTCGACATATAATAAAACGACATTATACAGACAGAGTAAGATTACAACAGCCTATAGATGACGATACTATTGAGCTAGTAAAAATGTTGTGGGATGAAGGTAAAGGTCCTACTGCAATTTCTAAAGATCTTGGCATACCTCTTAAAAAAGTCAATAGAATATTAGAACTTAAATACCCCGAGCGTCAACATAAAACGTTAATGGCAGGTAACGCATTAACCGACGAGGATAAAAAACAGATTACAGATTTGTTTTTAAATGGTGCATCTGCAACTGATATTGCTGACCAATTTGGCATAGATATTAGCACTGTGCCTAAACTTTTATATAAATTAATTGGTGTTGACAAATATAACGAAATAAAAAAACAACGATATGGGCAGCAGGGTTTAACAGTAGGCACAACACCTGAGCAAGTGCAACAAATGGCAGATTTATATAGTAAAGGATATAGTTCAAGCAGTATTCCTAAGATGCTAGGTTTAAATGTACAAAACTCTACAGTTGATTACCACCTTAGAAGATTACCAAATTGGATAGAAATACGAACAGACCATTTAATTAACAAACAATCTAAACCGTCTGTTGCTGTAACAACAACTAAGACTCGCGGCGGCATAGGTGATAACCAACGTCTTAGAGGGCCTAGTAGTAGGGAAAGAAGCGGCGTTAATTGGCCAAAATATGGTGAGTAACAATGCGAGCACAGGAATTTACCACAGAAGCTTACATCAAGCCAAATGATAAAGAACTTATTAGAAAAGTAAAACGTGCATATAAGCAAGGTCTAAGTTATCAACAAATACAAGACCTTGTTGGTATAAATTTTGAACAGCTACGTGGCATGTTAGATAGACACATGCCTAATAGACATAGGTGATACAATGCGTAGTGCATTACATGGCCCTGAAGCATTTCTACTCAAAAGTAAAAAACCACATGTGCAAGAATTAGTTGCTCGCTGTAAGACTATGACTGAAGATGAAATAACAGCACTGCCTGAAAAGCCAGATGTTATTAGGGGATTGCTTAATATTAGAAAACTAGATATGCAAGCCGCATCTGCAAGCCGTGCAGAAATTCTAGCAGATTTAATGACAAAAATGCACCATCCGGATATGTTATCTGGTTGACAACAAATAGAATATAAGCTAAGTAACACGTAACTACTGCAAAGCGAGGATATCATGCGTATCAAAGATCTCAAAGCTAACAAACTGGACGAGTACCTGGATACGTCTAACATTGATCCAACTTTTTCTGATGCAGATGTTGATCGTATTTTGTCTGTAAAAGAATCTGATTTTGGACCTGCCATGACCGGCGACGAACTTTCCGCACATGTTCGCAAACTGTTGGGTATCGAATAATATGTCAAAAGTAGTTTTTAAACAGTGTGCATTGTTTGACGAAACCCTGTTACAACATGGTCTGGCAGTTTACGACAATTTTGAAAAATTCAAACAAACAAAAATGCAAAATCATATGCAGCCATTTGGTAGCACAGATGGGCCATTTAGAGGTAATGGACCACTTGGCAATCATAAACCAAAACTGTTACACGCTCATATGACACATGACATTAGTTTGATTTACTATTTGTCTGGGTCAAATCCTGCGGTAGTTAATCTGTTGGGATTTTTCACTCACGATGCACTAGGTACTGGAAATCCGGCATCACCTAAAAAACAACAAAGTTTTGTTAAACGTGCTAAAAATCAAGATATGTATTGATGCATGTAGACATTTAACTGTTGCATTGACATAATGTTACATGCAATACAATCCAATATACACTTATAAACAACTAAACCGTCAAGACGGCGGTGCACAAGGCCGTGTTTATGTAGACGAGCAAGGCAACAAAATGCCTAGCGTCACAACTATACTTGGTGCAACAAAAGACAAGAGTCATTTAGACGCTTGGAAGAAACGCATAGGCGAGGACAACGCCAAGCGTATTACCGAGGAAAGTGCCGGACTTGGTACTACAATGCACGCTCACCTGGAAGCCTATGTGTTAGGTCAAGAACGACCGGGTGGTACTAACTACGGTAGAGTGATGGCTAAGAAAATGGCTGACACTATCATTTCAGAAGGGCTTGTACATGTAGATGAAGTGTGGGGTGTTGAAGCACACCTGCACTATCATAACCTATGGGCAGGTACAACAGACTTAGTTGGCACATGGCAAGGTCAACCTGCAATCATCGACTTCAAAACTACAATCAAACCTAAAAAACGCGAATGGGTTGAAGACTATCGTATGCAGTTAGCAGCATATGCGATGTCGCACAATCTTATCTACGGCACTAACATCAAGACCACAGTGGTTTTAATGTGCAGTAGGGAATGCGAGTTCCAACAGTTTGTTTGGAGTGGACATGAATTTGAAGAAAGCACTATGTTATGGAGTCAGCGAGTAGCTGATTATTACGAAAAGTTTGTATTTTAACTGCGCATTTTAAACACCTTAGCTTGAATAAATATCTCACCGTCCGGAGAAGAGTTATTCATGGCTATCATATCAATCAGTAGAATTCAGCAACGTAGAGGTTTACGTGCTGATTTACCTGCTAGCTTAAACGAAGCAGAATTTGGCTGGTGTTTAGACACTAGAGAACTATTCATTGGTAACGGTAATACCTACACTGGCAACAGTCAGGTACTTACCCAATGGAGCCCAAACGACCAAATTATTAAACACACCTATGTTGGCGATACTGGTGTAAGTGCATTAACTGGTCCTACTATACGCACACTTGGCAGTATACTCGATGATACACTGTGCGTGAAAGATTACGGTGCAGTAGGCGATGGTATAACAGATGATACAGATGCAATTCAAGCAGCTATAGCTGATGAGTGGGCACGTATTTCAGCAAATCCCGCAGCGTATGCACAAAGCAGAAATCCAATTTATTTCCCAGCAGGTAATTATCTTATCACTGCGACAATCAAATTGTATCCATACATCACTCTCATGGGAGATGGCATTGATAGATCTATCATAACGTTGCAAGCAGGTTATGTTGGTCCGGTATTGCGCACTGCTGACAGTTTAGGACAGACTGGTGCAAATATTGGCACAAATGGCGGTATTTTACCAACACACATTACTGTTAGCGGTTTTACATTTGATAGCAGTATAGATCCGCCGAACACAATGGTATTGCTACAGAGATGTACTAATACCAACATGGACAATTGTAAGTTAATAGGCGCATGGCAACCGGGCGATGCATTTAATAGTACCGGAAACGGTATTACTGTAGAGAGCATAGGTACTGCTACTTCAACTGAATATCTTAATTTTAACAACATTGTTGTTAACAATGTTGCGTTTGGATTGTATTCGGAAGATCCTATACGTTTTGTAAATGTAACCAATTCTTCGTTTGTAACATGCTACACTGGTATTGGATTGATAGAAGGTGCTGATTCTGGTCCGAGCTATGTAAAGATTAGCAACAGCATATTCCGTGCCATAGATTCATATGGTTTATATGCCACAACTACTGGAGAAGGTATTACCAGTAGCAACAACAACTACGTTGATGTTGGCAACGAATATAATCGCTATGCTATATATTGGAGTAACGCTACATCAAGTTGTTCTAGTATAGGTGATGTATTTGATCAAATAAACCCATCACTATATGTGTACAATGGATCACCTTCAACAAATGTAATATTTGATGCACAATTAATAGAATTTACCAACACTAATCCTACTCCTGATACTGCGACTATATTACCTGGACAAACCAATGCTTCTACAGGTATAACATTTAGTTTGCTAACAGCAACCAACATGTTAACAGCTTGGGTAGATTATTCTCTTTCATTGGGATCATATAGAAAAAATGGAAGGTTATCTATTATTTCCGATACTGTGACAGTACAGTTAACTGATACCAGCAATGAGCTGAATACTAGTGAATCAGTGGTTTTTGGAGCAATAGTTTCTGGAAACAACATAGTGATACGATACACTAGTACCGGATCAACAAACGGTATGATGAGTTTTATAACAACATATTGGACAACATAATAACCTGGAGGGGTGCAACCAATACCTATGCACAATCATTTCCTTCTACATCCTACAGAACTGCGACATCAATGGCGAGAACTGCGCAAAAGTCTTACTACTGATTTGACCGACGAACAACAATTTAAACTTGTAATCGACTGGTGGAAATCTGCACCACTCAGTGAACGTGTTATCGACTACACAGATTGTTCAACTTGGTCTGATCCCTGGGAGTTAATCGAAAACAAAGACTTTGACGTTAACACTATTAGTCTATGTATGTTCTATACATTATTGTATTCTGACGATCGCAGATGGTCTGGCAATCGTTTATCACTAGCGGTGGTTATTAATAGAAAATACAGCACAGAACAACTAGTATGTGTTGTTGACAACAAATGGTTACTAGGTCTACGTCACGGAATTTTGTCAAATTTTGACAACGAGAGTGACTTAGAATATCGCCAGATGTATAATTATAATTCTAGCCTACGACAAATTGAGGAAACACAATCATGGATGGAAAGCAATTACACATGCTGATCAGTTGTACCTTAAATTACTGTCAAACGCAAAAAATAGATAATAATTTTCAATACGTTAACAGCAACACTCTGCATCGTTAACGTAGTGATATAGCTTTAATAGATGCAACACTGTGTTGCGTCTACTGCATTGCTTTTGGAATTTTTAAAGTCTTAAATAAACCATCGCTAGCCAAGCGAACGCCGATACAAAAATAGTAAGAATGGAGATACAGATTATGGCAGCAACACATCGACCAGATATTATGGTTACGAAACGAGACGGTCGTCGAGAACCGTTAGATCTTGATAAAATGCACAAAGTTGTGTTTTGGGCAACTGAAGGCATTAGCGGTGTAAGTGCAAGCGAAGTTGAAATTCGCAGCCAAATACAGTTCTATCAAAACATCAAAACTGTTACAATGCAAGAAACACTGATCAAAGCTGCTGCTGATCTCATCAGTGAAGAAACTCCAAACTATCAATATGTAGCAGGCAGACTAGTTAACTACCATCTTAGAAAAGACGTATACGGGCAGTATCAACCTTGGCATATCAAAGATCTTGTTGTTAAGAATACACAAGACGGTTTTTACGATAAAGAATTACTTGAAAAGTATAGCGATAGTGAATGGGAACAAATCAACCGTTTCATCGATCACGACAGGGATATGGCTCTTACCTATGTTGCAATGGAACAGATGCGCGGCAAGTATTTGGTACAAAACCGTGTCACCGGTGAAATTAAAGAAACTCCGCAAATAGCCTATGCGTTGATCGCTGCAACACTGTTTATCAACCATGACCGCAACACTCGTATGCAAATTGTAAAAGACTACTACGATGCAATTAGTAAGCATGACATCAGTTTGCCAACACCAATCATGTCAGGCGTTCGTACACCACAGCGACAGTTTAGTTCATGCGTATTAATTGAAACAGGCGATAGTCTAGACAGTATCAATGCGACTACCAGTGCTATTGTAAAGTACGTTAGCCAAAAAGCAGGTATTGGTATCGGTGGCGGCAGTATTCGCGCCATCGGCAGTCAGATACGCAACGGTGATGCAAGTCATACCGGTGTTATCAGTTTTTATAAAATGTTCCAAGCTGCTGTGCGTAGTTGCAGTCAAGGCGGAGTTCGCAATGGCGCAGCAACATTGTATTTCCCAATATGGCATTACGAAATAGAAGACCTGCTTGTGCTAAAAAACAATCGTGGTACAGAAGACAATCGCGTTCGTCATATGGACTATGGCGTACAATTTAATAAACTGTTTTACGAACGTTTGACAACAGGACGCGATATTACACTGTTCTCACCAAACGACGTTCCTGGTCTATATGATGCATTCTTTGCAGACCAAGAGTTGTTTAGAGAACTCTATGAAAACGCAGAGAAAAATAAGAAGATTCGAAAGAAAACCATACCAGCCATTGAACTATTCAGCAGCTTCATAGAAGAACGCAAAAACACCGGTCGTATCTATCTACAAAATGTTGACAATGCAAATATGCATGGATCATTTATCGAAAGCGTTGCGCCGATCCGTCAGAGTAATCTCTGTGCTGAAATTGATTTGCCAACTAAACCGCTCAACAACATTAATGATACAGAAGGCGAAATTAGCCTTTGTACTCTAAGTGCAATCAATTGGGGTAATATTAAGAGCCCTGCTGACTTTGAAAAGCCTTGCAAACTAGCAGTAATGGCGCTTGACAATCTACTTGATTATCAAGATTATCCTGTTATGGCCGGCAAAATCAGCACAATGAACCGTCGACCACTCGGTGTTGGTATCATTAACTTTGCCTATTGGCTAGCTAAGAACAATCTCAGTTATAGTGATCCTGCTGCATTAGCACTGGTTGACGAATACATGGAAGCAATGAGCTATTACCTAATCAAAGCCAGTGTTGACCTTGCCAGAACCAAAGGTGCATGTCCTAAGAGTAACGAAACCAAATACGGTCGTGGCATATTGCCAATCGATACTCGCAAGCGCGATGTCGACGAACTGGTATCGCATCAAGAACGCATGCCATGGGAAGAACTTCGTGAAGATCTCAAAGTAGTGGGAATTCGCAATAGTACACTAATGGCAATTATGCCTAGCGAAACCAGTGCGCAGATTGCAAACGCAACCAACGGCATTGAGCCACCGCGCAGCTATGTTTCTGTAAAGACTAGCAAACATGGTGTACTCAAGCAGGTTGTACCAGAATTCCGTCGTTTGAAAAACAAGTATGAATTGCTATGGGATCAAAAAACACCTGAAGGCTATCTTAAAATTTGCGGAGTTCTACAAAAATATGTAGATCAAGGTATCAGTGTTAACACCAGTTACAACCCACAACATTATCCAGATACTAAGATTCCACTTACTGAACTGATCAAGCATGTATTGATGTTCTATAAGTACGGCGGCAAACAGCTTTACTACTTCAATACATTTGACGGACAAGAAGAAGTGAATGTAAACAAGATGTTGGAAGTTGACTTACCAAGTGGTTCGCTAGATGATGCAAATTGTGAAAGCTGTACCATCTAAGATGGTTGGCAACTGACAAACTATTCGGCATAATAACTTACATTAAAGAGGATTTTAAATGAGCGTTTTTGACGTTACTAACCGTTCCGACCACACTAAGAGCCTTGCATTTCTTGATCCCAATGGCGGTGTCACTATTCAACGCTATGATACTATGAAGTACAAGACTTTTGATAAACTAACCGAAAGTCAGCTGGGCTTCTTCTGGCTACCAACAGAAGTTGATATTCTGCGTGATGCAAAAGACTTTAAAGATTTAACCGAACACGAACAGCATATTTTCACCAGTAACCTCAAGCGTCAAATTCTACTAGACAGTGTGCAGGGTCGGGCACCTAGTGTAGCATTTGGTCCAATTTGCAGTCTACCAGAACTTGAAAATTGGATCACAACTTGGACATTTAGTGAAACTATTCATAGTCGTAGCTACACTCATATCATTAGAAATGTCTATGCAAATCCAAGTAAAATCTTTGATGAAATGATGGACATTCAAGAGATCGTTGACTGTGCTGATGATATCTCTAAGAACTACGATGAACTAATTGAACTTATCAATTGGTACAATATGCTAGGCGAAGGTACACACACTGTAAATGGAAAAACGATCACAGTTGATCTTTACGAAATGAAGAAGAAACTGTGGCTAGCACTGATGAGTGTAAACATCCTTGAAGGTGTTCGTTTCTATGTTAGCTTTGCATGTAGCTGGGCATTTGCTGAATTGAAAAAGATGGAAGGCAATGCAAAGATTATCAAATTCATCTGTCGCGATGAAAATCTGCATCTAGCTAGTACACAGACACTGCTCAAGCTGCTGCCAAAGGACGATCCTGATTACGCTAAGATTGAAATTGAATGCCAGCCTATGGCTATCAAACTTTTCGAAGATGCAGTTGAACAGGAAAAGCGTTGGGCTGAATATCTGTTCAAAGGTGGTAGCATGATCGGACTCAATCATCAATTACTATCAGAGTATGTAGAACATATTGCAGCAAAACGTATGGCCGCAGTAGGACTACCTCAGCGATACAAGGGTGGTAGCAATCCGTTGCCGTGGACGCAAAAGTGGATATCAAATGCTGATGTACAGGTTGCGCCGCAAGAAACTGAAATTACCAGTTACGTAAGTGGTGGTATCAAACAAGACCTCGATGCTAATAGTTTTAAAGACTTTGTTTTGTAATGAGAATAGCAGTAGTTACACCTTACTATAAAGAAACAGACATGCAGCTTAACCGCTGCATGTCTAGTGTCAATTCGCAAACATATCCTGTTACACACATTATGGTAGCAGACGGCCATCCAAAACAATTGGATCCACTTTATAGGTTTGCTGAACACATGGTTTTACCTCATTCACACAATGATGCAGGCGCTACACCTAGAGCATTGGGTGCGCTTAGTGCATTTAGTCGAGGCTATGATGCAGTTGCGTTTCTTGATGCCGACAATTGGTACGAACCACATCACATAGACACAATGGTAAAAGTTATTGAAGACAGTAAGGCCGCTGCTGTAGTTGCTACAAGGACCATTTATTCGCAAGATTGTACTCCTATGTATGTTGACAGGGTAGAAAGCAATGGCGAAAATATGGTAGATACTAATAGTTGGTTTGTTACTAGCAAAGCTATGCACCTTATGACCACGTGGGTTGTTGATCCAACTCAGCGTCTATGGAGTGATAGGCATTTTGCAAAAGCTATGTTTAAATGCGGACTTAACATTGTACGATGCGACGAACCAACTGTTGCATATGTAACAAAATGGGCATGGCACTATAAACACGCCGGCTTACCAATACCACCTGATGCAGTGTGGATAGATGTTGATGAAAACGGCACACTTGTACACCGTAAACATAATGAGTAAAAGGAATTTAACAGATGCATGCAATAATATATACAAAAGACAATTGCCCATATTGCATAAGGGCAAAAAACCTAATGAGTAGTAGAAATATTTCCTATGAAGAAAAAATCATAGCTGTAAACGGCCCAGACAATAGGAATCTACATGAAAATCAAAGTTGGACCACTAGAGAAGCACTGCTAGAAGCAGCACCAAACGCTCGCACTGTACCACAGATTTGGTTAGACGGTGAATATATAGGCGGCCATGATCAATTAGTGGTATATTTGCAAAATTCCAACAATAAGTAATTGTTGTAGGAGTTAGCCGATGCCATATATAAGACGCAGTGTACCGCAAGCGTTAAACGTTATTGATCCAGGTGTCAAGGATGTTTATAGCAGTCCAAACGTGTTTATCAATAACGTACCTGTGGCATTATGGAAGGAAGCAGTCACTGGCAATAGCTCACTTAGTGCATTGTCAATGCCAGCTGCACCACCAGTTGATGATTATGCACCAAATCAAAGTCAAAAAGACAATTATGCTGCAACACAACAGTTTGCAGCATTAAACCCCTATGTTTCTCAAAGTGTTGCAGGCGATTATGCAGGACAAACTGTTTCTACTATCGGCGGCGATGCTATTCCCAATGGAACAGGTGATCCTAACGACCCGGTTGGTAACCCAGAAAATTTAGGAAGCCCTATACAATTAGCACCAGGTGACACTGTTTGGGGTCGAGTCGAAAATTATCTTAATCAGTGCTTGAAAGAAGCAGAATCTGGTGCATGGAGAGAACAGACTCCAGCAGGATCAGTTGCGCCAAATTATCCATCTAATCCAAATATCATGAATGCATTTTTACAGGTAGGATATCCAAAAGATGTTCTTGATCGTGCATATCCTGGTCCGGGTGCCCGCCAGCCTGGCGACCAAGTTCCGTGGTGTGCTGCATTTGTTGGTCTTGTGTTAAAAGCATCTGGTACAAATTATCTCAATAGTCTAGCTTCTAAAGCCTATTCTCAAAGCTGGGATTGTACTAGAATGAATGTAAGAGACGTAGCATCGTGGCGCAGAAATGACGTTGTATGGTTTAGCTTTAGTCATGTGTCATTTATACGTTATATTGATAATGGTATTTTATACTGCACTGGTGGTAACCAAGGTCAGTCTGTAACTACTTCAAAATATAGTTTAAGTGATGTTTCGTTTGTAGGAAGAGCATGGCCTGTTCCTGCTGAATATGACAAACCATTAATTTGATCTTGCATAATATCCAATAGTATTGCACACTAAAGCAATATAGGAGAACCATATGCTATTAGAACGATCATGGAAAAATGATGACGTTTGTACCATAAAAATGGTCACAGGCGACGAAGTTGTTGCAAAAGTAGTTGATTCTACAAGTGATTCAATTACCATTACCAAACCATTGGTACTTACACTAGGTGTTGATCCGCAAACACAGCAATATCAATTGCAAATGTTGCCAACATTCTTGTTTAGCGGCCAACCTGATGCCAAACTCAAAATCAGTATGCAGCATGTGATTACTATCACACTGTCAGAAGAAAACGCAAAAAACAGCTATATCACCAACACAACTGGATTAGCAGTACCAAGTGCTAGACAGACTGGACTAGTTAGATAATGTTTACGACACCTCGAACTGATGTAATGGTATGGTCGGAAGGACAGGCCTGTAGTCACTGCGGCAATCCTACTACTACAATGTTACATACATTCGATGTTAGTAAACGATCTTATTATGCGCCATTATACCATTTAACTGAGTATCAAGCAGGATTTTGTGGTCCTGCTTGTGCAACTGCATTTATGATAGAAAAGCGTAAGGCCGCACTATGAAAAAAGAAAAAGACCATTGTAAAGATTGTGCAGAATACGGTTCAGAATTTTGTCCAGAATGTTTAGAAGAACAGACTAAGCAAGACAAGAAGTTAGAAAAAACACCAGTTGACAAACCAAAAAAGTGAAGCTATAAATACACTGTAACGTTGAAGCAAACGGAACACGTTCTGGACCTGGGGGCGGTACCCAGCGGGTCCACCAAGAGTACACATGTATCGAAATAGTTCGGGAAACTGGACAGCGACTTCGATACGTCAAGGGGCGGGAATTCCGGCCTTAGATCACGGTGTGTATTCTTGATGGGCTCGAAATAGGATCGACAGGCGGACTATGTGAGTGGAGTTGCCCGGCGCAAGCTCGGTTAACGCAAGAAAATCAACAGTTGCAAACGATAACGTTGCACCTTCTTACGCTCTCGCAGCGTAAATGAGTTTTTGGCAGTTTGGACTTGGAAACAGAATCAAACTGCCGTTTTACTACACCAATGATGATAACATATTAACTACATACCTATCAAGACTAGTAAATATAAAGTACCCGTCAAGATAAATTATTATATTACTGCCAAGCCACGCCGAAGGCGTTGAATTTGTCAGACTCTAAATTATTATATTATAAACGAATACAGTGAGTCGGGATGTAAAAATACATTCCGATTTCATTGTTTTAAGCATATGAAAATAAAAACTCTTGTTCAACGCAGTCGTTTCTTGTATAACTAACACACGATGACAGAAAATATTCAAAAACTCACAGATTATCAACATCATAGACTACGTACAGAAATGTACTTGGGTAGTCGCAGTCCGCATACGCAGACCATTGTCAATTGGGATGGCAAAGAACTCAAGCCAGTTGAAATGACATGGACCCCTGCTGTGTATTGCGCATTCCGCGAAATACTCGACAACGCACTTGACGAAGTCATTGGTCATGGGCATGGCAGTCGCGTTGATGTAAAGTATGATCCCAAAACTATGGAATTCACAGTGTCCGATGATGGTCGCGGTATTCCAATTGACTGGGATGAAAACGAACGTATGCACAAAGCAACGATCGCTCTTACACAGGCAAGAGCTGGACGTAACTTTGGTGTAAGAGAAGAAGTGCGCGGCACCAACGGTATCGGTGCCAGCACAGTGGTAAGTTGTAGCGAATACTTCATGTTAGACATTGTTAGAGACGGACAGCGTTTCCAACAGACGTTTAACGAAGGCAATGCTGCAATTGACGAACTTGATATTCGCGAACCTAAGATTACAAAAAGTGCTGCGAAAAGCGGTACTACTGTGACTTTTAAACTCAGCAAAACTGTGTTCAAGAAGATCAATTTGCCATTGGCATTTGTCAAGGCTCGTATAACCGAGATTGCTGCTAACCATCCTAAGATCAAGTTTTATTTCAACGACAGTCGCATAGTAGTCAAACCAACTGTTGCAAAAACATTCTTTGATAACAAGCGTGTGATTGAAATTGTTGTTAAGGACAAAAACTTCAACAGCAGCTACTACTTGGTACCAAATTTTGCAGACGATGGTGAATATCTGCATACTACTGTTAATGACATTCCTGCATTCAACGGCGGACAGCACATTGACACATTCAAACGATTGTTTTACAGCGGTCTTATCAAAGGACTAGAGCGCGAAAGCAAACGCCGCGGGCTAACACCTAACCGCAGTGACGTAGCTGACGGTTTACTGATATACAACGTAACTGTAATGCATGCACCTAACTTTGACAGTCAGAGCAAAACTCGACTGATCAATGACGATGTAGATGTGTATATTCGTAAAACGCTAGAAGATGAAAACACCTTCAAAAGCATTATCAAAACCAATAAAGAATGGATTGATGAAATCTATGCAAGGTGTGCTGCTCGTACACAGAAAAAAGACGATGCAGAGCTAGCCAAAGCTACTCGCAAGATGATGCGTACCAAGGTACCTAAACTACTAGATGCCAATGGTAAAGATCGTACAAAGTGCATACTGCTTATCACAGAAGGGGACAGTGCTAAGACCATGGTCAGTGCTGTACGTGATCCGGAGATACACGGTGCGTTGCCACTGCGTGGTAAAATACTCAATGTGCGCGGTGAAGCACCTAAGACACTGCTAGACAATCAGATTCTAACTGACATAATGACCAGTATTGGTTGTGCGCTAGGTCAAAAGGCTAATCGTGCAGATCTACGCTATGGCAGAGTTTATCTAGCTGCTGACCAAGACCCTGACGGTGCAAACATCACAGCATTGCTGGTTAACTTCTTTTATCTACATTGGCCAGAACTGTTTGATTCAAAACTTGAACCATTCTTCTATGCATTCCAAACACCTTTTATCATTCAAGAAAAAGGCAAAACACGGCACTATTGGTATGCAGACGACTATCACACATACGATCCTAAAGATTGGAAAAACTGTCCAAAGCCAACTCGTGCAAAAGGTCTTGGTAGTCTAGAAGAAGCAGATTGGCGTCACAGTTTGGTTAAACCTAAATTGGTTCCGCTGATAGATGATGGTAATCTAAGTGAAGCACTTAAATTGATATTCGACCCCAAAGGTGCAGATGCACGTAAAGAATGGATTGCATTAGATGCTTGATACACAGAACACTACTACAACTGATTACATCAAAAGTACCAGTCGTGACTACAGTATCTATGTGTGTCAAACACGCGGTATTCCCAGTGTGTGCGACGGACTTAAAGATGCACAGCGCAAAGCACTGTTTGTAATCAAACCTAAAAGCGATAAGATCAAGACTATTTCGCTTGCAGGCGAAATGATCAGTCAAAACGTATACCTGCACGGTGATGCCAGTGCGGCAGAAACACTGAGTCTAATGGCTGCACCCTACTGCAACAACGTGCCGTTGCTGCAAGGTATCGGTGCGTTTGGTACTAAAATTGGACCAACTGACTGGGGTGCACCTCGTTATACGTATTTGAAGCGCAATGCCAATACAGATGCGTTGGTGTTTACAGATTACGACATTGTGCCATTGAAAGAAAACTATGACGGCAGTGTAATGGAGCCAAAGAATTACTTGCCTTTAATACCAATGGTTTTGCTAAATGGTATCAGTGGTATTGCAGTCGGATGGAGTACCGACATTCTTCCTCGCAGTCTTGAAGATCTAATCGAAGCCACTGTTGCAGCAATTGATGGTAAGCCTATTAAAACACTGGCACCCAAGTATGACTATCTTGATTGCAACGTGCGAAACATTGCAGGCAATGCCTGGGAGTTTACAGGTCGTGCAAGAATAGATGGTAGCACTGTTTGGATCGAAGAACTTCCGCCTAACCTTAGCCTTGAGAAATTCAAAGAACGTCTCAATGGTCTTGAAGACGATGATAAGATTCAGACCTATATCGACCGCAGCACAAAAACTATCAAAATTGAAGTGCGTTTCAAGCGCGGTACAATTGCAGATTGGACTGAAGAAACTGCAATTGATTTCTTTAAACTGCGTAGTCGTGTAACAGAACGACTGGTTGTGCTAGACTGGAACGGCAACAGTGTTCGTCAGTTTGAAACTGCTGACCAGTTGATTACAGAATTTGTGCAGTGGCGTCTAGGTTGGTACAAAGTACGCTTTGAAAAAATCATTGCAGATTTGACCTATCAATTGAATTGGAACCTAGCACTCAAAGCCTGTATAGATGGTAAGCTACCTGAGTTCTTACCCAAAGCCGCAGACAAATCCGATGTTGTCGCAAAAGTACAAACCCTGTGTAAAGGCATTGATATAGACGAAGATCAAACAGATCGCATTGCAAGCCTACCAAGTTATCGCTGGGCTAAAGATGCATACAGCGAAATCGTTGCTAAGATTGCAGATCTCAGTGCTAGAATTGCAGAGCATCAAACACTGTTAGCAGATCCAAAGAAACAAAAAGACATTTACCGCAAAGAAGTTCTAGCACTTAAAAAGCTAGCTAAAGTTGATAGATAAGAGGCACAGATGACTATTACCAGAGAAGAACTACATGCCGCACTCAAAGAGGGTGTTTGCGAAATAACGTTTACCAAAGTCAGTGGTGAGGTTAGAACCATGTCCTGTACACTTAAAGAAACACTGATTCCTGCACCTACTAAATCAGATGCTATCAGTCAAAAGCGAGTCAGAGAACTCAACGAAGCTGTTATGGTAGCATGGTGTACTGACAAAAACGAATGGCGCAGTTTCAGAGTTGCGAACGTCACTGCGGTCAATAAACTTTGATCTAAACGGTTGACACCCTAGTGTATTATGCTATTATGGCTACATACAAAAAAGGGTGTCAACTGTGTTCGACAAATACTTCACAGAAGAACTGAAAACGCTGCGTGCTGCATTTCAAAGCCGTGGGTTTGATATCCGTCTAGTTGGTGGTGCAGTTCGTGACATTGTTGCAGGTGTTGAACCCAAGGATATGGACTTCTGCACTGATGCTGATCCCACAGAACAACTGGAAATCTACCGTGCATTTGGTTACCGGTATGTAGAAACTGGTCTGCAACACGGTACTATCACTGTGGTAATTGACCATGTTGGTTATGAAATCACCAGCTTGCGTACTGAAACCGATCACGATGGTCGTCATGCAAAAGTTGCTTACACTCGCGATTGGATCGAAGACCTGAGCCGTAGGGACTTTACGTTCAATGCTATGGCAATGACGTTCGATGGTGTGCTGATTGATCCGTTCAATGGTCAACAGGATCTGCAGGACCAACTGGTTCGCTTTGTTGGTGATGCTGATACTCGTGTTAAAGAAGACTACCTGCGTATCCTGCGCTGGTTCCGTTTTCAAGCACGGTTCGGCAAGCCGGGCCGCATTGATCCCGCTGCTTGGCAGGCTATCCTGGACAACTACAAAGGTCTGAATCAGATCAGCAGAGAGCGTGTTTGGAGCGAACTGAAAAAGATCGTTGTTCATCCTCGTGGTTCTGCGCTGTTTGCTGCAATGCACGAAATTGGTATGGGCAGCTACATTTCGACCAATGTTGCAGTGTTTGCTGATCACATGCCAGCTTTTGCAAAAGCAATTTTGCAATTTTCGCAAGATCCCGAGGTTGTTATGGCAGCATGGCAATTTTGGGACTACGATGACGTTGCACGTATTGCCGTTGACCTGAAATGGAGCAGCGAAGAACGTGATCATGCACTGTGGCTGTGCAAGCATTACAAGCGTAACGATGACCTGCGTCGTCTGATTGCTGTTGATGGTGCACCACGCAAATGGGTTGCTGAACTGGCTGCAATCGAAGAGCGCGATGCATGGAGTCAGAATGCTCTGGTTCATTGGGAATTTGATCCGTTTCCTGTTACAGGTAAGGATCTGATTGCTATGGGTATGAAGCCGGGTAAAGACCTGGGTGCAATGCTGAACCGGCTGAAAAATGCCTGGGCAGATAGCGGCTATGTTGCTACCAAAGAAGAACTGCTGAGTGGGGTGGTACTGTGACGTATCTCCCCACACCTTACCATGTTAGTATACCAACTGAAATATGGACTGGCCATGGTGGTCGTTTAATAGAGTGGATTAAAGCCGAATACGGTACTAACCGCGACGGTACTGCGAAATTCAAACTGAGTTTTGTAAAAAACCAAGAAGGCCGTGTTGTAGCAAATCAGCCTGTTACAATCTGTTTTCAATCTGCAGACGACGCATTTTTGTTTAAATTAACTATGGATAGTCATAGTATTGTACCTAGACTAGAAGAATGGTACGAACAACATCTAAAAAATAATAGATGATCTTGTAAATAATCAAACACTGTACTATATTATAACTGTTTTTCATATAACCTTAAGAAAGGGTACTGTTAATGGAAAAACTAAATGGTCATACTGCAACTGCTGTAATTGATAACGGGTTGCGTGAACATATGCTCAGTGTTTACAACAACATGGGCATTGGTCTTGTAGTCAGCGGTGTTGTTGCGTATCTAGTTGCAACTGTGCCGGAACTTACCGCACTGTTCCTAGGCGGACCGCAGGCATTCCTGTTTGTCTTTGCACCGTTGGCAATGGTGCTGGTGATGAGCTTTGGATTTGAAAAGTTTAGTGCATCTGCACTACAAACAATGTTCTATGCATACGCTGCTGTTATGGGCGTTAGCCTTAGCACAGTGTTCCTTATGTACCAACTGGGATCTGTATTCCAAGTATTTGGTATTACTGCTGTGATGTTTCTTTCTATGAGTATCTACGGTTATACTACTAAAAAGGATCTAACCAGTCTTGGTGGGTTCCTGCTAATGGGTCTAATCGGATTGATCGTAGCAAGCATTGTCAACCTTTTTATGCAAAGTGCTGCATTTGACTTTGCGATCAGTGTAATCGGTGTGTTGATCTTTGTGGGGTTGACTGCATATGACACACAGAAAGTCAAAGAAGTCTATTACCTTACCAGTGGCGAAGAACGTGCAAAAGCTGGTATCATGGGTGCATTGAGTCTATACCTAGACTTTGTAAACCTAATGTTGTACTTGCTCAAGCTGCTCGGACAACGCAAGTAACAGTTGAAATAAAAAAGCCGCGCTAAGCGCGGCTTTTTTTACATATAATGTACAGCAATATCTTCTTTAGCTCTAGTTGGGAACATCAACTCAGGCTGTGTAGCATGTACTCTACGATTTCTTGTTTCGTCTGAATATCCAATACCCATAAGCAAGTCTGGACCCTTCTTAAGACCTAGAAGTTTTCTAATTTCTTCTTTTTGGAAACACTGGCAACAACCAGTTGCATATCCGAGCAGGCTTGCAGCAAAGTTAACATATCCGGCAGATATACCTATTGCAGTGTTAACATCGCGTTCGAATACTTTGAGTTCTGCTTCGTCTGCACGACTCCATTTTTCAAATGCACTGGGAGTAACTTCGTCGAGATCTTTATGTATATACAAGAACAAAACGTTTGCCAGTGTTTGACTGTTTGTAGTTGGTGTGTCGCGCTCGCCAGTTATGGTATTGTGTGCAGTAACACCAGTAGACAGCTTGTGTATCTTAGCAATGAGATCTTGGTCTCTAATTACATACAAATCATAAAATGAAATGTTTTGTTTACTGGGGCAATTTGTTGCTGCATTTATCATCAGATCCAAATCTTCGTCTGGTATTGTCTTAGACAAATCAAAATTGCGCTGGCAATGTTGGCTTCTCAACACTGCTTTCATTATATCTCTATAATCCATTTCCATAGTGATGCACCTCGCTGTAACAGTATTTATTCTCAAGAATTTTATTCTTTGAGATATATTACCATATAATGAAAATTATCCATGGAGTGTCAACATGTCAGACTGGCTATACGAAGCAACATACGCACAGGCTAAATTAGAAACATTGCAAATGCAGTTAGACACTGCCAATGCAACAATTTCAAAACAACTAAAAGTCTACTACAATACTGATTTCGAAGGATTATGGCCAGTTGGTGTAAGCGCGGTAGTAGTTGCAGAATCGGAAACGCAAGCCATTGAATTATTAACAGAAGAATTGCAAAAACGTGGACTTGCATACAGAGGCACTATGAAACTGATTGATACAACTACACCTAGTGCAATTGTACTACAAGATGGCGACTATTGATTGACAACGCTATAAGTTGTGTTAAATTGTTTTGGTAGACAATCTGTTCTACTTTGATATTTGGGGCATCACATGTACGTTACTAAAACTATTCGCGACGTTGTTCTTTCTGTGCTTGGCTTGTACATTTTTGTACTCAGCATCTATGTTATCACTCATCCGTTTGAAACCGGTCGTTGGCTGAAAACTCTTGATGATGCTCGGTTCTACGAGCTTGATCACGACACTGGTCCATCGCTGGATTGATGAATAAACGTCATCTTGATAAATCATGGCATATGGTTTTTGTACCTACATGGAAAGGTATACCTGTGCCATGGTTAAACGAAAACATTGGCAAGTACAAATGCTATGGCCATTATTGGTATTTCAAAAATCTCGATGACGCTGTTCTGTTTAAACTAACTTGGGGTTAACCATGCAATAGCAGCGTAAATAATACTCTTATTAGAGAGTTTACGCATTGACTAATATATTTGCAATACACGGCGCATGGAGCAGTCCGGTTAGTTTTAACTATTTGCGTTCACAGATAACTGCTAACTGGACTATGTTATCCTATGATCACGCTGCTGACGGAATGCGAGATATAATACAGCGTGCAAACGATAGTATCACCGAACCCTGCACAGTTATAGGACACAGTCTAGGTGGTATAGTTGCACTGCATTTACACGATCATCCACTGGTCAATCGCATTATCACACTAGCATCGCCATTAGCAGGACTTGAACTGAATCTCATACAGTTGTATTTCAGTCGCAGTAGGCTAATAGGACAGATCGCAAAAGACAGTCATGTTATAAAAGATATGAAACGTGCAACCTACACTAAACCGGTCCGGCATATTGTTGCTGGCACCGGTTTTAACCCATTTATCTACGAAGACAACGATGGTGTATTACCAGTTAAAATACAAACTGGTTGGAGTTGCGGCGAATTTGTTAGAGTTCAAGCTAATCATTACGAAATATTACAACATCATGACACAGTGTTGGCAATTGAGAATTTTGGATAAATTAGTATATGAGATATGATGAACTAATCAAACAGGCAGCATCTGCACTGATATGGGCCAGAGAGACAGAACGTGTCCTCTTTATTTTGCGCAGTGATCTAGTAAATGATCCACTGCATTGGTGTTTACCCGGTGGTCATGTAGAACGTGGAGAAACAGTCCTAGAAGGACTGTACAGAGAACTAACTGAAGAAATAGGTCGCAGTCTATCAGAAGCACCTATTGTTAAACTGTCTACAAACACTACAGAAGAACCCAAGTTCATACACACTAATTTTGCAATAGGTATCAATAAGGAATTTGAACCCAAGCTTAGTTGGGAACATGTTGAATATAAATGGGCAGATCTCAGTGAAATGCCAAGACCGTTGTCGTGGACAGTTGATATGCTGTTAAACAATGACATTGCTGCAAAAAGACTTAAAATGTTTCAAGAGAAACTTAAAAAAGCCGGCTAATGCATCAGATCTATTCCCTTATACCAGATGATAACAAATATTCGGTTTGCAGTGATATCGAGGGCGGATACTCGATTACATTCTACAAAAACGATATTGCAGTTGCACGTCGTGATATTTTAGGTAAATCACAACACTATATAGATGATGTAATGACTAACTGGTTGTTGGATGTTCTTGATGTAGAACATTTTACATTGGAAGAACGACTTCGTGCGTAAGTAATTACGTATGAAACGAGTATTGCTTCACTTAGAAGAACCACAATATATGGAATGGCGCAGTTATCATACTCGCCGTCATTACGATGATCTTTTACAGAATGTTAACCTTGTTGAACAGAATCTTTGGCTACAAGATCGAGGTATTACCATAGGAACTGAACATGTTCGTTATAAAAGAAATAGCGAACCGTGGATTGCGACTACTATATTTGTATGGCTAGATGACGAGTTGTGGACAGAATACCGACTTGTCTGGGGATAAATGCCAAATGATAGTAAATATCTTAAATAATACAATAAGGTACAGCAACTACCGTGACCACACATCACCGTTACAGAATGTTCAGAAGAATGGTTAATAGCATGGACAAAGTTCCGTTCTCATTAGCCGCCTGGGAATTGAAATTAACACACGATGACAGTTTTAAAAAATGGTGGAATATACCAGGTATAAAAGGTATGAGTGTTGCTGCTATAAGTGACTGGGAACACTCACAAATTGTAGATTATTGCACAGCACAGGGTGCTATACACATTTCAAAAAAACGCAAGTTTGAAGATTTCCTACATAACAGCTATGTGCATCAGGTTATGAACCTACCAGATGATTTAATTGATTGCACCTATGTTGAAAATGAAGTTTGCGTTATTGGAACAGATGCAATGATAGACTCTGCAATAGAATGGGTTAGACAGCTTCCACCGAGACTACATGTGTGCTATGCACAAGGTATACCGTTACGCGAAATAAAAAAGTATCTGAAAGATACCAATGTACGTATCGTACCTAACACCAGCGACTTTAACGGATACTTTATCAGCACTGACAACAAAGATGCATTGTTCCCTCTATGGTTGCAAGGTTAACTGTTAGATCGCACACTTGAGTATGAGTACAGCAACCATAGTCATAGCCGCCACTGGTAACGAAGTTTTAGCCAAAGCAGTTGATTCTGCTTTGTTGCAAACACATCCAAATACAGAAGTCTGGGTAGTAATAGATGGGCCGCAGTTTACTGACGCAGTAAACACAGTCATTGAACAGTACCGCAACTATGTAAAAATATTGCAATTGCCCGACAACACTGGTGCAAATGGTTTTTATGGTCATCGCATCTATGCAGCAGTTAGCCACTTGGTGAATACAGATTACATACTGTATTTGGATCAAGACAATTGGTTTGATATTGATCACGTAGCTACACAGATTGCTGCCATAGAAGCCAATGGCTGGCAATGGGGGCACAGCCTACGTAAAATTGTAGACAAGGATGGTAACTACCTTTGTCTAGACGACTGTGAAAGTCTAGGTCGTTGGCCTATATATCTTGGTGCAAATCATCACCTAGTTGACACCAGCAGTTTCTGCATTAAGCGTGAAGTTATTACACAGATAGGTTCTGCATGGCACTGGGGCTGGGGCGGTGACAGACGTTTTCTTGCTGCAATATCTCAACACTTTCCGCAATGGGGAACCACTGGACAGTACACACTAAATTATAGACTAGATGGCAATCCCAACAGTGTTAACCAAGAGTTTTTCAACAATGGTAACCGCATACAGTACGAACGCTATGGTGGTAACTTCCCATGGAGAGCCAAATAAACGGTTGAAGTTGTTGATCGCAACGTGTATATATTACACATGATCAAGCTTATGAACAAACTCCCGAGACACCTTTACATTGCCTGTTCAGGCGGTGCCGACTCAATGGCTGCACTAGACTTCCTTCGTAGGAATCATCAGGTTGTGGTTGCATATTTTGACCATGCTGCTGATAACAGTACTGAGTCGTTGCAGTTTGTTGAAAATTATTGCACTACACATGACATTCCAATTGTAATAGGGTCTGTGTCAAGACCGCGTCATAAAAGCGAAAGCATTGAAGAATACTGGCGTGAAGAACGCTATGCATTTTTTGAAAAGCTGTCTGAAACAGTGGTAGTTGCACATCATCTCGACGATGCGGTTGAAACTTGGCTATGGGGCAGCATCAACGGACAACCAAAGCTGCCAGAACTGCATCGCGGTAATGTAGTGCGTCCATTTCTCACTACTCGCAAAGCTGATCTAGTTGCTTGGTGCGAATCGCATAATGTGCCGTGGCTTGAAGACACTAGCAATGCCAATTTGGATTTTACTCGTAACTATATTCGTAAAGAACTTATGCCGCATGTGCTTAAGGTAAACCCTGGTATTCACAAGACAATTAAAAAACGCTTGCAAGAAAAGCACAACGAAGCTATATAATAGCTACAATGGGGGATTAGCTCAATTGGTTAGAGCGCCGGACTCATAATCCGTAGGTTGCTGGTTCGAGTCCTGCATCCCCTACCAAACAACAAGGAAACACAATGCAAGAAAAGCTAATGAAACTCAACGACTACTGCGATGGTTCTAGCCATTGGCGAGTTGCATGCGATTGCGGCGATTGTGATCACGACGTCAGTATGTTTTTTGAAGCAGAAAAAGAATTTACTGAAATTTCTCTAAATGTTGAACTGCGGTTCGGTGCATTTGAACGTTGGGGTAACTTCTTTAAACGCTGGCCTTGGCGCATTAAGACTGCTGCTAAGATACTGTTTACAGGACACTATACTTTTGTGTCAGATGTGATACTTGATGAAAAAGGTATCAAAGCAATGCAGACTGCACTTGATGCAGGGCTTGCACATGTAGAAAAGTGCAAAGCCGAACAAGCTGCTGCTCGTGCTGCTAGACTTGCTGCATTAAAAAATTGAGATTTTTCAAAATATCCAGTTGACATGGTTAACAAATATCTATAGTGTGAACGCATAGGCAAACACACAAAGGGTTATGCAAATGAAACTGGAAACTGCACAGAAAGTGTTCGAAACGCTGGCAGGTGGTACGTTTGTTGGTATTGACACTGTTACCGAAGTTGTGCTCAAGGGCGGCAAAAAGAATCCGCAGCAAGGTCGCATTACCAAAGAAGTTACTGGTTCTACGGTAATGTGCTTCACTAACACCAATGGCAGCGCATATGATGCAATGGTTAAGCGTCGTCTTGCTGCTGAAGGCAAAGATCCCGAATCGTTCCAACTCGGTGAGCGTGCCTGGGGACAGCGTATTGCCGGTACGCCCTTTGTTGAACACAAGGGTGCGCACTATTTGGAAGTGATCTTCATGAATGCAGGCGAAGTGCAATACCTGCAAGATGGCTATCCGATTGCACCCGAACTGATCGAAGGGCTTCCGGAAAAGCGTGACGACAACGGTCAAGGCGGGCTTGACAACAAGGTTGTTATCCGCACCTACGCACTCGACAGCATCGTTAAGATGCGTGCAATGGGCCAAGAGTGGGTCTAATCAACACTGCACAGTGACTCAAAGGGCAAGCTTTACGCTTGCCCTTATTCTTTTACACATACACTATGCAGATCTACACATTGTAATCGCACACTATTGACTATAAAATAATAATATCCTAAGGAGATAACAAATGGAATTTAAAGACGTAGTAACGGCTCGTAGAACACAGCGCGATTTTGACCCCAGTCATCAGATGTCAGATGAAGATCTAAATTACATTATTGACGCTGCTCGCAGCATGCCGACCAGTTTCAATATTCAAAATTGGCGTTTTGTTGCAATTCGTGATCGTGGCATTAAAGAAAAGATCAAGCGCAGTGCTTGGGATCAAGCACAGGTCGGTGTTAACAGTGTGTTGATCGCAGTGTGTGCAGATCTCAATGCATGGAAAAACGACCCGGCTCGTTATTGGGTTGCAAACGGCGAAGAAACTGCAAAATACATGTCAGATATGACCGTGGGATTTTATAAGGATCGTCCAGAAGTACAGCGTGACGAAGCTATGCGTAGCGTAGGTATGGCAGCATCTGCTATCATGCTAGCAGCAACAGATCTTGGATTTGCATGTAGCCCAATGATTGGGTTTGATGCTGATGCAGTTGGCGCAGCAATTAACATGCCAGAAAATCACGTTGTTGGTATGCTGATTGCAATTGGTATTCCACAAGGTACACCATATCCTAAAACATCATTGCCTCGTGAAGAAGTAATGATCTATGACTTCTTCCCTGCGTAAGTCAGTTGAAAGCAAATTTAGGCGGGATAATCTCCCGCCTAATGATGTACCGTATGTTTACAAACATACATCGCTCTTCGACAACAGAATACCAACTATAGAACATGAATTAATAGAATGGTGTGATGTAAACTGCCAAGGACCCTGGGCGTGGTGGTTTGATGCAAATCATGCATACATAGGGTTTGCCAGTCAAGAAGAACAACTGTTATTCAAGCTATCTTGCTTATAAATATTGGATGCAAATCAACGACATCCTCACCGAACGAAAAATACAACGTGTTCAAACCATGTATCATGGTACTAGCAGCGCACTAGTACCTAGTATACTAAAGCACGGATTATTAGCTAATCCACCAAAATCCACATACAGTAGAGAGACTAATGTAGATACTGGTGGATATGATACATTTAAAGGCGGTGTGTATCTAACTTCTGACTTAGACAAAGCAGAAGAAGGTGCAGACAACGCATCTACTGCACATGGCGGTGATCCTGTTTTAATAACTCTACAGTATGTGATAAGTTCAGGTACTATAGACGAAGATGATATTATGGCAATATTAACTGAGTCTATATTAGATTCAACACCCGCAGCAATTGAATCTGTAGAAGACGCTTCGGCATACTATTCAAACAAACAAAATTTTCAAAACGCATTAACGCATGTTGAACAGGCATTTTTAAATCCAACTAAAATAAACCTGCGCCAATACAATGCCAGACCTACAAAAATCAAATTGAATCGCAATGCGCTACTTGAAATAAGAGTACTCGCAACTGTATTTTTACGACATATTGTCAATAAGAAGCAATCGTCTAGTAAATTTAGAAATTATGTAAGTTTTCGCATATTAAATGACATTAGACATACCCCTGCGTTCGAAACCGCAATGTACAATGTACTTGCCACAGTTAAACCTATTGAATCTGACACAGTTAGAGTTACACGCAACATAGGATTCAAAGGTAAAACTCGTATTATACGAATCGAAAATAGATCAAACGGTAAAGTCTATTACGATCAAACTACTATGAATCGTCCAAAAGAAAAAGCTGGCCCAATACCACAAACCAAAGCCGAGTGGTATTTCTTTGGCAATCCCAGTGAAGATTATGCTTGGGGTACCGGCCAGACTCCTGAGACTGCGTTAGCCGATGGTAAACAGGGATTTGACGATTGGCAAGCAGGCGATCCCAATCCAGAGTACACCTGGGAAAATGAATTAGAAGTATGTAAAGTCTATCCAACTGACGAACGCACTCACGAACTTATACAAGCAGATGGTTTGAGAAAATTTGTCAGAAAAGGCAACCTAATAGTAGCAGATGAGCTCGAACGATGAAAATACAAACTTTACTATTACTAGAATATGATCGCGCTCGTGCTATTGCTGCGATAGGTCCAAATTTAGGATTAGCTGCACTACGTGATGCAGTTGGTTTATATTCGACACCTTTGAACCAATTAGCCGATAAACTTAAAAATAGCCCATTATATCACGATGCAGCATCAGATCCTGACAGCCTCAATGATTTTGCAGAACGAGCTATGGAACAGTTTGAAGCTGCTGATCCGTCGCCAAATAAAAAGTATACTCAGTGGATGGCTAGACTATTTGCATCACCACAAAATACAAGAATCACGCAGATAGAAGATATGGTCAGTACTGTTGCAACATATCTTGCCAAGTTTGACAAACTCAATCGCAAAAAGCGTATAGCTGCACCATTCAATGACATTAATCGCTACAAGACATTTGACGAATTTCTAGATAGAATGGACGAATACGAAGACGTTGAAGATGATGCCGACAAGGGTCGAGCAGAAAAAATCTACGATAGCTCAGAAGTTGCAATTGTACATCCACTAGATGAACCAGCAGCATGTAGATATGGCCGAGGTACTCGCTGGTGTACTGCTGCTACTCATGGTACCAATTACTTTGAACGTTATAACCGTCAAGGACCGCTGTACATATTGATACCTAAGAACCCTGAACATGATGGTGAAAAGTATCAACTACACTTTCCAAGTGAACAGTTTATGAATGAAGACGACGATGCAGTGGGATTGACCTGGCTGCTTAGAACACGTTTTCCTGAACTGTTTGACTTTTTTAAAGAACGACACCCAGAATACTTCGATCGCATGTTGGAATTTGCTCCCGACGAAATACTAGTACCATTGACTAAAAAAATAAAAGAACTGTTGATGGATTATGTATACGAAATGCTAAGCGATTGGGAAACCAATGACGACTACTATTACGAGTGGTTGCGTAGCGAAGGCTATGTCAACGACGACGATGAAATAACAGATGATGCACCCAGTTATCTATCTTACAACGACGAAGCACGTGGTATATTTGACACAATAGAAGATGCTATAGATCTAACTCCGGACGAAGTTAGAGAATATGCTAAAGAAGCCAATGAAGAAGATGGCAGTGTTTTAGACATACACAATATAGAAGAAGTGTACAAACAAAGTCTAAAAGACGTACAAGACAGATCAAATCAATACAGTGTTGGCGATGTAATCGGTTTTATCAAACAACGCTTATATGTGTCTAGGAATACTGACGGAACCTACACTGCTGTTGTAAAAAGAAACGGCGAAACTATTTGGTAAACGTGCCAATTGTCTTTATAGTTTAATAAAAACAAAGGCAAATCACATGAGAGTAATATTTTGTGTACCCGGCAGAGAATTTAGTGATCTTTGGATGCGGTCATGGACAGACACTATTACCACTTGCGGTGCAAACAATATAGAATGGGCATTTAGTGTTGCTTATGATCCAGTTGTGTACTATGCAAGAAATCGCGTACTAGGTGGTAACAATGTAGACGGTAGAAAACAAAAACCATTTGGTGGCAATATTGACTACGATTACCAAGTATGGATTGACAGTGATATTGTATGGAAAGGTGAAGACGTACTAAAACTGTTATCGCACAACAAACCCATTGTTAGTGGCTGTTACCCAACACAAAATGTCAATGAGTTTCCCATAGTCGAACGTCTTGATTACAATAATCTACTGAAAAACGGCAAGTTTGATTTTATGCAGCGCAGTGAGCTCGATTCTAGAACCAATCTGTTCACTGCAAACTATGTTGGCTTTGGATTTGTTGCAGTTGCCAAAGGCGTAATGGAACGTATGGAATACCCATGGTTTAGGCCACGGTGGGTAGAAGACGGTGTGTTTTCAGAGTTTACGGCAGAAGATGTGGGATTCTGTTGGAGTGCAGCAGACATAGGTGAAACTATATATGTTGATCCTACTATAAGAGTAGGGCATCAAAAAAGCATGTTGTTGTCATAAAAAAGCCCCGCTAAGCGGGGCTTTTATTTTACTTGTAATCTGCAAAAAGATCTTCTTCCCATTCTCTATGACCTTCGCGGAAAGCCATATTGCTTTGTGTTTCTCGAACTTCGACTCTGTAACACCACAGTCTTGCAGCTTCGCCTGGACCCCACATGTCTGGAATGTAAACACCGTTTACATATTTGTAAAGTGTGTCTGCTAGACCTTCACAACCTAGTTTTGGTAATACAGTGAGTTTTGCCAGCTTACGACGTTCCATTTCTTTGTAGAATTCAAATTCTGGATCGTCTTGTGCAACCAGCAGAGTGTGGTCAAATTGATCTTCTAAGAAACGTTTTAGTTCTTTTAGTCCACCATAATCAGCAGCCCAATTACGAGCATCAAGATCATTGGTACCGAAGTAAAATTTCATGTTAAAACTGTAACCATGAATTAGATTACAATGACTGTCTGCACGCCACTGTCGATAAGCACAGGGAAATGCGTCGTGGTATTCTTTGGTGCTGGTGTACTTGTAATGTACTGGTTCGTATTTTGTCATCTCTTGCCTTTCATAAGTAAGTTTGACGACACGCAGAGTATTTAGAGTGGGATGAGCGTCTTAGACCACTTTGCCTTATAAAGAAATTATAATCTATGTAGTGCAAATATGCAACTACTCGATATTTATTGATTTGGTATCTGTACAGTCATTTTGACTAAATATTCCAAGCATAGCCCGGAGAATCATTAGATGGCCACTTTTAAACCAACACCGACTTACTACAGGGTAACATGGACTCTTAATAGTCCAACAAATTATACAGGTTCAGATACTACTGCTGGTGGTATATCACCGTACACCAGTAACCAATATCACACAATGGTTGCGGTATCCAGTTACAACGCATCGCCTACAATGACAACAGGTGATACATTGAGTTGCAACGGTTATATTATAGGACCATTTGACTCTGGCGACACTGTAAGTGACATTGTAGACCGTTTTAATTTAATGAGCCAGTATACAAATGTAATGGCATCTATAACTGCAACAAACTACATTACATTACAAAGTGCATGGCCACAAAGCACATTGCCAATTGTACTTGCAAACGTCTCGGGTACACCTTTAACTACAATAGGTTTACCAGTTGGTGCATTTACATACCAAAGTCCAATCTATGGTGGATCATTTAGTAGCCCGTCCAACGCTGAAACTATTGTTATCAACGGTGTGACAATTACTTTTGTCACTGGTGCATTAACACTAGCAGGCGTATGCAATACCATAAATGCAGTAAGTGAACAGACTGGTGTATATGCAACACCATATACAAACAAGATTCAGCTTAATAGTCAAAGCTTGTCACCTATCTATTTTGGCGCAGACACTGGCAGTGCAGCATCCGATATTGGATTTGCAGCAAGCACAGTTTATATACCAAACATGACCTTTGCACAGGCAAAGGACATTGAACGTGGTAATATGCGTTGGACAGGTGTTGCAAGTTATATTGAAAGCAATTTAACAGCCACAGTCTACGGTGCGATTGCACTTACCGGATCAACAGTATCTGGTAATGCACCGCCAACCACAGTAGCATGGACTGTTGGTATCGAACACATTGATCAGCTAGTTACTCGCACAGTTGCAGGGGAGCCGGAAACCGTAAACACAGAGTTAGTAGGTCCTGCGGCGCTCAAGCGTTTAATCGCTAGAGCATTAACTAGCACTTGGATTACCAACAGAAACATTTGGAACAGCAATGTGGTAATAGGCGGCAGTAATGTTGCATATACACCAGTACAAACAGTGGTGCAACAGGTTACTGCGGCTGCTATTGATACAGTTGCAAACATACAAACAGTTGAAGGAAATATAGCAGTTACTCAAATAGCTAACGCCTAATAGTCGTTGACAAATAGCAGTTATTCGGTACAATAGTTAATTGTCGTGAGGGATATTTGATGTTGTCAACCGTGCTTATGTTTGTAGCAGCAATTGGGCTTAGTGCTGTAGCAGGTTATTACAGTGTAATAGGTATGGCAAGCATTTTCGCAGGTGCTTTCATACCTATTATCATCATGGCTGGTATATTGGAAGCCAGCAAAGTTATTGTTGCAAGTTGGTTATACAATAACTGGAATAAAACACCATTTGCATTGAAAGCATATCTCAGCGCGGCTGTGGTAATTCTCATGTGCATTACCAGTATGGGTATTTTTGGATATCTGTCCAAAGCACATATCGACCAAACAGCTAAAGCAACAGAAGGTGTGGCACGACTTGAACAAATAGATACACAGATTAAACGTCAAGAAACTGTTGTATCTGAAGCAGAAAAAGAAATTGCAAAATTAGAAACCGCCGGAGTAAACCAAGACTCTGAAATACAAGCACAAATTGATAGAGAACAAACTCGCATTGACAGTGCATATAGTCGCATTCAACCTGCAATAGATGAACAAAACACTATTATCGCAAAAGAAGAAGAACGACTAGGCACTACTGCAAATTTATATAAAGATCAAGTTGCTGCAATTGATCAAAATCTCAAAAGCATAGAAGAAAATATCACAGCAGGTAATGTCAAAGCAGTACAGGCATTAGTAGGTGTCAAGGCAGATGGCAATCTGGGTCCTGCAACAGAACGTGCAATTGAAGCATATAAAACTGCACAGCTAGCAGAAAAACAACGATTAACTGAGTCAATTGCAGCAGAAAGTGCTAAAATTACGTCGCCTACAATTGATGCTGCTCGTGCAGAGATTCAACGTTTGCGTAGTATTGCAGAAAAAGAAATTGCCAACTCAAATGAATTAATTAACCGATTAAGGCAACAGTTAGGTACAACCGACAACAGTCAAGTTGCAGCCGACATAGAAAAACAAAAATCTGCAATTGCTGCTGCTGAAAAAGAAATTGCTACACTAACTGAACAGAAATTCGGTTTAGAAGCTGAATATAGAAAACTTGAAGTAGAAGTCGGGCCACTAAAATACATCGCTGAAATGATGTACGGTAATAATCCGGACACTAATCTTTTAGAAAAAGCAGTTCGCGGTGTTATACTTGTTATAATTGTAGTGTTTGATCCTTTGGCAATATTAATGTTGATAGCTGCAAACCAAGGTCTTGCAGAATATGGGTTACGCAAAAATAAAAATGCACCGCCTATCCAATCAGTCACTGCTGAACAACCGTTTATTGAACCCAAAGAAGAACACAGTGTTCAACCTGAAAAAACAACAGAGCCCGTTGTAATTCAAGGAATTGAACAACTAGTACCGGCTATAAACACTCTTCAAACAGAAATATCTAAACTAAACACAGTTTTAAGTTCTACTGCTGTAACTGAGACAACTAGAGTGGTTGAACCAGCAGCAACACCATCAAACCATACTATATCGTTCGATGGTGTATCAAATGATTTAACTATAGTTGCCGAACAAAATACTACACAATATGAAATGTCTTTTGAAGAACCTATTGTTCGCACACCTGTAGTTGAAGATGACATTCCCACTGTTGACAATCAGGTCGACAACCAAGTAGTATCAAAAGACGACAAATTAGAATGGCAATTGATAGACAGATTGCCTGTAGTAGAACAAATAGTGACAGATACACAAACTACCGTTGAATTTTTAAACAGACTCAAAACTCTGCATCAGCAGAGATTACAAAATCACGCAAACAATAAAACAGAGGATTAATCTATGGCCAGGGATAGTTCACGTCCTACATATTCTTGCAGTTTCTGCGGTAAGAATCAAACAGAGGTCAATAAGCTGATCAGTGGTAACGATGTATACATTTGTAACGAATGTGTAGAACTATGTTACGGGGTTCTTAAAGAAGAATTCGTCAAACAGCCAAAAGATTTTGGTGTACTTACACCCGATAAAATTATGGCGTATCTCGACGAACGAATGGTTGGCCAGCACCAAGCTAAGATGATGCTGAGTGTTGCAATCTATTCTCACATGAAGCGCATCAACAATCCAGTGATTGACGATGTTGAGATTGATAAAACCAACCTAATGTTCATCGGACCAACTGGTGTTGGTAAAACCTACATCATTCAACAAGCTGCAAAACTGCTTGATGTTCCAATGGTTATCATTGATGCTACCAGTCTTACAGAAAGCGGATATGTTGGACTTGATGTTGAAGAAGCTATTGCACGACTATATCAAGCTGCTGATCAAGACGTTGAGCGTACAGAACGTGGTATTGTGTACATTGACGAAATTGACAAAAAAGGCCGTAAAAGCGAAAACACTAGTATTACACGCGATGTAAGCGGTGAAGGTGTTCAGCAAGCACTGCTTAAAATGATCGAAGGCTGCGAAGTCAAAGTACCACCAACCGGCGGTCGTAAAAATCCACATGGTGAATATATTCTAATCAACACAAAGAATATCTTGTTCATCCTAGGTGGTGCATTTGTTGGGCTAACTGATATCATCAGCAAGCGACTAGACAAGGGTGCTGGCATTGGCTTTGGTGCATCGTTGCCGGGTGAGTCACTCAGTGACAAAGATACGTTTGAATTGATCTCACAAACTAGGCAGGAAGATCTTATTAAGTTCGGACTTATCCCAGAACTTATTGGTCGTATTCCAGTTATGGTACCATTCTGTGATCTCAAAGAAGACGATCTAGTTAACATTCTCACCGAACCAAAGAACGCAATTGTTAAACAGTACCAAAAAATGTTTAAAATTGAAGGAATTGACCTTGAATTTCAAACTGATGCGCTCCGTGCAATTGCAAAGCAGTCTATGGAACGTAAAACTGGTGCAAGAGGGCTGCGTAGTATTTTAGAAAAGATTCTACTACGTTCGCAATTTGAACTACCGTCTATGGCCGGCGAAGGTATTCGTAGGATTGTCGTTACAGAAGATGTTGTTAACGAACGCAGCGACCCATTGAAAATATACAATAAAACCGCAGAAGCTGCCAACTAACTCTTGACTTTGCGCTCACACGTTATTAAATATATAGTGTGGGCGCTTTCGAGGCCCACTTAAGGTAGTGCTTCGCTATATTAGGAGGTATAAATGCGTCAATTACCATCTCTCATGATCGATGATCTTTTTAGAGATCTAAATCGTTTTGCTATAGGTTTTGAGCCTATGCTTACACGTATCAACAACATCAATGTTACACAAGCAAACGGTTACCCACCTTACAACCTAGACTGTGACGGTGACACATATCGTCTTGAGCTAGCAGTGGCCGGGTTTAAGTTAGACGAACTCAGTATCGATATTACAAATGATCGCATACTAAGCGTCAAAGGCAGTAAAAACACAGACCAACCAGAACGCAATTGGCTGCATCGTGGTATTGCAGCACGCGATTTTGAGCGACAATTCACACTAGCAGAACATATTAAAGTCGTATCTGCTAAACTTGAAGACGGTCTACTGGTAATTGAATTACTGCGAGAAATACCCGAACCAGCTAAGGGTCGTAGTATTCCTATTACAAACGGTAATATCGTCGATGTCAAAGTAAGTACAGACAACAACTAAATTTAACATGCGGTTGACTGCACTAGCGGTCAACCGCATACTTACAAAGAACTTAGGAGATTATTTTGGCTAATACTAAAACAGGCACTGTTGTCACTGTAGTAGATAAAGTTACACTTACCCCACCTAGAATGTGGAATGTTTGGTTATACAATGATGATCAAACCAGTATGGAATTTGTTGTGCTTGTTCTTATGCAAATTTTTCATAAGACCTTTGAAGAAGCGCAGGATATTATGATGCACATTCATAACAATGACAAAGGTATTGCAGGTACTTACAGTCACGAAGTTGCATCTCAGAAACGTGACGAAACCGTTACAATTGCTAGACAAAGTGGATTTCCGTTGCAGGCAGATATTACACCTGTAGAATAAATCCAAAGTTTTAAGACTTTATTTGGTCCATTTGAACTGATCAAGATCAATTGATCGATTAGTTTCTATCCATTCTATTAATTGCGATACCATAATATGATGGTTTTCTTTAATTAAATGGTTTGGTCGTTTATCATCATTACAGTAAGGGTTACCCTCTATATTGAATAACGGTGTACTGACAAATGTCATTTTGTCAGACATCGTTGGTAATTTGTACGGCAAATTTTCAAATATAGGCCAAACTAATACTTTATCAAACAGAGTTGAATACAAATTCAGCATACCTAATATTTTCAACACATGAGTAAGTTGAAATTCGTCATTAAGTGCATAATATTTGTAAAAATCTTCTACAAATTTTTTGTATTTTAAATACGGCGACAATTCATCGTGATATGACAGGTCTGCAGATTCGTAATAAGCTAGATGAATTGATAAATGATGATCAGACGGATTCTTATAAAAGTTGAAAACAAATCTATTTGGACTGGATATTAAAAATATTACCACAGTGTCTTTGAAGCTGTGACTGTCAGTGTTTTCTATAAAATCCAACATCAATTTTAATTGATGATCCGGACTAGATCCAGAAACTGCAAAATTTGTAACTTTATAATAGCTTTCTAGCAAACCAGGCCAGCCCACATATTCGCCGACTGAATTTTTATCTGCAAAGCTATCACCAAATAGTAGAACTTTTTTATTTGATATCATTTATTTTGTAGAATGATTCATTTTAGGGAACGGTGGTTCGCCACCTTCCTTTTTATGCTGATGTAATACTCTGTTACTTAGTATTTCTACCCATAGATCATTGTCAGGTTTATTTAGATCCCAGAAGTTAAAAGTCATATGACTTTGAACTGGTCTGACAAACATTGTATCTTCACTAGGTATAAGCATGATTTGACTTGTAGTACGCATTTGCTTTTTGCCTTTAGCAGTTCGCAAACCGTTTAACTGCGGATTATTGGTCCATGTGCCTGCTAAACCGTCTATCAATTCTTCCGGAGTATTAGCACGTTTAGTAACATGATCTCCGATTGCCTTGCGACTTTCGCTGCTTACACGACTGAGTGTTTCGGCATCATTCTCTGGATTGCGTTGATACCCTGCATCTTTTATCCATACACCGTGATTGGTTCTAGCAACAAACTTGTCACGAGGTATTTCGTGTATTTTATAACGATAATCTCTATCGCTATATCCGCCTCTGCGCCACGCACCTTCTAACAGATAACAGGTGTCTTTGTCAAAAATGATGGTGTTACCGGTCAGCTTGCTTTTGATTAAACTCATTGCAACGGCTTTGACATTGGGATATTGCAGTGCTTTTTTAATCTTAATGCCATCTTTGCTAGGTGTTTTAGAACGTTTGGTTATTTCTTTTTCGTCATCTAACACCATAAGGCTTGCAGATAATATGCAAACACCACCGGAGTTCATACCTTCGCAATATTGTGTAATGTCATCCCAAAATAACATGATTTCAACGCCATTTTTCTTTTGACGTTTAAAGCTGATCTCCGGTATATAATTTCTATCTCGGTTTTTTACACCGACCCAGCCGACACCATCGAAATATTTTGCAGCTATTATACACATGGAGTTATTTACCATTTTTGCAATGTTAAACTTTTGAGTTATAATCTTATTATTATATTATAAGGATCTATTACGTTGAGTAATCCAGTTTTAAAAATGCATTTGCCAGCCGGTGTAGTTTTGATAGAATGCTATCCAGATAAAGCACCAAACCACGTTGCACAGATTTTGTCACAAGCTGAACAAGGACTTTATGATGGTACAGTGTTTCATCGTGTTATAGAAGGCTTTATGGCACAGGGCGGTTGGACACAAAAAACATTGCCGCAACTTGTAGCAGAATTTAATGATGTACCACACACAGAAGGTATTTGCAGTATGGCAAGAACTCCTGATCCAAACAGTGCTAGCGATCAATTTTTTATCTGTTTTGGTGATGCACGTTTCTTAGATAGACAATATACTGTGTGGGGCAAAGTCATATATGGTATGGAACATGTACACGGCATCAACAGAGGCGAACCACCAGCAGAACCAACACCGATCGTTAGAATGCGACCAGTCGACCTTAGCAGCTACAGTTGATAAATGGTGGGAAACTATTCCACTTGAATCAATGACAACGCAGCAGTGGGACGAACTCTGCGATGGGTGCGGGCGCTGCTGTTTAGTAAAAGCTTGGAAAGGCTATGAAGTCAAAAGTTGTAAAATCGCCTGTAAACTGCTTGATGTTAAAACTGCAAAATGCACAGACTATATCAATCGTCAACAGCGTGTAAGTAACTGTATGAAAGTTACGCTAGACGTGATAGACACCCCCGGACTATTGCCAGATACCTGCGCATATAAATTGTTGAAACACAATAAGCCTTTGCACTGGTGGCATCATCTAGTAAGTGGTAGCAGAGATACAGTTAAAGAAGCAGGCATAAGTGTTGTCGGTTGGGTAGAAGTAAATGAAGATAAGCTTAATATATTTCAACTGGCACAATATCTTGAGCAAACTCTTGACTAATTAAGAAAAAATATATATATTAGACATGCAGTGTCTGGCCTTAGGCAGATGTTGCATATCTTGCTTTATGAGGAGATAAAATGAGCAAAGTAATTGGTATTGACCTTGGTACAACAAACAGTTGTGTAAGTATCATGGATGGCGGAACTGCCAAAGTAATTGAAAATTCAGAAGGTGCTCGCACCACACCTAGTATTGTTGCATTTGCAAAAGACGGTGAACAGCTAGTCGGTGCTGCTGCAAAACGTCAAAGCGTTACAAACCCAAAAAATACACTACATGCTGTAAAGCGACTAATTGGTCGTAGTTTTACAGATTCATCTGTTCAAAAAGACAGCAAACTATTGCCTTACGAAATTGTAGCTGCACCAAATGGCGACGCATATGTTTCAGTTGACGGCAAAGCAATGAGTCCTGCAGAAGTATCTGCAAAGATTCTTGTCAAGATGAAAGAAACTGCTGAACGCTATCTCGGTACCGCAGTAACACAGGCTGTTATTACTGTACCTGCATACTTTAACGATGCACAGCGTCAGGCTACTAAAGACGCAGGTAAAATTGCCGGACTAGAAGTACTACGTATTATCAACGAACCGACTGCTGCTGCACTAGCATACGGTCTTGACAAAAAGGGCAGTGGCAAGATTGCAGTCTATGACCTCGGTGGTGGTACATTTGATATCAGTATTCTAGAACTAGGCGACGGTGTATTTGAAGTTCTCAGTACCAACGGCGATACACAGCTAGGCGGTGAAGATTTCGACTTGCAGATCGTTGATTATCTTGCAGACGAATTCAAAAAAGAACAGGGTGTTGACCTTCGCAAAGATGGCATGGCTCTACAGCGTCTCAAAGAAGCTGCTGAAAAAGCCAAAATTGAACTTAGTAGCAGTTCGCAGACTGAAATCAACTTGCCATATATTACCGCAGGGGCAGAAGGTCCTAAGCACCTTACTGTAAAACTCACTCGTGCTAAACTAGAAAGTCTAGTTGAAAAACTAGTTGAACGCACTAAAGAACCTTGCCGTAAAGCACTTGCTGATGCTAAGCTAAAGCCAGAAGATATTACAGAAGTAATTCTTGTCGGTGGTCAAACACGTATGCCTAAGGTACAGCAAACAGTCAAAGAACTGTTCAAGCGTGACCCAAGTCAGGGTGTTAACCCAGATGAAGTAGTTGCTATGGGTGCTGCTATTCAAGGTGGCGTTCTACAAGGCGACGTTAAAGACGTTCTACTGCTAGACGTTACACCTCTTAGCCTGGGCATTGAAACACTCGGTGGCGTGTTTACCAAACTGATTGAACGCAACACTACTATTCCTACTAAGAAGAGTCAGGTCTTTAGTACTGCACAAGACAATCAGCCGGGTGTACAGATTGTGGTTTGCCAAGGTGAACGCGAACTTGCTCGTGATAACAAACTTCTAGCTACATTTAATCTTGAAGGCATCCCACCAGCACCTAGAGGCGTTCCGCAGATCGAAGTTACATTTGACATTGACGCAAACGGTATCGTAAATGTAAGCGCAAAAGATGTAGCAACTGGTAAAGAACAAAAAGTTACAATTCAAAGCAGCGGCGGCCTTAGCGAGGACGATATTAATCGCATGGTTAAAGAAGCTGAGGAAAATGCCGAAGCTGACAAAAAGAAGCGTGCTGTAATTGAAACTCGTAACCAAGGCGAAGCACAGATCCATCAGGCTGAAAAGCAACTCAAGGAACATGAAGACAAACTTCCTGCAGAACTGAAAAGTGAAATAGAAGAAAAGCTTGTTACTACACGCGAAGCATTGTCTAAAGACACTGTTGAAGAAATGCAGTCCGCATTGCAATCACTAGGTGACAGCCTAATGAAAATGGGTGAAATAATTTACAAGTCGCAATCATCGCCGCCCGATGATGGCCCAATCGATGTAAAAGCTGATCCAGTGTAAAAATCAATGCTGCTGTACACGATATGTGCAGCAGCATTTTACTAAGTGCAACCAATTATAAACAAAGATAAAAAATGAACGATATAACAAAAACTGTAAAGATTGGATTTACTGCATCTGCGTTTGATCTATTGCATGCCGGACATGTTCAAATGCTAAGAGAAGCTAAAGAACAGTGTGACTATCTTATCTGTGCATTGCAAACGGATCCCAGTGCTGATCGCAAAGACAAAAACACACCTGTACAAACCATAGTTGAACGATACACACAGTTAAAAGGCGTAAAGTATGTTGACGAGATCATACCCTATGCTACAGAAAAAGATCTTGAAGATATATTGGAAATGTATCGCATAGACGTTCGTATATTAGGTGTGGAATACAAAGACAAAGATTTCACTGGCAAAGATATTTGCAGACGTCGCGGAATACAACTGTATTTCAACAAGCGAGATCATAGATTCAGCAGCAGCGATCTGCGCAAACGTGTACACGATTCTGAGGAATCTAAAAAGTCTGCTAGATAACTTTACATCAACACAGTATGATGCTAAGTTAATGTCTTAACACAGTGAGTTAAAAATGAAAATACAGTTGATCAGTGACCTGCATTTGGAATTTGCAGAAGACATACGAGTAGAAAATGCAGGTGCAGATGTACTGGTACTTGCAGGCGACATCTGTGTTGCAGAACACATGCATAGAAATCCCAGCGCAGGTATTGATTACACTTATATTCAAAAGGGCTGGTATGCAGACGATGCTATCAGATATCGAAGCTTTTTTCATCAGGTAAGTCAAGAGTTTGACACTGTGCTCTATGTGATGGGCAACCATGAACACTACAGCGGACGTTGGGATCGCACTGCTGACATACTTCGTACAGAAGCTGCTCGGCACGGTAACATCCATCTTCTAGAACAAGACAAGATGGTTATCAACGATACCGTGTTTCTTGGTGCAACAGTTTGGAGCAGCCTCAACAACTATGATCCTATGACTGAAATGGTTGTTAAGGATATGATGAATGATTATAAATCAATTACCTACAATGTAGGTGATTTGTATTATAAACTACCACCGAGTGTAACTGCTGATACACATCGTAAAACTGTTGAATGGCTAAAAACACAACTTGAACTAGACAAGCGCAACACTGTTGTTGTAGGTCATCATGCACCGAGCTTTCGTAGTATTCATCCAAAGTATGCACATCAACTGCATATGAATGGTGCATTTGTCAGCAACTTAGATTGGTTAATGGTCAGTCATGATCATCTCAAGCTGTGGATACATGGACATGTACACGACAGTCACGATTACATGATTGGCAATACCAGAGTAGTTTGCAATCCCAGAGGTTATCCAAAAGAACGTCCACAGGGTGCGTTTGATCCGAAACTAGTGTTAGAAGTCTGATAATACTGTATTGACTGTGTTTATGTAGATGCTATAGTGTAGCATAGCATCTACAGGACTCTACATGATCAATAAGAATCTTAGAACACCTGCTCGGTTTTCAAAGCATCGTGATGTTGGTCGCAATGCCGTACCTTCGCGCGATCGATATCGTCTAGTGTTTACCAAGCTTGATCCTAAACGCATAGTGTCGTCTGCTGCATTTAAAGACGCAGGATATTACGGAATCAAACTTGACAAAGCCGCAGCAAAAGATGCACCTGCTATCATGCAATGGTGCTATGATGCCTATGGCTCAAACTACGCTTGGGTTGAAAGCCATGTATGGTTTCTCACAGAAGAAGATGCTATGCTGTTTAGATTTACATGGGGAAAATATTAATGGATTGGACTGTTAAGCCAGTTGGTAATCGAAATCAACTACACGGTTATATGATGCATCAAATCAGTTGGGGAATTCTGGAATTTTTTGATGCAAGAGACTGGTGTTGGTCACAATGGGGCTCTGGCATTGAATCTATGCATTGGATAAACTATTACGAATACACTGGTAAAAAGATGCCGTGGGCCTGGGACTGTATGAAGTACAGAGGTTCTGCTGTAGACAGTGGTATACTGTATCTATCAACCGACCTCCAACTAGAAGAATTTAAATCTAAATGGCCCGTAGCTGCTTGACAACTTCAATACAGCATGCTAGTGTCAACACAGTGTTAAACAACCAACTTGAATATAGGCAGTTAAAATGACAGAGAACGTGCAAGAGTCTAAGCTTCGTACACTACACACCCGGCACAATACCAGTCTCGAAGATTGGTGCAAGCTGGCAATTGCAGAAATCAAGCGTCGCAAAATTGACGGTAGCAAAGTTACTAAACTTGCTGCTAAGCACGCCTGGGAGTATGAAAGCACCCCCGAAAGTTTTGCACTGCAAATCCAACACATGAATGAACGTAAGATTCGTTCAACTGAAACCAAACCCAACACCAACCTTTGATATAGGTCAAGATCATGGTCGAAGTAGTCACTGTTGAACGCTACAAATCGCTAGACGGGTATGTTTACGATAAACTAGCTGATGCCGAAAAGGCTGATGCACAGTGGCGTAAAGAAAACGAATACGACTTGGAAAAAGACCTTGCACGACTGACCAAACTTGGCCAACGTGAAATGTTTTATCTCAAGCGCAACGAAGAACAGCGCAAGCACAGCCGCTATCCAATGCTGTATGTGCTAGAAGCCAAATATGGCAATGAGCATTTTATGGCCAGCACAGTTGATGCAGTACCGAAGGTATACTTTGAAATCCTAAAAACCAACAAGGATAACGGGTTTTATTGGGCAACTGCTGATAAAGCCATTACTGATGAAATTGTGCGCACTGAAAACTATCTTGCTGCAATGTCATTTGTTAAAGAACGTGTTGACTATCAATACGAACGTGTAACCACCGAAGATGTAACTACTATTTCTTGAGAGGACACGTTATGATACGATTGAACCAGTTGATATGTAACTTGTTTGGTCACAATTGGTACGTGTCTAAATGGGGCGGTTCGCTTACTATACCATTTGCAGACGAGTACACATGTACTCGCTGTAATACAACTAGAAATATAAAGGAAGAAGACGATGTCTGTTATCGAAAAACTCAAAACTGAATCGTTGCGTCTCCGCAAAGAACGCAATCCAATTGCACCTTCGATCACTTTCGCACTTAGCGAAATTGAAAAGGTTGGTAAAAACGCAGGCAACCGTGCAACTACAGAAGACGAAGCTATCAAAGTGCTGCAAAAGATTGTTGCAACACTTGATGAAAATCTCAAAGTTGCTGCCGACACTGCTGTAATTGAACAGGAAAAGGCTGTGCTGATGTCTGTACTGCCACAGATGGCATCGGACGACGCTGTTCGCACATATCTGCGCGAAACATTCACTGTGCCTGCAAACAAAGGTGAAGTGATGAAAGGTCTTCGTGCAAAGTTTGGTTCGCTTGTTGACATGAAGCGTGCTGGCACCATTGCCACAGAAGAACTTGGTATCTGATCATAATAGCACTTGACATACTTTAGTTAGGTGCTATTATTACGACTCAACAAACTGAAATTGGAGTATGCATGAAAACTTATCTACTATTGGTTACTGACTTACTGCTGATAGTGGTCAGTTTTGGAATCATCCTACCGTGGCTGATTTCATACCCTGACACTGCATTGGTTATTGCAGGCGTCATCTACGGTGTACTGTTACTTCCAGTTACGCTATACTACCTCAATCGCAAACACATCAACAAACTAATCAACTCTTTCAAGGAGAATGCACAATGAAACGCTTCCTTACTCTTACTGCTGCTGCACTGATCGGTACTACTGCACTTGCAGGCACTGCTCATGCAGAACGTGTCCGTGTTAATATTTGCACTGGCGGCGAGGGCAAACCCTACAACCTCACTGGTCAATATATTCAAGGTTTCCTAACCGATTCCAAGAATATTGATGTGCATGTTGTCCTTACCAAAGGCACCTGGGACAACATCGAACGCACTGTGCTGACTCCGGCTACACCTGAAAACATTGCAAACGAATCGTCCTGCCAAGCGTTTATTGGTCAGCCAGACGGTGCTGTGGTTCTCAAGCGTAAGAATCCTGCTGCTGCTGACAATCTGCGCATTATCGGTCAGGGTCCACGCGAATTCCTGCATGTGCTGTGCAGCAAAGAATCCGGTGTTGAAGATCTGAGCGATATTGCAGGTGACAATACTAAGAGCGTTGCACTTGGTCCGAACGGTTCCGGCGCTTGGTTGATTTGGCAAAACTTCATCAACGAAGACAAGAGCTATGAAGAAGTGCAGGTTACCAACGAAGATGGTCCGATTGCAATGAGTTCTGTTGCTAGCAACACTACTACCTGCGCATTGGTTCCTGCTGCTGTGGTAAATGCCACTGTGCTTGCTGCTGATACTGACTTTGGCGATGCTATCAACCTGGTTGGTGCAAACGACAAGGACTTCAACGATGCTGCAAACATTGACGGTAAGCCGCTGTACAAGTGGCAAGCTATTCCGTCGGGTAGCTATCCAAGCAACTTCCAAAGCGGCTGGTTTACTAGTGTTGACACAGTTGCATGGCAAGCAGGCGTATATGTGAACAAGCAATACTTCAACGACAATCAAAAGGCGCTTGAAGAGCTGATCACTGCTACTGCTAAGGCTAAGCCTGCGATCAAGAATACCTTTGGCGAACTTGAATAAGGATTACACAGATGAATTTTCGTAAGGGTTTTATGCTTACCATGCTGCTAGGGTCTCTAGCAGCATGTAGCACAGTGCCAGCGGGTCACGTAGGTGTTAAAGTCTACTTGCTTGGTGGCGAAAAGGGTATCGATAGTGAAGAACTAGGTGTTGGTCGCTATTGGATTGGTTGGAACGAAGAACTGTATCTGTTCCCTACGTTTGTGCAGAACTACTGCTGGACTGCGGGCGACGATGGAAGCTGTGGTTCACCAAACGACGAAAGCATCAGTTTCCAAACTCGCGATGGTAACATTGCAAACGCCGACATTGGTATTGCTTACAGCATTGATCCGACTAAGGTCAGCACTGTGTTCCAAAAGTATCGTCGCGGTGTTGAAGAAATTACCGACACGTTCCTTTACAACATGGTTCGCGACAGCTTGAACAAACAGGCTAGTACTCGTACTGTAGACAGTGTCTACGGCGAAGGCAAAGCACAACTGTTGGCTGCGGTACAAGAAGATGTTGCGGCACAGGTTGCACCAATCGGTATTAAGATCGAATCTATTTCTTGGCTAAGCGAAATCCGTCTACCTGACGATGTGGTTGCAAGCATCAATGCTAAAAACGCTTCTACACAGAAGGCGCAGCAACGTCAGAATGAAATTGCACAAGCAGAAGCAGAAGCTAAGAAAAAAGTAGCAGAAGCAGAAGGTCAGGCTAACAGTATTCTAAAGGTTGCTGAGGCACAGGCCAAAGCTAACAAGCTGCTAGCCGAGTCTCTTACTGCTGAACTGATGCAGTACAAAGCACTAGAAGTCTGGGATGGCAAACTGCCTACTACTATGATCCCGGGCGAAGCTACTCCGTTCATTGGCGTAAAGTAAAAGGTATTAAAATGCAAAATACACGAGACGGTCCTAGAGGTTTTATATTTTAATTTTATTGACATAGACTAATTTATTATGGCCGACCATACGTTTGTCCCGTAATAGGGGTGGCAAGTTTTTACTACAGAGACAATGACCTGAGCATGTCATAACAACTGCTCGCATTTACTACAGGTTTGCTATGGATTTTTTAATCGTACTAACATACACTGTGTCTAAAGTTGTAAGTTATGTACACACCGCAGCACAACAGCGGCATCAAGCTGAACAACTATTCAATAATATAATGTTGTTTGTTATGATCTGTTTAGTTGTGTTTACAGCATTTAGTCTGTTTAAGGCTATAAAAGGCATACAAGAATACGTTAGGTTGGAACGTAAACTAGCCGAACAGCGCGGCGAATTTAAACTGTCGGCAGAAAATCCAGAAGAACTTTATCAACAACTTAACAAACACAGGACACATTAATGAAGAAATTCCTAAACATCCTCGGTAGTACAATTAATGCTGCACTAGTCGGCATTCTTGCAGGACAGGTGTTCGAAGGCGGCATGACTTCAATCTACTGGTGGGCATGTATTGGTATTGTAGTAGTTGGCAATGCGTTGCAGGCACTGCGTACAAAAGACACAGTACCCGCAAATAACAGTGACGCACCCACAGAAACTGCGTAACGCATTGAATTTATTGGTTAGACATAAGCAGTGGGAAACCACTGCTTATTTTTTTGAAAAAAAGACAAAAAAGATCCAAAACACTGTTGACAGTGGTTTTCAGTACTGCTATGTATATGGCATAGAGCAAAACAAAACGCTCGTAAGCAAGACTGTAACACACATAGGAGACTACAAAATGGAAAAGATGTTTGCTGTTGCCGGACTGTCGACCCTGGAAGGCAAGACCAAGGTGCGCTTTGCTAACGAGCTTGCTCGTGCAAAGATTCTGGAAAAGAACGGTCACACTGCAATCCGGCTGGTGATGCTGGCTGAGCCGATGACCAAAGAAGCTGCGGTTGCTGCGCTGCTGGCACATGCGGACTTCCAAGACGCTGATGCGCAGGCTGTGCTGAAAGCCTACGGCGAAGATGAAAAGCCGGTCAAGGCTGCAAAGGCGCCTAAGCTGACGCTGGACGACATGCCCAAGCGTGACGAAAAAGGTCACTTCCTGAAGCGTGCTACCCGCGAAGAAATGCTGCTGGCTCGGCTGGCTGAAATGGCTGCTAAGGCCAAGCGTACCAAGCGTACTCCGGAAGAAGCTGCTGCAATCAAAGCTAAGAATCGCAAGCTGATCAAAGCTGTGCATGAGCGTATGCAAGCTGAACAGGTCGCAGACGTTGAACTGCTCGATGTTGATGCCGAAGACTTGGTGGATCTGAACGATCTGGGTGTTGACCTGCCTGACTTTGATGCACTGGAAGCCTAATAACACAGTAAAATAAAAGCACAGGGCCTACGGGCCCTGTTCTTGTGAGTGACGTTATATCGTGTATAATTAGTACTATGTACGTCAAATTGGAGATGCTAATGTATTACACAAATCCAAAATCAGATGCTTATCGAGAAGGTTATAAAGCATACCAATCCTGGAGTTGGGGCGGCGGTGCAAGACCTGATAATCCATATAGAACTGGCGATATACAAGGGGAGTCGACAGAATATGATGCATGGCAGCAAGGCTGGGACGATGCATCATTTGACGATTAAACACCATTGACTACAAAACATAGCAGTGCTATGTAATTTAAACAGGGCAAAACTCGGAGAAGTAAAATGATCGATACCGAATTCCACTGGGGCATGTTTTCAGACAAAGGTAACGCACTGGTTCAAGACATTTTTGATCGCTGTCTTGAACTTGCAGCCGACCTTACAGACACTGAAGTCTGGGAATATGCATATAGCAGGCTAGAGATTCTCAGCCGCAACGATGCAACCAGTGAAGCAACTAACGATGCTGTGTGTGAACTGGTATGGCAAGGTTTGATTGAAGCCTATGCTATTCGTAACGAAGATTCCGTAGACTTTTGGTTCTTCGATGCAGATCGTTTCAACAACCCCAATGCGTTCGACAATATCGTCAATACCTACGATGTGCAGTACGAAATGGCAGAATACTAATTAAATCTTCAAATTTTGGTTGACCAACATCGGTGCCTATGCTAAACAACAGCATAGGCACTTTTTTGTGGGAGCACAAAATGATCGACACTCGTAAACGTGAACAGCTCGAGTTTGATATTGCTCAGGCATTTCGTGATTTTGCCGAAGGCAAGCGCGATTTGACCAAGGTCTGTGAAGAACTTGTGCAAGTTGCTCTGCGTAAAGAAATTCCCAGCGATGAGCTGATTGCTCGCAAAAACGAAGCCGACAGTATGATTGAATATGCTCGCACTGCGCTGAAAAAAGCCAAAAGCGAGTATGTTGCAATGATCAACAACATCGAATTTTATGAATTCTGAGGTGCAAGAATGACACTGTTCCGCTACAAGAAAAACGGGTTGCTTTATACCATTACTACTAATGGTCACGGCAGCGGTCATAAAGCACATCCTTATCAACACACTGAAGAAATTGGTGTGTCGTTTAAACGTCGGTTCCGTGATTTCAAAAGCAACATGAGTATGGCTGACTTTGAAGTGGTTGCTGAGCAATGAAAATCCGTCAAGACGAAAAAGGTTTGTACATTAAAGGTCCATATGATCTTTATAGACCGGGTAATGTGCCAGGTTATGATCATGTTTACAACATGAGCGATACTGGTCTTAAAGCAGGCGACAATCCGAAGACTAGCTACGTAGCAGGTACGCCTCTCATCAAAATTACGCTAGCAGATGGTACTGTGTTATATTGGGCAACCGAATACCAGCACAGTATCTACACAACACACTAAGGAGAACTTGAAATGCGTGCTTATCAAATCGTTGGTGCCATTCTGCTGTTTGTGTTGCTTGCAACCGGTGGTATTTGGCTCAAATACAAAAAGTGTGAATGGCTTGCACCAGATCACATTGGATACTGTATGTTCCTTACTAAATGAGGCATATTATGAAATTGGTAGTTGTATCCGCACAGTGTGGACCAGATACTATTACGTTCATTGAATATCCATCTAAAGAAGAATTCCTGCTGGATTTTTCTAAAAGCGTAGAAGAATACTATGCACATTACGCAATGTTCAAACAACTAACCGACAATATCAAAACAGCGTCGGAATCAAAAGAACCAAGGTTAATTGAAAATGCACGTATTGCATATGAAGAATTTAGCAATGCACATCGCACACGGCAACCTGGTGCAGTTGTTGATGGTGTAGGTTATCCGTTGTATATTACGCATAATGGTACAGAGTGTAACCCGATTAGATTACCAACTGTTTATACTGTTGACGAGTGGTACGAAAATAATTGCAAAAAGACATTTTCGGTGCTCGGCCACCATTGACAAGCTATTTTTAATCTGTTATTTGCTAATGCAACAGCAACGCAACGGAGCATATCATGCAACTGTCGATCGAAAACATCAAGAGCCTGCTTGCAACCAACGACAAAGCTGTTGGGCGTGCGCTGATTGTTCTGCGCAATCGTCAAACTGCTGATGAGAAAGTCAGCGAAACTACCAAACATCAAAACGGTCGTGGGTTCCGTCCGGCGCATGCACGTATGGGTACTAACATGGCAGACTTTTTTGAGCGCAAAGGTTATTTGTCGCCCAAGCAGGTTGCGTACTGGCGTGCTCCGATGAAGGACGGCAACAGCCGTATTGAGATCTACTCCCGTCAACTGCTTGAAGAAGCTGTTGCTAAAGCACAGGCCAAAGTACTTGCTGCACTGCAAGCACAGAAAGCCGAAGATGATGCCGTGATCGAAGAATTTTACGAACACGTTAAATGGAAGAATGATTTTGCTGCGCTGGAAGCTGCGGCAGAAGAGCGTGCCTACAAGCATGCTATGCAACTGGAAATGGCGCTGGAGGCTGCACATGGCTAACGATAATCAAACTGATGTTGCAACAGTAGGCGGCTTTGCTGTGCTTGCTTGTGTAATTGCATTGTTTGCACTTGTAGTTGCTATCAGCAAAGGCAGCGCATCAGATGCACCAAAAGGAGTCGACGGGGCCGACTTGCGCTTGGCAGTAGATTTGTGTACACCGTTTCGTGCTACATTTGAACAAGAGCTTGCCTGCTATCAAGCAGTCTACGGTAATGTCCAAAAATGACCATAGCGTTACCAAAACGTAATCTATTCCAACACATGTTCAGGGGTTTAACTACTCTTGAGCATGTTGGCCCACATCCAGGTATTCGTGCAGTAGCAGTGTTGACACTAATAACTATGCTAGGTGTAGCAAGCAAGGGTACAGTTGCTATAATTGTTGGTATTGCAGTATCTGTGCTGATATATGTACCAATGCTGCTAGTCGGCGCAGTAGATCGTAGTAAAACCAATGACCGACTTGACAAACGACAACAAGAGCGTATGTTGCAATTCCTAGAAAAGGAATTCTAAAATGAAACTGGTAGTATGCTATAGCCACGGATCAGAAGGATCTGGTACTTGGCATGAGAACATCTGTGTTGAATACGAGTCTAAGGATCATTTCCTTGTGGCTTTTATTGATGCATTTGAAGCCTGGGCTGTTTCAAAGAATGGACGTCGCGAGCTGGAGCGTCGGCTTGCTGCCGCACGAGCAAGCCAGAATGAAAAGAAAATTGCCAAGGCGTTAGCAGATCTACTGTCATACACAGAGTCTAACAACTATTACAGCAGTCTAATTGTAGATGGTGTAGAGTTCTGGTATTTTCAAGATTACGACACTGACAAGCACGGTGTTATGCAATTGATCGGAATGCCAGAGGTTTATACACTCGATGAATGGTTTGAAATGAATCGTGCCCAACAACAGTTTTAAGAGGTAACAATGGAACCAGATGAATATAAAGCAGTATCATGGGAATTGCGACATGATTATACTGATTTGATTAACAACATTTTAGAAAAGCATGAAGCAAAGAAAAAGTTTGATCCTGATGCAGTTACAGCAGATCAAGAAATTAGGCATGCAAAAACCCCTGCACTGCAACGTGCTTGGGATGATTACATCACATTGTGGAAATTAACACATGGCGACTGAACTCACTAAAGAATTAGTTATGGATGCTATCGCAGATATGAAATCTGTGCTAGCAGACCAGACCTTTGACGATGCAGAGACTATGGCTCGCGCATGGTTTACACAAAATGAAAACACACATAACAATTGGGATATTCTCTATCCCGAGTTAAAAATGGCATTGACAAAGCTAGCAGAGCTTGCTATGTATGAGATCAGAACTGGCACAATCCTAACAGAATAAGGATTTCGACTATGAAACTGATGACACCAGTCAAAGCTGTAAATTTCAACATTAATATGCATCCCAGTTTGTATGCGTCTGCTGGCATTGAAATTGCAAAACTTCGTGTGTATGATCACATTTTTAATGTGATTGGCAACGGCATCCGAGATTCAGACGAGTTCGTTGACTGCCTGCGCGACCGACGTAAAGGTGTACAAACTCCGCCTGCAAAATATCTTAGTGGAGAACGTCTGCATTATGCTTATACGGAAACTGAAGATTTTGGAGAAGGCGATTGTAAGTTTTCTATGCCGAAACATGGCTCTAGCTTAGATGAAGTTTTTACCGAAGCAGAAAAAGCTGATCATCCTGAAGTAAAGTATTGGCTAGGCTTCAATGTTTCTAGCAAATTCATCCCATATCCCAACTTTCAAAAAGAATACAGTACTGTTTGGCAGATCGACACTGCGTTGCTTACAATGGACTGGATTGAGGAAATCATTTGGTTTTATCGCAAGTGCGAAGATTTCTTTGACGGACCCGATGCACACGAATACCATCGTGCAGTAACAACTGATCCAAAAAAATTGGAACGCCGTATCAAAGATCAAGAGCAGTTCTTTGAGAAGTACAAAAAAGAAACTGCAAGCGAATCCGAATTTTGGGCAGCTATTACTGAAAACTGGCAATGCGAATATCGCGGCGATACGCTGGATTTCCTGCAACGTCGCTGGCAAAAAGAACACGATAAGATTCGTACATTTATTACAGAGACTATTGCTATGTTGGAAGGTCTTAAGAAATGACCACATACTGTTCACCCGAAATGCTTGATTATGAACAAGCAGAAGCAGAAGCTGCACTTGATAGATTGAGTCGAGTGCTAGGTGGTATTCAATACTCAAATATGCGACATCTTGGCTACACTGATGTGACTCTTGAGCAATGCATTGCAGCACAACGCAATGCAGTAATTAATTCAAATCGAGACGATGACTGACAAAGTGCTTGACACTGTAGATTAAACTGTGTAGTGTAAGCATGTAAACAAATATCAAGGTGCTATCATGCTACTCACACGCGAACAATTTAGAAACGCTGTTTTTGAGCGTGATGGCCATCGCTGTGTGATCTGCGGTAACGAAGCACGCGATGGTGTTCGGCTTGATGCACATCACATTATCGAACGCCGTCTTTGGACAGATGGTGGCTATTATCTTGACAATGGTGCAACACTGTGCGATCATGGTAACAGCAATGGTTTTCCAATGGGTTGCCACAGCAATGCAGAAGTTACTACCCTGAGTGTCGAAGACATTCGTATTGCTGCTAAGATCGAGAAAATCGTGCTGCCTGAGGACATGTACCACGATCATGTTTACGATAAGTGGGGCAATGTGATTCTTGACAACGGCAAGCGTACCAAAGGTCCGTTGTTCTACGACGAATCTGTACAAAAGATTCTTCGTTATCATCCCGACTTTGACACACTGTTTGTAGAATACGTTAAGTATCCTCGTACCTATCACTTGCCGTGGAGCCCCGGTGCAACCGATGATGACCGTGTTATGAAAGACACTGGTGTATTTGCGGGGCGCCGTGTGATTGTTACTCGCAAGATGGACGGTGAGAATTTCAGTGGTTATCGCGACTACTGTCATGCTCGCAGTGTTGACGGTCGTAGCCATTATACTAGAGATTGGGCAAAGAACTTTTGGATGCAACGCAGCTATGAGTTGCCAGAAGGTTGGCGTGTATGTGCAGAAAACCTCTATGCTGTGCATAGCATCCGCTATGATAACTTGCCTGGTTACCTGCTTGGGTTTAGCATCTGGACTGATCGCAACGAATGTCTTAGCTGGGACGAAACTGTAGAATGGTTTGCACTGCTTGATATGCCGACGGTTCCGGTTATCTATGATGGTATCTGGGATGAAGCAGCAATCAAGACGCTGTACAACGAAAAAACTGATCGTGATGTTCACGAAGGCTATGTAGTGCGAGTTGCAGATGCATTTGCATACAAAGACTTCAAGACCAGCGTTGCAAAGTTTGTTCGTGCAAATCACGTTGCAACGCAAAAGCATTGGATGTATGGTGCAGGTCGTCAACACGAAGTTAATGGAGTGCAAGCATGAATGTTAAAGACTTAATTGAACAGTTACAAAAAATGCCGCCCGAGTATGAAGTTTTCTACGAGGGCGGCGATTACAAAGATGATTGGCGAGAAGTGCGACAGGTTGAGATTGCTAGACGATCAACCGAAGTCAGCTGGGGTTATACAGGAGTGTTTTTATCATGACACTGATTAGCGAAATCTTCTCTGCATCAGATGCAATTGAAAACAATCGCACAGTTCAAGACGTTCTTAACCATACAGTTACAGAACTAGGCGAACTTGCAATGGAAGTGATCATTGAACAGGGCAAAAGCTATAAGCAGCCAGGTAAGGATGGCATCGTTGGCGAAGCAATTGATGTAATTGCCTGTGCAGTTGATATTATCCGTGTACATGCACCCGAACTAACAGAAGAAGACCTTATTCGTCTTGCATTGCCTAAACTTGCCAAATGGAAAAACAAAGCAACTGAAGTTCATAATAAACGTATATTAACTACATTGGATGTCTAATATGGCTAAAGAAGTCAAATCAGTTGAAGAACGCATTGTCTCTGCCTATATGGGCGAGGATGGTATGTGGATTGTTGAACGTGGCAAGATGAAAGAATGTAGCTTGCTTAAGGAAGCAGTTGCACGAATCAACGAATTGAAAGACAAACTAAATCGTGCAAATCAAACCTGTAACGAGTTGAATCGAGAGAAAAATACCGAATGGTTTGCGCATCGGCAAAAAATGCGCGACGAAGAAGACGTACTAAAAAGACAACGTATTGATCTAAAAACTAAAGAACAACGGTTCAATGAAAAGTTTGAAGGTCTTCGCGCATATATGAATCTTTTGCATACGGAATCACAGACCAATGAAACTTAATATCAAACACAAAGAAGTGATAGTCAAGCCTGCAGAATACACTGTTAGGTTTGACGAAGGCAGCATTTACAATGATTACATTAAAAATGAAAACTGGGACACATTTTTAAGTGATGAGTTAAACACATGGCTAGCAGCTAATGATCCAGCATGTCGAATAGTATTTGACAAAGGAGATTTTGGTGAAGGTCCTGCATGGGTAACTATTCATTTTACTGAAGAAACACATGCTGTTGCGTTCAAAGAAAAGTTTAAACGCATTCCCTGTAATGCACCCGATCAGCTAAGCTGTGAAAATATAAAACAAGACAAAGTCAACAAACAATTCTACTGTGAACAGTGTGGGTTTACTGGAAACTATCTCTAGTTTTTGGTTGACCGTTGATAGTGAGCCTGCTATATCAACTATACAAACAACGCAATCAACTAAATCGGAGATAGAAATGACTAATGTGATCGAGCGGCTTCACAAAATGGACACCAATTCTGTTAAGAAATGGGTGTTCAAAAATATGCATAAAAACGAAGAATTGTCGATTGAGATCAACGACATGATTGCAAATGTCGATGCTCTTAAAGAAGAAGCTAAAACCGATGATACCATTTATATCGATGAGGTAGAACAAGGGTACGATTGGAGCCTGCGATATTTTTTCCTTATGCTAAAAGGGTTTGACGAAGAAGATGCACGGGACTACGCTGAGATTAGATAATCAAAAAATCTAACTGCAACAGTTGACAATCTAATTAGATTGTTATATCTGTGCATTTACACAGCAACCACACAACGGTAACTAAAATGCGTGTCCCTAAAAAGCAATGCACTCGTCAGGTAATCAAAGCACTCTACAACCAAATTGGCAAGCGTTGTTATTTGTGTGGATGTGAAATGCCGTTCAATGTGATGACTGCTGATCATGTGTTTCCTAAATCGCACGGTTATTCGATTGTGTGTAACGCAATGCCCGCATGCCATCCTTGTAACTGCAAAAAGGGCAACACTGCACCATCGTTGGCGTTGATTGAATTTGTGATTTCGGCGTATGACGCTGTTGGTATGACGTTCGATCCCAGGATCTACATGGCAGTGCCACCGAAGCCGATTGAATACTATGTTCGGCAATTGATGATTGATGACGTTGAATTGAAGGTAGCATAACAATGTGGTATATCAAACGTAAAACAAAATCTGGTAAAATCATCGGCACAGTGCTTGCCAAGGGCGATACCGAAGAGTCAGCATGGGCTGCATTTAACAGTGCCGAAACCTATCTAAATTTCAGAGAAACAGTTATTTTTGTTGCAGTCAACGAATAAACAGTTGACATGCATCGATAGATAGTGTAACTGTATCTTAACAGGAGGCACACACATGGCACATGTTCACTTTGTTGGTTTCAAAGACGACGCATACAACCGCGCTGTTCGTGTGTGGGGCCGTCCGCATTTTATCCACCGCTACTGGGATGTTCGTGCTGCACAAGAAGTGCAAGACACCGATGTTGTGGTGTTTGCAAATGACAAAGACTGGAAGAATCTGCAAACACCAAATCCGCGGTCGTTTGATGACAGTGCAGTGATGTGAGGACCTAATGGGAAAGATCAAAGCATATAAGTGCGACGGCGCATTGGTTCCTGTTAAGGACGTTAAAATCGTCACGGCATATCAATGTCCATGGACTAAGCGTATCTTTAGTACCAAAGCCAGCTATGTAAATTATCTTGCTAAACTTCGTGCTGATCGCACGTTTAAGCGTATTCGTAATCGTAGGCAAAATGCACTGTTTGACGAATTTATTCATCAGCCCGATCTCGAATCTATTGTTAACTGGATCGAACTGCATCCTGAATTCTTTTTTGATCGCATGATTGCACAGGGCCGCGCAGGTTGGCGCCATCGGCGTGAAAAGTTTCGCGAAGATTTTTGGATCAAAATCCATTACATTGATGTTAGTTACACTCATATGCTGAGTAACAGTCACAGTTGCCCTCGCGGCGGTGTTACCTGTTGGAGCAGTTGGGAGTCTAAGGACGGCCGTCCTCGTGGATATCCAGGCTGGGGCGGACACATTAAGTTTGAACTTAGTCACGATATTAGTGGTAGCGATGTGTTTAATACTGGGGTTGGTATTAATACTGGCACCGGTGGTGGACGCGGCAAGAATATTTACGAATACGATGTTAAAATGTTTGCCGACGACTGGCCAGGCCTTAAAATGATGAACGCTATCTACGACGACGGAAGATACAGAGATTTAATTGTTGCACGAACAACATAAAATATCAAACGCAATATGCAGTAAAGGCATAACACTATGAAAGTATACATGGGAAAATATCCTCGTTGGGTTGGGCCCTATCAAATTGCAGAAATGCTCTGCTTTTGGGCTAAACCTGAAGTTGACAAATATGGTATTAAAAGCAAACCTGACTGGGTTCACAATTTTGGACGCTGGCTGAGCGAAGATCGTCACGGCAACGACAGTTGGATTACCACCGTATGTCAATGGTATCACAAGCGTTTTCAACGCAACGGCAATCGCAAAGTCAAAGTACGAATCGACAACTACGATATCTGGAGTGCATACGATACTATTGCTTACATTGTTGCACCAATGCTGCGCAAACTGCGTGAAAACAAACACGGGGCGCCGCATGTCTACGATGATGATGTTCCTGAACATCTTCGCAGCACTGCGGCACGCGAGCTCACTGAAGAAGAAAAGCATTACCATGCGCCCGACGAATTTCACTTTAAACGTTGGGATTGGGTTCTCAACGAAATGATCTGGGCATTTGAACAGGTTGAAAAAGGTGATTGGGAAGATCAATTCCACAAAGGCAAGATTGATTTTGTCAGTGTGCCAGTTGACAAAGATGGCAATGAGTTGCCAGCTGATCAACGAGACAGTGCTGATCTGTTCCGTATGGATCGCGGACCAAATGACACTCATGTGTTCGACAAGGAAGGTTATACTGCACACTACAACCGCATGCAAAATGGCTTCAAACTGTTTGGCAAATATTATATGGCACTGTGGGATTGACTATGACAGATACTAGTGTTAAATTGCGACTTGAAGACATTAGACGTTTGGCGGCCTGGGCTGATACGCTCGGGCCTCGAAACATTCCTATAGAAATAAAAGTCACACAGACAAACATCGGACAGACTGTTATTGCATTTGCAGAAACAGATGAAGGGTCTGGTGTATGGAAAGATTTTACAGATTACGACAGTTGGTAAAGGAATAATCATGGGCTGGTACGACGAACACAACATTTCCGAATTAGTAGGTAAAACTTTGTCACGAGTTGAACTGTCTAGTGATCGAGAAATTCTCGAATTTGAAACTGTTGACGGTGACCGTTATCAGTTGTACCACGATCAAAGCTGCTGCGAATCTGTATGGCTTGAAGATTACAACGGTGATTTTGACGATCTTGTTGGTTCGCCGATACTGATTGCAGATGAAGTTACTAATCTTGAACATCAGATAAAGCACGACGGTCCTCGCAACGAATACGACGAAAGCTACACTTGGACCTATTACAAACTGCACACTATCAAAGGTGGTGTGCATCTGCGTTGGTATGGTACTAGCAATGGCTACTACAGCGAACGTGTTGATTTTAGAAAACTTTGAAAGGACGTATCTATGCCTAAAATTGTTGTAAACTCCTGCTTTGGCGGTTTTGGACTCAGCGATGCTGCTGTCAAACGCTATGCCGAAATCAAAGGCATTGAACTGATCTGGGTACCTCAGACTCAGTATGGTAAAGAGGAATGGGAATACCACAGTGCGCATTGGGAACGTGCCGATATTGCCGATGAAGATGAGCGTTATTTCTCCTATTACGATATTGATCGCGATGATCCTGCATTGGTTCAAACTGTTGAAGAACTAGGCGCTGCTGCGGGCGGCAATTACGCAGAACTGCGTATTGCAGATGTGCCAGATGATGTCAAATGGTACATTGACGAATATGATGGCATTGAAACAATCCGAGAACAACACAGAACTTGGTAAGCTATGGCTAAACGTGTAATTCTACCGCCTGACAACATTGCAGATTGGAACGCAGTTAGAATTACACTGAGTTCAAGAACAGAGCTAACTGCTGTTTTAGATTGGGTTGACAATGAAATGTTAGGTCAATACTATGTTCGTACAATCAGTGCATGGCCGCGAAATCACAATGAATTCTGCTTTGAATCAGCTGATGACACACTGTGGTTCAGGATGCGTTGGGGATGATCAAATATATCTTTAATAACGATTGCGACAAAGACGAGTTAATTGCATGGTTAGACACCAACATAGGCACAGCTAGAAGTAGAATGGCCGGAAATGGTTGGGTAATTGCTAACAATTTCAATTTTAGAGCTCGTCGTCGCACTACGTTCTGGGTCGAATTTGAGGATTGGGTTACAGAAGAACAGCGACTGGCATTTACATTAACGTGGTCTAAATGACAAACACTGACAGTAAAAGATTGCTCACAGTTGAACCTACTGTTACAAAGGAGAAACTGCTGTTTGATCAATCCCTTGGTACACAGATCTTCATTCGAGATCCCATTGACAATGGCAAAGTTTTGAGAGAAGAGACTCGTGCTAGACTGTTTGACTGGTGTGAACTCAACTGCCACGGTCGCTATTGGGTTGGTATGGGATTTGTGCGACTTGAACTTGACGAAGATGTAGTGTTGTTTAAACTGATATGGCTATAAAATGCAAACGGGTGAAATTCAGAGGCACGGCGATACGTACTATCGGTATAGGCCGGATTTGGGCCTGTACAGCAAACGCAAAGAGAAATGGAAAGCTATGTACCTCTGGGCAGTTGAACAGTTCGGCGATCCAAGTCTCTGCGATACTATTCCGCCACGTAGATGGTATGCCAATGATCTACAGTTTAACTTCTTGCATGAAGAAGATCGCATGTATATGATTCTGAGGTGGGAATGAACTCTGTACTGTTACCAATAATTCGCCGTGTTTTACCAACACTCATTGCACATGAAATTATAGGTGTTCAACCAATGGTTGGGCCAGCAGCTGGTATTTTTGGGTTAAAAAATGGCTGGCGCGGGCGTGTTAAACTTACCAAAGACCATTACAGATATTTCTTGCGAGTATATAATCGTCGTGTTTACCATCATCCAGAATATCTAACGAGTCTCGGATATTTGCACGTTAAAGTAAGTAGACGAGACGATTTGTATTCGCAGGCACTCGATTGGTGTTACGACAATCTTAAAAACGGCAGTTGGGTATGCAGTCATACAGATTTTTGGTTTGCAAATAATGAAGACGCACTGGCATTTAAAATGTGTTGGCAATGACAGTTGAATGGCAATACAACGGTGCAGCACCTATGTATACAATTATATCTTGGTGCGACAACAGTTTAGAGCCAGCGGATTGGTCTTACAATGGTTGGGAAACTATTATGTTTTACACAGACGCAGCATGGACGTTTTTTAGATTGAGGTGGCTATGACAAAGTTTTATGGTATCTTAAACGATCATGTAGCTGAATACTACGACTTACCAAAGTACGTGATATTTGGTGATAACGATCATAAACTAATGCAAAAATGCGATTATGTATTGACAATTGAAGGCAATAACAAAAAGTGGGTTAAAGATCGCAGCTATCGTCGTAAAGATAATGACATTAGTCAAGAAGAGCTTATGCTTATAATACTAAGTGCAGAAGATCTAACCGGATGGCCGAGACTGTAACAATTTTTGCAGGTGTTTCTTTTTATGTAGCTAGCTTTAAACGGTTAGATACTCCATACAGTATAGTACTTGCTTGGTGCAACGAACACTTTGGTATAGAAGGTTCGAGTAAAAAAGAATACTACTCCAGTATGACTGCTAAGGCAAAAACCATACGTTGGATGGAAGATGGTTCTAACTTTTATTTTAAACACCGTGAAGATTTTGCACTGTTTACATTAACATGGTCATGAACACATTGATACGAGTAAACATAGGTAAAATTACACGAGATAAGCACGAGTATCTAACCATACCTAAGATGCAGGAAATATACGGCCCGTATCTAGATATAATAGAATGGCTAGAAGACCGTGGGTGTAAAATTGAATTCGAACATTACGCAGAAGCTACAACTTATTCGTATGTAGATGTTATAATTGCATTTATGGATGAACCTACCTGGGTTGAATATAGGTTAACATGGAAATGACCAAGTTGCGCACAAGTGAACAGCGATACGATGTGCTGACTGAAATATACAAGGAAATCAATTTAGCAACTCGTAAACGCGAAACTGATCCAGAATGGCAAGAGAATAATCTCGAGTACGACCTGCGTACCAGCGATACGCTTTGCGAAAAAGTCAAGAATGATGTCTATGCACAGAATCTCTATGCAGCATTGTGTAATACTACTTGGCAACGCAGAGATATGTTAACAATTTTGAAAAACGACACTTGGTGTTGTAGCTGGCGCTATGCCGGTGGTGTTGTTGCAGATATGCGAGAATATGGAGGTTATCTTGACTTCTATATGAACGACAACAACACAGTGGAACTAGGCACAGTCACAGACGAAATTCGTTCAGACCTGTATGAACTGGGATGGTATCAGGTAGACTAATGGGAATAGGCACATTGATACAGCTACGACAAAAAATAATGCACCGATTGTTAGACAACGGTTGGCACTTGTTAAACATACCGCAAGGTGATGTAGATGATGTATTTGAATGGTGCGAAACCAATCTTGGGTACTTACCAGATCTAAAAGACCTGTCACTTGAAAATTTGCCAAAGCGATGGTTTATGAGCACAGTGAGAACATCACCTAGCGACCATTGGTTTGTACTGTTTGAAAATCAAGAAGACATAATGTGGTTTCGTATGAATTGGCCCGCAACTACTATAAAACTTGACGTATAAGAACCCGTACTGTACACTCAATAAACATTCAGCATAATGGCCGGCTATCATGTTTCACATCCATTTCTCCATAATCAACTATTTTAAATCAAAACCCAAACCACAAAAAGATTACATAGTTTACAACAAACATCTGTTTGGTCACAAATACCTAGAGGTTCAATTTAGCCGCTGGGGTCAAATGACAGATCTGTTTGCTATCACTCTTGACACTGCTATTAGAGGTCAAGACCATGCCGGTGTTAGACTGCATCTAGATATTCTTGGGTATGGATTGGTCATCGACTTTCATGATAACCGACACTGGGACTACGAAAACAACACCTGGGAAAAGTATGATGAAAATTTCGACTATCGTGACATCACTGGCTAATGCACCATCTGCGTTACATCGGCTATTCAGGCCGTTGAGATACACGTATAGTTTAATTTTTAATCGGCATGCAGTTAAGACTGAAACTGTTGGTATCAAATACGTTAACGATTATAGAGATAGGTATGAATGGATCAAAGACAACATACCTAATTTTAAAAAAACAGTGTGGGTAAACTGCACTGTTAAGACCTATCGTTTAACTAAGCCGCACAATCTCACAGTTGTTAGTGAATTGCATGGCGAATTTAGATTTCGCAGTCGTGCTGATGCAATGGCATTTTTAATGAGGTGGGCATGACAGATATAAAAGTTGTAAAACTAGGCGGCACTATACCTCTAGGTGAAATAGGCGAGTGGTTAGATGCTATGATGCCAAATCCACCGTTACCGGAACCGCAGCGATGGACACTTAGATCTACGCTAATAGAAGTGGAACCAGGTAGCGAAACTGGTATATTAAAAAATCAAACCAACATAGAATTCATCGACAATAACGATGTGTTCATGTTCAAACTAGTGTGGAATAACAATGTCCGTGATTGATCAAGTAGGTCCTTTTAGATTACATGCAGTCGGCGAAGGTAAGCCGTGGATCAAATGGTCAGCAGACGTTAATCAACTGTGGTTGCAGTATTTTATACCCATACTGGCTTTTGAATCTGCTGCGATACAAAACCCTATAACATTAAAATGGCAGTCGAACACATCACGTGGTGATCAAATGTCTACTACCTATTACCCGGACTGGTTGACTGAAATGCTAAGTGACAACACGTTAGAAAATTATACCAGCTATGTAATACAGTTTAGGGAAACTATATCTAAACAAATAGGCAGCAGTTTCAAACTAGAACGCTGTACTTTAGAATGTGACGACGATGGTATTGCACTGATAGACGAACTCAACAGCGCATGGATGCACTATAGGCTAACACGAGATTGACTATGAAATGGGAATACAGATACGACGATGGTAAACCGCACTACATGTCGGCTATTAACCAATGGACCGAGGCAAGGGATCCATCGTGGAACTGTATCATATATGCTAGGCATTGCACTAACAAAGAACTAGATGCATTACAAGCATGGTTTGATGAAAATATCAAAGAACCGTCATATTGCGAGTTTAGACTAAACTCTGGTGATCCTGCATTTTATATAGGTATCTACGACAAAGATGATGCAGCACTGTTCAAATTAACTTGGGGGTAAGTGCAATGAGTAACGAAAAACTGTTCCCATTTTTCATAACAGAATATCCCGGTGTTACAACTGATCACAGGATTATTGGTCTATTTGACATACAATACACATTTGACCAAAATTGGTCTCAAGATGAAGAGTATGCTATGGACACATGGTTATGCCATAATTGCACTAGAAATTTTATATTTTGTAAAGAAACACATCAGTTGATAGCGGGTGGTTGTCTTGACAATGCAACGGATTGGAAATATAGACACTCCGAAAACGGCGAAGCTAATGAATCATTTGGTAAATTTTTTGTCAAACTAACTAACGATGACAGAATGCTTTTTGAAATGGTATGGCTAAGTCACCTAAACCGCAATCAAGACTAATTACAATAAAGGAACTATCATGCGTAGATTTATTACATCACTGTTAATTGCATTGAGTATTGCAACTGCTGCACAGGCAGACGGCGGCAATCATAATCATCGAAATGATTGGGTACTACCTCTGGTTAGTGGTATCATTATCGGCAATGCACTGAGTCAGCAACCGCGGTACCAGCCAGCACCGCGTTACTATGAGCCCCCAGTTCGAACATATCGCATAATCACTGTTTGCAGATGGGTTGCTGTATATGATCAGTGGGGCTACTACGCAGGTCAACAACAACAATGTTGGGAAGAATACCAATAACACCTTGACAGCTTCTTAGCTTGGTGCTATGTGATGTATGCCGAAACAAAAGGACTGCATCATGTCTCAAGAAAAAGACAGCACTCTAGACTCAATTTTGAAATTTATTATTACTGTTGTCATTATTACAACAGTGCTTACTATCACTGAGGCAATAGGTGCTGCACTAGGCATTTGGCTATGGGTAGGCTGGGGCCTTATCTATTTGAAACTTGGTCACTATAAACTCAATTATACACAAGAGTTTAATGCCGGCCATTATTATGTACCAACTAATTCAACCGACACCGGAATTCACATGGTGTTTGACGGTGCTGCAACACATGATACAGTCTTTGGTTTTGTACTGTTTGCAATGTTTGGTATTGCAATTGTGTCTGCAATTGGATTTATGTCGTTTGGATCACGATGGAAAAAAGGTTTGTTTTGGTTTTGGACACCGATTTTCACCTTGCCGCTGTATCTTTATGTAATTGGAATTATCCAATACTTTCCCGGCGGTAGTGCAGCATATGTTAGAACTTATTATCAGTCCGAATGTAACACCTTAGCTAACAGTAAAGAACAGTGTGTGTGGCACGGACCAGTAACAAAACCACCGTTTTAATTTAAAGTTTCAAGTAAAATCAATTGATTACAATATAGATTTTGTGTTGACAACCAACGTAATGTATGTTATGTAACAGGCATAACATCGCTGGAGATACCCATGAAGATCAATGATACCGTTGCAACCGTTGCCGGCAAAGGTGATGCATTTACTATTGCTGCTACAGGCAAAGCTTTCCGCATTCTTAGCGACGGCTTGTATAGCGACAAGATTCGCGCAGTGATTCGAGAACTGAGCTGTAATGCTCGCGACAGTCATGTTGCAGCTAAAAACACAAATCCCTGGGAAATGCATTTGCCAACTGTTGACGAACAGTGGTTTAGTATCACTGATTACGGTACTGGCATGAGCGACGCAGATGTACATGCTATCTACACTCGGTATTTCGCCAGCACCAAAACTTCTAGCAATGACTACGTAGGTCAGCTTGGACTTGGCAGCAAGAGTCCGTTCAGCTATACCAATGAGTTTTTTGTTACCAGCCGGCACAAAGGTATTGCAACTCAATACCGTATGTATTTTGACGCAACAGATACACCGCGAGTAGAAACAGTCGGCAGCGGGTTTAGCAGCGACAGCGGTGTTACGGTTAAATTCAACGTAAAGTACGGCGATATCAATCGCTGGGCAGCAAAAGCCGTCGAAGTTCTGCAATGGTTTGATCAAAAGCCTGTGCAAACTGGTACTGCTATCAGCTATGTACTCATGACACCGGCTGCTTACACAGGTAAAGGATGGCGTATCTGGAGCAAGCGGTTTTGGAACGGTGAATCTCTCCAGGCACTGATGGGCGGTGTGCTATATCCAATCAATGTCTATAGCATTGATTTGGCTGCTATTGCACAGGATCAAATCGACATTATCTATTCTATGAACGAATTGCCGTTGGTTATTGAATTTGACATCGGCGATCTTGAAGTGGCTGCTAGCCGTGAAAGCATTGGCTATGATGCTCGCACTAGCACAAACATTGTCAATCGTTTGATTTCAGTTGTTAATGATCTCAAACACACACTGTGGGATGCAGTTGAATCCAAACCCACACGTTGGGAAGCACGTAAGGCCTACGGTGCAGTGTTTAACGACAAAGACCTTGGTTCTGTGTTTAGCAAAATCTATAACGACTATGACAAGCCGGTTCACAGCGGTGAAGTAATCAAAAGCCAAAGCTTTATTCTTAATCTGGCAGATTTGGCAACAGCTAATCGAATTTCAAACGATTCGCTTGGGGTCCGTGTATTTTCAATTGATAAAAAGTCAGCAAACGCAACACTTAAACCGCATATCAACTGTTCCGAAAACACTGTTATTATGTTTGATGATACCAAACGCGGTAGTCACACTCGTGTCAAAGAATATCATGTTGCCAAACTGTTGAAAAATCACATTGTTGTGTTCAAGCATAACGATGACATGAACACTATTTTGAATCTGCTTGGTCATCCCAAGTATATGCTGACCAGCGAACTTGCTGCACCGGAAAAGAAGACTCGAACTAAGCCGCCAGAAGTTTGGCTGATGAACTGCAAAGTCGACGGTGGTAAAAAAGCTTGGACGCCGGCGAGCGAAGTGATCGCGTCTGAAACAAACATTTGTTATTACTTGCCTATGCACGGGTGGGAAGTGATTGTAACACGTGAACACCCGTCATCAGTTGGTGGCGTTCAACGTGTTTTGGAACATGCAAAAACATTGAAGCTGATTCCCAATAATATCAAAGTCTATGGTATTCGTGGCAAGAACTTGGAAAATGTCAAAGGCAATGCTCATTGGGTACACCTTGGACATTTTCTAAAATCGCATGCTGTTCGGTTGTCGACAGACTCAGAATATCTAAACAGCATTGCTAAGAACGTTGAACTCACTGCAATTGAAACAGTAGTTGGAAAAACCATTGGTAGTTCAGTTGTCAACAATCTAACTGGTGGTTCGTTTCATTCGCTATCACAGCGTTTGAAATACAAAGACAGCGATTTTATTAAATTCTTCAGCGATCTAATTCATCTTCGCAGTTCGCGATCGTCTAACACATCAATGATCACAGATCTTTGCAGATACTTTAGCGTAAAGGTTGAAGAACCCACATTCAACAGCGATCGTGTGATACTGGCAGAATTCATCGGTAAGAAATATTCCATGCTCAAGCATATTGACTACGGTATTAGCTATTACAGTAAATCAATGACCGAAGAAAAACTTTCAGCACTGGTAGACTATATTGATGCCGTAGACACAACCTATACGTTTAACATGCTTACTGCTGGTATGGATGACGAAGTACCACAATAATTATCTACTGCTATTTTGAAAAAGTCTCCGATTTGCCACATAATTAAACATGTGACAGATCGGAGATACCTATGGAACTCACACAAGATATGGTCAAAACCTTGCAAGCAGCACGGGTACATTTCTGTATACCTTGCTACGGCGGTCAGATCAACGAAGGCACTTTTATTAGTATGCTCAAGTACATGGCAACTGCGCAACGCCTTGGCTTGAACTTTACAATTGACACTATGGTAAACGAAAGTCTAGTTTGCCGCGCTCGCAACAGTCTTGTTGCAAAAATGCTGTACTTTGAACCAAAGAGTACACACTTGATGTTTGTTGACGCAGACATTGGTTTTGAACCAGAAGAAATTTTCAAACTGATACTTTCAAACAAAGATGTTGTAGGTGGCTTGTATCCTAAAAAAGCATTGCCTATCAACTACGTAGTTAACAAAGTACCAGGCGCAATCAAAGAAGGTAACTTAGTTGAAGTAAGTAACCTTGGTACCGGCTTTATGATGATCAAACGACATGTGCTTGAACAGATGATTGCTAAGCATCCAGAACTGCACTATGTGGACAGTATCGGACTTGATCCAAAATATGATCCATTCAAGTATGCACTGTTTGATACTGAAATTGATCCTAACAGTAAAGAGTACCTATCAGAAGACTACACATTCTGTAAGCGTTGGAGAGCAATGGGCGGTAAGATTTGGGCCGACCTTACTATTACTCTAAACCATATGGGTTACTTTACATTTAGAGGTGATGCGACACAGCTACAACCACATCTCTGATCACACATTGGGTTGTAGAAAAAAACAGCGAGTGTTTCCACTCGCTGTTTTTTATTGAGCAATTGTAAAGGGCTATTAAAGCCCTTGTACACTGTTAAAGATGTCGTCAATTACGTTTGAATCAACTGTGGTTTTCATAGCTGGTTTAGCAGCCGGTGTTGTTGGTGCTGCTGGTGCAACTGTTTTAGAAGAAGGTATTGTGCCTTCGTTTACAGTAGTGGGTTTTGCTACATTCGGTAGTAGTTGCTGTTCTGCTTTGGCAGTAGTTGACTTGATAAACTCTGCATACTGACTGGTAATCTGTACAGCACGGCGATAATCAGGCAATGGTAACAGTGTCATTTTCAGCATGGTTTCTATACTGACTTTATCGTCTGCAAGAATTTCTAATGCGCTCTTACGGCCCATGATACCTGCCCAATGTTCAGGTTCACCGTGTTCGAAACTACCAGCGGCTTCTTCAAGCTCTTCTTGTGAATGATTTAATAACCATTTGTCAATCTGTGCAAGATCACCTTCTAAATCGAAAATTTCTCGACGAAGTCTAATTTCTCTAGCGTTATTGATTTCTTCAACTATGTTGCGTTCGACATCGTCTGCAATCATTGATGTTTTATATTTCATAAGACTGATAGCAGCCTTCTTTTCCTGTATAAAGGAAATACACTTTTCTTTTTCGCTAAGAAGATATTTCAGTTGTCTGTGAAATGTATTTTGTTGTTCCACAATCATATGTTTGAATTCATATTCAGACCGTGTGCCGGGCATAAGGTCTAGTAATTTTGATGTAGCAGTTAGGTCCATTGTTGCCTCCATAGTGCTATAAAGTTTACCGCACTTAAGACAAAAATCAAATTAAATTACACGTAATTGTTTGGTCCTACACGACCACCAAAGTTAGTACTGAGCAATGTAATGCTATTAGCAGCTATACCAATTTTACTACCTAACTTAACATTGAGAGTTACGATAGTACCAGCAGCGGGTGCACCGGTGGCACCTGGTACATAATAAGCGTTATAAACACCGCCCATTCTAATAGACGTGCCTGTTGCTGGTATAGCAGTAACCATAATTCCTCGCCGTAGTCGGTATTATTTACCTATATTGTAAACAAAAAATACCAACAGAATGATAGAAAAATGCTGGCATAACTTAATTATACCAGCATTGATTTATTTACTTTTTATTAGTTTTGGCTGGAGTTTGTTGTGCAGCAGCTTTTTGATCTCTCGGCGGATTTGCAACTGATTCCTTGAGTTTTACTTTTTTAGGTTTAAGTTTAGTTCTTGGATCTGCCATGTTGTACTCCTTTATTGTTACACATGTTACAACTAAACTATGTTATAGTCACAACAATAATTGATCAATTTTAAAAGAATGCTATCATGTTGCTGAGAACTACCGTAGTAGAAGTGGGCGAAAAATTCCATCCAGTATTGAAATTGTTGTTGAGGTTACCTAAGTTACCTGGTGCCCGCCATGTTGCACCACCTGTGGCATTTGAATAACTTATTGCACAATACGAAACTTGAACATCGCTTCCGGATTTACTCAATGTGTGAGTAAATGCAGTAGGACTAGTAATAGTTACTAAATTGCTAGATGTACCGCTTAGAGAAAAATTACTAAATGTATTGGTACTATTAGCTGTAAACAATACCGCAGTTGGTTGTACTGTGTTACGTATATTTGCAAATGTATTGTTACCAGTTATAGTCAAATTGCCTAGACCGTCTTGGCTAAGTGTTGCTGCATAATTAACACCGCCGCCTACAAATGTTTTAGCAGTTGCACCCGACATCGATATTACACCGTTACCGGTACCAGCCGTGGTAGTTAAGTTTGAACCACTGGCATTAAATGCAGTAGTTGTTGATGCAGTACAAATAAGTGTTCCACTATTAAATGTTATATTTTTTGCAACTGCACCCGGTGCTGCAAATGTTGCACCAGCAGTTAGTGTTTTACCGTTGATATCTAATGTGCCGGCAGTTAATGTTGTAACCTGTGTTGCACCCTGTGTAAAGTTATCGGCTAATTGTACAGTTTGACCTGCGCCGTTGATGTTTATACCAAAATTAGCTGTACGACTGTTGGTAGTGATAGTTCTGATACCGCTAGTTGATGTCCATGCAAAATTATTTGTACCGGCTGTAGCACTGGTGTTGGTACTAGGTCCCAATGTAAGATTGCCATACATTGTGTGGGTAGTTGCAGATAACGCAACAGTACCGGCAAACCCAGTAAAATTTAAATCTCTATAAACATTACCATTAGTTAGTGTTAGCGTATAAGTACCGGCAGTTACATAGTAATTCAATGCCTGTGCAGCAGTCATAGCACCAGTTGTTATAGTTGTTGCTGTAGAACCGCTATTGGTTAATCTAATATTGCTAGTACCTGTGTAACTAAAAGTAGTAAGAAGACTGCTATTCCAAACAGTACCTGTGCCTGTTAAGTTAATACGACCTGTGTTAAATGCAATAGACTTCGCACCAACTGCGAATATCATTGAACCAACTGATAATGTAGCATCGCTATTGATGGTAAGATTACCTATTGTAAGATTATATGCACCGGTCGCAATTACAGTATTTGCTGGATTTACAGTTAAGTCACCACGGTCATGATTCACTGTGGTACAGTTGATATTACCGTTTATAAATGAACGATTGCCTGTTGCAAGACTTAACACACCAAAGCTGTTTGAATAACCTGCTAGATCTAATGTACCATTGGTTAGATATAGATACTGAGATGAACCTTGTACAAGTGCATCAGTTAATCGTACAGTTTGTCCTACACCATTTATAGTAATACCAAAGTTAATTGTTCTTCCATTAGTAGTAATAGTTCTAGTGCCACTGGTAGCAGTCCATGTTACACCATTAGCACTGCTAGTTCCAGTAGACGAAGTATTAGGTCCAATTATCAAATTACCATATAATGTTTGCAATCTATTTGAAAATGCAACTATACCGGCAAACCCAGTAAAGTTTAAATTATTAAAGACCCCAGTAACTGGAAGCGTTAATGTGTATGTGCCATTGATAAAATTGAAATTCATAGCATTTGCAGCGGTACCGGTGTTGTTACTAATAGTAGCTGCGGTTGCTGTATTGTTAGATATAATAATGTTACTGGTACCAGTATAACTTAATCCAGTAGTACCCGCCACGTTCCATATTGTACCGGTGCCGTTTACAGTAATCGAACCAGTACCAAACGCAATTAAACGAGTGTTATTGTTATTAGAAATAAACGATCCAACAGATAAATTAACACCGTTATTTAATATAATATTACCACTAGTAAATGTATAAGATCCCGTAGTTGTTATCAATGCACCTGTATCTAATATTACATTGCCAGATGTATGTAGAACTGATGCGGGTGCCAGTGTGCCACCGTAGTTAATATAAGACTTTGTACCTGTTACAAATGTCAATGCACCTAAACTATAAGTTACATTATTGAAATCAACTGTACCGTTGGTTATTATAAATGACTGCGCCGCTGCTTGAATAAAATTGTCAGCTAACTGAAATGTGCCACCAAGACCGTTAAAGTTAACACCAAAGGTAACTGTACGATTACTGGTAGTGACAGTTCTAGTTCCGCTAGTTGCAGAAAATATAAAATTACCTGTACCACCAGTGCCGGTGATTGTAGCAGTAGAGCCAACTATAAGGTTACCATATATTGTATGAGTTGTTGTAACTAAATCAGCTGTCCCAGCAAATCCAGTAAAGTTTAAATCATTAAAGTTACCTCCAGTGTTTGGAAATGTTAATGCGTATGTGCCGTTGATAAAATTGAAATTCATTGCATTTGCAGCGGTACCGGTGTTGTTACTAATAGTAATTCCAGTTGTTGTTGTGTTAGATACAACTATGTTACTGGTACCATTATAACTTAATCCAGTAGTACCGGTTACGTTCCACACTGTAGCTGTGCCAGTAACTATGATAGCACTGGTACCAAATGCAATTAAACGAGTGTTGTTGTTACTAGAAATAAACGATCCAACAGATAAATTAACACCGTTATTCAGTGTAATAGTACCAGCACTAAATGTATACGATCCCGCAGTTGTTATTACTGCACCTGTATCTAATGTTACATTGCCAGATGTATGTATAATTGCCGCTGGTGCTAGTGTACCACCATAGTTAATGTAAGATTTTGTACCATTTACAAAAACCAATGTACCTAAACTATAAGTTACATTATTAAAATCAATTGTGCCGTTTACTATTTGAAAATATTGGCCGACAGATTGAATAAAATTGTCAGCTAGTTGGAATGTACTCCCAACACCGTTAAAGCTAACACCAAAGTTAACTGTGCGATTGCCGGTAGTGATAGTTCTGGTTACGCCAGTTGCAGCAAATGCAAAATTTGTAGTAGCAGCAGATCCACTGACACTAGCAGTGTTGCTAACTATGAGATTGCCGTATAATGTATTAGTATTAGTTCCAATTAACACAGCGCCGGCAAACCCAGTAAAGTTTAAATCATTATAGACATTACCAGTTGTTAAGAGAAGATTGTAAGTGCCATTGATGAAATAAAAGTTCAAAGCACTTGCAGCGGATGTAGTATTGGTAATAGTAATCGATGTTGCCGTGTTGTTTGAGATTATGATATTACTAATACCAGTGTATGATAAACCGGTTGTTCCAGTTACACTCCATACTGTACCAGTACCAGTAGTTGTAATTGAACCAGTACCAAATGCAATACTTCTAGTATTGGTATTAGAAGAACTCATTGAGTTAATGGATAGATTGACGCCGTCGTTGATAGTAATAGAGCCAGCAGTAAATGTATATAGGCCATTACATACCACATTGTATCCTGTACCTATACTTAGATCACCACTGGTATGAGTAACACTTGCACAGGTTAATATGCCATTTGAGATTGCATGTGTACCACTTAGTATAGTAAAAATTCCCGCACTAGTAGATTGAGAATTTATATCTAGTGTACCGTTTGTTAGTTTAAGACTGTAACTGGGACCCTGCCCAAAAAGATCTGCAAACTGCACCGTTCCTCCCGCACCGTTTATTGCTATACCGCAATTTATAACCCAATTGTTGGTTGTTATAATATTTGTGCCAGATGTGGATGCAAACGTTATTGTATCATTGCCTGCTGTAGCAGGCGAAATAGTTTGTGTAGTAGCAGATATCGTTAAATTACCATACATTGTATGTGTAGTAGCAGCTGGAGACCAAGTACCACTGAAACCAGTAAAGTTCAAATTTCTATAGCTGTTACCACTGGTCAGTGTTAATGCATATGTACCATTAACAATATTAAAGTTCATTGCACTAGCTGCGGTTGCAGTGTTTGTGATTGTAACAGCAGTTGCAGTGTTATTTGATATTGTTATATTTGAAATACCAGTATATGATAAGCCTATTGTACCGCTTACGTTCCATACTGTACCAGTACCAGTAGTAGTGATAGATCCTGTACCAAATGCAATAACACGAGTACCACTAGGCGACGCAAAACTCTGCACTGACAGCGAATTTGAATTTAAATCTAAAGTATTACCAGAATACGTAAACGCTTTAGTTATTGTTAAATTATCTACTAATTGCAGTGTACTTCCAGTGCCACTAAGTGTTAATGCCAACGCTAAACTGTTGCCATTCGATGTAATAGTTTTGCCACCGCTACTCGGACTAAGAGTTAGTACACCAGTTGTAGATGATGTAGTCATCGTGTTTGAAAAAGTTGTATTTCCATACACAGTAGCAGATATAGCAGCCATATCAAATGAACCACTAAATCCAGTAAAATTCAAGTTATTGAATACTGCGGTAGATCCTAGTGTTAAGCTATATGTTCCTGCGGTAACATTAAAATTCAAAGCCTGCGAAGAACTCAAATTACCAGTTGTTATAGCAGTTGTAGTAGAACCGCTATTGGTTAATCTTACGTTACTTGTGCCAGTGTAGGTAAACCCTGTAGTAGTAGATGTATTCCATACTGTACCGGATCCTGATAAATTGATAGACCCTGTAGTACCAAACGTTATAGAACGAGTGGCACTGTTAGACGAAAGAAAACTAGCGCAAGTTAACGCAAACCCGCCTAGAATTAAAGTTCCAACACTTAACGTAACAGATCCGGTAGTCGTAAGTGCTGCCTGCAGAGTCAACGTGCTAGGTGACATGTTTATAAAAATATTACAGGCTAGTGTGACGCCATTAGTATTAACAGTTCTAGGTGAACTGCTGTTAAATGTTAAATTTCCAGTGTAAGTAGCAGTAAAATTAGTAGCAGGTAATGATAAGTTACCATCTATTTCTAAGTTATTAGACCCTGCTAATGTCATAGCACTATCTAAATTTTGAACAGTGAAATTTAAACTAGATGCTGATTGAGTTATAGTTACTACAAATGCTGCGCCAGCTAGATCACTATTTTGATCAAAAAATACGTTATCTGCGATAGTCGGAACAGATGCACCTCCGGCACCTCCGCTAGCAGTTGACCAGTTTGTAGTATTAGTTCCGCTCCAATCGCCAGTACCACCTACCCAATATCTATCTGCCATTGTTATACCTGTTCTGTGTTAGGGTCAATCACTGGGTCGGGAATAGCTGTAACTGCTGCATACCAATTATCAAACCTTGCTTGTTTCATAGCTTCTAATTCTGCATCAGAAAATGTATGATCATCAGGCAAATATAATGCATCTCTAAAAACTAAAGTGCCGTCTGCATTGGTTTTTTCATAATCAATTTTAATCATTATTAAAATCCGAAGTTTTTACCTAATATATCCCATTTGGTGTTGATTGCATTGTATTCAAATCCCAAGTAATCTGTTAAAGAACCGCCGCTTGATGCAGTAGGTAACGGTAAATCTATAGATCCTGCAAATATACCATTCCATGAAAATGTCTGTATATTTGTAGATTTAAGTCTAAATACAATTTTTTGGCCGTCCGCAGGTGTACCAGTTGGTGCATTAATAGTTAGCGTTCCTACAGCCTGAGTATTAATTTGATATGCTAAATCTGTAGTATCAATGTTAAATGTAACAGATGTAGCATCAGCTAGCTGAGTCACTCTTGGCTGTAATGTACCAGTTGGGCCACTTGCACCAGTAGCACCTGTTGCTCCGTCAGTACCATTTGCACCAGTTGGTCCAGTAGGGCCAGTTGCTCCGTTAGTTCCATTTGCACCTGTAGCACCAGTAGGACCTGTTACTGTACTATCTGCGCCGCTAGCACCTGTAGGGCCTGTTGCCCCGTTAGTACCATTTGCACCTGTAGCACCAGTAGGGCCTGTTACTGTACTATCTGCGCCGCTAGCACCTGTGGGTCCCGTTGCTCCGTTAATGCCATTTGCACCTGTAGCACCAGTAGGTCCCGTTGCTCCGTTAGTGCCATTTGCACCTGTAGCACCTGTAGGGCCTGTTGCTCCGTTAGTACCATTTGCGCCTGTAGGACCAGTTGCTCCGTTGATACCGTTAGGTCCAGTTGCTCCATCAATACCATTTGCACCTGTAGCACCAGTAAAGCCTGTTGCTCCGTTAGTGCCATTTGCGCCTGTAGCACCTGTTGGTCCTGTAATTGTACTTGCTGCGCCTGTCGGTCCAGTTGGTCCGGTACTAGATATTATACGTTGGCCATTTACTATTACGTTATCTGCAATAACAGTTTGAGCTACAACATTACCACTAGAATATATGTTACCAGATACACCGACTCCGCCATTGACAACTAATGCACCTGTAGTTGTGCTATTAGTAACAGTATTTGCAGCATTAAAATGCGCAACTATTGCTGTAGAATTAGAGCCACCTACAATGATTTTTAACGACGTTCCAGTTATACTGGTACCAATTACAAGGTTGCCACCTTCTCCGGGAAATGCCGGATGTCCTTGAACATATAGATAACCATCGTCTGGATAAAGCGCGGTTGATATACTGTTTTCTTGTGTACCATCCCATCCACTACTGGCAATACCTAGATCTATATAATGTGTAGTATCAGTACCATTATCCGCTGTAACAACTAAATCTGCTGATGCAATATTGCTACTGTTAATGTTTTGGAAATTGTTTTGTACATAATTTGCGATACTAGCTGAACTTTGTATTACAGGATTTACAACAGTGCTATAGCCAACCGATATACCTGCATACAGTGCACCTATACCATTTACATCACCAAAAAATTGACCACTGTTACCGGATATTTGTGTAACATTACCGCTTAGAGTAATATTGCCGTTTACATTAAGATTAGTTAATACAAGTGCATTGCCTGTAACAATTAAATTTGCAAATTCAACTGCATCACTTGTATTAAGAGATTGGTTAAATGGGTTGTTAGTACCTGTTGGACCTGTAACACCTGTATAGCCTGTTGGTCCTGTTACTGTGCTTGCTGCACCAGTTGGTCCCGTTGCTCCATTAGTTCCATTTGCACCTGTAGCACCAGTAGGGCCTGTTACTGTACTATCTGCTCCGCTTGCACCAGTTGGGCCTGTTGCTCCATTAGTGCCATTTGCACCAGTTGGGCCTGTTGCTCCATTAGTGCCATTTGCACCTGTAGCACCAGTAGGGCCTGTTACTGTACTATCTGCTCCGCTTGCACCAGTTGGGCCTGTTGCTCCATTAGTGCCATTTGCACCTGTAGGACCAGTTGATCCGTTAATTCCGTTTGCGCCAGTCGGTCCAGTTGCTCCGTTAGTGCCATTTGCACCTGTAGGACCTGTTGCTCCGTTATTTCCATTTGCACCAGTTGGACCAGTAATTACACTATCTGCACCAGCTGGACCTGTAACACCTGTATATCCAGTTGGGCCTGTTACTGTACTTGCGGCACCTGTTGGGCCAGTTGAACCAGTAATACCATCAGCACCAGCTGGTCCAGTAACGCCTGTATATCCAGTAGGGCCTGTTACTGTGCTTGCTGCACCAGTAGGGCCAATATTACCAGTAGGGCCTGTATAACCAGCATTACCGGTTGGGCCGGTTGGACCTATATCACCAATGGTACCAGTTGGACCTGTAGGACCGCCCAATGGGCCAGTTGGGCCAGTAGTTCCTTGCAATCCTGTATAACCAGTTGGACCTGTGTTACCAATAGGACCCGTTAATCCTATAGGTCCGGTTGAGCCAGTTGCACCTGTATATCCTAATCCAGTAGGCCCAGTATATCCTTGAAATCCTCTAGGCCCAGTTGCACCCTGCAATCCTTGCGGACCAGTAGGACCACCTAACGGCCCTGTAGGACCTATATTACCAGTTGCACCAGTTGCACCAGTTAATCCCTGAGGACCTGTAACTCCTCTTGTACCTTGTGGACCAGTTGGACCACCTAACGGTCCAGTAGGACCTGTAGTACCACGCAACCCTGTAGGACCAGTTGGTCCAGCATCGCCTTGAGGTCCAGTGTTTGCAGCAGTGCCCGGTTCACCTTGCGGACCTGTTACACCATCATTGCCTGCCGGGCCGGTCGGTCCAGTATCGCCTTTAACACCTTGACCGCCTTGCGGACCAGTTGGACCACCTAACGGACCTGTAGGTCCAGTTATACCTCGTAAACCAGTTGGGCCAGTTGGACCAGGATCACCTTGTGCTCCAGTGTTTGCAGCAGTACCGGGTACACCTGTTGGGCCAGTATAGCCAGTTGGTCCTGTTATAAGTTGGTATACCATAAACTATAAGCCTTATATCTGTGTAACTTGTATGCGAACACTGCGATTACCTGTAGTATTACCTATGTTACCACCAAGTGTAACACTGCTAGTGGCAGTTTGATAACAGTAGATTTCAAAATAATCATTATTACTTAACAATATCACTGTGTTAGGAGATTGGAAAGTTGCAACTGCGGTACTGTTAACAGTACTATAACCATATCTGTTGCCAATATCACCGTTTACAGTTAGCCATGTTGAACGTACACCGCCGCCTACAAATTGCCAACCGATCTGCCATGTTATTACTAAAGTAACAGTATCAACACCAGTGTAAGTAAACCTACCTATGTTGGTAACACCGTCATAGTTTAGATTGAAATTATTAATGTATACAGGCGATTGTCCTTGACTAGTATCAGCAGTGTCAAATACCACTACGGTTTCTGTGTTAGTAGCGATAGTTTGAGTTGCGTTATTACGTCTTGCTAATGTGCGTTGAGTAGATAAAATTGTCGGGCCAGTCGGGCCAGTAAAACCAGTTGGACCAGTAACAGTACTTGCTGGACCAGTACGTCCTGTAGCACCTGTTGGACCAAGTTCCCCCATTACACCAGTTGGACCAGTTGGGCCTATATCACCTGATACACCTGCAACACCAGTTGGACCAGTGAAACCTCTTAATCCAGTTGGGCCAGTTGGGCCACCAGGATTACCAGCAGGACCTGTTGCACCTGTTGCACCAGTGTTCGCAGCAGTGCCCGGAGCGCCTGTTGGACCAGTTGGGCCCAAATCTCCTGTAGGACCTGTTGCACCTGTATTTGCTGCTGTGCCAGGGGCACCAGTTGGACCGGTAGGCCCTGCATCACCTATAGGACCTGTGATTACGCTTGCTGCTCCTGTAGGACCTGTAGGACCCCCTAAAGGACCAGTGGGACCAGTTACAGTACTAGCAGCGCCTATGGGACCTGTGTGTCCAGTAGGACCAGTTAAACCTAAATCACCTTGAATACCGGTAGGACCAGTAGCACCTGTTTGTCCTACTCCTAACGGTCCAGTTGGACCTGTTGCACCCCTAATACCAGTAGGTCCACTAGAACCAGCCGGGCCCGTTGGGCCTCCTAACGGTCCAGTTGGACCCGTAGCACCTGTAGCACCTGTATTAGCAGCAGTACCAGGTTCACCAGTTGCGCCTGTAGGACCTTGATCACCTGTAGGTCCTGTAGCACCAGTGTTTGTTGCTGTACCGGCTACACCAGTAGGTCCTGTAGGACCACCTAATGGGCCAGTTGGACCAGTTATTGTACTAGCTGGACCAGTGTGTCCAGTAGGGCCTTGAACTGTGCTTGGTGCACCAGTTGGACCTATTGCACCAGTATATCCAGTAGGTCCTATTGCACCAGTGGTACCAGTTGCACCTCTCAATCCTGTTGGACCAGTAGGACCGCCTGCAGGGCCTTGTGGACCTTCTGCACCAGTAGGACCAGTAGGACCGCCTAATGGGCCAGTTGGACCTGTGGCACCAGTTCTAGATGCTATACCGGGTGCACCAGTGGGGCCAGTTATTATACTAGGAGAACCTGTTGGACCTGTTGGACCTGTAAAACCGCTTGGACCTGTAGCACCAACACCCGGACCAGTTGGTCCAGTAACTATACTAGCAGGACCAGTAGGACCTGGCACTGTAGATGCTGTACCTGTTGGTCCCGTAGGACCGCCTAAACCGCCAGTTGGACCAGTTATACCTACAATTGGCAAACCGCCAGGCGTTACACCGTCGTGAACTCTAACTGCGAGTGTGTTGGGATCTACGGTGAGTTCACCTTGATAGCCAACATAGACGTTGCTATCCACACCATAGTTCTTATTACCTTGTACCCGCATTGATTTATACCATGTTATAGCTTGTATTTATTTTATAAATTTTAGCAGTAAAGTGGTTGACAACGCTGCAACAAATGTTATGTTCAGTATAGTTATTCAACCAAGAGGACTTCTAAAAAATGAAAACTGTCAACTTCGTGATCAATACGGCCGGTGACGGTCATTGGAGCGGCGTTGCGAAAGCTGTCAAAGTAACTGGTCTTGAACTGGTTTGCTACGACGGCAATGATTACGGTGAACTGCGGGTGTACTTTGATACTCGCGGTTGGAACATTCGCGAACATGGTCTAATTTATACAGACAGTGGTTTCCACAAAGCACTAGTTAAAAAGCTGGTTGCAATGGGTCTCAGCAATGAGTTCTACTACAGCGAACAGGGTATGCAGGGCGACGACTATGTGTCGTTTGATGCCGAAAAGGACTTTGTTGAAAAGTGGGCAACTGCTGGTTACGAAATGGCATAACAGGATCATAAAATGACTGAAATTGATAAAGAAGTCCTAGAGGATGTCTTCTCCGGCATCCTAATGCGAGCTCGCGACGAACTTGCACATATGAAAAAAGAAGATCTGGCAAAGTTTTGGTTCTTTGAATACGATAACACACGTTCAGAAGCATACAATCTGTATCTGTTCCATGACATGCTGGACATCTACGGCCGCAAGTGTCGTCAATGGGAAGAAATGCACAATGGCAGTATGTGTGTTGTGGAACGTGTTCGAGACACATATCTTCTGCCTAAGATCAAAGAGTTTCTTGCACTGCACAATGAAAAGGTGCTAGCAAATGCAAGTCAATAACGACGATAAAAAATATCGTCGCGGTCGAACGTACAGCGGAGATTATTACTCTGCTACCGATGATCTTTGGCGTCAATATTGGGCAGCAGTTGAGCAAGACAACTGGGACTTTGCACAAGGTCTCGAAGAATGTCGAAATCCAGATTTTTACTATGATCCTTGAGAGGAATACATATGCTGTTGTCTATTAATTTTGATAAACAAGATTGGGATAACAACTATAATAATTACGTTGTTACAACTGAAAATAAAACGTTATATCTTTCCGGCAAATTTATAAGTGTAATAAAGTATTTAGGAAACTATGGTATTACAGGCACTGTATCTATTTCTAAATACACTGGTGTATTTTACCCAAATAAATGGAAACTTCTTAATTCCTACGGAATTGTTTTTGCTGACTCAACGGAGTAAGACATGGCTAAGTCTAAATGGGCAATGATTAAACCAGGTACTGTGGTTCACGGTACTGGATGGCGCAACGAAGGTAAAACTCACAAATTTACCGATGCTGATACAAAACTTCGCTACAATGTATATGAAGAATATCACAAAGGTGGCTATGTCTGGGCTGTAACCTATAACGGTTATACATGGCGATTTGTAGACGCTAAAACTGCATTTACCGAAGTCAAGATCCCTGCTATGAAAAAAGAATTTGTGACTCTTGCTGTAAAAGGCAGCGAGTGGGAATTTGAACGCGACTGGACATTCAACGGCTGGGTTGACGACGGTACTAAAGAACATACCGTTCCTGCTGGCACTCGTGTTAAAATCATCGATCAAAAAATGCGACTTGCTTGGTACAAACCCCAAGAGAAATGCATTGTAGCTGAAATGGCACCGGGATTGGAGATTTTGTCTACACGTACATATCAAGGCGGCAAGATGATCAGAGGTGCGTTCATTCCGGCTAAGGAAGCCAGCGCATACCTCAAACTGGTCTCAGCTGGCAAAGCCAAGACCTATTGGAAGATTGAAGACAATGACGGCAATGCATTTGTCGACAAGCGATTTGCCAACCTTGGCAATGTCAAAGCTAGCCTGCGTGTTCGCTATGGTCTGGTTAAAGAAGCAGAAGACGCAACTGATGATGACTATATTCCAGAGTGGGTACAGTATGACGAGTATGAAAAGCCCAATCGAGAACGAGGCATTTGGGCAGTGCATTATGACCATGCTACTGATAAAGAGCTTGACAGAGAAGACATGGTGCCATATGTTTTCCTTGCAGCATTGAAAGCGTGAAAAATGGCAGCTATACACATCTTTCTTGACGACGACGAAGTTCGACAGGCAGTACATCAATATTTTACAGCCAATGGTGTCGATGTTGCGCTAGACGATATTCATTTTATTGAAGCATCTAGTGGCGAACAGATCGCAGTTGAAGTAGAAGCAATGAAAGTAACGTTAACTGAATCTTACAAGGGTTTTGAAAATGACTGACCGTTATAATGCACTCACTGTGGTACTCGATCGAGACATTCGTGAAGATGATGCAGAACTGCTTATCAACGCAATTCGCATGCTGCGTGGTGTGCTGACTGTTGATCCGCATGTCAGCAACGTGCAAGATCATGTAGCAGCAGCACGAGTTAAACGTGAACTAACTGAAAAACTCTACACCGTGATGAAAGAATTTGGAAATTAATCATGCCTGTTGATAGAGAAATTCACTTTGGTTACCCTAATGCTGAACGTGCGTTTGAGTTTGCAAAGCGTGTTGGTATTGATATTGTAAATCTTGATAACGATACTGTTGTAGACTACGATGAATTTTTAGCTGTAAATGACAGCGATCGTTATGCTAGCTACGACTTTGACCCTGGCACTCGTTATGACACAGTGTTACGCAATGCATTTATTAGCACACTGAGCGATTTCAACTGGGAAACTGGTAAGATTGTAGAACCAAAATCCTATGCTAAAAGCAATGAGCATGTAGGTGTTAAATCGCCTTGGGGTTCTAGGATTGCACGAGTTTGGTATGTCAAAGCTATATACGATCCAGTTGAATTGGGCGACGAAAAAGCCAACTTCTCTATTGGTGTAAATCTCAGCGGTCGATACTGCCCTGCTATTCTTGATATGGACAACCCGCATGGTGGGCTTGACAATGCAGTAGTACTGAACAAAGAGTTCTTTGACCGTATCGAAGTTTGCAAACGCAATCTCATCGCTGCGATTCCAGAACTACACGATGCTGAGATCTTTATTCGCAACGTGTTCTATTAATCATGCCAACTATGCTCTATGTACCAATTGATGTTGCTGCTAAGCCTATGACAGGACACGCATGGGTCAACTATTGGTGGCTCTGCGACAAGGACAAAGGTCTTATGTGGTGGTACGGTATGACTATGGGTGATGTTAAACCACAATGCAATCCAGATCGTGCTGTTGTAGATAATATGCTCACACGATTGGGTCATGACAATTGTGTTGCAGTATTTGTTCCGGTAGTTTTCGAAGCACATGCTGTTCAAGAACTACGCAGTCTTAGAGATCAAAAACGCATGTTTCATGAATTATCAAAGGATTGGACTACATAATGTCACATACTAATTGCCATTTGGATAGTTTTGGCGAAGTATATCGCTCAGAAGAACGTGCAAAGTTGATTGCCGAAGCGAAATTCTGGAAAGATCAAGCAGAATACCTGCGCAGAGAGCTAGAGAATATTCCCAAAGCGTTGGCGGAATACGGCGAATGGTATATTAAAATTGATAACACCTGCACTCACGTAGTTCTAGATCCTGCACATCACCCACCAAAGGATTCGGCATGAGCAAGTATGACGAACATGTTCTCTATGCTAAACTGCGTGGTTTAGATTTTGAAGGTTATAATATTCCCGACCATACGAGACATAGTCTGGAATATTACTATTACTACAAAATAGGTCCTGGCAATTTCTTAGGTTCGTTGCTAGCAGATGCAGAGTCTGACAAAGATAACGAGTATCTAAACAATGCAGCAGACCAACATAATCGTCCAGCTATACTGGAAATCAAACGGTTTGTGCGAGATCAGTTACCACCTGAATCCTACGGTAGTCATAACAAAGTAAAATTGTGGGAATATTCTCGATTTGAGGATTGACAACTAAGTTGTTGATGCTATGTGTAACGCATAGGCAGCAACAAGGATACCGGTCATGAAGTTCGAAGTCCCGTTTGTTATCACCGAAGAGCCCACTAAAGCTTATTGGAAAAAGCAATATCCGGGCGAAGGTTTTAAGGCCAAACTGGCTTACATGTCTGCTAAAAAGGTCTACATGCGTGTACGTCTTGCAGAAGCACAAAACTGGCGTTGCTGCTGGTGTGGCCAGCACTGTGTACCTGAATCCAACAAACACAACAGCGCAACTATCGAGCATGTTACACCGCGCAGCCAAGGCGGTACTGACACTTGGGAAAACTTTGCAATGAGCTGCAATCGCTGCAATCAGGCACGTGGTGTTCGTCCTGTTGAACGGTTCGTTGACATTGTTCAAAAAGGCAATTTCAAAGAAGGTCCTAGCAAAACTGCACTTCGCGCTGCCAAAGCTGCTGCCAATCGTGCTATGCAGGCAACTGTGCGCAAAGCTGTTGAATCTAATGCTGCAAATCCGTTTGAATTTGGCACAAAAGAACATAAAATGTTTGAACGCTATAAGGTTAGCGACGCTCTTGGTGCTAACCGTATGGCAGCATGATATTGTTGTTAGGAGGTCAGTATGGCATATCGTGTGTATGTAGATGTTGAAACAGAAAAAGATGCAAACCGTGTATTAGAGATGTTTCAAGATGCCTACAGTGCTGTAACCAATGACATTAAAGAGTGGTCTAAAAAAGAAGCATTTGACAAGTATAGCAAAGACAGCATTGACAAAACACTAGCGTTTCTCAATGCTAAAGCTGACGACTATCAACGATTTGTGTTTAATGCACAATGTCAACAACTGGATAACGGTAACTAAAATGCATAAAAAGAACGACCCACTAGATGCAATACTGTTAGTATTGTTTTTAGCTGGTATCAACTTGTGTTTTTACATAGCTGACACTGCATACCATCGTACTGTGTTTACAAAGACAGACAAATCTACAGCGATAGAAACCAATACAGCTGGTTTACAAAACGGCACTGTTGAATTGTGTAAACAATATCGCCGCTGGCAAGCACTACCCGAAATCAAAGGTACTACAACCGGCATGGATGCACTTTGTGAACGTCTAGGATATTAAATTTTTCTTGCATTAACTACAGCTTTTTGCTAATGTTTGATTAATAACAAAAAGGAACAGACTATGCACTATAGAAAGTTTTACGACGACTTCTAAGCTATCTAGCTTAAAAGGAGTCAAAATGAGCAGAACTTACCGTAAACCCAAGTCTCGCTACGAGACTGAAGTTGCATTCGTCAACGACGAACTCAACTGGCTGTATCGTCGTTACCATCGCTACGGCGAACTAACTACACAAATCAAAATTCGCAAGACCGACGCCGAATATCAGCGTGATCTTGCTGCTGCCAATGCACGCTACGAAGCTGACTGCCGTGCAGTTCGTAAACAGTTTTGGTACTGTCACACTAATCCTGGCAGCGTTATGTACGACTGCTATCTTCGTGCGCTGCCTGAAAAATACAAATACTATGTGAGCAAATATCGTTATGAAAATGCTCCCATTGATGTTGATAAAGAAATTGCCGAAGCTAAGCGCAAGTATGCAAAACTTACCCGCGATGGCTATTGGAACGAAACTGGATGCAACACTGCGTACAAAACTCTCAGCAAAGAAACTGTGCGCAATGCTGTTCGTCGACTTGAACGTCGTATTCTTAAAGACGAAGACTGGGATCATCTTCCCTATCCAGATACCTACCTTGGTAAGAAACATATCTGGGATGTATGGTAAGTGTTGATCTTTGTTAATGGCTACAGTACATTGTTTATCTTGGCAAAATGAAAGGACCTATTATGCCGCTTGATTCGTTCGATGTTGAGTACGACTATTTCCGTGAATTTGCAGAAGAACATGATCTCTATGCTGTATTCAGCATGTATGGTGAAGGTATTAAATTTGATCAAGAAGCACCTATTCTGGAAGAACTCGAACCGATGCTTATCTATCGCGGCAAAGGTTTTGAAGTTGCCGTAGATATTGATGGCTATACATGGAAGGATCTCTACATTGCTGCCGACACTGCTATTCGACTAAGTGGTAACTTTGATCGAATCTTTGTAGAAGATTTTGTTCTTCTAGATACTGGCGATATTGAACTGATTACTGGCAGTTAACGGTTGACACTGCATTAGTAGATGCTAGTAGTGCAGTGTAAAATTTAATCACATAAGGTTGACTACTATGACTTTTAATGATCTTAAAGCAGCACCTACAGAGCCCACTGGCAATATCGATCAGTTGATTATTCATATGGCATTTATGGCTAGGGCATCTCGCAAAGAATATGGGTTAACTACCGAACAATGTATGAAACTGTATGATCGATTTGATAAAATCTGCACTGCGTATCCTGAGGTGAGGACTCGAATTCTAGAAATTAACGACAACAACCTAGAACAGTTTTGGGTGACACCGAATGATACTGTACTTAAGTATTTGCACGATGCAGGTATTTTGGCAGACAGTATCGGGGTTTAACTCTAAAATACCTGTTGACAACAGATCTATAGATGTTAAGTGTAAATCACAACACACATTAGGAGACTAACATGACCAAGGCTCGCAAAGTAAATGAAATGGATCGCAAAGAAATCACAGCGAGCCTTGGTGAGGATTACACCAGCTTTGGTCGCAAAGTGTTTATTGAAGTAACCATGGATTGGGATGGTTACACACTTGACGAAATCGTTGCTCGTGTTGAAGAAATCCGCAAGGATTACGGCGACAAGTTCAAAGACATCAAGCTTGACAAAGACTGGGTAAATGACTACGACGGTGAACGTATCGTTTGGAAGTTTGTTGGTAAGCGTATGGAAACCGATGAAGAGTACAACGCTCGCATCGAGGACATCAAACGTCGCGAAGCTGAACAAGCAGAACGTGAACGTGCCGAATACGAACGTCTCAAAGCCAAGTTTGGTTAATCAAAAGTGTGCGCATGCTGACTAAATATCAGCATGCGCATATTTGAATTCGACACACTAGATGAAGCCACTGAAGACAGCGTAGATCTACTACGTATTTCTAAATACGTTGCTGATTGGCTAATTGAAAATAAACCAAAACACGTTGTAACACTAAGCGAAATGCCGGGGGCGTTGCCGCAGTTCTATTCTGGTTATATGATTAACCTGTTGTTCGATCAGCAATTACAATTTGCACTACATAAACCAGAAAAGGGCGTAGTAGGTTGGTATGATCCAAGATACAATCTTGTGTCATTAGATCGCCGGCTTGTTCATTATAGAACCGAGTTGATCAGTGTGCTTACACACGAGATACAACATGCATTAGATGATTACAAAAGTCGAGGCAAAGCACTTCGACGTCAAAGTGATGATGATTCATATAAAACCTATCTAAGACAACCGCAGGAAATCAATGCACGTTTTGCACAGGCATTGCTTGATATCGTCAATGGCGAAATGGAAAGTTTAAAAACCATAGGCCGTGTAGGTACTGCACAGGAATCAAAAGAAGTCATAAGACTTGCATTATCTAATCAAAAACTAGGGCGCGGTTTATTCCAAGAAGGTCCCGAAGGACAGCGTCAATACAATAGATTGTTTAGCCGTGCATATAAATTCTACGATGAATCTAAACATCTAATAGACACTATGAGTACTAGAGAAGAGAAACAAAACTTTGCAGGCAAAGTAAAATCTCTGATAAAAAAATATTTGCTCTAATTGTGATAATAACCTCAGATTTAAATAACTGCGCACTAAATATCTAGCCAGACCTGTATATGAAAGAGAGGTTATTATGGATAACACAACATTGATAAAGGCAGTGCGTCGCAGCCAGCGTTGCCAACGCAATTGGGATCTCTCAAAATCAATCCCCGAAGAAGATCTAGAAGTAATTAAGACTGCTGTAACTGAATGCCCGTCTAAGCAAAACGTTACATTTTATAAACCTATATTTGTAACAAATAGAGACCTTATTAGACAAATTCATGACACTTCTATGTTGGGCGGTGTGGTTAACAAACACACTAGCGAATTCAGCATGAAGACTCAGGCACAATTACTAGCAAATCTATTAGTTGTGTTAGTAGAAGATTTCAATGCCGAAGACCTAGAACACAGTCCCGCAGCGGCTGCATATCACCAGGTGATGAGCGAACGTGTAACAGGTTTGCATCTTGAATATTACGACAATGACAAGCAACAACTTGTTACTATGTTGTCAGAAGATTACAAGCGAGATCGTTCTATTGCAGTTGGTATTGCAGCAGGTTATATGAACCTCACTGCATCACTCATGGGTTACTCAACAGGTTGCTGCCAATGTTTTGACGTAGCAAAAGTTCAAGAATTGCTAGGTGTAAAAGGCAACATACTGCTTATCATGGGGATCGGATTCAAAGACGAAGAACGCAATCGTCGTGAACACCACCTGTATCCGGACGAAATCTTTACGTCAAAAGAAAAACACATAGACGTAGAAGTTATTTCTTAAAAAAAGGGGGTTTATACCCCCTTTATTTTTATAAAACGGTTGACCGTACCTTTGCCTGGTGCTATGTATAACACAACGCAGCAACACAGCACAAGGACTTACGCAATGGCTTACGTTTCTCAAGAGATGAAAGCGCAACTGGCTCCGGCAATCAAAGCTGTTCTCAAAAAATACAACATGAAAGGCACGCTGAGCGTGCATCATCACAGCACGCTGGTACTGAATATCAAAAGCGGTGTGCTTGATTTTGGTCAAGATGCACACAATGGTCATATTGACGTCAACGTGTACTGGCTCGAAGATCACTACACTGGCAAAGCCAAAGACTTTCTCAAAGAAGTCTATGCTGCAATGAAAGGTCCGGATTTCTTCGACCACAGCGATGCACAAACTGATTACTTCCACCGTTCGCACTACATTGACATCAACGTTGGTCGTTGGGACAAACCCTATGTGATGGAGGCATGATGGGACTGTTTGCTACACTTAAATGGCTGTGGGATCCGCGAGATGATGCACAAAAAGCCTACGACGCCTGGGACGAAACTACTCCTTTGCAACGTCATACTCAGCATCTGGTGATCTATATCAAAGATGTTAGACCGCCGTTTGAACGCACCATTACATTTGAAGATTACAACATTGGCGGGCTTGGTAATATTCGTGTAGATGCTGAAGATAAAGTAAACGAATGGCTGGCAAAATGCGGTACTAAAGGTATCAAAATTGACAGCGTTTGGTACGCACCAGAACAGATTCTTCGCATTGAATTGGGTAAACTTGAAACAACTGATATTGTCTAATGAACTGTGTTATTAGCGGATATGGATATGTAGGTAAAGCAACTGAACTAGTCGCTTTGCAAAATCACATCTCAGTATACATAAATGATCCAAAATTGCCAGAGTCTATTGTAGACTGGAAAAGTGCAAAGTATCATTTTGTCTGTGTACCAACGCCGCTGAATTCCGAGCATACACACGATACATCTGCTGTAATCAACGCATTAGATCTTGCTGCACAACAGGGTTTTTTAGGTGTTACGGTGATACGCAGTACGATGTCGCCTGTTGATTGCGACAGTTTAAAACTCGACAACACTGCTATTGTATGGCCAGAGTTTCTACGTAAAGCCACTTGGACTACTGATGCAGTAACTCCATTGATGTCAATTGTAGGCGGTGACAATGTTGCAGAGTTTATGCAAGATTTTGCAACAATACCAATAACACATATTGGCAGTGCAAAAGATGCAGCTATGGCAAAACTGGCTGTCAATTCTTATCTTGCTGTTAGAACTGTAATTGTAAACGACATTAGAAAAACCTGCGATGCATTGAATCTTAATTGGCGCGGCGTTAAACAAGTATTAGACATGGATCCTAGACTTGGCAAAGGCTATTGGGATCAGCCAGGACCGGATGGTAGATATGGATTCGGCGGTGGTTGTTTACCAAAAGACACTGCGGCAATGTCTACACTAATGACCGATATGCAAATTGCAGAATCCTATGCAGCATGGGCAGTTGAACGTAATAAAACACTGCGAGACGATGTATGACTAAAAAGACTCCGACATTGACTGTTAGCAGAGCCGGTGTAAAGCGTTGGAAAGTCAACGGTAAATTGCATCGAGTTGACGGACCTGCACTGGAATATCCAGATGGGTCTTATGTGTGGTATCAAAATAATACTATCCATAGACTCGACGGCCCTGCGATTTATACCAAAACTACAGGTATACTTGAATGGCGTTATTGGAATCATCTGCATCGACTTCTCGGTCCGGCAGTTGAGCATGATGACGGCAGCGTAGAATGGTGGCTAGACGGTAAAAAGTTACGATTCGAAGAGTATATCAAACGTGTGCCAATGATCTATCAAGAACAGCGACTGGCTATGATTTTGCAATATGGTTAACTATGCAGGAAATTGTTAAACTACGCAGTGGATTAACACTGTATTACCATGTAACTGGTACACACAAGCCAGATAAGGTATTACACAGAACTGACGGTCCTGCTGTTTGCAGAGACTATAGCCCACACGAACGATGGTACTACTACGGCCAGATACATAGAACCGATGGTCCGGCTGTTACCAGAGAAGATGGTACAGTTTCGTGGTACTTGCATGACAAGCCTTATCCATTTGAGGAATGGGCTAAACTAGTAGATCTCTCACAGGAAAAATTCTTAGAATTACTGTTAAAATACGGTTGACCACCTTTTACCGCTCTGCTATACAACTGACATAACGTAACACAACGTAGGAAATACAAAATGTCCGACACTGAACAGTCTAAGCGCGACAAGATGCTGCAACGTGTACTGAACCTTCGTGCAAAAGCTGAAAACGATGGTTCCAGCGAAGCTGAAATGCAAGCTGCGTTTGCGGTTGCTGCAAAGCTGATGGATGCTTACAACATCGAAGAAGCTGAACTGGCGCTGGCCGAAACTGAAGGTCGTATTACGCTGGATATCGTTCACAAAAAGTCGGATACCAGTGCGTTGGTTGGCAACAAGCATCGCCACAAAGTTGTTATGGCGCTGGGTGGTATTTGTGCGTTTACTCAGACCAAGAGCGTGTATGATACCTACAGTGGCAACATCACGTTCACGGGACATCGCCCGGACACTGAACTTGCAAACTATCTGATTGCTGTGATCAAAGAAGCAATGGAACGCGAATACGAAAACTATCGTCGCAGCAATGTCAGCGTTGGCGGCGGCGCTAAGGCCAGCTTCCAAATGTCGATGGTGAACCGTATCAGCAACCGGCTGTACCGCATGGCACAGGATGCCGAGCTTGAGCGTCAAGCCAACAAGCGCAAAGCTGAGCAACTGCAAATCGAAAACGCTGCTACCTCCAGCAGCACTGCGATGGTTGTTTGCGAAATTGCTGAACAAAAGCGCAAAGAAGTTGATGAAGCGTATCGTACCAAGTACACTCGACTGCGCAGGGGTGCTAGCTTCAGCTACGGTTCAAACCATACTGCGCACAGTGCAGGTGCAGCCGCAGGCGAACGTGTTAACCTTGGGCGTGCGATTGGCGCTGGTTCTAAGCGTATGATTGCCTAAATAAAAAGTGTCAAGCATTGGTCACAGTGCTTGACACTGACAGTTGTAGGCAGTAATTACGTAATACGTTAACACAGCGCAAAGCGAGAATGTTATGCTGCATACTTTGAATTTGGATGGTTGGGAGCACACTGCATGGTGTGTTCCCAGTGCTGTTGCAATGCTCACTGGTGCACCTGTTGGTCACATGCATGTGCGAGCAGCGTTTATGCAAAACAAGCCGCTCAAAGATGTCGAAGGTGTGCATCTTGAAGAAGCGGTGTTGCTGCTTCGTGAACAGGGGTACAAGGCAACACCCATTGATCTTGCTGCTAAATATCCCACGCCTCCCACGATTGAACAGTTCTTTAAAGGTCGTACACCCTTTGAATATTGCATGCCTATCATGTTTGCAACTAACGATCATATGATGACATGCCATATGGGATTTGCGGGGGACAATTGGACCAAGCGACCGGTTCCGGTTGCAGAGTTTCCCAAGCTGCGTCGTAAAGTTGTTGCAGCTTGGATTGTTAGCGAAAAATAATCAAACAGCGAAAGGACTATGGAAATGGCAACTCTTGGTAAATTTGCTACAATTACCGCAGAAGATCGTCTCTACGATACTGAAGATGATCTCTATGACGACGAGTATTACGCAGGCTTTGGCTACGGCAACACTGCCCGCGAACTGTGGCGTCAGGAATGGGAACTCGAAGATCACTATCGCGATCTCGAGGAAGATCACAATGCACAACCTCAAGCACAACGGTAAACACAATGGATGATTACAATCCACAGTTTGACAAATATCCTGTAAAAGCAGAGCCAGAACGCAAAATCCCTCTTGTGTTCTGGCTACTACTGGCTGTAGTAATTGACACAGTTGCTATTGTAGCACTGATCATTTGGAGTCTATCGTGAAGATCAAGCAGCTTGAATGGATTAAGCGAGACATGTGGATTGCTGATACTCCTGCATCACATCGCGGGTATATCACCATTAGCTACGAAGAAGGCAAGTATTGGCCCAATTGGGCTTGCTCATTGCCTGGCTCGGACGACCTTGCTACTGTAATGGCACAGGGACAAGAGTTTCACAATCAGTTTATCCAAAAGTTTTTGGAAGAGTGAGACGCTACTATGGAAAACGAAATGCTCGATTGCTGCAAAGTCGATAGCAATATTGTTGTCGTTACTGTGCCGCGTGTGGTTACTACGCAGGAAATTGAAGATCGAGAATATGATGATGTTAGAGATGACGATTTTCATTTTTATTATCATCTGAGTTTTTCATACTGCAAATGTTGTGGGCTTATTGTTAAGCCCATGACTGCAACTCCCTACTGAGAGGACATCATGCAAGCAATTAGCACTATTGTAAACACTGTCAAAACTGGCGAACACTATGTACCGCGTGGTTATGAGACTATGGGCGGTATGTGGACCATTGACATGTGGCGTAAAGGCGACGTGGTTGTGCGTTTACTTGATGAAGGATACACAACGATTATTACAGCGCCTGGACTGCGTGTTGTGGACAGCGGCCACGGTACAGTGTTTGAACAGGGCACCGAAGAAGATCTAATCAAACTAGCGGAGTCTATCAATGTCTAATACTAAAGTTGTTATTGTTCGCGAAACTCTACGCGAAAGTATACTTACAGACACCTACAGCTTGCTAATGGTGTTTGCTATGGTGTTGCCTGGCTATTTGCTTGGTATTGAACCCTTGCAATGGATCGGTGCTGTGTTGTTTATGATATGGTTGCTTAGTGCAGGAAACGGCAAATATACGAAACGTCGTACTATTGCAGAAGCACGGGCATATCTCGATGAACTAGAGCAAACAGAACGCAATGGCAATCAATAGCGAGACTAGAGCATTACTTGAACTTGTTTATCGCTCTAAAGAAATAGTCAATGGGTGGAAACGAGTAGGTGCACCTCTGTTTTCACATGTGCAAAATCGTGCAATAGACGCAGGTGACTTAGTTGAATTTGCAATCAACAAAGATCGAGTTGGATTTGTACGCCTAACAGAAAAAGGCAAAAAATCAATCAAGAAACGTTGACACTGTTAACAGATTCTGCTATTTGCATAGTTGTAAACAAGGAGCGACACTATGTATTACTTAGACTTGACTGGGTTCGACCTGTACCGTGAAAAGCCGCAAGGCACTGACTATGAAAGCTTCAACTGCACCGACGACAGCGTTGAAGAAGGTTGGGTGGTGTTTGCTATCTATACTACCTATGACAGCTTTAATCGCGACGATACACCTTGCTATCAAGCAATCGACTTCTATGGTGATCGTGAAGCTGCTATGACTGCTGCTAAAACGCTGTATGATTGCGAACGTGATTGGAATATCTCGCGCTTGCCCGAAAGTGAACAGCCTGTGGCATATCATGCTAACGGTACTCCGATCAAATACAAATCGTTCAGCGGTTGGGGCAGCAGCTTGCAAGAAATCGTTGTGAAACGTTGCAAGCTGAAAGACTGCCACGACGTTTATCGATTCCATTAACCGGTTGACACTGTTTATGTGACATGCTAAACACAACGCAGCAACACAGCAAAGGAACACGCTATGACTTACGATATCTATGCAATGTTTCGTGAAGGTGCCTATCGCGTTGTGGAAAGCAACTGTGCCGAACATGGCATGGACACGGCCGAGCGTGTCTGCAAAGAACTTGGGCAATGGCCGATGGCCATTGCCACACTGACCCGGGGTGAACACACTCTGAACTGTGCAATCTTTGAGTTGGCAGATTTGAAGAAACGCGGTTGACACTGCGTTAGATTCTGCTATTGTTGTAATGCAAACACAGGAGATGGCGATGACAAAAGAACACAAAATTCAAAAGGGCGAACTGCTTGGTAAGATGCTTGTGCTGGCTACGAATCGTCATGCTGGTCAGTTTGATCGTGGTAAGAATCCCTACATCCTGCATCCGCTCAAAGTGATGCACTATCTCAAAACTGATGATGAAGAACTTCAGTGCATTGCTCTTGCACATGATCTTGTAGAAGACACTGATACTACGTTTTCTGAACTCAAAGAAATGGGGTTCACAGATCGTATCATCGAAGGTATCCGTTCGCTGACTAAGATGCCCGGCGAAAGCTATGACGACTACAAGGTTCGGGTTGCATGCAATCCAGATGCTGTGAAAGTTAAGATGGCTGATCTTCGTCACAACACTGATGTGCGTCGCCTCAAGGGTGTCACACAGAAAGACTTGGATCGTATGGAAAAATACCATCGGTTCTATATCGAACTTATGATGATCAACAACGAAACTGCATGAGGTGATAAAATGCAATACAAGAAGTATAAATTCGGCGTTCAACCCTATCTTCCTCCGGGGCAGAATGCACACTACACCACTGCTGATTATTACGAGACTATTGTCGAAGCTCGTGACAATCAACAAGCTCGCAATCAAGTTGAATCTCGGCACAAGCAATACGGTGCAGAAATTCGCTACTTCGGCGAAGTGTGATGAGCAATAAACGTGTTTCACTGACTGTAGCAGCGTCCGGTGCAGTATATGTCAATGACACTCGTATTACTGACCGTAGTACTAAACCTTGGGGTGGTAGTGCTACGGTCTACTACGAAGACAAAGTACAGCAAGACGATGTTGCAGATGTGTTAGTTAAAAACGGATACAAACGTTTGCTGCGCAAAATCGACACCGAACCCTATATGTCACAAGCCAAGGCCGCATTGGAAAAAACTCAATGAATCCAAAGTTCAAAGAACTAGCTAAAGCTGCTGGCTTGAAACAAACTAAATGGGCAGATGTTGAAACAGGTGTTGAACCTGTACGTATTTGGCAAGAGTCGCTTAACAATCCAGGTTCGCTTGAAAAGTTTGCTGAGTCAATTGTTGACGAATGTATTCGATATTTCAATGAAGACTATCAAAGAGACTTCGACGCATTATGGCGCGAAGATCTATCTGCTAAACTAGTTGAACATTTTGGAGTCAAAAAATGACTAATCGTATCGAAGCTATTGCTGAAAAATGCCGCGCCGAAAATTGGGAACGTGCAGATCTTGATTATGTGCAGTTTGCAAAAATGATCATCAAAGAGTGTGCAGACGTTGCCGACGACAACTATGACAAGGGTTTTTGTCCAGTTGGCGGTTTTATTCTAAATCATTTTGATTTCCAACAGTAAGAACAATTATGAACGACGATTGGGAAGAAGATTTAGAGCAAGAAGATCCGCATCGTTTTCTGCTGTTCTGGGACTGCTACGGCCTCGAAACTGTAGTAGATATGGACGGGTATGATCGTAAGCGTATTGAAGCAACACTGAAAGGTGAAGTGTATAAAGACGTTGACGTTGGTGAACTGATTCCAATGTTGCAGTTGCGTGCAAGATATAATCCGCAGCGCAATTACGAAATGTATGCTATCACTATGCCCGACGGCGTTACCGAAGAGCATGTAAAAGAAATGTTTGACGTTAATCCACAAGGCATGGCCACTTTGATTCGCAAACGTGGTGTGTGTCTCTATGGAAAAAATGCAGAAACTCAAAACCGCCAACGAGTAATCGTTTAATAAAAAGGAAAATAAAATGGCAGGTATTTCAGTAAGTAGCCCATACACTATTAGTTCATGGTTTGTCACATACAGTTCAGACTTCGATGGTAGAAAAAGTCAATGGTTTGACGAAATGGATCAAATTGAATTGATTAATTTGATTTTCGACATCATCGACGATGACAATACTATTGTAATCAGCGACGACTATTACAATGACTATGTAGAAGATGCAGATTACCTACTTGCTAAATCTATGCTAGAAAACATCGGTATTCGATGTAGTGCGGGTTGACAGCACTAGATGTGATGCTATTGTAGCTGTAACAAACACTGCAATAGAAGGTCTGCATCATGATTAATACACTTGACGCCGTTGCTGTTATTGTTGCAGCATGGGACGAATATCGAGCTCAAGGCTGGACTAAAAATCGTGCCAATCGAGAAATTGTGCAGGAGATCTATACCTATAATAGCAAGGTTGACAATGACTATGATGTTGAATATCGCTGGGTACCGGGGTTGCATGTTACTGTAATGTGCAACCTTGGCTTTTCTCATTGGCACAATGATGCTCATACAGTCAATGTTGAATTGTCTATCAACGATGACCATAAAACTCGTGCTGTTGAGATGCGCGAGCTCGTTATGCAGACTTCTATGTTCGAAATCATGCAGGGCAAAGTCAATCCGTTTATGCGCGAACTCAGTGTGATTCTTAACAAAGACACTGTCACTAGTCGAGACATGAAACGTCTTTGCTATGTAGTCAATTTGGCAGAAAACATTGAAAAAAATCAAAAAACACAAGATGTGTTCTTTGGTGCAAAGAATGAGTATCTTGCACCTGTCGGCGATGTTGTCAAAGTCAATGCCAAAGTACTCAGTGCGCGATACAGTCAACAGTTTGGCGTGTATTCACATACCTGTATTACAGATGAAAACTATGTGGTAAGTTTCTTTAACAAAACCAAACACAATGACGGTGATGTACTCACTGTCAGCGGACGAGTTAAAGATCATCGTCGTCATTATAACAATGAAGATGTTGCAGAAACTCGCCTGAATTACACAAAAATTATCAATATTATCAAGGGGTAAAAATGGATAAACCTAAACTCATAGTCACAGATTGCGACGGAGTACTTTGCAATTGGGAATGGGCTTTTGCACTATGGATGGAAGAACACGGACATATCATAGTGCCAGAACACATCAAAGCCTACGAAATGGATCTCAGGTACGGTATCAGTAAAAAAGAAAGTATGCAGCTTATCAGACTGTTCAACGAAAGTGCTGCAATTGGGTTCTTGCCAGCACTGCGTGATGCTGCTTATTACGTTAAACTGCTACATGAAAAACATGGATATGTGTTTGATGTTGTAACCAGTCTCAGCACAAACACCTATGCGCAACAACTGCGTAAGAAGAATCTTTTCAAACTGTTTGGCGAAACTGCATTTCGTAACTTTGTGTTTTTGCCTACCAACGCTGGCAAGCATGAAGCACTGCAACCATACAAGGATACAGGTGTGTGGTGGATCGAAGATAAGATTGAAAATGCTGTGTGCGGTTCAGATCTAGGAATGCGTAGCTTGCTGGTAGCACACGGACACAATTTTAGTTTTGAACACCCAGAAATACAAATGGTTAAAGACTGGGAAGAAATTTACGATATTGTGCTTAGCGCAGAATAAAAACAAAAACAGCGTCTTTCGACGCTGTTTTTTATTAGACTCCGTATTTTTTCATTAGCGACTCTAAATCATCGTCGTCGCTAGGTGCAGCTAATGCAGGTGTTGATTTAGGTCCTGCTATTTCGTTACCTGCCGCACCTTCTGGCCATGCATATATGTAACCACCTGCAAAGTCACGCACAACAAGGAACTGCACACCCTGTGTAGAGAATCGAATAGTCTGTGCTTGATATCCTGGCATCATCTGACCAAAGTCAAGTGTACCTTTGTCAATTTCTTTTGCATTGTGCTTGAGCCAAGCTGATACACCGTTGAGTTCTCGCTCACTGTTTGGACCCTGTCCGCCTAGATTAGCAATAACACTGATTTCTTCAATTGGTGTATCTGTATAGTTCTTAAATGTTTCACGACCCATTGCACGAATTGCGCGGCTCATGTAACCAGGTAGATTCTTAACCTGATGGAATTTTGGATCCACTGCATTAGGATCAGTTGTAGCAATTGCACGACTGATAACAGCAGGTACATCGCTTGGAGTTGGTGGCTTTGGTTCTTCGCCATCGGTTTTATCAAGTTCCGGTTCGCGGTCTACCAGTTCGTCTGGCACATTCATCCTGCTCAGCATGTCTCGCATGTCGTCTGTAGCACTGACGCCACGCATTGCACGGGCAGTATCCGCAGCAGATGCAGCCTTTAATTTTGGTGCATCAGCTTTTGGAGTTTCTGATGATTTTTCACCCGGTTTGTCAACTTTGGCAATTGGTTGATCTTTTTGCGGCTCAAACATCTTCTTGAGATCGTCTGTGTCCGTTGCAGTTGCAGTTTTAGTCTTTTTATCTTCGTCGGCTTCTTTAAGATAAGTCTTAAGCGACGGTATTGCTCTCAATGGAAAATTAGCCATAAAGTAACCTCAAGTAATGCGTGAGATATTTATGCCGTGTAAGCATCAAACTTACACGGCATAATTTCGCACATTTTAAGGAGCAGTTAATGTGCGTCTAGTATAGACTTTATGTCTGGCGGTGTCCAGCCTGCAGGTTTCAACACTTTGCCATCTTCTCTACGTATAACTTTACCGTCTACCAGTTTAGCCATATTGCTGCGATGCACTTCTGCAAACACTTTATCAAGCGGTATACCGTAGGCAACTGCTGTACCGCAGGCAATGTAGATCAAGTCTGCAAGTGCATCTGCAATTTCAACGATATCATCTTCAGCTTCTGCTGTGATATATTCGTTAAATTCTTCTTCCAACAGTTTTCTACGCAGATCTCTTGTAGCAGGATCTGGTAATACCGGAGTAGAGTTAATCATAAGATCAAACGCCTCATGAAACTCAGTAACTGCGTGATGTGGATGCTGCATTAGCGCACCTTTGCTGGGAAGATGAAACGATAGTTACCAAGCCCAGTGTTAAGAGTGATTTGAATCACACCCTTATTACTAAAGGCCATTTCACAATCGGCATTGTCTGCAAGCTTAAGCACAGTCATAATGTGTTGAATCTTCCACTTGTGCTGTGCTTCAAACTTTTCACTTAGTCCAGTAGCAAATACAACCCCACCACGTTGATTTGCAGTATCTTCTTCACCGATGAAGAACTTGAGTTCACCATTTTGAATCTTAGGAATAAAATACTGTTCATACGCACCAAGACCGCTGCTAGCCCATGCAAACTGCTGTACGTGAGCCTTGCTTGGCTTAATTACAACATCCCATTGTGGCTGCATGAACTTTGGCTGATCTGGAATCAGTTGCTTGCTCATAAAACGATAGTTGATGTAGCTCTTACTTTTGTTAACATAGGTAAGTTCAACTGCAATCTTTTCACCGTTTTTGGTATCATATACCACTTCTAGTTTACTGTCTTTGCTGTTGAATTCGCTGTCGTTTGCAATGTGACTCAGCAAGCTGAGATTGCTAAGTCCGAACTCGCCCTCAACACCTTCTAGTGCATCAGCAAAAGAACCTTTGAACACTACTTCTTTGTCTTTTTCCAGTGCTTCGATAGCAACACCTTTTTTGTCAGCAGTGATTTTGATCTTATCAAAAAATCCCGTGCTGACTACGTTTTTAGTTAAATCTTGAATATAGTCCTTCATCTGTATGCTCCTATTTTATTGCCTTTGGCATGCTGTGCCTGTTCTTCTGTCATTAGTTTAACGTTTTGTTCGATTGCTGCGTCATTCCATCCGCAAAGCTCTTTCATAATAAAACGCTTGCTTAGCCAACTTGGTGCAATCTGAAATGCTTCAAACAGTGTTTTGAGATCTTGCGGTGAATATGCAAGTCCTTCGCTGTCGTCTTCTGTAGTTTTTGTCATAGTATCCTCATATAAAAGTATTGTCTAACTGTGGCCATTTGTCAATGTGTTAAAAACTAAACAGATCATCAAAGCTGGTATTGGCCTTGTTGTCATTTACGTTCCACTTTAACACACCAAGCAGGTTATCAAGCTTCTTATCAATCAGTGCTTCTTCCATTGCATCATGATCAAACGGTAAATCTTTAAACCATTGTGGTAGTTTAAGTTCATCTGTTGGATATGCCACACTGGTCATACCACTGGGATTTGGTTTTAGTTTACATACAATAACCTTCTGTCCATCTTGAATTGGCATACTGTAGTTGTCATTGTAGATTCGCTTGAGTTTGTTCCAGTTAAGACTTGCAAGCACATGCCCTGGTACCATTGCACGCTTGCTGTCACTACCAACTTTGTTGAAGTTGACCTTTTCCATAATCTCTTGATTGCGAGCGTGGTGTGTGATGTTGTTTGCACGCTTAGGTGAACCTTTTTCCCAACCCGGCCAGCTACGGAATTCTTTGCGGAAGTCCATAATCTGTTGCAGCACAGATTCTTTCTTAACACCTGTAAGCACAGATATCAGTATGCTTTGCAAAAAGTCTTGCACAGTTTTTGGAGTATCACTGCGTTTAAGATCAAGACCCATTGCTTTGATCTCGCCGGGTTTACCATTCTGATCTTTACGCTTGCCTTCTTTGTCATAGATTAAAACAGCATAGCGTTTCTTGGTAATAAACAGACCTTTTGCTGCACAGAGTTCTCGTGCTGCGCGAATGATCTTACCGTTTTCATCTGGGCACCCAAATGCTCTATACATAAACTCTGGGAAACTAGCGTTGGTAATGTCTGCAATTTTATCATAGAGATCAATTACATTGTCTTTACTCCAGTCATAGTCCGCAAACTCTGGATTATCACGCATAGTTGTAAACGCTGTAAAGTATGCAGAGTCAGTGTCACCATAGATAATTGCTTTACCAACGTGATTGTATTCACCAGTGATAATTTCATTAATCTTACTGCTCATGTGTTTAACAACACAGCGACCGCTAAGTGTAGTACTCTGTGCAACTCTTGGATCATACCAGCGACTGCCTGGGTTACCGATAGCGCCATACAAACTGTTAAGCAAAATCTTCTTGATCAATTGGCGTTGATCATAAAACTCAGCTTTCTTTTTGCACTCTGATTTTTGATCAGGATCTGTAGCTTCATCTGCAAGCTTTGCCCACTTTTTATATTCAGCCTGTAGTTCTTTACGTTCTCTGTACCAGCGAGACAACACGCCCGGAATAAGTCCAGGTTTGCTATAGTCAAATATAGTACCGTTTGCGCTGAGTGTTAGTTTCTTACCGCTGTTCCAAACTAGATTATAGACTTCTTTAGCAGTTACCTGCGCACTAGTACCATCTTCGAAATCAACCGTGATAACCTTAGCAGACTGTTCCATTACTTCTTGATATTCCAGTGTACCGAATACACCGTTCCATGCGTCTGCAAAAGTTTTCTTTTCGTTTTTGACTTTGTTAAGTACAAATGCATCAGTAACGTCTGGACGTATATGTCCAAGAATAGTTTCTGGACTCATGTTTAGCGCACGAATCACTGACGGATACAGACTGTTGATGTCAACACCGCCGATCCAATCGTGCATACCAGGTTTTGGATCAGCAACATATGCACCAACCACAGAGCCGCCCATCTCAGTTTCTTCTGCCCAACGCTCTTCACGTTCAGCTTCAGTTTCTCGAACTCTACTAGGTACAATTAACTCTAAGTCTCTAGCAGCATTGACAATAGCTTGGTCAATAAGTGCCACAGCGCCCATTGTAGTTTGCAGCAACACACAGTTGGTATGTGCAAGATTGTTAGACAGTTCAATGAACTTTAGCTTTGCATCAATTTTAGCTAGCAGTAAAACGTCTTGTCTGTTGTATTCAATGAACTTTTTAAAGTCATTGTTGTAGAGCTGATCAAGAGTGCCTTCATACTGTGTTTTACGTTCACCTACTTCATATTCACCAATTGCATCAAGTCTATAGCTGTGCATTTCGTGATAGGTGTGTTTGCGATAAAGTTGTAGATAGTCTAAGTGTACACGACCTACTAGATCATAGGTGATAGTTTGACGACCATAACTTTCATATTCACGCTTCTTTGGATACTTGCCCCAAAGACACATTCTCGCAGTTTCACTTTTGCCTAATACCTGCACTACACGGTTATAGATATAGGGAATATCAAAGCCTTCTGAGTTCCAACCACTTAGAATGTCGCAGTCTTCGATCAGTGTGAGAAATATGTCTAGCAGTTCTTTTTCTGTGTTGCATAGCATAGTGTCCGGAAAACTATCACACACTGTCTTTGCAGCTTCTGTACTCATAGTTTTCGGTTTGATAGCCAGCGTAAAACAACGGTCCATCCAGTTTAGCCAGATTGAAATTGCTGTGATTGGTGCAAATGCATCATCTGGACTAGAAAATCCACGTTCTGGATCAAAGTCTACTTCAATGTCGAACAGTCCAACATGTAGGTCTGGACTTGGCGCATCTCTGTAGTTGTCGTATAAACAGCGAAAGATTGGATTAATATCGCTTTCGTGCTGTTTGGCTTTTGGTATTACACCAAGTTCTCTTTGGAAATCTTTGCTTTTATTTGTTTGAAAGCGTGTTAATTTAACACCGTGTATACTGGTCCATTGTCCTCGATCACTTGGCCAATACACTACATATTTTGTCGGGTGTTCTGTTAGTATTCTACGCCCGTCTGGCGCACGTTCTGCAACAAAAATAGTATTCTTTTCTTTGTCAATGATTGCATCAACGTAACTCATTTACTCTCCTTTACCGCTTGTGGCCGGCTAACCTTACTTAAATTTAATTGTACCAAGCAAATACTCGTTAAACAATGGCAATGCTGAAATAAAATAAGCGAGCAAAGTTACTTGCTCGCTTGGTAATAGATATAATCTACAGTTACTTTTTCTTAGCAATATCTAGCAGTTCTTCAATTTCGTCAAAAATTTCTCGACCTTCTGCAAGTTCGTCGCGATTTTCTGCCATCTTATATGCTACACGAATTGCCTTAGTAAGAACTGCTTTTTTAATTTCAAGTTCTGTTGCAATTGCATCGACCGTTTCTTTAAGACCATCTTTGAGAGTTTCGATGTCTCGAGTTACAGACACACCCTGGTCAATTAGTTCTTTGATCTTTAGTCGATCTGCTTCGCTCAAGCTTCCAATACTCATAGTATGCTCCTTTTACACATTTGCGATACTATAGTGTAATCGGTGGTCAACTGTGTGTCAATAACTACAGAAGCCGTAAATTTGAACTAGATTATTGCGTGGTACCCAGGTACTGGTATTGGTACTAGTAAAATAAGTGTATTCAGTCAGTGTACTGTAACTGCCGACTATCCAATGATCTTGGAACCAGCAAACACTTTGGAAAAAATAACCTTCATATTCGTAACTAGTCCAACCAACTCTGTCTGTACTGTAACGAATGTCACCGCTGCTAACCACAACTATGTGTCCGGCAGGGTTAATAGCAATGTTACGATAATTTGGTGTAGAACGTGCGGTTGTAAAGAAATTGCTAGAATCCCAAGTTGGGTTACCAAGGTCGTTGGTATTGAGTATCACACCTCGGCCACTAAAGTATAGTGTACCTTGATATTCTGCAACATCATATAAAGGTCTATTAGCAAACACCTCAGGTATACTTACACGCTGCCATGTGTTGTTGTCAGGGACTGATCCACCGCCTATCCATGTAACGTCATTAGTGTACCAGATATCCGGTTGGCCATTTGCTGAACCCACTGCAATCCATACATTAGTTGGTATACCGTTAACCAGTATACCTGTAAAATATTTCACATTGAAAAAGTAACTGTTGTTGTCAGGGTGTGTAAATGCCTGATCCCAGGTATAGGGACTGCCAGACTCGTTGATTAATATTTGTGCAATCTGTGTATTGTCTTCATATTCATTTGGCAATACATTGCCGTTGTTGTATTTTCTACTGCCTGCCACACAGAATATAGGTCTAGCACCACTGCCGTTTATGCTCCAACTGATACCCTGTGCAGTAAAGTCAGCATCTAACAGTCGTGCAGCGGTCCAGGTTGAAAGATCGTAGCTAGTAGATGCAAACCCGTTGTCGCTTATTGCAACCCAGACATTGCTGCTGCCGTTTACTGCAATACCCTGCGCACGCATTCTCGGTGGGAACGGCTGTGTAATTTCACTCTGACTGCTCCACAAATAACCGTCTGTGCTTACAGTTACACCACCTACACCAATGATTCTGTCGTAACGTTGTCCTGCGCCTATAACTGTTGCCATTTACTTTATACCTATCTTCATCCAACGTTGGTATTTGTCGCCCGGATCAGCTAGCTTTATGCTGCCTAAAAACTGTACATCTCTCAGTGGATATTGTGCATCAAACTCATCTAGCGAGTTGCAAGTATTGAGTTTGTTTTTGGGTTCGTTGTTTCTACCCTGTATAGCAACCACAGTGCCAGTTGGTATATGATCCAACCAACCAGAGTTTTTCATATTATTAGTACTGGTATTGATTACTAAACTTGGCTGTGCTGCAACATATTTTATGTTGTTGGCATCTTTGCAGAGGCCTATGATTTTTTTATTAGGTGACAGTTTTTTAAGAACTGTTTGACTTGCTGCTAATGGTTCTGGGTCAATATCTACATTAACCAATACTTTAAACGGTACGTAGGTAAGCAACATGAATATACCCATATTGCCATACCAACTGCCTAAACTGTATACAGCGTTGAATTTTTTGATGTTCAATTCTTCCATAAGACGTTTTAACTCTAGACACATCCAGAGTTTGCTGTAGCTTAGACTTTTGGCAAAACTGCCATCTGCTGTAAGAGGCGCTGATTCGTTAAACATACTATATTTAACGGTATCGTTCAGTGTAGGACTTGTCTAGACTTTTGAATATGATATCAATCTCTGGCCAACCTAGTCCAGCTTTACGAACATTGTCCATTATTCGATAACCACGATCGAGCGAAATGTTTTTGACAAGCTGTAGCATTTCACGAATGATTTCTGGTTTCATTTCTTCAAATCGTTCACGAACACGCTTGTCGAACTCATCTATGTTGACACCGTACACACCCATATAATGTGCAGCACCTATATAATCACCGTTGCGCAGAGATTCATCAACTGCTTTGATACGTGCAGGGTGCAGTTCTTCATCAAGTTGTTTAGCACCTAGTGATCGTTCCATAGCAGCTAGTTCTGGCCAATCTGTTGCCTGCTTTAATTCTGCTACTATTTTTGCTGCGCGGCCTACGTTTTGTTCTTTAAACAGTGTCAGTAACTCACGCATGATAGGTGTTTTGAATTGATCTAAGCTAGATATTTGTAATTCAGGCCAATCGAACCCAAGACGTCGCAGTTTTTTATAGTAGTCTCCCATTTCTACCAAACCGTATCGCACAGAATCATGTCTAAAATTAAACAGTGATCTGTTTAATATTGTTGATTTCATAGACTGTAAACGGTTCGCTAGTTCTTCGTTGAGATCATCTATAGTGAGTTTGTGCCTACTCATGTCGTTTAACACATTGAATACAGTATTTGTACCCCATTTGTCTTGCGATTGACTTAACCAGCCGCTATAGCGATTATAGAAATGTTGTTTATATAGGTCTTTGAGTTCTATCCAATCAATGCCTGCATGATCAAGAGCATTGACAATATCTACAATTGCACTCTCGTCGGCATTTCGTCCAACGTTATGTGCAGATTTGTGAGTTTTGTCAATAAAGGCTTTTAATATCTGTAAGAGTTTGCCTTTGTTGTTTTCTAAAACTTCTGCAACAGCTTCGTTGTCTATGCTGTATCTCAGTAGCTTGACTATTCTAGTGAAAGGATAATAGCTACCGTCTGCTTTGGCATTTTTGATAATCTCATCTAATGCTTGCAAAACATATGGAAATAGCAACGCAATTGCCTGTTTACGACGCGGCGACTTGGCATATTTTTTATCAGCAAGCATATCTTCAAATGTATCAATTATGTAATAGAGATTTGGATATGCCATACGTCTTATCAGAGTATCACGCAATGGTTTAATTAATAAACCGTTAAGTTGTTCTATAACATCTGGCGGTAATTCTACAGCCTCTGATAACTCTGTAATCTTCATAGATCAGTCTCTCGGCTTGTTTAATTCAGCATTTGCACTGCGTTCAATAACACTTAACTCTGGCCAGTCCATACCCATTTTTTGCAATGCCTGAACATATAACAATGCATCTTTGAATTGCGACGATTTAATCTTCTCTAATATTTTTGGTATCACCGCTTCTTTTGTTAGCGACTGCACTTTTAGTCTACTTTTGATATAACCTTTGCCATCTAGAACAGCAGATACTCGTTGATATGATGGGTTATTTGGATCAGTTTTGTCATACCATTCGGCATATATCGGCAACAATTGATTAGTGTCTTTGTCGTATCTGTAATAGATCCTAACACTGTTATGATAATCGTCCTTGAGATTGCTTTTATAATCTGTGCTAAACTCTTTACCTGATAGCAAAGATACTGGTTCTATTTTATCGTAGCTGGTTGCAGTTAAACGATATGGTACACCTGCAAACTGAACTACACTGCCTGGTTTTCTAAGGCTCATAGCAATAAAATCTTCAATAGTATCTACAGATGGTTTTTTGCTGTTCTTGTAAACACTTAGTCTATGCTTGAGATCTTCTGCTGCACTGCGAACTGCAACATGATTGATCTGTCGGCTTTTCATTTTTTCAAAGCCAGCTTCGTCTTTCATTACTAACTTAGCTGTGATAGGTTCGCCTGTGTTAGCAGAAATAAATTCAATTACTTTTGCAATAGTTGACAAGTCGCCAGTTGATATCATATCACCTGCGTATTTTTGAGTAACCATTACAGGAGTATCCCATTTGTCGCGTGGATCACTGTAATTGCGTTCTTCTTTGTCACGCATAGTTGTCAACTGTGTACTAGGTGCGTAGCGACCTTTTTGTTGCTGATCATACAGCTTAACAGTTTCTGCCCAGGGTGTTAGATCGTAGGCAATTTTACCATGACGACTGCTGCCTGCTAGTGTATATTCATCTGTGACACCAAACATCACAGGTTTGCCGCCTATATATAGTGCAAATGCAACGGCTGCTGTGGTTTTAAATGCTTTACGTAGAGATTTAAGAATGTCTTTTACTGCACCAATGTCTTGTATTTCGCTGTTAGGACCTACTCGTCGGTCATAGCCCGATCCAACAAAACGCTTGCCGACCGGACGTATCTCTGGATCGTAATTTCGGCGACTCCAATGCTCCTGTTTGAGTACATTAAGCAGCGGACCCATACCTAGCTGATTTAGATTACCAAGGTCCTCGTCTAATTGTTCAACTTCGTCGATTTTCATATTGTTACTCAAACTGTTGCGTGTTTCGTCTGTTCGGTTATTTAGTGAAGCGATTAAGCTTCGTTTTATTGCAGCTAGCTCTGGCCATTTGTAGTCGTTATCTATAAAGAAATCGACAGCATTTAACGCATTTTGAAAAACTCCATTTTTTACATTAGTAAGTATAGTTTTAATAATATTAGTTTTGTTATTTTCAATCAGCTTACGTATATTATCCCCAACAATTTCGGGCCATGATATACCAAGTATATTAAGTGCTGCATTGAGATTTCCAATATCATCAACTCTAGCAGTTCTAACTAATTTAAGCAGTGCATTGCCAACCATTTCTTCTTTTAGATCTTCAAATGCCTGTACAATGCGATCTTTTGGAAATCCTGCATTTAACAACAGTTTAGCAGCTTGATATACATTTCCTGTTACATTGCTAGAATCGTTTAAATATTTTACAATGCGCTTATAATCCACATTGTCAATTAGATTCTTAACTTCTAATCGTGGGTTACTGTAGCGTACAAGAGTTAGAAATTCTATTAGGTTGTCTACCATGCGATATCCTGGTCCGGTAAACATGCCGGGACTAGAAAAGCGTTCGACAAACCCATCAACATTGTTATTGGTCAATTCTTGCATATAAGACATGTCAAACAGCAATCCAACTGCGATTGCAGATTTGATACGTTTCAATGAATCTGTACTTGGCCACCTTAAAAAATAGTCGAACAGATCTTTCGATATCACAGGCTGGATTGCTTTTAAAATTTCGTCAACTGTTAACCATGGTAGCAACGCACCTTTGTTAGCCAATGCTTTATTAAAGGTTTTTATCTTAGATATGTATTTTGGGTAGTTTAACAGTTCGTTTGCTATTCGTTGCAGTATCAAATCTTTGTTTTGATTCAAACTGTCAACAACAGTGTTTGCAGGCGCATCTGACGCAGCCAGTGCATTGATATAACCAAACACATCACCTTTTTGTAAACTCAATGCAGCAGGACTTGCAGACAGTTTCTTGTCTTGTTCCTCTGGCGACAATGCCATAAATGACGTAAACTTGTCTTTAACACCGTTGATGTAGAGTATGTTTTGTCCAGACTGTGGATTGCTGCCTTCGTATTTGTACCATACAACACCGGGTGCAGTTGCAACAAAGGTGTCTCTACCACTATCTGCTTTGGAAACACCGATGTAATTAAGCTTTTTACCGTTACGTGCCAATGCGGCATTTAATGCTTGGTAGTTTCTACGCTGTGCACCAAAATCAAAGTTAGCAGGATCACCTTCGTAATAGCTACCGGGAGAATGCGCAGGGTTTGCAATAGTGGACTTACCAGAACCAGTTGGTATCTTTGCAGGACCTTGAGCTTCTAAAAATATGTTTAAATCAATGGTTTTCATTTGGATGTTCTTCCGACGCATGCAATTCTGCTAATAGCTTATTTAAGCTATTACGTATGACTTTGAGTTCAGGCCAATTTATTTTAGTACCTTCTAAACGTTCTAAATACTGTTCTGTACCGTATAGTGCGTCTCCGCCCATCTTCATGTTTTTCAACATAATTTCCATATAGGTTTGCTTGCGGTCGTTTAGGAATTCTTCTAATTCTGGCAGTTTATCTATGTCTAATTTCCATTCCCAAATATGATACAGTGCGATGCCTGTGCCATCTCGTTTAAGCATGTCCATTACCATGTCAGTAACGTCCTGCGGTAATTTGTTAGACTTTGATTCATTCAATCCTGCGTTTAGGCTTTTTTCAATTACTGCTAACTCTGGCCAATCTGCACCATAGCTACGCAGTGTTTTAAGTTCGTATGGGATATGGGCGTCATATTCATCTCGCATAAACTCAAGCAGTGTTTTGACTATTTTGTGCTTGTTCTTTTCAATAAGCTGAGCGATTTCTGGCCAGTCTATACCAATTAGCTTTAATGCACCTGCAACATCAACACTGCGAGCCATTGCATGCTCACTGGTAACGTCTTTATTAAAGTGATGTTGTATAATGCGCATCAACTCATCTTTGTGTTGATTTAATAAGTTAGCTAGTTCTGGCCAATTTTTAATTGCATCGGGCCTGCGTCGACCCAGCGTAGCTAATTCTATCACTACATTATCAGTTGCTAGCATTCCATATTTTAAGAGTTTTTCTATATGTTCTACATATTCATCTGCATTGAGTGTAAAACGGTGACCACCTTCTTGTTCAGAACGATTTCTAAACACTGTGGAAAAATTGTTGCGTTCATCTTCTTTTAATTCTGCGGGCGCTGCTTTAACTGGTCGCAATGTTCTAGCTTGTGCGGGATCCAGTATGACATAGCTCATACTGCCTTTGTCTTCAAAGCGATTCACATACGCAAATCCGTCAAAGCCTTTGCTACGCATCAATGCTCTCAATTTACGATTGCGTTGCTTTTCAGCATCAGCGTAACTCATAGTAGGCTTATAGGTAACAGGATCGTGTCCAAGTTTTGTGATGCTTTCCATTTCCTCTTGAGAAATCAGCTTGGCCTTTTTCAATGCAAATGCAAACTGTGTTGCACTGTGTTGCACAGGTTCATCTTTGATTACAGCGGGATTGTTGATATTGAGTTCAACTTGATAGACTCTGACTGGCGAGTCCTTTGCAAGTTCGCCTGTTTTCTTTAGATATTTGATACGATCTGCTGCGGCTTTTTCACTGCCAAAATGTGTAAATGGCCAAAAACGTTTGCTGCGAATTGTAGCAACCGGGCTAGCATGATAGGCAATAACACCCTCGTCTATACGTTTTTGTTTTTTCAATTCTGAATCAGCACTGGTGTAGATTGTGTCCAGTTCTGGCCAATCTGTGCCCCATTTTTTCAACACAGGTATTCGATAATGAGGTATATCTATATCATTATCCTTCATGCACTTTAACAAATACTTTAGTATGTTGGTTTTGTATTTGTTTAATAACACTTGCAAGTCTGCCCAATCTTCACTTGGTGGTAAAACTTGAAGCATGTTCAAGCCGTCTTGTACATCTAAATGATTTTCTGAACCGAGATGACGTTCTACATAACTTGTTACCAAGTGTTCTACATCTGCTAGCATATCGCTTGCACGCTGTCGTTCTGCTGTGTTAGCACGCCAAAGGTCAATAACACGATGCGATACTGCGGCATCACTGCCTTTTCGCAATGCGTCTTGCATTGACAGCACAATACCTCCCAGCGGCGAACTCAATGCTTCTCTCACTGGCTTGCTCTTAGTCTTACCGCCAGCTTTGCGCTTACGTCTAGCAGCACAGTGCGCACGTTGACTAAAACCTTTTGGATTGCTGCAATTGATGCTTTTCTTATATTTGTTGCTCCAGGATTCTTCAACTTCCGGCGAAACGCTGTTTTTCATAACAGCTAGTTCAGGCCAATCTATACCAAAGTGTTTTAATGCATTGATAGCAAGCAACACAAATCGTTTTACTTCATCTGCATCATAATGCTTCATGTAACGCAACAAGCGTTTTACAATACCAGTTTTATGCTGTTGTAGTAATTCGCTGATTTTGTCAAAGGGTATTTGGTTTTTACGATCAGCATATGGAGGATAATCAGAATTGGTATAGGCATACAATTCTATCAGACCATTGACAGCATCAATGTAACGTTCTTCTTGTAGATCTTCTAAGAAGAAATTTAGAGTTACGCGAATTTCATGAGGTGTCATCGTCTGCGAGCCTTTTTTGCAGTAGTATTTACTGCTTTGCTACTCTCATACAAATCGTCATCTTCGGCTTCGCGACGTTTTTGTATTTTGTCAACACTTTGATCTATAATTTTTAACTCGGGCCAATTTATGCCAGCATGTTCTAAACCGCCTAGAATTTGTGGCATGATGTAGCAAATACCGCTGTCATCTAGCTCTCGCATATAAGACAGTAATGCTTTTATTACTCGAACTTTGTGTAGTTCTAGTATACGATTTAGTTTTGTAACATCGCCTACAAGTGCTCTCGGTATCCATGCAAACTCAGCAAGCATTTCAAACAAATCATCCATATCATCCTTCTTAATGGTATTAATGATTTCATCCTTATACTGTTCTGCATCGTTTTTTGAATAAGATTCATCAAGTGTTGTTTTGTCAGCGTTGATCGATTTTAACATAGCGTCGAATTCTGGCCAATCAATCCCAAAATCTTGTAGTCCTTTAATAAAATCTTTAAAATATTTGCTTAATTCGTAAGTGCTACTATATTTGATTACAGTTAATAACTGTGTAATCAACCCACGTTTATGTTTTTCCAATAAACGTGTTATAGCAGTTACGTCGCCAAGATTACTATTGTCATGCCACAGTGTTGCTATGACATCTAACGCATCTCTATAATATCCGTCATGTAGGTCTTGAATTATGTTAGTTTTGAGTTCTTCTATTTCATTGTTATCATACTTTAAAGCTTCGTTTACATTATTACGCAGTGCATTTAAGCTACGATTAATTGCGTCTAATTCTTTCCAACCGAGATTCATACTAGTCAACGTACCTACAGTGTCAGCTACGTTTCTGTAATCTAGCTTAAGAGTTTCTAGTACATTTTTGATAATAGCTGTTTTGTATCGGTTGACAAGATCAGTTAATTCAGGCCATTGTATTCCAACACTCATTAGCTTTTTAATATCATTAGTTGGTAATGATATCTGGCCCACATGATATTTGCGTGTGATGTATTTTAATATGTCAGCTTTGTATTCTTCTAACAGTGCAGCAATATCATCATCGTACCATTCATAGGGTCTGCTCTTTAGATTATGGATTAATCCTCTAAGTGCTAGAGGTTCTTGCTTTTTTAAACCGTCCATACGATCAGCAATTAATTCATCTGCGTTTTTACTGCTGGTCATTGACTTTTCCTACTGCTAAACTGCGTTTAATTATGTCCAAGTCTGGGCTTGATACATTCATCTTTTCTAATACTCTTAGACAGTCTCTAACAGTGTCTATTGGTTCTGCATCATCTGATTCGTATTTTAAAAATTCAAGTAGGGCTTTTACTATAAATTTGATGTGCGGAGTCAATTCTTTTGAGTAGTCTGTTAACTCTGCAAGTCCCCATTTGTCAATCCAAACCAATTGACTTAGGAACAATACCATTTCTCTAGGTTCGTCATGTTTAATACTAGACAGCACACCGCTTAGGTTATACTGCATTGCAGAATTACCCGCTTCACCTTCGTCTAATTCATCTGAGCCGATGCTGCGTTCAATAGCTTTAAATTCAGGCCAATCTATACCAAGCAGTCTTGCACCTCGTATCATTTTTTCAAATGCTTCTGGAAACCAAAGATTATATTCATCTGGATCGCGTATTGCTTTTAATATAACACGCATTATTTCTGTTTTGTTTTCGTCAAACGCTGGCACAAGCCCATAATTAGCACGCCTGTCTGCATCGCCAATAATTGCCAATGCATAGGGTATGTCATCAAAATGCTGATCTTCTAAACTATTCAGTATCATGGCGACACCATGGTCAGTCATGTTTATGCTTTCGTCTAGTTGGGTAAACACACTTTTTTTGATAGTAGCAATTTCAGGCCAGTTGACTCCTATAGCGTCTAGGTGTGTTATGAGATCTTCTAAGTCTTCGATGCTGTAGCTATTTGCATCCTTAGCCTGTTTCAAACAGGTTTTTATTATACCAGTCTTATAGGTATTCAGCACAGTGCTTAACTCTGGCCATGTTATGCCGTAGTGATGTTTTAACCATGCAATAGATTTTAATGTGTTAGACAGCGGTTCGGTTAAAGTGAGATCTGCAAACGGTTTAGAATAGTTGCTTATCACCCATTCTATATATTCTAACATTTTCTGCTTAGTAGCATTTACTATTAAGTGTATATTTTCGTCGCCGATGTAGGGTTTGTAGCGATCAACAAATTTTAGAAAATCCAAAATAGGTTTTCTGTTGTAGTGTTCAGCCATGTCATTTGACATTCTATTAAAAGCTACTTTAATTGGTCTTGCTACTGCATCGTCTTTTAACGATGCCAATACTGTATCTAAATCATCGTGTGCGTTTTCATCTAATGGTGTGTTTTTTGGTTTTTTAAAACTATTCATAATGATGGTTAATTCGGGCCAGTTTGCACCAAGGTCTTGAAGTGTTTCTAAATATACAGGAATGTCTACTTCTACTACACCGTGCCGCATATAATGCAGAGTGTCTTTAATGATATTGGTTTTGTATTTTGCTAATATTTCGGCAACGTCTGATTTTTCTATGCGTCGTAGCACATTCCTAGCAATATCTAATTCAGCAATGCGATCAAATACATCCGTACCGGGATCATTGAATATCTGTTCAAGTTTATCTAATATCTGTTCACGACTAGATTTTAAATCAATATGCATAGCTTCATCTATATATGGATTTTCGGGCATTGATTTAGCAGCCTTTTCAATAATGTCCAATTCAGGCCAGTTTAACCCAACCTTGCGAGCACCGTTGGCAATATCAACAAAATCTTGACCATAAAGACCATAATCGTCGTGATACTTCATTATGAACAGTATACCGCGTAGACAGTTGTCTTTGCGATCGTTAAGCAATGCTGTTGTATCATCAGATTTAGCAAATGCCACACCTTCTCTACCAAGATTACGTAGTTTGAATGCCACATCTTTGTATTGACGTTGACGAACAACGTCTTTTAAAGCTGAATAAACCCAGTTGCCGTACATATCCATATCAACGCCCTGCCTTCAAGCTTCTAGTAATTGCAGCAATTTCTGGCCACTGTATACCTAGTTTATGTAATAGCTGTAGTGTATCTACTATGTAATAAGTTGGTAACGTGTAATAGTTGTTTGCATTACCTAAACCAGTTTTCATAGCAGTTAGTAATGATTTTATAACAGGTGTTTTATTAGCTTCTACTATGCTTTTTACGGTTGATTCAAGATTTGGTATGTTCATCATTGCAAAATATTTCAATGCATTTTTGAAATCATTAGGCATACCTTTGCTCATAGAGTTTTCTATTGCATCAAAAACAAGTTTAGTAGTTTTGTCATCTAGAGCTTTAGGCAATAGATTTAGTCTATGCATAGCCTCTAATTTAGCAACTGTATAATGATCAATACCATTTTTAGTAAGATATTCTTTTAGTGTAGGTAATATGTTTGCTTTGATTGCTCGGCGTATTGGTAATATATCAAAACCCAATTGTTCAAACTTACGTAATTTCTCAGCAACATGCTTGCCAAATCCTGCATCAAATACCGCAGCAATTGCCCAGGCTTCGATTTTATCTCGATAGTAGTTTAATAATTCTAATAATGGCGGCCATTTGATTCCAAGATCTAATAATGACGCAATTGCAACAGCAAATTCGTTAATTGCTCTCCAGTTTTTAGGAGATTCATTGTGAATAGTATTTCTGAGTATCTTTACAATTTCTTGACGCTTTTCACTGAGAAGCGATGCAATCTGTTGATCGGTTGCACCTGCATTTTTCATATCAATTATCAAATACGCTAACTTGTCAATACCGCGCTCATATATGTTGTTAAGATGTTGGTTGAATATTTTAATAAGTTTTTGAGGTATTACAGGCTGTGCTTCCATTAATGATGGCGGGTGACCCATTCTTACCAATTCGTTTTCAACAGATTTTTTTATAACTGCTAATTCTGGCCAATCGATACCTAATTTTTGCAAAACTTTTATATCGAAATTTATTATATCCATTTCGATATCATCGTTAGAATATTCTTTAAACTGTGTTAAAATGTACTTAATTACTGACTCTTTGTTATTGGCAAGTGCTGCAATTAACGACGGCCATCTTGCTCCTATACCTAATAGTAATAGCAACTCATAAACTGTATAACCAGGTAATGTCTTATGCTTTTTACTTGTTATGAGATTTACTAGCTTGTCTGCATGTGGAGTTAACACATCAAGTATGCCAGCATCTGTGAGACCTTCATCTTCAAGTCGTCTTACACACACATCTATGTAGCCAGTTTTCAGCATGGATTTTACTATGCTGTCTATTTTTGCAGCTACATCCGGCGGAATGTTTTTTGCTTCCATTAAACTCTGTATCTGCATTTAGAAAAATACCCGTGCTGTTATAGGGATATTTATCGTTGTTTAATAGAGATCTCTGTAGTAGTCGCCGCGATCGTCATCAGTTGCGATGTATTCTTCTTCTTCATCTTCGGGATGATAATCAAGTTCCGTTTCGGCTGCGTCGTTGATAATTTTTAACTCAGGCCAATCAAGTCCAGCTTTTCTCAAATACTTTATTGTTTCTAATATATTTGTCAGATGGTCTCTATCGTAATCAGACTTTTTTAGTATTGTTAGCATACGAGTTATGCACGGTACTTTTATTGCAGTTTTAATGTTTTCCAGTTCCGGCCACGCAACACCAACATTTTGCAAACCAACAAGATATTTTGCAGCACCTAAGAAATACCCGTTCTTAATTGCATCGGATATGTATTGCAGCACAACAGATTTGTTTTTAGTTAATGCATCTGCAATAACTGGATCTGGTTTGAAATAGGTGATTAATTGTGAAAAGATAATATGAAACCGACGGTCTCTAATATTATCAAGCATATATTGTCTATGCGAATCAGCAACTAAGCTGTTTTCATCGATTTGTTTACTAGCGTTTCGGCTTCGTTCTATGATATCTACTTCTGGCCAATCAACCCCAATTGCTCGTAATGCTGTCACCCAAGAATCTACATCACTGTCTCTGTAACCGTGTCGCACAGTTTGTAGTATTCTTTTAATAATAGGTTCTCGATAAGGCTCAAATATTTCAACTATTTCCGGCCAGTGTACACCACTATTAGTTAATATAGCTGCTTGAAATACAGGCGTATAACTGTCTGGTACACCATCAAACAAATTAGACAAGTACTTTATAATATCTTGTCTATATGGTTCAAGTACTTCGGCGATTTCAAATGTAGTGGGATCGCCATCTCGTTTAAAACGATTTTGTAAATCAGTTAAGAATTCAACAACTTTACGTACATTACGAGGACCATACTGGTCTTTTTTGTATAGTAAGTGTTTTATGTGTGAATCAATATAACGCTGTGTTACAGAGTTGAGAGCAGCTTCGCTGAATTGAGTGTGAGGTTGCAATTCAGCGAAGCGCATTGTTTAGATACCATAGGCTTTCATGAGGTTGATTAGATCCTCATGTTCTGTACCCGCAGCAAGATTTTCGTCACCGAATGTACTCAGTGTCATAATCTGCTTCCAAGTTAGTTTTGGATTGTTAGCTTTGTAGTAATCAAGAATTGGAGTTCTTGCCCAATCTGGTACAGCATTCATACCTTGATTGCTGTCGTCATCTGACGCAAACTGTCCACTTTCAATGTGCATCTGATACATACCGTTGTGCGGTTTACGCTTACCAGCATTAGCAGGGTCTGCCATAAACTCTCTGTAGGCTTTGGCCTGTGCTTTATCGTGTACAACAAACAGGTTATCGTTTTTACTATAGTGATTAAACATGTTGTTGCGATCAGCAGCAGTACACCAACGAGTACCACGACCTAGATACACCGCAGCAGCTTGTGTTTTAGGAATACGTATCCAACCTTCGGGACCATTGTAAACTGTGATAATTTCATTCTTCAGTTTAGCAATTTCTGCTGCTTCTTTTTCTTTGGCTTTTTGATCAGCAGTTTTTGGCTGTGGTCTAGTAAATGGTTCAATTACGTCATAGAGCTGTTGGAAACTCTTGTAACTGTTAATATCTTTGTTAGCAATACGTGCTTTAAACTGTTCAAAGTTTTGCAAGTCTTGTCCAACACGATCAAGGTCTTCAGATCGGTTTTCGCCCGGTTTAGTGATTACCAACCGCGCGATCCAGGGCATGTAAATGCCATTACGTGACGGGTCAACTTCGCCAATTTTGTCAATTAGCTTATCGATGTCATCATACCCAGGTAGACCTTTAAAGTCTTTACCTAGTTTATCTTTGATAAATTGACCACGCTGGGCTTTTTGACCTTCAAGGTCTTCCAGGAGGTAATCGGGGGTGAAAATGTCTAATAGTCTCATGATGATATTTATTAAAAAACAGTCGAGTGAATTCTCAACTATATTTAACAAATATTACATCATGTCTTTAGCCAACTTATATAATGTCTAATTGGATCGTCTAAGTCTCTGCTGATACGCTTAACAGAATAAAAACCTTCGCTAGAAATAGGTTTCCAATCGTAGACAAAATTCTGAGGTTGCCAGCAGGTGATATCTCTACCTGCACGTATGTTGTCTATCAGTGTACGATCTTGTACATAGTGATCTTGATGATGAAATGCGCAATAGGGATGTGTAAATCGTTTACCTCCGCTTAGATGCCAGCTAAGAGTAGGAAAGAAACATTCTTCTGCTGCCCATGGTAAACGAAGATCTTCGAGATCATAGTGGTAAAGTGTCCAATCTACTATTTCTTTGAAAAGATCTCTGCTCCACCAACTGCCTTCTAGCAGATTACCTAGATAGTTGTCTACTGCATTTGCAGGAAACAGATCCTTAAACATATTCATTTCTATAGCGTTACGTAGAGGAGGCCAACCAAAATCTTTAGGCTGGGTGTCTGGTGTAAACCAAAGACCATAATCGTATCGTGCTATATGATCATGCATACCACGTTTTACAAACATTTCGCTAGTGTGAAATACTGCAACGTAATCAAACTCGACACCTTGTTCTACTGCTGTCAAGTAGTTACTGATGTGAGTAGTAATCTGACTATGTGCATGTTGTGTTCTATAACGTCTTGGATTGACGTAGATATCGGAAAAATCTACACGTTCTGGATCAAATTCGTTCCATCCAGAATCTGCATGAATAACAACTGGATGTTGCAGTCCATTAAAACGACGCAGGTTTGAAATGTTTATGTTTATAGCCTCGTGACTTTCGTGGCAAGGCATGCTGAATAATACTGTTGTCATAACACAAGCATGTTAGATATTTGATATTGAATCAAGAATTCATTGCAATTTTTTCTAAGAAATCTTCAATATCTTGTTCACTATAACCTAGTAAGCGACCTAATTGTATATGATACTCAGGTGTTGCTTTAACACCTTGTTCCATTTTTTTATTCATGTTGTCAACTAGATCAGCAATACGTTTAATACGAGCATATTCGCCCATCTGTCCTACTACGTATCTACGACCATAATTGTTTTTAAATGTAACCACTTCCCATCCGTAATCATTTACCAATGGTTTATACATGTGTTCATATACCATAGGATCAATTATTGCAGCAGGCTTAGTACCAGCTTTCATCATGCGCAATTCGTTGTTAAAATCGCCATGTGGTGCAATGGCTTCAGTAACTGGCGGTTTATGTGACCACAACAATACACCTTCTTCTCTAGCAATATTAGTGATCATATTACGTGGGTGAGCAGGTTGTATATCGTAGTTCGGATAGTTTCGTTCTATGTTACGCAACAGTTCTATAATATCTATATAGGTATTGCCTTTAATGTCATCTGGTACTACTACTAGTATATCCCAATCACTGTCACGTCGATGTGCGCCTGTTGCTCTACTACCATGGAACCATATTTCACGAGTCTGTGGCACAGTTGCAACAATGTCTTTTATCAGTTCAGGACTGATCTTTTTATACTGTTGAGATGCTTCATCTATGTCTTTTGTAAATGATGTACCGACATCTGTTATTGGGTTATCTGCCACATTATCTTTTGGTGTAAAGCCTTGCTTTTTATAGTATTCAGCACTGCCCCATTTGCTAGTTAGATTAACAGACTTAGCACCCATTGTTTTAGCATGTGACAATCCCTGCTTTATCAGTTGCTTACCAGAGCTGTTATAGCTACCTAACCATTTCAATTCGGCCACTGTACCAGTTACTTGTAATTGAGCTGCACCAATTGCATCATCGTATTCCCAATCATATACAAAAATAGCGCCTGGCTGTAGTTCGGGATTATTAATTGCTTTGATATTGTTTTTTACAACATATTCGATAGCAGTTAATGCACGATATTCCTGTTCTATTTGCTTATATGCAACGGTTCCCGGTTCTACATCAAAACTGTGATCATCTACAATTTCCTGTTGATCTTGCACAACTAATAGTAATTCTTTAAGTTGTGCAATATCTAATGGCATGTAGCTGCCTAGTTCATTTTCGTTAACTTTAGCACGACCTCTACGCATATTTGCTTGCCAACGTGCTAGCTGCGCCTTACGTCCAGACCCTTTACCAATTTTATCTAACTGTGACAGAGTTGCATGTTTGGGTATACCATGTCTGCGACTATCACCGGGTCTACCTGGTCCTTTGCCATCTGCAAAGTTTTCATTAATTTCGTGATAACCAAGTTGAAAAGGATTACTCGGCGCCGAGGCGGCAATACTTTTACAGCCTTTTTTAATTGTTTCAAATTCTGGCCAATCAATACCTATACTATTAACATACTTGATAGCTTTGATAACTTCGTAGATATCTTCTTTGTATTCACATAGTTTTATCCAAGATAATAGTTCTTTAAGTATTAACTCTTTGTGATCAGTTAAAATACTTCTAGTCGTCTCTGGATCTTCACCGTCTGCATCAGCACGTTCAATACGTAGAGAAATTTTATGTAATGCTTTTGTTATACCGTATATGTTAATGTCTTTTAGAAAATTGCGATAGATAAAATCTGCATCGGCTTCGGTGATAGTTTCTGTTAAACTAAACCATGGCCCTATTAGAAGTTTACCATGTTCGTTTAATATATCACTGTTTAGTCGTTCGATCATGTTATCAGTAATATGACGACGACGAAGACCATTAAACACAAGATGTGTTTCAACAGGAACATCTCCGTACTCCTTCAATATAGCAGCCATGCGATGACGACCTTCATGACCTGTGATTTCAGCAGGATCAGTTAGGTCACCTTCTACAACTTTTTCGTAATGTGAATCTGGACTGATCCACGATTCAGGTATTGCAATACTTAGAAACGGTGCGCCGATAGCTTGTCCAATCGACAACTGTTGTTGAATGTATGTAGTATCAAGGTTAGGATGACTGTATGCAAGTTTGAGAAACACGCTGGGTTTTACGTATACTCGTAAACCCATGTAGTCGATATTACCACTTATACCAACAGCACCCATACCATGAATGTTGTCTATCTTTGGGCCTGCTTCAAATATATCATCTAACTTCATGTCAGTCGTTGCCTAAACTTTTATCATAATCATCAAACGCTTTGTTAGCACTTTTTATAACAATGTCTAATTCCGGCCAACTCATACCAACACCTTGCATCTGAGCAGCTAGGTTTCTAGCAGTACCTATATCACCATAGTCACCACTCTTCATGCGAGTTAACAGCATCTTAACAAATTGTTCTTTAAACTGTTCTAACGCTTCTACTGCACCTGGAACTTCAGCAGCTTTCATATTAAAAAAATCTAGATTTTTGAAGCCGTTCCACGCACCAAGCTTAAACGATTTAAGCACTTTGTCCATGTTGCGTTTACGCAGATCATCATAACTGTCGGATTCAGATATCTGTTTAACACTGCGTTCTATAACATCAAGTTCTGGCCAATCCAGCCCGTGATGTCTATAATTTTTTAATGCATATTTCACAGCAGAAAAGCTACCGTCTTTAACCATGCGTAATAATGCACTAATAAAACGGTCTTTATCAGCGTTAAGTATTTCTATAGCGCCTGGTACTTCGCTAGCTTTTAAATCAAGCAGATCTAATCGCCAAAAACCGTATACAGTACCTCGCTCAAATGCTTTTTGTGCAAACTCAATACGTTGTTCTTTTGAATATGATTCTGGCAATGCTTGCTTATCTGCACGCAAACTGCGTTGTATTGCAGTAAGTTCTGGCCAGTCAAGTCCCATACGTTTGAGTATGATAGTCATTTCCATTACCATACCAGTTGCACCTTTTTTAATCTGACTGAGCATGTATTTTATAATACTGTGCTTGTGATTATCTAACATGCGATACAGTTCGTGCCAACTGATACCTGATCTGTACAGTTTATCTAGACGACGCACTGCACCGTATATACTGTATTCACCTTTTCCAAATTCAGTGTTTATGTAGATTACAATGTCGTCTTTAACAGGCTGTAGAACTTGATCAACCGTTGATGGATCTAAGTTATAGCGATATTCTAAATCATTCATTATGCCAGTAATTGGCAACTCACCAAACTGATCAAAATCTCGTTTTACAGCCTGTACATATTTCTTAGCACCTTCTATGTCAGGTGTGCGGTTATCATCGTCGTCTATATCGTCGTAGTCTTTTTCGTTCAGCGGATCCCACTTCATGTAATCACTACCGCCGCCTTCGCCTCTGAACCCATGCTTTTTATAATAACGCTTGAGATCATGTTGGCTAATCTCACCTTTTTCCCATGGGTAAAGAGTAAGCATAACATTGTTCTTTTGCGCTAAATCTTGCAACGTTTTCAGTGCTTTAGAACCGAGACCTTTGCGTTGTGGGTGTGCGCTTATCCACTTGACTTCTACGGCACCTCTGCGGTTAAAACTTGGTGTTAATTCAAACACTACGTATGCATCGTCGCCAAATTGCATAACGTGTTGACGATCATTTAACGGATTTGCTGGGAATTGATCGTATACGCTTTTGATCCAACGCTTTGCAGTATCTTCATTACCACGCAGTCTAATACGTATAGGTTCATCGTCGTTTTCATTTAGCGATTCACTTAGTGCAAACGGTATTTTTGCAAGACTGCTGATTTTAATGTGTTGTAAACCAGTTGATCCTGTTGCCATTTGCGCAAACACGCCCTGGTTTTGCAAATTCATAAACACATAATAGAGATAGTTTGGATCTATAATATTGGTAGCAGTAACTTTGATACCTATTTTGTCAGGGTCAAATTGTTTGCTAGGTTCACCGAGACTTTTTAATTGGCCACTGCGTCTTATCCAAAAATCAGCGTCCGGCATACCAACTGACATTTTTACAAGGTCTTTTAAGAACACACTGTTGTCAGACGATTCTCTAAAAAAATACTGCGACGGTCTTAGGTTCATCTCAGGCGAAAGCAGGGTTTTCGTTGCATATACAGTAGTACCGTTTTTAGATCTACGCTTGGTAAAAACAGTTTTGTAATTCTTTTGATCTATTAATCCAAACTCCGACCCATATGGAAGTTTAGATATCACGTCGTAGTTACGTTCAAATAAGTTTGATAGCTTTTCAATGGCAATGTCTAAATTGCCATGTCTAAGTGATTGTCTATATTGCCAATGTGCAGTAATGAGAAATATACAATTCAGATGAGGAATTTTAATTATTCGGTCTTTCCCTTTGAAGTTTTCTTCATCTGAGATTTCCAATTCTTCTGGCGGTTCATCTACAATATCTTTGATTTTGTATTTTGATGTTTTGTCGCGACTATACATGTCGTCGTCAGGGTCACGACGCCACGACCTGCCATCAGTTAATATAGTTGTGTTTTTGAATATACTGCTAATTTTCATGCAGATATTTAGTTTAAAACAACTAGTATCTGCCGTGCCGTATTTGATCTAAATCAAAAGTATATATTTTAACAGCGCCTGCCACCCACTGTCTACGTTCCATTGGTAACACATCTAGCCAATTTCTACTTGGACACACAGTTTCGAACAATATACGTCCAAGTGTTTCTCTGTCACTAGCTGATAATGTCACTACAACCTCCGTTGTGCAGTTGCAGCATTAATTATCGTCTAGCAGCCCAGATGTTGTCAACCATGTTTGGGTATTTTCTACCAGCAGCTTTGGCTCTGCGTTTTGCAGCAGCCTTATCGTCAGCATCTAGCTTTTTATGTTTTTTAACAGGATTTGGTTTATCCCAGACTTCTTCTTTAACAAGAGCGCGGTCTGCAATTTCGCCTGCTATTACACCACCTACAACACCACCTACAGGTCCAGCAATAGCTTTCCCTGCCATTTTACCAAGCAGCTTAATACCGAGCTTTTTCGCTAGGTTTTTAGCAGCATTTGGATCCGCTGGCATACCACTTGTATTAGCAAGCATGTCTGCTTCTATATCTGCAGGATTCATTTTAGTTTGTGGTGTAGTTGTATCAGTTTCATTAGTAGTTTTACTTCTACGTTTAATTTGTTCTGATACTACCGGTTTAGCGTTAAATGCATGCGGGTATTTTTCATCAAAATGCCGCATAATACGGCCTGCCATAGCATTGGCCTCATCTTCTTCTGGACTGCCAGTATCACCACTGTTGGCGTTTAGACCCTTTGTGATATCTTGCTTGTAATGCGTGAGTTCATGCGCAAGTGTACGCATGATGTCAATAGGATGCCTGTTAACAATGCTAACTGTAATAGTGTTGTTGTCATTTTGGAATTTCCCGAATGTTGGTCGCTCACCATGAGCAGTACTTGAACTAGTCCAAATAATTTTAGGCAATTGTGCTAATTGCAATTCACGTTGTGCAATTTTTAAGAAATTGCGCATGTGGTCTACAATTTGGTCGCTGTGTAAAGATTCACTGATAGTTTCCTGCACAGAACCAAATTTACTGTCAAACAGTTGTCTCAGTTCTACACGGTTTTGTTCAAAGAGATCTTTAAGTATTCTATCTCGTTTTACGTTATCACTTTTAGCATAGAGATTACGTACCTGTGTAGCACTTGTAACGGGATGTCCTAATACAAGAAATTCCACAGTGGGTGCTTCCATAATATAGCCGTGTTTACTCATAGGCTCAGCTACAGCAATATCTTTAAATTTTTGTAGGTAACTAGGTGATCCGTCTTTTTTGTTACCAAATTTAAATCTAGGATCATCCACCATGTCTTTAGCACCAACAACTAGTATCAGCACTGTGTTGTTGGGATCGTAGAGTTTGGTAATTTCAATTGGACTGTAGGGATTTTTAACCTTGACAAATTTATCGCTAGGTATACCAGCAGCACGAGCCATTAGTGATTTATCTGCATAGCTGAATGGACTGCGATCTGGTTCTATTTTATCAGACGTTGCCATAAACACATTGCCACCAAACTCTTCTTGTAGTGCATTAAACACTGCACCGTGGCCTCGGTGTACCGGCTGAAAACGTCCTGGATATACTACCAGTACCTGTTTGCCATCGCTTTCAAACAAACCTTTGCCTTTGGTTTTACGCTTAGTTTCGCTCATATGAAACGGCATCACCGGGCTAACTTTGTTAACCCAATCTGGCTCGTGGCTAGGGGTAGTGTTAAGCATTTCCATTCTCATACCAGATTGCTCTGCTGCTAGACGCACAGTTTCTATTTCTTCTGGGGTATAGCCTACCACAGTTAGATACTGTTCCCACGGTACAATTTTTTTAAATGGTACATCACCGGCGGCAATCGCTCGTGCCGCAGCCATATTAGTTGTGAATCTATATTGCAGGTAACTGTTGCTGTTGTCAAGATCTGGGAATATCGCAACAGGTGGTATTACTGCTTCTGCATTTTGTGCAAGTTTTGTGGATCCAAACTGTTCAAACAGATCATTTAGTTTCATTTATCATTGCCTCTGTTAGAACTGCTAGATTTTTTAATTTGCGGTGTTGAGATTCAGTCATTGAAAATTTCATTACCGGACTTACAGTGTAGGTATCGGGTAATTCTTTACTGCCTTCGTACGCAATTTCTGTAGGTGATATACCCATACGTTTGGCAACTTTATCTATCATTTCTTTTTCTTGTGTAGTGTATGCTACTGTCATAGGCCAATCCCTAACAACACTAGTTAATGGTATGTCGGAATCTTCCGGGTAACCTGCAATGGCAATCAAGAATCTATAATATTGATAGTATTGATCCATACCTGTTAGCAGATGAGTAGACGGCATACTGTGGATGAAATTAGGAACTAGTCCCTTGGAAATAGGATCTTTAATATCATCTGCTGTGATAGACTCAAACAAGTCGCCGTACAAATCTGCTAATCGCATAATAAATCTCCTATGATATTTATTGAAAATAATCAGTCATTGGAGATCATGTCTTTGCTAATACTACCTGGCTTCATTTTATACACACTGCCAACTGTAACACCTTGTACAGCAGGATCTACTTGATCAATAGTAATACCCACAGAGCCGTTTTGTGCAATGCTAGTTACGTTGCCAGCAAACCACACTTCGCCGTTGTCTAGTCTACGAGCAGTAATGCGAGTACCAATTTTAATGCCTTTTTTAGCAAGTACATCTCTACGTTTATCTGCGTCAGCGGTGCGTTTTGCTTTGGCCTCATCAGGATCAGGGATAAGACCTGTATGAATAAGAACTTCTTGCATTACTTTGAGTTCAACAATGGTTTTTGCAGCAATGGTGATACTGTCATTGCCCATGCCGCGATCTTCATAATAGAAGATGGCATGCTTGCGCTCTTTATCTTCACCTACATGCCAACTGAATCCTATACTGCCAGTTACTTGCTCGCTGCCGCTCATGTAGGGATTTTGTTTTAGTTTAAAGATTTCAACAAACTGGTTCAGTGCTGCTTCTTGATTTAGTGTAGCATTTGCTGCACTGGGATTAGTAGAGCCGGTTTTGGCATCCAATGCTCTAAACCCTGGTTCAAGTCTGCTGATAGTATAGGTTTTATTTCGAGGATAGTTTTCTTTAACGTAACGTCGTGCTTCCTCAATAGTATGATCAGTTTGGCGTGCTTGAGTAGCACCTGAGTTGCCTTGCCATTTGATAGATTCGTTAATGAATTCATTGGCTTTCATAGTTGAATTCCTTCGTCATATTCATCATCTGGTTCGTTGCCTATGCTACGTTCTATAACTGCGAGTTCAGGCCATTGTACATCAAAAGATTTTAAAAAATTGATAAATCTTCTTGCCTGATATGTATTACCGTCCTTTTTTAACGATGTTAATATCGTGCGAATAATGGCGGTTTTGATTACATCTTCTTTGAAGATATTAGGATCTAACTGCCATTGCAAGTCAAACATTGTACCTGGTTGACTATATATTGCAATTTTTTGTGCTTGCACACAAGGCTCAGCAATGTGTTCTATAGACCACGGATGACCAAGAACTGCATTTACCTGCGCATCTTCGGTTGGACTACTGATGTATCGTATAGCCTCGGGCCATTTTTTAGTTGCTACAACCTGTGCTTCTGGAGTTGGATTGGTAATATACTGAATACTTTTAGGATCTTCTGTTACTGCTGCTAACTGTATACTAGGCGATGGATTGTTTATGTAACGTAGATTACGATAATCTATTTCTATCAGTTTTCGTTGTACACGCTCATCGAGATGCTCTAAGTATCTGGCAACAATTGCGTGAGCTTCAATTGCTGCCCATTGCACTGCTGCACTGGGATTATCAATTTTTGTTATTAGATTTGGTCTGGCTTTAACTGCTGCAATCTGCGCTTCTTCACTTGCAGCATTTAATTCATCAAACGATTTACTAACAACTGTATAGGGGCTATCGCTCATTTAAAACGCTTCTAAACTTTTTTTAATTACAGCTAATTCAGGCCAATTTAGGTTAAACTTTGATAGATCATTGAACAAATCTCTTGCTAATGCACCTTCGTGATTGGTTTTTATCAATGTTAACAGATGTTTAATTACTGCGGTTTTATTTGCTTTTAAACTTCTAACGACAAATGGTATTAATGCTGTAAGATTTTCGTTCTGTATTAGAAATATTGCGTAATCTATTACAGAATATGCAAGAGCCTCATGAGTTATTGCGTTATTAAACCAGGCAACTATCTCAGGTAGCAGTTCTCTAAACAATACAGCTTCCTCACCGTCGGGTATACCATATTCTTCTAATTCGTCGTAGATCGTTTGTATAGCCCAGGGTTCACCTTTTTCTAGTATCTCTGCAAAATGGTCTATAGTGTCTTGATCAAATGTGAGCATTTCAGACAAGCGCATATTATTTTCCTTTCAACACTTGACCAACAGGCTTGCGAGTCCACATCTTACAGGACCAATAGCGTGCTTTGGTTTTTGGACCTGGATTATCGCAATGGTGTCTTGCACGGAAATTCTTACGACGTTCTGGATCATCACGTTTGATAGTCAACCCAGTAGTATCACCAAAACGTACCATTTTGATGTTACCAGTTTTAGGATCCTTTACATAGACTTTGAACTTACCGCCTTCACTTGGGCTTGTACGTATTGGCTTGTTGAGAGGTACACTTTTGCCTTGGTATTCTGCTTCGTTTATTTCTTCGTTGACTTTTACACAGTTGTTAACACGAACTCCGTCTTTAACTTTAGTGCCTTGCTTACGATAACCCTTCCAGCATTTTGGATCTAGACGTTGTGATTCTTCATCGAACTGTCTGCGATAACTGCTTTTACCAGTAGAATATCTATCACCAATAACACCATGACCTTCGCCACTTAGCATCATGTCGTAAAGCATTTTGACTAAACGATTCATTGTCTTGGTATCATTGATAGAATTTGTAAACCACATGATCTTATCTTTAGTCATTGGTCTACGAGTTTTAGCTGTTATCAATTTGATAGCATATCGTTTAGCAGCATCAAGATCATCCATTGCTGCTATACGTGCAATATCGTTTTCGTCAAAGTTAAAATCTCTACGTGCTTCTGCAATTTCATCTTTTGGCAAACGCTTGCTGTCAATTGCACGAACCATATATTGATCACTGTTCTTCATGCTGGCAAGTTTTTTATCAGCTTCACTCTTTTGGTGATAGCCGCTCATACCCGGTACTGGTGCAGTGGGAACGTCTTTACGAACTATGTAATAACGCTTTTCCATAGCATAGGCACTTTCTGCAAGTCCACCTACTACATCTGGTTGCGGAGTAGCAGTTATTATAGCTGTGGTATTAGGAGTTGTTTTTGTAGTTTTCAGTATTACCAATATAGTTGTTGGATTGATAATGACTTTTGATACATTGTATCCTGCACGATGCAATGCATTTTTCAAATCCTGTGCTTCTGTACCATCTAAGTGTCTAACCAGTAGGTTACTGACTACATAACCCATGTCAGATTTCTTAACGGTAGTTGACAATGCATCTGGATGCTTACGCACTTTGCGGCCCATTACCTGTGCAATAACGCCTAGTAGGTCTGGCAAATCAGGAGTATCGTCCTCACCATCTGCAAGTTTATCTGCTTCCATTGCAACATTAGCTAATCTGCGAAGCTGTTCTTTAGTAATCCTGTGTAGACCTGTGTCTAGATGATCTACATGTTGATATGCAGGTGTGTTACGATCAGTTGTTGCTACTACTTTTTTAACTAGATCGTACTTTAAATGTTTGCCATCGTTGTGACTTACTATGTAATAGTCGCCTTCAAAATGTACCAGAGGCTCAATATCTCTAGCAGCTAATAGTCTAGGCACTGTTGGTACTGCACCTTCTTGCACTAGTTTTTTAATCTTTTTCCACCAGTGGTCTGCTGGCAATCCGCTTTGTACAGCTTTGGCTTTGGCAAATTTGTCAACCGGTACACCTTTTATACCAGCACGACTTGCCATCCATACTGCTAGCATTGCAGGGTCTTTAGGATCCAGATGTTTCTTTAACTTATTGCTGTTAGATGGTTCTATTGATGATTCAACTAAACCTGATCTGTCTAATGCTTTACCTACTTCTTCTGCCCAATTTGTCATATCAACTCTAGTCAGGCTATCCCCTAGCGCATTGTGCTGTTGACGCCAAATTTGCGACCAAAGTCTTGGCATGATTCTAGCAGGCTGACCCGTTTGATTTTGCATACTAATGAATACTTCTGCCCAACCGTCCGGTGTATCGCTTGGTAACTGATCTATCATAGCGTTCCAAATTTCGGCTGTAGTACTCAATGGGTGTCCGTCACCTTGACCTATCTTAAGGGCATGATGTTCTGGACTTTCTTCTAACCACTGGTTACCAGTTTCGTCTAGTTCTACTACTATACCATTGCCGCGCAGTTCTGCAATTGGTGCAACCACAACGCGGCCATCTGCCAATTCCAACATCATGTGATCGCCTACTTTAGGTGATTCGTTGATTTCATTGCCTACAAGTCCTGCTGTAGCGTTTGCATAGTTTGCAGTTTTAGTAGTTACATTTGCAGCTTTTATAGCTTTAGCTAGACCTTGACTTATATATTTTCCAATTTTGAAACCTGGTATAGCACCTAGAATATCAAGTGCAGCTTTTCCGTATTTTCCGTTGTATAGGTCTTGACTTGCATCAATAACACTGGTTGCAGTACCTGTAACAGGTACAATGTCCAATAAGAATTTAGCAGCAGGATATTTTGCAGCAAATTCATTATACGCAGCAAGTAGATCTGTGCCTTTTGCAGTTGGATCATTTGCATTTGCAGTAGTTGCCCAATCATTACCTGCGCCCATCGGATCGTCTTCTGTTACATTTTGATTGGTGTTCGGTATGTTTAATCCAGGGTTGGTTCTAGCCATTTGATCTAGTACTTTCTTTTGATTAATTTGATCTTGTGCTGTTGCAGGTTGACTTTGCTTAGCTGCATCTAATGCTTTTTGCGCACCCATTTTGTCGCCTTTGGTGTTAGCCGCAATAGCAGCAGTTATATTAGTCATAAAATTATTTGTTTGTTCTTCATTGAAACTGATAGATTCCGACAATGAAATTGCAAATTTATGCACTGCATTAGAATTGTCAAAGTATTCTAACAGATTTTTAATGTGTTTGTTTATCTTTACAATTCTAACTGGACTGTTAGATTCGTTTAATTGTTTGTACAACCATGCAAGAGCAAATGTGTTAGTTGCATGTTCGTTAAACTTATATTCGTTACGGAATCCGCCTTGCTGAACAATATGTCTAGCAAATGCATCAGAGTCGTGATCTGAATATCCTCGAGCTTTTGCCCAATCAAAACCTTGTTTATATAGGGGATTAGTTTTTATTGTTGCGTTATTGTTTGTAGTCGGTCCAACAATTGCATCAGCACCTTTACCTATAAGGTCTTGTATTAACGATTGTATTGTTGCATTTTCGTTTACTGCCCAGATAGTACCGCCTCTAGCAACCCATTTTAATAACCAAGCAAATGCACCAGCTTCTGATAGCCCTAACAAGCCAGCTAACTTTTTACCGGCAAATCCACTTATGTACCAAGCAGCAACACCGATACCAACAGTTTCAACAAATTCAACAACTAGTTTTGTTAATTTTTCTTTGTATTGAGGATCAGACGGATCAAGTTCTAATACACCTTTAAAAAATGTCAATGCAGCCGGGGCCGTAATAAACAAAATTGCAATTGGATTGGTAACTGGTAATTTAACAGCTCTGAACAATGCGCCAGGCGTTTTCATTGCTAACTGTGCAATACTCTTGAGCATTGGTACTTTGTATGCTTGAGCCAGAGGTATCAGCATATCAATATCTGTTTTTTGTATAAAACTCACTGCATTTCTAAGTTCGGGCGGATAACCCCATTCTGCAAGTTCTTTATCAGTCCATTTACTTACAGGCTTAGCTTTCATTTTTGCTATGTATTCAGGTGTAAGTCTAGATGGCGCTGCGGGTGTTGCAGGTTCTGGGGCTTTAGGTGTTGTAGGTTCTGCCGGTTTTGGTGTAGTTGATGTTGCAGCGTCATCTGCGGCAGCAGGCGGTGTAGTTGTAGCATCGTCAGCAGCTTTTGCAGCATCGTCTGCGACTTTTGCAGCGTCTGTTGCAGTGTCTGTACCAGATTTAATCAGATCATCTAATTCTTTAGCAGTTGCATCGGCTACAAACCCAGATGATCGTTTACCGCCTGCTTCGGCGGCTTGTATATCTGTCCATATCCATTTGTCTTTTGCAGGACTATAATACCTAGCATATTTCTTTCCGTTTAACTCTACAACATGACTAGCGTCATTTAATAGTCCAGCAAGGAATTTATTGTTTTCTCTTATTGCAATGTTTAATTCTTTTGCAACGTTTGCTGCGTCTTCTGCACTTTGACCAGCTTTTAATGCAGCGGCTGCGTCTTCAGCGGCTCTTGCTGCATCTGCGGCTGCATCTGCTCCTTGTTTTATTTCTGGCTCTAGTGTTTTAGCACCTTTAAACAGGTCTTTTATAACTGCACCGATATCTGAACCAATACCTTCGTTTAGTTGATTTAATGTAATTAAATTACGTCTACGTTCGGCTGGTATTAACGGTTCATCTTTTGAACTTGTCGGATAAGTTTTTCCTTGCCACACAAAGGAATAAGACCCAGGTTCATCTGGATCTAGTTCTGTGGCTAATTTTCTTGCTGCCTTCCATGCATCTTCATATGATAAATTATCAAAGTTAGGTTGTCCGGCCGGAACAGGTGAAGTATTAGATTCAGTGTCTTGCGGTGTTGTAGTAGTTTCTGAATCTTCACTGTCAATTACATCAAAAATTGCACTAACTAGCTTTTCAATTTCTGCATCTATATCGTCGCCATATACTACCTGTGCAGTTATTGCACTAGCAGTTCCAATAAGTGCACCAATTGTTGATGCCGGTAAAGCACCTATACCACCTGCCCATACACCTACGCCAGCACCTATTAATGCACCTATATAACCCCCAACAACTGGTAAGCCGTACGATGCAACTAATTTAGAAATTATAGCTGTGCCTTTTTCTAATCTATCTGGATCGTCTTTTGGTATTGCAGCGATTTCTTGATAGGCATTGTAACAATCATACAATGCAATAACTGGAACAGCTACCCATTTTAATGTCCACTTTGCACCACGGCCTAGTTTCGTTATACCATAGCCCATGTTTTTATACCATCGTTTATACCATGGTGTATCTATAATTTCTTCAGCAGTGGCACCTGGTGCACCAGCTATTTCACCTGTAATTTTTACAATTCTATTGTTAGTCTCTAAATCATTTACAATGCCATCTGACCCTACCCAGTCATTACCGACTCCCATGGGATCTTCTTCATTGAGCTTGATAATTTGATTGATTTTCATAGTGTAAATATCCAGGATAATGTAAATTATGCGCTGAATATTTAGCAACATATATATTGTCTGCATAAGAATAAGGGTGGCGCATTGCACCACCCTTTTATCTTAAATTACTAACAGATTTACTGCTTAGGTGCAGTAGCTTCATCCGCCATCAGCACCACTGCCGGGCTATCAGTAATACGAATCGGCTTGTCACTGTAGAGGTAGTTACCGCTCCACTGAATGTATTGTCCGCTGGTAGTCCAGAAGAAAATATACGGGTTGCTAGAACCCCAAGTGCCTTCGTCGCTAGGTGCATCAGTAAAGTTGCTCGAGCTAGCGTCGGCAACACCGCCGCGAGTCAGTGCAGTTTCTTGGAACGGTGCAGTCAGACGCTTGCTACCACTGGTAACCTTGCCTTTTACAGTAGTGTACAGGATCGGACGACCCATGTCGTTGAACAGTACAATGAATCCCATCAGCGCAGGATCACTAGTAAGTTGCAGTCGACGCTTGATATTGTCGATTTCAGCATTGCCTGCGGCAAAATTGATCGAGTTAGCAGCGGCAGCAGCTTTTTGTGATTCACTTTGCTTAGTAGATGCATTTGGCTGGATATCGCAGCTACCGGCCATAAGGGTCATACCCAGAGCGGCAACAATCGACAGTTTAACAAGAACGTTTTTCATAGCAGTGTCCTATCAGTTGCAGGTGTTGATGTCAAGTTCGGAAGGAAGATCAGCAGCTTTGAACAGCGACTTGTTCATCTTGCTGCTTTCTGCGTTGTAGCGAGTAACAAGATCGCGACAGGTTTGTTGCATACCAATCAACTCAACATTGAGTCGATTCTTTTCATCACCAGTTGCAGACGCAACCGCAGCTTTGTGTCCTGCAATGTCAGCAACACGACGATCATGCCCTGCATTGATATCATAGAACATTTCGTAGTTGTTGATAATGTTCTTGGTACCCATAGTATCAGTGAGCACTCGTCCGGGTGCAGTAAGCACACTTAGTACCGGAGTAGCAACTCCAAACAGCACGGCGACACCGATCAATCCTGCGCCAACATAAAGAGCGCCTTTAGCAATACCCATTCAAGTTCTCCTGTGTGTGTGTGTGTTAAACTTTATACCTGTAATATAGCAGGTTTGGACACAGTGTCAATAGCAAATATCAAAATAAATAACTCAACTGATAAAAAGAAAGACTGCTCGAATGCCAAAAAAACTAAAAGAGTCTATTGCAGATAAACCATCCGTTAATTTTCAAATTGAGCGTCGTTTGAAAAAGCATGATCCAGAAACACAGACTCGTATACTTGATGCATTAGAAGCTGTTAAGAACGCAGGAGAAAATGGTATCAGTGTACAAGACTGGGCCGATCATATTCGCAGACTATACCCTGACAGTGATTTTTCTATTGTTGATCTACTTAAGACAGTGGTAAGTGATTTCAAATGCTGTGTAGATCGTGTGGGTGATAAACGCTACGGTTGGCATGAAGAAGATCGTGACGGTGGTGCAGATGTTCCACATGGTGTACAGCAGTCTATAGACGCACAGATACGTGTTACGAAAGTAGCTATGAATGCAATGCGCGAACTTGGTGAATTTACAGCAGTTGATCTTGCTAGTGCCATTGCACAAAAAACTGGTATGCCAATATCAAGTGCCATTGGTTTTGCACAACATATCATCAAACAGTTCATTGGCGGTACACTAGCTACCATTGGCAATGATCGCTACAAAGTTAAAAGTGAAAAGCCTAAGACCGCGGATGATCAAGTTAATGCGCTTAAAGATCTACTCAAGAAGTCTGGTTTAGGACCTAGAGACTAATGCGTGTTAATGAAATAACAGGTGTACAGCGTATCAAGCAATCACATGTGGGTGTTGCTGCAAAAGGTCTAGGTGACACAGATCCTAATAATTACACAAAAAAAGAAAATGCCTGGCAACATTTCGTGTTTGAATTAGAAGAGCTGGGATTTACTAAACTAGGTCGTGGCGCATACGGAGTAGTTTTTGAAAAACCCGGATATCCCTGGGTGTTTAAAGTGTTCAACAATGATCCAGGGTATTTTACATATCTAAATTTTGCACGTAACAATCAAAACCTATCAGCCGTTCCTAGGATCAAAGGTAAGTTTATACGCATAAATGACAACACTTACTCTGTACGCATGGAAAAATTGTATCCAGTTAACCGAGATGAATTACATAATCTGTTAGAAACATTGCGACAATTTTTTAAAACAGACGACCCTGTTGGGTATCAAGATCAAATAGATAAACTCAACGAAGAATATCCAGATATTGCAGCCGTGATGGAGCGATTAACTAAACTAGGTAAGTTTTATATAGACTTACACAGTGATAATATCATGCAGAGAAAAGACGGGTCGTTAGTTATAACAGACCCATTGGTCAGCTAGATTATTCGTCAAGCAGTTCTACTAAATCTCTACCTACTTGTTCGTAAAATTCCGCAGATGGAATAGCATAATCGCCCGCTGATGCTAGTTGCATAGGAACCCTGATAACAAGTTCCAATTCCGGCGCATATGTTGTATCATTTGTTTTCAGTTGTTTATTCAATAGTCTCATTTTCATCGTTTATACTCCTTGATATGTTGAGTTGATTGATCGAACATTTCAATCACTGCATTGCAAGCATAGTTAGTCTGCATATGTTTGGTTGTATTTGGAACTACATAGTATGGTAGTTTGAATTCTTCGAGAAGATCAATCCAATACTGCATACCGCTTTCACGCTTGTCTCCACCATAACGCAACGGATCAGCTTCAAAAGGAATACCATCATTCATTACAATATAGAAATCAGATTTCAGTTGCTTGGCAAGATATTCACAAAGATCAACGTCGCGATCAGTACCACCGCCCCACAACCTATAATAGCCTAGAGTCGAAAACAGATCAGTGTCTTGAAACACAAACGGTTTATTGAACAGATCGTCACGAGCAGTTCGTTGCAGAGCAGCCTGACCATGAACAATTGCCAGCATACGTTCGTCAGTTACTTCTGCACCTACAGTTTCAAGATATTCTCTAGCCCATTCAGGTACAAAGTAGCCATTGAGTTCTTTTGCCAACGCACGAGTCATAGTAGTTTTGCCGCAGCTTTCTGCACCAAACACAGTTACAGTTTTGCGAATGTGCTTTTGAAATGCAGGCAGAATAAGCTCAAAACTGTCCATCAGATCGTTACGAACATCAGTACCTTTAACTGGTACAGTTTCGCGATAACGATTGCAGGGCATAAACTTACAGCCAAGCACACGGGCCATATCCATGCCGTAGAGTTCGCTTGCCACAAAGTAATCATCCGGCTTTACATCAACAAACTCACGAACAATATCACGCCAGACATTCCAAAAATCAGGATGTTCGCTAGGATCCTGAGGCACATCACGATGTAGATGATGAACAACCACTCTAGAATCATTCTTATATGTTTCAGAAATGGCATTAAATCTCAAATCACCTTTGACGGGTTCTCGATCCATAGTACCCACAATAACATGCACCCGATCCCTATAGCCGATAAGTCCAAGGTTCTTTGCATAGTCAATAAGATACTTGTGCCCGATAGTGGGCACAAGTGCAGTCATCAATACAACAGCGTTAGGCATTTACAGTCACCATAGACCTTTTCCAATGAACATGTCCGATCACAGTGTTCACAAGGAAGAAGATATACTGGAACGCAACCAGTGTCAAGCCACCATGGATGAAGAATGGAATTGATACAATATCAATAATTGCCCACAGCGTCCAGTTTTCAAGTTTCTTGTTGTCGAGCATCAACTGTGCAATACCGCTTGCAACTGCAAGACCTACATCAATAGGATTCAGTTCGCTGATACCAGTAGGGTTAAACATCAAGTTTGCAGCAAGGAACAACGCAAGGATTACCAATCCAATTGCACCGTAGCCTGTATACCATTTCAACGGAATGCGTGTAACAGGCCGAGTGTTATCATCGCTACCCCAACGGAACCAACCGTAGATCAGCGAAAACACAAGATACAGGTTAAACAGTGCCAGCGCCGGCATTGCCCACTGATAGAATAGCACGCTGTATGCAGCAGTAGTTACAATACCAATTGGGTAATTCCAACGGCTTTGACGAGTGCAAAGCCAAGTGCAGCTATAGCTGGTTGCTACTGCAAACACTTCAAGCCAGTTGAGTTCTGTAATCCAACCTGCTTGCAAGCCAACAACATAGCTTAGTGCAGTAAGTACAATTGCCAATGCAATTGATTCGAGAATGTACTTCATAGTCATTTGCAAAAACTCCTTTTGCGGTTAGAAAGACTCTCTCACTGAGCGTCTTTGTTAAATCGTTCGTCAAATTCTTTCAAACATTGATCTGCAAACTTAGCTGCATAATCAGGATGTCGATTGGTTACAACTGCGCACCATGCAGCAAGCCAAGCTTTTTCGCGATCAGTATGTTCGCGAGTTTTATCCATTTGCAAAAACTCCTTTTGCAGTTAGATCAACACACTCTCTATGTGCTGACTATTGTTTACAATAAATCAACTACACTGTCAACCGAATCGCTCCGCAGTCTTTCCGGTGCCTCTGATTTTGTCCCCACGGGCTTTAACACATTCGTCGCAGATAGCTATATCTAATGAACTGCCATCCATCGGGTCAAAAAAAGCAGAACCGTAGTGCCCGTGTGTTTGAAAGTGCAGTCCACCCATTGGATGGACATACACATAGCTGTTACGTGATTCGTAGTGCATGTTGTCTAACAGTTTGTCACAGCAGAAACAGGCAATTTTATCATATTCTTTCATGTTAACCTTTGCAAGTTGCGCTTAGTAGGTTTGGATAGATATCCCAAGTACGCATAAAGAACTTAGCACGAATGCCATAGCTGGTAATCACACACTGCTCCCAGCCTGGTGCAATTGGTGCTGCAACGTAGTCTGGATAAAACAGTGTACCGTTGTGCAGCAAACTCCAAATGTGGCTAAATGCATTTGATTCAATACGGAAGTACAAACTGTCTTCTGTACCACAGGTAAATTCAGCACTGTCTGCTTTGCTAATACAACCCTGCGCACTGTGAAGATTGTCAGCAGCAGAGATTTCCTGTGCGTTGCTCATATAAACAGTTTCATCGACTCGCGCGGTAGCAAAATACAGCGCAGTATCAAACAGCACAAACAGCAGTTGATAAACAAAAAATACGGTAACTGCTGCGGCTACAATTACACCTGTGCCACGTACAGTCGAGAAGCGACGAGTACCGTCGCTTCTAGTTTTATATCCATATCGATCCCATGCAGCACGAAACGGACGCCAAAATACAACGCTAAACAGCCAGGCACACCAGGAGTAGTATGGCCAAATGAACCTATTGAAAATAAAGGTCATTGTTGCCGTAAACTGGTACCAAAAGCGTGCAAGTCGACCCCATTCCTTAACAGTTTTCACAGCAGGACTATTAGCAGCTAGCTTAGCTGTTTCTTCTGCTTCACGCTTGAGGTCGTTTAGAATTTTGTTAGCATTGTCTTCAGCTGACATGTTGTACATCCTTAGGAAAAGATTGAGTTGAACTGCTTGGTTTTAGCATCGTATACCAGTTCAAGTTTAGTACTAGCAACACGATTCTCAAGAATCAAGTCAGCAATTAGAGGTTCAATGTTGCTAACAACATAACCTTGCAGACCACGGGCACCGTTACGTGGTTCGTAATGATCTGCACAGAACTGTTTAACAGATTCATCACTAACAACAATATCAAGCCCGCTTTCACGATAAGCACGATTTAGATCAGTGAGTTCGCGGCGTACAATCTTTTCAATGCTGTCAAGACCAAGTCGACGGAAACACACAATGTTTTGACGACCTGCAAATCGGTTTAGGAATTCTGGACGATACTTGTCGTCTAGTTCTAGATTTGCAAGACGTTCGCTTTCTTCATCGCTAAGGCTGTCATTGAGGAAGAATGTTTGCCCTATGTTAGTAGTCATGATAATCATAGACTCACTGAAGTTAACAGTACGCCCATGGTTATCAGTCAGTCGACCATCACTGAGAATCTGTAGGAACAGGTCAAACACTGCGGGGTCAGCTTTTTCAATTTCATCAAACAGAATGATACGGTTTGGATTCTGACGCATTGCGTTGGTAAGAATACCACCGCGCTCGCTGCCTTCGTAACCTGCAGGTGCACCAATCAGTTTAGCAACACTGTGCTTTTCCATGTATTCACTCATGTCAAAGCGAGTAAGTGCAGCTTCATCATCTTTCAGTGCATGTGCCAGTGCTTTACAGACTTCAGTCTTACCAGTACCACTTGGGCCCATGATCAAGAAGCTAGCCTGCGGCTTGTTACCATTGCGACGACCAATACGTGCAACTTTGATAGCATTGGCAATCTTAGCAATAACTGTGCTTTGACCAAACACACGACCATTTAGTGTAGCTTCAAGATTACGCAGTTTTTCGCGTTCATCTTCGTTTAGCTTGTTAGCAGGGATACCGCTCAAACGACTAAACTCTGCAAGCACAATGTCTTTGGTAAGACACAGTTGTTCGTTGATAGCTTCTGTAAGCACATCAAACTCTGCACGATTTTCGTTGATCACTGCTTGGAAGCGACGAACTTCTTCACGCAGCGCACGAACTTTTGCGCTTTCAAAGCCCGCAGCTTTAGCAACACTGCTGAACATTTGAATACGACGCTGTGGCTGCTCTTCTTCTACTGTTTCACCACGAGCAGCAGCTTCGTCATCTAGTTGCTTTTGCTTAGCAATTTGCTCTTCTAGGTTGATCACTGCAATCTCGCCTTCACGCTGTAGATTGTAGAGTTCTTTAATCCTAGCTTGAGTTTTTGCAAACTCAGTTTCTAGTTGAAGAATTTCAGCAGAATCAGCTGGCACACCTTTGCTGAGCAGCAGATCAATCTTTGGATGACGCTTATGTGCTTCAAGACGATATGTTGCAAGAGCACGGTCTAGCAGGTTATAGCTGCGTTCTGGTTGAGCACGACTAAGGCTAGCATCACGAGTACGATACTTGTTTGTAAGATCAATTGCAGTATCAATAGCATCCGGCTCAATACGAATACCGTGATGCTGTTCAAGTGATGCAGCATTTGTTTTTACAATCTCTTTGAGATCATTACCAAACGGTTCGCTGATGTCAATCATAGTGTAGCATTGACGCATGTCGCTGTGTGCAGCAAAGATCATATCCAAGTCTTGATCTTTTGCTTCAAGAATAACCTGACTTTCACCATTCTTTACTACAGAGTTAAGACCGTTGATAAAGTGGCTGCAACCGTTGTTGCGAGCAGCTTCGATAAAATCACGAGTGTCTTCAATTACAAGGATACTATCAGGTGTACGTTTGAGAATATTTAGAACACTGGTAAAGCCTTTGTTGATAGCTTCCATATTGCCTTGGCCAAACAGTTCATCTGTTTTAAGCCAGAAGATACGCTTGCTAACAATGTCAAAGGCAACGTTAGGATCTTCTTTAGCAGCTTGTAGCCCCATGCACAGTGCAGTAACACCTACACCGCCAGGACCAACTAGGATTACTGATGCGGCTTTGGTCCGCATCAGTACCGAGGACAAACGCTTGAGATCGTTGTCGCGTCCTACTAGTTTAAAGTCTTTGTTACGTTCAAGAACTTCGCGACCCGAAATCAGAAATTGCATTGTTATAGTCCCTTAATTAGAGGTTAAACGGGCTTTTGGCTTTTTTGGTTTCAACTGCTTTGTTGTCATCGGCATTCTTACCCATGACAACATCAGCAACTACGCTCTTGCTTTCAAGCACAGTTTCTGCAACCTCTCGGGCAGTCTGTTCCATCAAGTTAAGATTTTCACGCAGCGTTTCGATACCTTGACGTGTAAACTCGGTAGCAACCTTGTTGACTTCGCCATACTGTGCAAGGCTTTCGATAGCACGAACCATGTCGTTGTTGCGATCCTGCAGACCCATTGCGATACGCATCGACTCTTTCTGCGCAATAATGTCAGTGTTAGTAGACATAGTGTGCAGTGTTTCAGCAGTCATAGCATTAGACTCGGCAATTGCAGCAGCACCAACAGCTTGGATAACAGTACTCAGTCGGTCTGCAACACCAGCAACACCGCGAGCATGCATGTCACGAGCCATTTGGATCTGACTTTGGTTAGCGTCATTCATATTCTTAATACGAATGCTAGCACTGGTCAAGTCCGCAACCGTTGCAGTGGTATCAGCAGCACTGACTTCAAGCATTTGAATATGCTCATTGAGATCACGCTGTTTGGATTCGCGTGTCAGTTTCTCAACCATGTTTTCAGTTTCAGGTGCTTGCAGTACAGATTCGCGCAGCTTTTTGTTTTCATTTTCTGCACCCTTGACACCTTCACCAAGGATAGCATAGATGAAACTCATTTGGCTGTTAGCATCATCGAGATTTTGAATCTGCCCACCCATGTTAGACAGGTGTTCACGAATAGTTTCAATCTTGCTCTTAGAAGTTTGAACAAAGTTAACAGCACTATTGATCAAGTTCTGCGAACGTTGCTGATGTTCATCAGTGGCAAGGTTAAGCATTTCTTTCAGCTTTTCTTTAGCTGCAAGATTAGTAACTTTGCTTTCAGTGTTGGTATTTTTTGCAGCATTGGCTTTGGCCTCGTCTGCCATTTTTTGCAGTTCAGCAGCAGCGTTTTCAATAGCTACATTGTTACGTGCGATGTTTTGGATCGCATCGGGCTTCAACCCACCAAAGCCAAAGAAACCTTTCTTTTGTTCTTCAACTTTGTTTTGAGTTTTGAGTTCATTGATACGTGCCTGCACAGCATTAATCTGGTCAGTGATTTCGGCATCACGCTTTGCAATAGCAGCAGCACGAGCTTCTTCATCTTTGATTTCACGGAACGCATCAAGTGTTTGGTTATCAGCCCGCAGTTCATGCAGTGCGTCGATAATGTCTGTCAACGGCTTCATGTCGTTTTCAAACTGAATCAGCGACGAGTTGATATCTTCAAACGTAGTTTTCAGCGTGGCAAAGTTTTTGGTATCGCTCATCTTGATGATCTGCGTAGCCATAACTTCGCGTTCACTTTGCAGATATTCTTTGAACAGGTCAAACGCCTTAACACGTTCACGATTTTCTTCTCGTGTACCTGTGAATGTAAGCAGCTTGGTAACAGCAGCTTGCTTTTGTTCAGGGCTTAGTGATTCGTCGAAAATTGCTTGAAAGAAAGGATTAGTTTCAATCTTTGCAAATCGAGAATCTTTTGCAGCAACTTCTTCTTTTTGCTTAGCAGTTGGTGCAGCCTTGCCGCGAACGGCAAGAATTTCTTCAAGTTGTTGTTTACGCGATAGTGATGCGCTAGCACTCATGGTATTCGACCTCGTATGAGTTGTTAATCTAAGAGTTGATTTATAGCAGTTATTTTGAATGGTGTCAATAGTTACTTTAGAAAAAGATAGTAGAGAGTTATTACACTCTCTACTAAAGTTTTAGTCTTGTGCAATTTCGCTACGAGCGCGAATATCTGCAAAGGTTTGGTCACGCAGCAGTTCGCCGTTGCAGAAGATTGGTTCCAGGTAATCAACACCCATGCGATCTTCTTCGCGTACAGTTTCCCAGTGTCCACGGTCACGTACCAGTGCAAGACGACCGCGCTTGCTACGCTTACCGTGGTCAGTTACGGGGTCTTTGTAGACATCGCGCCATACACCGTTGACTTTAGCAGCACTGGCTTTCTGTGCAAACTTCAGTGTGTCACGGTTGACCATCTGACCAAGTCCGCCGCCCATACCAAATGCAAGGTTGTCAATAGCAAAGCCAGCATCAGTGAGATTCTTGATGATAACTTTGATGCTGTCCAGTGTGATACCGTCACCTTGGATCACTCGCACACAGCTAGGCAGAACTTTGTAACCTTTGCTGTTTACAGTGTAACCAAACTTTTCAGCAAGCAACTGAATAGCTTTAACAGGCACAGTAGTAGGATCACCGCTATCAGGACGCACTACCAGTGTTGCACCACTGTTGATCACACGTTCTCGCAGTTGCTCGCCCCAGATGTTGCTAACAGCATTCCAAAAGTCATAGCTGTCGCTAACAACTGCAAACAGTGCACCAGGCTTAGCATAGAGATCAATCATGTTTGCATACGCATCTACTTCGTGATCGCGTTCCCAGCTAGTCATAGTGCTGTGTTCAGCAGCAGGAATACTGAAACCTGCCATGGGTTCATGATAGAAACGCTTAGCAGCAACAATGCCGCTCATAGTGTCAGTACCCATGAAGTTGACAAGGTGTGCAGCGCCACCGATCATAGCAGTTTCTTCGCTGCTGACACCGCGAGCACCAAAGTCATGCAGTTTGAATGCAATCTGTTCAGGAACATCACTAGTCTTTTCAATTGCAGCTTTGATCAACTGCTTGATATGCCAGCTGAGAGTAGCAACTGTAGTTGGGTACCAAACTGCACGAAGCAGTGGTGTTTCAACGTAGCTGGTCAACCAGTAGTGCTTGGGATCAGTAGCTTCAACTGTAACCATAGCGTTGTGAGTTGGTAGCACAGTGCCTTCGGGTACAGCTTTGATTAGCAGAGGTAGTTTACCACCGAGTCGTGTTGCAATGTCCATCCAGCCGTCTTCGTTAAAAGGCTCGCCATGTGCAGTCCACATTTCTTTGGCTTCTTTAACGTTGTCTACTGTGACACCTTTCATCAGCGTGTTTTTGACAAACATCTGCGGTCCAAATACCACTGTGCGATCAAAGATGCCACCGCGGCTTTCGATGTAGCTGAAAACGTTTTCAGTGCCTTTAGGGTATTGTCCCCAATGGCTGGCTTTGTAGCTGTCTGTGTTTAGGATTAGGTTAGTCATTTTTCAAGTCTCCCTTGAGTTAGATGCCAACTGTCTATCAGTTGGACTTGGTTAGTAACTGTTAGCGTTGCCTGTCACTTAGATCAGGCACAGGATTTTCACGGAATTCAAAATTAGCTTCGTAGCTTTCAGTGTAGTGTGGCTTGTCATATTTTACAAGCCAACCCTGTTCGCGATAGAGATCTTCGATATCCAGCCAATGCTCGTCAAATACAGTATGACGTTCAATATCTGGATGCTGTTCGAGGATAAGCGCGACAATATCCTTTTGCAGTACACAACTGCGCTTGTTTGTGGGGTTCCAGTTTTTTGCGATAATGTTATTCCAGCAGTCAATCACAGTGTCTGGAATTTGTTTTAGTCGCACAGCCGGCAGTTCGCTCGGCTTAATAGGTTTAACGGTCATTTCAAGTATCCCTTGACGTTGCTGCCTCAATCTATTTCGAGGACTTATACTATAATTTAGTCTCTTTTAGGAAAAAACACAATGGTGTTTTTATGTTTTTTCTTTGCATAGTCATGTGTGTACCAAGTACCACCATTGGGCTGATGTTTATCTTGATATGGCACAACTAGCAATTGATCAGTTTCATCTACAATGTTACGGTTACGAGCAAAGTAGCTTAGCGGCGTTTTAGATTCGTCACTTTCAACGAATGCACGAAGATCATCCTTCTCAGGTGGATGACATACAACACGCATACCCAACGATTTTGCAAGAACAGCTACTTCGGCATCTACGCCAACACAGTCACCGTGATGTAGTTCTGTAGTAGCAGGATCAAACTGACTTAGATAGTTTTGCACTTCGGCAAATTGTGTTTCATTCATTCCGCTGCGAGTACCTGTAACACCAATTTTCATTTTGATTCCAATCTTGTTTTATCCCAAGCTGCTCGTATTTCCAATGCAGATTGTGCAGGTATTGCTACTACACTGTTACAATCATCGCATACAGCAACAAGAACATTTTCTGCTAGGCCAGATCCGTCAAAAAATGGCACATCACGAATTTCAAATGTAGTAGTAACAATGCGATTACAGTCTTCGCATATTGCTCGACTTTTGTCACCCTGAGTGTAATGTGCCATTTTCTTTGTCCTTAGATCAGTGCAGTCATAGACAAAATGATGTCATAGTGATCTTCAAACATCATATTGCGTTTAACGTCTGCAAGCGGTACCCATTTGGCTTTCTTTGCATCGTCGCTGCCTTTGACTTTAGGCAGTTCTTCGTTTGGCGGAAGATGAATAAGAAACGCATGTGTAATAGTACGCCCGCGGCTGCTGCGGTTCGGATCAGCAAACACCTGTGATGCTTTTACATTGCCACGCAGAACTGGTTCTGGCACTTTGATCTTAGTTTCTTCACGCAGTTCGCGGATAGCACCGTCGAGCATAGTCTTGTCTGCTGGCTTCATCTTACCAGATTTGCTGTCAAGTTCGTCGTATGCACGAAGGAACCCACCCGGCAATGCCCAAAGTCCTTTACCAGGACGAGCACCACGTTCTACAAGCAAGATGTGACCACTCTGCACAATCACACTGTCAACAGTGACAAATGTCGGAGGAAACGGTGCAGCATCCCATGCACTGCGATACTTTTTAACAAATTCGTATTCATCTACAATGTTGCTGTAGTCAGGCGACATAGAAAATTTGTGTAGAAAATCAATAGTCGACTGCGGAAGTTCGTCTAGCGACAGCACATTCATAATTGGTTCATACATCGAATCAACGCTGAAAAACTTTTTACGAACATCAGTTGCATTGATATTTTTGTGATTAGGTACGTTGATGCTTTCCCACTGTGGAAACAGTTTTAGGTAAAAGCTAGTGCTGTCTTTGCCGTGCCCAACCAGTGCAACTTTTGCCAGTGGATGCCAAGCACCAAATGCAGCAGTAAACGCATGCTTCACAGCAGCTTGTACGTTTTTAACCCACTGTTCGTCGTTGTAGATAGTATCTTCAACAGGTTCGCAGTAGATACGATCTGCATCTGCCGGAAACGCAGCTTTGACCATTGCTGCACGTTCTTCAAAAGTAAAAGGCAAACGATGACTGCGTGGCGCATTTGCAGAGCCAATAATCACAGTGACTTTTTTTGCATTGTTGAGCGCAGTTTGCACATTTCGACGGTGTGCTTCAGTAAAGGGCTCAAGGCGGCCGATGAATACAGCCATATCATATTTTTTGTCCATAGTAAATCCTACTATTGTTATGCGTTGGGTCTATCCCGTTGCGCAGTTATTTATATTGTCTAGTTTATTGGTTGTCAATCTTATTCAAAAAGCCACTATGCGCACCAAGACTCTTTGCCACATGATGGTCATCACACAGTGTTCTAATCCAACTGCCATTACGTCGTTGACCAACGTTGCCACATTCTTCGCAAATAGTTTCGCTAAGATGATCAGCTAGATTAATTGCACCATGGATGTAATCGTCACCGCCTGTGATATAAAAACGCAGTGTACCGAACTTTTCTTTGATCTGTTGAGCAATTGCTTGCTCAACAACTTCTGGTATGTCGTATTCTGCTTGTACCGCAGTTTCACCAGCAGCGATACGCTGCTCACGACGTTCATTCTGTTTGATCGCCCAATCGCGTTGTCTAGCACGACTGTCAATGTGACCTTGGATAGTATGACACAGAGTATTAACTAGATTAAACCAGCCGTCACCACATGAGATTTCACAACGTTGTGAAAAAATCAGCGGATACCGTGTTTCTAGTTGAGTTTGCAGTTCTTCTTTCACTTTACACCTATTAACCAAACGCCATAAAGAAGCCGCTAACGCAGATGAACAGCATTACAAACATCATCACAATAGCAATGACACCCGGCGCATCACTCCAGTTAACTGGCTGAATCTCACGCTTGGTCAGTTTGCCGTTGGCATCAAAGTTTTCATATGTTTTGCGAGTGCTTAATACCATGCGGTGGAACATGTAAACCCACAGCGGGATCATAATACCAAACCACAGGAAGCTACCCACAATACCAAGCAGATCGTTGCCAAGAACCTGATACGCAACCATAACCAGCATAAACTTACCAACCGGGGTTTGTGCAAGTTCGTTTACAGTAGTGCCAATGCTCTTTGCAACTTCGCTAAGTGCAATGCCATACTTTTTGCCAAGTTCTGCATATTCTGCCATGTTGTTAGCAGATACAGTAGCAGATCCAGTCCCAGACATGTCAACACACTTTTTCTTGAGATCAATCAGTTGACTGTCAGTCATGCCTGGCACTTCTAGTTGATCACACGAACCTGCTACTGCGATGTTGGTAGCAAACAGTGTAAACACAATTGCAAGAACAAACTTAATCTTAGACATTCGAATATCCTCTATATTCGGTTACGATGCTTGGTATATAACACAGTCGTTGCACAGTGTCAATAGCGTTTGGGTGTACGGCATCCTGATTTAAATGCACGTTCTGTAGCATTTTTCAATGCCATAATTTCATCTAGTGATATGTTATAGTGTTTCTTAGCGTAGCCTTCGATTGCGCCAATGAGATCACTGAGTTCTACCAGGGCCATTATGGGATTGTTCTGTTCGAGACTTTCTAAGAATTCTTCATATTCTTCTTTGATTTTAGATACTTCGCCGTATTCACCGCGTGGAATCTCTCGTAGATGATATCCAGCCATTATCGTTTCCTTTTTACACTGTTAACTAATCTTGAAAATCTGGGTTCTGCTATGCCTGTGCCGTAGATCCATTCACAGAACATACTGTTTCTGTAACCATAACTGCCAATTTCAACGCCGTCAAGGTTGATATCAAATGATACAGAATCTTTTGTAGAAGTGTTTATCACTGACAGCAGTGATGCATCTACTTTGGTTGAAAAGAAACTCAGTGCTTGATCAACCATGCGATGCACAGCAGTAATAGTGTTTAGTTTGATGTTTGAATAATCGCTGTAGGTGATATACTCTATCAATTCAAGTTTGATAAAGTTTTTCATGTGAGTTGTATCCCACGCATCATCTCTTAAGCAAGGTGTCACAGTTTGATACCGACCACTCGAAGGCAAATGCCCTTTGTTGATCAAATAGAGAAAACTCTGTTCACCGCTGGCAACAAACGCTTTTTGTTTACGTTCACTGTCTTTTTGAACAATGTAAGTGCTAGCATCTAACGGTTTTGTTAGATCTGCAATATCTTTAGACACTAGCCAAGGGGTTTCGATACGCTGAAACCCCTTGTTAGCATAAAAATCTATAGCTGCGGCAATCTGGTTGTAATCTATCATGTTTGCTCCGTAGATTTAATAAATTCATCACTTGCTCCCAGCAGTCGGGCGATACGATGCTGTTCTGGTTCGTTAGGACAGAGCAATACAAGCTTGCTCAATCCTTTCGGTACTTGATTGGTTTCTCCACAATTGATGCAGAATTTATCATACCAAGTTTCATTAGTGTAGTGCATCACATGACTGGTATGCACAGAGTCTACAACAAAATCGCTTGGTTCTTGATCCCAGAACATAGTTTTATCTTTTAATATTCAAAACAAGGGTTTTTGTTTAAAACTCGAATATTTTGCACTTGTCTGCCTAAGCTAAGTAGATATGAATATGACATTTTAACAGCAAGTCTACCTGAATTAATTTCAGTTTCAATATACAGCTTAGACGTATCCCCAAACTTATACCAATGTGTTGTATTATCATCGCTAACAGGTGTTAAACACTCATTAGTTACCGGCTTTATATTTTTATTGTTATAGGCATCAATAGCACAGTTAAGCAAGTGTTCTAGTTCAGCTTGTATTTCGTTACTGGTTAGATTATAGAAATCATGTCCTGTTATTTCTATATGATCATGATCAATGACGTTATTAACTAATACTAGTTTGTAATGAACCATTACCATATATTGTAGCTTGTTTTTAATATCAACTAAGTTACTATATCTATTCGTTTTAATTGCATTTTCTGTAATGTTACCTATAGATACAGTGCTATTAAGTTTGGCTTGATCCCACCTACTTTTAATCTCAAGAGGGATACCGTTAAATGAAGTATCTGCACCTTTACCATGATTATAATTTTTAAATGTATAACTAGCCCAACGATCAACTTGTTTACCAACTTCTCGATTGGCGATTTTTTCTTTTATGTCTTTTACTGTGTTAGGTTCGTACATGTCTTTTACAGACAAAATAGTACCCGATACATCTAGATTAAACTTAACAACATTGCCGTATTTCATATGCTTTCCTTTTTTCTATTGTAGCTGCTAAACCAAAAAAGTTAAATCAGAATTATTCATTAAAGTGTAAATCAGTTTGATATTGAGTCTAAAGACTCAATGCGCCTTTCGTTTATGTCGTTTCGCAAGCTGCACTCATAAACTCAATCGCTTTTATCTTATTGATAATGAATTAATATTCTATTGTTATTCGCTAGATCTCTAGCCACACGGCGACAACTTTGCCACCGTGTAAAAAATAAAATGCTATTCGCTGAGTCATTTCACCTGTCCATCTGTTCACCACCTTGTTACAGGATAGGGGCTGTTACGATTGCCTCCCTAATTACGCTTAATGCCTGCTCGTCTATACCAGTGACCCTCGGACACACCACCACTGATAATCATAGACGTGAGATTACCGCCTAATATCTCAAGTGCTTCTTTCGAAGCTTTTACCGTTTGCTTGCTTTTTGCGCTGAAGTTCAGGAAGTTTGATTTGTAATACGGAACCACTTTGGTGGACTTCACTCATCCACCATCAGTGGGTAGTGAAAATCAGCCGTGCTGCTGCACACTGGCGTCCCTCCTATCCTGAAGGTGAGCCACCCAATTCAACCACCCGGGTCAGGTTATCAGCAGTGTTCTACAAAGTTAGACTAGCAGTATGCCGGTCTGATTTGCGTATTCAAATAGTTTTTTGCTAGCAAGATTCTTTGCCTTGCTTTCGCACATAATATCAAAATTTTCGTTGAAACTCAGCGCCCAATTGTTGGCAGCAACATTCCAATAGTAGTCGCTATGCGCCCGCAGTTTCTGTTTCTTGTAACCAGTTGACAACAAAGATTCCATATCAGGAAGATTGTTAACATCGTGGTTAACCACATAGTCTTCTCTGCTAACACTGTAATGCATTGCAGGACGTACACCGCGCCAACTATCAATCACACGCTTAACACGATCGTCGTTGGCTTGAATATATTCACCTGAGCGAACCCAATGATGGTGGATATCAAGCACAAGCGGGACGTCTCGTTCTAGTTCAAGACTAGCATCGAGCCCCCAACCGTTCTCGTCGTTCTCAATGGTAATACAGTTACGTGCTTCAATTGAAAGGCGCGGCAGTACTGCACGAATACCCGCCGGACCTTGTTTGCCACTGATATGCACATTGATTTTAAAATCTTGGAAACGTTGACCATAGCCCATCCAACGAGCCATGTCAACATGATATTCAAATTCTGCAATACTGCGATTGACAATATCAGGATTGTCGCTAGCAAGCACAGTGAACTGGCCAGGGTGCATGCTCAATCGAACATCATTGACACGAGCTGCTTCACCTACACGAGCAAACTCACGTTCAGCGTAGGCAATGACATCTGGCTTAGACCAAAAATAACTCCAAGTTGATTCAGTATATACTGGCAAAATATCGCTGCCCAGTCGTACCATACGCAATTGCGGCGCTAGTTTAGCAACTGCTTCCACTAGCAGTCTAGCAGATCGAATGTTGTGAATCATAAGATCCCAAAGACGCTGTTCTGCGACGTCTCGAGTTTGCCTGTTCAACCAAGCCACAGTGGTAGTACTTGTGTTAAGATCATCATTTCGTGCAGCAATGTCGCTGTCGAGCCATTTGCAAGCAAAACCAATGCGCTTGATTGAAGAGTTTGTCATTAGAATAGATCTACCTTTTCCCATGGCAAGCCATTCTTGCCGAAGTGTCCGTAGTTAGTTGTAGCACTATAGATAGGTCTGAACAAGTCGAAATGTTTAATAATTCCTGCGGGAGTTAGATCAACATTGTCTTTAATCCATGCAGTAAGAGCTCTGCTATCGCCGTTGCTTTCTACGTAGAAACTCATTGGATCTTTAACACCAATAGCATAGCTGACCTGTACAGTTGCCCAATCAGCACGACCACTTGCCACAATGTTCTTTGCAAGATAACGCATCATATATGCAGCACTGCGATCAACTTTGGTAGGATCTTTACCACTAAACGCACCACCACCGTGCGGTGCATAACCACCATAGGTATCAACAATGATCTTACGACCGGTTAAGCCTGTGTCACCATCTGGTCCGCCGATAACAAAACGTCCAGTTGGGTTAATGTAGAATTCTGTATTAGTATCAACTAGATTAGCAGGCAATACACCGCGTATGATAGTTTCTACTACTTCGCGTACACGAACAATGTCAACTGACTCGCTATGCTGTGTACTACAAACAACTTTGGCAATACGCACAGGTTTATTGTTGTCGTCGTATTCAAATGTAACTTGACTTTTTGCGTCTGGGCCAAGCCAGCTTTCTTCGCCGCCTAGCTTGCGCAGTCTAGTTAGTTCTTCTACGATACGGTGACTGTAGTAGATTGCACTTGGCATGTAGTTGCTGTTTTCGTTGCAAGCATAGCCAAACATAAGACCTTGATCACCTGCACCAAAATTATCAGTGCCAAGTGCAATATCAGCACTTTGGCCGTGCATGAGGTTTGTAATTTCTACGGTACGCCAATCAAACCCTGGTTGTTCATAACCTATTTGTCTAATAACACTGCGTACAGTGTCATCAACTGCGCTAGAACCTAGTACGCCTTTGTATTCGCCTGCAATCACAACACGATTAGTAGTAACCAGGGTTTCACATGCACAACGCATTGCTGAATCTTTATGACTCATTACCATGTCTAAAACAGCATCACTAATAGCATCTGCTACTTTGTCCGGATGCCCTTCGCTGACACTTTCACTAGTGAAAAGGTACGACATATATTCTCCTATTGAGTTAATCTATAACTATACCTTACGACCATGTTAGTCGTCAATTACAGTTTCGTTATCTGTTTTAAACCAAGCCAATGCTTCTTGGAATGTATATTGTTCTTTTAGTTGATGCGGAGGTTGGTCTTGGTGTTTGTTTATCCATTTGGTAATTAACGCATAATATTGTTTGGGATCACGTGGGATGATATTGTCCCAGTCTACATCACCAAATGCGCCCAGTCTATATGCTTTGATAAACTCTTCATAGGATTTGTCTCGCATCTTAGGTGTTGGCCACATTACGTTCCACCATGTGCCTAACAGTATTAATGCAGTGCTGCGTACCATACCAACACCATTCCAATAGACAATGTGACTAGCACTAGGCGGATGATAATGCATAGTTGGAACTGGACTGAGTTTGCTCCAAGCAGCTTGATGTCTTTGCGTACTCATTAGTAGTCATCTCCCGATACACGCAGATCTAGGTCTGGATGATCAATAACTGATTGTAATACCTCATCGCTGGGAGTATAGCCATAGGTCCAATATTTTATCAATCTTTTTGCGCTGCCAGGTGATAGACGATTAAATCTCAAACGTTTAGCAGCAACATCTTCTGCAAACAGTTTACCAGTGACGGGTCTAACAAGCACGTCTAGTGCAATTTGACACACAGTAATATCAAAATCATCAATGACTTCTTGTACGGTATCGTAGAATTTACGTTTGATCAACTGAACTTTCCAAATAGGAAAGTCTTCGTCTATGTCACCGGTTTTAGTAGCAACACCTAGTGTGTAGGTAACTGCGTTTTCTGTATTGTGTCGGTGTTGGACTACAATATCGTTTTTAAACAGTCTTGCTTTTTTCTTTGTTGCACTGCTAAACAGTGTAAAGTATCCGTCTGTTGCTACATGCTCGTCGGACTCATATGCAGCGGATAACGCATCGTTTAATGTGTTGTAATCTTTTTGGCTTTTGAAATATAAATCTATGTCGCTGTCTGCTGGTATATTTTGATACCAATTTAAAGGTGCACCGCCAGCAATCCAAAAATTAGATCTAACACTGCATAGTCTTTCTACAATCAGTACGTCGTCCTTGTGTATAAATGGTTGTATCAAATCGAACTCCTATACGAAATAGAATCAGGGCGCCGAAGCGCCCTGATTGGTGTTAGTGATAACTTAGAGCACACCCCAGTAATCAACTTTCGGTGCTTGCACACGAGTAAGGATGATAGTGCCATCCTCGTTGGTAAACACAAAGCGACCGTTGTTGCCGTCGACTTTCTTAAGGTTGCCATTGTTCATCTCAATGTCAACCCATTCGTACTCGTCTTCGTCTTCATCGACATTTTCGAGCACACGCTTAACGCTGATGTTAAGCTCGTCACGCAGTGGGTTACCGCGCCAAGTTTCCGGCGAAATGTCAGCACGCTTGATCGGCTCGCCGTCAACAACAGCTTCAACAGTAAAGCTGTCAGCATTGATGAACTCTGGCTTAGCATTGAGGTACTTAAGCACTTGCTGCGGAGTTTCGTTGTAGCGGTTCATTTCCTCAACAACTGCCTTGAGCATGTCAAAGTTGAAGCTGGTAAACAGGCTAGCAGCATTGCACACAGCGTCGATTTGAGTTTTGTCGTCGAGGTTTTCTTCGCAGTACTCGCGAACAAATCCCTGATCAAGACCAGTGTAGTCCAGCATGTAAAAAATACGTCCCGGACGGTTACGCATATGTTGGTCAACACGCCATTTGTCGTTGCAAGTCAGCACAAACAGTTTCTTGCTGGGAAACACACCGTCGAGCAGCGTAAGGATAGCTTCCTGCTCATTGCTGTCGTAGACTTTCTCAAATTCATCGAAAACAACAATGCACGGCTGATCAATGTCTTGCATCAGCTTGTTGAATGCATCACCTTTCCAGGCGCTGTTGATGATAATTGTGGGAATGCCCTGTTCGGCTCCAACAATGCTAAGCATCTTGCTGAGCAGAGTCTTACCGGAACCCTTTTCGCCAGTAAGCATAACACCAGTGCTAGCCGGACGGCTTTGGTAAGTGCGCAGAATACGATCAACCATCTTAGTGGTATCACCGTAGATACGCGACGGTGCAGTGAACGAATCAACTTGTTCAAGATAGAAATTACCAAACATATCCTGTCCGATAATATAGTTACCTACTGGCAACTTGCTATACATTTCCATGCTGTTTTCGTCAGCTACTTTGTAGGCGTTGCCGTTCTTAAGGTAATGAGTCATTTTAGCCTCTGTGTGTTGTTTTCGATGTGTGAGTTATAGCAGGATAGTTTGAGTGTGTCAACTGTTATTGCAGTGTGCAACGGATAATGTTGCCAGTTTTAGTCTGCAATTTGATAGTCAGTGTGCAGAGTTTACCAACGCAATTATCAGTCCACTGAAAATTGTAGCTTAGCTGTTTAGTATAATAGCGACGGTTGTAATAGTTGTCATTTAGTTCTTGTGTTGTATGCGGCACTAGTTCATGTGCTGCAAATCGATCCTTTAGATACACAACTGCACCAATTGGAGTAGTGTTAGTGCGGCCGTAATAGCTTTGATCAAACAGTTTAACAATGCCCTTGTCACCTGCATCAATAAAAATAGCTGTGCTGCTGCGACGATTTTTTACATGTGCCTGCAATTCTGCTTCGGTACCGATATCAGTTGGCGTTAGTTCAAACGTCATAGTTTTTCCAGCTTTAACACTACCAACTGTGAGTGCAAGAATTGTGCTGTATCCATTAGTAACAGTTTTGCATTTTGGATTTACGAGTTTGCGATTTGCAAACAGTTCTGCATCTGCATCAGTCATTGTAGTAGATTCTACAATAGCTGCGAGTTTTGGACTTGCAATAACATGTAGTTCTTCGCTATCTGCGGTTTCTACATAGATGATGTGTTGACTTTTATCAGCTGATACAACTTCGTTCTTAGTCCAGGCCGCTTCGTCATAATGACTGCTATTCCAGCCCAGCTGATGCATACGTCCAAGCCAAACACCAGTGATGTTATTTTGCAACAGAATCTTATTTCCGACTTTGACGTCTTTCCATTCTGCCTTCATATTAGCAACAGCAGTGTTTTCTACAGCCTCCTTATATTCATCAGTGTTAGTACTGAGCAGTACATTCTGTTGACCATTGCGAGCCCAAACACAGGTATCCATAATTTCGCCACGATCGATCATACCAACACTGAGCAGTTGTGCAAGGTTGTGACTGGTGATTTCCAACTCAAAACCACGTGGATCTTCAATGCGCCATTTGTCAACGCCGCCATAGCTGCTACTGCGAATGTCAGTAGTCATCTTAAATCCAGCCATTGGCACGTTGTCAATTACCATTGCTGGCAACGCTTTATTACCATAGTAACTCTGTTTGGACCAACTATCGACAGTGTCCATACGTTTCTTTGCAGCAGCATCTTCTCCCCAAGGTGTAATAAAACCAAGAGGGATTTTTTCAGTCTGTCGTTTAACCATGCCAACATAGTGCTTAGCTGGAATTTTAATGCTGTTGATTGCCATTGATTAGAGTTCCTTATGATCGCCTATAAATGATACTTCGCTTTCAGTTTCAATCCATACTTTTGCGCCACAGCTAAGCGGCTTATCTGGACTGTATACAACTCTGCTAGGACCGTTGATTACAACTTCACTAGCATAGGTATTGGTCTTGCCACGCTTTACAGTTAGCGTGGGATTGCGTTCGCCAGTTTTGTGATTACTTCTAATTACATGTTGATTGACATGTATAATGGTCTTAGCCATCTTTGTTGTCCCCTAGCATTGCTAGCAGCATTGCATACATTTGATCTACTTCTGCAATTGCTTCTAAATATGGGACTGCGGCGGCATCTGCTGCTGCTCTTTTAGCAACATTCATTTCTGCCATCAACGCTTGTTTTTGTTTAAAAAGTTCTTGAAGACCTTCATTGGCAGCAACGGCTTTTAACTCGCTGCCGCCAAGATTTGAAACACTTAGTCTTGCAGATTTAATTACATCACTCAATACAGACCCCTAGTACCTGGACGAACTGCATCAGCAGTGAGCGTGATCCAGCTTTCCATACCCATGCCGTCGTGATCTTCGCGAGCAATGATTGTCAACGCTTGTTCACGAGCCCAATTGCGCAGGCCATTCCAAATGTCCTGATGCTTAGCAGTGCCTTTAACGGCATCGCGAATCCACTGCTGCCGTTCGTAGTTTTTAACCTTCTGTGCAGGTACTTTGTCAGCCGTGATAGTATCAATCAGATACTGACGGAAATCATCGACAAAATTGTGAAGCTCTTGACGTTCTTTGCGAACCTTTGCAAGGTCAGCCGCAGCTTGTTCTTCAAGCTTTTTGATCTTTGCAGCCTCAAGTTCGTCAACAGTTTTAGCCAGTTTTTCGCCGAGTTTCATAGCAAACGCTCCAGTGTGCTAAATCCTATACATAGACAATAGCATCAATGTAGATACAGTCAATACCATTTCTTAGGATATTTTAGATTATATGCAGCTAACGCAGCATCGTATTCTTTTAACGCATCTCGAAAGCATTGTTGTACATGTGGGTCCATGAGAGTAAAAACCATCGCACTAGGCGGAAAGAATGTATTAACACGGACCCACAGTTTCATAACATGAAACCAATCACGCTGCTTTTCTGAAAACTTCATTACCTACCACTTTGATAAAATCGCATGAAGTTACGCATGTATGCGCGAATGTTTTCGGCACCAGCAGGATTCATGCTGTGAACTACGTAATCAAAGTGTGCAGGCAGTTCGAGGTTATTGTCAAGCACATAATCAGCAAACCATTTGGCAAATTCATAACCAGTGCGTTCCTGGCCAAGTTCGCCATCATAGTGTTGATCTTCGAGATCATGATCAAAAGCAATGAAGTCGGGCAACCCACGATTTTTAACAATTTGGATTGCCTGATCCATGCTACGAGCAATTATCCATTCGCCCTGATGTGGATAGCTAAACCCTTTGATATCAAGAAACGGAGGATGACGGTAATCATCGAGAAACAGTTTGTAAGTCATTTTAGAAATTCCCCGGTGCAACTTGCAGAACACGAACGCCTTCTGCACGAATAGCATCAACAACCTGTTGACGATCATCAAACCACAGCCAAGGCTCGCCATGTTGTTCGCGAATCTGTGCCAGCAGTTCAACTTTGACAATGCTGTCTTGGCGATAGTCTTTGAAGCTACGCATGTAGACCTGAGTGAACGGTACGCTGTTATCACGCAGCCATTGCTCAGTTACATTGCGAGTTTCGTCGCCACGCCCAGAACAGATGATGATAGTGTGACCCTGTGCAGCAAACAGTTGAGCGAGCCATACAATGTCTTCATGCGTAGTGTCACGAATCATACCAGCATTAAATGCAGGCCAGTTCTTGGGTTTTTCTGCAACCCAATGACGGCGGTGCTCCATGTCGGCCAGCGTGCCATCAACATCAAATACAATTACTTTGCTCATCTCAGTTTCCTATTGTGCTGTTCTATGCAGACAATAGCATAGATAAAAGCAGTGTCAAGTGGTTTTGTTTTTAAGTTCTGCTAAAAGCAGTGCTTCGTTTTGTTCTCTAGTCAGTATCTGCTGATTGTGTCTTGGTGCACCATGAATATAGAGATCATCTGTAGGCATTGCATTGTTAGGTACAGCAGCAAGTAGATCCCTTACTGAAATACTGCTTTCACTTACAACTAGATTACCTTCTAACAGTTGTACTACCAAATAGCCATTGGCGGTAAACAGATTAATATGCACGGGCAATCTCGCCAATTTCAGGACGACGACGTTCCAGTTCAGTGAGAATGTCTTCTAGATGCACGGGCTTGTAACCAGTATGCTCTACGCAGAGATTCATATGCCGATTGCTCGGGCTGGGATTTTGGTGAATATGACCGTGCAGGTTAAACGTAGTCATCATTGAATCTTCACGCAGCGGTACATGACTACAGATAAAGTCATATTCGCGGAACACACGCCACATGCTGATCTTACGGAAATGTTTAGTAAGATCTTGATTAACAATGTCGTGGTTACCAAGAATCAGTCGCTTATGACCGTGCAGTTTACCTAGTGTATTTGCTGCGGCAGGATTGCCCATAGCAACATCACCAAGGTGATAAACCTTGTCACCAGGTTTGATATTTTCGTTCCAATTGGTGATCATAAAATCATCCATTTCGTTCACGTTAGCAAACTTACGGATTTGATTACCGTTTGAGTCTTTGAAGTTAAGGAAGTTTGAGTGACCAAAATGTGTGTCACTGATAAACCAAATGTCCTTAACGGAGTTTGTAATTACATCAAGCATTTTTTCTTATTTCTTTCAATAGATGTGCTAATTGAATTGCAAGTAAAAAACTGCGTCTACGCTCATGCACATAACACAGCCAACCACCAATACCAGCTACTGCAATCAACGCATGTTCTGGATAAGAAACCATATCCATAATCAACCAAGTTGCAATGCCAATGGGTGCTAGTCTATCTACAACTTCAATTAGAGTTTTCATTTTCTCTTACCATTGTTCATTATCACATAATATACAGTGATAGACAACTTGTCAATGGTCAAAAAGAAACCCTGGGTGTTACCCCAGGGCTCTTTAGTTTTAGCTGTGTCTGCTATTAGAACTTGTAAGCAAGACCAACTGATGCAGCATTGCCGGTTGCATCAAGATCACCGTCAAAGTTACGGTAAACACTTGCGTTTACAGCAACAGCGTCTGTAAGTGCATAGCTAACACCTGTGCCAAGACGATGCGATTCGTAATCGTTAGCAGTGTCAAATGCGTTACGATAACGGTACTCAACAGCAGTCCAGCTCAGCTTGTCAGTGACCTTAACATCTGCATCTGCAGAAACAGTGTAGTATGCAAAGTCGTTGGTGTCAAAACGCTGGCCAACACCAAGTGCAGCACCGATGCTGAGTTGATCGTTAACTGCAAAGTGACGGCCAACAGTTGCTTCGAGGTTTTGTGCATCTGCATCACCGCTGTAAGAAGCGCCGAGTGTGTAAGCACCAAGATCATGTGCAACAGCGATACCCACAGTGTCAGAAGTCTTTTCACCGAAACCAGCAGCAGTGAAATCTTGACCGTAAGTTAGTGCAACTGTAGTTTCAGCAACAGCAGCAGTAGCGGCAAACGCTGCAAATGCAGCAACAGCAATCATAGTCTTTTTCATTGATTTTTCCTTTGTAAAATTTACACATAAGGGTGTGAGTCGACTTAGCACCCTTTTTGTATGCGTTAGTATGTTTAATTTATGACTAAAAGTCAACTCAACTCATAATAAAGTAAACATTTAATCTACACGTTCTGTTACAGTATGTTACAGTGTTAGATTACTTGGGTTGCTTGCCTTTGTTTCTTGGCTTGCTTATAAAATCCCATTCGTCGTCATTATATGGCCACATGATACAATTCCCTAATAAAAAACATGGCGCTGTTCAGCGCCATGTGTTTCCTGCTTTACTGAAATATTCACGTTCCAGTTGTTCTAGATGATAACGATTTTCAGCTTGACCTAAAAAGCGTTCTAACTTTTGTTGTTCGGATCGGTAGTCGCTACGACCAAACATATTTGTAAATGCGTTAAAAAACGCTAGCACAAAATTATGCATGTGTAACACCGTTTGCTCTAACAGGTGTTTTATACGAAAAAAATTCGCTAAACTTTGCATTGGCTTCTTGCTTAGCAAGGTTTGGAATGTCCCAACGGCTGATGCCAATGTCATTGAGTTCGCGATCACTTAGTCTATTAAGTTCTCTGATAGTACTACGTTCTGCAAGATTTGCAGCCACAATTGCAATGATTTTTCTAATCATAATGATATCCTTCTGTCTCTGTGTACATACTATATATCATGCTGCGGTGCAAAAAACAATTGCTGCAAATGCATAGCTGATATGCATGTTCTCTATATTTTATTGATACCAGCTATGCGTTTTTGTAACAGATTTATGACAGTTAGTTGCTGATAATCTCGATGGTCATGCCTTTACCATCGGTATCAGACCCTAGAGAATTCTCCACAAATTCTCCGTCATATTTTACTTCGGATACAATACTGTAACCAACAGGGGTGTTGGTAATAACAAAACTCAGCTTGTACGGGTTAAACTCGCCATCTGTGGAAACTATGCCATTGAAAAACGTACCTTTTTCTTCGCTAAAACCATGGAAAAGATACTCTTCGTCTGGTTCAAAGTCTACTTGTTCAAATGCCACACTGTTTTGTTCAGCATAGTCGCCAAGCCCCATGTTTTCAACAAGTTCTGCAATTGGATCAGCATCCCAATCATCGCCGTTGACTTCTTCAATGGTTATATATGCAGATTCAAAATCTGCTCCGTTGATATGAAGCAGTGTGTCTCTATCAAACCAGTTGTTGTCGTTTTGAAACTGATCTGGGACATTGGGAAACATACCTGGCTCACAGCTATTTTCCCAAACATAATACGCAAGTGCGCTTTCTTCTTCAGCTGGATCAATATCCATATCAATATATGGTTGATCACTGTTCCAATATTCATATTCTTCTTCAGTGCTGGGATCGAATACAATCTCTCCACCCCAACCGTGAATAGCAATGCGCCAATGGCGCTTAACAGTGTCTGACATACAGTCCTCCTATGACCATGTTAGTGCAAATTGTAAAGCGTGTTCTTTGTTCTTGAAATAGAATTGGTTCCATTTAGTATTCCACAACACATCAGCGCGGTCACCGTAGAGTTGATATACTCTGAGGTTATGATCATGGAACCATTCTCTTACACGAAGACGTTTACCGTTTGCAATTTTGAGAGCCTTGACCGTGACACAGTGAGGAAACTGTTTAGCAGTTTCCTCAAAGGTTCTACGATGCTCTTGTGCAGTTAGGAATCGCGGGTCCTGTCTAGCGGGCATTACCGCGGCCTCATTTGGAACGCTTCGCTCATACGGCGCCAACCATCCGGGCTAGTCTTAGCAAACTGTGCAAGTTGAACCACTGTGCGCAGGCTAAGGCGACGGAAATCATCGCGACGCTCTTTGACATATTCCAGCAGCAGTTCAATCATATCATCGTCGAGACCAAAGGTCTTCAACATCTTGTGCTTACGCACCATGGTTTCGATCCTGCACCAAATTTCGCGGCGTGTATGCATGCTCAAGTCAAGATACAGGCTACGGTCAACCAGTGCAGCAATGTGTTTTGCAGCACCGCGGTCTTTGTCAATGATCTGTTGGAAGTCCAGGTTAGTGATGAAAATCACACGCCCATTGAACTCAAAGCTTTTGGGCATACCCAGCTTGACAACACTTTCGCTGTTATAGTTCACAATGCGAGGACGATCACCGCTTTCAAGTGCAGCTTTGAGCAGGTTAACACAGTCGCCGTCAAACAACAGGCTGTCGCAGTCATCGAGGATCAACACATTGTGATGCTCTGCATTGTCAAACAGCAGTTGATACAGTTGGAACGCACTGGCGATAGAACCACTGACCTTGTTGTATTCAAGGTCGTCGTTGTTATCGAGAACGTTTTGAATGCCAACGCTTTTACCCATACCAGGCGCACCGCTGACAATCAGACTGCGAACATTGTCGCTTGCAACACCTGCGGTGATTTCTTCAAGGATCTTAAAACGATCCTCAATGCGATTTGCAATCTGCTCATCTGTAGCTTCTTCTGCTGCAACTGCATCTGAATTCTTTGACTTGATAGTGCCGTGATAGATCAGGCTGTTTTCGTCGGGCAGTTGAACACGAATGTTACCCATGCCAGTGATTTGAAAGTTGCCATACCAACCGCGGCTACCAATTTTGATAGGACGGACCAGTGTGCAACGAACATCAGTGAGAGGTTGGTTGCGATAGCTACCGTTGAGGATAGTTACATCTTGCATGTGATGTCCTTTATTGAATACGTTATGACAAACAGACGTATAGCACAAAGATTTTCACAGTGTCAACCATTAACTTGGTCTCGACACTGTATAAGTATCTTCATGTACTTGTATATTATAGGCACTGACACTGATCGCCAGAAAATTGGATTTAGCAAAGACGTTGCAAAGCGTTTGAAAACTTTGCAAACTGGCAACCCTACACCACTAAAAATTCATCATACTGAACCAGTACCAGAACATCGTGTACGTATACTAGAACGCAAACTACACACAGAACTTGGGTATTTGCGATTGAAAGGTGAATGGTTTAATCTTACACCAGACCGTGCTGTGTCTATGCTTAAATTTGCAATTATGCGGTGGTTAGATGATCCATTGCTGTAATGGTGCCTTGTAACAGAATCGAACTGTTGACCGCGGGTTACGAATCCGCTGTTATACCACTTGAACTAACAAGGCTTACTCTTTAACGTTTTTAAAAGCACTTTTGGTATTTTTGAAATAGCCACGTGGGTCCACTGCCGCAGCAGATTTTTTACGGTTTATCATACCGTTTTTGCCAGTTGCAGACGCAATAGTCTGAGGCTTTGATTTGATCTCATGCAGTCTCATGCAGTTATTTAGTTCAGCATACGCTTTCGTGCTTGCGTCATCTGCTCAATTGATGCAGCAATATCAAACTCATCTTCGTCGTCTTCAACTACATGTCGTGTAGCAACGAATTCATCACTGACTACACAGTCTTCTTGAATATTACCGGACAACAATGTTTCAGTGATCTCAGCTATAAAGGCTTCTAGTTCTTCTTGCGTACCTTCAAACTCATCAAAGCATCCGGGTGCAAAGATAATTTCCATCTGTGGTTTAGACATAGTGTGTTCCTTTATGTTGTAGATAAGGCGGTTGCCCGCCTTATCTTAAAGATCTTCTGTTAGTACCTTGCGGCCCTTGAAAGTCTTAGTTGCGCTCTTGTTCTTGGTATCAACGGCCGAAACCATACCAACAACAAACTTGTCAACACCTTGATCCATGACGATCACAATGTCGCCCTTTTCAACAATACCCGGCTTGCCAATGTAGTGTTGAGTGTTGCCTTGTGTACGTACTGCAAAAGTGTACGGCAGTTGTTCTTCAAGTTGACCGTCATTGACAATCAGAATCTTGCCTGTACCTTTTTCTTCAATCAGTACCATGCCTTGTGCAGTTGCACCAGCTTTGGTACCAAAAGTAACTTCGCCGTTATCTAGTGTAACTTTGTAAATGGATTGACTCATTTTCTTTCCTTCATCTGTATCGTTTTCTTCGTAAAGCTTTACTTGGTCTGTGTAAAAGTTTGCAGGGTTGTCACTGTGCAAATAACGACCAGACACACGATTACCCCATGTAGATGTTACTCTAAAAGGACGCTTGCCGTTGATTGCAATAACAGTGTCGCCCGCCGAAAACCTTTGTTCATCTTTATATCTACTCATTCCTATATCCTCTTAATAATTCCACAATGCGGTCAACGTAGCAAATAAACACACATAATGCAAGAGTTGATCAAATCCAACTACTACAAAAAAGTTATGCATGTCGCCTTTTTGCCACAGCTTAGATGTAATTCTACTTGTCACAGCGTCAGTTATAAAATGTAACACACCGTTGATAACTGCCCATACTGCAACAAAATATGCAACTGTGACTGGAAAAAACACAAACAATATTGAACCTAGTGTTCCCGGTTCTGTATTAAAATACATAGTTGCAGTGATAAAAACAAACATTATCAACAACATACTCACAGTGTAAGTCACAGCATGGGCAGTTAGTGCCAGCCAATCACGGCTTTTATTTGTTGCCATCCAATGGCTTTGCAACACAAAGTCGCTGACCCAATGTGCAAATAATATTTGTAATACCAACAATAGCTCTAGCTGCATAACACACCTTTTTAAAAATTTGGCTAGCCTACAGACGATCTTAATGGGTATTGGCAAATAGTAGGGTCCCTGTTTTCAACTTGCCATATAGACAAGATTCCTACATCTCTTCGCTTTCGCTACTTTACCATTGCTGGTGTGTGAGGCGGGCGTTCTCACCTTATTTGCCGCAAGGTTCCTGGATTACTAGCCGCTACTACGAACCTTTTTTCGCATAATCAATAACTCACTATAGCACAGTGCAGTTAAAAATGCAACAGTTATTTTTTGTCGTAGTAGGCTTTAAACATTCGTTGTTGACATTCATTTTTAATTGCCCAATTGCGTTTTTCTATAGCAGATTCGGAATTGGGATTTTCATAAACATGAGGTACAAGATCTGTATCGTCGCCACTAAAACAGACCACATCTTCGCAATCTGGCTTATTATCCCAGTCTGCTAATTTTATAGTGTATCCGTCATTGCCTATGACTATTACTTTGTACATATAATTAATTATGCATTTTCCGAAGTTTTTACTTTGTGTTCTCTACGTCGTTGTCTACTAACTTCGAGTCTATGATTATATGACTGGTTGCAGACACAGACAGCCCTATCGCAAGGCTGTCTGGGATCTACTGCTGTGAAGTTATGATGACATAGTGTTTTAGTCCAAACTTTAAATGGATCTTTGACTTTTTTACCCATTTGTAATCTCCGTCTTGGTTCGTGTCTTAATCAACGAATAGATCACACCTGCACCGAGTATAGCAAAAGTGATACCTAGAGACCATTCAGCTGGAAACTTTTCTAATCCAAGGAAGTCTGCTATAAAGATCTTGCTACCAATAAACACCAACAGTATAGACAGTGCAGATTTTAGATAGTGGAAACGATGCAGTACTGCATCCAGTGCAAAGTACAATGCTCGCAGTCCAAGAATTGCAAAGATGTTGCTGGTATACACAATAAATGGATCAGTAGTAATTGCAAAAACCGCTGGTACACTGTCTACAGCAAAAATGACATCTGCAAATTCAACTAATACCAATGCCAAAAACAGTGGTGTCACAAACCATTTGTCTGCAATCTTTACTAGAAACTTCTGACCGTGTAGTTTATCAGTAACGTTAAAACGTTTACGCATAAACTTTAGAGCAATGTTGTTTTCTAGATTGTTTTCCTTTTCTTTAACAAACAGCATCTTAATACCGGTGACAATTAAGAATGCGGCAAATATATAAAGTATCCAACCAAACTCTGCTACTAGTGTAGCACCAAGCCCAATCATAATACCGCGTAGAACAATAACACCTAGAATACCCCAAAACAACACACGATGCTGATATTCACGCGGTATAGCAAAGAATCCAAAAATCAGCGCAATAACAAAGATGTTGTCAAGTGCCAGAGTCTTTTCTACAACAAACGCTGTGAGATATTCAAATGCCTGTGCTTCACCGATCTGATACCAAACAAAGCCAGCAAATGCTAGTCCGATAGCAATGTATACCGCAGACAGTTTAAGACTTTCTGCAACTCCAATCTCATGTGAATCCTTGTGCAGAACACCTAGATCAAATACCAGTAGTACAATTACAGTTGATAAAAACACCAACCACATCCAAGCAGGTGTTCCTAAAACCAGTGTCGTTAAAATTTCCATTGATTAAACCTTTATAATAATTTTAGATGGCCGGTGATTGGTAGCAGATCTTCGTGAGTAGCTGGGCCTACGGCAATGCAGGTATTGGTAGGTACACCATTGAATTCAGTAAGACCTGCATCAGTGATCAACTCTACAATAAGACCTGCGTCTTTGGCTTTGTTCATCACAGCAAACAGTTCTTCTTCACTGTCTACACTGACAGCGATTTTAGTAAACTTGCCTTCTAGCCATTTGGCTACATTTGGATGACCAAAGTTTTTCAGCGTGGCTTTCATAGCTGCGTGAGCACCTTGGGCAACAAGTTTACCTTTGCGCATATTCAAATCTTTGCGCATTACAATCATTTGTTTTAATTCGCTCATATTACCACTCTTTGCTTCGTATTGTTTTAATGTCGTTAAGTGCAGCAATCAACATATTGAGTTTGTCAATGGGTATAGTCACTGTCTGCTCTGGTGTATGACTCCAGTAATGGTCATTATAACGTATGCAGACATCGCTGCCTGCATACGTAACTGTAAGATCTTCATTAAGTCTACAGGTATAGCTCATTTGCTGCGTTCGTAAACCTTGCGAGCAGTGTTCTTGCTGATAGTTTCGAACACATCACCAAGCCCAAAGTAAGCAACGTTCCAAATCCAACGTGCAGGGCGATGAATCAGATCCCACAGCAAACCGAACGGCCACATCAGTACCCAGGCAGCAAGACGGTCTTTGTTTTTGCTAGCTTTGTATGGATAGCTAATCGACACAAGAAACTGATCAAACGTAACTTCGTGGCCGCCGCGCTTCTGTGCTCGCACATGCTCTTCAAACGCATATTTGATATTGTCGGCATTCTCTCGGATATAGTTAGGCCAACTCCAAAGACCAGTAATAAGTGCACCAATTGCAACATACACTGCAACGTAGAGGATCAGCACGAACGGATTGGCTGCAACTGTTTGCCAAATTGGCAAGCCAAACATCCATTGCAGACCCACAAAGCCAACCAACAGTGTAGCAGCACCCATAAAGAAGCTGTCAAGTTCGTTAGCAATCACACCAACAACAACAAAGGCCAGCATAAAAATTGCAAGCCAAGCACCACCAAAAGCGGCAAATGCAACATCAATCATAGTTCAACCCTTTCTCAGGTATAGATAGTCAATTTCGATATGATCAACATATACTCGTTATAAACAACTTGCAAGAACAAAATTTCTTATTTTATGGTTGACACTATAACAGAGCCTGCTATGTATATGAACATGTAGCACAACGCAGGAGACTAAGATGTTTTTTGATCTTACTGAAACGCAAAAGCTGTTGCTTGACGAACTGGTTACAGAGCCAGATGTTGCTATTCAAGCAATTGGCATCATGGGTATGCTGGGCGACTTTGAACCTATCAAGTACATTGTTCACAAGCACAAAGACCGATTCCAAGCAGAAATTCAAGCGGAAATGTCCTTGCTGATGCAGGAAATTGCGCAAGCTGAAATTGCAGAAGCTATGGCAGAACGCGAAACCGCAGTTATCAACTAACTGTAACACAGGTCAAATAAAAAGACGGGCATTGCCCGTCTTTTTCATTCTCTGTTCCAAGTGTTATAAAACTCTTGTGCATCTTGTGGCGTTTGAAATCGCAGTGTGGTAATTGGACTATGATCACCGCTGTCACCACAATCAAAATCAGTAAACACTTTGATCATATTAGTGCTTAACCAACTTTTAAATTGCTGTGTAAACACCCAATCATAGTCTTTTGGTCCTGGCTCAACTAACACGTGATGATATGGTGCGTAGTTGAATGTCACTGTGAGTTTATCAAGATCTAATTTCATGTTGAAACCTTTGCGTTAAAATGCGTTGCAAACTGCTCAGCATGTGTTTTGGATTCAAAACAAAATGTGTGTTGATATACAGCAGTGTGCGGTTTAAATGTCCACTCGTGCCTACCGATATTGCGTCTACACCAATCTTTACCTGCAACATCTAGATCACTGTGTGTATCTACAACATAACCGCCTTTGCTAAGCCATTGTTGTTTGTAGTCTGCAATTTCTTGAGGTGTCATTTCATTTTCATTTTTATTAATTGGTGCCCGCTGCCGGGGTCGAACCGGCACGCAATAAAGCGAGAGATTTTAAGTCTCTTGTGTCTACCTGTTTCACCAAGCGGGCATTATAGTCATTATAAATTCATTTTATCCAAAGTACAGATTCGGTTGTAAATTTACCTTCACGGTAATTATTTTCGTTATCAAACCAACCACATCTCACAGTGTCGGTACCATAGAGACCGGGTTTGCTATAATCGGTGTAATGTTCCATAACAGTCATTGTAGGACCACCACTTGCAAGTTGTACTACGCTACCTTTACCGAATTGGGGTTTTGCCATAGTCAATGCTCCGAAATTAAATTATTTTGCCATTCTTCCCATTTATCGTGGTCTGGCGCTAATTCAAATTCACACCAATGTGTGTATCCCTGATCTAATGCATACTTTCCACGAGCATAATGAGGATTACTCACAGTGTAAAGCACACCACAATCTGTCTTTAAAGGAAACAGCAAAACAGCATATTCATCACCAGTTGGCGGATCGGTAATTAAACAACGCCACTTCAAACTGTTTCCTTTAAACTTGGTGCGGGTAAAAGGGGTCGAACCTTCACGCCTTGCGGCGCTGGAACCTAAATCCAGTGCGTCTGCCAATTCCGCCATACCCGCATATTTCTTATCTATATATTACAGCCTATTACACAGTTGTCAATGACTATTTACTGTTTTACGAATTGCATCAACAACATGCGAAGGCTGCACACGAACTTCGCGATCATCAATAACATAGCCAATCTCATGCTTGCCCCAGACGCCTACGCCTTTGACTTTGACATTGCTTTTGCCAACTACATATTGGTATTCTTTACCGTCTACTTCTATCTTACGATACGACATTTTCACTCTCACTGTATTTTTGTTTTAGTTCTTCAAGTTTGGCAAGTTCTGCTGCGCGAATCTGTGCTTGACGTTCCTGTTCTTTGCGAGCAAATCTTCGGCCGTCTTCTTCAATGATCTGGTTAAGACCTTCAACAATGCGCTCGTCGGTAGCACCGATCATCCAGGACGGAAATTCCCAATATGATAGATGCTCGTCACCATACCTACTGCTTAGATATAGTTCTAGTTCAATAACTCGACCACTTTTTTTAATTTTGATTTTATCAATGGTTTTGTTAGACCAGTTGCGATCACTGACTGCATTTTTTAGCGGTACATAGAGTTTTAGCACTCTAGTAGCTTCAGCTTTGAGTTTTGCATAAGCACTGTCATACGCAGTTTTTGCTTCTGCATATTCAGCTTGACGTTCAAGGAAAGAAGCTACGACTTGATTTTTGCGTACAGCACGGCTTTGACGAACAAGTTTCATGTATCACCTAGGTAATTATTTGTAGTGATGGGTTACAGTTATGTGCAATGGTTTCTTGACTGGTTTTGGTAGAAATAGTTCTACTATTGCCCAACAAATCCACAACGGTGTGAAAAATATCAAAAGCAGCAGTGCTACAACCCAATGTCGTTGGAATGTCTGTATACCGCCGACGATAAGACCTACTATGATTGCTACTATAAAAAATAGCCCTACTACAGCTTCCAATTAGGTTCTCGATTCAGTGTATGGTGCCCCAGGAGGGACTTGAACCCCCACGCCTTTCGGCAATTGATTTTGAGTCAACCGCGTCTACCATTCCACCACTGGGGCGTTTGTTAACAGTTATATTACTACTTATTTCAAAATTGTCAAGACTGTTTAGGTAACATGTCTTCAATTAATTCCCAACAACGCGATTCTTCTAGGGGTTGTGAAAACGGGCATACTGTTTCTACACCAACAGGTCTTGCAACTCTTGCGTAGTCTTTTTTAATATCTTCGCGTTCTAACAGAGTTATTGCATTATTTTTTGCAAACACAGTATGTAACACATCGCCGTTTATCCAGTAACTTGAACCAGCAGTATAAGTACTTTGATTAAGCAATTTTAGATTACCGTAGGTTTTTTCAAAAACTTGATCAGTTGGACCTTGACAGTTTACGTTTTGTATTTCAAATGCACCATTGGGATTTGGTACAAGTTCAAATAGATATTGTGTAAAAGTACCTTGCAGTACATGACTTTTGAAATTGTAACGATGATCATGTATTTCATCGTCTGGTACAATAGGTTCTAAACTGTTGTGATAAAAATGAAAGCGATAGGTCTGATCCACTTTGAGTTGGATAAATCCTAAACCAAAGTATGCAGGTGTTCCCATTGATCTAAGTTGATCAATTGTGGGAAGTTTAATTTCCATTTAAGACCTTTTGGATTCATGGAGCGGGCGATGGGATTCGAACCCACGACCTGAGGCTTGGCAAGCCGCCGCTCTACCCCTGAGCTACACCCGCATCAAATTTATTTATACATATATTACTGTCTAAAAAACAAAAAATCAACAAATATTGCAGCATGGGGTATCATCCTCCTTTAGCTGTGCTGCACAACTGCCACCTTCACATCATGTAGCCTACTGAACGCTATCGTACTTCAGCATACGCTTATCGTGTGTTAATGTACACTAGTGGTCAACACGCTCGTTGTTACACAAACACAGTTTTTGATAAGACCCTCAATACTATTGTACGGGGATTATGGCGGACGGGGTGGGATTCGAACCCACGGTACCTTGCGGTACGACGGTTTTCAAGACCGCTCGATTAAACCACTCTCGCACCCGTCCTTGTGTATTAATTATCTCGATCCATATCAACAGTTTCACGAACTAGTGCAACTAGCTCGTCTACTGTGCTTACCATTAGCTTTACTGTTGCCCATTCTTCGTCGTGATCGCGACCACCGACTTCGATCATAAATCCGTTGTCGTACATGTTAACAGTGAAGTTTTCGTTTACTTTAGCCAATTTATCGCTGATTTTAGTAATAGATTTTTTAGCCATGATGTTATCCTTTAATCAGTCTATGTTAACAAATTTAAAACTTATTGTCAATATGAAAGGCGCTTAGCGCCTTTCAGTTAGTCTTCGATAACGTTGTTGTCTTCGTCTAACAACACTTTCTTATCAGGTCTGCGCCAGTCTTCGTTAAAGATAGTTTTGTCGCTGTTACAGTTAAGACACAGTGTTTGTATGTTTTCTTCTGTGTCCTCACCGCCATCTGCTTTTCTAATAATGTGATCACCTATCAGCTTGTTTCTACACAATCTATTCCACAGATCTGGGTCTGAAACACTGAGATGAAAGTATTGGTTTTTACTATCTTCAAACGGATTAAACCCACATTGTTGACAGTGCTTTTTGCGATGGAATGTCCAAGGTCTGTCAATCCTACCCATGCCGCCGTATTCACGTTGCTTGAGCTGATGAGTTCTACATAGCACTCCGCTACCCGGTCCTTGCATCTGAGTTAAGTGCCCATTACAACCTGGTACAATACAGATTTTACCAACTTCTGCACGCAACACAGCAGCGGATTTTACAACATCATATTCTGCATACAACATTAGAATAGATCCTTTTCTGCTGGAGTAAATTCTGATGTGCTGCGATTCTGCGGTATCGCATGTGCAAAATGTTTATTCAAACAAGCAAGCATAAAAGGTAAGCCATGAACAGGTTCGCTTAGAAACTTTGGCTTGGTATTAATACCAGTAGTCTTATGCCAGTTCACATATGCAACAGCACCCTTCTTCCAAAATTTGCTTTCTGGTGCAAAATCTGCATCCCAAAGCTTTGTTGTGGTTGTTGCAAGATCAGCAATAAATGCTGTATTAACAACAACTTTTGGATCACCGTCTTCTCTATTGTACTTGTATTTTTGTTCTGCATGATAACAACGATCAAAGAATTGACCCATCATTACCATTTCTTTTTCTTTAACAGGTCGCTTGTCACAACCTACTAGTTTGAGATATTCACAGCAATTCTTTACAGCGTCTACAGTCATTTTGTTAATTTCGTGCAAACGACTAATTGCGCCTGGTTGATTTTCATCGCCGAACTTTTTAGAAGTAACAAACAATCCGTTGTTTTCAATATGTTGTTGTTTACGTTCTGCTTCGATCCACTCTGGGTTCTTGCTGTTATCTACCCGTACACCTGTTACTTTTTGCTCGTAGATGTCAAATGCATCAAGAGGTAGTTTACCGTCGCTGTTGCTAGTGATAAAGTTTTCACGAACTTCTGCACGAGTTTTATCTTTGTAGATGTTAACTGGTACTTGAACAGTGTCAGGGTTTAGTCCTAGTATCTTAGTAGCAACTAACCATAGCATGATAAGTGTGTGTTGCCCGTCTCGAGCATGGTAAACCCCATTATCATCCTTGTATAGTGATATTGGCATTACCATGGTTTCTTTGAATTTGTTCAGTATCTTCAATACCCAATTAACATCTAATAGACGCTGAATAGTTACATCGATATAGATTGCAGTCATTGTTACAGTTTTAGATTCAACTAGATCTAAATCGTCCCAGGATTTAACATGCGGCATGCGCCGTTGAAATTCAGCAATTGCATTGTTTAATTGCTGTTGTACTGATGCTTGTTCAGTTGGGGTCATCGCTGCAACAAGATCGTTCCAACGTTTAGCAATAGTAACGCTAAGACCTTTTTTGTTAGAAAATCGCTTATTGCGAACAGCAGCATAACTCTGAGTAGAGTTTGCTGCAACAGGTTGAGTTGCCGCTACATTTGTCCGTGTGGGATTAGCGACAAGAGTTGTCGTTGCACTTGACATTTTGGTTCTCCATTTTGTTCTGGTGTGCTATGTAATGATTTGCTACCGGTCTGTGTCCGATTAGCAACATCATGTACATAGTGTGTCCTAAGAACCACAGTCTGTCAATCGTGTAAGATTAAGTATTTTGATTATTTCTCTGGAATTGCAGCTATAGTCATACCGGGGGTGTTTAGCAATAAACTGTCCCACGGTCCTTGTGACCTAAATGTTGGTACCAATTCGAACATTTGGTTACCATAGTCGTCAGTGTCTCCTTCTCTGAGAATGTAACGCATATTTGGTACAAGACCGTATTTTTCCATGATTTGTTGGTTAATTAGGAATCTACATGCAGTACGATTTGCATGGGGATATGCTTTCATAAAACCCTGTTGAATCAATTCTTTAGCATATACTTTTGCAAAATGCTTGCTAGCAAGTACTAATTCAGTTTGGTCGTTATCGTCTCGAACAAATTTAAAATACGTATTAGATAGGTCATCTATGTACGTATTAATGAAATCTACGTTCATTAGGCATTCGATATGTGAATATTTTTTCACAGTTTCGGGTCTATCCATTTTTGCAGCATTTGCCATTGCTGCATCGCGAGCAGCACCTTGTGTAGGTCCCGCGCCTGTGAATACTACGCCTGTTTTTCGTTTGTTAGTGATTCTGGCTACAAATTGTGGTTTGTCGCCAGTTACTGACTTGAGTATAATAGGTTCTTTACTCAGAGATACCGTCCAGTTTCCCAGATGTTCGATGTCGACTTGTGGTACTTCTGCTTCTGCTATGATCTCGTTGTATCTCATTGTAATATACCATTTAAAATGCAGAATATTTATCAATGCATCAGTCATGAGAAAAGGTCCCGAAGGACCTTTTTAAAACAAACGCTGAGATTACACGTTCGATGTTAACGCTTCGGACATTATTGCCAGCCTTGCGAGCCGCTTTCTTCCGACATCCACTAAGTCCCTTGCGGTAACCTAGTCCATTAACAGTGTCGCCGTTTTTAGAGTCAGGCAGTAGACTCGTCGTATGTAGCTATTCTGCACCTTGTTTTCCGTTGATCTTGCGGACCATTAAGCCTTGCGGGCTACGAAACTTCTAGCACAAATCAACGCTGCCTTGCGAGCTTTGTTGAACTTGATTGGCTTGCGCCTCAAGTATTTGACACCTTACACTACATACCGAGGTAGACTTTGCATTTTTCAAAAACAGGAGTTGAACCTGCAATCGATTCCTTAGAAGGGAATTAGCTTACCATTAGCTGATTTTGCAACCTATCCGAGATGTGCTACCTCGGCTGCTGAATATGCTTTTGACATACCCAATACAGCACACCTCATACCTTTCGTCTTGCGGACTAATCAGTGTTTCTTCAAGTATCCGGGGCCTAACCCTTCCACTCTCGAAATGGTACCATGCCTTTGCTTGCGGGCTCAGACTCTGTACCTACCTGTTAACTTTCAGCATTCGTTAGTTTGGCTGAACAGTGTTTGGGCGCCAACCCTCTTATCGCTCACCGACTGGCTCTGCAACTATCCTTTCGGACACTATTCCTAACTTACTGCCTACCGCCTTTCTACGGACGGGACTTGCTTTCGGTTTAACCCGAGTCAAGTCTAGTTCAGGCTTGTTTAGATGGACCACTGCTGGCGCTAGTATGTAGGCTTTCTAGCTTTGGGTGCATCACTGCACTTATCCTGTTGAGGCTAAACCCCCAATGCGTAAACACAACATCCACGTTTCACAACGTTAATATCGTGCAATTTCTGTTTACAGCTATTGTAATTTGCTTGGTGCGGACTCGAACCGTATCTCACTCGATTAAGCAAGTGCGCATTACCGAAATGCTATTACCTAAAGCAGTTACAATATGTGTAAACAGAAACTTTCGCTTCTTGTCCATTATCGCTTGCGCTAGGACCACATGTAAATTTTTAAAGAGCATGTAAACCGTTTTGTTGTTTACTCAGTTACTTTAACACCTTACGTACAGCGTGTCAACTGTTTTTTATTTTTTTTGAAGCAGCACTTTTTTGTTTTTCAACTCAATTTGTGCTGCTTCATGTTGTTAATATAGTGTGTTACTTGAACGTTGTCAACAGTAAATTAAATCAAAAACATTAAAAAAGTACAAAAACACAGTATACCAAAACTTACCATTTTCCATTTGTAAGTTTCATTCTTTGCTGCCGACAACTGTTTACGCAGTTTAGCAGCATCGTTTTCTTGTAGACTGCTGTACGCAGCATGTATGGTTTTTGAAACCATCAGTGATTTCAATGCAGCTTTGGTACGTTTAAGGTCTTCTTGATTTTCATAGGCAATTTTATGATACTTGCGTGCAAGTGCTTCCCAGTCTTGAGTTGACTTGTTAGTAGAAACTGCGGTATGAGATGCACCTTGTTTACGTGCCATTTTAAGGCATGCAATAGCTTCATCTTCGCTATCGGTGCTAAGTGCTTTAGCAATAAGCATATCAGTTTTGCTAGCCATAATGTCACCTCACAAGGGTTGTCAATGATTAGCGTAGAAGATAATAGGTCTTATATCATATGTCAACAGTTGATTCAAAAAATGCCGCATACATCACAGGATCTATTAAAGAAAACGACTCATTTCTAACTTTGTCAAGGCTATCTATGTAAGATTTAACTTCGTTGATCGTTTTTATAGGCTGTTGTTGTAACTCATTTAAAATCTGTAATTTGTTTTCTAGCACACCGTCGTTGTGATCGAGTTCACACCAATTGCTAATGTCATTAAAAAATTGCGTTTTTAGTTGGTCTGGTATATTGCGTATAGCAAACTCTTCTGGAAAATGCAGCGTAGTACCATAGATTTTGTATCTAGGCAAGTTGGTTGTAACCCAGCCTAACAGTGTTTTTAAGTTAGTAATGTTGAGTATAGTCCACACAGACCATATAGATAAGTCAAAGTTATTGTTGAGATTTTTTTGAAAATCTAATAGATTTTTTTCTATTACATTCCATACTGCGCCTGTGCGTTGATATTCGTTTACTTTACCGTATCCATCTATACTAACTGTTAAGTTAACAGTTTTGCAAAGAGACAACAACTCTATCAATCTTGGTTCTATTTCTATAGATCCATTTGTGTTTACAACAACTGTAATATTTTCTAACGAGCCTTTTTGAGATAAGATTGCAGTTAGGGTATTGATCATTGTTTCTTGTTCTAGAAAAGGCTCGCCACCTTTGAACTTGATCATATCTACATTTGATATGTCTAAATGTTTCAATTCATCCCAGGTACGTCTGTACAACTTGTGTGGAATCAATCCCAATGCTTGTTCGTCACTGGCCCATTTTGTGCTAAAAAAACTGCTGCACATTCTACATTTGAAATTACATAGATTGCCTAGACTTAGATCCAAATGACGCAGCACAGGTACAGTTGGTCTACCGTACCTGTTGTTAAAATCATTTCTAGTAGATTGTACCCCAGCAGCTTCTGTTTTATGACAGACTTTACAACAGGGATTTGGTTTGTTTTGTAAAAATTGAGATCGTAGAGAAATCAACTGTTGTTCATCGTCGACAGTTGTATCTAAGTTGTGCCATTCGCAACAAGGTTTAACTTTACCGTTTGGATCGTACGATCTATTCACAAACGGTGCTGCACAATAAAAATCTTTATCAGTGTTTTCCATAAAGATATTTACTGTGAAAAAACTACTATTGAGAAATATTTGGTGCGACTGAGAAGATTCGAACTTCCACGGCTTGCGCCACTAGCACCTCAAGCTAGCGTGTCTACCATTCCACCACAGTCGCATTGAATTGGAGTCGCGTCTGGGAATTTAACCACAGTCCTCTACCTTTGCGGGGCAGCGCATTAACGTTTTGCTAACGCGACATTGTATTGAATGGTGCTGCCAGAGAGACTTGAACTCCCGACCCTCTGATTACAAATCAGATGCTCTACCAGCTGAGCTATGACAGCACTAAGTTAATTTATGCCTAATTATGATATTCATACGCAGAATATTCGATAATTTTGCAATTTATTTTTGCCTCCTATGGCATCCTTTCTATCTAAAAGAAAAGCTACTCTATAGGTTTAGCAACAGTTTTCTTGTCTATGGCCTGTGCTTACTAGATAATGTTTTGTTAGTGATACACAGGCTCTATAGTGTTTAGCAGTCTATTTTAATATAAAAAGAATACATTCTATAGCAACAACTATGTTGTATTCTGCTTTCTAATTTACAATGACATGCAGTCTATTCAGTAAAATCGCATGTTCTATTGTTGTTCTCACCATGTTGTTATCGCCTGCTACCTTCTAAGGGCATCGCGCATAACATTCTATCGTTACGAACGGTATTTGATTATTGCCATGTTGTTATCGCCTGTTGCATTCAGAGTGCACCGCGCATAACATTCTATCGCTCAAATCTATTTTGCTATGACAACTGCCCAACCTTTCGCCGATTGGCGCCGCGCAACAGTTGTTCTATAACTAGTTTATGGTGCGGAATGAGAGTTTCGAACTCCCGACATTCTCGGTGTAAACGAGACGCTCTACCACTGAGCTAATTCCGCATTATTCCTTTGGATCGGTCATGTTCTTGACATTTTGAACCAGTCGACTTGCTGCATCTGTAGTATACAGTGTATCTTTATCTGTCAATGCTCCGCCAAGTGTAACCACATCGGCTGCAATAGAAACAGGAATATCAACTACGGCTGCTGCTGCTTTAAGAGTCGAATTCAAAAAACCAAACATGATATCATCCTTATATTTTGGTGGAGTGTAGGAGGATCGAACTCCTGACCTGAAGCTTGCAAAGCTACCGCTCTCCCAGCTGAGCTAACACCCCAAATAATTTAACTTGCAGCAACAGCCATGCGCTTTTGCTTGCGATTCTTTCGACCTACCCAACCACGCTTGAGCATAAGCGCCTGACGCTTAACGTTTGCTTTGTGAACTGCTTTTCTCATACGTGGTCTCCTATTGTTATTCTGTGCAACAGGGTGTCTTTAAAATCAAACTGTCTTTTGTCCGACATTGCTGCTGTTTTTACTAATTTAATGCATTTACTGTATATTGTCAACTCTAAATCTTTGATTTTAGCAAATTTATAAAACGCATTGTGTATATGTGGATTATCTGCGTCATCTGCAAAAATCATACCGTTATCATTCAACAACGGCCAAATAGTGTGTAACAACTCAAATAGTGAGTGCTCGTCTCGATTATCGTCTATTAGTACTGCTGATAAATTATCAACTGTGATCTTAGCCGAATCTTCAACATGCATTACTATATTAGGGTAGTCTTCTAAATGCAACCGTTGAATTTCAACAATATCATCTTTGTTAAGCAATGGCAGGTCGTATCGTTTATCTAATGACTGTAGCATTGAACTGTTGGCAAAATTGTCAAACTTGTTTATATCATATGTGTGTATCACAAACGATGGATGCGATTGTGCAAATAAAACTGCTGTACCACCAACAAATGTACCTAGTTCTGCTATAACACTGTTAGGTGGCAGTGTTGCTAAGTGTGCATTGATATAATCTAATACCCATGGCACTATCATTGTTGCCGGCTGTGCTTTACAGCGTCGTTTAACTTCGTTACGTATGTGTTGATATGTGAACATGTTTTCTATCTGGTAGACTGTGTGGGTTACGCTCCCACTACCTCTTGCATGTCACGCAAGCGTTCTACTAATGAACTAACAGTCTGTAATTTGGAGCGGGCGATGGGAATCGAACCCACGACGAACAGCTTGGAAGGCTGACACTCTACCTCTGAGTTACACCCGCATTAACTTATTTATAGCACAGAACTTGTACTGTGTCAATTAAAATGGCGGTCCCTGCAGGACTCGAACCTGCGACCCACTGCTTAGACTTGATGTTCTTCTCTATGACAGTTCGCACACAGTAGGATGCACTTGTTAATCTCTTTTCGAAGTGCTTCTTCAGACAGCCCCCTCTTGTGTCCTAGTGCAAATTCTTTTACTGTGGGATCCAAATGGTGGAACTCAAGTGCGCCTAGATACTTATCGTAACCGCATCGCGCACAGCATCCGCCTAGTTCAGATTTAAGTTTATTGATCTTGTCAATGCCTGTTTTGTAAGTGCGCTGATTCCAGCACTTCTTGCATTGATACTTTGCAGTTTTATAGAAGTTTTCTTCACCTTCTATGCCGCATGTTCTACAAGTGAATGATGTCATTATTGCTCCTGGTTAGAGTATTTATCTCTAACCAATGGAAAACATATGGCGGTCCCGGAAGGATTCGAACCCTCGACCTTGGAATTAGAAGTTCCCTGCTCTATCCAACTGAGCTACGGAACCAGCATATGTTTTCCTGTTCCAGCTGAGCTAAGGAACCAAATTTGTTAAAGTGTAGTGGGCAGTTACGCCCACTACAGTTGATATTACTTTTTGTTATCTTCGCGGCGCTTGCCGTAGTTAACAAACTCGTACATTTTTTCAGCAGTTTCTAGAACCTTATCAAGTCCTGGAAACTCAGGCATGCCAACTGCTGTAACAATTTGACCAGTTTTTTCGTCACGTTTCGCAGTAAGTTCCCAACCTTGCCATTTCATGTGGAAGTCTTGAGCAACCAAGTCCTTGGCTTCTTTGAGAATGTCGCTACGGATTTCATAGCCGTTTTTGCTGAATTTAATTTCAGGAACCAATGCAGCTTTTACAGTTTCTGCAACATCATTGGCCATTTTTTGATAATCTGGTGTATTCATTTTAATAACTTTCTCTGTGTGTGTAGTACGGATCTATACCGCACTTTATATATTTAACACACACTTAGGAAAAAATCAAGTTGTTTCAGTTGTGTTTAAAATCTAAATAATCAGCAGTGTTACGCAGTATCGTAGCTAGTTGTGTGTCGATACCGTAGCGTTTTGTAGAATGACTAATGTGCATTAGTGGATCATTTGCGCGATCACTAGCAGCTTTCCAATCTATAAACATTTCAATAAGGTCGAACAGTGTCATTCCGTTTACACCATCTGGGTAATATTCGGGATGATGCCTATTGTTTGCATAATGATGTTCATGCATAGGTTTTAGAATACGCATTACTTCGTAGTATTCTGGTGATCCATATTCAGAATAGCCATTTTTATCAACAATTTCTTGTACAGTTGCTAGAATTGGCAATTCCGGATCTTCTAGTTTAGATTTGTCGTGGTTTACTCCACGAGCAATTAATTCTGTTGCACATTTGCCAAGTAGCTCTGCTACACGTTGAATATGTTCTCGTGTTACAGCTTCTGCTCGCAACTTGTAATAATCGTCATTCATAACACAGCCCTTTCTACAGTGATACTATCACTAACTGTGATGTTTGTCAACATCGAACTGATCTAACCATGGAAACACTGTTTTCCAATTTGTGTGTCGTCTGATATCCAACGTGTCTAGGTATTGTTTCAATTCAATTATCAATTGAGGATTGTAGTCTGTATTGTTAATGGTTTTGAAATAGCCTTGCATTTCATCGTGTTCTGCTTGATTTTGTATAAGAGGCAGTATTTTGTTGAAATCATCATCAAAAAACCCCAAAGGAAATATACCAGGTTGTAAGCAATTTGGATGCACTAGTATGTTATTAGAGTAACTTATTGGGTGTTTACTACGCATACTATTGTAAAAATTAATCTTGTTGAGTAGATCTGGGATAGTTTTAATAGTCAAACTTGATATTGTGCCATGAATTTGTACTTCAATATCTTGAAAATTGTTTACCAACAGTGCAAAATTATCTTCCCATTGTTGTAAAGACAGCCCAGTTCTAACGTATTCTTGTTCAGGTCCCCAACAATCTAAACTAGCAACTATTTCTACACTTTTGACAATGTTGGATTTTACAAAAGTTTCTAATCGTTTCAATGCCGATGAAAATTTATTTTCATTAACTTTTAAATTAGAAAACACAGTAATGTCTAAATTTGGATTTGGATGCTCGGCTAAGAAATCTATAAATCTATAAAACTCAGATTGATAAAATGGTTCACCACCAAGTATGTTAATTTTAACTAAATTGCCTATATTGTAGTGCAGCCAATCAAAAAATGAATCTATCATACGACCGGTTGCACTGTGATTTAATAGAAATTCGGTATCTGCAAATATGTTGCCGTGCTTTAAATTTTCTTGTTCCCATACCGAACTGAATCGTTGGTTACAATATATGCAACTCATATTACACAAATTACTAAAATGCAATTCAATCATAGTAGGCGATACATTGATTGCAGTAGAATCAGTTAACAGTTCTTTAGGTACAATAAGACCTTGAAATTTTTTGTTTATTTGTTGTCTATCACTAATACCGCCAGCAGCCTCTATATTTTTGCAGTATTCACAACCATGCCCCGGCCATTGACCATCTAACATGGCTTTACGACTTTGCAGCTTCAATGGAGAGTTATGAAACTGTTGCACAGTTTGTTCATCAAAAAAGTCCTGCATAGTACGATGACAACTAGAGCTAGACCCTTGCTGTAAAAAAATTGTGCTCCATGCCCATTTGTAACCACATCCAAATTTTCCATTGGTGAGTTTTGAAAACTGATCTTCCATTTTAATTAAACTCGTCTAACCATGAAAAATAGTTACGCCAATTTGTGTTTCTTCTAAAATCCAATTTATCTAGATATCGTTTTAAATCTTCTATTAGAGCTGGGTTATATGGCTCGTTATCAATTGATAATTTATAGCCTTTCATTTCTTCTAGCTCATAACTATCAGTTATTTTGGTCAATATTTTTTCAAAATCGCTATCAAAAAAACCATAAGGGTAAATTTTTGGACTCAAGTAACTAAAGCCTGTAACAAAATTCTTAGAATGAATAATGTTTTTATTGTTATCTAGCAATGTCCTGTAATAGTTGATTTTGTCTATTAAACTGTCGGTGGTCTTTATAGAAAGACCTGTGATTGTACTGTGTACATTGATGTCTATGTTACGATAGTTTTTTACTATAAATGCAAAGTTGTCTTCCCATTGCTGCAAGGACAATCCAGTACGTATATACTCTTGTTCCGGTCCCCAACAATCTAAACTAGCAACTATTCTTACAGATCCAATGGCATTGTTGTCTAATAGCGAATTCAATACCGACAGGTGTTGAGTTAGCTTGTCTCTGGTTATTTTCAAATTGGTAATTACTACCAAATTCAAATCTGGCAACTTGCGTGTTTTTAGAAACTCGACGGTTTTGTCAAATTCTGGCATAATAAATGGTTCCCCACCTAATATGTGTAGGTCTGACAAATGTTCGACGTTTGTGTCTAACCATTGAAAGAATTCAAACAGGATTCTTTCGTACTCTGCGCCTTTTAATAGTCTAGGGGCTTGTTCAATGCGATCATTGAATTTGATATTTTCCTGTTCCCATACAGAACTCCATCCTTCGCTGCAATATATACAACTCATGTTACATAAATTGGTAAAATTTATTTCTAGTACCGTGGGCGTTGTGTGTATTGCATCTGTATTAACAAGCAATTCGTGCGGAATCTTTTTGCCATTAAACAGAGAATTTGAATTCATTCTGTCGCTGATACCACCGGAGTTTTCTATATGTTTACAATACTCACACCCATGCCCTGGCCATTGTCCTTGCTGCATCAGTTGACGTGTTTTCAACTTTAGCGGGGTATTATGAAAATTGTGTATAGATATATGATCTACAGTATCAGTATCGGTTCTGTGGCAGCTAGCAGTTGTGCCTTGGTTTAAAAAAACTGTGCTCCAATTCCATTTAGCTGCACATCCGGCACGATAACCTGTTAATTTTTCAAACATATTTTCCATGTTTACACTTGAAACTCATCTAGCCATTTAAATGTAGATTTCCAGTTGGTGTTGCGTCTGATATCAAGTGTTGTTAAAAATGCTTTTAGTTTTGAAATAAGTTCTGGTTTATACTGATGATTGTTTACAGATAACCAATGATTGGTTATTTTCTCTTTTGTATAATCTTCTTGTACTATTTGTAAAATAGCAGCAAAATCATCGTCGAAAAAACCCGATGGGAATATACCCGACTGTAAGAACTCTGGTTCTACTAGCAAATCGGACGAATAAATTATCTCAGAGTTAGATCTGAAACTATTGTAAAAGTTAATTTTTTCAATTAAGCCATATATAGTCTTAATGGTAAGACAGGTGATGGTACCGTGGGTTCGTATGTTAATATTTTGATGATTTTTTACCATGTACGAAAAATTCTCTTCCCATTGACGAAGAGAAATTCCTGTACGTATGTATTCTTGTTCCGGCCCCCAACAGTCTATACTGGTTATTATTTCAACTTGTTTGACTATATTACATTCGATAAAACTATCTAATTTACGTAGAATAGTAGAAAACTTTTGTGTAGGAACTTTTAAGTTAGAAAATATTTTAAGTGTTAGATCTGGATTTGGGTGCGTTTCTATAAATGCTAACATTCTATCAAGTTCTGGTTGAAAGAATGGTTCGCCGCCCAAAATGTTTAGCTCAAATATCGAATAGATATTTTTATCTAACCAAGTAAAAAATGCGTCTGTCATTTTTTTGTAATCGACAGAACTAATCGACAGTAAATTAGATGCAATCGGCTCGTTGTGTTTGAGTTTTTCTTGTTCCCAAACTGTGCTAAATGATTCATTACAGTAAATGCAACTCATATTGCAAAGATTACTAAAATACACCTCAACCATAGTGGGTGTAGTTTTTAACGATTTTGGATTAGTTATTAGTTCATGAGGTATGTAAGCGTTGTGTATATGTTCATTAGCATACATGCGATCACTGATGCCACCAGAATCTTCTATGTGTTTACAGTACTCGCAACCGTGACCCGGCCATTGTCCATTTAACATGGCTTTGCGAGTTTGCAATTTAATTGGTGTGTTATGAAATGAATCAAATGTTTCTGGTGTGATAATGTCTTGATCGGTTCTATGACAACTATTTGTTGTTCTAGTCTGTAACCGTATGGTACTCCATGCCCATTTATAGCCGCATGCAAAATTGCTACCTACAGTTTTTTGAAAAAATTGATCCATTATCACACTATATTTTACAAGTAATTATACTTGATATATGTGTAAATTTTATAATAAAATGGGGCTTATTACCCCGGGATGTCCGTAGTCCCGAGCGTCCTCGGGGTTCACAGGTAAATCCCTGCTATAAATGGTGCGCATTGTTAAGAGGCGATTCCGGACCATTCAAAATCAAAAGGAACGTGTATGCATCCACTTTTCAGTATCCGGGTTCCCAAGGTTACAAATAGAGGTTGTCTACATAAGCGCCCCGCAAGGCCCTATATAAAGCATCTATTTTCCCGACCTCGATGTGGCGACTTACAACATTCAAAACGCAAAGCGTTTGATTTGCATTGGTACACTCATCCGTGCAAACTATACTGCCTTTTGAAAATTTTGGCTCCCCAGGATGGTTTCGAACCACCGACCCGCTGATTAACAGTCAGCTGCTCTGCCCCTGAGCTACTAGGGAACGCTATCTCTTTACTATGTTAGTACTTATCTCTGATATATGCAATATCAAAAAATATTTTAAACGTCAACGTCATTCCAATTTATACATCGTTCGCCGTACACGTAGTAAACGTATTCACCGTTTTCAATCATGTATGTAGTTTGAAAATCTTCGCCGGTTATCAATTCTTTTATCGCTTGTTTACACTGTGCATAGGTTTCAAAATATCCAGTGTCAGTTGCAATGGTATAACACTGCAAATCCATAGAACACATCATTATTATTGCAGTATACACAATTTCTCCGATGCAGTGTTAGTGTTTGATATTTATTTGGTAGTGCCGGTTGGAATCGAACCAACGACCTCCTAGTTATGAGCCAGGCGTTCTAACCATCTGAACTACGGCACCGAAATTGTTATTGTTCTTTAACAGCTTGCACACATGCAATGCGAGTAACACCAGCAACTGCATCAGGTGAAGCATATGGCATTTTTTCATATGCAATATTAACTACCATAAATGCAAGTTTATCGTTTAAACCTTTATCGGATAACAGTCCAAAAACATCAGATGCACTGAGTCCTGTATCACGAAGTGTTGCAGTCATAGCAGATAATTTACCGATATTAATGCAAAAATTTTCTTGTTCTGCTGTTAACTCGTTTGCATTTGCAGACAATGGTGCAACAGCAAGCAATGCTACAACGATAATTGATTTAATCATTGGATTATATCCTATATAAGTGTTTTAATTATATTACGTCTTATCGTGTTTGCAACCGTTATCATCTAAGATGTACAGCGCAGGTAATTCCCTGATAAGTGGGAGTAGGTAATACTCTAGTATTTGCCACACGTAATACAATGTCTTCAAGCACCTTCCCCTTACCGTGGTTTACCGACACTCTGGTGGGATATATGCGGCGTGCTAATACTTACTCAGTATGCAAGCGGTGCTATCCGCATTTAGTTATAATTGGTGAGTCTGCGCTGAAGAATGACCTCGCTCGATACAACAGCTTCTTGTATCTTCAACCCTCCGCGGGTTACACACTCATAATATTGGTTGCGGGGAGTGGATTTGAACCACTGATCTCCGAGTTATGAGCCCGGCGAGAACGACCAGACTTCTCTACCCCGCAAAAATTCTGTTTCTAACTGCATCAGTGCCAGATTCGAACTGGCCCCACCTTGTCCAAAAACTACTAGCAGATACGGGACTTGTACTTCATCCTATCTTACTACGTTCGCCCAAAGTATATGCACCTTTACACTGTCTAATGCAGGTAGAAACCGAATTGCAAATTCTGCTTTCAACTGTACTACTGAGGGACTCGAACCCCCATTTAACCCGCCCGGGAATCGAACCCAGCACTCTAACCCTGGTTAAAGTGTTCCCAGAACATAGTACATGTGAAAACAGAATTTAAACTGATATGCAGTGCTCTCCCAGGATTCGAACCATTCGATCAGCATCAGATCTACAACCAACCCGTCCTAGCTAGCGGGGAAGGAGGAGATGCATATCAGTTATAGTCTAAACACTTACGTTTCATCCATGCTCGCAAGCACTGCGCCACAGGTTACTTTGTTTATCCCGCTAAGGACCTACTAGTCTCATTGCTTTTCTACTCTTGACTAGCAGGCGTGTTATTCTTTTGGTTTAACAAAAAATACGGATCTATCGCGATCCATTTCAATTGTAAACTTAGAGTTAAATTCTTCAGTTTCTTGTTGAGTCCATGTACGTCGGTCTGGCCATTTCATTTTGTTGCGAATTTTTTGTTTCAATTCAACAAGTGTTTTTGCTTCAACTTTCATATTGTTCTCCAACTAATAAAACATGGTAGGGAATGCAGGACTCGAACCAGCAACCTACGGATTATGAGTCCGGCGCTCTAACCAATTGAGCTAATCCCCCAAAATCTATCAAAGTGGGAGTCTCATTCCTCCCTGCCAGCCCGGCATCACATCTATGGGTATGCAAGCTTTCGCTGATAGTCCCTCCGCGTCTAACCTATTGCTAAGTTAAGTTACCGTTACCCACAAGCCATTAACACCAACGTATTAAGATGGGTATACTAATACGTTTGAATCAGTATTGCAACTTTTAACACCGTATTCCAATTTCAGTGCGAGCTCATTAGATTTGCAAACTCTGCTGGGTAGCATCTCTACCTAAAGTCGCACAAACATTCAACTTAGTTGATGGTGTACTTGGTAGCGCCTTCTCTTTCAGTTGGACCCTCCTGCGTGTGGCTCTACTCTCGTATTCGAGCGACTTAGCTGCATTTCAAGTAGCAGTACCAATATTCTTGCGTCTTACGGGTTCGTCACCCTGCGCTAGTTAACATGTGCCTCGGTGTAGCCTAGGCTGCTACAAATGGTCACTTAAGACGTTGCGCTGCTGCGCTTATGGCCTTTTTATTTTATTATCCGATACTTAGTTCGGGCCCATGTCGTTTACAACAGGATGAATGTTTGATACTCTCACCATGCTCTACCAACTGAGCTATCGACCCGCAATGGACCGAACGGGACTCGAACCCGTGACACCGGCAAGTGTTATTCAAACAACACCCTGTATTATCAAAGCAACGCAAGCATACCTGTTACGCTAATCGCTTTTACCAGTTAAGCTAGTTCGCCTGGTTTCCCCGCAATCCGGGGATTTGAACCCCGATCTCTTAGCATTACACAGACTTGCGTTGCTGTTTATTAACTAACAGTTGCGTCTGAGATTCGAACTCAGCTTGCTCCCGACAGGCATCACCCAAGGAGTTTTATGGATTCAGGCCAACCACTTGTGCCCCAACCGCAACTGTTAGTATTCCCTAATTGTCAAAGAACCTGTAAACTGTTTACCGTCTACGTAGTTAATGTAGCATCGCGTATTTACTACGTCAATGCCTTTTCTGTTTTTAGTTGCAACCCACTCGCATCTTGATACAATCTCAACGTTTTGACTAATGTGGCTCTTCCATTGCGCCGCGGGAATTGTCCCTTCAGGCCTGACGCAGCAGATTATCACGCAATTCCACATAGGCAGGTTGCAAGTAAAAACAGAAACAGCCATTGACCTGAATCGACAGGTTTCTCCAGTATCAGTACACATGTTAGCTGATTTGTGCTTGCAGAGCTAGTGCTCTGGACAGCCGCCACACTGTCTTCCTCTGATATCATAGCGCATTAACAATATGCTATAGCTACCAGTTTCTGTTTAGTGTGTGCTGCTACAATTAGCAATACGAGTAATACTTTACAGTATCCCGAACCGCGCGGTAGTAACAGCACACGTTACGCAACTTGGGTTTACGTGTTCCTCACACTACCAAGTCTATTGTGTTTTCTATCTTGTCAAAGAGCGTGTAAGCTGTTTTGCTTACTCACATAACATAGCTGTTCTTGCCAGCATGGTCAACAGCATTTTTTAAAATAAATGCAGTTTTTTTGAAAAAAAGAACAGGCGCGAACCCTGTTCGGCACAAGTGCCCCACTTAGTGACTACACTATACCCAATGGTTGTGCGTCCAAACGCTATGGTTTATAGGTAATAAATAACTTTATGGATATGCGACGTATTATAAATCTGTTAGAAGCTACTGATAGCGGTTCAAACAAGCTAACAGTGAATGCATTCATCTATTTGCCACCTAAAGGTGATAAAGACGAATTTGCACAGTGCAGTACCTGCCAATTGTTTTTACCAACTAAAGAACGTTGCGGCATTTTTGGCAAAAATGACAAAGTAGTTGCCAATGCAAGTTGCGGATTGTATCTGCACGGTAAACCACATGATGATCAACCTATATCGGGCGCAGTGACTCCGGAACAAGCTGGCTATGTGTTAGGTCAAGTACGCTGCGAAAACTGTGTATGGTTCAAAGATTCAGCTTGCGACTTATTCAAACTACTAAATGAAAAAATGCCAGATGCATTTGATCTAAACGAAAAAGTTGACGCAAAAGGCTGCTGTAACGCTTTTCAATCTAAGTAAGTTATGGCAGGGGTGGAGGGAATCGAACCCCCGCTAAAAGTTTTGGAGACTTCTGTGATACCATTTCACCACACCCCTACGTATTCTATCAACTATTTACCGCAGTGCGCGGCAAAGATTCGACATGGCCTTGTGGTGCTGACCCGGGCTTGTTCCAATAGTCTTTCCACAGTTCTGGATTCTTAGGAACAAAAATGTTTTTACCATGAACATCACGTTTGATGCGCATGTATTCAACTTGCCATGCTGGATAGAAACCTTCGCGGTTATTTGCATCGCTGATAAATTTTCCAATTCGCGTCCTAGTTTCATTAGGCAATGCCAAAAACCAATCAACTATAGCTTTATCATCATTGCCTTTTTCAAGGGCAATGTTGATTAGAGTTGATTCGACTTGTGCATCTGTCATTTCAGCAGTCATTTCATGCTCCGTTTATTGGTCCTGACTGGTGGATTCGAACCACCCCTATCGGTTCCACAGACCGACGTGCTAACCGCTATCACTAAGTCAGGATTTTAAGCCTTACGGCGTTGTCAAATTATCTAGCTGTTTATAGCAGCTTTTAAGCACATTGTCAATACGTAATGACATCTGGTGTTTAACTAATGTTAGCTGCCATACTAGTAGCAAATCGCGAGCAGTTACATTAGGACTACTTGCTGCTATCCATACTGCTTTTTCAGCAGCGCAATATCCCATGCTGATATTTGCATCATTATTTGCATATCTGATAACGGGAATTCGTGTAAATGTCTTGCTGTTTTTATGGTAAACAAACCAATTGGAAAAAATGCATTCGATTATATCACGTGCAAGTTCGGGCGTTTTATTTTGTATTTCTGCCAACGGACGATTAACCAATCGCATAATTTAACTCTTTTGTCCTAGCCGCCACATAAGGCTGTTTTTAGGTAGATTCATTTTTGTAAGCATGTCCTTTGCAGGCCCATAGCCAATTGCATCACGCAGAAACTCGCCAGCAACAATATCACCGTACACAGTATCTTCTTTCAACACTTCGCCGTTAATCACAAGATCAACATAAAGCTGTGTGTCTCTGATACGACCTGGTACAACATCACCGGTAGCATTGAGTACATCAAGGTCCAAATCGCGTCCAATGAAAATCTCAACTCGGTGATTCTCAAACTCACCGCGATAGTAGTTTTCAAATGCATAACCCATGACGTTCTCCTTTGCTTGAGTTTACATAGCATAGGACTGTGATTGGTGTCAATAGTTAGTTTAACAAAATGTGTTTTATTTCTTGTTGAACATTGGCATAAAAGTCATTTTGAACTTTAAAAAGATCCATTGATGATATTTCTTCCGTGTCATAAAAACAAACTTTATTATGCAGTTTGTGTGTAACACCATTGATAGTTACATAAACACGCATAACAGGCACAAGCTGTATTTCATTCTGTTTTATTGCACTTTCCAATACAACACCGTGTGTACTAAGATGATATACAGTGCCATTAACTGTTACAGGATCAAAATATGTTTGCAGCATGTTAAATTATTTTGTTACCTCAACTGTTGAACTATCGTAACCTAACCGTTCATAGATTGGTTTGTAGATTTCTCTACTAACATCGCGTTCAAAATCTGTATCTATTATCTTGCGTTCAATCAGTATGCCTTGTATGTAACCAACCCAGCGGCTAAGTTTGTCTGGATTGGTTAAAGTCTGCGCAGTATCACAGAAGTTTACTAAAAACTCTTGATCTTCTAGTTTGCGGTTTAAGATGATAGACTTGTATCTACGCATCATAAACCTATGTGCATTAAGCAATTCTTCCATTGTAATTTCCTTAAATGGCGCCGGGCGTCCGATTCGAACGGGATGAAGCACTTGAGCGTTTCATTTCTCTACTTCGCCTTGGAGTGATCAACCTCTTCAGCAGCACCATGCCATACCCAGCAAAATTGGTGGCAACTATGCACTTGGCGCTCATGTAGGCAGGGTAATTACTCCTACCACATTCAATCACGCTAGCCCGCACTTCTTCTCGGAATGTTAACCGGTGTACCAGAAGCCGTTGCCGTTTTTCTATTAGTTTTTGTTAGCAGTGTTGATTGCTTTGCTTGTAATTTCAACTTCACGTGCTTCAGTCTTGCCTAGGATAAGCAATAGCACTGTTGACAGAATGCCAAAAATTGCACCCGCAATAGCCCAACCCACTGCGTTACGACCGCGCTGTGTAGCAAGATAGTGATTTAGCCATGCAACCAGTGCAATGCCAATGAGAAAAAAGATCAGTTCCATAAGTTTTCCTTTTCGAAAATCTGTACACTATACTGCAACACAATGTCTAGGTTGTCAACAGTAAAAATTTAGTGTGCTGGCTTTATTCGGCGCCAGCTACCTAGTTGTCATTTCGAACAACACCAGTGACCTCTCTAGTTTTAGAAGTCTGCTACTAACTAAACGCCACTCTAGTCAACCTCATATATAAACCCTTGCGGGAGGACGATGGGTAATCCTTTAGTATATTGGTGCTCCCGGTAGGACTCGAACCCACAACCAACGAGGTAGAAGCTCGCTACTCTAATTCCATTGAGCTACGGAAGCATTGTATCAAACGTTGCTTAATTCATTTGCCATGCTGTGATTAACATCTGCATGACCTTGTTCATCTAATCGCACTGCGATAACAACATCACGTAACCTTGCGTCGGGATGCAAGTGATAGTAATCAATTGCAATTTTAGGAGCAGGTATGTTTTCTGCTCGACCTGCATCAATTTCTTCCAGGTAATGTGTATAACTTACAACTGCTTGATTTTCAAAGTATCCAACCATGCGATGTGCAGTTTTTGGAAAAAACACATACAGCACAAAATAGAAATGCCAAAACACAAACTGTGCAAACATTACAATCAATCGTTCAAACCAATTTGGTTTTGCAATTTCAATAAAGATCATCAAATGCATACGTTCATTTTCAGCTTCTGCTAACAGTGTGTGAATCCATCCACGCTTGTCTGGTTCCATTTTACGTAGACTGCGCAGATGCTGCCACATGCCTGCAACCATACCGGGTACACCGGCAACAGTTTCTAAAACCACTGCACGGTGTCCGTAGCGTTTTGCAAAAAATGTATCAGCAAACCAACGAAAGAACATAGTTAAACTATAAGCAAATCTATCGCTAAAGTCTTTTGGTTGTGGCTCTGTCATTGGCAGAGATCCTCATACCTAGTAGTATAGAGTCTGTGTGAACTCTTATCACCCGATGTCGATGTAGCGAAGAATTTTAGAATGTATTTCATTTGTTATCCAATCACTAATGATGCTAGCCAATGATACAACGGTATACCTATTAGCACGTTAAAGGGGAACGTAATACCTAAACTCAATCCAAAGTAAACACTAGGGTTAGCTTCTGGTATGGCAAATTTTAATACGGCTGGTACTGCAATGTAACTTGCACTAGCAGCAAGTACCATTAACAGTATTGCGTTGCCTACAGATACACCAAACAGCACTGCCAGTGTTAATGCAAGTATACTATGAACTATAGGAGACGCAACAGCATATACTATCAATGCAATGCTTTTATCTCTAAGTTCTGGTATGCGCTTGGCAACTTGTAGTCCCATGTCTAACAGGAAGAATGCCAACAGCCCTTTGAATAGGTCACCAACAAATGGTTTCATTACTGTTTCGCCACTAGCACCTGTTACAAAACCAATAGCCAATGCTGCTAACAGCAATATGTGAGCACCATCTGTAAAGCTTTCGTGCAATACATGTTTAATGCTAACGCTCTTACTTGCTCTGATATACGCTGCTAATGCCACAGCCATGATGATAGCAGGTGATTCCATCAGTGCCATTACTGCTGCCATGTAACTGCCATATTCTACGTTAACCATAGACAAGTATTGAGTTGCAGTAACAAATGTGACGGCACTTACTGAACCGTAAGTTGCTGCAACTGCTGCGGCGTCAAAACCATTTAATTTGGTTCGTAGCACAGCATATCCTAATATAGGTACAGCAAATGCTAATAGTAAACCTATTGCTATTACCGATGCAATTTCGCCTGTAAAGCCATTTGCAGCTAATGCAAAACCACCTTTAAGGCCTAATGCCATTAGCAAATACAGTGATAGAAATTTAGAAATCTGTTCTGGTATGGCTAGATTTGATTTAATCAAACCCGCAAAAATACCAAATATAAAAAACAATATTGCAGGGTCTAGTAAACTAGCCATGTGTTAAACTCCATAAGTCTAACACATTTTATGATCTATATGATTGTTTGTATAGTTTATTCTAAAACATAAACCACAGGTTTAACATCAGTCATTGCGTATTCAATTAATCCTGAAATAACATTATCCCAATCGCCGCCGCCTAAACCGGCACCAATTTGTGGCATAGCAACTTCTGTGTATCCACCGAGTTTTAATACGCGATTGATTGTAGTCATTGCAGCGGTAATCGCATTATAGTCGACATAGCGTTTACCATCGCGACCGAAATTTTCTTGAGTAATAGCGTTGACAATTACTTTACCGTTAGATGGTACAAACTGAACATCGCCTAGTTTAAGACCTGATTCATCATACTGTTCTGCATAGAACTTAAATGCATCGAAGTACTGTTCTTTGACAATTTTAGCAACACCGGATCCCATTACACCCTGTGCATTGCAACCGTGTACAATGTGCAGTATGTCGGTATCAAACAGGTTGCCTTTGCGATATTCGATCTTCATATTGTGCCTATCTTTTTTATAGATTACTGTAAACAGTACGGTTTGTCAAATCTCTCGGGGGACCTGCACTGTCCCCCTTCCCTCGCCGTGAAATGTGCAGAACACAGCAAGGAGCATTCTTATAATCGAACGTGAATGATAGCGGCTCCCGGTTAGCTTAAAAGGTTCCCAGTATCTAATTTTTCAAGATCTCATTCATGGCCAAGTCATAGACCAATGCCACCGTCCATAGGTTCTTCGCTTGTTAAACTGAGTTTACAGCTTCACATCAATGCCCTTTACGACGTTCGAATTCTAAGTATCAGTGTGCTGTTACGCCAAAGGAAAACAGTTGCCTTACAGTTGTAATACCATTGTATTCTCTGGGGACTCTGTTGCTATCCGTATTTTCCCACTTAGCTATCTTACTATGCCACTTGCAATGCAGTACGACATAGCATCTTTCGCTCCTGTGGTACTTCGTTCCACTCTTTAAAGGATGTGCTGCTTCTAAGCCAACCTTCTGATACTTTATTTTGGTGCTCTAACCAGGAATCAAACCTGAGATTGGTCCGTACCAAGGACCTGCGTTATCACTACACCATTAGAGCAGATTATTTTGGATCCCACTGGCCAACAATGCTCATTGCATGTTGTTGATGTTTCCAAAGGATGCCGTTTTCATGGTCTGTATGCACCCAACGTTTTTTACCGAGTACCTTTTCAAACCCGTAATCATTATCATCAAAGATAATGTAGTCTTTGTTACTAGGTGCATAGACTTCAAGATATTCTTTGATTTCATTTGCACGAGTCATACCACGCTCATAAAAACGTGGGAAGTTTTCTGGGTTAGTTTTCCACGGCGAAGCAAACTCGCCGCGGAAGCCTGCGTTACGAAATGCAGCAATTATCCAATGTGACGTTTGCTCATCGGCTTCGCGCAGATATTCTTTCCATGTAGAGATCAGAACAAAATGCAAATCGTCTACGCGATCGTGAAGCTTGTTCATAAAGTCTACTGCAATAGGATCAAACTTATTCCACATATCGTTGGGATTGGCAGACGCATATTGCACACGGTTGGACGTAAACACGCCATCTATGTCTAAAAATGCCAAGTATTTCATGCGTCTACCTTTCTTATATTGTTTTTATTACAGCAGACCAAGCGCCGCACGTTCTTCCATAGAAAGCTTGCTGATTGCAGCAGCTTTGAGTTCTTCTTTGCGACGAGCAGCAGCTTCGCGAACGCGGCGTTCTTCGTCTTCTTTTTTATGCTTTTTCCACCAGGTCTCAACAGTCTTGCGCCGGACGCCAGCTTCATCCCAATCAACTTTGTCGAGCATCTGTTTAAGTCGACCTTCAATGGTAGTATCATTACCCCACCGCTCAATGGCAGTAAAAACGCCGCACAGTGCAGCTTCAAAGTCTGCAAGTTCCATCCCGTGACGTTCAACGCGGCGCGGCGTAGTGTCCCAGTCTTCGTCAACTCTGCAAGGCATTGTAGTATCTCCTAGTGTGTTTCTACAACACTGTAACTATACTAGTTGATCTAACTTGTCAATGATGATTTTGTAAAAAAATAAGGTTTGTCGCTGACACCTTAAAACAGCTTTCAGTAGTCCCTACTCGGCAGAGCATCATCTCTGTAGGCACACGGCCCGCTACCCTTTTGTTCTTACCTTCTAAATCACACAGTTGGTGTAGTTTTAAAAATTCCAGTATCAGTTGCCCAACGCAGTATTAGATTTGCAACTGCAACTGCTAACGTTACTGCTGGCAGATATTCTGGTGCAACTAATTGAACAAGATCTGTTATTTGTGCTAGCCCTGCAATTAATACTAATACGTTAAAAATTACAGTTTTATAACCTTTTAGAAACTCCATGTTAAACACTCCTGTTGTTAACAGGAATATTTAGTGATCAAAACAGCGGTCTATTGCACCTGCACGATTTGGAGTCGAACCTCATCGTTTGGGGACTCGAACCCCGCTTCACCCACTCTGCCCTGTTCTCTCTAACCCTAGAGATACAGCTTATCAATGGTGGACTGTATCGGGATCGAACCGATATCCCAAGGTTATCTGACTCCAGAGGACATTACTGTCTTGGTATTACACAGGCCCCAGTGTTGTCCGTTTGACGTAACAGCCCTAGATTGGTGTGCCGGGGGAATTTCGAAATCCCGACCTTGGAGTTAAGAGCTCCCTGCTCTGCCTCTGAGCTACCGGCGCAGTATTTGGCTGGGGATGGAGGGGTCGAACCTCCGTATGCCGGAATCAAAGTCCGGTGCCTTACCACTTGGCTAATCCCCAATATTCCGTTTTCAACTATACACTGTGGAATCGAACCACCTAGTCGGCTGATGCCAACCTGTTTCCATAACATCGGCGCGGCCTACGCCTTGTGTATAGATGAAAACAGAATTGTTTTATCTGTTTTCGCTAACCGTTTCAAAGAACAAAATCAATGTACAATAAAAAGCTGATCTGTTAATTCTTCACGTAGCACAATGTCTTCATCAAGTGTTACCATTTTACCTTCGAGTACACTTTCAATAAGACGTTTGCTTTCTGCAAGACTCATACCTGTATGGTTTCTTACTGATTTTATAGCATTAATTGAGTTAGCACCTTTCTTAAATCCAATGATTTTCATAATATGCCCTTTCACTAATCAATGGCGGACGGTGAGGGATTCGAACCCCCGCTGGACTTTCATCCAGACGCCCTTTCCAGGGGCGTATAATCAACCACTCTAACAACCGTCCAAAATTTACCAGGTCCACGTACCATTGTTTAGTACAGGACCGTGCCAGGATGTCAATACACAATTCAATCGTTGATCTGTTGCCCAATACATTTTAGCACAGGGCGGCCATTGAAACAGTGTGACAACAGCAACAGCCCATGCTATCAAACATGCTGGCAATAGATATTGATAACCATGCATAGTGCATTCTCCTTTATATGGTACTCACGGAGGGACTCGAACCCCCATCTTCCATCCAATTACCTGACTCTCCGTTCGTAGCGGAGGGGGATACGTGAGCATTATTCTTTACCAAGACTGTGCCAGTCCTTTGTATCCTTTTACGGTAGGATGAACACCGTCTGGTGACAATGGCCAAGCACGAGTATCTGCAACTGCGTCACCACGCTCTCGAGCAATGGTTAGCATAACATTACGTGCCTCGTCATTTCGTGCAGGCAAAATCCACAACACGTTACCCTTGATTTCTTCACGCAGTGTCAACAGCACAGGATAAGTTTCGCTATTGTCAAAGTCGTTACTACCAAGACTAATCACGGTAGTCTTTGCATCTGGTACTGCATAGAAAAAGTACAACCCATTAACATAATCCATGCTGTTGATACCAATTTTGGCTTCAACTACACATTCGGGGCGTTGCTGAGCAATGCCAACAGCAATACTATCGCCCATGATCAAACATTCTAGCATCACACTGTCCTCTTAAATTGGAATTGTGTTGTAGCACAGTTTAAAAAACTTGTCAAGCAATAGATCAACACCCAAATACAATGCTTCTATTTGCATGAGCGTTGTACCTACTACTAGGATTACCTATTGCTCAGTCGCAGCGTCCTGTTCGACAAATTCCGCTAGTGTTGTAGTTGGGTTCCAAATGTAAATGTCAACTCTGTTAACACCTTTACCAACAGTAAACTCTGCCCAACCTTTAGGGATTGGTTTATCCCAGCCATTGCGTTTAGCATCTTTAACACTGCTAAACTTGCCAATACGTGCAAGCAAGTGTGCCATAGATGTGTCTGTTTCTAGAATTGGTTGCAGGTCATCAGTTGCAGCAAACAGCATAGTTTTGTCTGCGTCTTCGCATTTTTTACCAATAAAACAAAACTCTGCCATGTTGCACCTGTTGTTGCAAATTGTTGTTAAGATACACTTCGACGGATTTGAACCGTCTCCCCTTTCAATCCGCAGATACCGCACTAAGACGCTTGGGTGCCCACAAGTGTATCATAAAAACAATTGTTTTGAAGATATACTAAGAAAATCCAACGTGCCGGCGGATTTTCACAGGATAGCCGGCACCCACTGTAGCCTAGCGAAGCTAGGAACCCAACTTAGTATATCATCAAAACAATCATTACTTAGAAGATAACAGCAGGGCTCGCAACATATCCCTGATCCCACTTTAAAGCGAACTTAATCACCCAAGATCTGCTATACTGTTATCGTCAAAGTAATGGTGAACCAGGTGAGGATCGAACTCACGTATGACAGAGATTAAAAGTCTCCCGCTAAACCAACTCAGCTACTGGTCCATGTTATGCAGCAATTTGATAGTCAGGGTCGAATCCGTCCCTGACCCGTTTCTTCATGGCAACCTTTTCGGATGCACGTTTAACTTTGTGAGGTTTGTCATGCACGCCTGCTCCGCTGCGGAACATAGCATGCTGAACAAACGGATTGCGCTCTTTAGGCGCTGGTTTGTTTTTGCGTTTCATTGCGTAGTACCCTTTTGTTATGTGTGTATCTTACACTTCTATAGCAGCGTGGTCAACCGGTATTTTTCTCAACGCAGCAATAATTTCTGCGTTTTGTGATTCCAACATACGCAGTCTATCATGCATTTCTTCGATAGTTCTGTTGCCTGTGTTTTGCAGCAAAAATACCATAAGGAATGTTGTGATAGTAGTACCTGTGTTGATGACCAATTGCCAAGTGTCGCTAAAATGAAATAGCGGACCTGTTATTGCCCAACACAATACTATTGCACATGCAATTAAAAAACTCTGCGGTTTACCTGTTATTCTTGCAATCCAATTGCTAAGAAAATCAAATCCAGTGTGAATGGCCTGGTTCATTCCGTGCTCCTTAATGTTAACGCCATCAAGAGCACGGGAGCGTCGATCAAGCTACCATGTTCCTGATGGCTATAGTCTATGACCGTCGTTTGGCATCTTTTCCTCTTCTGATGCTATCTCATTGTTACTTATACAAAATTGGCGGGTAAGATGGGATTCGAACCCACACCTCGATGTTTTAGAGACACCTGCTCTACCGTTGAGCTACAAACCCGTGATTATGGTGCTGCCAGAGAGATTCGAACTCCCGACCCACTGATTACTAATCAGTAGCTCTACCACTGAGCTATGGCAGCATGATTCTATTTATTGGAGCGGGTAATGGGGAACGATCCCATTTCTTCTGCTTGGCAAGCAGATGTAATACCTTTATACGATACCCGCATTGTTAGTCTGCCTGTGGTCGATCTGGGCCCCTATTGAACGTAATCTCATCCCAGGGAGAACCACCGCTAAGTTGGGACAGTCTCAACACCAATGGCGACCTGTACCGGGATTGAACCGGTGTTCTCCTGCGTGACAGGCAGGCGTCTTAACCACTCGACTAACAGGCCATTAATTTGTATTTCGCATGTTTATTATGTCACTTAACGAGTAAATTTTATGTGGATACTGTTGTATCATCGACTCGTGTAAAAAGTAATAATCGTAGTAGGGTTTTTCTCTATAGGGATTTTCTACCATATAGTAATTGTTATTATACAGCAACTCAGCAAATCGTAAACCGTTTTCTATTACCATTGACAAAAATACACAACTATCGAACGGTAACGTTTCTATTACAGATTCTTCAGACCCTTCGATGTCCATCAATAACAGTTCTATAGGTGTTTGAATGTTATAGGTAGCTAGTAATTCGCTAATTGTAACAGCAGTTTTTCTAACCAGTTTACCAGTTGATTTTACATCGTTTTCATGCCATGGCATAATATGTTGCGGTATGCAGCTTAATTGATCAGACACCCAATCGCCACCATTTTTGTTAGTTTTACCGGGTACAATACCATTGCACTCATAGAATTCAACTTCACCGCTGTATCCGTATAGACATTTGTTTAATACTAATTTTCTACCAGATTCGACTAGTTCTTTATAGGATTTTTCGTGTGGTTCTAAACAAATACCGGACCAGTTAAAGTGTGTTTCTAAGTTGTAACTGTTGCTTCTTCCGGCTGCACCTGCATCGATAAAAGTACCAGTTCGATCAAATCCAAACACATCTAACACCCACATGTCAGTATTTTCATCAGTGTCCCAAACTATATTTGGATTTAAAACGGTTTTTTTGAATTTATCTATATAAAGGTTAGACGACATCTTGGTATCCTGCATACAACTTAGTTATACAGATAATATGGTGCGGGATGAGAGATTCGAACTCCCGACCCTCTCCGTGTAAAGGAGGTGCGCTACCACTGCGCTAATCCCGCATATTATGGTGCCCCAAGAGAGATTTGAACTCCCGGCCTACCGCTTACAAGGCGGTTGCTCTACCACTGAGCTATTAGGGCGTTATAGTTTAAAGTACTGCGACATTGCATGTCGTATCAAATAGCATGTTTTCTGACGCATTACGTCCACTCGTCGGAGGGTTTTTGTTTTAACTGGAAGATACCCGTATCTCCCGTAGGACCACTTTCGCAGTACTTTAATTTTGGTGGAGCCTATCGGGATCGAACCGATGACCTGAAGCTTGCAAAGCTACCGCTCTCCCAACTGAGCTAAGACCCCAAAATTCACTATGGCGGATAGAGTGAGATTCGAACTCACGGACGGTGTTACCCGCCTTTGCTTTTCGAGAGCAACGCCTTAAGCCTCTCGGCCATCTATCCTAAAAATTGGCGACCGCGATGGGAATCGAACCCACGACCTCGGATAGACAATCCGGTATGATACCATTTCATCACGCAGCCATTTATTCTATAATGTTAATAGTTTTATGCAAATATTCATAAACTTCTTCGTAGGTTTTGAACATTCGCGTACCTTGTTTACTAACAACTCGCACAGTACTGCCAAAGCATTGAATTAGTCCAAAGCCCGGATATCTACCGTTACCAAGTCGTCTTGTATTCCATCTTGTTCTACGTCTTACAGGAGTATTATATTCATGTGCAATGTTCAATATTGCACTGCATGTTTCGTAGAATTTTTGTTTTTCATCGGGTGTTTTCATATTGTCCTCTCACATACCGCGCCTGCTTACTGATACAGGGTGAACACAGTGTTCACAGGTTAAAATGGAGCCCTCGGAGGGATTCGAACCCCCGGCCAATGCGTTCGAAGCGCACCGCTCTAGTCCACTGAGCTACGAAGGCGTAACTATAGTTTTTTCAAATATTCTGCACGTTTTGTAAGCCAAGTTAAAACAGTTTCTTCGTCTTTTGTCAAGTCTTTTTTTGCTGAAAGATTTGACGCAGATATGTTGATACCTGCTAATTCTGCGTATTCTATACTAGACTTACACATTATTGCCCCACAGTACAAAATAAAATGGTCGGAGTGGCAGGATTTGAACCCACGACATCCTGGTCCCAAACCAGGCGCTCTACCAAACTGAGCTACACTCCGACTTTTTAAGTATACTATTTAACTCGTTTAATACAAGTTCTTTTTTGGCAGGCATCGCGAGATTCGAACTCGCTAAGTCTTTACAGACACTGGTTTTGGAGACCAGCACGACACTCCATCGTCGCCGGATGCCTATAATTTATTCTGCAACAGGTGCTTGCGGCGGCTGTGCTACAGCAGGTCTAGCTGCTCGTTGAGCACGTTTACGGACTGCACTAGGTGTTTGGCTTACATAACCCGGCAGCTTACCCCCACCTTGTGGACGCATTGCAATTTTTTGTTTAGCAATATCCGTGCCGTTGTTGAAACTGTTGCTCCAACTTTTAGCAGTTCTGCCTTTGTGACGTATGCCCCATTCATAGCCAGCTTTGTGTCCGCTGCAATCCTTTGTGCAAGGACTGCCCATGAATGTTAGTTCTGAAAGTATTTCTCTTATAAGCATACAGTATTTATAGTGTTTGGTCTGGGTAACTGGATTCAAACCAGCGGCCTCTGCATTCCGAGTGCAGCACTCTATCAGACTGAGCTATACCCAGATATAGTTTGGTCAGGGTAGTTGGAGTTGAACCAACGGTCTCCGGAGTCCAGGTCCGGCACTTTACCAGGCTAAGCTACACCCTGACATAATTGGCTGGGAGAGGAGGGCTCGAACCCCCGACACCGGGTACCAAAAACCCGTGTTCTACCACTGAACTATCTCCCAATAGTCTTAAAATTCGTTTGTTGTTTTCGGTATATTAGTAGCAGAAAGTCTAGGCAATGTCAATCCAAGATTGTTGTAACTGCTCGGCCATCTTGTACCTAAACAACGCTTTTTATCTATTCTGCTAATGTTAACAGCATTTGACTGGTTACCACCTAGTACATAATAGTCTGTAGCATCTTCACCTACTAGAAACCCAACATGGCCGCCGCCGCCTTCTCTTTGGAAAACTGCAACTGCACCATATACAGGTTTAGTAGCTACACCAAAACTCATCCAGTTTCTTGCCCAATATGGGTTGTCTGCAAGCGGACCAGTAAATGGTTCTTTTGGTAAACTTTTCTTAATAGCAGTTTCAACGTAATCGCCGCACCACGGTAACGCTTTGGGGTCGCCTAGTGTTTTACGATCACTTACAAGCCACTCTCTAAGTTGTCGATTATTATTGGTTTCGTGTAAACCAAAAACAGTTTTACCTTCTGCTATCCACGGCAATTCTCTACTAGGCATAACCAATACTCCCAATTATGTGAGTATTTATCGTACCTTATATTTTGGTGCGGGCGGTCGGACTCGAACCGACATGCATCAAGCGGGAGATTTTAAGTCTCCTGTGTCTACCATTCCACCACGCCCGCGATATTTGATACTCCTGGTGGGGAACGATCCCACATACAGTCGCTCGAACAACTGTATATCCTCTTGCAGGAGCGGGTCTAGCTTATTTCGAGATCAGCTAGACTTGATCTAATGGCCCCTAGGGACGGGATCGAACCGCCGACACCATGCTCTTCAGGCACGTGCTCTACCAACTGAGCTACCTAGGGATGATTGGTATTAACACCAAATCAATGATTTAACATTTTTTGCTGCATGCGCAATAGCAGTATCTAGATTCCAATAACAATGCCAGCCGCGTTTTTTTAAGAAGTAATATTGTTCCATAAGACGGAATGACGATCCCAATGCAATTTCTGCTTGTTTTAATAATTCTTCATTCATTCTCGAACCTTTTGTTTGGCTGTCGTGGTAGGAGTTGCACCCACATACACTTTCAGGCTTGCGCTAGCCTATCTATACCCCCGTATGTCGACAGCGTACAGAGGTTACACGACAATAATAATGGTGCTGCGAGTAGGATTTGAACCTACATGTGGGGTAACTTTCGCATTCTATTGCTAGCGGTTTCGTTCCGGACCTACTCCCATTCGCTCACTGCTACTCCTTAGAGCCCGCCGGCCTCACCTGCCGGTGCGTCTCTCCAATTTCGCCATCGCAGGCACATAGTAATTTTGGTCCCCCGTATGGGTTTCGAACCCATTTCTCCGACTTGAAAGGCCAGCGACCATCACCGAGTAGTCCTACGGGAGTAATTCTATTAATTCGTCATCGTCTATATCAACAGTAACACAGGGCATGCAAACCAAATCTGGATAATCCGGATTGCGATCAACTAAAAACGGTTCTCTAGGCGCACCACAACTTTCTGCAAAATCAAGCCAGTGATCTTGTTCTTCTTTGGTTAAAGTAGACCACCATTCTCTATCACAGTTAAATTGTGGCATTGACATCTCCTAGTTTGGTTGTCCCTGGTGGACTCGAACCACCGACCTAAGAGTTATCAGCTCTTCGCTCTAACCACCTGAGCTAAGGGACAAAAATCTTTAAATATGTATGCAATTTGGAGCATAGCATGAGTAGTATTTTAGAAAAAGTAGTATTTGCATTTCTGCCAGTGCTAACATCGGGTGTTATCTACGTTATATCCTCAATGATTAGCATGCAAGAAGAAATACTCAATCTCAAAGCAAAAGTCACTGTAGTAGTAACAGACGACAATCAACCGGCAATGAATGTTAACAGCGAATTAGAACGAGAAAAGCTTAGAGCTGACCTCAAAGAACTAATTGCAGCTAATTCACAAGCCATTGCAGTGTTAGAGCATCGTCTCGATACATTAGAAGCAAAGTAATACAGCACGCAGCCCCATCCTCTCGCTCTGCTGCTTCTCCCAAACCTTCACACAACCGTGTATCCAACCTTGGGCCTTACCTAGTATTTGGTGGGTCGTCTTGGAATCGAACCAAGCGTGGGTTTCCCCGACGGAGTTACAGTCCGCTCCCGCACCTTGCGGGGTACGACCCATTAAGTGTGTGGCTCTACCTCTAGGAACAAAGGCGACTTAGCTGCTTTAACCGCCAAGCAGTACCGAGTGTCAGTTATCCGTCAATCTCAAAGCCGTCTTCTTCGGCTTGCTCAAGCAGTTGACGAACATAGTTCAGATAGTCTTCAAAGTCCATATCCATTGCAGTTCTCCGTTTGCTACAGCCATATTACTATATGGTTTAGGTTACAGTGTCAACCGGTTAATGACAACTTTATTGGCGGAGCGTACTGGATTCGAACCAGTGGAGGGCCTTTCGACCCTCGACGGTTTAGCAAACCGCTGCTTTAAGCCTCTCAGCCAACGCTCCGTATATTATAGGTAGGGACACCGCTATAAGTATTCGTTCTTATATTTTTATACAGCGTTGCGTCACCTACCCTGCCATACACACCGCAGAATGTATAGCATTATTTTGGCTCCTGAGGAGGGTTACGATCCCCCGACCAACGAGTTAACAGCTCGCCGCTCTACCAACTGAGCTACCCAGGAACATGTAGTGCCCGTACTGTCCACGTTATCGGACTTAACCTTAAACGCTTTCTATGCCGGCGGGCTTCGGCTAACTTGGTGGAATCGACGGGACTAACGCATACCCGTATCTCGGGCCGCAAGCGCCCCGCTTTTGTCGTGTTAAGCTACGACCCCATAATGTGTTTGGCTCTACAGATCCGTCACTCTGCGATTTAACTGCGCCCTAGGTCTAGGCCAGTACCGTGATTAAATATGGCCGGAAACCCGGCAACGTAATAGATTAAGTGTTTGGCTCTACTAACCGCTGCCCGTTAGCGATTTAACTGCATTTATGCTTAAGCCTCGCTTATGCAGTACCGTGTTGCTTGCGTCTTACGGATTCATCATCCTGCGCTAGTTTTCTTTGGTTGCGGGGAGTGGATTTGAACCACTGATCTTCGAGTTATGAGCCCGACGAGATAACCTCTTCTCCACCCCGCAATAATTTGCGTTTAGCTATTTCTGATAGCTTCTTTTTAGTTTCGTCTGTTTGTTTACGTAATCTTGCTTTTTCAGCAAGTTTCTTTCTAGTTTCATCGCTAATAGTTCTACGCCTATTAGACTCGGATATCTTTTGTCTTGCATCGTCTGACAATTTTAAGCCTTTTCGGCTTTCAGTCCTCTTGGCAATGCTTTCTGTAGAATGCGACTTACCTTTAAAGTGTGGGCCACCTTCGCCGCCAACACCTAAATTATAAGTATCTGCACGGTTTACAAATTCTTCTGTAATAAGTTCTCGTTCTTTTGCATTCATTTCTTTTTCAGAATCAAATACAAACAGTATTTCTTTTACAAAGTGTTCTTTGCCATATTTCTTTACAGCGTTCCTTAACGCTACACCACTACCAAAATATCCATCATTGATGTTTTTGGTTTGATGTTTACCTATGTAAATCTTACCGTTTAATGTGTTTGTAATTTGATAAATTGTATATTTCATAGTGTATTTATCATTTCAGAGCCAAGCGAGCTACCAGACTGCTCTACCCCGCAACAAATTTTTATGTGTCTATCTAACGCTTATAGCTGAACTATAAGGCTTACTTGCTCGATAGCTAGCCACTGCACCTTCTACAGCATATGCCTAACCTAAGCTAATGTGTTGCCACATGCCGTAAAAGACAACTGTTCTCTCAATGCAGCCTTTCTCTCGCTCACAATTCTAACAAACAAAATGCATGCCCTAGTCGACTCACCGATTCGAACGGTTAAGTAATCACAGTAGTATCCACATACCTACGCTAGAGAACGCTGTGAACTCATGCATTCTGTCTGAACCTATAAATAGACAATGCTAAAAAAGCTTTGGTCTATTCTATTACCTTTTATAATCATAGTTAACTTTGGTTTAGCTATTAGTAACCTTATATCTACAAGGTCTAATCACCAAATGCTGTTAGAACTAACAGCAAACTACCATTAACTCTGTTTTCAGCAGTACAATTGCAACGCACCTATGTTGCACCTTCTCCCTTGTCACCTCTTGGTAGGCGTCCGGTTGTAGCAGGTCTTCATACAAGCTTACCAAGGCCGGTATGAATTTAAAACCCTTGTACTGTTGAAAACAGAATTATTTCATCTGTTTCCGAATTTAATTTTCAAAGAGCTTGTTAGCAACTGCTAACCATTTGTTTTGTTTTCATATTGTTAACTTAGCACCGTATGTTTGGCTTGTCAACAGCATTTTTTTGTTAAGTTAAAAACAATTTGCAGTTGGGATCGAACCAACACTGTGCTGTTACGTTGCGCTGTTCAGCACCGGTAGTTATCGCCATCGGATGTTTGTACATCAACGAGCGCAAAGGTGTTTATTAGCATTACACACCCTATCCATATTGGCTTAGACCACACCGCCGTATACCAGTTCCGGCACGCAAATTGCTTTTAACTTATCAAAACGTCATGCACAGTAGCCGTGTCTCATTCCCGCTGTGCCCTTACTACTCGGCATACGCTGAATGGTCTCTACAACTACTGTACGATTGGAGGCCCGGGAGGGAATCGAACCCCCATACTCGGATTTGCAATCCGGTGCGTAGCCTTTCCGCCACCGGGCCATTTTGTTTATTTCTTGCCAGCTAACGTAAAACGACTGTATACGTTAAGTTCAATTTCGTCTATGTAATATACAGTCGACAATGGATACTTGCAACACATTTCTTTTAGTGTTTTGCAGGTATTTGTATGTTGTGGTATTTCAAAGTTATTTGATTGCAACACAACGTCTGTACCATCGGGTATTAAATCAAACCAGTCTGTAGACATGTGTTCACAGCTTAAGTTAATAACTGTGTCATAGTCAACAAACTTATCGAAGTCAAACACATCACCTGTGTATGATTCTATATAGTTACTAAACTGTTGATTAAAGCGTTTGCTTATTGGTTTGCACCGTTCATCTAAGTCTAGTTCGGTTACTGATGTATCCGGATAATTATCGCAAATGTAATGCGTTAAAAACCCTATCCACGAACCTATATACAGAACATTTCTTGTCTGTTTAGGCAGATGCTTGAATGCAATTGCAGCTTGTTTCTTGCTAATGATCTGATTTGAATGAAACGCATCACGAATCTCTTCAAGTGTGAAAAAATCCAGTATAGGTTTGTCATACAGTGTATCTAGAAACTTAGGAATGTATTTTTCAATCATTACATCTACTCAGCAATTACATTAACATAGTGTGTTATGTGTTTGCTATTGTCAAATTTGGTGCCCAGAGTGAGATTCGAACTCACATGCCTTTCGGCGCTGCCACCTGAAGACAGTGTGTCTACCGTTCCACCATCTGGGCGTAAAAAATAAGGTTGCCATTTGTAATCGCGCCTATAAGCCCCAGCAATTCGGGAGTTGGCGCAAGGTAGTCTTTTACCTACCACATGTATTCTCCCCTGCGTTATCGCCACTGGGGTTTATCCACATGCACAGTATACAATCACCACAACTCAATGTCAGCTACGCTTTTTCCCTATATGGGACGCTGCTTTCGCAACACTTACCTACAGTAAGAAGGGAGTATACTTCCCTTGTTTCATTAAAAAACCCGGAAATCTTTCGATTCCCGGGGTGCTTTGGATTACTTTGCTGCTTACGCTGCTAGGCCATCCGCCCCACCCCACTTGTTGAAAACTCCACGCGATCATTATTTGTCATAATGCTACGAGGATACGCATGCCATGCCTGTGGCTTGGCGCAATAACCGCATTGCAATAAACTTTTAATGAGTAGTTCTTGTTTCATTTCCAACCTATTTGGTCAACGCAATTATCTGCGTCAACAATTCTATTTATACAGCCGATAACAAATATGTCAACCAAATACTGGAATTTTTACAATTTTTTCTTTGGTTGACAGATTTTACTTAGTTTTCATAGAGATCTTCGTATGATGTGACCGTTTCGTCTGTATCGTCATCGAGATCATCTTCGTAGTCATCATCGTCGTAGTCTGGTGGTTCAACACCCGCAGCATGCTTATCGTAGTAGCTGTAGAGATACTCGTTAGGCATCAATTCTCTAAACATCTTCGGTGGGAACCACATACGCAACAGCAATAGATCATCTTCTTTGATTTCTGTTGCATAGTATCTAGAACCGCAACTGCCAGGAAGTATATGTACACCGTCGTGTTGAATATTTTGTTCGTCGCAATATTCGATAAATTCGTCTATGTGCTTACGATAGTCCATAATCAACCGAATCTTCTTAGGCTCGGTTTTTTTGAGGCGCATTGCATTAAGCATAGTCAACGGCTTAATTGTAGCTTCGTTGTTGTCATCAATGATAAGATGACACTTTTTAAATTTGATGCTGCCTTTGGTACTGGCGTTGTTTGGAGTTTCTTTAGTAGACCAAGGCATGTCGCTAGTGACATGATGAACGTAATAGGTTTCGCCTTTGGCCTTGACAACCCACATAGGAATAGTGGGATCTTCTAAGTGTTTTTTATTAAAGTGGAATACTAAATCGTTACAGGCAATTTCAATCTACGACATGGTGTTATATCTCCTTAAACACTGTTTTATTTATGGTGCGCATGACAGGTATTGCGCCTGCCTCCTAGGGTTTAGAATCCTGTGCCCATCTGTCTGGACCACATACGCAGTTTTGGTAGGGGGTACCGGACTCGAACCGATAACCTGCGGATTATGAGTCCGACGCTCTAACCAATTGAGCTAACCCCCCAAACCGTTATGTGTATAACTTAGTTGAATATTATCTCAATGTCAACATCAAACTTTGAGATTTTTGTAAAGGTCAAACAGTTCTTCGCGCTTCTCAAGATCGGTTAACTCTTTGTTTATCATGTAGGTTACTTCTTTAACATCATACATGTTACGTACATTTTGATGAACTCTCCACATCCAGAACCATACAGATGCTTCGGCTGCTATTTTTGGATCTTCTAGCAGTTCTGGTTGATCTAACAGAGGTAATCCCAGTGCTTCTCCAGCAGCCGCATAGTTGTAACGACCTGTGATCTGTAGGTATCCGCGGCCGTGATATTTTACACCATCACCTGGTTCGGTGTTCCCTAATAGTTTAGCTACTCGCGGATTGTGCCTGATATCATAGTTGTGTCTAAAGTAGCGTTTAGTGCCATATTCTTTAGTACTGTTGAAATTATGGCTTTCGTGATTTGCCTGTGCTAAAAATGCACGTATTTCAACGTCCGTCATACCTGCTTTTTTGGCTGCGTCTCTTAGCATGTTTTCAACTTCGACATTGTCGCTTACATTATCTACCATGTTAGGTGCATTTGCAGCATCGGCAGCGGCTTGTAGTTTTGGATCAACCGTCATCATATCTTTGGTCCAAGGTCTTGGCTGTGGACGAACGGTATCCGGACCAGGTGTAAGAACGTTAACTTTGTTATCTGCTGGCTTTGCTGCTGTACCTTTGCCAGCAGGTGCTGACAAATCTGCAGGTCGTGGTTTAGGTCTAAGCGAAGTTGACAATGCAGTGTCTTTTTTGTCTACAGTGTAGCCAGCAGGTTCATCTGGTCCAGCAGGCATGTCACGCATTATACTTGCAGGAGTTTGCTGTATTACTCTGGGTTGGTTTGTGGCAACACCTGCACCATAGCCAAGAGTTGCTGCTGTACCGGCAGCGGCCCCTAGTTTAGCTAACTTTGCTAGTTTGCTTTTTAAGTCTTCATCTAACTCTTGAAAACTTTCAGTTGTTGCAATCTCATAGTAACGCATGCTAAATCCATTATATTCGTGAGATATTTAGTGTTATTGACTACCATAAACACAGTCTTTAAACTGTGTAATACAATGAGGGCATTATGACAATAAAGACTGTATACGGTGACGAATATTTAACAGTAACTCTTAGCGACACCTATGGCGGTCAAACATTGAATATATCACACACAGAACATTTTAAAAATCTTATCAAATGGATTGATGATCACCGAGCCCGCGAATTACAAGAACAACTATTACGTGATTCCAATCCCGAAGTTAAACTTGCCTACGATGCATACAAGATGGCTGTTGCTATGCACACTTGATATCGTAGGTTGTATCTAACCACGGTACAATCATACGGTTTACAAATTCTTCATGCATTTTTGTAGTGGGATGATTGTCGCCCGGTTTAAATGAATAGATAGTGTTGTCTCTACACCATTCGTATTCACCGTCGCACGGTAAAAATTTAGTCCAATCTATCATTTCTCTAAGATGTTGGCATTCTGTATCTTGCATACTTTGTTCATCAAACACATGCGAAGTTATGTTACTCATAAAGTAACGAATGTTCTGCTGTTTAAGATACCATTGTACACGTAAAATATGCTCAAGTGTCTGCAACTGTGCATAAACGTGATTGTAATATAGTTTGTAATAGGTATTAGAAAGTTTATGCCGCCAATGATGATTGGTTATAACCCATCCGCCATTGCTGTAGTCAGCTACACTGGTTGGATTGTACTGCCAGCCGTCTATATTAGACTCAAACTCTTGTCTAACGTCTTGATAATATTCCCATCTGTTTGGATGAGACCACATAACACCTACTAGTAAATCGTCTGGGCTGTGTGTTTTGAGCAGTTGATGTACTTGGTACAACAGTTTTCTGCTGATTAATCCGTTGCCCTGTGACCCTAACCCAAGAGACACATGCTCGCAGTGTAATTTTTCTGCAAGATGTCCGGGCCAAGTTGTTATGTGACTGCTAATGCACTCGCTAAAGCTGCAACCGCTGGTAATCAATATCATTGATTACCATCCGAGGTCACCTGTGCCTGGTTCTCTACGATAAGGTTCCGGAGTCTGTGGGAATGACCTATTGAATATGCTTGTACAGTATCCGTGATGACCAGGTTGCCAAAAATCAATTCTATTAAATCCCTGTTGTATTAACCAGCATTGTAAATCATTATAAGCTGGCCTACAACTGTTATCTAATATTATTGTGCCTCTTAATTCTATCATATGATACGCATACCACAGGCAAAGACTTCTAGCAAGGCCGTCTACTACTATGACATCAAAATACGCATGTGGAAAACGGCAAATTGTGCTGGCGTATCCGCGAAATTCATGATTCAACAGACCATGAAATTCGTTGTACATCGGAGATTCATTTTCTTTAATCGGCAATGAGAAATTCTGTTCCCAGAATTGTCTGTCTAATTCCTCTGCGTCCGGATGAATCGGTTCATTAGATTTTACTAGAGCTGCATCGGTGTTGTCTGCTCGATAGAGACTATTGTACCAATTGTCGCTGTGATCAACAGTAAAAACTTCTGCACAGTTTTTACTCCAGTATTCTGTACTACCACCTCCGCCGTATTCGAATACAGTCCAGGTTGGGTCTAGATTTTCATTTAACCATTCTAATGCAGGAGTGGTATAAAGCGGTTGTGTGTCGTTGAATATAGCTGCCATGGTAATATTTATAAACTGTCCTCCGCATAAATATTGACATGACATATTACATTGCATCCACAGATAATATCATTGCGATGACAGGCAACGTCATTATAGACGGTAGCCTGTCATTAAATGGTTCGCCTATATTATTAAACTCAACTGGCCCAACTGGCGCAACTGGTTCAACTGGGCCAGCAAGTACAGTAACAGGTCCTACAGGTCCATTGGGCGGACCTACTGGTCCAACTGGTGTAACTGGTCCCGGTGTAGGTGCAACAGGACCTACAGGTCCAACTGGACGTACAGGTGCCGCTGGTGTAACTGGACCTACCGGAAGAACAGGCGCAACTGGTCCATTAGGAACTGGTCCCACAGGTGCAGCAAGTACCGTTACAGGACCTACAGGCCCGCAAGGTGTTACAGGTGCAACTGGCGCTGGCTATACAGGCGAAACTGGTGCAACTGGTGTAAGAGGTAATACTGGCCCTACTGGCCCTATTGGAGCAACTGGACCATTAGGTGGTCCTACAGGTCCGCAAGGCGCTACAGGAGCAACTGGTGTCACAGGCGCAACTGGTGCACAGGGTTTAACAGGTGCAACTGGTCCATTAGGCACTGGCCCAACTGGTGCTGCATCAACTGTCACTGGTCCTACAGGTTATACTGGCCCTACAGGATTTGGCCCAACTGGTCTTACTGGTCCGCAAGGTCCAACTGGTTCCCCTGGTACTGCTGCAAATACAGGTGCAACTGGTCCATTGGGTCCAACTGGACCGGGTGGTGTAACAGCACTTGGTAATTTAAACATCATCAGTCAAACTATTAACGGTCTTAATAACAATGCAAACATTGTAATTGCACCGCTAGGTGCAGGTGTAGTTGTTGCAAATAGCAAAGTACAAGTTAGTACATTTGGCAGTATATCTAACACATCTGTAACCACTAGTAACTTTGTAACTAGTCTTAATCTTGATACAGAAATAGAATGGACCAGTAATCCATTAGACAGTGTACCAGCAGGTACATATGGTATACCAACTACAATCTATGGTCCATATACTGTATTGCGTATGACTACCGATAACCTGCTGTTGCGTTTGGGTGACATATTAGGCGGTCCAGGTGTACCACGTAATAGTGCAGTTGTTGCACTTGGTACAGGTGTAGACTTTACTATAGTAATAATTGATAAAAATACCAATGGTAATCTAAACACTGGTCAATATTTCACAGTAGTGCGACCTGCAACACGCAATGCATTTGATATTGCAGCAAATGCAGGACGAGAAATTTATATCACAGGCGGTAATGCTAACAGTGTAGTAGTTACAAATGGCGACATTGTTCCGTCAATAAATGGTGCATACAGTATAGGTCATCCTGATTATAGATGGGGCGATGTCTGGGTAGGATCTGGATCTCTATACATAGCAGATGAAAATCCGCCATACAAAGATGTTGAAGTAACTGCTAGAGATGGCAACTTAGTGATTGCTGGTAGTGCTGGGTTGGATGTAGGTCAGCTAAATCTGTTCCAAAACCGAATAGAAACTCAAGGCGGGATAGCCGACATAATAATAGGTAAGATTTCCAGTGCAAGCAATCTTATTATTAACAAAGCTACACAAATTGTAAATCAGAGCAATGTGACTGTATTTGGTGTTAACCGTGCAGGCCTGGTGTCAGTGTTTGCACCTACTATAAATCCTGCAGAATCTGCATTGAGTATCATAGGGTCACCGGACGGTAGTCAACAAACACCAACTAATGCTGGCACATTAATACAAATGACTGGCATACCTAATATGCCAGCTAGAGTTACAATGGATGCGTTTGGATCCGGCGGAACGACTAGCTATCCAAACATAACTGGCCGTAGTGCTAGAGGTACTGCTGCATCACCGTCTGCTACACAGCTAAACGATATACTACTACGTATTTCGTCGAATGGCTGGGGCACTACAGGTTACGCATCAGTTGCGCAAGGTATTGGTCAACTCAATATACTTGCAAATGAAAACTTCTCTGATACCAACCACGGTACCAGAATGGAGTTTCGTGTAACACCTGTTGGGTCTGCAACTGGACAAATCGGACTAGTATTAGACGGCAATGGATTGCGTTTACCGGTTGCCGGTAACGGCATTACGTTCCCCGATAACACTCGACAGATTTCAGCTGCTGGCATCACGTTTATTACTGCTGTAAATGTCAGTGATTACAATGCTGACCCCGCTGATAGATTCCTAAGTGTAAATTGGGCAGGGCCCGGTGAATGTTTTATTACACTCGCAGCAAGTGCAACTATACCGTTAGGAGCCATTATTATAATAAAAGACACAGGCGGCAATGCTACAATATATAACATTGTTATAAGTGGCGATGGCGACACAATAGATGGCCAAAGCAGTGTAACAATAACTCAAGATTATAACAGCTATACATTGGTATATAGCGGAAACAACAACTGGAGCATAGTCTAACATGAGCTACATAACCAACAAACTTGTAGGGACTGTTTCGCTCAACGGTGACATTGTACCAACAAGCAACGTTGCTAACCTAGGCAGCAACACAAATACATTTGGTAACCTGTATATAGGAAGCCATAGTATAATATTAAGCAACCCTAATAATTCTGTACCACCAACTGAAATATCGATAAACAGCAGCAACTTGTTTACTATTAATCGAGGTGGGTTAGCTGTTAACAATTCAACTGGTTTATATGACATATTCCAAATTGACCCAATTGGTACTGTAAGAGTTCGCAGTAATGTTACACTAAATCCCAACACACCGGCCGTTACAATAATAGGAAATCAAAGCGGTGCTACTGTATCACCACTTAACACAGGTGTTATGTTACAAGTAACAGGTAACGATGGTTCTACTAGTAGAATTTATAACGACAGTTATGGTACTGGTACATACTCTGCATTTATAGGTCGAGGCGCTAACGGTACAGCAACAGTACCATTACAGGTATTAGCAGGTGAAATTGTTGCAAGAGTTGGTGCTAATCCCTATGCCAGTAGTGGCGGACCGGGTAATGGACCGGGCTTTGCACCCTTAAGCACTGCTAGAATTGATTTTCTAGCAAGTGAAAATCAAACAGGTACTACACGCGGTAGTAATGTAGAAATATGGACTACTCCAAAAGGTAGTAACATAATTGCAAAAATTGCAGCATTTGACAACGACGGTATTAGATTAATTTCAAATGTCAACATTAGTACAGACATAACCGTTAATGGTAATTCTATTGTATACGGAACTGGTACAAGTTATGGTAATTTAATTACGTTTGGTAATTTAATTAGCTACGGTAACACTGTTACTCAAGGTTCACTTGCTACATATGGTAACACGCAGATATATGGTGCTACACAGTTCTCAGGTAATGTTGTTGCACTAAAAGGCATTGTGTTCAGCGACGGTAGTAACATTACCACAGCAGGGGTCAGTAATGTTTCGGCGGGTGCCGGTATCAGTGTAATTCCAGGACCAAATTATTCAGTTAGTATTAACAACACAGGTGTCAGACAGATATACGGTGCACCTAATCAAATCACAGTAAGTGGTAATACTGGCAACGTACAACTTAGTCTACCACAGGATCTTGCACCAACTAGTAATCCATTCTTTGGAAACTTAACAGTTGGCAACCTTACAGTAACTGGTAACATCACCGCTACAACATCTACAGATTTGCAAGTTACTAACCGAGTAATTTACGCAGCAAACGGCGCTACTAACACAAGCTCTATGAATTTAGGCGGATTTGTGCTAGGTAATAGCCAAGTTGCTGCTAGCATGCTGTATACTGCTAGCAACGATAGCTGGAACTTTAACAAAGACATTATAGAACCGGGTAACATATTTGTATCTGGTGATTTACATAGTACTACTGCATATGTATCTAGCAATGTGTTAATAGGCACAGCACCGCCGGTTATATTCCAAAATGCGTTATTACAGATAACAGGCGATGTTATTGGTACACAACAGCTTACAATACAAAATATCAGTAACGATAGCCAGTCTAGTTCTGACATTGTTGCAACCGCAGATACTGGTGATGACACTGTTAACTATATAGACATAGGTGTTAACAGCAGTACCTATAACGTCACAGAATATGGTATAGGTGGTCCGTTAGATGCATATGTTTATAATAACGGCGGTAACCTAACAATTGGTACTGATACTGTAGGCAAGCAGATAAAATTCCACACAGGCGGATCCTATGCAGGTAATATTGCAGCGTTTGTTACACAAGGTGGTCGTTGGGTATTTGGCGGCGCAGATAATGGTACAGACAAAGTACAAGTATCAGGTACAGTGTCTGCTACTGGCAATGTCAACGCAGGTAACTTAAATGCTGTTACTGTAACAGCGTTAAGATTTAACGGTACTGTTGCACAAGCTAGCCAGACTAGTATTACTACATTAGGTGCATTGACTAATCTCAATGTTGCAGGCAGTGCAGGCATTCAGAATAATTTAAATGTGATAGGTGTTGCCTATGCGCAAAATTCTATTACAAACAGCACTATATTTGGTCAAACTCTCAACGTAGCAGGTGCTGCACAGGCAAACAGTATTGTCAGTAATCTAGATATTACTACATCAAGGGTCAACATACTAGATACAGTTAGAACCGATAAACTCGTTGCTAATACTGCAATACAGAGCATTGCAACACTGACTGCACAGAGTATGGTTGTTAATACAACTGCTACTACATCTACAATGCAAGTAACAGGCATTGCTAGAATCAGCACAATGGTTAATAATCTGGGTATTACAACTCAAACTCTCAATACAACTGATTTAGCGTTGGTGGATAGTTTTGTAAGTAATACAATTGTTACAACTCCAAGCTTAAATGTAACTGGTATTGCAGTTGTAAACAGTTTGAACAGCAACACCAATGTAGTTGCAACCAACTTGCAATCAACAGGCTTAACAACAGTTGCAAGTCTCATAAGCAATGCAAATATATTTGGTTCAACAGTTAATACCAGTGGCGTTGCACAGTTTGCCAGTGTGATAAGCAACGGTGTTGTAACTGGTACAACAGTTCAAGGTACTACTAGAATAGTTGGTGCTGCGATTAACAGCAACACTAGCATTCAAGCTGTTGGTAGTGTTATTGCTGATTCAGTCACAGGAAATACCAGCGTTACTGCGCCAACTGTATCTGCAACTACTATACTGCAAGGTGCAGTAGTTAACAGTAACAGTACAATACAAGCCGTAGGTCAAGCTAGAGTCAATAGCTTAGTAACCAATGCCAGCGCATATGCAAACAATGTAACTGTTGGTACATTTGTTCAAGCTGGCAGTATGATCAGTAACACTATTATCACTAGTGGTACTGTTAATTCCATAGGCACTGCAACAGTAAATGCACTAGTATCAAATGTCTATGGTGTATTTGGTCAGAATGTTGTTATCAATAGCACAAATACTGCAACATCTACTACAACAGGTGCATTAACAGTTGCCGGCGGTGTTGGTATAAGTGGCAATGTCTATGCACAGTCAATTACATTAAGTGCAGGCACTGCGTCGCAGTATCCATTGAAGTTTACAGCAGCAACTTCATTACTTACTCCAACTCAAGCAGGGGTTGTTAACTATGATGGTTACATGTTCTATGGTACACCTAGCGACAGTCAACGCGGTGTTATACCAACAGAGCAGATATTCCAATTAGGCAGCGTTCGCAATCTACCGCTAGTCGCACAACCAAGTGCAGTGAGTTTGTTTGGACAAAGTGTTGCAGTATCCGGTGGTACCAGATACAAGTATGAAATTGCAGGCAGTGTTAACAGAGATGGTGCAAATGGTTCCGGTTTGCAGTTTTCATTAGGTGGTACAGCAGTGTTGACAGAACACGATTATATCACAACAGGTAAGGTAGCAGCTAGTAATGTTGTTATTGCAACTGCAACAATGATGGGTGCTACAATATACTCAAACTTTAGTACTCTGACAACATTCATTGCTAACCCAGGAAACGGTCCATATAACTTTATGTTCCGTATTGTTGGTACAATCGGAGTAGGTACAGGTGGCACACTGACACCACAGATCAGTTTAGATACTGGTACGCCTACTGTATACAACGTAACACCTGGTACATGGATGAAACTGTATCCGATTGGTAATATCAGTGTAGTAGGCAGCAATGTGTCGATTGGGAACTGGAGTTAATCTCCAGTTCCTGGCTTAGGCGAAAAGTACTTGTTGAGCTTACCTGGTTCACCATCATAGTCTTCTGCGTCTGGGGCGTGTGGTCGCATCTTTGTAATATTGGGCCAGATTGCACTGTATCTGGTGTTAAGTGCTAGCCATGGTTTTAATTCTGGTGTATATTCTGTAACAGGTTTGATTGCATCAGCTGGGCATTCGGGTTCACATACGCCGCAGTCAATGCACTGTACAGGATCAATGACCAACATGTTTTCGCCTTCGTAAAAACAGTCCACTGGACATACTGCGACACAGTCAGTGTATTTGCAACGAATGCAATTATCTGTTACCACATATGGCATGAATAGAAATCCCTTGTTATCAATAGTGCAAGTATACTGCTATATAGCTGTTTTATCAAGTGAGTTGACATTGTGATTTGTTTATAGTATTGCTGTTGCGATTCATCGGAGTGACACATGCCAGTTCTTCTAAATCTATACAATGGGCCAGACTTTCCAGCTAGAGAGTATTTCCACGATGTTTACTACGATGGTAGTAGGCAACGTTATGTGTATAAGGTAGAAGAAACTTATCCGTTCGAAGTGTATGTTCATGTAGAAACAACAGATGAACTCAACCCGTCTTTTATACTTGAGCTTCGCCGGTTCGTGCAACGACAAGCCAGCGGTGATGCAGTATACCGTAAAGCTGAAAAGAATTATTGGTATGCATGGAATCACGGCTTAGTTAAAAGCCAATATGAGTTGGATTATAAACAGGTTCAGCACCACTATTGGATTATCAATTTTGAATTGGAATCAGACATGGCCATGTTCAAACTGATCAACCCTGAATATGTTGTAACAGAAATGAGCAAATTTCGTCCAGACTACGATTACCATACAGATGAAAATACCAGAAAGCACAGTTATGGTTAATGATTACGGCGGGGATCTAAGTCCCAAATTATATACTGTGGTGCCTTAACAGGAATACCTAACAGATCCATACGGTTTTGTAATACTCGTTCGGGTATGTCTGCGGCTTCGATATCTCGACCTAACTGCACAATACTACCATAGTTCCACGCTGCATACATCATTGCTGCGGGTGCAATACCAAATTGATCACACATCCAAGGATGAGGATGCACATGTGGCGCAGTGTATGCGTTAGGATCAAACCACTGTGGCATATGTTGCCCCATGAACATGCGTATATCGGTTCTGCTATGTATGATGTAATCGTAATCATCTGCGGCATGTATTACGTCTAACGCAGTTTTGCTTTGATAATACATGTTAAACACAGGTCTTATCTGTGCGCCGTTTGGCAGATTTTTAATTTTAGTACAACGTTCTATCTGTGCATCAATTGGTTCGGTTTGCATGATTACATTATCAAACTGATCCAATGCAAGCAAGTCACTGGCTTTTTGATCTTTCCAGTTGCGCCATGTTGCAAGATAGGTAGTGAATTCTACATTTTGTACATTGCCGAATTGACTCATAAATTCTCTACAGCGAGCAGATGCATTTTGTACGTCCGGCCTAACAGGTCCTCTAAACAACACAGCAACTTTTAATTTTCGATCAGACATATTGACCTTCTTTTGTACAGCATTATATTGTATGATCTATTATAAATAGATCAATTTAATAGGACCTGGGTATAAGCGTGATCCAGGATAAGGGGTTTATTATGCCGTGTACAACATACCTCTATCTAACTCTTTCTCACAATTTCGTAGGGCAACCGCAGCTGATATAACACATGTCTGGCGTATAGTTTATCACGCCTATAGTGCATATATCCCATTGTTAGGACGTACACCTCCTACATTTTTTGAAGATTTTGACAGTCACATTGCCAAAGGTAATCTATGGTTAATCAACTGCGAAGAACCCAATGCAATGGTAGTGTTAACACCTGCTAATGATTCTGTTACAATACAAGCGTTGTGTGTAGATCCTAGATCTCAAGGTCAGGGATTGGGTCGCATGGCATTGCAGTTTGCAGAGGATTATGCAAACAGTTTGAACCTAACAGAATTGCGTCTATATACCAATAGTTTAATGGAACGCAACCTACGCATATATTCTCAATGGGGGTTTGATGAAACACATCGAGAACTGTATCCGTGGGGAGAGCGTGTTCACATGCATAAGCTGTTAACACGCTATACAGATTTTATTATGCCTGTTGGAGTCGCTTCTCTAGAAGTCGCGTAACGCTGTCTGCAAGATCAGGATCAAAATCCAATGTTCCTTCTTGCAGACTGTTTACATTTTTCAATGCCCAAACATAATAATCGTTTGGTATGTCTTCAAGCAGTGTTCCTCTGTGTTTACCAAATGGCCAAGTTTTAATGTCAATGGGTTTCCAACACAGTGCGTGAATTTGATCACCTAGGTCTGCATCATCTGTTACTAGTTCAAGCTCTAATGCAAAGTATATGAGTGTTTGAAACAACAGCGCACAGGTAAGTGTGTCATCGCCTGCTCTATGTACACCATGCCCAGATGGAACATCTAAGTCAAGCAAAAAGCGCAGATAATTGAGGCCGTATTCGATATCGCCAAATGTATGACCTAAGATCTGCCTACTTAGACGCCATGTACAAATCCAACGATTTTGGTCTTCGCAAATCGCTACGTCGCTTGCACTATCCATGTTGCGCCATGCAGTAGCAATAACAGCCCTGTCATAAGCTGCGTTATGTGCTACGAAGTACTTGCTGGTATTCCAGTTTAGTAACTGTTTGATTTCATTGCTGTATTGATCCCAATATGGCTGATTTTGTATGTCTCTGGGACCAATATTGTTTTTAGCACTGGCTTCTGGTGGTATACCATTTCGTGCATTTAGCAGTTTAGATTCTACTACCCATTGATTATTATCAAATCTAGCACCTGCTACTTCCACAATCTCTGCTTGTTCTGGTAGCAGATGTGTAGTTTCAGTATCTAATACTGTTACGGTTTCTAAAAATGTGTTTATATTTGTCATAATGCAACTGTATTGCATCATACGCAATCAGTCAACCTAAATCAGATTATGTATGTGCCACCGTGGCCACTGTATTCAAATCGCAGATAATATGCATTTTCCTGGCCGCTTAGATTTTGAATGTTAAAGAAATAACCTTGGTTACCACCATCACCTTGCACGTTGAGATCTATACCAAATTGAAGTTGTGCTGGTTTGATTTGATCCTGAGGCAAGTTGACATCATAAAAACACCAGCTTGTACCAATACCTTGCAGATTCACAGTTCTGTTTCTAATAACACTTGGTATAACATTAATACCATTGGGATTGATACTTAACCAAGCACGCATAGTACCCTGTTGTTGTGACCAAAAGGAGTTTTGTTGACTGGTAATTACAACCTGTTGCCATGGCAACAGATTAGGCATCTGCAACTGCATCGGCCAGCAATCTGTTTGCATTAACGGAATGGCATAATTGTACGTTGCACTGTAATCAGTGCGAATGTTTACACCATATGGAGTGATAAGATTGTTGTAAAGTGCCATACAGTATTTATGGCTAAATATCACAGCATTTTATAACTTAGTGAGCAAGATATGAGCGTGTATACGTATCCTGTAGTAGATTTACAAGGCCCTACGGGTCCAACTGGTCCCAACGGTGGACCAACTGGCGCAACTGGTCCTATCGGGCCAACTGGCGCAATATCAAATAATGCACCGTTAAACACTTCTAGCCCAGGTATACCTGGAGAATTAGCCTACGACAGCACATATCTTTATGTTTGTATTGCAACAAACACTTGGAGACGTGTAAGTCTATCATCTTGGTAAAATCTCAGTTAAAAGTAGACTTTTACGACGCAACTAAGTATGCTAGAGCTTAGCACAACACGAGGCATCAATGGTAACAGCAATCCCAGCGACAGGTACGGCCATTAAGATGGGCGGTGTCTGGGCTGCGTATACAGCAGGTGTAGAACCACCTGCAGGTACAACTGTTAGCTTGAACTCAGTGCTAGGTGTTACTAAATCTGGTTTACGAACTGCCGGTCAAATTACACCACTTAGCAGTACATTTGGTGGTAGAACTGGTCCTGCAAACTACGTTTGATATTGAACCAACAGTATTTCTGCTACACAATTTTAACCTAGTAGGAATCGCATCATGTTAAACATCAATGTAGTCAGACAACTTATTAATAAAATGCCAGTGCGTACTCACTATGAGTTTGTGCATTTTGAGTTGGATATGCAGGGCAAATTACACCGTCAGTTGCGATATGCACTTCGACAACTAGAAGAACTGCATGACCAAACTCAGATACTACACGCCGAAATAGATCTAATAAATCACGAACTGACAAAGTATGATGATCATTTAGAATTGGCAATCAGACAACGCATTGCATTTTCTAAAATCAAACAACTAGAACGTCAAATCAAAGATTTAGAAGCCATGCAAGCACAGATCAATGATTGGTTGTCGGCGTTTTCAGATGAAGAGTTAGAAGATACTATCAATACAGTTGATGTTGCAGAAGACGCACACTGGTGTGAAACTCTTGGTAGAGAACTTGGTATAGAACTGTTAGTAGATGGCAAATCCAGTAAAGAAACCATGTCTAAGCTTGCATTATTGCCATTAAACGATTATAAAAATACTGTAATCGCTGCGACAAAATTTGCAGACTTTCTTAAATCTGTAACAGAAGATGCAGAAAATCAACCTGCGGAAGATACGAATAACACATGAGCAGTATGTTAAAACAAGCCACTGCCAAGGCAAAAAATGCACAGGTCAGTATCTGTGTACCGTGTAGAGATATGGTACACAGTGCATTTGCGTTTGATTTGTCAAAGCTTATACAATACAGTCAATCTATAGGTATTGATGTGTTGCCACATTTTTGCATGGGTACGTTAATTGTTAACCAAAGAGATCAGCTAGCCGATATGGCATTGGAAGCTGGTAGTACTCATGCATTATGGTTGGATAGTGACATGATGTTCCCACCTGACACAATACAGCGGTTGTTAAATCACAACCAGTCAATCGTAGCTGGCAATTATGTAACAAGGCAATATCCTCATAAAACTGTTGCGTATTCTAAACTTCACGACTGGCGCAGCTATTTGATCAATGACACATCTAGAGATCTAGTAGAAGTGGAAGCAGTTGGCATGGGTTGTATGTTAGTAGAAATACAAGTTCTTAAACAAATGACAAAACCATATTTTCAAACAGTATGGGTTGCCGAAACACAAGATCATATGGGCGAGGATTTTTATTTTTGTAAACAAGCTAGATCTCTGGGTCATAAAGTTTGGATTGATACAGAGTTAAGTGACAAACTATCACACCTGGGTACATTTGCATTTACACATGATTTGGTAAAGCCTGGATTGATTTAACTGTGTTAAATATAGTAGAGGATACACATGTCACAGGCTGTTCTAATAGAAAATAAACCAAGTCCAAGAGACCCTACTATTATGTACACTGTACCTGCATCTAATGTAGGTGTAATGGGTCAGTTGTTAGTTGTTAATCAAGGCAACTCAGAAGTTATTTCTGGTAACATTGTAGCAGATTACGGACGCGACACTGATTTTGTTACTATTGCATTAGGTCAAACTACGGGTTCTGGTATTGCCAGTTATATTTCATACGAAACAGTAATGCCACCGAACCATATGGCTCAGTGGCAGGAAATCTGTATAGCAACTGGTGAAACTATTATTGTCGAAAGCAAAAAAGGTCAATGCAGTTTTGTGTTCACCGGATTCGCATATAATCCTAGCTGATTTCTTTACCGTCGCTGTAAAATTCTAACTGTCCCATTCGCATAACAAACGGGCTGCGTTTGTTTTTACGATTCATAACTAACACATGTCCAGTTGGCATTTCTACTTCAAGCTTAGCGTCTTCTTTTAGTATGATACGACCTTTTACTTTGCGTTCTGTTTCACTGCACTCAACATAAACTCTGTTTTTAGTCTGTGATTTTATCATGCAAGGGTCTCCAAAATATTGCATTGCAATCATTATGTTAGATGACTTTGCATAATGCCAAATTTTGTTTATAAATATTGTTATGAAACTTGCACAATTAACAGAATCTAATAAAAAATTAACACTAGATCCATTACCATATGCACGAGATGCACTTGAACCTGTGTTGAGTAAAGACACCGTGGTTTATCATTATGATCATCTTACCAAGGCCTATGTAGACAAATTTAACAAAGGTGAAGGTGATCCAGACTTCAACGAAGCAGGTGCATTTTTACATGCCATCTATTGGTCACAATTTGCTGCACCAAAAACAAATAACAAGCCGCACGGTGCTAGCTTGGAATTAATTGAAAACAAACACAACGATTTTGCAGACTTTAAGCGTGCGGTAACTGCTGCTGCAAAAACTATACAAGGTTCCGGCTGGGTGTATCTTGCTAAGAATGGCGAGATAAAAACTATAAAAAACCACAAGATAGTCAAAGATGTACTGTTACCAATTGATATGTGGGAACACAGTTGGGCGTTGGATTACAAGTGGGACAAAGACGAATATCTCAAAAAGATTTGGCAAATAATAGATTGGTCAGTGATAAATCACAGACTAGCTGGTACATAAAAAAGCCCTGCAATGCAGGGCTTTTTTGTTATTATTGATCTGTTATTGCGTTTAGCAACTCTTTAGCACGTTGCGGATGTTTAAGCCTGCTAAGTGCTTTGTTTTCAATTTGACGCACACGTTCTCTGGTAACATTGAATTTGTTACCAATTTCTTCTAGTGTGTATTCGCGCATTGTACCGATGCCAAATCGCATACGCAATACACGTTCTTCACGGCTGCTAAGACCTTCAAGTGCATCACTGATAACTTTGTTGATATCTGCACGAGAAATTTGATCAAATGCGTTTTCTGATTCAACATCTTCAATGAGATTGCCAAGTTTGCCTTCTTCGTCGTTGCCAACTGGTGTTTCTAAACTGATTGGATCTTTTGCAACACGCATAGTTCTTGCAATTTTTTCTTCATCGCAATCCAACAGTTTTGCAAGTTCTGCATTGCTCGGTTCGCGACCAGTTCTGTACATGTACTCTTTGCTGACTGTGTTGATCTTTTTGATAGTGTCAAGCACATGACTTGGAATACGAATAGTACGATTATTTTCAGTTGCAGTTTTGATAATTGCTTGCCTGATCCACCAAGTTGCGTAGGTACTAAAGCGATAGCCAAGTTGCCACTTGAACTTTTCAACTGCTTTGATAAGACCGATGTTGCCTTCTTGAATCAAATCTAACAGTTGTGTATTGCCATTTTGATTATATTTCTTAGCAATACTAACTACCAGTCGCAGGTTTGCATTTACCATATGACTGATTGCTTCTTCTTTTATCTTTGCCTGTGCGCGAAGTACTCTCACTGCTGTACGCAATTCATTAATAGTAAGACCTGCGTTTGCAGCTTGCTCTTGCATTGCACCCACATGCATCATCAACTGATTGTGTTTACGTTGTAGTTTTTCCCAAGCAGGACCCTGTTTATCACCAAGCCACAATAGATCTTCGTGTCCAACATAGCAATTGATAAATTCATTGCGATTAATGCCGCTATCAATTGCTAAGCGCATAATTGCACCGTCGCCTTCTAGTAGCTTTTTGTTAATTTCTTGGATTTTGTCCATCATAATTGCAATACTAGATGTCAACAGTGGTGTGTTGTTAAATGCATCAATCAATTGAATTTTGAGTTGTTTGTCAGAGGTATTTTTTACATATGCGTCGCAGATATTTTTAATATCTTGCAGATTAGTCATTAATGAATCAGGTATGGTACCATCGCTTTGAAGTTCAATATCAAATACTTCATCTGCGGTTTTAACACCATTGAGAATTTCTGTAATCCAATCGTTAACAGTCTGCGCAGACATCGGAATAGCAAACAGTGTATCCATAATGGTTTGGTTACTGCTTTCAATAGTTTTGCTAAGTTCAATTTCTTTAGCGTGATTTAGCAGAGGAGTTTTACCAACGTCCTTTAGATAAATTCGTACAGGGTCTAAATCTTTCATTGTTTGCTGTTCAATAGGTTTGGATTTATTGCTCTTTATCATGTAACGTTGCTCCATTGTTGGTGAGAGATATAGCCGAAGACACATTAACATACCTTTACGGTACTGTCAAGTAAATTAACCGCCGCGCGGTCCGGACCGCCGTATAGAATTTTTAAATGTCTGTTGGGGTTTGTTTTGACCAAATCCATTTGGTCCTTTGCGAATTTCTGCAAGGTTTGGTTTTTTGACTTGCGGAAGTATGATAGTAGCTTTTGACTTGCCAGTTGGCGCAGTGCCGTCACTCATTGCAAACTCCATTTCTACATACTATATATGCATATATAACTATGTTTTTTCAAGGGTGCTGTTAAAATATTATTAACAGACTAGCGTAAACCGCAATAACTTCTTATACTAACAAGATGGTAGATCGTAAAAAAATAGATGAACTCAGACCGTTGATGGATGCTATTAGTCCTACATTTTGTATGGCTAAATGGCATCATACAACTATATATCTTCAAACTGGTGAAACACATAGCTGTTATCATCCTGCTCCGCATAAGATAGACGAAAAGCGTATAGGTTGGGATCCCAGTGCATTACACAATACTGAACACAAAAAAGCAGAACGACGAGCATTGTTAAATGGTCGACAGCCTAGTGGATGCCAATACTGCTGGAACATTGAAAATCTCAACAGAGATTTAATAAGCGATAGACATATACGTAACAGCAGTATTTTTAGACAAGACCGATATGATGAAATCAAAGCCAAGGGTGCAGATTTTCCAGTAGCGCCAGAATACATAGAAGTCAGTTTCGGCAATGAATGCAATTTCAAATGCGGATACTGCCATCCCAAAGCATCTAGCAAATTCTATAATGAAATACGCGATCACGGTCCGTATGACATGGTTGTGAATCACAAATGTGATATAGATTGGTTAAAAATCTATGAAGAAGCTGATAACCCATTTGTAGATGCGTGGTGGCGATGGTGGCCAACTGTGCGAGACAGTGTAAACATACTGCGCATAACTGGCGGCGAACCACTGCTACATAAAAGTACCTGGACATTGCTTGACGACCTCGCTGCTAACCCTATGCCAAAACTGGAACTTAACATAAACAGCAACTTAGGCGTTAAGCCGATACTTGTCAACCGCCTTGCTACTAAGATACGAGAACTTATAGACAACAAGTGTATTAAAGATTTTACACTGTTCACCAGTATTGACACTTGGGGACCGCAGGCCGAGTACATACGAACCGGGCTTGATCTTGGTCAATGGGAGAAAAACCTAGATACTTACATGACACTGAGTGGACAATCAGTTAGTATGATGATGACCTATAACATACTCAGTGTTCCCAACTTTAAATTGCTGTTGATCAAAATGTTGGAATGGCGTAAACGTTTTGCACCAAAGCCATCTGGTGAAAGACGCACTATGCGCAACGTGCGATTCGACACACCGTATCTAAGAGAACCATTGCAGTATGACATAAATCTATTGCCAAAAGAACAGTTTCTACCTTATCTCAAAGAATGTCTAGAGTTTATGGAAGTAAACGAAGATGATTTAGATAAGAATCTCTTTGGTAGTTTAGAAGTAGACAAGTTTAGGCGTGTTGTACACTACATGGAAACCACACACTACGACAATGATAAATTGTATACAGGACGCAGAGACTTTTACGCATGGTTCAACGAACACGACCGTCGTAGGGCCACTGATTTTGTAAAGACATTCCCAGAACTAATTGAGTTCTATAACGAATGCGGAAAATTGATATGATACCCGACAATAAAGTATTTTGCATGATGCCATGGGTACACATGCATATGTGGCCAAATGGTGATGTGTTTCCCTGCTGTATGAGTGATACCAATTGGACTGTTGGCAATACCAACCAACAGCGTTTAAACGAAATTTGGAACAGCGAACGCATGCGAGAGCTGCGTAAAAATATGTTAGAAGGTAAAGAAACTCCTGCATGCAGTAGATGTTACGATGTTGAGCGGCACGGCACATTTACCCTGAGAAATCATGCCAACGAAGCCTATGCACATCACAGCAATTTAGTAAACACTACTCAAATGGACGGCACAGTTGAAAAAGTCAATTTGGTTTATCTGGATGTTCGTTTTAGTAACATATGCAATTTGCGTTGTAGAACCTGCGGACCACAATTGAGCAGCAGTTGGTATGATGATTCACTAATGATGGATGCAAGTTATAAATCGCCTAGAATTTTAAACATAAATCAATCAGGCGATTTTTGGGAACAACTGTTACCGCATTTGCAAAATACCGAAGAAGTGTACTTTGCAGGCGGCGAAAGTCTAATGACAGATGAACATTATCGCATATTAGACTATTGGATAAGCATAGGTAAAACAGACGTACAATTGAACTACACTACAAATTTTACAAAGTTAGATTACAAGCAACGTAATCTCTTTGAGTTGTGGAGACAGTTTCCAAATTTGCGAGTCGCAGCTAGTTTAGATGGTATGGGCGACCGCGGCGAATACATTCGTAAAAACATGATTTGGAAAGACGTTGTTAATAATAGAAAACGCATGATGCAGGAATTGCCCAATGCGTATTTTGAAATAACACCTACCGTAAGCATGTGGAATGCCAAACACTTATCTGACTTTCACAAAGACTGGGTACAGCACGACTATGTGGATATTGACAATATTAGAATTAATCAACTAACCAGTCCAAAATACTTCAGTACTAGAATTTTGCCTGTTTCTATAAAACAACGAATTACAGATAAAATTGAAAAACACTGTGAATGGCTAACAGAAAACCATGCAAATTCCAATACAGTATCTGCATTTAAAGGTATTGTTTCATTTATGAATGAAAGCGATGACAGTGACCTATTACCATTATGGGCACACCAAACTGCAAAACTAGACAAGATACGCAAAGAAAGTTGGAGAGATGTGTTTCCTGAACTCAGAGGTATAGATCATGCAATCTAATAGCTTGTGCGCATTAGCATGGCATAACATCAATACTACACCGCAAGGGCAATGCAAACTCTGTTGCAATATCAGCGACAACATTGTGATCAAAGATGCCGATAACAAACCTGTATTGTGGAATAAGCAGCCGATTGAAGACATCTGGAATGGCACATACATGCAAAATGTGCGTAGACGTATGCTCAATAGTGAACCTGTAGATGACTGTAAAATCTGTTACGATATTGAATCTGCAGGCAATCCCAGTCCGAGAACACATGCTAATCGAGACTATAACATAGACCAAATGTTAGATCTAAGCACTGTGGCAACAGTGTTACCAAACAGTTTTGATTTGAGACTAAGCACAACTTGTAACTTGAAATGTGTTGGTTGTTGGAGTGGCAGCAGCAGTAAAATTGCAGAAGAACGAGCAGAAGCTGTAGCGTCTGCTGAGTTACCACAATGGTTGTTAGATGCATGGCGTAACGAACTCAGCACTGAGTTTGTCAACACAAACTATATTGTGGACGAATCTAGCAAAGAAAACTTTAAAAAACTAGCACCAACATTGAAGCGTTTGTACATAACTGGTGGTGAGCCAACTATGGACACAAATATCTATCAATACTTGGATATGCTGTTAGATGCTGGCAATGACTCTTGCCACGTTAGTTTCACTACCAATTGCACTGTTTGGAATTACAAACTGCTACATCGTCTTGCACAATTTAGCAACACTGAAATACAGATAAGTATAGATGGTTTAAATGAAGTTGACGAATATATCAGATATCCAACTAAATGGCAAACTAAAACACATAATTTTACACAGTATCTAAAACATAATGTAGCTAAAACATTAAAGGTCTATACTGTTGTAAATGCATTAAACTACGATCGTATAGATTCATTGATTCAATGGCTTGTTTATCTTGCCGAAGACTACGTTAAAAACATAATTTGGTATCCTATCATATTAGACTATCCACAATATCTCAGCGTAGATGTTATTCCAATTGAACTGCGTCAGGATGCAATGAAAAAACTACGTAATACACTGAGACCTATACCACGTGGAACGCTGTGTAATTTTCACGACGGTGTAGACTACATGAAAACTGCGATGCTTAAAAATCCAACCAATACTGAACTGCAATCAAGACTAGTTGATTGGCTATTAGTTAATGACAAATTACGTAATTTAGATCATACTGTTATATGGCCAAACTTAATAGATCAGTTACAAAATGCTGCTAGACAATAAAAACCTAATTGCTATAGAAGCCTTAAACGGTAAAACGCTAAACATAACTTGGCAAACCAGTAATACCTGCAATTTCCGCTGCGGCTATTGCAACCCTGGTAACTGGGGCGGGGATATACCAAATCTAAATATAGAAGTATATAAGCGTAACCTGGACAAACTGTTAAACGGATTTACAGGTCAACACTATGACAAAGTAAAACTATTTTTAAGTGGAGGTGAACCCACACATTGGCCAATACTAGTAGACGTTTGCAACTATGTTTCGGCTCTACTGCCAGGCAAAGTAACTGTTGCAATCAACACTAACCTGTCTAGACCATTGCACTGGTGGGAACACAACTATCATTTATTTGACGATGTGGTTGCAAGCTATCATCCTGGATGGGTAAAGCATGATCGGTTCTTAGAAAATGCTGTGTTTCTTCAGGACAAAGTAAATTATCTTGCTGTGAGAATGATGATGGCTGAGGACCATTGGGATCAAATGCTTGACAAAGCAGATGTTATATGGGCAGCAATGCAAAATGTCACTATGGAGTATGTACCGATACTAGACGAAATGAGTGTTAACGCAGATCCCTATGATTACAAAGACAAAAGCAAGATCGAATGGTTAATGCAAAATAGCAATAGATCTAAACAATCTCTTCCAAAGCCAGATAATCGTGTTGGACACAGCATGGTAATAGAACGATACGATGATGGTACAACACAACCAGTTAACAGCAATAGACTAACTGCTGAACGCCGTAACTTTTTCTTAGACTGGCACTGTGATATAGGCACAAGCATAAACATCGCAATCAATGGCGATATAACGCTAGGCAGTTGCGGTGTTTCTGGTGTTATAGGTAATATCAACGACTCACATTTAAATCTAAGCAACAGATCTGGTACAATTGTCTGTCCCAGAACACATTGTCACTGTGGCACAGACATGAGTATTACCAAAAGGCGTATGACATGACCAATGATGCGTTTTGCATATTGCCTTACAACAGTCTTAGTTTAGATGGCCCTGGACGACCGAGGCTGTGTTGTAATAATCACGGACATTGGGAAGATTACAGTCAACCTTTTATCACAGAAAGCAACGAACCGCTTGACGTTTTAAACAGCAAATTACATAAAGAAGTTAGACTTGCTATAGCAAAAGGCCAAAGACATCCAACATGCAGCAAGTGTTGGAAGATAGAAGACAGCGGTGGTACAAGTTTTCGACAGATATGGAATGACGTATACAAAAACAGTGTACCAGGTAGCATAGATACCGATGGTACATTGTTGTCTGATGCAACAATAGAATACTTGGATATTACATTTGGTAACAAGTGCAATCTAGTCTGTAGAATGTGCAACTGGATGAACAGTCATCTATGGATGCACGATCTTAGCAAACTAGACAGATGGAAAACTATCAATGCAGATCCTCGCAGTGTAAGACAACTGTGGTTCGAAGATCCACATGCAATCTCTGTAATCAAAAACAGTTTGAAGCATGTAACACACATGAACTTCCTTGGCGGCGAGCCACTTATTGTTAAACAACATATGGATATTCTGCGAGAGTGTATAGATCAAAAATTATCAAACAAACAGCAGATAAGCTACAACACCAATCTCACTACTCTTCCACAGGAACTGCTGAACATGTGGCAATCATTTGCACATGTTAACATAAATGTCAGCATAGAAGCCATTGGTGAAGCAAATGACTACATACGCCAAAACAGCGACTGGAACACAATTTACAGCAACCTTATACGCATTGCTGCATTAGATGCACCTAACATAAAATTAGAACTGCATACAACATTTGGGTTGTACAACTGTTACAATGTTGCTGAACTGATCAACTGGACAATTCAACAGCCGTATTTTTCATCGTTACCATTTGTAAATCTAGTCTATCATCCTACATATCAAGATGTAAGATTGTTGCCGCAGCATGCTAAAAACGAAATACGCAGAGACGTTGAAGCTGCAATAGCAGGTTTAGAACAATACCAAAACTACAACAGTTGGGTAGGTGCATTAAATTATATGGACAGTCCTGCTACACAGGGAGCAGAGTATGAATTTGACAACTGGCCAACTGATTCTTGGGCCCAATTTTGGTATGATGTTGAACAGGTTGATAAACTAAAGAACCGCAACATACAAGATTACCTACCACGTTTGGCAAAGCTGAAACCATGAACACCGACAATGTACATTGGGTTTTTGATGACCCAAAAAGATTCAGAACAATGACTGCATGTCCGCACACAACTCACGGGCCAAGATGGGAGTTGTCGTCTGGTAGATTTCCCGTTGCTAATATGTTTCACTATTGGCGATTAAATTGGTGGAATCGAGATAATCACAATTGGTGCCACAGCGGTGTGGAAAATAGACCAGATAGATATGCGTATAATATAGGCACATGGAATGATGCAGACTACTGGACTGGTTGGCCCGGTAACAGCTATGGTTACGAACCATTTGTCAATTTCATACCATCGGCCGTGTTAGATGATGCCAAGACTGGTAAAGCACTATTAGTAGTTGACAACCTTAACGAAGGATTCTACGATACAAAACTGTATGAATATTTTCATAAGCTGTGTGCAGAACACCATATTCCGCCAAAAAGTTTTTTGTTTCTAACTGGTAACGAATTAGATGCTGATGGTTATAAACAATGGTGTGATATTCATAAAATCAATGATCGCATAAGCATAATAGGGTTTCCACATTTAATGTATATGCAACAATTGAATTTACGTAGAAGCAACGCAGTAGAATGGAACGATCATAAAGTTTCAAAATCAAACAACTACAATGTCAAACTGTTTAATTGTCTAAACAGAGTAAGCCGCCATCACAGAGAAGTTATGGTAATGCGTTTAATAGAACACGACCTTCATTTAAAAGGGATGATAAGCCATAACACATTGGTTTACGACAATTGGACTGCACATGGTGTACCACAAGAAGTAGTTGATAAAGCTAAAACTGTATTGCCGCTTGTAATAGATGATTCTGATTTTAACAATAACAAAGCAATGCAAATTAATCGCAGCATTTATTTAAAAAGCTGGGCAAGTGTTATTACAGAAACTCATGCATTTGATGAGCCTTACAACTTGTTCATTAGCGAAAAACTATGGAAACCCCTGTGGGCGCAACAACCATTCATGGTATTAGGTCATCAAGGTACACTTGCAAAATTAAAGTCCTGGGGGTTTGAAACATTTGACTCTGTATTCGACGAAAGTTATGACACTGCGCCATTTGCAGATAGGGTTGCTATTATATTAAGTAACTTGCAAAATTTATCGTTTGTACGAGATAAATGGAGTTGGTTAGAACAGGTAAAAGAAATATGTATGCACAACCAACAATGGTTTTTAAGTAGAAACTGGTTTAAAACACCTGCATATTCACAGTTTATGAAAATTTACAACGGAGACACAACATGTTAAATTGGTTCAAAAAGCTACGACTAGTTAAATGGTACTTGGATAAGAAGAAACTCAAAAAAAGGTTAGCAGAACTTAGAAAACGCGATCCGTTTATATACAAATAATACAACAACTAGTACAATGTTGAAACGGAGTTTTACTGATGAAAATAGGAATGATCGGCCTGGGTAAACTTGGGTTACCTGTTGCAGAAGCAATGGCTACACACTACACGGTATACGGCTACGATGTAAATCCTGCTGTAAAAAGCAACACCGTTAACATAGTAGATAGTGTACAGGACACTGTGAAAAACAGTGACATTGTTTTTATAGCTGTGCAAACACCGCATGATCCAAAATATGATGGCAGCACACCTAGCAGTCACTTGGATAACAAAGACTTTGATTATTCCTATGTAAAAGCTGTGTTGCAGCAAATTAACAGTGTTGCAACTGCATCTCATATCATAGTATTAATAAGCACAGTGTTACCTGGTACAACTAGACGAGAACTAGCAAACCTGATTACTCAGGGCGAATTGATTTACAATCCATATCTCATAGCAATGGGATCGGTTGCATCTGATATGGTGAACCCAGAAATGATAATGATAGGTAACAGCACGGGAGCAAATACCAATGCTGTTACAGCATTGAAAAATCTCTATGCTCCATTGATGCAAAATAATCCAAGAATTATCACAGGTACTTGGGAAGAAGTCGAAAGTATCAAAATATTCTACAACACTTTTATATCTGCAAAATTAAGTCTTGTTAATATGATTCAAGATGTAGCCGAACGTATTGGCAATATGAATGTTGATATAGTAGCAACTGCGCTGTCGGACAGCACCTATCGCATCATGGGACCGGCATATATGAAACCTGGCATGGGCGACGGCGGACCATGCCATCCACGAGACAATATTGCATTGCGATGGTTAGCAGAACGTTTAGATCTTGGTTATGATTTGTTTGATGCAATAATGACTGCTAGAGAAGTTCAAGCTAAAAACCTAGCAGTCGAGTTGCATAAGCATCAGTTACCTATTGTAATACTAGGTAAAAGCTTCAAACCAGGCGTACCATATACAGATGGTAGCTATGGTATGTTGGTTGGATATTACTGTGACCAACTGGGCTCAACACCTAGCTATGACACGGCATTAGCTGTACCAGCAGTGTATCTGCTAGGTCACAACGTTGACTATGATCTAACTGCAATGGCAAATGGCAGTGTTGTAATAGATCCATGGCGAACTGCAATATCAAAATCAGGTGCCGTTAAAGTAATTCATTACGGTAATACTCGTCGCACTAACACAGCATTTTAATGGTATATCACATGACAAAACAATCACAGATTGACGAATTGCGTAGAGAACGTGACCAGTTAAACAGTATAAGTCCAAGTTTTTGTTTGGCTAAATGGTTACAGCATACCATTTATCTACAGAATGGTATGAACCATAGTTGTCATCACCCACCTACTCATAAAATACCAGTTGACGAAATTGCTAACAATTTCAAAGCATTGCATAACACAAGTCATAAAAAACAGCAAATGCAAATGATGTTAGATGGTAAACGTCCAGCAGAGTGTGATTACTGCTGGCGTGTAGAAGACATGGGTGATGACTATTTCAGTGACAGAGTCTACAAAAGCAAAGTAACATGGAGTAAACCTCACCTGTTTGATGTGTTAGAAACAGGCACAAAAGATATCAATCCCACATACATGGAAATTTCATTCAGTAACGTATGCAATTTGAAATGTGCGTATTGCAGTCCGGACCTAAGCAGCAAATGGTATGACGAAATCAAAAAGCATGGTCCTTATCCAACAACTACGTTGTACAACAATTTTGACACTTTAAAAGAAACTGGTAAGATGCCTATTCCACATAGAGAGAAAAATCCCTATGTAGATGCATTTTGGCAATGGTGGCCTGAATTGTATAACAATTTACACACTATACGATTAACAGGTGGTGAGCCACTGATGAGTAAAGACTGTTGGAAAGTACTTGATGCTATAGCTAAAAATCCTAGAGAAAATCTCACGCTGGCAATCAATACAAACCTAGATGTGCAAGATGATATGATTGATCGTCTTATACGTGTTCTTAGTAAAATAGGTCCCAACATCAAAGAAGTGCAGATCTTCACAAGCGGTGAAGCAACTGGTGCGCAAGCAGAATATACCAGATACGGATTGAACTATGACAGATGGTATAAAAACTGCGATAAAATTTTAACAGCGTTGTTCAACAAATTCAATTTGGTCTTTGGTTTTATGACCACTGTTAATATTTTCAGTGTTGGCACATTTAACTTGTTTTTACATGATGTACTTAAATTAAGAAAAAAGTACATTACTAATTCTATGACACAAGGCAATGTACTACCATGTATGACAAACTATCTGCGATGGCCTCAAAAATTAGCAGTAACCAACTTAGATGAAGAAACTAAACTAGAAGTAAAAAACAGTCTAACAGACATAATGGTTAATCATCGTGTTGGTGTGATAGACACAACTGACATACTATGGGAAGATGAAATCAATCAGATTGAACGCTTTATAAAATTTATGAACGAAGACACTGTAGGCGATGTCAACGAAAACCGTTACAATTTTAAGAAGTTTGTCGACGAATACGACAAGCGTCGAAACACAGATTTTCATTCCACATTTCCAAATCTAAAACGATTCTACGATATCTGCGAACAGGCCAAAATAAATGAGCAATAATAAACATTTAGATAATGTAAAAACACACATAAACTCAATAAGTCCAAGTTTCTGTGCAGCAAAATGGTACAACGCAACTATATGGCTAAGCAATGGTCGCACGGCTAGTTGCCACCACCCTGCTGCACATTATGTACCGCCTGGAGAACTATTCAAAAATCCAACTGCATTACACAATACAGAGTTCAAAAAAGAACAGCGCAGACTAATGCTAGAAGGCAAGCGTCCTGAAGAATGTAGCTACTGCTGGCGTGTTGAAGATGCTGACAGTAATGTAAACAGTGATCGCACATACAAAAGTGCAATTTACACAGAAGAAGAAATCAATTATCTAAAAACACTCAACTGGCAAGAAAACGTAGATCCCAAGACTTTAGAAATCAGTTTTGATAACCTATGTAATCTCAGTTGTACATATTGCAATCCGGAATTTTCTAGCACATGGTCAAATGACATTAAAACAAATGGCATTTATGAAAACATGAACACAGGCGGCGGTCAAACCTATCAAAATGACGGAAGTCATGCATATGCGTTTGACCCAAAGTCCGACAACAACTTTTTTGTGAAAAGCTTTTTTAAGTGGTTTGATGACAGTTTGAAGTACAATCTTCAAGAACTTCGTGTCACCGGAGGCGAACCTACAAGAAGCCCAGACTTTTGGAAATTAGTTGAAAAGTGTCAAGGTGAAAAGTTTAGATTTGCAGTTAACTCTAACCTAATCATGGACAATCAAAGATTGCAAAATCTAATAGACTGCACAAACAAGTTTGAAAATTTTGATCTGTATACAAGCTGTGAAGCAACCGGAGAATTGGCAGAGTTTGTACGTCATGGTTTAGACTATGAACAATGGAAACGCAATCTTAAACTGTTTACAGCAAATGCCAAATATCGTCGCATAACCATAATGATGACCATCAGTGCGTTGTCTGTATTTGGTATTACTGAATTCATGGATGACATAATAGATCTAAGACGAGAAGCTAATAGTCCACCCGGATTGTACAGTATGTCTCTTAACATTTTAAGATTCCCAAGTTTTCAAAGTGTTAATATATTACCACCGAGCATTAAACAAGCATTGGTAACTAAGTTCGATGATTGGTTAGCTACGAGAAAAGGATTTTTAAGTCCCAGCGAATTAGATCAATTTATGAGAGTAGTTTCTTATTTGCGTAGTGTAGACAAAAGTTACGAAGATGTTGATCAATATCAAGACAAAGTTAACGACTTTGTTAATTTCTTTAAAAGCTATGCATCTCGTAGAAATTTAAATATAGTAAATGCTGTTAATAACGAAGAATTCAGTCAATGGTGGAATACAATAAATGAACAAAACTGATAAAATACCAACACCGACATTTTGTATTATACCGTGGATACATTTAAACACTTGGCCAAATGGCAATGTTTATCAATGCTGTATTACAAATTACAAATCATCAATCGGCAATCTCAAAGACAATACGCTATTCGAACTATGGAATAGCGAACACATGAAAAATCTACGATTGCAGTTTCTAAATGGTGAAAAGCCAAAACTCTGCACTAAATGTTTCGAACAAGAAGACAATGACATTGTTAGTTTTAGGCACAATGCCAACTGGACATTTGAACATCATATAGAAGAGTCTGTTAAAAAGACCAATCCAGATGGTTCATTGGATGAAATGAAACTGCGATACTGGGATTTTAGATTTAGCAACCTCTGTAACATGAAATGCAGAATGTGCGGTGGTCATCTCAGCAGTTTGTGGTTCAACGACGAAAAAGAACTATACGGTGCAACAAGTGAAAAAGTCCCTGTAGTCAATACCAAAGACCACAGTATCGAAGACATGTATAAAATTCTAGACGATCAGATAGACAATGTAGAAGAAATCTATTTTGCCGGTGGCGAACCGCTGATAATGGACGAACACTATTACATACTTGAAAAGTTAATAGAGAAGAAACGATTCGACGTCAAGCTGCGTTATAACACCAATCTATTGAAAATCAAATACAAGCATTGGAACAATGTAGATCTATGGAAGAATTTTCATTTAGTGCAGGTAATGGCAAGTCTAGATGGCATGGGCAGTCGTGCAGAATACATTAGAAAAGGTACCAAGTGGAATGTAATTGATAAAAACATTCATCTGTTGATAAAAAGTCCAAACGTACAATTTAATGTTAGTCCGACTATACAGGTGTTTAATATCTTACATTTGCCAGACTTTTTAGACTATCTATTCTCCTGCGGGATGAAAATACATAATATGCATCTTGGTAATGTATTAACCGATCCAAAATGGTATCATATCAATACACTAAATGACGATTACAAAGCTAGGGTAAAAGAAAAGTTTTCTAATCATTTAAATACATTTGACTGTGTCGAAACTCGTGAAAAACTAAAATTCTATTACGACGGAATAATTTCTTATATGTACACTGGTAAAGATAGAAGTGCAGAAGAACTAAAAGAAATACATGACAAATTTATTTTTATGACAGATTCACTAGATAGGATTAGATCCGAAAGTTTTGCTGATACATTCCCTGAACTGATTGATCACTATAAAAAAGTAATATGACATATGAAAAAAGACGTAATATTATTTGCAATACCTCTTATGGAAATCAAATGGCCGGCACCGGCCATTTACCATTTAAAAGGTCAAATAGAAGCCAGTGGCACTGTAACCTGTGCAGCAGTTGATACCAATATACTGATATACAACTCGTTTAAGGAACACTGGGACGACATCGTATATATGTTGCACTGGCATACCTATGATCCCATGCAGGAATTGTATGACAAAGTAATTCATCGTCTTAAAGAAATTTTCAACGACTATATTACAAAACACAATCCAACATGGATCGGTATAAGCATTTTCAGTCTCAACAGTAGAAGAGTTGGTGTAGATATTATCAAATTCATTAGAGCAAATTGGCCCGATAAAAAGATACTAATAGGTGGCGCAGGACTAGGCGATGCATTGGGAGATACATCATTCGAGTTTGCTAAAAAACTGCTAGACGACGGATTAATTGACTACTACATAACAGGTGAAGGTGAAGTAGCAGTAGTTGAATTAATCTGCAAAAACAACCCAACTGCTGTAGGCATCAATCGAGCAAATAGACAAATACAAAACCTAGAAGGTCTAGCATTTGCAAATTACGAAGAATGTGATCACAAGTTATATCCGTTTGAAAAATATGATTCTGGCAAGCCGACTTATATATTAACTGGTAGTCGCGGTTGCGTTAGACGCTGCGATTTCTGCGATGTGTACAGACTATGGCCCAAATTTAAAACTCGTGGCGGTGAACACATTGCAATGGAAATGATATATCACTATGAGCAGAAAGGTGTTGACACATTTTATCTAAGTGACAGTTTAATCAATGGCAGCATGAAAGCATTTAGAGAACTAGTCGATGTGCTGTTAGATTATCAAAGTCGCAACGGTGTGAAATTTAGATGGGGCGGCCAGTTCATAGCACGATCAAACAGTCAGATGTCACTAGATGATTATATGCGAGCAGCAGAAGCCGGTTTAGAAAACGTGGGCATTGGACTCGAACATGCAAGTGAACGTATGCGTAAAATTATGAGAAAAGGGTTTGATAATGAAGCTCTGCGTGATACTATTCATAATCTAAGTAAAAGTCGTATTTTTGTAATGTTCAACGTGCTGTTTGGCCACCCATTAGAAACCGAAGAAGATTTCGAAGAAAACATCAAGTTTCTACATGATTACAAATGGGCAAGTGATGACGGTACGATTGCATCATTGAATTTGCAACACTATATTGCATTTTTACCGGGAACAGATTTTGCAGATCAAAAAGACGAGTTAGTAGTAAACGATGTTGGCACGTTTTGGAAAAGTAAACACATCAGCACGTTAGACTTCCCAGAAATTTTTCGTCGACGACAGCGTATGAGTGAAGAATGTAAACGATTGAATTGGAAAACATTCAACGAAGAAGCCTATATGAGTTACATGGAACGCGAGCTGTTGCATTATTACAATACAAAAAGAGAAGCTGAACAATAATGCGCTGCATCATGCCTCATACTAATTTAGAAATACGAAATGATGGCACATTTGCGCCTTGCTGTCTCAGTACACATGTCTATGTAAAAGATGACGGCACCGAATATAATATTGCAACAGATACCCCAGAATCTGTATGGAATTCAACTGACCGTATACGTCATGCAAATGATGTTGACAGCTATAATATACCAAGTTGTAATCACTGCTGGGAAGTAGAAGCCAACAATGGCTACAGTAAGCGTTTGTTTGAACAAGATGATCGAGGACTATTAGTAAAATCAACACCTCGCAGTTTAGACATTAAATTTAACAACGTTTGTAATTTAAAGTGTGTTATGTGTGCTCCCGGTAATAGTAGTATGTGGTATTCAGATTTTGAAAAATTGAATGGCTATAAATTCAATACATCAAAATATAAATGGATACACAATGTCGATGTATTCAACACTATTAAACCCTATATACAGGAAGTAGAACTATTAGAATTCTACGGCGGCGAACCGTTATTAATCAAATATCATTACGATATATTAAACTTTTGCGTTGATATTGGCACAAGCAAAAATCAAAAGATAAGAACTAATACTAACGGAACAGTTAAAATCACAGACGAATTATTAGATACGTATTCTAAATTTAAGTATGTAGGTTTAAATTGGAGTATAGACAGTTTAGTTAAAGAAGAATTTGAATACCAGCGATTCCCTGCAAATTTCGATTCTGTAATGGATAATTTGCAATATGTAATTCGTAACAAACCGTCTAGTGTATCATTGTCATTAACTTACACAGTAAATGCAATGAGCGTTTTTAATATCGGTGATGCTGTAAAATTTTCTAAAGACCATGATTTGTTTTTACATTTGAATCTATTAGTATCGCCAGATTTTTTGAAATTTAATATATTACCAAAAGACCAATTACACGAATATCTGTCTGCAATTGATTGTACAGGTGTTAAATTCAACGGCGTAACACTTGACACTATAATGCAATATGATACAGCAGACGACAGCGAACAGCTTGCACGTAAAATGAAAGATTATCTGACTGCGTTAGATAGCATTAGAAAAACCGATTACACTGCAACATTTCCAAAATTAAAAGAGTTTCTAAATGATTACTAAGCTATTGACATTTGGCGACAGTTATATGTACGGCACTGAATTACCACAAGACGATGCTGATTTAAAACATAGAATAGAACATATAGTTAAAGATTTACCTAGAGATAAAATTTCTGGTGCAGTGCCAGTTGAACTTTTAAAAGGTTCACATTTTGACGCACTATGGGACATTGAGATGCAAACAGCAGACTATGAAGAACGTTGCCATAGCTACTGCATATCTGGTATTATTTCAAGGCATTTTAAATTTAGTAGTTACAAAAATTATGCGTGGGCTGGATACAGTAACGATGCAATAATGTCAGAACTTATATTACATAAAAATGACATATCGTCAGACACATTGGTTATAGTAGGTCTTACTTTTCCATATAGGACTACAAAATTAAATGAACAAACAGGGCACGACAAGATTAGAACGCATAACAATTATGCACCACATAACAAAAGTAAATTGCACAAACAGTATATAGAGTTGTCTGATATGTATGGTGATGATGTGCTGACCAAATACCTGCATGTAAAAAATCACATCATTGCAATAAAACAGATCCTTAAGGATGTGCCTCATATTATCATTGACCCTGTAAACATATACAGAGAAAATCCTGAACTGAACCGTAAACTGTTAGATGATTGGGTTTTAGACGACACTATAGAACGAGCTATACAAAAAATTGGAGACAACATATACTATCCAAGTATAGTAAAAGATTTGCAAGACTTTTTTAATGCCAACACATTTGCATATACTATGAATCATTCTCTATTGCACGCAAAAGAAAACAATGTCTATGGTAGAGCATTGTTAGGCCATCCATCTAGATATTCACACGAACATTTTGCAAGTGAATATCTAATTCCATATATAAAGACAAATTTCAATTTATAAAAATAACTGTGTTATTTGTGAATCATACGATATTCTATGTTTTGCAGACATTAAATGATTGAAATTGTGTTTACATATTTCTGCCGATTCTATTAAAAATAAAGACAGTTGGAATTCAGACCAATTTGATATCTGTTTAATAATCGACACGATTGACATCATTCTATCGTATGGATCAGCGATGTTATCGTAGCTTTCGTCCCACCAATGATCAAAGGTCTTGTATCCTAAATCACGCAGATGCTGTAGAGATCCTGCACCACCAACTAAAATAAAGGGCTGCGACATTCTAATAGGATGCCAAATTTTTTCACTTAAAAATATTTCACTGTCATAAAACAGTGTTTCTACTACTACACTGATTGCAGATTGATTGTAAAAATCCTGTACAGTTGGCAAATAGTGTGTAGTTGCTAAATTTGTTTGCAGGTCATCTGTATCTATCGACATTGGCATTTTATCATGTAACTTTAACATAGTTTCATAGGTTTTAAAATGCTGTGGTTCATTGCCTATTAGACTTTTTGCAGCATCTACTACACTTACATGATCAACACCATCCAGCATACTGTAATAAAACAGTGGTAATAGGTTGTGTTGATATATCAATGATAAAAATTGTAATCTATGTAGTCGATAAGCATATCTGCGATTGAAACATAAAAAACGTTTAACAGGTAATCTATTTGACTGATAAGGTACAGTGTCGCAGAGTTTACTGGCTTCTAACTCAAACTGTCTTACATAAAATGGCTTAATCTCATAGTTTCTATAATTGAAAATCTGTTCGGCATTGGCTGTACCCGTAGCAAATACAACTTTATCCAACGGTATGTTTCTATTAGAGAAGAACTGACTGATTTGTCCACCAATATAATTGTCATACAAGTACCCTTCTCGTCTGTCATCAAATAGTATTCGACCATGGCCCGATAGTAAATCCGACATAAGTCTCTCATCCGAGCAAAAATGATCTAACACATCCAACCCGTTTTGTGTATAGACATCGTTACTGTAGAGATTGTTAATGGCATATAGCCATTTGCTACCTTGCGGCACAGCTTCTATTTTTGCATAGGCTATGTCAGTGTTTGGCATAGATTCAACTAACGTTAAATCAAATTGATCATCTACATCATCACAGCTTCTAGCTAGGTCCGGAGTTGGTATGTAATTCCACTGCGGTACACTGTTATTTCTAGTGTTGTGATAAAGAATATAAATTGTCATAACTGCTGCTATTACTGTAATATATAGCTAGTGTAACTGGAGATACATTGCATGCAAAATATCAATGTTTGGGGGTTTTCCGCTGGCGGTCACGATGCTGCTGTAAGCGTTGTTAAAAATGGTAAAATACAATGGGCCAGTCACAGTGAACGCTACAGTAAAATTAAAAATGACGATACTATAAATCGTCAAATGCTAATTGATGCATTATCAATCAGGTCGGCTGGTTATCCTAATGTTATTGTGTGGCATGAAAAACCGTTTTTAAAACGCACTAGAGAACTCTGGGCAGGACAGTGGCGAGATGTATTTGAGCCAAATCCTAAGAAACTATTAAACAACATTGGTTTTATCAATGTACCAGTACACACAGTTAGTCATCATCACAGTCATGCAGCAGGTGGTTATTACACAAGCGGATTCGATTCTGCTGCAATATTGGTAATAGATGCAATCGGAGAATGGGATACTACTACTGCATGGAAAGGACAGGGTAACAGCCTTAAAAAAATAGCTAGTGCTAGATATCCAAACAGTCTAGGATTGTTTTATACTGCAATGACACAGCGTTGCGGATTTAAACCCAATGAAGAAGAATACATTATGATGGGTTTATCTGCATGCGGCTATTCATGGAAATACAAACATCTCATCTTAGATGAGTTGATAGAAGTTTTACCAACATGGCCGTTTTACCGTTGCCGAGTTAACATGCATCGTGGTATAATCAATTGGCATCCAGAAATAACAGATGTAGAAAACCTTGCAGCAGCAGCACAAGAAGTGTTTACTGATATTATGCTGGAACTCAGTAAATGGCTAAAAGCTACAGCAAAGTCTAGTAATCTTGTATTAAGCGGAGGGTGTGCATTGAATTGCGTAACCAACACTGCTATTGCACAACAAGGCATATGGGATAAAATATGGATAATGCCAAACCCTGGTGATGCAGGAAACAGTCTAGGTGCAGCATTGGCCTATTTAAAAACACCAGTTAAATGGGAAGGCCCTTATCTAGGACACAATATCAAAGGTCTGTATCCAGTTGGTGCTGTGATACATCAACTACACCAAACTGGCATTGTAGGTGTAGCAAACGGTCGAGCAGAATTTGGACCACGTGCATTGGGTAATAGAAGTCTGTTAGCTGATCCGCGAATAGTAGATATTCAAGATCGTCTCAACGTGGTCAAAAAGCGCGAGTCATTCAGACCTTTTGCTCCGGTGATTCTTGAAGAGTATGTTGATCAATACTTTGAAACCAACGGACAAGATCTTAGCTATATGCAATACACTCTTAAATGTAAATACCCAGAACGTTTTCCAGGTATAGTGCATGTAGACGGAACAAGCAGAGTACAAACGGTAAATGTCAAACAGCATGTGGGATTATATCAATTGTTACGGCGTTGGTATAGCGAAACTGGTTGCCCGATGCTGGTAAACACCAGTCTCAATATCAAAGGCCAACCTATAGTAAATGACGAAGCCGATGCTGCGGCGTTTGAAAAAGAATACGGCATAAAAGTTTTTACCAACGCTTGAGTTATTTGTTTATTTTTTCCTGACCTCTTGTCCATGCTGCAACACCTAATATTGCACCAAATGCAAGATGTATAAGTCCGCCGTTGCTTAATGTAAGGCTTTCCCAAGGAGTGTAGGTAACACTATCTACACCGATAGCTGCAAGAACTGCTGGCATAGTCAAAGATAGTACAGGGCCTATTATAAAATCAAATGCGCAGATTGCCATGTATAGCCATCCCATTGCAGGACGCCAATAGGCTTTCATCCAATGTTCGGAAGATTTGCTATTGTTGATTTCTTGTTCTATTAATACTTGACGTTCGCGAAAATCTTCTCGACGCAGTTCCATAAACATGTCATGATTAGCCCTAGACTCTTCTAATCTGAATTTAGCTTCTTCCAACGCCATTTTTCTAGCAACAATACTTTTGCTGGTATTTGGTATAGAATCTAGATTAGTAGTAACCAGCGGTCTTGGTGTTGCAGTAGCAGGTGCAGTTGTATCAGTACCAGTTTGGTCAGATCCTTGATAAAAGTCAGTGTCGCCAGTTGAGTCAGAATCTGATTGAGCCATAATATCACACAGTTAATATGTATGATATTTATTGTTAGTTGGTTTTTGTAGTAGCTTTGCGATAATACGCAATGATTTCCTGCTGTTGCAGTATGTAGCGTTTCAATTCAGCAATGTTTAAACTGAGATTTTCATAGCCCTGTATACTGACTACAACAAATACAGGATTATCTGTACCTTGTTCTTTGCTAGCTGCTAAAATGAACTCGTCTATATTTTCAGCAGTTACAACCGATACTTTTACGTCACTGAGCGACAATGGTGCAGGTGGCGGTGGTTGTATTACAGTTAACTGGACCGGTTTAGTTTCTATTTGAACTGGTGTAGTACTTGCACAGCTAGCCAACATAAATGTAACTAATACTGCGTAAAGAGGGAACATATCACTGTAGAGGCTGCGCATTTACTTCATCCAAACTTTTAAATGTTGATTTGTTTTCTGTGGTATTGTCAGTTGTCTTACTGCCAGTGAGAGCTTCTAAATCATCCCAGAGTTTTGCAGTAGCAGTGTTCATGCGGTTTTCAATAAGTCCAGGCTTAGATCTAGCAAGTGCAGTAAGGTCATGTTCCCTTAACAGCTTTTCTAGAGTTGATCTGTACTCATTTGCAGCATTGAGATTAGTCTGTAACTCTACAACCTGTTGAGCTTGATCTTCTGCATGTTTTTCCAATGCATTGATTGTGTCTTTTTGCTCGCTAATAGACAATTCAAGTTTGGCAACGTTGGCTTCGAGCTGTCTAATCGTTTTTTGGCTATGGTCAAAGTACCAATAAAATAGTCCACCGACTACCAACAGTATTATACTCACTATTCCTGCTACTTTAAGTCCCATTGCACACTCACTCTATTACATCCAACAGCAATAACAAAATAGTTTGCTGTTCTTTTTGCTGTTCTAATTCTCTGTCATCGACTGCGACAGTTGATTCTTCGATAACGACATTATCTTCCATACAGTATTTAATTGCATTTTGACACAACTGCGGTAATATTGTGTTATCTAGGAGTAAACACATGACATTAGACGAAATGTTCGCCAAATTAGACAAACGGCGCAGCGGATTTGAAATACTATACGAAAAAGTCAAAAACAGTCAAATGCCGTTGATTGTAGAAACTGGATGTACTAGACAGCCTGACAACTGGTTCGGCGACGGACAAAGTACACAGGTGTTTAACAAAATGGCTGAGATGCACGAAGGCACACTGTACAGTGTAGACATAAATCCAGACAACTGTAGATTTGCAAAAACACTAACAGGACCACGACATCAGATATTCTGTAGCGACAGTGTTCGCTGGTTACAACAAGCAGAAATTAATTTTGACAAGCTTGGTAGAAAAATTGATGTGCTGTATCTAGACAGTTTTGACCTAGACCTTAACAACTGGCATCCCAGCGCACAGCATCACATCTACGAACTGCTAGCTGTCAAGGGTGTGTTGGCACCTGGCACACTGATTGCAGTCGATGACAATCTTGTAATGGACAACGGTCAACATGTAGGCAAAGGTACATATGTTGCACAGTGGATGAACATGGTGGGTAAACGTCAAATACATCGCGGCTATCAATGGATCTGGGAATGGTGAGGTTGCATTGATAAATATTTCATGCAACATCGATCACAACACCATATAGAACTCAAAACCAAAAAACCTTTACCAAAAGGCATTCCGGGCCTGTGGGCTAGAACTGTTCAAGACCACGGCCCTAATGGTGTCATGAGCGAAATAGACATACTGCAAGGCAGAGAATTACGCAACGTAAAGTTCTACTGTGTAAAAGGCACTAGCGGTTGTCACTATGTTATACCACTCAGTCGTGATCTAGAAGAAAGCGAAGCTGATGCAATCGCCGAAGCCTGGGCAGCAGCATATCCAGAAGGTGATTTTGTAATCAATTGGAGTCAGCGCGACAGCGTAGACCATAAGATTGAAACTGTACAGCATCGCATAACCGATGGCATTGTAGAAGTTGCAGCTAAAACCTATCATAATCGTTGGCAACAAGACAAGATAAACGAAGGCTGGAGTTTTGGACATAGATTAGATGCTAGAAATCGCAAGCATCCTATGCTGCAACCCTGGGACAGTTTACCAGAAAAATATAAAGTGCAAGAACGCGAAAGATTCCGTACACTGTTGAGAGTATTAGAAGGCTTAAACCTTAAACTTTCTCGAGGATAAGTTATGGAATTACGTGAAGCAGTGCGCGAAAGTCATACTCGCGCTGAACAAACAGCACTGAGCCAGTTGATGATAACTGGTGGTATGAGCAAGCAACTCTATGCAGCGTTTTTAAAAAACATGCTGGAAGTATACGCCGAGCTTGAAAGAACCGACACAATCAAAAAAATAGAAGTACTGCGTTGTAGTTTAATACTTCATGACATTGATAGTTTCGAAGTTAAACACACAGAAATTGCACCAGAAGTTAAAAATTATGTTAATTATCTCAGTGCGTTATCTGAGAAGGATCGCTGGGCGCACATCTACGTTCATTATCTAGGAAATATGTATGGTGGACAGATGATTGGTAAATCATTGCCAGGCCCGCATGCACATTTGAAATTTGAAAATCTTAAAGACTGCATTGGTTATGTTCGCAGCAATATCACTGATATAAGCCACGACGAAGCCAATGCTGCATTTGAATGGACCATGAAAATCTACGATGACATACATAGATTATTTGGATAGTGTTGCAAGAGATTTTTGTAGCATAATTGCTTCCCAACCTAGCAGTACACCGATCTATACCAAAGACTACGGTTGGGAAAATCATCGTTGGACAAGTCCTAATTTTAGATTAGGTCATGTGGAAATTTTCAATCAAGACCGTTTTATGGTAGTTCACTGTTGCGTGTTTCCGCACATAACAGATCCCAGTCCAATATTTGGTTTTGACGTGATAGCAGGCGAATCTAAAGTCACAGGTTTGTTTTGGGATCTAAGTCCCACAGTATTACCAAGCGAGCCATTTACTGCATTGCCAATTGAACGTCCAAGGCAGCGACCTGAATGGGGAGATATATTTGGCGAACACTGGATTGCTTGTCGTCCAACTGGAGAAGAACTCTACGCTATTGCAGACGATGCAAAGCGTGTATTAACCAATTACCTTACTACGTTAGGATTTGCAACATCTGATGCTGTGGATGTCGTTGCCGCACAAAATCATTATTGTCTACAACAACGCAGAAATGAACACACAGTTAAAGCTATTAAAAATCTGTTAGGCGACGAACTAGCTGAAGAATTTATAACTACAGTATTGTTTCCCACGGTTGATATTTGATGGCATGGGCAGCTAAACGCAATGACATTATAATTGCAGTGGCATTTAATGCTACACAATTACCAACTGGTACAGACATATCAATAGCGGAACTTGCAGATGACCTGTGTCGAGACATATTCACTGGACATCGTACTATACATGAACTGAATCACGGAAGAGCTGCGGTTGAATTACCAATACCAGTTAATCAATATCTAACCGGATATGGTGAATATGTACATTTACCCCAATGGGAATACAATTTATTCGGTGCAATAAACGACAAAACTCTATTACATAATCGACATTTTTTTATCTGGGATTGGCGACATAGATACGGCTACGAAATAGCAGGTGCATTTCCATGGGAAGAATTCAATAAAGTGCGCAATACTCATCCCAATGATCGTATGAGTGTAATACTCGACAACAGTTTAGAAGCACCAGATTATTATAATCATCTTAAACCGCTGTGTGATCAATTGATAGAATCTGGTATACGCTCAAAAGACATATTGTTTTGGGCATGTATAGAAGAACCAGACATACCTGTTAGTAATATAGATACAAAATGCGGATACACCATAGGATTACGTAATATACCCAGTCAGGAATATGAAACACTGTATCATTTTATAATGCTAGCAAAAAATCCAAGGCCATTGCGTTTAATGATGGCAAACGAAATTTTAAATCGCAAATTAGAACTGTACGGGAATCTAAGCTGTGGTGCAGGACAACCAGATTACGATTTTTATAATACACCTTATATAGATCTTAAACACAAACAGAGATTTCCATTTTTATTAGACGGCTTCGTCCATTACACAGATAAACGTCAATATGATGTAAGCGATGATAAAATTAACAAAGCTGCAATCAATGTCATTTGTGAAACCAGTCAGGACGAAGTGTTAGATGGTGTAATATTATGGTCTAAACCTTTTATCACAGAAAAAACATCTAAGGCATTTTTACTATGCCAATTCCCATTAATGGTAAGTGTACCAGGTATGGTTGACAAACTTAGACGGCATGGATTTGATATGTTTGACGATATAATAGATCATTCTTACGATACCGAATTAGATCCATGGCAGAGAATACACATGATAGGCGAACAATTAGAAACGATATGTAACATAACAGATATTGCAGCATTACGATCACAACATTGGGATAGATTAATATCAAACAGACAAAAACTGATAATGATATTTAGAGATTTAAATTCAGTTAATGCTACAAAACTTGAACAATGGTTAAAGGATACTCAATGACATACAAACTCACTGAAGAACGCAATCCAAAGAATCATTTGAAATATCTCAAAGAATTTCTTGACGATGATAACATGGGTGGCGTGAGGGTTGCTCTGTTAGAACTGTTAGATATTGGTTATCGAGGTAACCATGCAGAACTGTTAGATCCACATAAAACGCAAATTATACGTATGATTTTAACATACTTTAAACGAGAAGCTTTCTATCTAGCAGATGCATTAGCGTGGCAAGTTAGCGAATTAGGTGTAGCCTGGCCAGAAATTGATACTATAAGAAATAGTATACAGCAGATTAAAAAAGAACAAGGATGATTTGAGTTTTGCGCTTTTAGGCACTATAAATAGTTTTAATGCACACAGGGTGCAGTAATAGGGCGGTAAAGACCTAGAGGTGATTCTAGGCAGTTAAGACCCTAAAGGAGAAAACAATGGCTACACTACCCAATCCGTTTCCTGGCCTCGGCCTCGCACAGACAACTGTAACAACCACAGTTGCAACTACAACTCCCAAATACAAATTTAAAAAAGCTGGTACCAACGGTAACCTTATCGCAGTTGTACTAGACGAAAGCGGCAGTATGAATAGCTGCTGGGAACAGACTATCAGTGGATTCAATGAATTCGTACAAGGCCAGCGTGCTGCAAAAGATGCAGGCGATGCTGTGCTTACGCTGAACAAGTTTGATGCACCTCAGATCAAAACTGTATTTGCTGATCGTCCACTTGCAGAAGTACCTGCACTTGACAAAACCAACTACACACCCAATGGTGGTACCAACCTACTTGACTGCATTGGTTATACAATTGAGCAAGTTAACACTACTCTTGAGAAGTCTAAGAAGAAAGATCGTCCGGGTGTAATCGTGTTGATTATGACCGACGGTGAGGAAAATTCCAGCCGCAAATACAACAACGAGCAGATCAAAGCTATGGTTGCTGCTGCTGAAAAAGCAGACTGGAGTTTTGTATTCCTAGGTGCAAACATTGATGCGTTCTCTGTAGGTGCAAGTTTTGGTATGAACGTGTCTAACAGTGTTAACTACAGCACAGCTAACATGGCTCAGACCATGGATGTGCTTAGTGCAACTACTGTTCGTATGCGCAGTGCTAAAATGGCTGGTATGGATACCCAAGCTGTCTACGCCAGTGCTAGCTTCACAGACGAAGAACGTGCAAAGGTAAAGTGAGATGTACGATCCCAGCGCACAATATCAGCTGGAGATCTGCCCACTAGGACGTAGACCTGCAGATGAATACTATCATCAAGGTCAGGTCTGGATAGAAGGTAGAGAGGGTAGTAATTACACTATCCGCTTTACCAACCGAAGTCCTAACAGAGTACTGGCAATCTTCAGCGTAGACGGCTTAGATGTTTTAAAAGGCAAACCTGCTGGACATCTCAGTGAAGGCTATGTTGTAAATGGCAACAGCACACTTGACATACCAGGTTGGAAGCTAGATAACCAAACTGCTGCGGAGTTTTACTTTAGTCGCAGTGACAAAAGCTATGTGGCTAAAATAGGTGGCAATGTCAGCAACACTGGTGTAATAGGTGCTATGGTGTTTAAAGAATGGCAACAGCCTGTTTATACCACCTACACCTATGCAGCAGATCCTCATAGCAGTGGATATAATCCAAATGCACTGCGAGGACTGAGCATATCAAGTGGTGTTGCATCTAGTGCTAGTTTAAACAACATAGCAGTAACAAATGCAGTATCTCAAAATGTTGGCACAGGTTTCGGACAAGCAACACAATGGAATACAGTGCCAACACAGTTTGTACGCGAAAATCACAGTATACCAAATGCTATTATGGCAATATACTACGACAGTAGCAAAAACCTACAACGTAGAGGCATTGTGTTAAAGAGCAGATATACAGCTAGCACATCAAACAGTGCATTCCCTGCTTATACTAGCGGTGCAACGCCGCCGCCTGGCTGGCAACCATAACCATCAAAAGGGCAAGTTTACTTGCCCTTTTTTACTATGTACGAACACTGCCGATAGCTTGTCCAAGCGATCGACTAGGACTGCTCACCTTCGGACAGGGAGGGATGCACATGGGCGGCAGCATGACTGGTATGCACTACCCACTGATGGTGGATGTGTAGCTTCCGGCGTTCCGGTTCCGTAGTCTCATGACTGAAATAAAAAGCTTTGCATATCAGAATAAGCAATCAACGGTCGAAGTCATTTTACATGACACTTAGGGTAGTAGACGGTAACCCTACATCTATGACATTCAATGGTATTGTTAGTCCGAAGGCTATTGAACGAGATGGGCAGAAATCAACGTAAAAGGGAGGAAATCATGACAGCCCCTTTCCTGTAACCAGGTTGCGATCAGTTGGACAAGCTAAGGAACTCAGCGAAATGTTGGACCTTTTTTTACAAGACGGCAACACTGTCGTCTTGTGAGCACAGAATCTAGCGAAATATAAAAGATCATAGAATATTAATCCAGCGATTGAGTTTATGAGTGTAGCCTGCGAAACGAAATAAACGAAAGGCGCAGTTCGGCTTACGCCGAACTAATAAATATCACATGCAAGATATCAGACATCATATAAAACTCATAGAATCAATGAATAACTCAGATTCAACTCCTGAATGGATAGAATTAGTTACTCCGTCAGAAAATGGACCTGTTGCGTATTTTGATCATCTCAACTACAAAGTAAAACTACATAACGGCAACACTCTACTAGTAGTGCGAGTGGAATTTGATGTAGCTACTGGTATTATACGTGTTTACTTTAGCACAGGTGATACAGGTATAATTGCGTCTGATAATAAACTTAAAGGTTTAGATGCAGCATTAATCCCATTGTTTACAGAACTGTTTGCACCATTTGATATAGGTGATGTACGGCGTTCCACTGTTACAGATTTTATCAGATATACTGGTAATGAAGTCTATGTAACCTATGGCAGCTACTATCTCAGTGGGCAAGCAGAAGCTGCTTGGTTTGATTATTTGGGCAAGATGGATTACGAAACCAAACTCAAAGCTATAAAGAGTGATCCAGATTATATACGCTATATAGATGATCCTGATGAAACACTGCAAATGACCGCAGTTAACCGTGATCCATATAGTATACAACATATAGTAAATCCTACAGAATCTGTACAATGGGCAGTTATTAAAGATAATCCTGCAACCATAACCTACATTGAAAACCCAACCATTCTAAACAATCCAGAAGTTAAGCCTTACATTATCAAATACATGTTAGAACGTATGAAGATAAATGCAGTGTACCATGTTACCAGAATACTTGATCACTTGCGCAAGCACAGTGCAAATTGGCCTGAACTGTCTGCATTTGAACGCAGCTTAGCAGCACAGCCGATAGAGAAATAAACACAGTATTGACAGACATTGATCTGCATGCTATAACTCAACAGTAACCAACACTGTTGAGACATCACATGAAACCCTACGAAGTCATTGCCCAGCTTGAATCCACCAGCGGGCGTTTGGATAAAGAACGTATCATTCGCAATGCCTGGGAGCAGGGTTGTGTAGAATTTTTTGCAGGTGCCAAGCTAGCATATGATGCTATGGTTACCTTTGGTGTTAAGAAAGCGCCTCAGATTGAAGATCCTGACATGCCAGGCTTTGTAAGCGGTATGAACTGGGAAAAGTTTACTGCACTGCTTGAACGTTTGCGACTACGTGAACTCACAGGCAATGCTGCTCGTGACGCACTGCGCGATGCTGCAAATGTGTCAAGTACTGACGAGTGGAACGGGTGGTATCGTCGCATATTGCTTAAAGATCTCAAGTGTGGCATTACCGAAAGCACTGTTAACAAAGTGCTTGAAAGCCTTGAAGGCACTGAAGACTATATTATTCCTGTGTTTAGCTGCCAACTTGCTAAGAACGCAGATGATCATCCTAAGAAGATGAAAGGTTGGAAATATCTCGATCCCAAGCTTGACGGTGTTCGTATTATCAGCATTGTTAACATCGACAACAAAACTGTTACGCAATACAGCCGTGATGGTCGGCAGAACGATCGCTTTGATAAGATTTCCAGCGATCTTGCCAAACTGATTCCGCACCTCAAGCAGAGCATTGTGCTTGATGGAGAAATGGTTAGCCGCAATTTCCAAGATCTAATGAAGCAGCTAAACCGCAAAGAAAACGTTGACACTAGCGATGCCAAACTGGCGCTGTTTGATATTGTGCCATTGGTTGACTTTCTTGCAGGCGAATGCAAAATGTCACAGAGAGATCGACAAGATGTGCTGGTTGGTTTCATGCCACTGCTGAAAGAACACTGCGGTGAACGTGTTTATGTGATTCCTAAAAAAGCCATTGACCTTGACACACCGGAAGGTCAAGCAGAGTTCAAACAGTTTAACAACGAAACTGTTGCTGCTGGCTACGAAGGCATTATGATCAAAGACCCTGCTGCTACCTATCGTACTAAGCGCACCGATGCATGGCTTAAGATGAAGCCTTTTATCACAGTTGATCTCGAAGTGATTGGTGTTGAACCTGGTAAAGAAGACAGCCGCTTCAAGCATACACTTGGTAACCTTGTGTGCCGCGGAGTTGATCAAGACAAGCTGATTGAAGTCAGTGTAGGCAGTGGCTTTAGTGAAGAGCTGCGTGATGAAATTTGGCGTAATCGCAACGCAGTTATTGGCCGCATTGTTGAAATCAAAGGCGATGCGCTGACTAAGAATCAAGATAGCGATGATGTATGGAGCGTGAGATTTCCTACATTCATGGGCTTCCGTAACGACAAAAAGAAAGATGATGAATGAGCAATTTTTATGCACACCCGGAATTAATTCAAAAATATATTGAAAATGCTGTTGCTGAATACAACAAAGAGTGGCCTAACAAAAAACATTATAAACGATATAAAAATCATAGAGATTATATTACAAAAAAGCTTAAAGCTGACAAATGCTTTTTACTTTGGGAAGATGAGATCTCTAAATCCAGTGACACTGATTCTACAGAAAAAGAATATTGTTTTTATGAGATATTCAGCTTTATTTTTCTTAAAGAACTAGACTACACAAAATTTAAGAAAAAATGGAGCAATGCTAAACGAATAGTGATCAATTCAAGCGACCTCATTAATTCAATCAAATGGTTAAAGAAAAATGTAGGCCGAGAAATAGAACTCGACGAACAAGTTAATGCATACATGGGCAATGGTTGGGAAATATTGCCAATTGGTTCCGGAAAATGTGAAGTACTAATAGACAATCATAAAAAAGCATTGAATTTTGCTTTAACACAATCAGTTACTATTTGATGCAACCTAGCAACATTGCATATCGAAATACTCGGTACCAATTTGGTACATTCTGTAGAATTAACCAACGCAATCCTGCATTTGGTCGAGGCTATCAATTTCGCTTAACTGTACCAAAAGGTCGTTATTATAGCTTTGTAAAATCCTGTGAGATGTTGCTTGGTAAAGGTTCTTACAAATATACACTTGAATGGTATCAACACGAAAAAGAACCTGAAAAATTTACCAGTTGGCTATGCAGTTCAAAAGACTACGAAGTGTTTTTTAAAAAGTACGAAGATTTTGAAGAAGTAAAACTATATTACATTTTAACACATGGATAATAACTTGAGAATTAAACAATTCTTCTACCAACCCGCCGATGTGCGGTCAGATGGTACATTCGATATTACTGATACAAGTAAATGGCTGATAGAATGCGAATGTGATAATAAAAACTATACACAATCAACAATGTATAAATGGCTAGTTGATAACTGCACAGGTAGATGGGACACTGACAGTTTTATGTTCTCTTTAAGAAACGGAGAATTCCTATACATAGAACTGTATGACAAATCTGATGCACTATTGTTTAGTTTGTGTCATAATGTACCATTACCAAATGAATATGAATATGACGGTCCTATGTAATAATGGCACGTTGGATTGATTTAGATAGTCTAGATCCAAACACAGTGTTGTGGATTATGCCCGCTGATCTATTAAAGTATGATCAGCGGGATCCACCGTGGCCCAATCGCATGTGGCCACATGCTGCATCTATGGACACACAAACAGAATGGTTTACTCACAACACAATGTTTGAAATACGTCGATGGTGTGAACGCAATCTCATTGGTGACATAGCAGTGAGATTTACCAGCAGTATGGCATACAACGATCGAGTGATCTATTACTTTGATAATGTTGAAGATTATAGTAGATTTTTAGACAAATACGACAGCCATATTATTTTTACAGAATCTGTAAGTTAACCAAAAATTTTGGTTGACACTGCCTGTGCCTATGCTATGTATATAAACATAACGCAGCAAGGAGCGCACAACATGGCTTACGTGGTTTACAATGTCAACACTACTGCAATTGTTACCGAACGTGCTTATGGTAAGCAGTACTATGCTACCGAAGCTGCTGCAAAAGCAGCAAAGACTCGTATTTGCCGTAAAAAGAACATTGCCGAAGACCAACTTGCTGTGCAAGACAACAAGATGTACAGCATGTTGATTGCTGGTACGCACATGGTTCGTCACGCTCTTACTGGCGAACTGGTTGAAGAATCCGTTAACACGCCGTGGCACTGCTCGGTTGCTAGCGAAAGCTACTGGTGCAACTGATATAGACTTGACAGTGATGCATACTCATGTTATGTATGCATCACACTAACATTTGCAAAAGGATCAAACCGATGACCGCACAGCTTGTTCAAGAAGATCTCAACAACACTCGCAAAATGGGTAATGGATTGGGTGCGTATCTCAATGCAACCTATCGCAGCGAAGAAGCAGGCGAAAAACACCACAAGCTTTTTGATACTGATGCGCATATTGATCGTATCAATGCTGTGAGCGATATCATCAAAGACTTTTTTGGGCATCGTCCTAACTACTACACCAAGCGTGGTCTTGGTTCGCGCACTCCGTTCGAAGCTGTGAAAGTCAGCGATGCAGGCATCAAACTTCGTCGAGTTTCGCTTGCAGAAAAAAATGCTAAACTCTACGGACCGTTGCTTGCACTCGGCAAAGTAGAAGTTAAAGTTGACAACGGACACCTCATTGTGCGGGTTTACTGACCTGCACTGATTTAACAAGGAAAATAACTATGGCAGATATTCCTGTCCTCTATGTGTTTGTTCGCACTGATATGAACAGTATGACTCCTGGCAAAGCGCAAGCACACAGCGGACATGCTGCTAATGCTTTTGTGCAACGCAACGTAATCGAACCTATGAAGCACGGCGATGACATCAATCCATTGGTACAAGAATGGATGTCTGCTACGTCACAAGGATTTGGTACACAGATTAACCTCAAAGCGCCATGGGCAGCAGTAGTAGATGCGGTTAACCAAGCTGAACAAATGGGATTTGCACAGGGTGTAGTAATCGATCCTACATATCCCTATACTGTTGATGCTGAAATTTTCAGTTTGATCTATCCTACCAATCACACTGCACAGCCTATTCCTAATGCAAGTGGTGGTTATACCTGCTTCCGTAAAGAAGCAACTGCGGCCTACATCTTTGGATACAAAGAAGAATTGTTTACTATTGTAGGTCAATTCCCACTTCATCCATAGACAACGCATCGTAATCGTGTTAAGTAATGTGTACTGTGTCGCTTTGCGGCACAGTGCATTCTACTACTTTAAACAGGAAATAAAACATGGGTTGGCTTACAAAAGCATTGTTTGTATTTGAAAAGCAATTGCTGGCAGACGTCAGCAAAATTGCTCTTGACCGATTGTCACGATGGGAAAAGCGTATTGAACGTAAAGGCTCAATACTGTTTCCTAAACCAATTGAAACTGTAGAAGTGCAAGCTGAAATTGTAACTGTGGAAACTGTAGAAGTTCCGCAAAACAATCTTGTTGAAAAAATCGGTTATGATCCTAATTCTGTACCAAGAATTCCCAATTTGAAGCGGTATTACGCTGATCAAAAGTCAAAGAAGCAAGATTCCGCTGATGTCATCAGAGTAGATTTTGTGGCCAAAGCAAAAGCAGTTCCCAATCCGTTTATGGAAATGTTTGAAGCAAGATTGCGCGAAATTGACATAACCGACGAAGAAATAAGGATAATTCTACGTGGTATCAAGGATCCAGAGTACTATAAAACCCTGGAACCGAAGTACCAAGAGGCTGTAGATTGCTACTTTAAATTCGCAAAGTGACTATATGTTGTGGTTTGAGCCACAATTAACTGTATTGACAATGGTGGCGGTTTGGTAGTTAAATAGACTACCATGAAGTTGAAGATCATGGTCGTAGCCCTGCTACTTGCATGCGTTAGCTGCAAGGCGTGGGGGTCCAGTGTTGAAAAAGATGATAGCAAGTCAACACTGGTTCAGCTTCTAGCTGACAAGGCCAAGGACCAAAACGTGCCATTCTCGCTGGCATACGCTATCGTTTCGGTCGAAAGTAATTTCGATCCGCGAGCATATAGTAGTGGTAACTACGGTCTGGGTCAGATCCGTTGTGGCACTGCTAGGGGTCTGGGATTTAAGGGTAAGTGTTCGGCGCTGCTCAACCCAGAAATAAACCTAACCTGGAGTATGCAATACCTTAAACTAGCTCTTGACACTGCCAAGGGTGATTTCTGTAAGGCTGCTACACTCTATAACCGCGGGACCAATGCCAGAGTAGGCAAAAAGCCTAGCAGTTATTGCAAAAAGGTTATGTCTAAGATTCCTAAAGTATCTGGTAAATCAGGTCGATAATCACTAAACCCCCTTAAAAACTTGGTTGACAGTAGCAGTGTTTCTGCTATTGTCAATCATACACACAGACACCGAAAGGCGATAACATGTTGCACTATGAATTTCCGAAGATTAAGCATCTTGATGATGTGCGTCCGGCTATTGAAGGTCGCGACGAATTTATCGTTGCCGAACGTGATTGGGGCTACGTTGTTAACTATATGGTTAACATGCCCGACACTTTTCCGCAAGTCGTTGTAGACGGTGTTTACGACCTGCATGCTGCTATTCGTCGTGAATGCCGCGGGATGCTGTTCTACAAAGATGGCTCACTGATGTCGCGTCGACTGCACAAGTTTTTCAACGTTAACGAACGCGATGAAACGCAGGAAAATCAAATTGATTGGTCTGCGCCGCATGTGATTCTTGAAAAGCTGGATGGATCGATGATCACGCCGGTGTTCACTGCTGCTGGTATCCGTTGGGGTACCAAGATGGGCATCACCGACGTTAGCATGGGTGCTGAACTGTTTGTAGCTAATCACGTCAACTACGAACGTGCTGCTAAAGCAATGCAAGACCTGGATAAAACCATGGTATTTGAATGGTGCAGCCGTAAGCAACGTATTGTGATTGACTACCCGACTGATCGGTTGGTGTTGATTGCGATCCGCAACAATGTTAATGGTAGCTACGATAGCTATGAAACCATGCAAGCTGTGGCTGCTGAGTATGACTTGGACATTGTCCGTGCATATGAAGGCACTGCTGCTAACATGGCTATGCTGATTGCGGAAACTCGCGAAACTGAAGGCATGGAAGGTTGGATCATTCGCTTCGACAATGGGCAAATGCTCAAAGTCAAAGGCGACTGGTACTGTCGTATCCACAAGACCAAAGACAACATCACGATGGAAAAGAACGTAATCGATTTGATCGTCAACGAAAAACTTGACGATACCAAGTCGTTCATGCTCGAAGAAGATCGTCACCGTGTTGAACAGTTTGAAGCTGAGTTTTGGAGCGGATTTAACCAATCGGTTCATAGCTACGAACGCTACTTCAACACTGTTGTTGCCAGCGGGCTTGACCGCAAGCGTTATGCACTTGAATGGAAACCGACGATCGAAAAGAATGATCCGGTTGCGCCGCAGATTGTGTTTGGCTGCTTCCAAGGCCGTAAGGTTTCGGATATGCTGCTGGACATTATCCGCAAGAACTGTAATACTCAAACCAAAGTTGATGCTGTGCGTCACCTGTGGGGAGGGTATGCATGGTCCTATCACTTTGAGGGTGATAACTAATTTGGTTGACAGCGTTGCACACACATGCTATTAGCAACGCTGTCAACAATATTGTGCAACATGAAAAAACGTTTTGAAATCACTGCATTTATCTACGACAAGCGCGGTCGTATTATCAGCGTAGGTAAGAATTCCTATGTGAAAACTCATCCGCTGCAAAAGAAACATGCAGATGCTGTAGGGCTGTGCGACAAGATTTTTCTTCATGCAGAAATTCACGCCATTGCTAAATGTCGCAGTCTTGACAAAGCACACAGAATTGTTGTAATGCGTTATGACAGTGAAGGCAATCCTAAGAATGCGAAACCCTGCCCGGTTTGTGAAAGTGCAATTCGTGCAGCAGGTATCAAAGAAGTTGTACACACCTAACTGAGGACACTGAGATGGATAATCGTTGGCACTTGGATTCTAACAATGGCGGACTGCTTCGTCCTGCAACAGTTCGTGTAAGCACAATTGAAATGCCTAAGATCAAAGATTTTGATTTTGGATACCGTTACGAAACCTGTGTGTTTGGTTTGAAGTTTGATGACACCGCTGCAACTTACACTGTCACTGACAGTGATGTTGTAGAACGTTATGATACTGTTGCAGAAGCAGCAGCCGGACATGCTAGTATCTGTCGTGAATACGGTGTTAAATATCCCTGAGCATGTACTAAGAAAGGTCTGACATGGCACTGTGGCAAATATCTTCGAGTGATGGCGGGTTATCTAATTTAGAAACTATACGTTTATCAACTTACGAATTACAGTTTACTAGCAGACATGGCAAATATACCACAGTGATGTCCAGCGAAAACGGAACTGAAACCTTGGCGTTTTACGAGTCTCAAGACGCAGCCGAAGATGGACATAAAAGCCTCTGTAGACTGCACGGCTTAAAATAAAAACTTATCCAGATCTAGTAGCACGGCCAGGTCTTGCAGGCATAGTCATCGGCGGCTTGCTTTTTTCCATACTCTTGTCATCAACCAGAGGATCTGCAATAACTGGTGTATTGCCTCGTCGCATGACATTACCGTAGTGTAGATCTAATCTGTAATTTTTACTACGACACAGTGCTGCGAGCCCGTTAAGCACTTCTACTAATCCTTCGACATTGCGTTGTTTCAAAAATTCTATTTGTTCCTGTTTCAATGGCGGGTTCCACCAACGCAGAAAATCCATTAGTGTTGTGCCGTTTTCACTTTTAACGTCGAAATAATCACTCCACGGCTGTAGCTTTTCTATACGTATAGCATAGGTTTTATCATCTATACGAAACGGCTGTCCTTTGACTTTTGGTACATGTGGATTGCTTTGATGTGCAATTGCATAACGTATAAAATCCAAGTATGCAGGATCACCGTGAAATACTTTGAATACCCAGGGATAGCCTTCCTTTTCATAGACTTCACCAAATGCACCGCCTCCTAGACGTTTGAAATCGTTGTCTTGCATAAACTGCTTGAACTTTTTCATAGCATCGTAATGACCAGTACGACCTACACCAGTAAATGCGTCTTTAGCTGCTTGATATGCAGGTAGGTTTCTGTAGTGAGTTATCTCATCTAATATGTAATTTTCTACAAAAAATAACTCTTCCAGTATCATAGTCTATGCCTATTTTCCAAAGGTAGTGCGATCAACTAGGGGATCTGTAATAACAGGTATATCACCGCGCATCAGTATATTACCACCGTGCATGTCAGTGTTCCAGTCATTGTTAGGATTACCGTGAGCCAACTGATGAATTGCACTTAGTACATCGGCTAGATCTTCATGCCCTAGTTCTTTTAATTTTCTTCTATTCTCTGCGGTTATACCACCATATACTGTCATATCTAACAGCGGGTCATCCCACCAAGTGTCGGGCATGCGACTCAATTTTTCCATACGCACTGCAAATACACCGTCAGTTATTCTAAAAGGTTTGCCTTTGAGTTTAGGAACATGCTCATTGTTTTGGTGAGTGGCAACGTAGTTAATCCATGCAAGATACGCTGCATCATTGGCAAACAATTTAAATACCCAAGGATAACCAGGCTTTTCATATACAGCACCAAATGCACCTTGCCCTAGTTTTTCAAAACCGTTTTCGTCCATGTAGTTGTTGAATTTTGCTAACGCAGCGTCACCTGCTTGCCTACGTTTATTTGGTGTTAACTCTGGATCAGTCACAGGTTCAAACGCAGCCTTAGCAGTTTGATATGCAGGCACAGTACGGTAATGGCGTTCAAATAAGTCGTTGAGTTTCATTCGTCGCCTTCCATTCCGTGCCAATCATACAGTGGATCAACTATTACTATGGTATTGCCGCGCATCATGAGATTCTGATAGTGAATATCGTATTCGTAACCACCTAGCGGAAATGTCATAAAGAAGTTGTGTATACCAGGCAGTGTTTTCTTAATCCAGTCTACATCTTTTTCGTCTATGTCGCCGTAGCTGTCCATATTGTGTAGTATCTTTACCAGCTTAGTAGCTGGTTCTGATCCCAATGGTATTTCTTTGAGATTTTCCATACGTACAACATAGGTGTTGTTGTCTATTTTCATCACACCGCGTATCTTAGGCAAATGTGGGTTGCCTTGATGTGCCATTGCATAACGTAGGAAATGCATGTATGCAGGATCTTTGTTGAATACTTTGAATACCCAAGGGTAACCAGGCTTTTCATATACAGCACCGAACGAACCTTGTCCTACTACTTTAAAGCCATGCGAATCTAACCATGCAGTTAGTTTTGCAAGCTTGGATTTGCGTCTAGGTGGTAATCCAGTTTCAGGATCTGCAAATATTTCCTGAGCCTTTTTGTAGTTTGGATCTCTGCGATAAGGTGTTAACTCGTTTATACGCATTACTATATCGCCTTTAAGCTACGATTTATTACTGCCAGTTCCGGCCAGTCGACGTGGTGTTCGGATAGATAGTCAGTAAGTAGTTTAGCATCAGATAACTTATTACTTTTTATCAATTTTAAAACTGCAACCATAATGATGCGTTTGGTATCCGCATCATCTAACTGTGTGGAATTGAGAGTTAGTATGTGGAAGATTGCTGCGCCATTCTGTTGCACCGCAGCTAATTGCACTGCCTCACTGGGATTTTTTATGAATTTTATTACCAATCCATTATGATTCACAGCAGCTAATTGCGCACTCTCACTGGGATTTTTGATGTATTGGATTGCCAGTACATTCTGTTGCACCGCAGTTAATTGCGCACTCTCACTGGGATTTTTGATGCCTTGTATTGCCCATACATTATGATTCACAGCAGCTAATTGCGCACTCTCACTGGGATTTTTGATGTTTTGGATTGCCCGTACATTCTGTTGCACCGCAGCTAATTGCACTGCCTCACTGGGATCGTGTATCCATTGAATTGCATATCCATCCTTTTTTACCGCAGCCAATTGCTCGGCTTCACTTGCAGTATTCAAATTGTGGGAGTTGATTTCATTTATACGCATTATTGTATAGCCTTCAAACTGCGAGTAATGGTTTCCCATTCTGGCCAATCGGGGTATTTCTTACGAAATTCCACTGTTAGACGTTTTGCATTTCTAAGGCTGTCGCGTCTTAGTAAACCTAAGATGGCTGTTAATATCACTGTTTTGGATTTTAGATTATCAATTTCATAGATAGCGTAGGGATTTTGTTTTACTGCGGCAAGCTGTACGATTTCTCTAGGGTTGTGTAGGTACATGATATTCATACCATCTATTTGCACCATTTCTAAATCACTTTGATTTTCGCGACGTAGTTCTTCATCTTCGTCGTCGTCTTCATTTACAGGTATTGATTGTTCTGCGGGTATAGCTAAGAGATAGAGTTGTTTACGAGCTTCGTCGCGCTGTTTATATTTCAGTTCGCTGTATTCAGAGTCTAATTTGTCTAGCTGGTCAGTGAGTCTATTGTATTCGTCACTTAGTTTTTTTCAGCTTCTTCATCATCTTTCGGTAAAGCCAAATAATCATCATTGATGCGATCTCTGATATCACGTAGCGAATCAATTTCGTGCTCAATGTATTTGAGTTCTTCATCCATTTCATCCTGATAGAGATAAAAATTAGCCTGTAGCTGTCTAGCACCATCTACATCAGAAAATTCAGTTTCACCTGTTTTTTCATTGTACAATGCAGCATAGACATTGACACTGGGATCCCTTGCTAGCTTAGCCCAGATGTTTTGTCCACCTGCACTTTGTTCACTGTCAGCACGAAGGTTATAGCCGTGGTTTACTAAAAACGCATAGACTTTAGGCATTATGCCTCGACCTTGCAGGTCTTTGTGTAGTATTGATTGGTGTATAGACCAAAATGCAATCTTTCTATTCGATCGGTCGTCTCGAGTAATGTTGATTTTGCCAACTACAGTATTTTTAGAACCAAGTATCAACACATCAACTGCATAGTCTATGGAATCACTCCATTCGGGCTGTACACCGATCTTAAATCTACCAAGTTTTCCTAACAGTTTAAAATCACGATCGGGTTTCCCACCTAGGTCATACTCTCGCCAATTGCGATTTACTATCGCAGTGCCAATAGGGGCTTCGCTAAGCAGCATGTTACCATGCAGCAACGCTATTATAGGATTGAAAAATTCATCTACACGCATGGGAATATTTAGTAGCAGACATTGACATTTTCAAAACAGTCTGCTAGTGTCACAGTTGAATAACAATCACGAGGCACAACTATGCAAGGCTATCTAGGCGAATTTGACACAGCCGAAGGTAACGATCTAACTCGAGAGCAATGGGCTCTAAAGTATATTATGTATTACGGTGGTATCGATGGTGCTCATCATAAAGCATGGGTGCTGGATCAAGTTGCTCGTATCCTGCATGGTACACCTGTGATTTGTAAAGAAGCACGCTGGGACAATGGCCATGCCGAACTGCGATTTACCACAGGTGAACCCACACAAAGCTATAGAGATTGGGTTGCAGAAGCTCGCGGTGAGTATGACGAAGAAAATGATGAATACGAATATGAATATGATGAAGGTTGGGCGCCGTGATCACAGCAGCAATAACAGCGGCTATAATTGTAGTCGTATACATCGTAATTGCAGCGGTTCTTTACATAAAGATGCTGGCAATGAGCAAAACTGACGAATTTATCAAATATAGTAATAAATTGAAGTTGGCACTTAGTTGGCCTGTACTGATAGTAATTTTCGCTATGATGTTGTGTAAAACAAATGATTAACATATCACGATACTCACTAAACACGTTACCTGAAGCAAACCGATACGCTGCACAAAAACGTGCAGAAGGCTGCAAAGCCGTCACTGTCAAACCTCTTTACTACAAAGGTAAACAGGTTGGATATTCTGTATTTTTTCAAAAGGATTAAATCATGGGCTGCTGGAATAACACTTGCGGACTTACTAACCTTCCTATCATTTCAGGCGAAGCTGTATATGTGTTCCCTGTAAAGGAAGAAGACCTTAGCGACTATCGCAGTCATTGCGAAACTCATGCATTGTACAAGCCTGTGTTGACACCATTTGAAGCTGTGTACAATGACTATGGTGCGGGCGAAGACTGCACTGGTGCTGCACTGCCGCTGTTTGTTGAAGGTTTGAAACAGCGTATGGTCGAACTTGAACAGGGTGAGAACGAATACCACGATATTCCTGTTGTCAAAGACGGATTTGACATTGACAAATTTTTTGAAGCAGTGCATGAAAATCGCATGTTTGTCAAAGGCTGGGGCAAGAAAAATCAAGCTGTGTACTTTGCTATGGTACGTAAAGACGTTGTAGATCAACTGTGGACTGATTGGAAATTTGACGTTTACGTAGGCGATGGTAAAGCAAGCGATCCAAATGATGCATATGAACGTAATATGACCTATGCACGTTTGGCTGAACAGATTCCTGCGTATGTAGATCGCTGCGTTGCTGCATACAACATGCCGCGAGCACCAAAAGACCGACCTGATAACATTTCAGATGAATACTGGGAATTTATGAAATCGCCTGCATATCGCCGACTTGCTCAGCAGATCATGCCTAAAGAAGACGATAATCTTCTGTATCGTTATCTACGTCATATGGAATTCCATAACCATTGGGATGCGTTTGATTTCAAGTATACACTGGAATGTGCAGCAGATGCAGACGATCGTGCTGCTATGGCAGAACTGCTGCGACTTGCACTGCTAGGCTGCATGGTCGATGGCATGATGAACAGCACTCGCAAGATTTGGTTGCCTGCAATGCACATGGGTAGCCAAAGTGAAGAGTATGATGCATATCGTGTTCTCAACAAAATCTCCACTGCGGTAATGGATGCTCGCGAATTGTACTTTAAAGAAGATTACGAAGATGACGAATAATTTCGATGTAATGATAGACATCGAAACTGCTGGCGATTCGGACAACTGTATCGTACTGACACTAGGTGCTGCTAAGTTCAATCCCAACGATCTTAGCGGGCCCGGCGACAGTCTCTATATGCGTATTGACATTGATGAACAGCGTGAACTAGGACGTTGCACCAGTGAAGCTACGCTAAAATGGTGGGACACACAGTCAGCAGATGTGCGAGAAGAAGCATGGTCACCTTATGATCGTGTGCCTGTAGTTGCTGCAATGACACAGCTAGGTGATTTTGTCAAAGGTGCTGGTGCCGTATGGGCACAGGGTCCGCAGTTTGATATGAAAATACTTGAACATCTGTACCAACAAATTGGTCTGCGTAAACCATGGCGATATAATTCAGTGCGAGACAGTCGTACACTATTTAAAACGGTTGGTGATCTACGAGACCGAAACGTCAGTGGCCTGCACAATGCACTAGTAGATGCGCATCAACAGATCATCGGTGTGCAACGCTGTATGCAGATCATCAATCGCAATCGAGCCGAGGACACAAACACATGAAACCAGATCGAGTAAAATGGGCAATTAGCACAGAAATATTTCGTCGCCCAGGTTCACCACAGATTGATGCTGCGCTCGAACGTGCAGGCATTGAATATTTCCAAAGCGAATTTAATCCGCAAACTAGAGAATACGCAGACATTCCCTACGATGTAACTAACTGTGTAGTACTCTATGGTCCTATACAGTTTGTGCGCAAAAAAGATCGAGGCTATACGCCAGGATCATACGGTTTCAAACGTGATACTGATACTAGCTTTTATATGACACAGCTTCCAGGTGATTGGTACTTTAACGAACACTGTGTCTACATGCCATTTGGTATGATCAGTCGCAGCAAGTCAATGCTGCACGATCTGTTTGGCGATCATATTTTCATTCGACCAGACAGTGGTTTTAAAAGCTTTACTGGCTTTGATGTTACACTGGATAAACTAGATTTTGAACTGTCTGCGCTTAAACAAACTAAAAATGTGTTTCACAATGAAATGTGTCTTGTTGCAAAGGCTAGACCTATCAAATGCGAAAATCGTTTTGTAATCTGTGAAGGCCGTGTAGTTACAGGATCCCAATATCGCTGGGATGACGTACTAATGACTCGTATCGATCTGCATCCAGACTGTTTGGCATTTGCAGAACGTGTTGCTGCTGCACCGTGGCAACTAGATACTGTGTACACAGTTGATATATTTCTCTGCGAAGAACGTGGTGCTCGTATAGGAGAATTCAATAGTTTTGCCAGTAGTGGCTTGTATCAGAGCGATACTGATGCTATTGTCGCTGCGGTAAGTGCGGCTGCATTGAGAGCCTGGGATTAATTAATAATAAAGGAACATAATAATGCGAATGCTACCACCCCCAGAAGATTACTATTGGTATGAAATAGACCAGACCAGTTACGATGCCGAATTTGATCGTATGCACCAAGAATATGATCAGCAGTACAATAGTCATATGGCAAAATTTAAAACACCGATTAAATTTACCATTCAAGAAATAAAAGATAAGTTAGAATGGCATGAAAGTCGTGTTAAAAAACTCAACGAGTTAAGTGCACCACAACTTCTGATAGAACACGAACAAAATGAAATTGACAAACTTGTAACATTATGGACGTCAAATGACGTGTTAAAAAGTCAAGTCGATAGAGCATACAGGAAGGCCTACGAGACTCATTCTAAAAAATTCACTTTCAATTTTGTACCTAATATACCAGAACATGTGAAAATCGAAATTAAAAACAGATTACAACAAAACTCGTAAATGGCATTGAGTGAATCATGAATACAGTTACAGACGATTTTTGGGAATTGCTGTGCGATAACCTCACAGTGGAAGAAGTTGCACAGCGACGAAAAGTTCGAGAAGAGTTTGCAAAGTTGCACACTCGCAAACTGATGGCTATGCGACATTCTTGGGATTGGAATTACGATTTGGATCACATGCATGTAGTTGATCTACTCTATGAAGAACTCAATCGTCGTGAGCATGTGAAAAACAAAATTGAAGCCAAAGCACATAGACAAGCATTGATCAAACAGGGCACAACCAATCGTGGTTCAAAACGTGAACTACGAAAGCCAAGGAGAGCATAATGGACTATCGTATTAAACGCAGCATGGGTTGGGGTATGCCTTGGGCACAGTTTGTTGAACTGTGTCGTGCTCCAGACGTTAAAGACGTTAGTGAATGGCTCTATAACACATTCAATGCATTAACCGATGAAGATCTCACAATTGATCCCAAACTGTATCGTGCGCTGTTTTGTGACGACGGTGCATCATTTGTTTTTCAAAAACGTTTGCTAGCAACAGACTACGAAGATCTCAAAACTACAAGCAAAACAGATAGAGCTGAAAATCTCTTTAGTATTACCTTCGACGGTGACGACTACGGTGATATTGTGTTCTACCCAAATCTCTGTTTTAGAAAACGTTGGTATCGCAGCGACGACGACATGGACTATGCGTTTGAAAGTATTCGCGGTGATCGGGGTGAACCAGGTGAAAGTGAAGAAGGATTTGGTCCTCGCAACTTCACAGTGTACAAAACCTTCGGGCATTATCCATGGGCAAACTACATCATGGACCGCAACGGCAAATCTATTCCTTGGGAACATTATCAGTTACTGCGTCGCCGCGACGATTGGATACCAGGAGTGCCTACTGAAATTCGTTGGTATCTCACACAACATGGTATTATGTTTAACGAAGGAGTCAATCAACTGCGCCCGATTGTAACTCAATGGTGGAGTTGACATGGCCAAACAGTTTGACACCAGACTAGCTAGTAAGAAATACTACAGGCATTTTTTACGGCTTAACAATCGTCGCAAATCAATTGTAATACAAGATCTAATTGACAATCAGTATCCCTGTGTTAAAGTGTCTATTAGAAATACCAGAGACGCATATACTTGGGCAAGTGAAAATCTACCAGAAGGATCGTGGATACGTTACTGGCTGCGATTTTATTTTGCCACTGAAGAACATAGGTTACAGTTTAAGTTAGTGTGGGGCTAACATGATAATAGACATAGAAAGCGATTACTTCATGCCGACCACACAGGGTATGAAGCCGCATACGATAACTGTTTTAAAAAGTAGAGGCCTTGGCAAGAGTGTAACACAGGTACTGTATTTTTGGAACGAATTTTTTAAAAATGAAATAGCTGTAATATTTGATATGGAAAAAGCACACTATCAACATTTTGTAAGACTCTACAATCGTAAAAAACGTCAGCGGTTTGACGAGTTGAAAGCTGCGGGTTACAGCTATGTTAAAACTTCAAACGGTTATATTGCACAACGCGATTGGTGCAACACAAACCTCAAACCAGGTACCTGGGTCAGTGGACACAATTATTTTTGGTTTGCCTATGACAACGATGCTGTACTGTTTAAGATGCATTGGCTATGACACAGCTATATGATCCTTCAATTGCAACTCAAATCACAGAGCATGCACAAAACTATATCTTAAACTTTGATCTTAACAGCTTGTATAGTCATACAATAGTGCCTGCTAAAATAATCCATATTGATGAAACCGGTATGCAATTCACTAAACAGAATTATCAACACTTTCTGCGTCTTAATAATCGCAGGCGCACTCATTGGGTTGATGATATGAAAACCGCTGGATACTCATACGTGCAAGTTCAATGGCGATGGGGCGACGACCCTTACCCAGATTATCAAGGGTGGATACGAGACAACTGCAAACTAGGTTCTGTTGTATATAGAAACAACTTGTTCTGGTTTGCGTATGAAGAAGATGCGTTAGCGTTTAAAATGAGTTGGCTATGACTGCAAATGATTACTGGACTACGTCTCCACATAGATATCAGGTTGTAATTGCCGACAGTGATGTTAGAAGTGCTTGTGAATGGTTGGCTGAGCAAGGGTTTAACCGATGGGGGTCGTGGCGGTATCATCCATTCGACTTTGATCGTGCAGTATTTGAATTTGTAAACAAGGACACTGCTACGCTGTTTAAATTGAGATGGTTATAAACAATGGCAATTAAGTTTGTAAAATTTTATCTACCTGAAAATGAAACACCACATCAGGTTGAAGAAGATGTCTGGGTAGTTGAGCCAAGCCCTGAACAGTTTGGCATACGCTTTGAATACAAAGCTGGTGTCAACAGTGAAGAAGCACAGCGTATGGACGAGATCAAACAGTGGCTCGATGAACATGGTGTTTGGAATATTAGCAATCTAGCATACTTCAATACAGAGGGAGAACGGACACAGTTCCTTCTTACATGGCTATGATATTAATACAGCTACCAGATAATCTCTACAAATGTCCAAAACCGTGGATTAATTTTATTGAACATTGCCAAGACACTGTGCCAAGAGATCAAAATATTGAGAGATATGTTGATCATGTATTATTGACTCGATACCAGTCAGTAGTAGATGCCGGCGAAGAATGTGTTAAATTCACAAATGAAAGTTTGTACACACTGTTTATGTTGGAGTGGTCATGATCACCTACACGTTAGACACTCGCCGCAGGGATGTTCCGCAATGGTGGCAACGGTTCATCGAACATAACGTTGAAGACGCGATAGACCTTAAAATTAATGTTGATAATACTCGAGAATTTGCTGAATATATTAACTCTGTGATTGAATTGCGCTACGATGCATATTATGACTACGGTATATTTGGTAAACCTCATCTGTTGGAATTTGCATCAGATGAAGGACATATGTTATTCATGATGGAGTGGCTATGAGTAGCCTTGACCCCAATGCCGAACGCAAACTGATTTGTCGGATATATCATCGTTATTATTACAAGATGCATAGTGAGGTTGCTAATGCAAATGTATATTATGCAAACAGGGAACAATGGTTAGCTGCACAAGGATGTCATTTGGGTAAAAAAGTTAAATGGGATAGTGATGAACAACGTGTTGAGTTTATGTTGCGATGGCTATAATCAGTTATCAGATGAAAGGTACATTAATGGATGCCCCAGAATGGTGGCAACGTTTTGTTCACGAACTAGACGACGAAAATCCAAAGTGTAAAGATATAAGTGCTGTACTGCACCGTAGATTAAAAGACGAATACTGTGCAACATTAGAGCGTACTAGAATTAATCTTTACATATTGCGGTTTGAAAACGCTGAGTCTCATTTGATGTTTATGATGAGGTATGCATGATAACTGTTACTAGACATTATCCGCGAACCGTACTCGAACGCCTGAACACAGTAAGTCCTGAATGTTGGTCTGTGTATCTCGGTACAGAAAGTTTTGCCGACGATGCTGCAATAGATGCAATGCGAGCCTGGGCAGAATCGCATCCCTATGGACGTTTTATTACGTTTATACATCGTAACAGAAACAACTACACACTGGAATTTGATCGTGAATCTGAATACATGGAGTTTATGCTGCGATGGATTTAGACCCCAAACTGATCAAATATCCTAGCAACACAGTTGAAGTTGTTAGTCTGTCTGACAGTCCAATATACAAAGTCATATTGCCAATGACTGAAGACAATGCCAGTTGCCGAGGTTGGCTAATAGATAACATAGGTGCAATGGCAGACTTGTACAAGAAAAATCAATGGCGGTCGTTGAGTGCGGAATATCCGTGGACGTCCAGAGATAAATCTGGCCGTGGTACACTGTTTATGTTCTATCGAAAAGAAGATGCAATGCTGTTTGCGTTGCGTTGGCTATAAATCAAATAGTATAAAAATACCACATTGAAATCATTAACAGATTTTTTCTTATATCGTTGTTTTATATGTGGTTGACAATCGCATAGTATGTTGTATTGTGCAAGTAACAACATAGGAGAAAGCTATGCAGCGTTGGGATGAAGAACTGTGGTTGTTTACACCTGATGAATACCAACAGATTCCCGAAGGAACTGTGCTTGAATGTATCAACGGTAAGTTCTATACTGTTGGTAAAGATGAGATTGACATGGACACTCGCTTTGGCTGCATTGCCTACGGTGTTCGCAAACCTCTGCAACACGAACTTGCTCCGCTGTTTATGCAGTTTGCGCTGAGCGAATAAGGAGACTACAATGAGCTACGATTTCAACTACTACAATGCTCGTGACATTGTGTACCCTACCAAACCCACAAAGCCGCGCATCGCACATGGTGCAACGGCTGCCGAAGCACGGGCTTATGCAGATGCACTGGAAGCCTACGAAGTTGCATTCAAAGAATACGAAGCTGCTCGCGCAGCGGCCAGCACTGCTGCTGGTAAACGTCTGAGCGAATTTGAAGATCGTCTCAAAGCAGATTACGGACTCTGCGATAGTGAATTCGGTGTGATTTGGGGCGAAGCCTACAGTCGTGGTCACAGTGGCGGCCTGAACGAAGTCTATAGTGAATTCGACAGCCTCTGCGATTTTGTTCATCGCTATGTTGAAAGTTTGAAAGGACGTTAAGATGGAATTTAAATGGTTTATGATAGCAACTGCTATTTCAATTATAGCAATGTTTAGTAGCCTTGCTGTTAGCGAGTATGCCAAAGCTGAAAAACAATCCAAGTGTCTTGCCAGCTATGCTATGTCTGATCGCAGCGCAGACGAAATTAATCAAATTTGCCGCTGACAAAACTGTCGGCGGCATTTATACTGAAAAATAAACAAAGGAAAATCTATGCCTAATCTAGTGCCTATTGTAGTAGAAAAAAGTGCCAGTGGCGAACGCAGCTATGATATCTATAGCCGTTTGCTCAAAGACCGTATTATCATTATGGACACTGATGTTAATAATCACAGTGCCAGTTTGATTGTTGCGCAATTGCTGCTGCTCGAAAGTGAAAATGCCAAGGCGCCGATTAACTTTTACATCAACAGCCCAGGTGGATCGGTTACTGCGGGTATGAGCATCTATGATACCATGCAGTTTATCAAGAGTCCTGTACACACATTTGTAATGGGTCAAGCTGCTAGTATGGGTTCTCTACTAGCACAGGCAGGTGAGCCTGGTCATCGTTATATTATGAAACATGCTCGTCACATGATTCATCAGCCAAGCGGTGGCGCACAGGGTATGGTCAGCGACATTGCAATCACCTACAGGGAGATCGAACGTATGAAAGTTGAACTTACGCAGATCTATGTTGATCACAACAGCGCAGGCAAAACCTACGAACAGTTTGAAAAAGACATGGACCGCGACACATTCCTAACTGCCAGCGAATCTGTTGCCTACGGTCTTGCTGATAAAGTCATTGACAAGCGTGCAATGGTTGCAACTCAATAATTACATCAGGGGCGAATATCTAAGACCTAGCGGAGCAGTGTGTGAACATTGCTCCGTAGTCTGCAATTTATACTTCGACGACGGGGGTGTTTATATCAACTGTCCAATCTGCGGCAACGGTGACCCGCAATTTGACATTGAGGAAAGTGGATTATCGGATCAGCAGTTAGAAAGCAATTTGATATTTCTAGCTGCAATAAAAGGAATTAAATTAGATGGGACTGGGCCCGCCGGTTTGTGAAAAGTGTTTGGTACTATATGAATTCAAACACAGTTATGGATGGGAATGCCCTATCTGTAAAACCAATAGTCCCAACTGTTTGCATGCATGGAGTTGCGGCATCAGCGAAGAAGAACTTGACGGCAACTTGAGATTTTTAAAATTCATGCAGGGACCAATGGGTCTTGACACTGAAACATAATCTGCTATAACACTAGCAACAAAGGAGATACACTATGCCGAAACTGTATATGTTGATTGGCGTTCCGGGTAGCGGCAAAAGCACGTGGCTCAAGTTCATGGGTCTTGATCGCGAAACGGTTCTTAGCACTGACGACAAGATCGAAGCTGCTGCGGCTGCGCAGGGTAAGACCTACAACGATGTGTTCAAAGCAGAAATTGCTGCTGCTGAAAAGCAGATGTACAAAGACGCTGCTGATGCGTTTGCCGCTGATCGCACTGTGATCTGGGATCAAACCAATATCACTGCAAAAACTCGCAAAAAGAAACTGGCCATTGTGCCTGAACACTACGACGTTGTTGCGGTGTACTTTACTACTCCGGATGACACTGAACTGAATCGTCGTCTTGCAAATCGTCCTGGCAAGACTATTCCTGCAAACATTGTGATGGGTATGAAGAGCCAGCTTGAAGAACCCACACACGATGAAGGCTTTGTGGAAATCATCTACGCAAATCGTCACTGAGCTTCAATAAATATACAGTTAATTGGAGCTCAGTAGATGTTAGGTGCAACACAACGTCCAGACGGTTGGTGGACTGTGTATTTTGATTTTGCACATAACAGCGTCACACATCGAGACTCTGTTACGCTAAGTCCAATTGAATATGTGTCTATGACAGAAAGTCAAATAAAAGAACTACGTCAAGAGAGATTTGCTGCCTGGATCGAATCACTGGTTAAGTGACTTTTGTGCGGCGATAATCTGCAATGCTCTGTAGATAGTATGGCTTGCTAGGATTGCTGAACAGATCTAACCATTCCTGGTATTTCTTTTCTGCATCTGCTTTGGTAGCAGCACGAATCTGTCGTTGAATTGAACCAGTTCTGCCATCGCGTATCAACCATAGGTTTTCTTTAGCGAGTATGTTTGCAGCTAGTCGTTCTTTTTCTGGTGAGAACGTTTTTTCAGGATCGGCAAACAATATTTTTCTTGCCCACTGTGATTTGAGATCTGCCGAATCTATGTTGTCAGCTTTCCACATAGCAAACAGCGCAACAGCATCATCCTGTTTGTTCGGACTTAGCACCTTGTAGAGTTTTGCTGCATATTCTCGTTTATACGCATTGGGATCAAGTGCTATCTGCAATGCAACAACATAACGCAGCATGGTTTCTATCACCTTGTCAAGATCCATGTTTAGCCAATCGCCGCCCGCTGCACGAAATTCCACATAGTCTTCTTTGGGATTGATACTGGTATATTTGTTAACGTAGCCGTTGTGTATAGTCTGGCTGGCTTTTTTCAACAAGTTAACTGCCAGCATATCTAATGCCAGCGGTACGTTAGCAGTACTGTTTTTTATTCTGCGTTTTATCAGTTCCATTGCAGGGCTAGTATAATCATTAGCCGTACGACCAAATGTATCGAGTATGTAGTTGTCGCCGGAAAACAATGCTAATTTAATATAATCTAAATCTGCCATGTTGTAACCAGGCACACTTATGTTAATATGCAACCCACAGCTTTTATTAGTGTAGGCATTGCCTTCTAGTGCCCAGGCTTTGACTTTATGCAGTTGGTCTATCATTTGGTTTATGCTGAGCGGCGGGCTGATAAATTCCAAGCCAGCATCATCGCTATTGGTTGGTTTAATACTGCTGTCAGATTCTATTTTGTATTCGTTTGAACCACCTTGTAGACTTGCTCGCATACCAGTAGCACGACGAAATGATGCAGCAACATGATCAACATCAACTGGAATTTCTGGATCTGCGTAATAAGGCCATTCGAGACTTTGCCAGCCGCTCATCTGGTCAAGGCCATTTTCTTCTAAGTATTGTTTTAGTAGTTTGCCTTCGTCGTACCAGTCATCGTATTCTTCGTTGTAGAATGTATCTTCGTCTACATCATCGTCATCTGGATATTTCTTTTTTTTCCAGTCATCAAATTCATCTTTAACTAAGTCTAACCACTGTTGTAATACCCATTCATCAAATGGTTCTCTAGCATTGTCTAGTACACTTTTTATTTCACTGCGAGTGTTGTATTCGCCTTGAAAGAAATTCGTAATGTCGTCACACATTGATTCCCAGTTAGAAGATTCAACATATTGATCTTCTTCATAATCTGGTTCTGGATATACGCTAAAATCGCCAGTTTCGTTATTAATAACCAATTCAAATTCTATACCTACTCTGGCACTGCTACCTGCTGTAATGGCTCGCAGAGTGTTTAATGTGGTTTTGACTTCGTTGATTTTCATAGCATACCTTGACGATTATGTGATATTTATTGGCAAATTGCACAGTGTACTTGACAGTACACATCAGTCTATGCTAAATTAAAATACAAATGGCTACGTAGCTCAACTGGATAGAGCTGCTCCGTCCTAAGGAGAAGGTTGTGGGTTCGAGTCCTACCGTGGCCGCCATTATTAGAGAATCGTTATGACAACAGATCCCAGAAAACCATCATTGGTTGTGCTAAGCGGAGCAGGTCTCAGTGCTGACAGTGGCATTGCTACCTTTCGTGGTTCAACTGGACTCTGGGAAGGCTATGATGTTACACAGGTAGCAGACGGTCGCACTTGGAAAAAGAACTGGGATCTTGTACGTACATTTTATAATGCACGTAGGCAGGGTCTTGCGTCAGTTAAACCCAATGCAATGCACACACAAATTGCTAAATGGGAACAGAGTTACAACACAGTGATTCTCACACAGAATGTTGATGATCTACTGGAACGTGCTGGTTGTAAAACTGTACATCATCTACACGGTGAACTCACTAAGATGCGTTGCGATGCCTGCGGTCATGTATGGTCAGTTGGCTATGATGCAGTAGGTGAAACTGATCGTTGTCCTGGTAGAGATGGTAAGTGTCAAAGCATCAAAGGTACCAGGCCTAAGATTGTGTTCTTTCACGAAGCTGCACCATTGTACAGCGTAATGTATCACACTATTTCTGCACTGCGTCCACAGGACTGCATTGTGGTAGTTGGTACTAGTGGACTAGTTATTGATGTGAATAGTCTATTGTTTGATTGCAAAGCACTGAAGATTCTCAATAACTTAGAGTCTAGCGAATACATCAACGAAGACTATTTCGATCATGTGTTCTTGGGCAAGGCTAGTGAACAGGCTGCGGCAATTGATTTAGTTGTATCAAGTTGGATGAACGATTAATAGTTGACAGCACTGTGAATTATTGCTATAAGTAACAGTATGGAGGGTTGGTTGAGCGGTCGAAAACAGCGGTCTACTAAACCGTCAGGGGTGAAAGCCCCTCGTGGGTTCGAATCCCACACCCTCCGCCATAATTTTAGAAAAGAACAATATCATGGATATCAAGGATTGCATCAAAGGCCGAGTAACATTTCAATTCTATCGTAAGGGTGAACTCTATTACCGTTGTGAAAACGGATTCGTGTTCCCTGTACCTGTGAATGATACTGCGGATGCAACCTTCAATCCTGAAGACAAGGCCATGCTGTTCATGCGTTGGATTCGCAAAGCATTGGCCGCAGAGACTGCTGTTTCTGAATAGACAGTTAAAGCAGCAGATAAATATTCACAATTAACGTCATTGCGTCGAGTCTTTGGACTGCTCGACCAATGCATTGTGCAAATCTTTTGTACAAATGCGAAACCACAGTCCTTAGGATGTATGACCATGGTAATGGCATAGATACAAACGGCCCATGAAAGGGGGACCAAAACATGTTACCAAGTGAAATAAACCTCAACGACATCAAAGAATTCGTAGATAGCTGCGGACCAGAAACAAAACTATACATCGGTTGCGATAGCGAACGTGTAAGAGTTGACGGACGTTGGCATGCGGACTACACACTTGCTGTAGTTGTTCACATTAACGGCAATAAGGGTTGTAGGATCTTTGGTAGCGTAAACCGCGAGATCGATTACGATCAAAGAAAAGACAAGCCTCAAATGCGATTGATGAATGAAGTCTATCGTGTCAGTGAACTTTACCTCAAGCTAAGTGAACTGTTGTCAGATCATGTAATTGATGTACACCTAGACATTAACCCAAATGAAAAGCATGGTTCAAGCTGTGTTGTTCAACAGGCCATAGGTTACATTCGTGGTACTTGTAACGTAATCCCATTCGTCAAGCCGCGAGCATTTGCTGCAAGCTATGCTGCTGATAGACTCAAAAGTCTACGTGCAATTGCTGCATAAAACAGTACACTAAAATTTTGACAATCGGCAACACCATAGCATAATATAAAGTTAGGCTATGGTGTTGCCATTTTTAAAACAAAGGTTTGCAGTGTTAGACGCATATACTAAAATTGTAGAATTAATTAAACCAAGACCTACTGCAATTCAAGGGTTGAAGTATTTTCCAGATCTTGAACCTCAGGTCAACAATGATCAAGATGCACCACCTTTTGGATGGACCGGGCAGCAAGAAATATCTGATTGCAATAGAGAGTCGGTTAGACAAGTTATGTTGTACTTTGGCGAGTCTCTGCGTGCTGCAATGGAAATTGGTGTAGACCGCAGTAACGAACGCAGTATGAGTAGAATCATAATGGAAGGACGACCCAAGGGATCTTTTTATCTCGGTGTTGACCTTGATGATAAAAGCTACCTCAATGATCCCGATAACAATACATGGACACTGCAATGCAATAGCCATGATCAAACACGCATACGAAATTTTTTGTCTGACAAAGGTATTACACAATTAGATCTACTGTTTATTGACGGTTGGCACAGCGTTAACACCTGTGTAAATGATTGGCGATACACAGACATGCTGAGACCGGGCGGTATGGTATTACTTCACGACAGTAACAGTCATCCTGGTTGTGCAGCACTGTTCGAAGCTGTAGACGAAAATCTCTACGAAAAAATCAGATGCTGTACTGACTCAACAGATTTTGGCATCGCTGCATTTAGAAGGAAAGCATAATGCCTATTACCGAAGCACTTATTAGAACACCCATTGGCTATAACATGCCAGTTCTAGCAGAAAGACTACAACATCTACTACCAATAGTTGACCTCGACAGTTGGCGTAACATACTAGACATTGGTGCAATGGATGGTTGGGAAGGTGTAAACCTTGCAAGAGTGTTTGCAGATGCCAAAGTACATGCATTTGAACCCAGCATTGCAAACTGTGAACGCTGCGTAAAAACCTACATGCTACAGCCTGCACATGTGCGTAGTCGAATCGGTCTTAGTCAAGTTGCGCTAACTGACACAACAGGTCCAATTGAATTCAATGCAGTAGATGAAGTCAAAGCTGCTGAAGTCAAAGGTAAAATCAACACTGGTATGGGTAGTTTACTAAAACTGGAAAATCCAGACATGTGGCCATGGGAACACAATGCACAGATGTCTACAACTGTACAGGGTTATAGACTAGATGATTGGTGCAGAGAAACCAATGTTGAAACAGTTGATGCTATATGGATGGATGTACAAGGTGCAGAATTGCATGTACTTCGTGGCGCAGAGAACACACTTGCAAATATTCAAGTGATCATGACAGAAGCTGGTGTGAAACCCTACTATCATGGCCATACACTGAAACCTGATATTGATCAATATTTGGCAAGCAAGGGTTTTGTAGAACTTGAATCTGCAAGAGAACAAGCACACGAATACGAAGTCAATGCAATCTACGTCAACACTAAATTTATGAAACAAACATAAGGAACACTACTATGTGGAATTCTATTAAAAAACTACTAGGTCTAACCGCTGAACAGTCTGCCGCAGTTGAAGCTGAAGCTGCAAAAGCACAGGCCGCAGTGGGATCTGTCTATGCCAAAGTTGAAGCTGCTGCCAGTGTAGCTGCCGAGCAAGTCACTGCAACTGCCAAACAGGTTGCCGACAAAGTCACTAACGACATTGCTCCTGCTGCGGCAAAGCTTGCTGAAAACACTGCTAAGAACGTAGCTGCTGTAGCATCAAAGGCTGCCGAAGATCTCAGCGAAACAGTTGAAGAAGTCAAAGCTGCTACTAAGAAGCGCACTGCTAAAGCCAAGGCTGAAACCGTTGCAGAACCCACAGTTGCTGAAAAGCCTGCTGTTAAAAAGCCTCGTGCACCTCGCAAGCCTAAAGCAGATACACCTTCTGAATAATTTTCATTGACTTTGCTGCGTGATCTGCTATTGTATAATAAATCAACATATGGAGCAGATCATGCAGCAACGCACTAAACGGCTAGCGATTATTTGGGCAAAAACCTATCTGTCATTTGTGATGGTATGTGTTGTTGGACTAGGGTTTGTCTATGTACTTTCGCTACTCCCTGAAATCTACCGCATCGTCGCAGTGATTGCACTGATCGTCGGCGGTATTGGTTATTCAACCTTTGGCATTGCTAAAATGCGATTGGATTCAGAAGAACGTGATCAAGCTCGTGTTCTGCGTAGTCTCAGCAAAGGCTATGACGACTAAACTGCTATATTGGAGGCCAAGCATGTCATTTAACTTTAAACGTCTAACATGGTTGTCGTGTAAAAACATGGCATTGATGACAGCAGCTATCTTTTTAACGTCTGCTGCGATCATTGGTACAGTGTATGTACTTGCCGTGATGTTTGGTCCTGCAGGCATGACTATAGTATTGCCATTATCGGTATTGGCTGTGATTTCTGTCGTGCTTGCATATCGACAAATCAAAACAGAAGAACGCAAAATCTATAATCACGATATTCGTAGAAAGCTAGCAGAAAAACAGTTGGCAAACGAAATTAAACGTGCTAATGATCACAGCACAAACTCTAAAACAGCATCTAAATAACAGAGAACTTTACTATGTCTATGCATCTTGTCGGACCATATCTTACCACCACACGCTACAATGGCAAGACTAAACTCAACGCCAAACAGCGTCGTGCGCTAGAAGAACATGAAGCATGGCTTAAGAAGCAGGGTATTGGCACTAAGACCAAAACCGAAAAACGTGTAGCATCACCTAACAGTATTCCTGATTACCGTGCAGATCAGCGTAGCACTGTGCCTCTGGGTAATACCATTGGTAATGGTTACAAAAACGGTATTATGGAAAATCTTCATAAAGAATCACCTGAGACTCAAAAAGCTATCCTTGACAAAGCTAGTCGTGTGATGCCGCTCTACAACAAAGGTGGACTGCAATATGCAACACCGGGTACTGATCTTACCACCGTCGGTAGCAAAAGCCGTAGGGGTTAACCAATGCTAACTGCAATTGCAGCAATACTCTATGGAATATACAGTCTCGTTGTGATAGGAATTTCAACTGTTGCAGTGTTAATGTCCTATCTGTTTATGACAATACCAGGTTTGATTGTAGTCGTAATTGCTACAATATATTTTGTGTATACCTATTACAAGAAAAATTGATATTCGACTCTGAGTTTGATTACACTGTAGTATCAAACTCGGAGATGTTGATGAACGAAGAATACACAGCACGGTTAGCCGCAGCGGGCACATATGCAGAATCAGGTAGCAATTCTGTTTTAGTTAAAGACCGCTTTCAACATCTTGCAGACATAGTCGATTTTGACAGTTTAAAAACTGTAATGGAAATTGGCAGTTGGGATGCATTAGACAGTGTTGAAATAGCAAGACTGTTACCAACAGCACAGATACACATATTTGAAGCAGCAGCAGATAACATTCCTATCTGTAACGCAAACATCAATCGCACAGAAGTTAAAAATCGTATCAAGCTGTGGAACATGGCTGGCAACGATCACACAGGTATATTGGAATTTAACGCAGTTGATTTAGAGCGTAGTGAAACCAAATACAATCGCGGTGTTGGTAGCAAGTACAAACTAATACCAGGGCTCGAAGGCAGTTTTATCAACGAACATTGGGCACAGAAATCTGTAAAAGTCTGGGGCTATGCTCTAGACGATTGGCGTAAGCAATACCACATACCTGATATTGATGCCATATGGATGGATGTACAGGGTGCAGAACTAGATGTGTTAAAAGGTGCTAAAAACACCTTACTAAACACCAAAGTCGTTATGACAGAAGCTGGAATTAAACCCTACTACGAAGGACAAGCACTTAAACCAAACATAGATGCGTATCTCAAAACACTAGGATTTTGGGAGTTGAAATCTGCTTATCACCTTGCACACGATATGGAAGCCAATGTGATATATTGCAACACTCGTTTTTGTAAAAAGCCAAAATCATGAAAGTGTTAGTTACAGGTGCAACTGGTTATATAGGCAGTCATGTTTGCAGGGTTCTCAAAGACCGCGGCCATTACATCACAGGCTGGGATCGTAATATACATGGTGAACACAATGACATTCGCAGTTGGTGTGATGAATTTTACAATTTCGATATAACAAATCGAATAAGTGGTGAGTTTGACGCTGTTGTGCATCTAGCAGGCCGCAGTGTAGTGCCACAGAGTCTATTAGAGCCAACAGAATACTATCGTGTTAACACAATGGGCACAGCTAACATTGTAGAACGTGTTAAAACACCACACATGATATTTGCCAGTACCAGTAGTGCTTGGGCTATGGAATCGCCTTATGCTCGCAGCAAAGTTGCAGCAGAAGATGTAATAAAGGAAAAGGCCAGTGGATACACTATATTTCGTTTTTTCAATGTTAGCGGTTCTGACGGAACAAACAGGCAGCTTGGTGATGCTACTCATCTCATCAGGGTTGCTGCTATGGTTGCTGCGAATAAATTGGCACGGCTTGAGATCTACGGAACGGACTATCCTACTAGGGATGGGACTGCTATCCGCGACTACGTCCATGTTGTTGATCTTGCAAACGCTATTACCAATGCTGTTGACCTAGGTCCTGCTAATACTCCATACGAATGTATTGGCAGTAATCGTGGGTACACTGTGTTAGAAGTTGTTGATGCAATGCGTACTGTATCAGGTCACAGCATACCCACAGTCTCTGCACCACGACGACTAGGTGATGCTGAGATATGTGTCGTAGATAAACTAAGTGATCGTGTTACGCTTACTAAAACACTAGAAGATATGTGTGCTGATCAATACCGTTTAGAATTAGGCAAGAATACTGCTTGACACTATACAGTACCGGTGCTACATGTAACACAACACTAGCACAGAGGATACCAAAATGCTTGATAATCGCCAACTTGCAAAGTATCTTATCAACAAACTGGTTACGCTTCGCTTTGAATACATGGACGCAGTTATCGGTTTTCCTGCAACTGAAAAAATGAAAACTCGTGAAGCGGATGCGCTTTACAACTGTTTTGTTGGTGGTCAAGTAACCATCAACGACCTCAATGAAGAAATTGTTCGTGTCACCGATGATCTCAAGGAGATTGCATAATGTCTGTTACCTATGAAGAACGCTATGCCGAAGACCAATACGATGGCTATTACGAAGCCTGCGAAGCTTATTTGCAGCGTCTTGCTGCGGATATCAGCGAAGATGAGTTTGACGATGACTTTGATGAAGCAGATTGGGATGGCTACGATGACTAAGTGCTGCAATTACGGAGATGAATTTTGACAACTGATGCACCAATTACTAGAACTGCTACACATGAGTATTGGCACGGTATGCCGGTTGCAGCATATCGTGAACATCGCGCATTACCAGATACGCCAGAAGCTCGCAGTGTATTCGGTAAGATGCGTGTGATTCACAACTACAGTGAACATTGGAGTACGCCCGGCGAACATGAATTCCCTGTGCGTCTCTATACAGAAGATGACGTTCGCGGCTTGCTAGAACTGTATCAAGAACGTATTGATGCGCTTGAAGCACAGCTAAATTCAACCGACTAAGCCTTAGGAGGCTGCGATGGATTTTGAAAATCAACTAACTGAAATGATTACTCGTGCCAACGGTGTATTTGAAAACATCTCATGGGGTACCATGCGAGGTGCAGTCTTTACATTTGGTACAATGACAGACGATCATGTTGCCAACAGCCGACATTATCACAAACACATGGCTGAAGTTGCAGCAGTTGCGCCAGAACTACGAATCTCTGTTAACGATTGCAAGCTTAACCAATGGCTAATGGAACAGATAATTGCACGTAGAAAGTCTACCAACAATTGGTCAGTTGATGACGAAGATTTTCGTATGGCAGGTATTAACGCATGACCATGTCAAGATGGGAAAGTCTTAAACTGTTTGATCAAACTAATCCACTGCGTCTAACCTGCAAATATTGTGGCGATGTGCGATATTATTCGCATACTTGTTACTATGAAGATCGTTGTCCGGCGTGTGGGTCTGTTGCATTTGATTGCCGCCGTGCAGAGCGTATCAAATTGGCAGACGTACCTGCTGGCCAAATTATCAGGACTGCTTGGGCATAATTTTTAAAAACCCTGTTGACAACCTAATACTAGATGCTATGTATAACGCATAGACGCTAACACTGCACACAGGAGATACACAATGGATATCCAGGAACTGCACGAAAAGGCCACTGTTGCTGCTCGCGCTGCGGCTGATGAACTCTACGGTAAGATTGGTGAACGTTACCCCTGCGGATTTGCTTGGGTTACCTATTATCCCAAGAACAAGGGCAACACTGCGGCCGGTAAAGCTGAACGCAAGCTGTTTGAAAGCATTGGGTTCAAGAAAGACTATACTGGCAAAGCCTGGCAACTGTGGAACCCGTCGCGCCACAACACTCAGAACATGGATGTGAAAGAAGCTGGTGCCGAAGCCTATGCCAAGCTGATGCAAGAAGCTGGCTATGCTGTTCATGCTGCTTCGCGTATGGACTAAAAAATAATCACAATAATCAAAAAGATATAGTTGACAGCCACAGTGTTGTCAGCTATATCTTCACTTGTAAACAACACAAGGACTACTGCAATGAGCACTGGAAAATACAGCCCGCTTTGCCCGCATGCAAACACTCCTGGCTGGGACATGTTCCGTTTCAACTGCTATGGCGAAACTCCGGTTGAATGGAGCAAAGCAGTTAAAGATGCCGGTGTTGAATACAATGAAAAAACCATGTTCGATGATTATGACAGCGAAGGGTTTGACAGCTACGGCTACAGTGCATTTGACATCGACGGTGATTATGTCGGTGCAGGCAATGGTGTTGATCGCTATGGCTATACTGAAATGGATTACCTGCGCGACAGTGTTAACGGCGGCGATCTTCACAATGATGTTCGCTACAGCACTCCGATGACTGCGTTTGTTCGTAACAGAGACTAGCAGACTTGAATAACCAGGTGCAGTGTGTTAATATAGAACACTGCATTGGTTAAGAAAGGAGATGCGCGATGTTTAAGTTTAAGATTGGTACAGTTGTACGTCACAAACAAAAGAATCTCTGGGGCCATGTCACTGGCTTTGCGCTTAATCCTATCAATGAAACTGTTATCACAGTGCGTTGGGCAGATGGCAATGAAAACATGACACACCCTGCAAACGTCGAAATAGAAAATACCAACAACTAACACAAAGGTAGTCATAATGCTAACTGTATTCTTTCTCATCGCCGGACTTGCACTGTTATATAAAGGCGGTGACTTTCTTGTAGACGGTGCAAAATCAATTGCACTGCAATACGGCCTCACTCCGCAAATAGTTGGTCTGACAGTAGTAGGGTTTGGCACATCTGCGCCCGAACTATTGGTATCACTACAAGCTGCTTGGAGTGGACAATCTGGTATTGCACTAGGCAATGTGTTGGGATCTAATACAGGTAATATACTGTTGATCCTAGGTGCAACTGCTGTGCTAGGCGTAATTATGCTAGATAGGATTAAACTATCTCGTGATCTAGCTTACATGGTCGGCGTGTCTATTCTTCTTGCTATTTTTATGCTAGACGGCTATGTTGGACGACTTGACGGTGTTGTATTAGTTGCAGTGCTAGCATCTTATCTATGGCTGTCTTTGCGGAATCGCAATGTTGAAATAGATCAACTGGCAAACACAATGCCTGTACATAAAGCCTGGGCATTAGCTGCTGTTGGACTATTTGCACTGGTTCTTGGTGCAAACTGGTTAGTGTCCGCTGCTGTAACCATTGCTACTGCACTTGGTGTTTCTGATGCTATCATTGGTTTGACTATTGTAGCAATTGGTACTTCGCTACCAGAACTTGCAACTTCAATTCGCGCAGTAGCCAAAGGTGAAACTGACATTGCAGTCGGTAACATTATCGGTTCAAACATCTTTAACATTGCAGGTATTCTTGGTATTACATCGCTGCTGTCGCCGCTTAGCGTAGATGCACGATTTATGTCGCAAGACATTGTGTGGGTTATTGCAACTGCATTAGCACTGACTGCAATTACACTTACAATTGGCAAGCTATCACGAACTGCTGGCTATATGCTGTTGGGTGCATATGCAGTATACGTTGCACTGATGATGGTAGTTTAAAACAATGCAGATAGCGGTTGACAATATCTACGCTTATGCTATATGTGTAAGCGTAGAACAACAGCGAGACACTGACATGTGTGATAGACAAACAGATGACGAACTGCACTTTGGTGCCGACAAGTGGGTGTATTGCAAAGCACATGTTCGTCCGCATACCACAGGATGGTGCACGGTACCTCATAATCAAAAGGTACTGCTGAACTCCGACAACTACTATGATGCACGTAATGAAGCCAGGACGCTTGGTTTCGAAATCTACGGAGAAGAATAATGCGTAAACTTGCTACTATCCGTCGTATTGCCGACGTACAACCCATCGAGGGTGCAGATGCTATTGAAGTTGCAACTATCGATGGCTGGAAAGTTGTTGTAAAGAAAGATGAGTTCAAGGTCGGCGATCTTGCTGTTTACCTTGAGATCGACTCATGGGTTCCTCATGAACTCGCTCCGTTCCTCTCGAAAGGCCAAGAGCCTCGCGAGTACAATGGTGTGAAAGGTGAACGTCTGCGGACGATTCGCTTGAGGGGACAGGTTTCGCAAGGTCTTCTTCTATCACCGAACACATTCGGTGAAGTTGTGATAAATTTCTTCAACGATAGCAATCGTTGGGCAGTTGGTCTTGTAGAAGATGGAGATTACGTTGAATTCATCTTTGAAGGCGAAGACGTGACTGAACGGCTCAATATCCAAAAATGGGAAGCACTTATTCCTGCTCAGCTTCAGGGTCAAGCTGCCGGTACATTCCCGACTTCGCTCATTCCTAAGACGGATCAAGAGCGTATTCAGAACTGCTTCGGTGAGATCCAAAAGCGGGCTAAGCGGTTCGCCACTGAGAAAGTCTGGAACGCTGAGACTCAGACTCTCGAAGAACATCCAGTTGTTCTGCCGGAAGACTTTGCCGAGCCGACCTACGAAGTCACCATGAAGCTGGATGGCTCAAGCTGCACGATCTTCCGTTGGGAGGATGAGCTTCGTGTTTGCAGCCGCAACCTAGAACTGAAAATCAACGAAGAGAATGCTGACAATACCTTTGTTGCTATGGCTCTAAAACTTGCTGATAAAGTAAGGCATGGTTATGCGCTGCAAGGAGAACTGATGGGTCCGGGTATCCAGGGTAACCGTGAAGGCTTTACTGAGCATAAGTTCTTTGTGTTTGACATCTTCGATATTGAAGAACATGAATATCTCCCTCCGTATGCTCGGCGCAATCATTGCCAAACGATGGGGCTTGATCACGTTCCTGTTCTTGGCGAAGATTGGACTGCGCCTAGCAGTGTCGAAGAAGGTCTTGCAGTTGCTGAAGGTCCGAGCATCAATCACAAGATCCGCGAAGGTCTTGTTTGGAAGTGCAACGACGACCCAAGCTTCAGCTTCAAGACAATCTCAAATCAGTTCCTGCTGAAAGGTGGGGACTGATTATGACACCGTGGATTCAAGACTGGGTAGATGCACTGGAATCTGGCTATTTTAAACAGGGTATGAATCCTAACAATCTCTGGCAGCCAGAAGGTCGCTATAGTGCGCTAGGTGTGCTTTGTGAAATCAACGGCTGTAAGCGAGAAGCTGTTGATCTTGTTAGTCTACGCACTAACGTTAAAGAACGTATGCTCAAATCTGGTACAAGTTCAATAGACGATGTAGAGTCTAGATTGGATACTTTTATGTATGATCGTTCAAAATGCGATACTGCATATTATTATACATATAAAGGCGATCGGCGTATAAACGAGCACCTGTCTTACATTCCAATTAGTCTAACAAGCAACCTAGATTGCAATGCTTGCCTGCAACTATTGAATGGTGCTAATAGAACTATTGCAATAGGTATTGAAGGTCGACAAACAGAACTATCTGTTGCAGCACTAAGCAATGCACTGGTACCATTCACAGTGATTGCGGAATTTATTCGTGATGTTTGGCCTGCACTTACATTCAAACAGTCTAAGAATTTTACAGTAGACTACAAAGATTATGGTTACTTTAAATTAGAAAGAGCGTGACATGACTGACCAATACATATTGCCTCGCTACGCTATCAACAATGCCGATGAAATAAACTTCATTCTTAGCGACGACGGTGATTGGGTCAAATACAACGATCATGTTTCTGCGCTTTATTATGCAGTTAAAAAAATAGAAGCAGAAAAACGTGAAGCTGTTATGCAGAGTCTCTCCAGTATGGGTGAGGCTCATGACGCATATGTTGCACAAATTGATGCAGAAAAGCAGAGAGACAGTGCTATAACCGAAGCTGTGTTGTTGCGCAGTATACTACGCAGTGCCGTAGACAGCATGTCGGGTGAAGCAATGCCATCGTGGGTAGTTAGAGCGCAGGTTGCATTACGTGAGGCCGAACGATGAAAACCAAACATGCAGAGAAACGTTTGCGAGAACGTGGCGGTGTTGTTAAAAGTGCTGTAGACGTTACTATTAACAAAGCAATAAGCAGTATGCCAGGTAATGAAACTGCTGGAAGATTTAAACGCTACATTGACCGCCAGGGCATACTGCATCGCAGTATGATCTACATAGGTGACAATGATCTATTGTTCGCAGTAAAAGACAATGTTATAGTCACTGTGATGACAACGCCACTTGAACATCGTAAACAGGCTCGTATACAATTGGCAAAATGGAAAGCGCAGAAACACGATGATTGATATTAGCGAAGACGCAGTTAAGAAACTCTGTACTGCCTTGCACGTTTATGGCAACGAGTATGCCAATGAAACTATCTACAAGCTAACAGCGTTGCGACAAGCACTGACCGATCAAGAAACTCGCAACAGTGCGCAACTGCATCACAACAACACAATTCTCACAGCACGCAATCAAGCAGTGTCAGAATTGTCTCAGCGCAACAGTGAACTAACTGCTATGCTCGCTGCAATGTGCGAAGAGTTTCGCGCACTTGATTTACCATACGGTAGTATTGCCTATAGTAGTGCAGTTTCATTGTTGAATGGTACTGCTGCATATACACCGCAGCGCAGCCAAGATGATGTCATCGCTAGGCTAAAAGCTGCACTGCAACCATTTGCAGAGTTTGCACTTGACAACATTGCTAACGATGCTTGGGCAAACAACACACATAGAGAATCTATCAGCACTTGGTTTGGGCCAAGTGATTTTGTTGCTGCGCTTAGAGCACTTGATCAATATGCCTGGGACATTCCGCTTGAACCCTGTCCGTTCTGTGCCAGCAGTGATCTTGCGGTAATGCGCAGTGGTAATGCAGAGTATTATGTGCATTGCGAAAACTGTGAAGCCAGTGCTACAGTTACACAATGGAACAATCGAACAACTAAGAAAGGTTAAGTCTATGACGTTTGACACTGTGATTGGCTATTTTGCCAACTCTTATCTCTACGGTGCACCTGCTACACCATTGGTAGAAATTGCCATGTTGTTTATAGGTACAGCAATTGCAGCACTGCTCCCTGCATTGTTTTTTAAGCTTACACTTGACGGCGGCAAATATGCACCAGTGTTGGGTATGGTTACAGTGGTAACGTTTATTGGCTGTTTTGTCAGCGGGCTGTTTGTTGCAAGTTATCCAATGCGATGGAACGCACAGTTTAAAGAATGTCAAGAAATTGAAGTGCAGGTAAACTACAAAGGCACTGTTATTCCGCAAACTGCTGTTGAATGTAAAACTCGCAACGGTCTTGATGCACAATGGAGCGATTGGCAATTTGATTCTATTGCAGTAAAAACCGAAGACACTAATCACTAGTTGACACAGCTACGCATTTCTGTTATGTTGACTTGAAAAGGAGAACTAACATGCTTTATCTTGACGTTGCTCATATTACCTTGGGAATTTTTTGTATCGTAGCAGCAGGTTATTGGTCTGCGGCATCTGATGCAATCACCAATCGCATTTTGAAATTTGTCAGTAAATCTGCGGCATTCGCCATGATGATTGCAGGTGCCATTCAGCTTTCGTTTGTGATCAACGCATATGCCTAACTGGTTTGCACGAATCCTCGGGTATATCAATGCCTACAAGGAACGCAAATTTCTTGAAAGGCATAATGTTTCTACTTGGGAAGAGTATCACTACGTCTATGACCCTGACATAAACAAATCCTTTGGTACTGTTGCTACACAATATCATGGGTATAGTTATACCACTGTGATTCGTGCCAAACTGAAAGACTATGGATTTCATGGTGTTGATTTTGATCATGATCAGTACAAAGAAATCAAACAATGGTGCAAAGACAACTGCGTTGGTAAATTCAGAGTTGATGTTAAAATACTAAAACGAGATAAAAACACCATCCTTAACGCATCAACTTATATTACATCCGTGCAAGGCGGTGCAGAACATTTTGTAATTGCATTTAAAGAACGCAACGATCATCTGCTGTTCGAAATGGTATGGCTATGATAGACCTGGGTAAATTGCAGTTTGGCGATGTGATATATCATATCGAACACATCAATTCTATACTCACACGACATAAAATAAAAATGATCGATGCCAACGGTGTAGAATGGCATAGATATGATAGGCCTACATGGCTTTACAAAATACATGAACTCATGTATGTTGGCTCAGTGGTAAAAATCTGCCGTGGTAAGATAACAAATCCGGAAGACCAGCAGGATGAATATTACTTCGAATATAAAAGCTCTGGCAACGTAGAATACTACTTTGAAAACGACCCTTACTTTGACGACTGTTACCCAACACTAGAAGCTGCTCAACAACGTGTGAAAGAACTTGAGGAACAAGACCATGACTACTAAGATTTACGTTCTTATCTATGACTACGATCACGGTAACCGTGAAGACTGCAACATTTTCTATTCGCCGATCGAAGTGTTTGCAGATTCTGCTACTCGAGAGAAACGTATCGATCTACTCTGCAAAACCAATCCGGACATTGGCTACCGCACTGAAGATCTAGAACCTATGACTATTCACGATTTTGATATCCCAGATCAGTATCTACCTGATCCCGAAGATGAAGCTGCTGATACAGATGCCGACGACTCTGCAAGTGAAGATGATACAGATGATGTTACGCAACCTGTCGCAGCACACATGCCGCCAGAAGAAACTGAAGGTGATGGATTTATCTACGGTGAACGTAGCTGGCTAAGTGTTGACCCAGAAGAATATCTGTTCTATGCTACCTATAGTAAAATTCCAGTGCTAGGCAAACGAGTTACTGCTGTTTACATTGTACCAGTGCGCTATTGGAATGAACATCGTCAACGCTGCACTGAAGAATGCCGTATTGATCTACCGTTTGAGTTTGAAAATCTCGGTGATAATATCTTCATGTATGACGGTACACCTAGTGCTGCTCGTGGCAAACTGCGCGAAGCAGGTATTCAAGAAGATCAAGAATTCAACGACTACTGCGCTAACCTCTAAGGAGCAATCATGCTTAACGTATATTGGGCAGGCTGGTACAAACAAGGCACATCCGACAAACTGTGGGGTGTGCTTGAACGTGTAGACGAAGATGGCAACGTAATGACCTACTATAACTTTTGGTGTCGTCGCGGTGCCAAGATGCAGTTCAAACACGTTGGCAACAACAAAAAGTATACTCACAAATCCAACAGTGGGTACAAATCAATTGATGTTGACACACTAGAACAGATCTATCCTGGCTTCATGGACGAAGCGAACACACAATTAATCTTTGGCATTTTCGCAGGGACGGTACGCTGATGTATAAATTCAAATGGCATAATGTGCCTTCGGGCGATGTTACGGCAATTGAGTCTGCTGTGCAACTAGACTTAGACACACTAGGTTATCGTCACGATACAGATCCTAGTTGGCTGATTACACATACAGTATTCCTAGGCAAGTCTATGGATGTGGGTCCTGTAGTACATGTATGGGGTGAAGAAGACGACCATGAATTCTTTCACTGCAAATGGGAGCCTGAAGTAAAATGGGTTACACTTCACACTGTGCCGCAAGACTAAATCTCACACAGAAAGATATTCGTAAAATACATGTAGACGAACCAGGTGCTGTTGTTACGTTTGGTATAGACAGCATGTGGGTAAGTCTCAAAGATAAATTGCCAGCATACTATCGTTATTTTTGTAACGACCGTGTGGCAATTCACATTTCTTGGTATAACGAAGGTTATCAATACCCTGTGTTTTATAATAAAACTCATCGTTGGCAAGATGTTCTTGGTTGGTGTAGCGAGTATGCACCTGGCAGGCATGTATCACATCCACAGCATGTGATAATGTTTATGGATCAAACTGTTGCAATGCAGTTTGCGTTGTTGTGGTCATAATGCCGTATACGCTAGACACACTATATCGCCATATATACCAAGACAACACTGTTGAATTTGGACCGTGGCAGCAATGGTTTGCATGGCGGCCTGTTACAGTGATTTACTGGTATACAGATGAAATTTTTACAGTTGACCATCCTATGAAAATGGGTAAAACTGTGTGGTTGAAAACTGTGATGCGCCGTCAGATTACTTGGCAAGATGGTTGGGCAGAATATCGACGCACTAGTTGCAAATGGCAGTATACTACTTTTGAGGAGTTGATGGTATGGGGATAACAGATACAATACGAGAAGAAATAGTAAAAGCTCAATTAGGTCGTATTCCAGCAAACTATTTTGGTTATGCTGAAAGTGAATTGAGTTACAGGCAATTGAGTTTGGCCATTGAATTTATGAAAAAACTCAGCCATGGCTAGAAGCTAACATTGGTGAATTTAATCGAGATTGGTTTGTTGAAATAGACAAAAGCGTAGACAGTCTGCGTCTCAGTTTCAAAGACGATGAAACAGAAACCTACTTTAAACTCAGCTGGATGCAGATGAATCATGAAGATGACTAAAGAACAGATGTTTCCAGACTATACAGAAGGTTGGATAGAGTTTGCAGCATCAGTTGATGACCAAGACGTGCTGCTTCGTGTAACCAATTGGCTGCGGGCAAATGTCAGAGGCAAATGGAGTTGTTATAACGACAACATTTCCAACATCTGTTGGTGGCGTTTTAAAAAAGAATCTGATGCCATGTACTTTAGGCTAACATGGTTACCTTATTAAAACATCAATTGCGACATAGACTATGGTGGCGATACATGACGGGTTACGAGTTACTGCTACCATGGCCCAATGGTTGGGTACATCACAGTAAATTCACAGTAAGAGAAACTACACCAGACGATGTTTATAAACCGTGGTTTGATGAGCACGTTGGTCGTCAAGGCTTTGATTGGCAATGGTTTATACATCCACGATATAATGCGTACATTCTCAATGTGCCAACAGATGCAAATAATGCAGCATTAATAAAGATACGCAAAGGCAAAGGTGCTGCTGCGACATTAGCAAAGTTAACTTGGTTATGACAATAGAAGATGATATCGCTAAAATACTGCAAGAAGAAATCGACAAAGAAGTACTGACTGAAATTCGTACACAGCACTACTTGAATCTCGGATGGACACTGGTGCAAAATAAAGTTGCTATAGAAGACATTGGCAGTTGGATGAAAAACATACAGGGAGATTGGCGAGCATACCACGATCGTTGGCTGTTTGAAAACGCAGAGGACGCTACGCTGTTTACACTAACATGGGCATCTTAAAATTTCGACTAGAAGGCATTGTTGACATCGACGAGGAATTCTCTTATGTTGCAAGAGCAACAGGTATGGGATGGTTAGCGTTCAGTTATATCTATTCTCACAGCATGGAGAAGTGGGCAGAAGAAGCAGGGATTGAAATGCAGCGTATAAAAGACAAAACTGGCCAGCGTGAACGACCCGGGTATGCATTTCGTACAGAAGCTGATCGTTTGATGTTTCTAATGGCGTGGAGTTAACATGGTTGCAATACTAGAGCTCGGGCCAGGTGTTGCAGTATCACCAAAGCCTTATCAAAATTTTATACATCAACAATGTGCAGGACTAAAACGACCACTGCACAAAGACGATATTAACAGTGTGTTAGCACAGGAACCGTATCAAGTTACATTGTGCAGACATACAAAATCTGACCGTAAAGTCTATAATTTGTCGTTGAGAAGAATGGTTAAAGACAACGGCGATTGGTATTTGAAGTTTGAGGATGATGCTGCACTGCTGGCATTTCAGTTGAGGTGGTCATGACTGTTGTATTGTTATTAAAGGACCATCCTGTACTATACGAAAAAATAAAAGACGCATATCACATTGCAAAATATACAAATCGGCGTGTATGGTTAGATGCAAATTATTATTATGGACTTGAGCGATGGTTCAATGACACTTACACCTGCAAAATAACTGTAGTAGCACCTAGATTTATAAGCGACGGTAATTATATGAATGATGTTAAAAGACCGTATATTGAATTTGATAACGAAGAACAGCTATTAGAATTTCGATTGAAACTGCTATGAGCCCAGAAGATCATGACCGTGGTGTAATAGAGCACGATGAAGGTTGGTATTATATCAATGTACCGTCTGTGACGCCGCAGCAGATTGCATGGTGTACAGAAAACTGTGAGTATGAAGATTGGCTTCAACTTGGCCGTGTATTCTATTTCAAAAATCAAGATCTACTTATTGCATTTAGATTAACGTGTCTGTCATGAAGCGTACAACCCCCGATCAATTAGACACTGTGTATAATCGTTGGCGGGCGCTGCGATTTAACACATACTATCATTATTCATATCAACGTATGTCAAGACATCATCATACTAATGAATTTGAAGACTGGTTGTTTGAACATGGCGGTGTTGTTAAACAGGAAAATCGCAAACGCTTTATACAGTTCGACGACGATGACAAATGGTTTGAGTTTGTGTTAAAATGGACGTAATTGATTACTATCTCAGTGACACACAGTTTTCTCTTACTGAAATGTCAGCTATAGATCAGTGGGCAAAAGACAACTGTAGCTGTTACCATGGTTTTAAAATTGTTGACGTCAGTGACGTTAGCTTAACAAGTGATTATGTATATGAATTGCATTTCACTAGCCAAAAGGATCTAACACTGTTTAAACTGGTTTGGCTATGATGGTATATTATCATAATTTTCCTGTTACAGTGATTAACGTATCTATGGATCAACGAACCGAAATGAAACTGTGGTGTAAGGACAATATCGGTGAAAGTGTTAGAGATTGGAGTTACACTTACGACCTCAGTGGTTCAGCAACTTTCTATTTTAGTACTAATGAATTTGCAACACTATTTAAATTAACATGGATGTAAAAATGACAACTTTGAAATTTGAACTCGACACTTCTAAAGGCCGCACAAACGGTAAAATACGTATAGGAATGGCTATACAGTGGGCAATAGATCATTGCCCAAGCTTTGTACCACAAGAATATGTACTTTTTGATTTTAAAAATTCACGCCTCGAACCAGGTGAATCGACAGTTTTAGTCACAGACATGAAATTTACTGATCCTACCGATGCTGTGCATTTTAGACTAATTTGGGGTTAATATTAGCTTTAAAAGTCAATATGTACTCACTTACAGTATACAGTATTACCAAGCACAATTATACTGTTGAAATAGTCGACACTGACCTATGGGATAATTTTAAACTTGCTATTATAGCAGACTACGACGGTATGACTCGTAGAAGCGGTATGCCGTTTCGTTATTGGCGAAGTCTTGCAGATGACGAATTGGCAAAATATGATGCAGAGTTAATAGACAACAAAGGCAGTGTAGAGTTTAAAAGTGCTGAACAACGTATGGCATTTGTATTGAGGTATTCATGAGAGTAAGAATTTTCGGTGCTGAGATTTTTGAAAGCAAATGGATACATAGGCCAAGGGGTTGGATTGCACATCGTTTCTTTTGTGATGGTCAGATAGCAGTTCATGATGTTTGGCTTGACAAGGGCTATAAGTATGCTGTACTGTATGATCATGCAACGCATCCTCACGCAGCTATTATGGATTGGTGCCAAGAGCATTCACCGAGAGAGTATCTGATTCATCCTAGCGGGGCTGTGTTGTTTAGGTCGTCAGACACAGCCGAACAATTCAAAGCACTATGGAGCCCCGTGACGTATGAATAAACCAAAACAGATCACCTGCGGTGTGTTGATCACCAATGGTACACAATTGCTAATTTGCCATCCCACACACAATGTCACATGGAACCTTCCCAAAGGCCGACAGGATCCCGGTGAGTCATTTGCCGAAACTGCTGTACGTGAACTAGCAGAAGAAACCGGCATTGAATTGACTATAGATCAAATTGAATTTCTAGGTGAATACGAATATAAACACAACAAACAAATTGTGCTATTCAAACACAGTGTTGAGCAAATGCCGGATGTTAAAACACTGCATTGTCCTAGTCTATTTGACTATCATGGTGTAATGACGCCGGAGATGGACAACTATGCAGTTGTTGATTATGATACAGCATTTAAGATGTTGAACAGAGATCTTACAAAAGTACTGCGTACTATATTTGTATAATGCTATTAAACGTTGAGCAACAAGACAATTATCAATATCACTACGGTACTGCCAATCACATGTGGCAACCGTACATGCAACGCATCAATTACCTATTTCCCAACGCTTACTTTTTTATACACGATATAGGACACATACTCTGCACTGCAATAAAGCAGAATTTCAGATGGTCTCAGCTTGAGACCGTGTTAGATCGCAATCCCATAGTAATACTAAGTGCGCATAGTGAAGGCCCAGGATGGTTACAAATTGCCACCACAGTTGAGCACATGTGTAACAATTACAACATTGATCCACAACGCATAATATTGTGGAGCGGTGCTAAAACTGTTTGTCAGTTGCCTATCAAGACCGTTACTACACACGATATATTTTTAAACAACGTTGCTGAGCAGAATGCCAGACCGCAACTTTGTCCAACGCATCACTTTGTAATGCTTGGAAGAATTCCTCGAATACATCGTATTAAAGCCGCAGTGCTGATATTAGAAAGAAACTTAGATCACTATGGTTATATGAGTTGTGGGTGTGGTTATCATGGCGAAAACTCTAGAGCCCCATATGAGCAACATGTACCAACACGATGGCAGCATAGATTTCCTATGCTGTTAGATGGTTATGTGGACGGCATACAGCAACATGAAGGTCCTATAACGATGCCAGAAGTAACTGGTGCAGCATGTAATGTGATATTAGAAACATCACATGAATGGAATGTACCAGCATGGAACGATCCGTTCTTAACAGAAAAAACTGAAAAGTGTTTCCTTCTAAAGCAATTGCCAATATGGATTGCAGCAAAAGGTCAGGCCAACATGGCTAGAGATCTAGGGTTTGATCTATTTGACGACATAATTGATCACAGTTACGATAATGAATCAGATCCAATTCGACGAATGACTATGGCAATTGATCAATTGGAACAGATTTGTCAAATGCCATTGAACCGGTTAATTGACTATAAGTTATCACAGCTTCATAGATTTGACTACAACTATGATCTCTGCATCAAGTTGAAATTTGCATTGTATGACACACAATATCAACAGTTTGAAAACACTGTAAAATCAATTCTACTAGACATATAACAAATACCACGGTATAATCAACACATGATAGACGTAGAAACACAAGACGAACGGCATGTTTTTGAATACAAGCTGCATGCAAAATTGCCGCTTCGTACAGCCTTCACTGATGAAGAAAAACAGTATCTGCGACCGATTGCTGAAACTCTAGCAATGCTAGATGGTAATGCATTTTTCGGAATGGTCACAGTTAACGACACTGAATGGTATGAGCAGTACTTGCCAGAAGCCTGGGCATTGTGGAGCAACAATGGCGGTGTTGACGGTTGGTCCGGTGCAACAGGTTGGGCTACAGAATTAACTAAAATCAAACAAAATTCCGGCTTGCAATCTCTGCGAGATCAAATGGATCTGTTATTAACATTAACGAAAGATAACGATGAACACTGAAACTAAACCATACCAATGGCTAGCTTGGCTAGCTACAGCAGGACTGATAGTTGCTGCAATATTAGCCAGCTTTGTACCAGACTGGCACTGGCATCATGTACCGTTTATCATTGCTAACAGTCTATGGGCAATCACAGGTGTACTATGGAAAGAACGCAGTTTAGTAGTGTTGAATGCTGGTATGGTTGCAGTATACGTAGCTGGATTAATATTAGTGTAAAGGCTCACAATGCTATTGATATTTGATGTAGATGGTACACTGACTCCTAGTAGAGGCCGTATAGATGAACAGTTCAGACTATGGCTATTACGCGATTTAAAAAAGGACTTTGTTCTAGTAACAGGATCTGATCCAGCAAAGACTAGAGAACAAATAGGCGACGAACTCTACAACAGCACAGTAGTCTATAACTGTTCTGGCAATCACATATTCAAACACGGCAAAGAGTTTTACCGAAGCGACTGGACATTGCCGAGTGATCTTGAGCAGTTTTTAGAGCAAAAACTACAGGAAAGCCAATGGTCGATCAAAACAGGTAAGCATATTGAAAAACGTGTAGGACTGTGCAATTTCAGCATAGTAGGACGTAATGCTTCATTAAAAGAACGCAAGTCCTATTATGAATATGACTGTGTAGAGGGTGAACGACTTAGAGTTGCTGCTGAAATACGCAGTAAATGGCCAGACATCGAAGTAGGTGTTGCAGGCGAAACCGGGCTTGACATATCCAAACGCGGCTGTGGTAAAAGTCAAATAGTTGATCACGAATCTATCCAGCAACCTCTGCACTTCTTTGGTGACCGTATGGACAAAGCTGGCAATGATTATTCCTTAGCTAAAGCTATCTGGGACAATAACCTTGGCATTTGTTATCATGTAAAAAACTGGCAAGAAACATGGAGCATATTGCGAGGGTTAAATGGCTAAAAAACTTGTTGCACATCGAGATATATTTGGTGAAGAAATTGCATTGGGTCAATATGCAGTGTCTTTTGAAAGTAACTCGTTAAGAATATTCCTAGTTGAAAAAATAAATCCAAAAATGATCACATTAAAATCTAGGAAACTTGAATACACTGTGCTACGATATCCCAAAGATATATTGATAGTACCAACTGAATCCGTAATGTTCAAACTGCTAAGGGAATAATTCAATGGGCGATATTAGTACTAAAGACTACAATACTCGCAAGGTCAAAGTTACTAACAGCAACACCAACAAAACCATCGATGCTATTCTCGATAGAACCAGCAAAGATGGTAAAACCATTACTCTAATCATTGCCAATACCAAAGTGATTTTCAATCGCATGTCAAACAGACCTGGACAATGGCTTGCAAATCATTTGGGTATGGAACTGATCGCTCACTATATTCCGTGATAAGTACTCCGATAAACGGAGTATTAAATGTTATCAAAAATTCTCGCTATATTTCTGTTGGTTACACCTATGCATGCATTTGCATGGGATCAATCTTCACCTCGACCAGTAGAACAATGCGCTGCACTAACGCCTTGGGGTATGCCAAGTACTCGAGTTGGTAATACATTAATATGTAGAAGTGCATACATTTTAGAATATGACATTGTTGCGAAAATTCCAATTTGGGTAACATACACATTAACACCGGATCGTGCTGTGGGTTGTATACCAAGAAGCAATTCATTTGCAGAAGACCGTAGCTTACCAGATTGGCAGCAATCAGAGTTAGATGACTACGCTAAAAGTGGATATGACATTGGGCATATTGCCAGTGCTGCTAGTATGGCATTCAATGAAGATGCAATGTATGAAAGCTTTTTGTTGAGCAACATGAGTCCGCAATTACCAGGACTCAACAGAGGCATATGGAAAGTACTTGAAACTACAGAACGTACCTGGGCGTGGACCACTAAACACACATATACAGTATATGCCGGTAACATTTACACCGTTGGCACAAGTAAAACTATAGGTTCTAATTCTGTAGTTGTACCAGATTATCTCTATAAGATCATAATAGACAACAATACGCAACAGGCGCAGGCATTTTTGTTTCCGCAACGAGAAGGACAAGGTACTGATTTATCCACAGTATCAGTTAGCATCGGTGAAATTGAACAGTTGTCTGGTATAACTTTTCCTGTACCAAACACTGTTGACAAAAATAAAAAATCAACTACGATTTGGCCAGCTAATTTCAAAACATTGACTACAGCTAAAAAAACACAGTGCGGATCAAATTAATAACTGTGTGTATAAATATCATCAGCACAGCGGAGTTGTATCATGGATCTTGTAGACGGACTTAAAGTTTTCTTAGCAACAAATTTTGCATTGTATCTCAAAACACACAATGCACATTGGAACGTAACTGGTATGTTCTTTCCACAACTGCACAGCATGTTTGGTGAGCAATATCAAGATCTATTTGATCAAGTTGATACTATTGCAGAAAAAATACGCGAACTAGATGCATTTGCACCAGGTAGCTTAGCAGAATACAAGTCTCTTAGTTTAGTAGATGACTTAGAAGGCATATTGGATGCAAAAGGCTACATCGATCGTCTGTTAAAAGATCATGAACGTATGATAATGTTCCTTAACAAATTGTTTGAAATTGCTGAGATTGCAGACAATCAGGCTATTATGAACTACATTGCAGAACGACTGGATTCGCATGCAAAGACACGTTGGCAGTTGAGAACACTTATCAATCCAGTGGGCGGCGCACTTACTGCGATTTAATATTACGTAGCATAGCTGTAAACAAGCTGACATTTTCATCTGGGGTAAGACGAGCAGTTTTGCCCCAGTTTCCTTGACCGGACCATGTGTGTGAAAATGACAAATCAATTTGTTCATATTGCTGTTTCAACTGAACTTTTTGGTTCCATTCATCTTCACTAAATGCATTGGTTGGATCTGCAAGATCTGGTCTGGCTAAACGTCTTGCACGTATACTAGCATTGGTTGTTTCTCTAGTATAGTCAACAATCATCCATGGATCTTCTGGCTGATCAAAATTCCATGAAAAATCTGCTGACCATTTGCCGTGGTCGTCAATTTCGAAATTAAACTCTGCATCAAATGGGCATGCAGTATTACTACCAAACTCTTTGAAATCTTCGTCTTTGTTGAATCGTATATATGTTTTATAGCCGCCGCGGGTTCTCCACAGCATGCGCAATAGCGGCCAAATTTCATTCAACGCTGAATCAGCAAATGGATTTATATTTGCACTTATTATATTGTAGTCAAACGACTCATATTCGATTTCATTTAATCTCTGCGGATTGTTAAATTCTATAGTGTAGGTTTTTTTGAGTTCGGGCCTAGTGCTTTTAGCAATAGGTTGTTCTGTTACTAGATTGTCTAAAAATATGTTAAAGGTTTTAACACGCATCATGCGATGTAATTTACCCATAGTAAAATCGCTACGTATCCATTGACGCATGTAGTAAATGTCACTGAGTCCAAACTTGGGCAAGTTTTGTCCAACAATCGTGTCAAGCCCTACGCCAAATCCCTGTCCTGGACTGATAACTGTTATATTGTTGTTGCGATTTCTCCACAGCATAGTCATAGTGTGCGAAAAATCAACTAGTGTTTCAGTTGGAAATGCAACTATCCAGTTGGTATATGCTTCGACACCAGTTAGTTTGCCGCTGCGAAAGTTAGCTTCCATTTCCTCAACGCTAACACGTTTATCCATAGCATCGAGCACTGCTTGACTGCCACTTTCACAACCATAGTTTAGTGCAACACATCCACTGGCAGCAAGGTCCTTGTAATAGTCTAAGTCCATTCTACCGTCGCATCTTGCATAGCCAGTCCAATGTATATTCATACCTGCTGCAACTATACCTTTGCAAAATGCACGAAGTTCGTTTAGATTACCGTTAACAAGGCTGTCAATAAACCAGAATGTGTCTATGCCGTAGGTATCATACAAATGTGTTACTTCTTTTAGCACACTGCCCGCTTGACGTTGCCGATATCTATAGAAATGTGTTTCTTCACAGAATGTGCATTTAGCCGTGCAGCCTCTACTGAGTTCACTGTTTACACCGTTTGGTATATCATACTGATTAAAATCAAAAAAACTGTAGTCTGGCAAAGGTAATTTGTCCAAATCCATCTTTTCGTTTTCTGGTTGACGTAGAGTCAACGGTGTTACGTGTTCTACACCGTTCTCTATATCTTCTAACAGTTTCAGTAGTAGATTTTCGCCCTCGCCGTTTATGACATAATCATATTCCGGATCTGGTTTATAATATTGCGGATGTGTTGCAGACCCACCCACTGCAATTTTAATGTGAGGCCAGCGACGTTTTATCTGTTGAGCAAGCCACAGTGTCGGAGCCTGATTACAGTAGTACAGTGTAAACCCGATTAAATCGGGTTTGAGTTCTGAGATTTTTTTAAGATACATTTCTAACAATGGCTGCATATACTCGTGCAGATCGTCAAAATACTGCGGAGCCATCCAATGCCAGTCTCTCATACCATCCCAGGGATCGTAGTTTATTTTAGGCCAATCATTTTGTATAAAATCTCTTCGCGCTGCTACATTTATGTCCCAGATATGAGTTTCGTAACCAGCGGCTCTAGTGACACTGCCAAGTCTTGCTAGATTATAGGGCGGAAACTTGTGCGCCCACTCTGGCAGCAACATTAAGAGCAGCTTGGTTTTACGTGTTGCAGGTTTTACTTCAACAGGTGTTAGATTTTTCTGTGGTAGCTTTTTAGCCCACGGTGTTATTGCCTGCAACATACGTTGATGTCTGTCGTCAGAATCAAATCGTGTTGTGCTAGCTGAATGGTCGACTTTTCCAAATTCTTTCATAGTAAATTATGCCAGATCAGCAAAATATCTGCAAATAATACCTAGACAAAATGATAAAGTCATATATACTACTGACATATGAACAACATTTGAGTTGGATGCCATGACCGCAAATTACGAGATCAAACAAGTTATGTACTACGAGCCCGGTAATAAAATTTGGGGTTGGATGGTACCAACATCTGGTACCAATGTGCGCAATTATCAACAGGTTGCATTTGCGTTTTGGGCGATTGTTGGCAAAACTATCAGTGTCAACAAACATTCATCTTGGAAGCCCAGCATTCAAATGGATGTGTTGGCAAAGAAAAAAGCTCAAAATCAGTATGTCGAAATCACTGCTGATCAATTGAAGTCAATGTGGCCTAACATCGACGAAGCAATTGAACAAAAGATGTTGTTCATGATGCTTAGCGATGGATTTGATAAGTGACACGAGAGTTTATAACAATTACACCTGCTGCCAAGCAGTATATCAGTGAAATACTAAAAAACAATCCCAACAAGCATCTGCGTGTTGGGGTTAACAACAAAGGCTGTAGTGGTCACAAATATACCTACGATCTCTGCGAATGGGATCAATACGGTAAATTTGACGAAGTAGTTAATTGGGATAGTTGCCGAGTAGTAATAGACGGTGCAAGTATTCTAAGCATTATCGGCAGCATACTTGATCTAAAAACAACTGAATTTGAATCGCAATTAATATGGTCAAACCCTTTGGCAATCAACACCTGTGGATGCGGCGAGAGCTTCCAGTTAGCCACAGATCTAAAGAACTAAGCATGTGGACTACTGAACTCTACTATAAAAAATACACACACATGGTTCAAATTGCCACTGCAAACGGTGACAGTGATCCTGTCGAATGGTGTAAGAAAAATTTGCCAGGGTCTCATAAAAAACGCACACACAGTCTTAGTAGGAAACAGGTAAACGATAGATTTTACTGTAATGAATCTGGCTACAATCAGCTAATTGAGATTTTTGGTGATCGCGTAGTAGACTACAGCAAACCATTTAATGAAGTTGCTGAACAACAACTGCGTCAAGGTCTTACTTTAGAATTACGAGATCAACTGTACTACAAAAAGTATAGATACTCTCTATATGTACGACAGGGCGATTTAGATATTAGAGACTGGTACAAATCTAATCTAGGTGTTTATAAACAAGATTATTTTCACACCTACGGTGGTACCAGTTTATATCTACGAACTGACGAATCGTTATTGCACGTTAAGTTGGCACTAAGCGAGAACATTGTTTTTGCAAAGCGTGCTTGGCTAGAAGATGAGGTAGTCAAAGCCATCCGATAAATATCATACAATCGGATGAATCATGACAGTACCTATTTGGATAACGCCTGGTAATTTAGGCACGTATATTGAAACTTACAGCTTCAACATTAATCCGTTGACTGTATCATTTTCTGCACCAACTGACAGCACAGTAACTCGTCTAAATGGTAATTTACCAGCCGGACTGCAATGGCAAAGACAGAACAATACCATTGTGATAACAGGCGAAAGTAACGGCGTTGCAATAAACACTGTTAGCCAAATAACATGGCGAATTACTAATCCACAAAATCAAGTAGCTGACCGCACATTTACCATAGCAATCACACCGGTGGTTAATGCACCTAGCTGGTTTGGACAACGATCATTTTTAGGCTATGCATCTAGCGGAGTTACTACAACCTATACAGTGTCTGCAACAACTGACACTGCATATCCTATTGTGTATAGTATTCCAGAATTTACACCGCCTGTGGGTTTATCTATAAATTCGCAAACTGGTGTAATAACATACATTGCTCCCACAGTGTTGTCAGATGTGATCACACCATTTACGATACGTGCAACAACTGGTGCAGTCTATAGCGATCTCGATGTAACTATTTCAGTATTGACAATACCGCATGCACCTGCATGGGTTACACCAAGTGGGTTAATAGCTGAGGATTTTGAAAATCAATTTGTTGAAGTACCTATAGCTGCATATGAAAGCAGCGGTGTACCTATATCATACAGCATTGTGTCGAGCACACCTAGTTTTCCTTTTACACTTGTAAGCAACGCTTCTGTATCTAATCAAGCATTGATCTATGGTAATTTGCCAGTAGAATATACTACAACTGTGTATCAATTTACTGTTGCTGCAACAAGTGTCAACGGTGTTTCTATTAGAACATTTGACATTATTGGTAATCCTTCAAGCATTGGCGATTTCTTACGATGGACTAACAGTTCTGCAAACCTGGGTCCAGTCTTAGATGGTCGATTCCATGCATTTGATGTCAGTGCAATTACTACACAGCCGGGTACAATTGACTACAATCTAGTAGGTGGTATTTTACCTAGAACATTGATACTTGATAGACAGTTTGGTTTTATAAGTGGATTTTTAGAATTCCAAACTAGAGATAGAGACTATTATTTTGATATAAGTGCAAATGATGGTGTACAAACTATAACTCGTAGATACACGCTGTCTGTTCAACGCGGCGTAAAATATCAGTATTTAAATTTAACGATACCGCTAGAAGGCAATATCAAAAACGCCTATTACAATTACGCCGGAACTGTGATCAACTATTCCTGGGTTCCTGATGCAAATGTTACACCTCAAGAACTTCAATACACACCATACATACCATTGATAACAGGATTAAACTATTCAGTAGATAATCCATCGACGGCTATTAATTTTGCAAACCTACATCTACATACAAGCGAAGTAATGATAGGTGCAGTTACCAACGTTGAAGTTAGCCCAACAACTACATTTTTTTACAGTTCTGTGTTAGATAATACAGACGGTGCAGATTCTGTAATACCACAAATTGCAGATGTATTGGGTGTCAGCAATGACACTGTTACAGTGTCAAAAGGACTAGTGACATTTGATTCTCTTACTATGCTACCAGCTAGCAGCAGTCTTGTTGTAGGAACTCAGCTACGTATATCTAACACCAATAACCCAACAGTTTGGATGCAGGGTCCTATTACATTTGTCAGCGATTACGTTATCATAATAGACAGTCAACTTACAAGTGGCGCAGGAACAAACAGCAATTGGCAAATAAAATTTGCACCAACATATCCTCCTAGTCTCGAAAACATACGTAATGATCTTATTTCTGGATTGGGATGGGTTACAGATGGGCAAGGATCTGGTGCAGAATTACAAGCTATTATAGATTACGGTACTAACACTATTACTGGTATTGAAATCATCAATCCAGGATCTGGCTATTTGTATGAACCAACTATTGTAGTATCTGGTGGCACAATACCTGCTACAATTTCAAGTAATTTAACTGTAATCGGTTACACAATCAACTATCCTGGTACAAATTGGACTGTTGGACAGGAAATTACTATCAGCCACACTAGTAATAGTCCTGCAATTGTCAAAGTAAGCGAAGTCGATGAAAACGGTAGTATTTTAAATTTTGAAATAATCACAGGTGGTAGTTACACAGTGTGGCCAGTTGGTATAATGCGTTTGACAAACGACACCGATATTAACAGCTTACCTGCAGATGTCACATTTAAATTGGGCATATTGGACTGTAGAGTAATAGATGGTGGTGCAGGATATACATCTGCATCAGTTAGTGTTGCTGGCAAAGAGTTACTACCATCATGGCAAAAAACGTGGTTCCCTTATATTGGTATTGGAACAGTGTATACATCATATGGCGATGATGTAGTTAATAGACAAACTCCGGAAGTCAACGCAGAATTCTATTACAACCGATGGCCGTTACAGCATGCAATAATAGAAATGCAAGGCATCAACTGGACAGGCGACACTACATTTGATGGCGGCCAAACACAATGGGACGGCGGCGGCACGTTCTTTGCTGAATGGTTAGAACCAAAAGACACAATATTTGATAATAATTTAGAAATTTTTGATTTTGGCAACACTCGATTTGACGACGACTATGTATTATGGCAGGGAATAGCTTATCTCGCATGGGGTACTACAATTTTTGATCAAGAGTTTACTATTTTTGATCTGTATAGTACAACGTTTGATCAAGGTATACCAACCACTCAGAGTATTACTTTGTTGAGACGTTTACTGCGTATCACAACTCCTCAAATAAGCGGTCACAATGTCGTTGTCTGACAGTTAGTTGCATGCGATAAATAATCCATGATACGCAGTGCAGTGAAACCATGACATCTAATATAAACACCAGTGGCATAAACATTAATTTTCCAGTACCTGGTATCAGCAATGATAGTTCAGGATTTAGAGAAAATTTTGCTAATATAGTAGCAGCTTTTAACACAGCTAGTAGTGAGATAACAGCACTACAAGGCGCAGTTGCTATGGGAACAGGGCCGACAGGCCCTGCAGGAATAGGACCAACAGGTCCAGCGGGCACAGCCGCAAACACCGGCGCTACAGGTGCTACAGGTGCACCTGGTACTAACGGAGTAACTGGACCAGCAGGTAACAGTATTACTGGTGCTAGCGGTGCTACGGGCGCTACTGGTGCAATAGGCAGAACAGGTCCGACTGGTGCAACAGGTTTTACAGGTGCTACAGGTGCACCCGGTACTGCTGCAAACACAGGCGCAACTGGATTTACTGGTGCAACTGGTCCAACTGGTCCTGCAATTATGGCAGGTGCTGTTATATATACACAGCCAACAGTTGCAACGCTTTGGACTATCAATCATTATCTAGGTTATCAATACGTTAATGTACAAGTAATAGGTACTGACAACATCGGTATACCAGATACAGATTACGAAGTTACGTTTGTAGATATTGATACAGTAACAATACGATTTACAACTGCAACTGCTGGTTATGCAGCATTAACATCGGGTGGCGGCTTACAAGGTCCTGCAGGATTAACAGGTCCTACTGGTCTTAGAGGGTCAACCGGACCTGCTGGCGGTCCACCGGGTCCAACTGGTGTTCCAGGACCTACTGGTCCGGGTGTTGGCGCAACTGGTCCTACAGGTGTTACAGGTGCTACTGGTTTAGGTGCAACTGGTCCTACAGGCGTCACTGGTGCACCCGGAACCGCAGTAAATACCGGTGCTACAGGCGCAACTGGTCCCACAGGCGTTACTGGACCAATTGGCCCTCAAGGTATACAAGGTCTAAGAGGATTTACTGGTACTAGTGGTGCTACAGGCCCGACAGGTGTTACTGGCGCAACTAGTACAGTAACAGGCCCAACTGGCCCTGGTATAACTGGTGCTACAGGATATACAGGTTATACTGGTCCTACAGGTGTCACTGGTCCAAATGGATTGATTGGCCCTACAGGTTATACAGGATATACTGGTTATACTGGTCCTACAGGTGCAACTTCAACAATATCTGGTCCTACCGGTAGCACAGGACCAAGAGGTAATACAGGTCCTAGTGGACCAACAGGTGTTCGTGGTGCTACAGGTGCTACAGGTGCACCTAGTACAATAACTGGTCCAAGAGGTGTAACAGGTACTATAGGTCCACAAGGCGATCGAGGACCAACTGGTGCAACAGGTATAGATGGTAGAACAGGCCCAACTGGTCCATTAGGTGGTCCTACTGGTTCAACCGGTGTCACAGGTGCAACCGGTCCTGCAGGTGTTGCAGGAGTAACAGGCTCAACCGGTGCTACAGGCGCAACTGGACAATCTTTAACTGGTCCTACTGGTCCTGCGGGAGGACCTACCGGTAGTATAGGCGCAACTGGTCCGACTGGTGCAGAAGGATTAACTGGTGCTACGGGTGCAACTGGTGCAACTGGTGCGGCAAGTACAATAACAGGTCCAACCGGTCCTATGGCAACCGGTCCTACAGGCGCAACAGGATTTGGTACTCAAGGTCCAACTGGTCCTATAGGACGCACAGGACCAACTGGATTTACAGGACCTGCAAGTGTAGTTACAGGACCGACTGGATTTACTGGACCTACTGGCCAATTAGGTGCAACTGGTCCGCAAGGCGATCCTAGTATAATCACTGGTCCAACTGGTTATACTGGTCCTACAGGTGTTACTGGTGCAACTAGTACAGTAACAGGTCCAACTGGTTATACTGGTCCTACAGGTGTCACTGGTGCAACTAGTACAGTAACAGGTCCAACTGGTCCTACCGGACGTACAGGTCCAACTGGCAATGCAGGCCCAACAGGTGCTGCATCAACTGTAACTGGTCCTACTGGTGTAACTGGTCCGTTTGGTACTGGTCCAACTGGTATTGCAGGTCCTACAGGTACAAGAGGTTCTACAGGTCCTACTGGATTCACAGGTGCAACTGGACCATTTGGTACAGGCCCAACAGGTGCTGCATCAACAGTAACCGGCCCTACTGGATTCACGGGTGCAACTGGTTCTCGAGGTGCAACAGGCCCAACTGGCGCAGATAGTATAGTCACAGGTCCGACTGGCCCACTTGGCGGTCCAACAGGTCCTAGTGGTGTAACTGGTCCAACTGGTGCAACTGGACCATTGGGTACTGGTCCAACTGGTGCTGCATCAACTGTAACCGGCCCTACTGGAGACACTGGCCCAGAAGGTCCGATTGGTCCATTAGGTGATACTGGTCCAACAGGTCCAACAGGTGCTACTGGCGCAACAGGTCCTGCAAGTACAGTAACAGGTCCAACTGGTAGCATAGGTGCCACTGGTCCACTCGGCACAGGTCCAACAGGTCCTGCAAGTACAGTGACAGGTCCAACTGGTGAAACTGGTGCTACTGGTCCATTAGGTACAGGTCCAACAGGTCCTGCAAGTACAGTGACAGGTCCAACTGGTGAAACTGGTGCTACTGGTCCATTGGGTACAGGTCCAACAGGTCCTACAAGTACAGTAACAGGCCCTACAGGTTTTACAGGTGCTACCGGTCCATTTGGTCCAACAGGTCCATCGGGTGCCGATAGCACAGTAACAGGTCCAACAGGTCCGACACCAACACTGTTACCAGTAAATTGGGCACAGACTAAGTCTGCAATCACTACAATAACATTAGCAGGTCCATTCCCTGCAACTGTTGCAAATGTATCTATAACTACTACAAATGGTCCTGTGCAAATTATTGCAGTAGGCGATGCAGAAAACCTTGTTGCTGCATCATCGGCGAGACTGCAACTGTATAGAGATAACACACCTATTGGTAGCAATATTACTACTGAAGGCTTATCTGCAAGTTCAAACGAATCGTTTGCATTGGAATTTATAGACAATCCCGGCGCTGGTACATACAACTATTCTGTTAAAGTTACTAACCAAACCGGCGGCACTTATAACTTTGGACAAAACGACGGCATTACTATAAGTGTTGTAGAAATTGCCAACGTTAAAGGTGATACTGGTGCAACTGGCCAAACTGGTGTTACAGGTGCAACTGGTGTAACTGGCGCTACAGGTGCAACTGGTGTTACAGGTTCTATAGGTCCTATAGGTAATACAGGTCCTACTGGATCAATTGGACCTACTGGTCCTGCACCAACACTTGCTACACTGAACTACGGACAAACTGTTTCGGGTATAGTAAATGTCACTACCACCGGTGCATTCCCTGCTACTATATCAAACGTAGTAGTAACAACTGCTGGTAATCCTGTACAGGTTATTGCAGTAGGTGATTCAGAAAATATCAGTGCTGCATCATCTGCAATACTACAATTGTATAGAGACAATACACCAATTGGCAGTGCAGTTACAACTGAATCACTCGCAGCAAGTGAAAACAATCCGTTTGCATTGCAGTTTATTGATGCACCAACAGCAGGTACTTACAACTACGCAGTAAAAGTAAATTCTATAACTGGTGGTAACTTTAACTTTGGACAAAATTCCGGGTCTACTGTAAGTGCTGTAGAATTGGCAAACGTTCAAGGTCCAACTGGTTCAACTGGTCCGATTGGTGCAACTGGTCCAAATGGCGGTCCTACTGGTCCAGCAGGTCCTACTGGTCCAACCGGATTTACAGGAGCAACTGGTACAGGATATTGGAATCAATCCGGTAACGACATATCATACGCAGCAGGTAACGTACAAGTAACTACCTATACTATGATATTCCCAGGATTGATCAACGCAGTTGATGACGCTGCGGCTGCAACAGCAGGCGTTCCGCTAAACGGCTTGTATCATTATAATGGTGCTGTGAGAATCAGACTAACATAACACACATATAAATATTGCATATATTAGGATGATAATATGGCTGTAGGCAGCAACGTAAACCCAAACTATCCTATTCCAGGGATAGATCAAAGTAGTAAAGGTTTCAGAGACAATTTCTCTACTATAAAAGTAGAGATAGAAAATCTGCAAAGCAAAAACATTGTACTACAGGGCGACGCAAGAGGCAATGCAATTATAGATGGTGGCACAGGTGACGTTGTTATCAATACCATAGTAAGTGTTGCAAACATCGCTGCTGCAACTCCTGATAGATCAATACAGTTCAACAACAGTGGTACCTTAGATGGTACGACTAATTTGATATGGTCTTCCAGTGAAGTACTTGTTATTGGCGGCCAGGTACCAGACACTGTGTATAGTTTAGATACACAGCAAGCTAAAATACACAACAATGTGTTAATTTACGGTGATACTGGTCCTGTTGCTATAGATATGCATAGCAATTCGCCATTGTATTCCAACATTAGTATTACAAGCACTACTAGTAACAATGTTGGTATGGCTAATATCAATGTAAGCAATGCAGATGCAATAACTGTAAATCCTCTTAACATTCAGTTTAACGGTACGTCATCTGTAAAAATGAACGCACAGGGATTGGCAGCAGGTAATATATCCACATTGGGTGCATCTAATCCAAATGTTGCATTAGAAGTTTACGAAGCAGTATCATCCGACACTGCACGATTTGTGTCTGTAAAAAATAACAGCGACAATACCATTAGATTTACAACTACTGATATTAATAGCTCTGCTGGTATTGCATTACAACAATCAATTGCAAACAGTGTAGTCGGTATCAGGGTTGGACAAAACGGCTATTTCAGTATTCACACCGGTCTTAATAACAACGCAAATTTAGATGATAGTAGCCAGGTTATTACAGTTGATACTACTGGACAAGTAGGTATCGGCATACCTAACCCATTGTTAAGATTAGAAGTTGATGGTAACATTGGATGGACTTTACCAAGTGTTGCAAATGTTGCTCCGTACAGTACTACTATAGTAGGTGTAACTGTAGATAGTTGGGATATATCTGTTTATCGCAGCGCAGACTATACTATACAAGTCACTGACCCAACTGGTGTAATAGAAATTACAAAACTGCTAGTAATGCACGACAACGGTGCTGCGTACCAATATATCTATGCCAATTTAAATTCAACAGGTGGTGGAACAGGTCCGTCAACACTGGGTACTGCAACTGCTGCCATCAACGGTAACATAATGGAACTGATATATGCCAGTGTAGTAAATGGCAGTGTTGTCAAAGTAGATGCTACGTATATAACCATATAAGGAATTAAAATGACTGTCACTACTCCTAGAATATTTGGACAAGTTAAGCCCGTAGCAAACATAGAAACTACGTTGCTCACTGTTGCATATACATCTCAAGCTCAAATGAGTATTTTTATTGCTAATCAAAGCAGCACAATTGATAGATTCAGCATAGAAATATTACCATTTAATACCAGTCCCGATTTCAGTAGATACGTTGCATTTAATACCCCGCTTATAGGAAACGGTGTGTTTGCTCTAAGTGGTATTGCATTAAACAGTGGTGATCAAGTGGTTGTAAGTACTGCAAACGGCGATTGCAGTTTTACCGCAACTGGTTTGGAATTTAGTGCCTAAAAAACAGTCTTTTTCTCCGCAATATGTTACTGCTATAGTAAATATTTAAGGAGGAATTCTAAAATGTCTAACAATATCATTAAGTTTCCAACGCCTAAAAAACGCAGGAAAAAACTTACAGACGTTTTAGTTGACCGAGTAACTCCAACACATCAACATGTATCATTAGGAACAGTCCCGTTTACTTGCCCAGAATGTAAGCAAGTTGCGGGATTTGATTTTACTAATCTCATTTTCAAAACCATACAGTTTTATTGCAGTTCCTGCGGACATGGTTATCATGTTAGCAATCCTATGTTTTCAAACTCAGAAACAGTTATTAGCAGTTTGAAGCGTAAAGGTTGATTGTTACGGCATTACACCGTAAAATTACGTATGACAGAACAAAATCATCCTTTATCAAACGACCTGACACAACTTACACTAGACGACCTTGAAAAGCGTATTACGCAGTTAACTCAGCGTTGGTATACAGCTAAACGTATGAATATGGATTATAGCATATTGTATCAGCTGGATCTGTTGTTACAAGGTTTAGAATATGAAAAAATGCGTAGAATTCAAACTCCTATAGATAATAATCCTGTGGTAATTGACACAGATGCAGAACCAAAAAACAAATAAGGAAATAGCATGAGTAACACTCTTAGTGGCGAATATTGTTTTATGAGACTTCTAGGGGAAACCCTGGTTGTAACTCATGCAAGTTTGGATTTAAATTTGATAGTCTTGCCAGGACAAGACAAGCTTAAGCAAGCTGATATCATTGTGCGTATGCAGTTTTGGTTAAACAACTGCTTAGAAGGCTGCATTGCATTGCCAATGAACAGAGAGTATTCAACTGATTGGCTAGGACATCTCAACAATCCTATTATGTTTTGTCCAGATGAGCCGCATGATGTAACAATGCAGATTTTGATACACGCAAAACTAAATGCTATTGGACAGGGCGTAGTTATTGTAACATCCAGTCACATGACTACAGATATAAGCAACGGACTTGGTACAGTATTTGACGGTGATCCAGATGATGTGTTGCCAGACAACAGCGATTGGATGGGAGCAAATCATTTCTTCACCAAGCCCTGGTGGCATAGGTCAGATGCAGGTATGGCAGATGTTGTTGCATCAGATGGTGCTGATCTCAAAAATCCACCAGATATAATCATTCCCTGGGAAGATCTTATTCCAATTGAAGAACAACAGTCTCCATCGAAATCAGCTGAAATCATAAGACCGCCGTTCAAGCCAAAAATAATAACAAACGATTAAATTAGAGAACCAGTATGAATTTATCAGAACAACAATCTGCTGCATTATTTGCAGTTAGAGACTGGTTTACGTCTAAAAAACGTAAACAGGTTTTTAGAATTTTTGGTTATGCTGGTGTAGGTAAAACCACTCTTGCAAAAGAATTTGCAGCATCTATCAATGGAGTTGTGTTGTATGCTGCATATACAGGTAAAGCTGCTCTGATGATGCAAAACAATGGCTGTGATGGTGCAAGCACAATTCACAGCTTGATTTATAAAGCAGAAGAACAAAAAGATGGGTCTGTTGTTTTTAAATTAAACAAAAACAGTCCGTTGCGTCATGCTGCGTTGTTAATCATAGACGAATGCTCTATGGTCAATGATGAAATTGCAAATGACCTATTGCGGTTTAATGTACCTATTTTAGTACTAGGCGATCCGGCACAACTACCGCCTGTAACAGGCGAAGGTTATTTTACCAATGCCGAACCCGATGTAATGCTAACAGAAATACATCGCCAGGCTAAAGATAATCCCATAATCTATCTTGCTACCGCTGTAAGAGAAGGTAATAAACTAAAACCTGGTCGATATGGAGACAGCATTATCGAAGCTAATATCACGTCAACAGATGAATTTGCGTCCTATAGTCAAATCATTGTTGGTAGAAATAACAGCAGAACCACAGTTAACAGTGTAGTTAGAAACATGCTGGGATTTGAGTCCACATTACCAATTAGTAATGACAGACTGATATGCCTAAAAAATGACAAAGACCTTGGTATTCTCAATGGCGAAATGTTTACTGTGAATTCAGTTATACCGCCAAGACTACCAACATCTAAGTATGGCGTATATAAACTACTAGACATAGACACTGCTGATAAAAACGTGTCGGTTAGAATACACAATTCCTTTTTCGATGGCACTACAAAACCAGAGTGGAAATTTCTCAAAGGCACACAGGAATTTGATTTTGGATATGCGATTACTGCACACAAAAGTCAAGGCAGTCAATGGAATGATGTATTGATACTAGATGAAAGTTGGTGTTTCAGAGAAGATGCAAATCGTTGGTTGTATACTGCTATTACTAGAGCACAAACTAAAGTACTCATATATCAAACATAATGTTAAAATTAGATAACAGAACAATCTATGACGATGGCACAGTGCTTTGCAATGTAGAAGCTGCTGTTGAACTATTGTATTCTGGCAAATCTCTATCACAGGCTATATTTCAGCCAGATGACGAAATTGTGTTATATAATAATTCAAATGAAATAATGGATTGTGGTCTAGATCCGTTGTTGATTTCTGATAGGCCCTGTTTCAATGAATATCAATGGTACAGTCAATGGTCAACACCAGAACCGTGGGCCAGTATGAGTGTGTTAGACTATTGTATTGAAAAATGTACTGATGATGATCAGCGCATTAGAGTTTGTGAAGAATACAAACTGTTTGAAGAGCGAGACATGATACCAGTATTAAAACATTTGATTTGGATGACACAAACTCTAAGAGAACGTGGAATATTTTGGGGTGTAGGCCGAGGAAGTAGTGTAAGTAGTTATGTACTATACTTGATAGGTATTAACAGAATCAATCCTATGCAATTTGATTTAGATATCAAAGAATTCCTCAAATAAATATCTCACTATAAACAACTTGGAGACTGTAAAATGGCAAATAAACACATAACCATGAGAGGCGAAGTCATTGACATGGAACGTCTCAAGATGAGCAACGCAGAGCAGGTAGCATTAGGCAATGCCGGTAAAAATGCCAGAGGGGATCAATTAGGTCCAGGTGGTGTTGTCATACGCACACAAGAACAGATTGAAGCTGAATGGGAAGCAATGCGAGCTAAAAAAGAAGCACAAACTAAAACTGTTGATCTTAAAAAGGACGATGGTATACAGCGTGCATTAGAAGCTCTTGCACCAAAAGCAAAAAAGGTAACCAGTGACGACATGGGATTTGAACCAGTTGAAACACCTCAGCCAACTAACAATACACCCCGTCGCAAAATAGTGGATAACAATTAATGCCTACTGTAAATTTTACTGCTATAACTCCAATGCCTAATACTGTGTTGGTACATAACATAGAACAAGGCGAAAAACGAACTAAAAACGGTATAATCATCTTAGATGATAATGGTAAAGAACGTGGTATTCGAGAACGCTGGGCACAGGTTTGGAACAAACACGAAGACATTACCGAAGTTGATATCGGCGATTGGATACTGATCAAACATGGCCGATGGACTCGCGGCATTGATGTTAATGACGGCACTGGTAATGTGGTTACAATTAGAAAAGTAGATTGGCCTGATGCAGTATTGGTATCTACTAAAGACTGTCCTATAGAAACCTAATTTACACCTTGACTGCTAGACACTGTTAGAACATACTGTAGAAGCATTACAACAACAGGATAGCAGAATGAGCAAGACCAATACTTTGTGGGTTGAAAAATACCGTCCAAAGAGCATTGCAGATTATGTATGGGTTAACGACAATCAAAAAACTCAAGTAGAGAGTTGGATTGCCGACAGGGATATTCCTAACCTATTGTTAAGCGGTGGACCCGGCATAGGTAAAACTACCCTGGCAAAATGTCTGTTTAACGAACTTGATGTTGTTGAGTCGGACATCAAATACGTTAATGCAAGTCAACATACTGGTATTGATCATCTACGTGCATTACAGGGCTTTGTGGAAACAATGCCAATGGGCGATTACCGTTATGTGTTACTAGACGAAGCTGATTATCTGTCTCATAACGCACAGGCTATGTTGCGTAATATGATCGAAGAATACAGCAATGTGTGCCGTTGGGTTCTTACTTGTAATGTGCCGCACAAGATCATACCAGCATTGCACAGTCGCTGTCAAGGCTTTCATATCGAGCATTTAGATAGAGAACTGTTCGTTACACGCATTGCTACTATTCTGATTGCGGAAGGCATTGATCTTACAGAAGAAAATCTTGAAATTCTGGATGAATACACCATTGCTACATACCCGGATCTTCGCAAGTGTATTAACCTGCTACAACAAAACTGTTCAAATGGCAAGTTGAACCGTCCTAACAAGGGCGGTAGTATGGGTGGCATGGATTATATGATTCAAGCTATTAATTTGTTCAAACAGGGCAAGATTCATGATGCACGTAACGTGATCTGTGCGCAGGCTAAAGTAGAAGACTATGAGGAAATCTATCGTATGCTGTATCGCAATCTAAACTGGTGGAGCAACGAGGAAGCAAAACAGCATCAAGCCATTGTGATTATTGCAAATCGTCTCAAGGACCATGCATTAGTAGCAGAGCCTGAAATTAACCTTGCTGCGTGTTTGATTGAGTTGTCGTTTCTTTAACAGGCAATGATGTTTTATTTTGCTTGCGCGATTCACGCTGTATCATATATTCGACTATTGTGTCAGCTACAAATTCGATCATTCCAATCATCATAACTAAACTCCTTTATGACATACTTAGCATGAGCACACAGACACCAAAATCTTTAGTATATAAATTGCGAAACAGTTGGCATAACTATGATCCGCGAATAGAACTTGACAAACTGTTTTGGAGTCAAAAGCACACTGTTGATAATCATACTGAAATAGAACAATGGTGTAATGAAGTACTAGGCGAAGAAAACTGGTACAGAATGTTCGACAAATACTGGTTTACTAGCGAATCCGAATGTGTTATGTTCAGGTTAGTGTGGGCCAAAGGAGTTAATTATGAACGAGATCGAATACAAACCTAACATGACAGTTGTGCGGACTTGCCGTGCGTTTATTCGTAGCTTGTGTGAAACCTATGGTCATACTCAAGGCATGGCCATCTGGGATCGAGTTCGTGAATCACTAGGCGATCGTGCTGCGGGTGATATCATGTTCGGTATGCTGGTAAACACCGATGAAATTGTTGTATCTGAAACTGGTCCCAACTTTATTAATGTCATTAAGTCAGTTCGCATGCTTACCGGTTGGGGTCTTAAAGAAGCCAAAGATTTCTGTGACCGTGTGCGAGACAACGGACCACAGCGTATCAACACAGCTAACTACAACGAAGATGCAATCAACACATTTGTTGAGGAAGTCCGCCGCAACGGCGGAATTGTTGAATGACATTAAATTTAAGTAAACCAGTATTGTCCGGTCCGTTGATAACAACAGACTGGGCAAATAGACATTTCAACTTTTATTCTATGGATTCAGAAGAACGTTTTTTAGAAAATTCTAAAAAATTTAGAAGCAATGAACAAAGTTGGATCTATTTTGACAAATCAATTGAATACAAATTCAACAGTCAAGGGTATAGAACCAGTGAATGGAATGATATAAACTGGCAAGAATCGGTTGTGATATTTGGATGTTCAAATGTAGTAGGCGAAGGACTTGCAGAAGCTGATACTATATCAGGTGTACTGAGTAGATTGTTAGATCGTCCAGTTGTAAATCTAGGAGTATCCGGTACCAGTATTGCATTTAGTTCTTATAACAGTGCTATGTTATGCAACAATTTACCTACTCCCTATGCTATAGTGCAGTTATGGACTGCACTAGCCAGAATGGAGTTGTATACAGCAGATGTTGTTAAAATCCACACTGCTGCTCAACACGGACATATTGACACAATCAGCACCGAATTCTATAGATCTTGGATATCATATCCGGAAAACCCTAACACACATATGTTTTTTAATGCACTGTTATCAAAACTGTTGTGTAAATCTAAAACTAGATACTATGAAGCGTCGTTCTTTTTAGAAACTGCTAATATGTTGCAGTGTGATTATATCACTGTAGATGATTACGCAAGAGATTTGACACATCCTGGTATCAACACTGCTAAAACAGTTGCAACACAAATTGCAAACAGTTTGAAGTAAACTGCATTTGTCTATTGACAACACAGCAGTTTATGTTATTGTATGCCATGCTCAACTGTGAGGTGACGACATGTTGCTCAATAATCTTTACAAACAAAATCTAATCCATCCGCCTAAATGGCTCATGGACAATGTCAGCTATATGACTATCATGGGTAGTCAGGCCTATGGTGTCAGCAGCGACGACAGTGACCTCGATGTTTACGGGTTCTGTATCCCGCCGAAGGATCTTGTGTTTCCTCACCTTGCAGGTGAAATCCCTGGCTTTGGTCGACAAATTCAACGATTCGAACAGTGGCAAGAACACCACGTATCTGATCCCAACAAGAAGGTTGAATACGACTTTGCTGTGTTTAGCATTGTCAAGTATTTTCAATTGTGCATGGAAAACAACCCAAACATGATTGACAGCTTGTTCACTCCTCGCAACTGTGTGATCCACAGCACCGCAGTAAGTGAAATTGTTCGAGAAAATCGCAAACTGTTTTTGCACAAAGGTTCGTGGCACAAGTTCAAAGGCTATGCCTATGCACAGATGGCAAAGATCCGTAACAAGGTCAATGCCAACAATGAAAAACGTGCAGCCAGCATTGCTGAACACGGTTACGATCTCAAGTTTGCATATCACATTGTGCGACTGTTGAACGAAGTTGAACAGATTCTTGTTGAAGGTGATCTTGATCTGCAACGCAATCGAGAACAGCTTAAAGAGATCCGTCGAGGTGAATGGACTATCGATCAAGTAGAAACCTACTTTGAAACAAAAGAGCGTACACTAGAAGCAACCTATGCTGCTAGCACACTGCCTCACAGTCCAGATGAGGATCGAATCAAACGACTACTGCTTAATTGCCTCGAGCAACACTACGGTAATCTCACTGCCGCAGTTAGTCTCGACGTCAATGTAGAAGCAATGGTTCGAGATATTCGTTCGGTGCTCGACAAGTATGCTGTTTAATCTGTTCAAACAGTATTTTGTCCGCAAATGGGCAAAAGAAATCAGTGCCAGGGCTGTGTATCGATCTATTCATAGCCCTGGTCCAATTGTTGATTCTACACAGCGTAACCTAATGGGCGACGGTGGTACACGTAGACCATATCATATCAGTTGGCAAGCACTATTAGATCAATGTAAAGATACAGATGTGATTAACTCGGCTAGAGCTAAAAAATATCTAGCTGTAAAAGAATGGTTATTCTTTGCGTATTTTGGGCCGTTAGAGTATTGGTGTGAACATAATTTTACAGATCGATTTATGTTATGGCATGACAACAATGGCGTATATTGCATGCCATTAACAGATCAAGATACTATGCTATGGATGTTGAGTTGGAATGGTGCTATGCCGTCATTTGACGACATGCAAACTTTATCATGACGGTTGTTGATTAGCTTCTAGTTTTGCAACTCTAGCGTCAAGTTCTTTAATAGCTTCTACTAGCAGTGGTACTAGCTTTTCATACTGTACAGTTTTGTAATTCTCACCGCTTTTACTAGTACCATCTGGATTTATATCAAACGGTGCAGCACGTATAACCTGTGGCATAACTGCTTCAACTTCTTGTGCAATCAACCCAACTTTAGTAGAAGTGCGACTTTCTTGTAGTAATTCTTCTGCTATTTGGTTTGGATTATAGTAAACACCGTTGATTGCAGCAACTTTGTCCATTGCATTGGTAATTGGTCTCACATTGTCTTTTAATCTCATATCTGAGAAGTATGCAGTAATTTCCAATGTTGCAGTAACGTTGCCGGATATTGCTAGGTTACCTGTAGCGTTAGTACCAGGTTTAGTTAACGTCATCAATGCACTGCTATATGTTTCAGCACCGGCTGCACCAGTAAATGTGTAGAACTGAATACCACCGGCAGCTACAGGCAATACAAGACCCCCGCCGTTGTTACTGGCTCCTACTAACTCAATACCACCTGGGTTTGTACCAAAACTTCCTACAACAATAGTGGCACCCCCACCAACTGGTGTTGCAGTTGTATTGAGTAGAAGATTACCGTTTGAAGTAATTCTCATTTCCTCAGTATAGGTTTCTGCACCAATTGCACCAGAATATACGCTAAATGCCATACCTGCGGTCGAACCGGTTATTCCAGATATAAGGCCGCCTCCTGATCCAGAGTTATGAACCTGGACACCTCCTGGATTGGTTCCTATACCTCTAACAACTACAGTAGATGATCCGCCTAATGGTGCAGGTGCAGCACCAATTGATCCTATAAGGATGTTACCATTGGTTGGGTTTGGATATAGATACTGCGGTACTCTAGAGAGTGTTGCTGCGTTGGTCATTGTGTATTCCTATTAATCATCTGTTTCAATATATAGACTTGCAAAGTCCATACCCACTGCTAGTGCAGTTGCGTTGTTAGTTCGCCACATTTGGAATGTCAATGCAGTTGTGTTAGCTGGTGTTTGTGTACCGGGTGTACCAGGTGTTATACTACCAGTTACACTTACACCTGTACCAACGTTGGTTACGGTGTAACCTATAACACCGTTCGCACCCGGTGAAGAGAACAATGCCAAGTCCCATAGTGTAGCAGTATTAGTTGGTGCGCCCAATGTGGTACCCAATGCTATAGCAGTCTGTGCAACAGATCCGCCGTAGACAAAATACCATTGTGTTGCGTCAGTTGACAATTGTGCAATACCTAGCTGGTTAAGCTGTGCAGCAGGATCTACGTTGGTTGCAGCAGCAGTGTTAGAACTTAGTCCTACAAACATTCTAGCGCCAGCAACTGTAGCAGCATCACTTACACCAAAACGGCATATAAAGAAGAAGCCGCCTAAACCAGTACCAGTACCAGTTGTTAACCATGCGGTTGCAACTCTCAGAGATGCAAGGCCGCCTACAGTTGCTACACTGACATAACCAACACGAGTAGCTCTAGTTAGTATGTTAGTAGTAGCAAATGCTCTTGCAGTTGCAGTACCAACAGCAGTAAATGCAGTAGCACCTAATGATGTAACTGGTGCAGTTGTGGTGTTGAGACCAGGTGCTGCCCATTGATATACACGGTTTCTACCGAGCAACGGCTGTATCGAAGTGTCAATACCACTAGGACCTTGCTGGCTAAGCATTGCTCTAGTGCCAACGTTTTTAGAGAATACTTGTAAATCACCTGCCGGCGGTGTAACAGGTAAGTTACCAACTGTTGTAAATGTGATATAACTAGGTGATATAACTGTAACGTTAGCGTTTACGTCACCAACAGATATATTACCTCCGTATACTTGGAAGAAATCAGCAGGGCTAGTTGATCCTATACCAACGTTGCCGTTTGATGCAAGACGCATACGTTCAACGCCTGCATTAGTTCTCCATACTTGTGTATCAAAATCAAAGAAGTTGCTAGTTACACCATTAGCACCAACTAATTGGTTATATGTTGGTAAACAAGTCCAGTTAACACCACCAGGAGTTGAACCTGCTGCCAATTGTAATACTGCTGCTGCGCTTGGTCCAGAGTTTTGGTTAATAACTCTAAGAACTGTAGCAGCATTTTGGTTAGTACCTATATCAAGATCGTACACTACGTTTGTAGTACCTATACCAACTTTGCCTGCAAACGTGTTTGTAGTACCACCAACGTTAAGTCTACCACTTATACCAACACCACCAGTTACTACCATGGTACCAGTAGTTGTTGTAGTAGATTCTGTACCTGCTGTCAATGACAATTGACCACTAATTGTACCACCAGTTAACGGTATTGCGTTAGCAACGTTAAACAGTGTGTTTGTTACGGTTTCAATGGTATCGCCTGCGTCAGCTGAAATCGCCAATACTATACTTGTACCATTGGTTGCAGTTACATCAGTGCCTACGTTTAATTTACTACCGTTTTGGTAAACGTCTATAGCGCCTGGTACATACGACACAGTAAATGTAGTTTGTCCTGCGGTAGCAGTAAATGTCTGTCTGACAATACCTTGACCTGCCGCAGTGGTTTGATATGTACCGTCGGCAAAGTAAATGCCGCTAGTGCCACCAGCTGGGTTAGTGAGTTCTACGTTACCATAGACCTCTGCGGTGCCATATACAGCTAGTACGTTTGCACGAGCGCCTAGTACAGTGCTAGTACCAATACCAACTCTGTTAGTAAACAGGTTATTTGCGCCACCTACATTGATGTTACCTGCAATACCTGCACCACCAGCAAGCAACAATGCACCAGTTGTCGAACTAGTTGATGCGTTAGTTGAGTTAACAGTTACGTTTTGACCAAATAAGCCATAGACGTTTGATATTAGGGTGTTAACAGTTTCTGTACCGCTGTTTTGTAGTGAAGTAACAGTTGCACCTGTACCGGATATTGTAGTACCGCTGATTGCACCGTTGCTTACAAGGCTTGAAACTGTGACAGTTGCGCCAAAGTTAGAAGCGCCTGTTACACCTACTCCGCCGCGTACATCCAAAGTGCTTGCCGGTGCGTTTGTAGTTAATAGGCCCAATCTATTGTTAGTATCATCCCAGAAAAGGTTTGCAGTGTCACCAGTAAATGCGTTAGCAGCACCCGCAAATTGTATAGTACCTGCGGCACCAAAGCTAGTACCCGAACCAGAACCTGTAGCAGCAGTAGTCTGTCTAGTACCATCTGCGAATACTATACCGCTACTGGTTGTAGCAGTGTTGGCAATTCTTACGTTACCCCAAACATAAACGTCATTGGTTACACCTGCACCTGCTATCATACCAGCAGCAGTTGTTGTACCAACACCGATTGCACCAGTGTATAGGTTTCTAGTACCGCCGGCATTGACGTTACCTGCAATACCTGCACCGCCCGCAAGTACAAATGCGCCGTTTGTAGTGCTTGTACTTGCATTAGTTGAGTTAACTGTTACGTTCTGTCCGAACAAGCCATAAACGTTGCTTATCTGTGCATTTACGGTTTCTGTACCGCTACTTTGTAATGATGTAAATGTACCAGCAGTGCCGTTTATTGTAGTGCCACTGATTGCACCGTTGCTAGTCAATGCGTTTACAGTAGCAGTGCCTGCGGTGTTAAAGCTGGCACCGTACAATGCACTGGTGAATGTACCAGTCGTACCACTAACTGCGCCGTTGCTTACTAGACTTGCAACTGTAGCAGTACCAGCAGTATTGAAGCTTGCGCCGTACAATGCACTAGTAAACGTACCGGTAGTACCACTTACTGCACCGTTGCTTACCAATGATGCTACTGTAGCTGTACCAGCAGTATTGAAGCTGGCTCCGTATAGCGCACCGGTAAATGTGCCGGTCGTTCCACTAACAGCGCCATTACTTACTAGACTTGCAACTGTAGCAGTACCAGCAGTGTTGAAACTGCCACCATATAGAGCACCAGTGAATGTGCCAGTTGTGCCACTAACAGCGCCGTTGCTTACTAATGATGCAACTGTAGTTTGTCCAGTTGACTGAAGATTTGTTGCAACAATGTTGGTATTACTGTTTAGACTTTGAACAACCGCAGCACCGGCAGTGTTAAAACTGCCGCCATATATAGCACCAGTAAATGTACCAGTTGTACCACTAACAGCGCCGTTGCTTACCAATGCGTTTACAGTTGCAGTACCAGCAGTGTTGAAGCTGGCTCCGTACAATGCACCAGTAAACGTACCAGTTGTGCCACTAACAGCGCCGTTACTTACTAATGATGCAACTGTAGCAGTACCGGCAGTATTGAAACTGCTACCATATAGAGCACCAGTAAATGTGCCAGTTGTGCCACTAACAGCGCCATTACTGATCAAACTGTTGACCTGTGCAGCGCCAGCAATATTTAATGTACTTGCACCATAAATCAAACCACCTATATGTACAGCACCTGCAATACCCGCACCGCCACTTAATACAAATGCACCAGTTGTAGTACTTGTACTGGTATTACTACTAGCAACTGTTAGGTTTTGTGTTGCATGAATCCAAGTATTGCTGACAATATTTGCGGATCTTTCAAGACCGCTATTTTGTATACTTGTTGCAGTTATTGCAGTGGCAATTATTGTAGTTCCGCTAATTGCACCATTGCTTACTAATGATGCAACAGTTGCAGTACCAGCAGTATTAAAACTACCACCATATAGTGCACCGGTAAATGTACCACTAGTACCGCTAACAGCGCCATTGCTTACCAATGATGCCACTGTAGCTGTACCCGCAGTGTTGAAGCTGGCTCCGTACAATGCACCAGTAAATGTGCCACTGGTACCACTAACAGCGCCGTTACTTACTAATGATGCAACAGTTGCAGTGCCAGCAGTATTGAAACTGCCACCATATAGTGCGCCAGTGAATGTACCACTTGTGCCACTAACAGCGCCGTTGCTTACTAGCGCATTAACAGTTGCAGTACCAGCAGTGTTGAAACTACCGCCGTATAGAGCACCGGTGAATGTGCCACTAGTACCACTAACTGCACCATTGCTTACCAGTGATGCAACTGTAGCACTACCTGCTGTGCTAAATGCAGTTCTTGCCGATATAACACCATTTACATCAAGAGTGCTAAGAGGAATAGTAGTACCTATACCGACAAATCCGGCAGGATCTATACGCATACGTTCGGTGGCTGCTACTGCGTTAGTTGGAGTAGTTGAAAAGTTTATATATGTCGGTGATGATGTATCAGTAAATGTTGCATCGGCATTTAAACTTATCGCACCTATCGTACCTGATAGCCAATTAGTTGCACCGTAGCCTCTGGTTGTCATAGTTATTAAGATTGCACCAGAAGGTGTTGCAGATGGTGATGCTGCGGTTCCACCTGATACTCTGCCAACAATAGATGCTGCTGCGCCGCCTGCTGTATCTAATACCAATCTGTTTGAGTTACCATCTGCTGCAACAAACTGGAAAAAACTGTTCAGTACAGCAGGTATTCCAGCCGCTGCGGTTGGAACAGTTGGTTGATACGATGCAACAAGTCGTGCACCAGCAGTGGTTGTACCAATGGCAACGTTACCGTTTGCATCAATACGTACTCGTTCGGTGCTAGCTGTACTAAATCCAATAGTACTAGTAGCAGGTATAAACATACCGGTACTGGTATTGTTTATCCAAGAATAACTAGGTTGTGCTGCCGTGTCTAAGTTATTACCCCAGAACTGGTTAATTGCTGCACCGCCACCTAGAACAACGTTGCCGCCAGTCCAAACGTTACCTGCAATACCAACACCGCCACTAACAACTAATGCACCAGTTGTAGTAGATATACTAACGTTAGTCGATGCAATACTTAGGTTTTGACCAAAACGACCAAATACGTTTGACACCAATGAGTTAGTAAGTGTTTGACCACTATTTTGTAGTGATGTAAATGTGCCACCGGTCCCAGTTATAGTAGTACCGCTTATTGCGCCATTGCTTACTAGCGATGCAACAGTTGCAGTACCAGCAGTATTGAAACTACTACCGTATAGTGCGCCAGTAAATGTACCACTTGTGCCACTTACAGCACCATTGCTTACTAAACTGTTAACCTGTGCGGTACCTGCTATGTTTAATGTACTTGCACCATAGATTAAACCACCTATATGTACAGCACCTTGAATACCTGCACCGCCGCCCATAAGCAGAGCACCAGTTAGAGTACTGGTACTTGCTGTGGTATTATTGATAGTTAGGTTGCCAACTTGAACAGGCCCACTTAGGTAACTTGCTACGTTGGTGTTACTGTATGGTGTAGATGAACCAGCAGCCGTAGTCTGATATGACCCGTCACTAAAGTATATACCACTAGTGCCGCCGGCAGGATTGGCAAGATCTAAATTGCCGTATACATCTGCATTACCATATACAGCTAACACATTAGCACGAGCACCAAGTACACTGCTAGTACCAATACCAACTCGGTTAGTAAACAGGTTATTAGCACCACCTACGTTGAGGTTACCTGCAATACCAGCACCACCAGCAAGCAACAACGCACCAGTTGTTGAACTAGTTGATGCGTTAGTTGAGTTAACAGTTACGTTTTGACCAAATAAGCCATAGACGTTTGATACAATTGCGTTAGTTGTAGTGGTACCGCTGTTTTGTAATGAAGTAAATGTACCGGTGGTACCAGTTATAGTTGTACCGGTAATTGCACCATTGCTTGTTAAGCTAGCAACTGTAGCAGCACCGGTTGATTGAATATTAGTTGCAACAACGTTGGTATTGCTATTCAACCTTTGAACAATTGCAGCACCAGCACTGTTAACACTACCGCCATATAGGGTACCAGTAAATGTACCACTAGTACCACTAACTGCACCGTTACTTACTAACGATGCCACTGTAGCTGTACCAGCAGTGTTGAAGCTGGCTCCGTACAGCGCACCAGTAAATGTACCACTAGTACCACTAACTGCGCCGTTACTTACTAGAGATGCTACTGTAGCAGTGCCAGCAGTGTTGAAGCTACTGCCATATAGAGCACTGGTAAATGTACCCGTAGTGCCACTCACTGCACCGTTACTAGTTAATGCGTTTACAGTAGCAGTACCGCCAATGTTAACTGCACCGGTAAATGCACCGCCCCCGCGAACATCGAGTGTACTGATCGGTGTAAATGTACCAATACCAACTGATCCCTGTACAGACAACCCGTTTGCAGGTGGGTTGATAAAGTTGGTATTACCGCTATAAGTACCACCTATGATAGTAGTACCACCAATTTCCAGTGTGTTCTGCGGCAGTGTAACACCGCCAATACCTGTACCAGTTCTGGTAATAGAAATGTTTCTTGCTGCTGCACCGATGGCACTGATGTAACCATTGGTGTTGAGACCACTACCACTACTGCTATTGAAACCAATTACAGTACCGGTCGAAGTGCTGTTACCGATGATGATCTGTTGATCTGCGCCATTGGTGGTGTTAAACCATGCAGGTGTCGCAGAAAACACCATTAGACTATTAGTTAAGTTTGTAGTACCAATACCAAGACGAATATTAGTTTTGTCATAGATAAAGTTAGTTTGTCCACCAAACAGGCCATTGTCGTTGAACTGAACACTTTGGTTT